TTGAATATCTAATACGTTCGTAGAAAAAAAATTGAATAAATTAAGGTCTGTATATTTTTTTATAAAACCTTCTAATTCATAACAAGCTACATACATTTGTTTGTATGAGCTTTTTATAAAAATATTCGCTAGGATGTTCTCATAGTCTTTTATTAATCTCGCATATTGTAAATCGCATATATGATTTATAAGTCTATTAATAGTTGAACATCTTACGATATCGTTTAATGATAATTCATTGAATATTTGGTACACTATATCACTTTGGTCCATTTTGCTCTTCTTAATAGAATATTTGTCTTACAATAAAAAATTCAATTTTTTATTGTATGATCTCACAATTAATAAGTTGTCCGATTGTTTCTGGTAATTTTGTAATTTTATTATCAGAAAACGATAAGTATCGCAAATTAACAAGTTGTCCTATTGTTTCTGGTAATTCTGTAATTTGATTATTAGACAATGATAATTTTTGCAAATTAACAAGTTGTCCTATTGTTTCCGGTAATTTTGTAATTTGATTATTAGACGATGATAATTTTTGCAAATTAACAAGTTGTCCTATTGTTTCTGGTAATTCTGTAATTTGATTATTACGCAACCATAATTCTTGCAAATTACTAAGTTGTCCTATTGTTTCTGGTAATTTTGTAATTTGATTATTATACAAGTATAATATTTGCAAATTACTAAGTTGTCCTATTGTTTTTGGTAATTCTATTATTTTATTGTTATCCAACCATAATTTTTGCAAATTACTAAGTTGTCCTATTGTTTCTGGTAATTCTGTAATTTGATTATTAGACAATGATAATTTTTGCAAATTAACAAGTTGTCCTATTGTTTCCGGTAATTTTGTAATTTGATTATTACACAAGTATAATTCTTGCAAATTAACAAGTTGTCCTATCATTTTTGGCAACTTAATAATATTTCTCGATTGAATATCTAATACGTTCGTAGAAAAAAAATTGAATAAATTAAGGTCTGTATATTTTTTTATAAAACCTTCTAATTCATAACAAGCTACATACATTTGTTTGTATGAGCTTTTTATAAAAATATTCGCTAGGATGTTCTCATAGTCTTTTATTAATCTCGCATATTGTAAATCACATATACGATTTATAAGTCTATTAACAGTTGAACATCTTACAATATCGTTTAATGATAATTCATTGAATATTTGGTATACTGTATCACTTTGGTCCATTTGCTCTTTCTCGATAGAATATTTGTCTTACGATTAAAAATTCAATTTTTTATCGTATGATCTTACAATTAATAAGTTGTCCTATTGTATTCTGTAATTTGATTGTTAGACAACGATAAGTGTCGCATAATTCAGATCGAACGTATGCGGGTATCGATTCAAAACAATTTCTGCACCTCATTGATGATATGTATTTTAAAATAATTTTATAATAATATAATATTTACTCGTGCTTTGACATTTTCACTTATTTTTCCGCTATAGCCTCGCCATAACGTTATTTCTTTCACAGACATCGGAACATCATTAATATTTTGATTGAAACCTATGCCAAACGCCAGATGAGTTACAGACGTTGATATGTTTTTATTGATAGGTTTATTATAACAATCGCCAAAAATTAAATGAGTTACTGTTGGCGGTATGTTTTTAACCGTTTTGTTATAATAATCATGTGTGATCAAATGGGTCACCGACGGGGGCAATTGATAAGTAAAATGATTCAGATGAAGACCAAGAACTATATGAGTTATTGATGGGATCATGTCTCTTATCAATCTTTTATATTCATAGGGCAGCGATAGATATTTGACTGAAGATATACCTTCAAGTGGGTGATCAAAATTATCGGCAAACGTTAAATGTGTAACAGATGCTGGAATCTTATTATTGATACTTTGATCAAAATGATAGCCAAATTTTAAATGAGTAACAAAATGTGGAATGTCATCTTGTTCGATTGGTTGGTTAAAATTCCACCCCAATTCTAAATGAGTAACCGATAAAGGTATGCTATTCCTAATAGGACGATTGAAATCAGAACCGAACTCCAAATATTTTAAACATTGAGGTAAATTATCTTTTATTGGTTGATCAAAACAGGCACCAAATATTAAATGGATAACGGATTGTGGTATGATATTTTCAATAGGTTCGTTAAAATCATACCCAAACTTTAAATGTGTAACTCCTTCCGGAATATTAGTTGTCTCTGTACGTAAATGTACCTCCTTAACATTTTTAGGATATTCATACGTTTCATTTGATATTTGAACACTTTCAAAGTTATCAAAAAAAGATAATTTCAATATTTTGCCAATGTGTATTTTTTCACAGTACATAAATACACACTTTAGTTTGTCCAATCGTGTACACGCCATTGAAAGATTGATTTTTTCGCGATTCGTTGAATATTTACATAACAGCACTATAATGTCACTGCATAACGACAGCATTCTTATGGTCAATTGATAGATAATATACGCCTTATAATTCCATTTTCAATTTTTTATCATTATTTTTAAAGATCAAAAATATGTAACGCGTACATGTTGCGGAATATATCGTGCATATGTCCTGCTTATTGTGAGATGTTGCCCATCAATATCATAATTAAATTCCTTACCTAACATTAGATGCGTAACTGATTTGGGAATGCCATATATCGATTTATTAAAATGATAACCTAAAGACAAATGTGTAACTGTATTCGGAATTTTGTTTCCTAACTCTAAATCAAAATCATCATAAAATGTGAGATGGGTGATACCGTGTGGCAAACAATTATCTATCCACTTATCAGGTGAAAAACCCACCTTGAGATATTTTACTGTTTTTGGAATATTGATAGGTTGGTTTCTATCAAAGGATATATCAAGATTAGTTACCGAATCAGGAATCTCAATTGATTGATCAAATTCAAATCCTAAGCGTAGATGAGTTACTAATTTTGGTATGATGATAGGTTTGTTAAAATTGTTACCAAATATGAGGGATTTTAGGGCCGATGGGTTGATCAAAAAATAAATGGGATAACGAATCGGGTAATCTATCAATAGATTAATCAAACGGCGTACCGATCGATAAATGTGTTAATGATTTAGGCAAGTTATCAATCTGTTGATTAAAATAATATCCTACTTCTAAATGTGTTAACGATTCGGGTAAGTTATCCATCGGTTTGTTAAAAAAATGTCCTAGTTTTAATCGTCGCAACAATGTTGGTAATTTATCGATCTGCGCATTAAAATCATTCCCCATATTTAATCGTGCTATGAATTTTGGTAAACCATTTATCGGTCCACTAAAATGACGATGAAATTTAACACTAGTTACGCTAGACGGTATATTTATATAATCCGGTATCGAATACATGTTTGTAAATTCCAAATGAGTGACATAGTCAGGGACTGATTCAAATGCAGTTGCAAATGTAACATATCTAAAATTATGTTTGTATGGCAAATGAATTATCTTATTAGAGAGAACTTTGTCGCGATAAACGAATGAATATTTTAACGAATCCAAAATTTTGCAGGTAGCAGTTAATAATATCTTCTCTCGATTTGATAAATATTCGCCGATCGGGGAGAACAGATCTTTATATATTGACAACATTTGATCGAATGTTATCGATACCCATGAACGAATTAATTTATCAATTTTTTGATAAAAATTGATAAATAATATGTCTAAAATAAATATGTAATACTGTATCATAATAACGATGGATAGAATCCGTAACTATATTTTTCAAATCTTTTTTATTGGTATTTACTGTTTTTTTAACGTACAATTTATCAAATATAATACTCTGAGTTTTGCGATATATCTACCTGTATCAATAATTTACAGTCTGGCAAGGATATATGTGTGCGATTATCATATTATTTTGTCGCAAATAACAAAATTACAAATTTTAATGGTCGCGATAACATGGTTACTTGGATTTACTATTCATACGATGATAATTTTAGGTGTTATATGTGTGGCTGTTTATTATTACGATAGTTTTACAAATGATGATGAATTGATGATAGGATCTTTATTCGCCGTGTTCATTTTTTATGATGACAACAAAATATATCAGTTATGGTTTTTTCTGTTACGTACTTTTATAGTATATAGAGGAGGGGATGCAGGAAACATGTTTTCATCTTCACTGTATCTTTTTTTATTGTTATCATTTCAAAGTAATTTACTTTTCTTGTTATCAATTTTGAATACTATTGGAATAATATGTATATATCGAAGGAAATATTTTTGTATTGAAAAAAAAGTTAATATTATACAATTTACAAAAATGATGTTTGTATATGGTGTTATGTTATGTATATATTCTTTCGTATTTTTGATAGATGATATATTTACTCTGATATTTCATGTAATTTGTGTTTGGGCAATTTTGATGAATTATTGGGGGTTACTGAAATTAGGTGTGTTCTTTTTTTTAGAATGGTGTCATAAAATGAATTTTCAACCATATATGGTTTTACCCTCCCGAAATGTTACTTATCATATAAAACTCTCTTTGTCGTCGTTTTTATTCACTTGGGCAAATAACAGAAAAATCTATGTTGAAGATCTTAATAAAAAATCATATGCCAATCTGGCTAAAAGAAATGATGGTGTTATGGAAGAAATGGTTACAGATGACATGATAAACGAAAAAATCCGTTCTATATGTTTCTATCCCGAAGAGGACACAATAGGAATAGAAGAAAATTATGAGCCTGATATTACTAATATATTTTATGAAAAAGTGATGCATTCAAATACATCAATAACTTTAAAATACTTTGGTTCTGACTATCGCAAAATAACAATACTTGCCGATAATGTTACGATGATCGACATATATCATTTAATTAAACGCATTGTTAATAAATTTTGCACATATGATGACATCGCAACTATTATTTTGAAGTTTTTTATGAAGAAGAATTATCAAGAGGCGACAAAAGGAGCAATAGATTTAAGTCAAACTGACGATTAAAGATTTTAATCATCAAAATTTGAAATATATAATTATATGATTATTGTCGATGAAAATAAATCATAATGTACAACTACGATATATTTTCCAATATATGAGCTTATTCGAATAATGTAGAAAAAATTTATTTTACAAATTAATCTACACTGATAAATAAATGAAGTGCATGTAATGAATTTACCTTACTATAATAATTTTGAATACACATATACAGATCGTATGTACATCACTTTACCTAAAAATGTAAAAAAATATTCATATGTCGAAACGATACTATCGGACGATGGAAATTCGAATATCACTGACCAAGTACTTGTCGGCATTTTCGTATGCCGTACAGAATAATAGAAAAAATAACCCATTTAACATTTGGTAACTTTTTTGATCAACCGATATATGATTACATCCCGGAATCAGTTACTCATTTAAAATTTAATCAACTCATAAAAAATTGCACCCCGAATTCAACCCCGATTCCGTGACCCATTTGGTATTCGGCAAATATTTTAATAAATCTAATCCCAAAATCTGTAACTCATCTAACACTTGCCATTAAATTTGATAAATTCAAATCACAATTGCCCGATTCGATCACACATCTTCGAATTGGTGGAAAAAGAAATATAGGTTACGACTATTGAATTATCGGCGAACGAAATTCATTATTCGGACAATAAACATATTAATAGAGTCAAAATGCATCTCCCGTGTTCGATAAAAGAATTAATAGTTGCCGATGATCACAATATGGGTTCTGTCGATTGATGATTAAAATATTTTAATTATCAATTAATTTATTGCGGTTTTGCAACTCGTCTTTGTTTTCCAACAAAGGTAGATATTTTAATGGTCAATTATTATTATCTCTACACCAGATTTACGAACGATGTCATTGACAATATCACGCTTATCATTTTTATCGAACTTTAACTGCTTTAACGATGCTGGCAGCTTATTAATAATTTGGTCAAAATTACATCCTAATTTTAGGTGAGTGATCGAGTCTGGCAACGTATCAATTGAATGATTGAAAAGACAACTAAACGACAAATGCGTTACGGATGACGGTATTCTATTTTTGATAGATTTATTGAAAGAGTATCCGAATGTTAAATGTGTAACTGAGGATGGAATACAACCTTTGATGGATTTATTAAAGCTGGTACCTATTGTTAAATGAGTTACAGTCTCTGGTATGATACTGTTGATCTGCTCGTTAACGTTGAATATCAGATGTGTAACAAATTGCGGTACATATCCGGAATATGATATAAAATGAATCTGGCCACTGAAACGAGGATATTCTCTTGAATCATCTATTATCACACTTTCAAAGTTACCAAAATAAGAAAGACTAACTATCTTATCAGCGTAAACAGTTTCCCAATATCTCAATTTGTATTTTAGTTCATTCATTTGTTTTGAAGTCATCGTCAGCTGGATCTTATTGTAATTTGATAATCCATTACATAATCTTGCAATTACGTCATAACACAACGTTAACATTTTGATAATTCATATTATGACCGCAACTCTTAATATTTTTAGAATCAATTTTTTTTATCAAATTAAAAGATACATCGATTGATTTATTTTTTGATTATAAACTTGTGATAGGAAGGTCCCATGGAATTTCTAAAAGCGGAGTATGTGGCATTAAATTAAGATCCAGAAATACATCGTGAAAGGCGGAAATACAAATGTTACCATCTTCGTCTACTCTGAATTCATTTTTGTAATAACCGTTGGCAATCAAGAAGTTTGCAGGATCTCCTGCTCGCAAGACAACTTCATAGAATGCGGTTACGTTAGCGTATACAGACATGTGATTTACTTGCGCGTTTGGGTCTATTGATGCGAGGAGGTTATAGGCCCTAGGGTTAAATATTCAATACTTTAGTACATAATTATGATATAAAGGTCATATTGTTATAGTTAAAATATAATGCCACCAATAATCGTACCTTATGAAAGATCGTTTGCAAGAAGCGACAAAGCCGAATTTTGGAGTGATAAGAATAAAGTAAAACCAGAAGATGTTTATTTGTGTTCGAACAAAGAATATTGGTTTAATTGTTCTAACTGTGATCACGATTTTGATATATGTTTGAATAGAATAAAAAAAGGAGACTGGTGTTTATATTGCAGGGGGCAAAAATTTTGCGGTGATCCTAAATGCAAACTGTGTTTTTCGAAAAGTTTCGCATCAAGCGAGAAAGCTAAATTTTGGAGTGACAAAAACGAAAAAAGTCCATTTGAAGTTGCGCTAAATTGTCGAAAAAAATTTTTGTTTAAATGTGGCGATTGTAAACATACATTTGACGACACTTTAGCCCATGTAAACAACGGACATTGGTGCGGATTTTGTGCGAATAGAAGATTATGTGGAAAAAAATCATGCGATACATGCTTTCAAAAGTCATTTGCACTACATGAAAAGGCTGAATTTTGGAGCTCTGAAAACGATTTAAAACCGATACAAGTTTTTTATTGTTCACATAAAAAGTTTAAATTTGATTGTAACAAATGTGACCATCAATTTTCCGCAAGTATTCATGGTATAACAAACGGAAACTGGTGTCCTTTTTGTGTCAGTCGGCGGTTATGTGAGGATGATTCATGTACACAATGTTACGAAAAATCATTCGCATCGCATAAAAAAATGAAATATTGGAGTTTAAAAAATGAAATTACGCCAAGAGATGTTTTTTTGCATTCAGACACCTCACACTTTTTTAATTGCAACAAATGTAATCGGGAATTTACGTCTCGGCCAGGTGATATAAGTCGTGGTCGCTGGTGCCCCTTTTGTAAAAATAAAACTGAACAAAAACTTTACAATTTTTTGGCAAACAAATATCCATCAGCTATTCATTGTTTTAAGGCCGACTGGTGTTTAAATAAAAAAACGGGACAATATTTGCCATTTGACATGTATTTACCAAAATCTCGAATAATAATAGAATTAGACGGAAGACAACATTTCGCGCAAGTATCAAATTGGCAAGATCCGCAATTCACACAAGAACGCGATATCTATAAAATGAAGTGTGCCAACAAAAATGAATATTCAGTGATTAGAATACTACAAGAAGATGTATACAGCAACAAATATAATTGGCAGTCAGAATTATGCAAAAATATAGAAAAAATTCGCAAAATGAAATCAGTCACGAATATATTTATGTGTAAGAAAAACGAATATGCTGGTTATAAAATATGTATGTAAATCATATGTATTTGTCTTTATATAATTTTTGTATGAAATATTATAATATTTCATACAATTACAAACATAAATTCTTTAAATTTTTTATTAATAATATCATTCTTGCATAAACAATATAAACATAAATTCTTTAAATTTTTTATTAATAATATCATTCTTGCACAAACAATATAAAATCATTGTATTTAATCATATATAGTGAACTCGCAAACTTCCAAAAATACAGAATCTAGTATCAGCGGTAATGTGCCATTCGAGGCTGAAGTTTTCACTGACATGTATCCGCAAGTCTCTCCACATGATGGAGTCCGTCGCATGCAAATCATAAATATCCCCATCGCTCCAACTGCATTCGTCGCAACTTCCACTATCCTCAATTCTAAGAGCATTGGTTCTGTAACAATTGTAAGTCCTGATCCATTAGTCGAAGCTAAATTAGATTTGAATATGTACTCTGATCCAGCTGATCCATTATCTGACATTAATTTGGCAGTTAACGCGGTGTCATTATCTTCAGCTGTGTACTATAAATTCATTCAATTTTTCTTTTGATAAATATGGTTCTTACGTTTTATTTTTTTAAACATCTTTGGTTTTTTACTGTTTATCGTTTATTAAAAATTATTATTGATGTTGCCATTAATAATAATCCTTCGTATGATTTTTTTCTTTTTTCATATATTCTCTACTTTTGCATACCTTTTTAACCATGAAAACGTATTTTCTACGATTATTCTCTTTTTGTATATTTTTATCCCTCCTTTTTTTATTGATGATCTTACTCCTTTCTTTTTTCTCTTTGGAATTATTGGTTCGTATTTTAGTTTTCTTATATCATCTCTTATTTTCTCGCTATTATATCCTTTGTCCGCCGGGAAGAAATATTTCTTCTTTTTTGTTTTAGTTATTTTTTTGCTTTTCTCTAATTTATCTAATGCTTTATCGAATAACTTACAATCATGATTACCTTCTGATACATCTAGTATTATTGGTACTCCTTTTGTGTATACTATCGCTGTTATTTTTCTTCCTTGTTTTATAATAAATGTTTCTTCCTATCTCTTCTGTTCCATTCTTGTTTTCTATAAAAGTACTATTTATTGATAATATTTTTATCTTTTCCTCTTTTTCTTCTTTAGATATTCCTTTAAATTTTTATTATACAGTTCTTCACACACTCCTATTTTGCAATAATAATTATGTTTATTGTTCAAAACTTATCCATCTATTTTTCCGTTATATTTTCTCCATGATATGTTATTATTCAATACTTCTATTATTCTGCAAATATATTCTTTTGTTGTGTGCCTCTGGTTCCTTATATATTTTTGGTTTTTATTTTGTTCTAGCTTTATTATTATTTTTTTAATTGACTCTATCAAATTCACTCCGTTTTTTTCTTTCAGAATTTTATTATATATTTTGCTAAATCTTTCGTTCATTTTTATTAATAAATCATATAAATATTTATTATATACTTCAATCTAGTCATGGATGGTGATACAAACATTGTCGTTTGTAAGAACAAATTATCCAACATTATCAAAGAAAACCCTAACGAACTTGTTATCAAAAATGAATATTCTGATTTCAACCGAAAAAAAATTTTGGAAGTCCTCAATGATGCTGTTATTCGAACTAATAAGATTGTTTTTCATACATATAATTTTCTTAAATTATATATTTTACATTTGTTTGACTCTGGTGAAAAATTTCCTGTTATCGATAAAGATTTTGTTTATTCAATTATGACTCTTTTGGCCGAAAGAACTGAAAAATCTGGACGAAAACCTTCAATTGATAAACTAAAAATTATTGATAAACTAACCCAGTTTTACAATAAGTTTTATGTTCATTTGGTTTGCCAGGATGACCTTATTTGCGATGATAAACTGTCTTATATTTTAAAGAATTATGAATGCGTTGATATTGTCAAAAATATCAACAATAACATTAAAGAACATTTTCCTAATCACGTGCGTAAGTATGTTAACCTTTTATTCAAAGTCAAAGATAAAAAATTATCAATTACCAACAGCGCAATACTGACGCCAAATCAAAAAAAGGAAGAACTGAGAAAAATTAACGAACGCTACAACAACATTAAGTATGATATCTTATCAACAGATCCAGAATTCAAAAGTGATATGAGGGATTTTCATAAATTCCTGTGGATTAGAAACTTAATTTTACCGTATGATACTTTTGTAAAAAATAACGTCATTTATGACCTCAAAGTAAATCCGCAAAATTACCTAAAATCGATGATCACTTTAAACAATCTCATTCAAAACTTAAACGAAGACAGATGCGCAGATTATAAATTATTCCATGTCTTACCTTTACGTACTTCTATAGTTCCCAGATACATTACAATTGATACCGCTACTATAGTTTCACTTTTTATTGGAAAAGCAGAGTATTTTAAGAACATTACAGATCTATCAGACGATATCTGGAGGTCGATTTTTAATCTCGATGATGGTTCTTTCAAAAGAAAAAATCATAAATTTATTCATATGATCAAAACAGATGGTATTGCTTGTTCAATTTTATTGGAGAAAAAAAAGAAAGAAGAAAGAAAGGTTGTAAAAGTTTCACCAATTCCACTCCTAGTTAACTTTGAAAAATCGAACAATGTTGCCTCTCTTAAAACAGGAATTAAGAGAAAAGTACATAATAGAGAAAAGAATGAAGATGAAAAGTACAACTATGAATACATAGAAGATGCTACATTGACGAAAGGACAGAAGAACATGAATTTTGTATTTATTGATCCTGGACATAATGATTTGATTAAATGTTTGAGTACAAATTTTTTTAGGAAAAGAATAGATGAAATAGCATACGTAGATGGGTTTGAAAACGTACCAAAAGATAAAACGTTTAGATACACTCGTAAGCAACGAAACAGAGAATCGAAGAAAATGCGCAACAGAAAGATAATGAGTAATATCAAGACAGAGGATATTATGAAGAAAGAAGCAAAACTATCAGATTTCAACTCAAAGACATGCAATTTCAAAAAATTTAGCGAGTATTTAGCAGCAAAGATAAAGTTAAATAGAGAATTATATGACCATTATGAACAAGAAATATACAGAAAATTGAAATTTAACGTATACACGAACACAAGAAAAAGTGAAAGTAAGATGATAAATAACTTTAAAGAGAAGATGGGGAAACCGAATGATACGATAATAGTATTCGGAGATTATTCAAAAGAAGGGACAATGAAAGGATCCGAGCCTCATATCTCAAAAAGACTAAAAAAAGTATTCGTTCAGAATAAATATAAGTTATATGAGATAAACGAATATAATACTTCAAAGTTATGCAATAAGTGTAGTTGTGTAACAGAAAATATAGAAAAATCAGGATCAAAAATCTGGAAGTTATTACGGTGTACATCCGAGAAATGTTTAACTTATCATGATAGAGACCTGAACGCGGTTCGAAACATGAAGAAAATAGTAAGTCATGTGATATCAGGAAAAGGTAGACCGCGAGAATATACAAATATAAATAAAACTTCTGCCTTGTGAACAAGCATTGCATAAAAAAATCTTTACGTTAGTAAGAGTTGTCAACAGCAAAAAGTATAAAGCAACAGATAATGACACTACGTAAATTATGAAGGAAGTAGCAAACGCAGCTGGAGAATTTGTGATCTTTCCACCTGCTTCCGACTATCCATCCCCATTTGGACCTGCTCCAGATGATTCGTTGCTATTGGCGGACGCTAAAAACAATGCAAATTTGGCTATCCAATCACATATCACAGGTACAACTAGAATGGCAACATCTATCTCTGAAGGAGTTGTCAATGGAGATTTGGATGTTTTTGGATTGAAGAACATCAAGATTTGTAATTTGGGGGTCGCTCCAGTGCCGCCAGATGGTAATCCATGTTTGGCAACGTACTATATTGCGATGAATTTGGCAAATAAGTTAGGTGCATTATGATTTGATAATTAAAAATTTTAGTTATCAAATTTAGTAAACGTGAAGTTCTACGTTTTTGGGAACTTGGCCGCTATTTTTGTCGATGTATAATCGCGGTAGTGTTAGATGTATAACTGATGGCGGAAGTAAATACTTTAATGGTTTGTTAAAATCTTTTCCGAACTTGAGATGCGTTACTGTTGACGGGATAACATCATTTATCGGTCGATTGAAATAATGTCCAAATGTTAGGTGCGTTACGTGCGAAGATGTCAAAAAATCTGCGATTGGTTCGTTAAATCCATATCCAAATGTCAAATGTGTGATTGATTCTGGCACTTGTTCAGTTGACATAAATGCGTAAAATGTACTCAAATTTAGATATGTCACCGTTTTTGGCAAGTTTTTGATTGATTTATTAAAATTCCATCCTAACGATAAATGTGTAACTGTTTGTGGGATTTTATTATCCAATTCAGTATCAAATTCGGAACTAAATGACAAATGAGTAATTCCATCCGGCAAATGTCCGTTCGTCCAACTGTAACTCGAAGTAGATAATTCAAGATGCTTTATCCAATTAGAAACTGATACTACTCGTTCACCATAAAAAGAAATTGCAAGATGAGTGACAGACTGGGGGATACAGTTTTCAATTGGATGATCAAATTTAGATCCCAATTTTAAATGAATCAAAGTAGCTGGCAAAATACTATTAATTGGTTTGTTAAATGTTTCTCTAAAATCCAAATAAGTCAAAGATGATGGTAGTTTCGTTATCTGCATACAATAACTATTGTGTAACGTTAGATGTACTATCGCATTCGAAAGCTCGCAATTTAACCAGACAAATGGTCCAACGAATAGGTGTGTTACCAAATCAGGAACGTTTGATGTTGTAGTCGCCGAAAAACTGACATGTTTAAAATTATTTTTGTATGGTAAATTTTCAATGCGGGTAACATCCACTTTGTCATGATAGATAAATTTATTTTTTAACTTGTTCATATTAACAGAAATGGCCGCTAACGAAATCTTACTATAATTTGGCAGATATTCTGCGATACACAACACAATGTCCGAGTTTATAGATAGCATTTGTAATCTTTCATTATTGATGTCATTTCTGTTAAAAATAATATCAATTTTTATCGAAAAAAATGAAAATTATTATGACAGACATATCCTTAAAAAATTACTAGCACAACCTTGAATGTTAGCCGTATTAGGAATTACAGCACCAATTGTAGCGACAGCTGTTACCGTTGGCACGTACGCCATTTGTTTTCACCGTCAGGATATTAAATACATTTACGACATGGCCAAAGAGTACACTATGGCATTAATATCATCATCGCTCGTCATCGACAAAGAAGAAAATTATCGAACAACATATGCCATCATTAACGAATTAGACGAAACATATGCAAATAAAGTAAAAAAAATGATGGTAACAGATGGCGGTGCTCGACCGAATTACAAATTAGTGAGTGGACATTATTACATCAATTTCGAAAACCAACGATATCACGTTTACGTTACCGACGATAAAATTGAGATCCTCGGTTATTTTGTCAATATCGAGACAATGAAACGAATATTGGATGAGATCTATCAAAAACATAATAAAACAACTAATGTTCTAACATTTTTCTTATCAGCTGATAATATTTGGACAACTCCTATTTTTAGAAGGCCACGGGCGAATATGAAGATGACTGCAGATATGAATAATATGTTAGCGGATATTAATAAGTTTTATGATATACAAACCGAGGAAGAATATGCGAAAATAGGGAAACCATATCGTCGTGGATATTTTGTGCATGGACCGCCCGGTACTGGGAAAACATCCATTCTCGAAAAGATTGCAATGTGTTTTGATTTGGGCATATATTTGATAAATTTTAATTCTACTAATATGACAGATACGAATTTGATAAATTTAGTAGCAAATGTACCTATGCGATCTCTTATTGCGATTGATGAAATGGACAAACAATATGATGCGATAAAACAAAATAAAAACGTGCACATATCAAATGGCGGAATGTTGACCGCATTGGATGGGCCACAAAGATTGAGTCATGGCACTATCATTGTTATTATCGCAAATGATGTTGCTAATTTTGATAAGAATTTCTATGCGTCGTTGATAAGGCCTGGTAGGATTGATGCGATTTTTAATTTTACAGAGCTGTTGTAACCTTTATTTTTAATAAAAGTTAGAATCGCAAGAAACCAGATCCACCGCAATTTCTACATGTAACGGTCCTACAATATGCTACTTTTTTGCGTCCGTTACATGTTCTACATGGCTCAGACCAGAGATCTGATTTGTTATCCCAGCCAGTACCGGCACATCCTCCGCATATTTCTTCTCCCATTTCTTTGTGAGTTCCTTGTCCATAACATAAACCGCAACGAACTTGATTTCTTGACATCTTTACTCTGACATAATAATATATCTGCCTGTGTCTTAACTATTCAATTTTTTATTATCATAATTAATCTAATAGATTTACGCGAACATGGTTACCGATCCAATGTTTTCGATTTTCGTAATATTTTTTTGATACTGTTATTTCTTTTACCGATGAAGATAACTGAATTAAGGACTTATCAAAGTTTTTTCCAAAGACCAAGTGAGTAACAGATTTGGGAATGCAATTATTAATTTTGTGATTAAAATTATTACCAAATGTTAGATGTGTGACTGATTGTAGTATATTTTTATCTAGTGATTGATTGAATTTTCGGCCAAATGTTAGATGCGTAATTGATGAAGGTAATTCTTTAATTGATTGATTAAAATTATCAGATAATTCTAAATGAGTAACACTTGACGGTATTTTATTGTCCAATTCGTATTCACATTGCCATAAATTTTTAAGTGTATTATTCCATAAGGTAAACAATTTTCTTTCCAATTACCTTCCTTCGCGTCGATTTCCAAATGCTTAATCCAGGGTGGGACATATATTGGCCGACTAGAAGTAAAAGATATGGAAAGATGAATCACTGATTGAGGAATTCTATTTTTAATCGATCTACGAAATTCATCTCCCAATATCAAATATATCAATGTTGGCGGTAATATATTTTTGATTGATTGGTTAAATTCGTTTCCTAAATTCAAGTAAGTAAGGGACGATGGAAGATTCTTAATTGGGGTATTAAAATCACAGCCTAGCGATAAAAACATTAATGTTTTTGGTAGATTATCTATTGAACGATCAAACGATCCGCCAGCATAAATATCTTTCCAGTTAAAAAATCCGTTGACAGTCAAGACGTTAGGCGATATAAATTCGCCCCCAAAAACCAAATGTGTCAACGATTCCGGTAAATTATCAACCGATTGATCAAAATAATCGTTAAAAACTAAATGAGTTAATGTTGTAGACGATAGTTGTTTGCCGATAGGATTATCAAATTGTGTTCCAAATGTTAGATGAGTGACTGATTGTGGTATCATTATTGGACCTCGAAAATTAGATTGAATTTTAAGATGTGTTACAATCTCCGAAATATTTGTATCATCAGTTTCATAAAAAACATATTTGAAATTACTCTTGTGCGCAAAATTTTTAATAGTTTCCAAAAGAACCTTGTCGTGATATATGAATTTATATTTTAACACATCGGTGATTCTACAGACAGCCGATAATCTTATCTTATCTCTGTTCGACAAATATTCAGCAATATGTGACAAGGTATCATAACATAGTGATAACATTTTGATTTGTTATCGGTAATCATTTATCAAACAAATATTTTGTTCAATTTTTTGATAACTAAATGTTTTAGTTATCAAAAATTATTTTCTAAAACGCATCGACATATAGGACAAGGAAATGGTATCAATTTTTTTCCGTGTTCACAATTAAATAATTTGCAATGATCTGCAATAGGTTTAGTAAAATTATTTTGTTCAGCATAATCGAATAAACAGTTAATGTGAAACATATGTTGACAAGTTGATACATATTTATTATCAACAACCAGTTCTAAACAGATCGCGCAATCAGAATTATGAGAATGTACGAACGGTATCTTAATTGTTTCGGAATATATTATTTTCATCGGCGGGCGACTTAACGTACGATTGTCTGTTCTTGGCAGAATTTTTTTATAACATATTTTGTATTCGCCGCCTTCTTTGGCATCATACTTTAGACCAAAAAAGAGTTGTTCTGATTGTTGCAGCGTATGGTGCGTGTATTTTGCACAAAAACCGCCTTTATTATAAATCTCAATGAGATCTATTTGTTCATAAAGGTTTGTATCCATATTGATGTCAATTATAACCATCACGTTTTCTTCTATTTTTGGATTATCGGTGAGATAGTGACCAGATCTTTCGCCGTCGTAATTGTTCCCACACCACGCATAATTACCTTTACACACTTTTATTGCGACGTTTGTTTTGAATTCTTCTGACATTTTGATATGATACGTAGATTTTTTATGTTAAGTGATTTATTTAGTCAATTTTTTTAGTTATCGATTAATGATAATCAGAATGCATCCTATCATTATAGATGTTCAACACATTCACTGTTTTGTTGCCAAAATTAACGGGATTCACACTAACATTCTGGTGATGAGTTACTAAAGTAGATTTGGGATCCACCGCATACCAATGATAGTGATTACCCGTATCTGATAAACCTTGACTCTTTATGCACTGTCATTTTCAATTCCTTGTGCGAATTGAAAGACGCATAAAGATTTTAGACTTACAAGGCTTTTATTAACCCTGCAGAAGGTTTCGAATTGCTGTATATTTCTGGTCTCTTTTTTCCTTTTATTAGCAACTCTACTATTTTATTCATGTTTCGCGTTGCGTTCATGGGTCTATCGTGGTAAGTTAATTTATTGAAAAATTGAAATATGCATTCACAGGCAGATATGTTAACATTAACAATTAAAAATGAATCCTCAAGCATTCATCAATCCCCTCCTAACACATTTTTTGGTCACATTGCCCGTTTGCATACTTAATCTTCCGTTTCAACTATGGAATAAATATCAGCACTGGAATGATGGACAAATGATCTTGCACCAAGAAATTGAAGGTGCAGATATGATTGTCTTTGTGCACGGCCGCAATGGTCATAGCAGTAGTTTTACGCCTTTGATTAAGAATCTTCAAAAACTTGGCGTTCAAAAATCAATGATCTCCGTTAATTTAGGTCCGACGGCAACAACATCAGTAAAAGATGATTCTGCGACTTTGCATCGTCTTTTGGAAGGAATTGAACCAAATATAATATTGGTTGGTTTGTCCAAAGGAGGATTAGTAGTTTCTGATTATGTTGCATCATATCCATCCCGTAATGTTTCAAAGGTGATTACGATATCATCTCCATTAAACGGAACTTTGCCGGCAGATTATTTTATGACAAAAAATCATATTGCGAGGATAGAACTTGGATACAAAAGCAAATTTACGCAAGAATTACAAGCTCGTTTGCCACCGGACGTGAAATTTTTTCACATCGTTCCAACATGGGATCATTTTATCATTCCAACTAGTTCAGCATCGATTGAAGGTCCTAATCATGAATCAAAAATATACACTGGATATTATGGCCATATCGATATTCCTTGGGCACCAGAAGTTGCTCAATATATTGCTGAATGGATAAATAAAAATTGATTTTATTATTATCACAATAACAATTCATAATTGTTATTATCATAAATGTCACGCTACATCGGTTTATGTCATCCAAAAGGTTGCGACTCTAACATATACTATATTTTTTGGACCACAAATCCTCGAGCACATGTCCTTGGTCTTTCACGTGCAGCTCGCAAGTTTCCAAATTTAGCATGCAATTATATAATATTAAATCGAAAACGTATCTTTGCTGTCAATGAATCACAAACTAGAGTCGCATATTCAAAAGATATGTATGACAAAAGCACATATGATGCGGTAGTAAGTTTTTTTGCGGGCGATCGGCCAGTACGCGATAAGAAACACTGGCCGGCTATAACTATTCAACAATGTGACGTAACTAATTTGTTATTTGATGATATTATTAAGAATGTTATGACATTAAAGGAATAACGATGTTATTATTTTAATTTATTTTTTTTCGAACTATCTTCACGTTCGACGATATGTCATAAAAATAAAACCATGGTCCGTTAAAAGTTATTTCTATAATTGATGATGGTAATTCATAACCATGCACTATTTCACTAAAATTTTCACCTAAAGTCAGATGAGTGATAGATTCCGGAAGAATATTTCCAGTTTCTTTGTTAGATAGACGGGTGAACTTCAAATCTGACACCGACAAGGGAATCATATGTTTTAGTTTTTGATTAAATTTTCTGCCGAAAGTCAAATGCGTTACAGTTGATGGAATTGTAAAATTTATAGGGCTGTCAAAATTATCATCGAATGTTAGATGCGTCATTTTTTCTGGAAAACATATTTTGTTGCGACAAAAACTAGAATACACACAGAATTGAACATGTCTTGTATTTTTGGGACATATATCGTTATATTGTGATATTTTTACGTATTCAAAATTGTCAAAATACGACACATTCATTATCCGATAGACGTGAATTTTGTTAACGTATTTTACTTGATGTTTTAGTTTGTTCATAGAAACAGATGTTGATAAAAATAGTACTTTTTCTTTATCCGATGATAATTTTTCGCATATTTTTAGAACAACATCGTTATTCAGAAGAACGGTTTCGGATGAATATTTTTTAGATAAATATTTTTTGATCATTTCTGAATGAATAATTAGTATCATATTTCGCTAACTAATTTTTTTTCAATTTTTAATATTAATAACATATTGTCAATATTAATCGCAATATCCACAAATCTGAATTTTTACAGATGAAACGAAATTGATCGCAATTTAAATTTATCACAAAATCATGCGTCTCAATCAAATCCATCAATTTCTTCATTTTGCTGCAAAGAGTTGTATTTGCTGAAGATTAACATGTCATATTCAATAGATCATTGAACGTCAAATGCAATGTTGCTGAAAGAGATATATTTGCTGAAGATGTGCACATCACATTCAATAGATTATTGAATATTGAACGCAACGTTGTAGCAAAGAGTTATATTTGCTGAAGATTTGCATGTCACATTCAATAGATCATTGAAAGTCAAATGCAACATTACAGCAAAGAGTTGTATTTGGTGAAGATTTGCATGTCATATTCAATAGATCATTGAAAGTCAAATGCAACGTTACAGCAAAGAGTTGTATTTGCGAAAGATTTGCATGTCATATTCAATGGATTATTGAAAGTCAAATGCAATGTTACAGCAAAGAATTGTGTTTGTGGAAGATTTACATGTCATATTCAATGGATTATTGAAAGTCAAATGCAATATTACAGCAAAGAGTTGTATTTGCGAAAGATTTGCGTGTCATATCCAATAGATTATTGAATGTCAAATGCAATGTTACAGCAAAGAGTTGTATTTGCTGAAGATTTGCATGTCATATTCAATAAATCGTTGAAAGTCAAACGCAAGGCAGCAGCGAAGGATCATATTTGCGGAAGATTTTCATATCATATTCAATGGATCATTGAAAGTCAAATGCAATGTTGCTGCGAAGGATCATATTTGCGTGTCATATTGAATGTAGAGTACAATGTCGCTATTAGAATCACATTTGGAGTTTTACATAACATATTTATTGTTAAAATATTTTAACGAGAAATAAACGGCGCATCTAAATAATGATGTAAGCATCCGTTGAATAAATAATTCTTTATCATTTTTATCTCTAATGACATATCCGATTCATCACGACTAAAATGCAGTTTAATCCTATCCTCAATATCTCTCAAGTTTCATTTCTCATTGACGTTTTAATTCGTTTCTTAACGTAAGCATATCAAATTTGGCATCTAATATCAATAAATTATAATCTGCCTTTATTTTCATAGCAATATCCATACATCTGCAATAGTTTTCCTCCTGCCTGAGCGTTTTTAATTCATAATCAGTTAATATTTTTCTGACCTCGATAGCATGACTATCAAAAACCTCGCGCGCAGCTGGCCTAAAAAAATATATTACTTTCGCCTGTTTTAGTTGCCATATGTTTTAATATTCTGTAGGCTGCTAGATTGTGATCATTTGGCGAGTTAGAAAGAAAATGCCTTTCTTCAGTATCAATTAATGCCAAATCTCCGCTCGTAGTCAAGCGAAAATTTTTTTTGATGAATGTTACAATAAGTAGTCAATCTTACAAACTGCGCCACTATATTTGCATAATCCTGCAGCTGACTATCATCGATAGAAAGAAAATCTTGTTCCGTAACCAAATCTAGTTTCTTATATATCAATATATATGATTCATGCTTCCAAAATTCTGCCAAATCAAATGCGTCAAACAAAAATTTCTCTGGTATTACGAGTGGAATGTTATTTTCTGTAACAATTTTTTTACATTTGGCAGCGTAAATGGCACGTTTGTAGTGATTTGCTTCAGCGTCCTCATTTCGAGATTTAGGATCGCACACAGATTTAGAAATATATCCTGTACTACCGAGTTCATAAACGCGACTATGAATTCTGACAACATCTGTTGGCAGATATATCTGATTAATATATTCTTCGCTAACATTAAAATCTGTGGATATATTGACAAATCCATCCTGCTTTTTTTAGTATGGACCTGATGCGCGCATAATCGGGATGAGATTATTGCATCAAATGTGGCGTCCAATTTGTAGCAGAATATGCACGAGAGAACGTTCTTGAATTTTTTTTTAACGTAAAAAAAGATCTCATTGTTGATTGATTTTTATCATTAAAGCGAGTTCATAGTATTCTGTTTTTATTTTTTTTAATCGCATAAAAAATATTGACTGATTGAATAACCACACGTAAATCATTTATCATAAGTACCATAATCATGCTAAATAAAGACGTCGATAGAACTATTTTTTACTTCCTTCATATATCAGACAAGCGGTCTTTCTTACGAACGTGTAAAAATATTAACGCACTGTCGATACATATGACCAAAATCGAGTCTGATTTCCAAACAAGAACAATTGAAGTATTTAACGGTAATGTTCTTTTAGATTTTTATTTTCCTCTTTATAAATTTACTATTGAACTATTATTTGATAACTATCCGATTCCCGACAAATATATTATCATGGAAAATAGAATATTATTCAATTCTCATCTAATTTATCAACTGATCACTGCAAATAAAAATGTAGATTTTTTAAAAAAAATGTCACATTTAATTGAGAATTTTGTATCTAATTATTGTGCACATATTGCGTTAGGAGCCATACAAGCAGGCAATGTTGACGTTTTGAAATGGGTAGTAAAAAAGGGTTACATAATTAATAATGGCATCGTAAAATATGCTATTCAGCATGGACAATTTAATATATTAAAATGGATGATAATCAAACACAAATGCCCACTTGATAGTAACATAATTATAGATCCTATGGAACAACCTAGCGCTGAAATTTTGAAATACTTTATTATGGATAAAAATAATTATGGAAATTCAATCGGTTATTATGTATCTTTTTCGGGACACCTTGATACGGTCAAATTTTGTCATTCTGTAGAACCATCGATCATACGTGATGTTGCTATCGCTGCGATCCAAAAAGGATACTTGGATATTTTAAAATTTGCGCACAAATATTGTGACGATTTGAACGATGTTTATTCACAACATAGACATCCACATATTTTAGAATGGATGATCCGGAAAAAACATTTCGTCTTCAGTCTTACAACTATAGAAAATATAGCTACTGGAGGCAATCTCGAATGTTTACAATTAGTCCACTCAAAAGGTTATGATATTTTTCATGCAAGTGTTTTTGCAGGAGCTGTATCTAGCGGAAATACTAAAATGGTGAAATGGTTGAGTGACATAGGTTGTCCATTAGATACATCGATGATAAATGAGATTATCGATTCTTGCCTTAATAGACGTCCCAAATTATCTCTTTTGAAACTGTTGCGAAGTCTTAATTATAAATTTGATGATAGATTGTGTTCGTTGGTCGCATATTATGGAAATTTAGAAATATTAAATTTTTTTTATGCGAACGGATGCACATTAAATAACAATATTATTGTTGATGCTGCCATAAATGGCCATTTAGATGTGATAATATGGGCATACGATCATGGGTGCAAGTGGAACGTTAAAACTTGCATGAACACGATACAAAACTATCATTTCATTGTATTAAAATGGTTGCGCGGAATTAGTCGGGACACTTGTAATATTAAGTCATCTATTACCGAAATCTGTCCTTGGGATGAAAGTGTTTGTTCAGAAGCTATCGAATATAGATATGTTGATATATTACGGTTTGCCATTATCAATGGTTGTCCGTTTAGCAAAATATCTTACGATGCTGCTATTGCATCAGGCAATACAGAGATTATTGATTGTGTGAATGAATATTATCCGGACGGTTTTCCATCGTAATATTGATAATCAAAACTTCTTAACATTCTTGTTTGATAACTAAAGATTTTTAGTCGTCAAACACTTTTACAATAACACATATTCCACATATTATGCACAATGCATATTATCTACTGGTGATTTACCATTTGGTGTAGAACATTTGGAATTAAGCAGCAATTTCATCATTGACAAAAATGTCATACCGAATTCGGTAACACACTTAAAAATATCAATTGACGAAAATGAAACGTGGAAACATATTCCTTCGAGCGTCACACAATTAGAAGTTACATACTACAAATCTTATAAGAAAAAATGGGTACCGCCAAATGTCTCACATTTAGTTTTTCAAAAATATGATAAAAAATGTGCGCCTAGAAATATACCATTGCATGTCGAATCTGTAACATATAAATATGTTGAATATGCGCACAAACAGGATCAGCCAGAAATGTTTGACATGTATGACATACCATCACATATTAAAACGATAACATTAGGACCACTTAAAATACGAAACGTATTTTGATATATTTTTTGTTGATCATGGCGGTGATTTTGTTATGATTTGAATATATTGGTTAAAAATAATGATATATTTATTATTATTTTTGATAATTGTGTGGATTTGGCTACAAAAAAATGACCATTTTGTAACGTAATCATAATATCAATTTCGATTGCAATACATCCTTATTTATCAAAAAAATTGAAATTTGAACTGCGAGGAGTGCCTTAACATTTAATGTATATCATTCATCAAAATGAACCTTATTTATATTCTTTTCTTCGTTTTTGCTTCAACCAATGCTGATTTATTGGCTGATCGACTGGAATCTCTCCGCGTTTGGATTTACAGATCTAATAGTTCTGCACAAATGATTTTGGCATTTTCGAATGAGTATTCAAACGAAAACACCTCTCACATTGTAAGAGACACAGCTGATTATGCACCAAGAGAGATTGCGTACGAATATGATAGAGTTGTTTTGGATTTAATTTTCATTTTTGGATTTAATCCGACTATGTTGCACACTAACTACGATCCTACTACCGTAAAATGGCTTGGACCTGACACTGTACAGGTTGATTATAATTTGGATATCAAAACAAAATTTAATTTTACAACCGGAACTTATGATATTGATATGCAAGGATTTCGTAATAGAGATATTTTTGTATTCGAACCGGGCACAAAACGAGTAATTCTCGATTATACAATTCAAGATCCTGCTGCAATTGCCGTCTTTGATGTAGTTGGTACTTCTATTCCAAATGAATTTACATGTGGCTTTATCATTATTCCTGCGTGTAATAGAACAATTGATGGTGGACCATATTTAAGTGATACAGGTTTTACAAGCGTAGAAGATTGTGTTACTCAATTAAATAATTTACCGGCAAATCCTTGCCCTTATGCTCAAAGAAGTAACACCAAAGAATGTAGACAACTTCACGGATTTTCATCTGGTCCGCTACCTTCAGTTCATTGTGCACATACAAAGATTGACTCAATGGTATGTCAAGATTCATGTCTCCCGGCGTGCGCAAATTGCGATTCCAATGCAGAATGTGTAGCTACTTTTCCTACTTTACTCACTCCGGTTTATAAATGCCAATGTAAAAATGGATATGTTGGGAATGGTAGTACGTGTGCTGCAAAAACATGTAACTATGGGAATTGCCCCGCATTATACGGTTCTTACCAATGTAGTACTGGTAACTGTGTATGTAAAGATACATTCACTGCAAATCCAACAGCTACCGGAAACGATGACTTATGTACATGCGAAGGTGGTCAAATTATTTACAATAATTCTGTTCCAGTATGTGTGCCAGAAGGTAGATGTATTAGCCAACAATATGAATGTAACGAACAATCGTATAATCAAGTCAAGTGTAAATCCATTGGATACAATACATTTACCAAATTCAAATTCTGCGTTTGCAATTATGGCTTTAATGGAGGTTATGAATATCCATGTACTTGCGACGCTAGCAAACGAGTAGTCTGGTCTGACACATTAAGTGGTGAAGTTTGCTTGAGTACATCAGAATGTACCGCAAATTGGCATTGTGCTTATCCAAAAACTTGCCAAATTTCTTCAGGACAACAAGTAGGTCAATGTCAAGTCTAAGTCAATTTGTGATTTGATAAATTATTAAATCAAAAATTGAAAATATTAATCATACGATGCTACATACCTAGATGAAAAAATAGTATTAGATGAACGACTTTGATAGTAAAAATTTGCAATTTGGACAGATATTACAGAATCATATCCTAAACAAATTGTCCCCACTTGATTGGATTCATATTATGCAAACGAGCAAATATTATTCATCATTGGTACCTGCAAAAAAATGTATCGATTATATCAATACAAAAATCAAAGACACGTTAAAAATTATATTTTCAAAAGATTACGATTGGATTATGCAACTGATGATAGAGTATGATATGTATGTATCAGGGCGATTTATATGGCAATGTGTTATAGGAGTGGAAATGATTCAACAAATTAGATTGAATATTGGTGGCAAGCATCATAATATACACCAAATGTTGATAGAAAAAGGATACATTGGATCATGTGATAGAATATGTGCAAAACATACGCCGTCTGGCGCAGAAATATATATCGCATATGATAGTAACAAAAATTGTGTTGATTTATTTAACAATAATTGGCGACCTACGAAATTATATTTTCCGGGCCTTTTTGATGCGCACTTAGCTGAAGTTAATTATGATATATTGTGTTCACATTATGTGAAGCATTTTATGTCATATTATAAAATAGGATACAAGTTTGTCAAAGAAGGTCACATATTATCTGATACAGAAGTACGTCAAGGAATGAACAAATTCTTAAATGTAGAAAGATGGGATCGTGTGACTGATTACGATACAGCTATTCGGAATCAAATCGAGAGTGACCCATGGTATAAATTAGTAAAACCGATAGTATGGTCGAATGGATATTCATATATTGTTCGTTATTGCAAAAATGCGTACTGGACTCATTGCAATATTGATTTTAAAAAAGTTTGTGATTCTGAATGTCTCTCTAGTTTTGTATATCCTGGCGTGAAACATTTTCATTTTAGATCATTCGCTAAACTACCACACAAACAGGATATGATCATTCTAAACGATTTTGCATAAGATACAATACTATTATATTTTATGCATATTAATAAAATGAAACAATAAAAATTACAAGAATTATGATTGATTAGAGATAGATTGTTGAAGATACATGCAAAGTTGCTGCCAAGAAATGTAATTGTCTGGAGATTTGCATTTCAATTCAATGGATCATTGAAGATACATGCAAAGTTGCTGCCAAGAATTGTAATTGGTCAAAGATTTGCATGTTGATTCGTAATCAATCCATATAATTTCTTCAATCAAAATTCTACTATGGATGTCGATACAAACACGTTTATTAGTTGTTATCTAATTTTAATAGATTGTTATGCAAGTAATGTGACCTGCAATTCATTATACGTCTCGCTTAACAATTTATGTTTGAATTCGTCCATTTTTCTCGATAGTATCGTTAGTTTGATTTTTCGCTATCTGTCAAATCAGGATACAAAATCAAATTTTGATAATTAAAATATTTAATTATCAACATCTAGTTATTTTTGTCCGCGTCGTTATATTCGCATCGATCGGCTTCCTATAATTTAGCGGCAAATATATTTTTTTAACAGACGAAGGAAGTCCATTGATTGACTGATTAAAATGATAACCAAATTTTATGCAAGTTACCGATGATGGAATATAATCTTTGATGGCTTGGTTAAAATAGTTTCCAAATTCCAAATATATTACTGATGCAGGAATTGCCCTAACAATGCGACCCATATGATCTTTGCTGTTTTTAATTCGTTTGTTGAACGAAACATCAAATACTAAATGTGTTACTCCAAATGGTATATTACCTCGTATGGATCTATCAAAATAATAACCAAATATCAAATGAGTAACAGATGGTGGAATGCTACCGTTAATTGAATTATTAAATCCAAAACCAAATTCCAAGTGCGTTACTGATGATGGTATACAATCTTTGATCGGTTGGTCAAAATGATCTCCAAATGTCAAATGTGTCACAGACGATGGGATACAATCTTTAATTGGTTGGTCAAAATCAAATGAAAATACTAAATGTGTAACTCCTGAAGGAATAATATTTGAATACGCAAAAAAATGTACACGTTTCGCATTTTTTGGATATTTTGACATCGTATTTGTCATTTCAACGCACCCAAAATTTTCAAAATAAGGTAAGTGTAGTATCCTATCAACCTGAATTTTTTTAGTATAGATAAATCTATATTTGAATTCGTTCATTGTTCGTGACGTCATACTCAGATATATTTTTTCATGATCCGACAAATATTCGCTTATTTTTAGAATTATTTCGCAATACAATGTTAACATTTTAATATTCTATTGAGATTATTATTATGAATTGATTTAGATTATCAATATTTTTGGTAGAAGATCGGGATGTATATATTCTGTGTGATTTTTACTGATGGCTATTTCGACGACTGATGATGGAATGTCTATGATAGGGTGATTAAATTTTTCTCCAAATGCCAAATGAGTAACAAACGATGGTATCAAAGTATTTATTGGTAAATTAAAATTTGGGCCAAATGACAAATGTGTTACTGATGGCGGGACAAAATATCTCATTGATGTATAAACAAAATAAGGATCTATTTTCAAATGAGTCACTGATGTCGGTAATGAGCCACTTACAAAATGGATAAACGATCGGCCTAACATTACATGAGTGACGGATGATGGTATGTCGCGATATATTAGTCGATTAAAGTAATTACCAAACGTAATATGAGTCACAGATGTAGGTATTTTTCTTACTATAGGCGAATTAAATCGATCATCAAATGTCACATGAGTGACAAAATCAGGAACATCTGTTGAATCTGTATATAAATGAATGCGTTTAGCACACTTTGGTACAATATCAAATTTAGCATACATTTCTATATTTTCAAAATTGTCAAAATATGATAATGATATTATCCTTTTCATATCTACATTTGTTTTGTACATCATTTTATGCTTGATCGGATCTATTTGTTTGCAAATCATCGTCAAATAAATTTTTTCAGCGTCTGATAATTGTTGACTTATTAAGAGAATCAGATCAATATGTAACGATAACATTTAATTTGTCAAATATATGATGGTCGGAATACTATCATTTCAATTTTCAATTTTTCTATGGATCATTGAAGATACGCGTGATTGATTGGAAATTTGCATATAAATTTAACAGATCGTTGAAGATACACGCAATGTTACTGCCAAGAAATGTGATTGGCAAGAGATTTGCGTACGAATTCAATGGATTATTGAAGATACACGCAATGTTACTGCCAAGAAATATAATTGGGAAGAGATTTGCGTACGAATTCAATGGATTATTGAAGATATGTGAAATGTTATTGCCAAGAAATATTACTGGCCGGAAATTTGCATACAAATTCAATAGATCATTGACGATACGTGCAATGTTACTGTCAAGAAATGTAATTAGCTGGAGATTTGCGTATGGATTTAATAGATTATTGAAGATACATGCAATGTTACTGCCAAGAAATGTGATTGGCTAGAGATTTGCGTGCGAATTCAGCTGATCATTGAAGATACATGCAATGTTACTGCCAATAAATGCAATTGGCTGGAGATTTGCATACGAATTCAATAGATCATCGTATGAATGTATGATGATCTAACTGTATCGCATTATCTTTGCAGCAGAAGGTATTTTGGCTTTTTTCATATCATATGTCTCATGAATTGATAATTCCACAAGCGATGAAATTCCAGTTATCGGACGGTTGAAATCGCGGCCACATGTCAAATGAGTTACAAATTGAATACAATGTTGAATAGGCTGATTGAATGAATCTCCAAATATCAAATGTGTTACTGATCGCGGAATATCAAATTTTATTCCTTGATTAAAATTATTGCAAATGTAAGATGAGTGACTGACGAGGGAATACAATTTTCTATGGGTTCATTAAAACGATCACCAAATATCAGATGAGTTACTGATAACGGAATACATTTTCTCATTATTTGATTAATTTTTCCACCGAATGTGAGATGGGTAACTGATGAGGGAATACAATCTTTAATTGATTGATCAAAATGATCATTTATTGACAGATGAATTACAGATCGCGGAATGTAATTTTCAAGAGATCCTTGAAAAACACTGTTGCACGTTAAATGTGTTATCATATTTATTGGCATAGTTATTTCAGGTATTCGTCCATTCGCGACACAATTAACATATTTGACACATTTTGGACATTTTTTAGATCCTTGATAATCATATCCTATATCCACAAACTCAAAATTATCATAATATGGCAAATTCAATATTTTCATAATACATACCTTATCTTGATAGATAAACAAACGCTTCAATTTATCCATTTCAGTTGACGTCATAGATAATCTTATCTTTTCTATATTGGTCAAGAACTTTGCTATTTCTAAAAATATATCAGAATATATGTTCATCGTTGATCTATCTGGTCATTATTACACATTGATAATTTTATTATCAATTTTTAATCATACTCTAATAATTCTTACTTTTGACGTTATATTTTTACTGATAGGTATTTTGTATTTTTTTGATAATTTTATCTCAATCACTGACTCTGGTATTTTATCTAAAGGAAAGTTAAAATCGATTCCGAGAGTTAGATGCGTGACAGATGGAGGGATATCATTTATAGGTTTATCGAAACTGTATCCAAAAGTTAAATGGGTCACCAATTGTGGTATGCTATCGGTGATTATTTGGTTAAAAAGGAAACCAAATGTTAGGTGAGTGACTGATTTTGGGATAGCTGTTTTGATTGATTTATTAAAATTAAAACCAAATGTCAAGTGAGTGATCGATGACGGTAGATCATTATCGATGATCTTATTAAATTCTGATCCGAATGTCAAGTGCGTGACTGACAATGGAACAATATCTTTAATCGGTTTATTAAAATTAGGACTAAGGACCAAATGCGTAACTGACGATGGAATATTTCCTTTCATTGGATGATTAAATCTGGCACCAAAAGTTAAATGCGTGACTGATGTAGGGATGTTGTCTTCAATTGATTGGTTAAAACTGTAACCAAATGTTAGATGAGTTACAGAAGGTATGCAGTCTTTTATAGGTTGATCAAATCCCGAACCAAAAGTTAAATATCTAAGTGATTGCGGCAAACAACCTATTATTGATCGGTTGAAACAGCCTCCAAATTTCAAATAGATGAGCGATTCTGGAAGATAACCTTTTATAGATTTATTGAATGATTTACCAAATTTTAAATAAGAAACTGAATGAGGTATGCTATTTTTAATAGATTCATTGAATGACGAGCCAAATTTTAAACGTACAACCGACGAAATAGCATTCTCTATTGATTGATTAAAATTTTTACCAAACGTCAGGTATCTAACCGATTCAGGTATGCATCCTATTACAGGTTGATCGAATTGAATACCAAATTTTAATTTTATGACACCGTTATGGATACTATTTTGAATACTTTGGTTAAATCTATCGCCAAATATTAGATGAGTTACGGACGACGGAATTTTACCATCCAATCGATGGTTAAAAATATTGCCAAATGTCAAATGCGTCACCGATGATGGAATCATAACCCATATTGGTTGATCAAACCCGCCAGTGAACGTTAAATTTGTGACAGATGAAGGGATTGCTTGTGTTGTGTACCACATATAACCACATAGAAATGTCAAATGTGTAACCCTTTCGGGACAGCTAAATAAGGAAATATTTCCGGTGTACATCGATCTCGCACTATGATATATATATTTTACGTGTTTCGGATATTTGTTTTCGGCGGTTCCTATTTCGACTGATTCAAAATTATTAAAATATGGTAATTTTTTTATTTTGCAGATATCTATTTTTTCACAGTATCTAAACTTGTGTTTCATTTCGCTCATTATTTTTGTTATTGTTGCGAGTGCCACTTTTTCTTTATCATTTAGTTCTTGACTTATCTTCACGATGATATCTTCGCATAATGTTAACATTTTTAATATCACTATTGATATAACACATCTAACAATTTTATTATCAATTTTTTTCAATCTAATAACTAAACAATTTGGTTATTAGATTTTTGTTATTTTCATACGTGATTGCATAATTTTGGTTATTCGTTTTTTATATTTGATACTTAACATCAAATTAGTAACTGTTTGTGGAATGTCATCCAATGCTTGATTAAATGATTCGCCAAAAGTTAGGTGTGTTACTGATGACGGGATATTATCTTTGATTGATTGGTTGAAATAATATCCGAATATTAAATGCGTTACCGATGATGAAATACAATCTTCGATAGGCTGTTCAAAATGGTCACCTAGTGTTAGATGAGTCACCGATGATGGAATGCTATCTGTGATAGGTTTGTTAAAATGTCGGCCAAATGTCAAATGAGTTACTGTCACAGGGATGTCACCTTCTACTGACCTATTAAAATTTATTGTCAAGTTTGTTACTGACGCTGGGATATCTTTGATTTGTTTACCAAAATCAACACCAAATGTTAAATGAGTAACAGATGATGGAATATTATCTTTTATCTTTTGGTTAAAGCAATAACCAAATTTCAGATGAATTACTGATGCAGGTATACAATTTTGAATTGAGGAATTAAAACTATGACCAAACGTTAGGTGAGTTACCGATATGGGAATAGAATTATCGATTGGCGAATTAAATTCGTGACCGAACCTCAAATATTTGATAGAATTTGGTAATTCGCCTCTTATGAATCGATTAAAATTGTGACCGAATATTAAATGCGTTACTGATGGGGGGACTGAATCTTTTATTGATTGATTAAATCTACTCCCGAATGTTAAATTTGTTATTTTCGAAGGGAGACAATCTTTTATTGATTGATTAAAGTAAGGGGCAAATCTTATGTGCGTAATGGATGATAACAATCCTGTTTTGAGCATTGGAAGATGTTGTGAATCTGCAACAAAATGAAGATATTTGATACTTTTGGGAACTCGTCGGGTTAATGAATGTATTTCTACACTTTCAAAGTTGTTGAAGAATGATAATGTTAATATTTTCTTTATGTGGATTTCGTCACTGTATATGAACTTGTATTTTAATTTATTGAATGATTTTGATATTGTCGACAGATTTATTTTTTCATAGTCTGTTAAGAAATTGGCGATGTTGATGATTGAATCTTCGCATAATAACATTTTGATGATAATGATTAATGATATTTATAGATGGTTATTTATTTATCATTTTTTTTGTTGAATGTTATAGTATTGGAGCATTCAATGTTAGTGATAAGAATTTGTATTGCGGGAGAATTGAATATTGGAGCGTTCAATATTGCTGGCAAGAATTTGTATTGCCTGGAGATTTGAATGTTACAATATTGAAGCATTCAATATTACTGGCAAGAATTTGTATCGCCCGGAGATTTGAATGTTACAATATTGGAGCATTCAATGTTACTGGCAAGAATTTGTATTGCCTGGAGATTTGAATGTTACAATATTTGAGCGTTCAATGTTACTGGCAAGAATTTGTATTGCCCGGAGATTTGAATGTTATAATATTGGAGCGTTCAATGTTACTGGCAAGAATTTGTATTGCCCGGAGATTTGAATGTTATAATATTGGAGCATTCAACGTTACTGGCAAGAATTTTATATTGCCTGGATATTTGAATGTACAAATATTTATCCATTCAATGTTACTGATAAGAATTTGCATTGCCTAGAGATTGGATGCGCAAATATTAGGATGTTCAACGTTACTGGCAAGAATTTGTATTGCCAGGAGATTTGAATGTCGCAATATTGAAATATTCAATGTTACTGGCAAGAATTTGTATTGCCTGAGATTTGAATGTCACAATATTGAAACATTCAATGTCGTTGTTCAATAGATTGTTAGAAGAGGAACTAAAATTAACACAAATTAATACTGGTGGCAAACGTTATTGGACCGGTATTATTAAGAAAGAGGTTATTGATTAGTTATGATTTAAAATTTATTTAAAAATATAAATATTAATTAACGATGGAAGAATCAACAACAGAATTAACATATTCTCAAAAATATTATAGTGAAAATAAAGAGAGGTTACTATTTCGACTAAGTGAAAAGACAAGATGCGAGTGTGGCACTGTTCTTGCCCGTGTAAATATGGCGAAACATCGACGAACAGCTAAACACGAAAATAATATGCGCCATCAAAAATATTTAGAAGACGTGAAAAAAGGTTTAGCGTAATTAAATCAATATATGATTATATATTGATTTGATAAAAATATTATCCATATCACATCAATATATGATTATATATTGATTTGATAAAAATATTATCCATATCACAATCGAAATATATCGCTAATTTAAATATAAAACATTTAGCTGTTACGATATTGTCAAGAATTATTGTCTATGATAAAAAAATTTCAACGATACAATAAAAAATTAAGTAAATTAAATTTGAACATATCTTTAACTGGTAAAAAAATTGATCATATTTTTAATTTCAATACGAATCATTCCAAACAATAACAACATCACAATGGCAAATAAAAACGTTTGCGAAGTCTGTAAAGAAGCTCCATTACGTTACAAATTATATTTAAAAGGAGACGTATTATGCCCTTATTGCAAATATGTAAAATATAAGGAAAAAGATACAACGTTGTTCTTGTGTAGTACTACTTGTCCTAATCTTTATTGGTATCCAGCTGAATATTTAAGTAAAAAAGGAGACAAAATAACAAAAGTATGTTATGCACTAGAAAAAGATGAATGTTTTAATTGTGGCAAAAGGGATTATCCGGGGGCGCTATTTGTTGGAGAATGTTTAGATACGTGCCAATCGAACAATAAATATTCCAAATCATCACGAACAGATATGGTAAATTTTGATCTTAATGGACAAATAAATATTGATCCGTCAGCGTTTAGGATCAAAAATCATAATATTGACGATGATCCAATCATTATTGGATATCCACGTATAAAAATTTATTTACCAAAAATTGACGTAGATGAATGTTGCGAGACATTTTATGTATCTTATCATTTGACGCTCAAGTCTAAAAAAGGGTTTACTATGAGCAGAATATGTCATGCTGCATACCAATTATTAATTAACTCGATCGATGACATATTTGATGGAAAAAATGTATGGAAAAATGATAACATAATAGGCATTAGTTTTGATCAAAAAACGTTATCCGCATATGTAGTAATTGATAACTAAATATTTTAATTATCAATTTTAACAAAACAAATTTTCGATCTGTACCTTAGACAATATATTTGCGCTAATCACTAAATCATAATTTCTCGACAGTGCTATATATGTCACAGATGTTGGCAGATCATCCAATGCCTGTTTGAATGCATAACCAAATGTTAAATGAGTGACCGATTCTGGAATGCAATTTTTGATCGGTTTGTTAAAACAAAATCCAAATTTGATATGAGTGACCGAATTAGGTATTACATAATCAATTGGTTGATTGAATTTACGTCCAAAAACTAAATGAGTGACCGAATTGGGTATTTTGTCTTTTATAGGTCTGTCAAATAATGTACCAAAGGTCAAATGCGTTATTTTCGGCAAAACATGAAATTTTATTGTCAAATCAAGCCAATAATCGACTGTCAAATCAATAATGTTGTATGGAATAACAATATTTTGACTAATAGGAATATATCCTATTTCATTATACTGATATTTTTGAGAAATTGTCAAATGTGTAACGTTCTTAGATATCTGCAAAATGTTATCGCATTGATTATTTCTAAAACAATTACAAATGATGTCATCCACTTCTACATTTATAAAATTATTGTAATATGGTAACGATTCGATTTTGCCAATATGAATTTTTTCGTTGAACATAAATCTGTACTTCAATTCATTCATTGCGTTCGATGTCGTCATAAATCTTATTTTATCTTTGTCGGATAACTCTTCGCAGATTTTTTCGATCAAATCAAAACAAAGTGTCAGCATTATTTATTGTTATGTTAGTATTTTTATTTTCTATTATCTTAATTATCAAACAATATTTGCTAAACATTGTTTGAATATTTATTTATCTACTAACATTAATTCAGCATGATCAACTGCCGTCCTACTATCAACATCTTTTAAATCCGGATTAGCATTTCGACTTTTTAATATCTTAATGATGGGAATATTAGAATTTATTGACGCATACATTAACGCGGTCATACCTAACTTGTTCCGCGCATCCACGTTTGTCTTTACATAACTTGCAATTAATCTTACTATTTCAATCAACTGCTTCTTACATGCAACGATTAACGCTGTGTCATCTTCTGCATCTCTGACATTGGGATCTGCACCTGCCACCAACAGCGCTTCCACAGATACATAATTCATATTTTTGACAGCAAGCATCAATGCGGTCTCACCTCTCAAATTCTTAACATCTAGATCTTTGTTTTGATACAAAATAATAGGTAAACATTCAGGGTTATCGGTCGCATACATCAAAACAGTATTACCTAATACGTCTTGGATACCATAATTAACACATGGTGCTGAATGTACTACTAATAACATAAATGACCTGCAGATGGCATAGGATGTAATTGGCTTAAACAAGGACATCACCGGCGTTTTACCATCATTATTCGTGATATTAATGTTTGCACCAATCGATATCAAAAAACTTGCATAATCGTAATCATAGCAATCACATGCTTTGTAAAATTGCGTCTCTCCATTCATATCTCTAGCGTTCAAATCTATTCCATTTCCCATCAATGTTTTAATCTGATCAGTTTGATCTGCTGCAAATGCGTAATACAATAACGATTTTCCATTTTCATCAATAAAATTGATATCCGCACCTGCTCTGATTAATCTATTTGTATTTTCGACGTCATTTGTCTGTACGCTTTGAATTAATTGCAAAGTCAAATCCATGTATTGATAACTATTACTATATAATTTTTATATTATCGTTATCTATTTCGTAATTAAGATTCCTATCAAAATACCAAATAATAAACACGTTGCCGTATTTTTTAAATCTTGATTTTGCGTTCCTATTGATAGTGTTTTTAATCCAATAATGACGTTTGAGAATTTATTTTTATGCAGTGCTAATTTTGAATAAATATCACACATCTTTTCACATTTAAAATCCAATGCAGATTCCATTGGTGTCTCGCCATAGATGTTAATCAATGTCAAATCACATCCACAATCTACTAACGTTTGCAATTTTACAATAAAACTGTCACCAATCTTTTTATGCTTCTTGGCAGATGTCAATATGTGAAATATGTTGCCAATATTTGTTTGAAAATTAGCCCCTATCAATTTGTTTGTAATATATGGCGCGAGTCGGTCATACATCTCCTCTGGTGTGCAATCTATTATTTGTGACGCGTTTTCAAACAGTGTTTCATATTTGTTATATTTCATGCCACGTTCTATCATGTAATCTATCAACTCACCTTTTAGTACTTGTTCAATTTTTTCATTTTTCGCTATCGCATCCATGATTTGTTTAGCTTTATTTTGCATATTGATGTAGTCTTTGATATGTACAAAATGATGATAAATGATTCGATATCCATGAACAGGTCTATAAATATTTTTCCAAACGTTACGATCGGATAATATGTTGATAAATTCGTCAAACAATTCGTATTCTAGTGGAGTTTGAGCACCTGACATTTCTTGATTTAGAGTTATGGTTGTGCATTATTTTGGTAGTTGCAAAATCAATTTTTATTATTTGATAACATAAATATGTAATCAAATAATTATCGGCTCATCAACAAACTAATGATGTCTTTATAATTACGCTGCTCGGCCATTCGAAATGGATAAAAATTATCGTCAGTTTCATCGACACACGCATATTTTAACAATATATATACAATTTCAACATATCCATATTCGCACGCATATTTGATTGCAAAATTATTTTTAACGTTTGGTAATACGTCGCTATTTTCTAGAATTTTTTTTACCAAATCATATTTGTTGCGTACAACTGCGATTATGAATGTATCGATGGACATATCGTTTTCATTGGGTGTCAATACGATTTCATCAAACATTTTCTTTTGCTGTTCATATGTCCTAGTAAGTTCTTGGTATGATACGCTATATACATATTCTGCCATTTTTAATTTCCCTGTCTCACATGCATATTTTAAAATAGCGCTGGATACATTTTTACAGATATCACACGATCGAAAAAAATGTCGCAACAAATCTACGTTACTGTGTTTGGCGATTGACATCAATACGTCCGATAATTCATATTCATCTAATAATTTATCGATCAATGTGTTGAACGAGGCTTTCATATTGTAATTAGTAAAAGTCATATGTAAATATTTGACGTAATTATCAACAGACAAAATCGATTTTAATTTTCTAGATTTGCATATTTTAATGAATCTATCTTGACCACCTTCAATCGCCTGATAAATTTCATCAATAAATTCATCCAATAAAATAGTATCTGCAGCTGTCAATGATTTTTTATCGACACGGCCACAGTCGTTTGAATGTTCATAAATGATACTTACTTTTTTGATGTTGGTTGTTTGCGTGTGTACGTTCAATGATGCCATCTTTGGTTGATTAATATATTATTTTTTAGTACTCTGACACTTTTTATTTCAATTTTTTAGATGATAATTAAAAATTTTGATTATCATCTTGACTTTAAAAAAGATCTAATATACACCATAGCAAACATTGCTCCTAATGATACATATATGCCGCACTCAATGCCAGATATATATTTCCCCGTAATTGACGATCTGGACATTGATATCAGTTTTCCATTTACTATTTTTTCGGGTAACGTCAAATGTGCCGCAACTGGATCTTGTTTTTTATAAAAATACAATTCTTTCAAAAACGAAGCCGTATTCAGATGCTTCGTGTCAACTGCTAATTCAACAGCTGTCTTCCCATCTTTGTTTAAAGCGTCGATATCGCATCCATTATCTACTAATAACTGAAAATCCTTTGTAACCGAAGCATCACGAGTTTCGATGCCTAATTTAGCGAATATATGAAATATGGTACCGACATCAGTTTGAAAATTAGGATCCACACGTTTATTGATTATCAACATACCAAGATTTGTGTACAGTTCAAACTGGTCATCATACATGTGAGAAATATTTTCAAATAATGTTTCAAATTTATTGTATTTTATTCCATTCTGTTCCAAATATGTAATGATATTTTCTTTCATTTTGGGTGCGATCTCATTGTTCTTTGCAATCGCCTTCACGATAATCATCTCCTTATTTTTTGCGATGATAAACGGAAAAATAAGTTTATAATATTTTTCTATGACATCTAACGCATACGAAATTTGATAAATATTTTTCCAAGCAGTTTGGTTAGATAACCATTCTAAGAAGCTGTCAAATAACTCGGCTTCAGTTATTTGGATATATGAACTATTTGTTGATAAAGTTTGATTATCTGTACTCTGCGTTGTTTCAAACGGATTAAGTTGCGAATCGCCGTATTGGTTCATTTTTAATAACTATATTTGCGATAGATTTATCTGGTTGTTAATATTTCAATTTTTTAATTATTATTAAGAAATTAATTATCTGCGTCTGTCGCAATGAAAAATATATGTCCATCCCAAAAATAAAATAATGGCAACATCGCGACATATTGTGACGATCGGTCCTATTTTTGTGATGTTACTTTCTTTCTCTGCGATCACAAGTTCACTCTTTTCTACGGGCATTAGAACCGGTGGTAAAGATGATGATCCAATACTAATGAGCGGGTAAATAGAACTATCAGATACATTTGATACGTAAAAACTTTTGTCTGTTGATACTGCATAAAAGACGTCAGACAATTTTGTGTTTTTTTCATCAACTGCAACTTGAAATGGCATATTTCCATCTTTGTTTAACGCAGTAATGTTACATCCACATTTCACTAATTCTTTAATGTTTTTGGTGATATTTTCTAGTTCATTCTCATAATGCTCCAATTTTGCAATTATGTGAAAAATATTTCCAGTATCAGTTTGAAAATTTGGATCTATCAACCCACCCGTTATGAATTTAGAAAGATTCTCGCATTTGACGGATGCGGTTAAATCGTTTCTGGTTGACATTTTTTCGAACAAGGTTTCGTTTTCGTTGTGTAACATTCCAAGTTTTTTCATATAATTGATCATTTCCACTTTTAATCGTGTCGTTATTTCATCGTTTCTGGAAATAATATCGACAACAACAGCACCTTTATTTTTACCGTTGATCAAAGGAATGCAATCGCGATAATTATCAATTATAATTTGCGCATCTTCAAAGCGATAAATATTTTTCCAAGTTTTTTTGGAAGATAATGATGAAATGAATTCGTCGTATGTTTCACCAGGTAATCTGATTTCCAGTTGTCGTACAGGAAAAATACATTCAGTCATTTCGCTGATCTTTGTTTCCATTGTTGATGACTTCTTGTTGTCGAGATATTCCTCCCTGGCATTAATATTATCAATTTTTTAATAATATTAGAATTATAAGATAACAACGCAAATGTTTGTGGAATACTTAGATGAATTATTTAGATATCTGTAATTTGAATCTTAGTTCAACATCTCCATATTCGGTGTGCCGATATGAATAGTCACATGCGTAAAATAAAGAAACATATTGATAATATATTTCTTTATAAATCTTTCAAATAATATGTCCCCGTTCGTATTGAAAAAATATCAGCCAATGTATATACATGTTTTAGTACAAGTGTTCCAATGACTTTGTTTTTTTGAATTGCCATGGGAGGATATTCGCTTGGATATATAATTACGCGCGTATCTAATCGCGTTATGATCGGAATAGGTGTCATAATAATTTCAGTTGTATCTTTTTCAATCTTTTTCGTTGCTTCTTTGACAACGACAGGCTCAATTTTATTATTTAGATAAATTTTTGTAGTTATCGCTCGAATTGCCGGATGTGATAGAGTAAATAATTCAGCTTTGCCGAGTGGACTCAATATTTGATTTTTAAGCAGACCAAGTGAATCACCATCTTTGATCATATTGAATTGGTTTGTACATTTTTCACATATTTCGATATTTGCCGATCCAGTTATTACAACATATTTTAACTGAAATGCGCAGTAGTTGCATAAATCCCCACAACCAAATGTTTGAATGACATTTAGCATACACTCATAACACACCTGGACATCATGTGCACAGTTCGTAAACATATGAATTGATAATTTATCTTTCTTGCAAACGTCGCACATGTAGTTTTCCGCATTACAAACATATATTTGCACCAAACGCTCGTTAGCGTACACATTGAATAACATTCTACCACTGTACATTTGTATGAGATTAATTCAAACAACACTTCTATCAAATTATTTTTCAATTTTTAATATTTTGCCCGAACAATTTTGCATCCGATCTTCGTGTCAATATAACTATCATAGTTCTCTGCTATCGTCAAACGACTGACGCCAACACCTTCAATTTGATGATTAAAATGCCACCCGAGTGTCAGATGAGTTACTGACGGTATCTTGTTTTTGATTAATTGGTTAAATTTATCGCCAAATTTAAGATGAGTGACTGATGGTGGTATTGCTAGCATTATTTTTCCATCTATGCATTTATAACCTCTGATGGATTGATCAAAACGATCACCAAAAGTCAAATGCATGACTGATGAAGGAATACCAACGCGAAGATTGCCAAGAGAATTAACATCTGTTTTGATAGACTGATTAAACATTTCTCCAAATGTTAGATGAGTAACTGATGATGGGATGCAATCTTTAATTTTTTGATTAAAATTATCACCGAAAGTTAGGTGAGTAATGTTTCCTAGCATATCTTTGCTTATTGCGTGATTGAAACTTTTGCCGAATATCAAGTGCGTAACTGTATTAGGTATGGGATGTCGCAACGTTCGATCACATTCCAGCGTCAGGTATGTTACGTTTGATAAATAACTATTTTGCATAGGTTGGCTATAAAACCAGCCTAATTGCAAGTGTATCACTGAAGAAGGCAGCCAATCTCCAAACGGTTGGTTAAAACCTAATCCAAACGTCAGATGAGTCAGTGTATTACGAAGAGTACCGGCATTTATCGGTTCGTTATAATAATCGCCGAATGTTATCTCAATCGCGGATAACCGACAGTCATTGATAGAATGATTAAATTTTTTACCAAATGTTAGATATTTGACATTTGCCAACGAATTGCCTATCGGTTGGTTAAAATTATTTCCAAATTTAAGATGCGTTACTGATGGCGGGATACAATCGATGATGGGTTGGTTAAATTCTTCACCAAATTTTAATCGTTGGAGTGATACTGGTAAATTTCCTTGTGTTGATTGATTAAATTTATGACCGAATGTTAACCGTTTTACAGATGATGGAATTGCACAATCGATCGGTTGGTTAAAATACAATCCAAATTTTAAGCGTTTGATGGATAGTGGCAGATGACCTCTCACGGATCTATCAAAATTGTCGCCAAATTTTAAATATTTAAGTGTCGCTGGCAAAGAATCATCGATATCACAGTCAAATTTATTTCCAAATGACAAATATATCACTGATGATAAACAACCAATGACAGATTGGTCAAAGAAATCTCCAAAAGCTAAGTGAGTTACAGACGCGGGCATTATAGTTCTTATCAAACCATAGAATAACAAGTGAGTAACAAATGGAGGAATATTAGAATCGCACGTTTTTAGATAAACATGTTTTACCGATTTAGGAACTATTGTATGATTTCTTGGAGTTAGTTTAACGCATTCAAAATTATCAAAATAAGATAGATGAATTATTTTATCAATATTGATTTTTTCGTAATATCGGAATACATATTTTAGTCTGTTTAAAGAAACAGATGCCATCGTCAGCATAATTTTTTCATGTTGTTCCAGAAGCTCGCTAATTTTAATAAAAATATCGTCATATAATGTCAACATTTATGATACTATATGCAGAAATAATTAATTAATAATTAATTGCTGCCTAAGAATCTTTTCCATATTGATAACATTTTATAAATATTATCAACATGTATTATCATTAATCATCATTTTTTCTCAATATTTTTAATACATCCTTGTTCTCGATAGGATGTTTGTAATATTTAGGTAAAACTAAACATACTACGGATGGCGGGATGCAACCATTTATCGGTTTGTTAAAATGTCTTCCAAATATCAGATGCTTAACAGATGGTGGAATGTGGTTGTCGAGAGGTTGATTGAAACGATCACCAAATTTTAAATAAGTGACAGATGGTGGTATTCCATCTTTTATTAATTGATTAAAATGATAACCAAAAGTTAGATGTGTAACTGACGACGGAATAGCATCCTTAATGGATTTGTTAAATTTGCCACAAAATTTTAGATGAGTGACTGACTGCGGAATACCACCAGTAATTGATCTATTGAAAAGATTACCAAATTTTAAATGTGTAACCGACGATGGAATGCCGCCATGGATAGATTGATCAAATTCGTATCCAAATGTAAGACGTTTGACAGAAGTTGGGATGTGTCCCATTATCGATTGGTTGAACGAGTCTCCAAATTTCAGCCGAATTATCGAAGAAGGGATCGAATCTTCAATTGATTGATCAAAATTTATGCCCAATTTTAGAGATATTATTGATTTGGGAATAGAATTCTTGATCGATTGATTAAATTGCCATCCTAACACTAAATGCGTAACGGATAATGGGATAACATCAACTAGCGATTGATTAAAATTATTGCCAAAAGTTAGATGAGTAACTGATGATGGAATGTGACCACATTTGATCAGCTGGTTAAATTCTGCACCAAATGTCAAATGTGTCACTGATGATGGAATAATTCCTTCAATTGATTCATTAAATTCAAAGCCGAATGTTAAGTGTGTTACCGATGGTGGTATCATTTTAGTCTTGTTATATTTATTACCAAATGTCAAATGAGTTATTCTTGAGTTTTGATATGGAATCGCTTTGTTGAAACAATAACTTAATTTTAAATGTGTAACAGATTGTGGTATATTATTTTTGATTGGTTGGTTAAATTTCCCTCTGAATGTTAAATGTTCAACACTCGCTGGGATGCCATTATTAATTTTTTGGTTGAAATTTAAACCAAATGTCAAATCACGCACACCAAAAGGAATGTAATCATTTATCGGTTGGTTAAAATCATCGCCAAATATCAAATGGGTAAGGGACGGTAACAACGCTCCTTTGATTGAATGATTAAAGTTCGAACCAAATTCTAAATAATGCAAGTTTGAGGGCAAATGTCCTGATATCGGTTTATCAAATTTATCTCCAAATTTTAAATGTACAATCGTTGCTGGTAAACATCCTGCAATTTTTTGATTAAATTTATCGCCCAATACTAAATGTGTTATCTTTATCGTGGCTAGAACGTCAATGGGATGGTCAAATTCTTTACTAAAGGTTAAATGCGTGACTGTTACTGGAATAGCTAAATCTATCGATTGGTTAAAATTATTACCAAATGTCAAATGAGTGATATTATTGAACAAAAAATGTTGACTAATAATCTGATTAAAATCGTTTCCAAACACTAAGCTCGTAACATTATGAGGAAGATCAATTATTTGTTTGTTAAAATTGTCACCAAACGTTAAATGCATAACCGATGCAGGGATTTTATTACGGATTGATTCATTAAATTCTTTACCAAAACGCAAATGTGTAACTTGTGCTGGCACATAACCAGTCTTATCAGTTCTGTAATATATATATTTTGTCTTTTTGGGCATCGCTTGATCGGCGTATTTAGATATTTCAACATATTCAAAATTATCATAAAATGGTAGATCCCGGATAAAATTGATATTCACTCTTTCACGATATATAAATTTATTTTTGATCATATCCATCATTTTCGAAATCGCTGATAATTGTATTTTTTCCTTGTTTGTCAAAAAATCGCTGATCAATATTAAAATGCCATGGGGAACGAACATCATTTTTGGATATGTAGATATATAATATTATGTTATTCTTTTTTTTTCAATTTTTATGATCATAAAAAAGTGAAGTCATCATATCTGTCATTTTTAGTTATAATAAGAAATATTATGCGAAAATATTTTACTATGTGTGTTATGAAATTTATGCATTACAAAGACAAAATCAGAGTTACTCATTTAGCATTCGGTCATAATTTTAACAAATCAATTGATTAATACATACCAATGTTAGCGACGGATTTAACATTGGGCGAATTATTTGATCAATCGTTAGAGAACATACCAGAATCACTCATCTTGTCGTTGAATCTTACAAATTGAAACAGTTGTTGATATCTCCAACTGTGACACATTTGACGTTTGGTGATGCATTTAACCAGCCTATCGATAATTACACACCTAATTCTGTAATACATCTTACGTTTGGTGCTAAATTTGACCAAGTAATCGATAATATTCCCAATTCTGTAACTCACTTAATCATTAGGAAGAACTACAAGCATCTCATTCCGGAGCACATCAAATATATAATTAGGATTTAAAAATAAATTTATCGTATGATAATCTTATCTTTCATATGCATCGCGATAATGCGATACTGTACCACATTCTTTGACGATAAAATTAAATCGGATTCGGCGATTTTTCTTTCTGTAGATATGACAGGGCATTGGTTCATCGGTATATTCAACGTTCGCTTTAAAGTTAGGCGGTAAGGGCATCCAATCGCTCCAACCTATAGGACGGAACCACGTCTGATATTTGTCGCCAACTCGCTGACATATTTTACGTGGACTTCCATAATCACTCATGACTGAAATATGCGATCCATATAACTCTCTTACTTCGTCAGGGTCAACAAGTTTGATGTTCGAATTCAATACTTTTTTCGCTAATTCTGTCTGGGCGATTATTATTTCTTTCGGTTCATTTTTTTCCTTCATTGCAGCATAATTAAATAAACATTCTATTGCGCCACCAGTTTTATTATAGTGCAGCGCAGGGAACCTCTTATTGTCAACGATTTTAGTATCTGCGCCATGTAAGATTAATAAGGCTACTGCAGATATATTTCCACACTCGCACGCGTGATGTAACGCGGTCATACCTTCGTTATCCTGCGAATTAATTTCAATATTTTTTTGGGACAATAGTAATAGGACCATATTATGATGTCCTTTAGATATCGCGTACATCAATATTGTTGAACCGTTGTCTGATTGAACGTTTAAATTCGCGCCATGTTTTAATAATATCTTTACAGATTTTATGAAATTATTCCCACTAGCATATTGTAACGCAGTCATGCCGTCGACATCTTTGAAATCTATTAATGTATTTGGATACGTTAATAATAATGATAACAATGACGTCCCATTCTTTTCATCGCCAAAACACACTTTCTGCAATATACTTATTGTTCCACATAGTAACACGTTTGGATTCGCGCCATTATCCATCAATACTTTTGTCATCTTGTCGTCATGGATAGATCTCGTAAATTCTGACATTATTATCGAACATCCATCACGTTCTTTATTGATATCTGCCTTATTTTTGCACAATATTTCTATTTGCGACTTTTGTCTGAATTCGTAAGCATAATCCAACGCGGATTTATGATCTAAATCAACATGACAAGGATCTGCACCTTTATCAATCAATTCTTGTGAGACATCAGTTCGGGCTGTTCTAACAGCGTGACGAAGAATGTAATTCAAGTCCATTTTACTAATCATAATCAATATAGGATATCCTAATTAAATTTTTTTCAATTTTTTTGTAATATATTATCATTAGAATAACAATAATATATCGATTTTGCGCAAATACAACACCTGCATAATATGGGACGTCTTCAGAAGAGGAATCATCCTCCTCGCCACAATTGGTTACTATCATCACGATATTAAGCAAAGAATAATTATTCCACAGATAATAACATTGGCCATAATGAGAGAGGAGATTTTTACGTGATATATTGTTAAGATACATCGTAGGAATATATTTTTTGTACGGATACATGATTATTAGAATAACAGTCATGTATCAATTTTGCACAAATGCAATATCTGCATAGTATGGCGCATTTTCTGGCATGGTATCATCGTCACAATAGGCTATCATCATTGTAAATATTACGCATACAGCGATCAATCCTATAAACAATAATATTGGCCACCATGAGAGATTTGTAGCGTCAGACAACGGCGACGAGGACATTTTTGCTTAGTAGCTTGTTAATGCACTTCATGGGAATATATTTTTCATTTTTTTAATATTAGTTGCTGGCAAGAGAAAGTATATGCTGAGTTTGAATATTGGTTCATTCAATGTTGCTGGCAAGAGAATGTATTGCCATGAGATTTGAATGTTCAAATATTTGTTCATTCAATGTTGCTGGCAAGAGAAAGTATTGCTCGAAGATTTGAATGTTCAAATCTTGGTTCGTTCAATATCGCTGGCAAGAGGAAGCGTTGTCTGGAGATTTAAATATGTTGGCAAGAGGACGTGTTGCCTGGAGATTTGAATGTTCAAATATTGGTTCATTCAATGTTGCTGGCAAGAGAATGTATTGCCATGAGATTCAAATATTAGTTCGTTCAATGTTGCTGGCAAGAGAATGTATTGCCTGGAGATTTGAATGTTCAAATATTTGATTATTCAATGTTGCTGGCAAGAGAATGTGTTGCCATGATATTTGAATGTTCAAATATTGGTTCGTTCAATGTTGCTGGCAAGAGAATGTATTGCCATGAGATTTGAATGTTCAAATATTGGTTCGTTCAATGTTGCTGGCAAGAGAAAGTATTGCCCGAAGATTTGAATGTTCAAATCTTGGTTCGTTCAATGTTATTGGCAAGAGAATGTATTGCCATGAGATTCAAATATTGATTCGTTCAACGTTGCTGGCAAGAGAAAGTATTGCCCGAAAATTTGAATGTTCAAATCTTAGTTCGTTCAATATTGCTGGCAAGAGGAAGTATTGTCTGGAGATTTAAATATGCTGGCAAGAGAAATGTATTGCCTGGAGATTTGAATGTTCAAATATTCAATGTTGCTGGCAAGAGAAAGTATTACCAGGAGATTTGAACGTTCGAATATTTGTTAATTCAATGTTACTGGCGAGAGATTGTATCGTCCAGAGATTTGAATGTTCAAATATTTGATTATTCAACGTTGCTGGCAAGAAAATTTGAATGTTCAAATTTTCAATTTAATCCTAATAATATTTTAGATTTACATTAAACATTATTGAACATAACATATGTGGCAGTTACCGGAATATTTCCTTTCAGAGATCTATTGAAACCAGTACCAAATTCAATATGTTTGATTCCTAACTGAAAAACGTCAAATATCGTTTGATTGAATTTCTTCCCAAACACAATTTTTCTCACTGATTTAGGAATACATCTTGCTATTTTTTGATTAAAATTATTACCAAATTTGATGTATTCTACACCTAATGGAAAAACATGGTCGACATTGTTATCAAAATCGTTACCAAAAATGACTGTCCGGACACTTGATGGAAAATCATTTCTTGTTATTTTAGTGTTATACCTATCTCCAAAAATAACAGTATCAACACCGTATGGTAATTTGTTGCGTAATTTTTTATTGAAGTTCTTTCCAAACCATACGTGCGTTATTGTAGATGGTAACATATCCAACTCATCATCATATTCATCATCAAAACGCATATGTGTAATTTCATTCGTCAACATGTTTGAATAAAATGTGCATTTACCGTTCAATATGATATGCGTCTGACATATATCTTTGTGGTCTCTTAAAAAATTTTTTTTGCCATCGCAGAAATATTTGGAGAGAGCAGTGATTTGAATGATATCATATTTATCAAGAAATTGCGAAACTACTAAAAATATATCCCTGTTAAGATTCATTTATGCTATTGTATTCAGTTAATAGTCCATTGTAATCATTTATTCAATTTTTATTCAATAAGCGGTGTACAATATGAATTGCGGGTAAATATCATTTTCTCTTCATCATATTTGCACAATAATTCGTCCCATTTTTCTTCAGTAATTATGTTGACTTGCGGGTGATCTGTCGATCTATTTACGTTTGATTCAACAACAAATACGGACCTAAATCTATTGCATAAGGCACTTGGATCCGAATGAAATGAATGAATGCATATATTTCTAGCAACTGGAAATGTACAGTTATTGATCCAACGACATATAAATTCCTCATCGCAATTATGCACTAGCACGTTTTCTGCGTAAAGAAAAATTGGTCCGTTATTCATACAAATATTATTATAAGCATCTAACAAAACATTTTTATTAAGTACGTTTTTTCCTTTTAATGAGTTCCAACGAGTTTTGTGACTGTCTAAATATAGTATTCTTTTCATTTTTGTTGACATTTGATGTATATATGTCTTTGCATTTATTTTATCAATTTTTATAAAAAATTGATAAAATTTCAAACTGATCAATATATTATGGAAGACATCTATCATATTTGATTTATTGACAATAATTGGAAAAAGCCTTTATATTTGTTTCCGGATAACACACAAATTTCAAAAGTAACTTGTGTGATGCTGAATTTTTCAAAACTCGCTATCGAAATGTATCATAACAATGCATGCTGTTAAGTTATGCGAATTTGATATCTAAATTTGATTCGCAAACGAGCCAATAATTTCACATCCTATCCAATATTTAGTGCCATCGACGACCTTATTCCCTTGATGCCACAAATCAATATCGAACAGCAACGCCATTCCCTTCTTTGGCACAATATCCAAAATAGGGTTAAATTTATCATCAAAAAACGCAGTGGTACCACCATCATAATCATCATTCAAATAAATTAACAATGTATAGTTAGATTTTTCTGCTAAAACTCTGTCATAATAAGCACCTGTATCTGTATGTAATCCAAATTCTTGCGATTCATCATATTTTCCTGTCATTATTAGTTCGTTAGCTCGTTTGATCTTAAGTTTATCTGCTAACGGCGCACCCAACGCATTCACTAATAGTTTATAAAACCATTGAGACAAATCATTATCAACATACCTACGATTTGTAAAATTACCAGAATTTGTGAAATTACGAGCTATTTTCTCATTATCAATTTTCTCTATAAATTCATGACATTTGGCACAAGATATAAAATTGTCAATAGTAATAATTTGATCATTCAGATATGAATGCGTCGTCATTTGAACATATATAATAAATTATTATTATATATGTCAAATCTAAACGAATATTTTTATGGTACACAAAATGCATATTTTGATGATCCAAAATTCATTTCATCTGACGCAAAATATCATGAAAACAAACTAAAATATGTAAGGACAGTCGAAGAATCATATGATTGCCTGAACAAGGTATTCTACACATTCCCAAAATTAGATAATAAAAATCAAGTATACAAACAAATACGAATATGTTCCGAAACACGATTAGATAATATGCAATATTCATTAGATTCGTGTGGTAGTACGATAGATTACGTTTACTCACCTATTTTGGGTATTTTGAGACGTATTTATAAAATTGAGGATAAAACAGTAATACCATTTTATTTTTGTTCTGAAAATAACTATTTACCATATTCAGAATATAGATGTCTTATCCAAAATTATGATTCAAATATTGAAGGAACAATGACAATATTTGTTGATATTTACGAATATGATGACGCTAATTCACAAAATGAATCGCTAAATTATTTGTCAAAAGGGATACAATTCACTGGTGAAGAACCTATCAGCGATTGTGTCGAAAAAGTTAGATTGAATTTTAACCATTTGATTACGCATATATTTGTGAATCACGCCGATAACATAAATAAATTAACTTTGTTTTTTCGAAAAAGATTATCTGAACCAGAAAAGTATTTGGAAATTGATTTGAGTAATCTAACAATTATCAATAATCATATCATAGTACCGATTGATAACATAAATTTTACCACATGCGATAATATTGTTCTATCTCTTTCTTTTAACAACAAAACTAACGGCAAATTATTCATTTATGGCCTTTATTTGCAGGCTGTAAGATACGAAAACGAGCGTCTCGGATTGCAATTTAGTAAATAATAAAAAATAATGTCATTATTTTTTATTAAAAAATGATACATCCATATCCATATGTTGCTGGAACAGTTGGAGCTGGTAATTGGTCTTGTAATGAAGCGCAATAAATATTTTCACTCATCGCTTTATTGACATGCTGCACCAACGGTAACTCTTCATTAGCGCAAGTGTTTTCGCATAATTCAAAAGGACCAGTCGTTATATATATCATCGGTTTGTCGCAATTAATGGAAGATTTGACATCTTCTGTTCCTCGTCGAGCAATATTAGTCACGTTAATATCTTGCGCGTTTGCATTTTCCGAATCAAAAACATGACCTTTAACTGCTCTATTCATATTATCCGAAACTGGAAATTTTTGACAACGAAGCATATCATAAACCCAATTCTTAGATTCAGCATACGGATACGGAACACAATTATTTCCTACACTAGATGTGTATCTTGTTATCTTTTCATCAACAACGAATTCAAATACTTCTGTTCCGATATATATATAACGATATTCATTAAAATGGCCAATTCTCAACAAAATAGAGTTCCCATCCCATACTTCACCATACCCACCACTAAAATCAGTCATCTCGTTAAAGATACTCTTGCCGACAAAAATTTCTGATGGCTTATATTTAACAATAAGTCTATCAAACAAAACTATTTCATCGCCGTTATAATCATCTGGTAATACGTCCCGCGTAATTCCATACACATGAGTTTCATTATTCTCTCTATTTATCAAAACAATAAAACCAATCGAATAATTATCCAATGTTTTGTACAGATCACAGTTCTTGTATTTATCCAATCCTTCTTTTTTAGGTGCGAAATGTTTAACATTCGGATTGCAAATATGATTATCAACCCATCTTGCGAAAGATTTTTTACTAAGTTCCAAATACTCTTCAAAAGTTTCTTCATCATGATCTTCATCATACTCATGTCGCATTCTTTCAAAATTGTTTATCCAACCATCCTCTGATAAAGGAATTGGCAAAATCTGATCACTAAATTTATTGTAACTACAATATTTGTAATAACCTGTACCATCGTCGGTTAGATGGCCAACTTGTATATACTTCTTTCTTGACTCGCCATTTACGACCAATTTATGATAACTAACTATTTTTTCTGGATTTAACGTTTTGATGTCTAAGTATCCTTCACTTTCCATATTCATAACAATGTTTAGTGTTGCTATTTTATATGATTTTTTATTTATGATAGATCAAAAATCATTTTTTTGAGAAAGTTGGGTACGATCCTGTCTTTAATAGCAATATTTTTTGAAAGTTGGGTCACCATCAACTGTTTTTTCAAATAATGTGGGACTGCCAACGTGCGCGTAGTAGTACAAGTTTTTGATTGTTAGACAATAATACGAAAATTCAGCACAGAATTGCCATATCTTTATTGGTAGTAAGTCCAAATATGTTCGTTCAATCCAATCTTTCCATATTTTATAAAAATCAGCATTTTCATTTGCGTTGGTCACGTGGCAATAGTACAAGATAGTAGATATGTGCAATATTTCATCGTTATCCGAACTCCTAAAATTTTTTAGCATTCCTAGTAATTTCAAAATTATATCGACATCATACATTATTGTAGGCGAACATTCATCTTTAGCTTTGGATTCTAATGGATAACGATAAAATTCTGCGCCACGAATAGGTTGGATCAATAGATGATCTTTATTTCGCAACGATAATAATTTTACCATCTCTTGTGTATTTTCTGTTACTATTTTGCCGTCATAGATTTTGTATTGTGGTATGCCATGAGTTGTTGATAGATATAAATATTGGATACTTGAACAACCAAGATAAACTTCTTCCATATCAAATTTTCCTTTCGCATCACAATATGGATCACATGTTTCAATAAATTTATTCCTCAAAATAAGATGATGAATGTTGTTACAAACAATATATGGAAAATGAAAACGAAATATGCGCGGATCAGCATGACCAGTTTTCTTAACCATAACTACACACGTAAAATCATGTTTGTTACCAAATGTTTCTACAAGAATTAATTCTAATTTTTTAACTATTGAAGTTATAGTATCAGGACTAATGTAGTCTGTTATTTCTTTATCCATATGGTGAAAAAAAAAATCTGCCACGATAGGTTTAATATCTTTTGGTGATATTTCTGCTATATGTAACAAGAAATATTGCACTGCATCGGAATATAATTTTAAAAATTCAGATAAATCCTCAGAAGGAATTATCCATGATCCATTATTTGCGGATATATGTGTGCAATTAGAATCTGATGCAGCACAAGCGTGCAACTTTAAGAATTTGGTCAGTTGATACATAGCTGCATGTTTAGTTGAACGAAACATTTTAATGATATTTATTCATAATAGATATCATCAAAACATATTATTTTTCATTTTTTTGTAACAACATGTCCCGAAAGGCCGGATTTAGATCAACGGTCTTTTCAAATAGTATTGGATCATCAATATGCGCATAATAGTATAAACTTGTGATATTAAGATCGTATCGTAAAAAATTATTACAATATTTCCACATGTGTTTTCCCGAAAATGTGCCGCGACATTTTTTCCATATTTTGTAAAAATCAATATCTTTATTTATGTTTGTTGTATGACAATAATGAAATATCACCGTCATTTGTCGAAATGTTCGACCACATGACATTCTATTCTTGCCTATCATTTTTAATAACGTTTCGATTACTTTTTTGTCATAATTTATCTTGGGCAGATCTTCAACCTTGATTATTTTTTCTGGATAGCTATAAAATTCTGCGCCTCTTAGCGGTTGAATCGCGAGATGGTGTTTGTTTCGCACGGATAATAGATTAACGAGTGCATAAATAGACATTTTTTGTATATCCAAATCATTACTAACTTTGATTATTTTGTATGGCTTAACGTGTTTACTGGTCGATAAATATAAATGTGGATCGATTACATATGATATCGCAACATTTTGTGTCTCATTTTTAAGTATATTTTGAACCATTATATGATGTATTTGTTCGCAAACGATATATGGAAAATGGAAACAAAAATTTCTCCCCCCGCAAATATTTTCTTGAGACAAAAAAACATACGTGAAATCGCGACCATGACCGAACATACCGGTGATTATCGATATTATTTTTTCTACCATTGATGTCCAATCAAAATTGTCAAATATATTTCCGTCAAATTCATTTTCGTGTAACGAATCGTAAGGTGTAAATTCAAATATCATCGGCATAGGTTTCTTCGTTTCGCTTTTTTCGACAATGTACATGGGAAAATATTGTGCAGCGTTTGAATATAACGTATAAAATTCTGGTAATTCGTTGTTAGATATATGCCATTGGCCTTGTATTGTTGATGTATGTGTGTACGAATCATCTTTACAAATATGGGATTTTAGAAACTTCATTAACTGGTAATTAGCGGCATGTTTCACAGAACAATGCATTTTGCTTCTTTTTGATTGAATAACACTATTATAGTTATATTTTTATCAATTTTTTGTCAACGAAAAAATTGATAGCGAATATGACACTTGTGATTTTTTCAGCTTGATGTGTGCGTCGTTTGTTCAAAAATGTGTCGAAAGAAGGGGAAGAGAACATGATTTTTTAGAGTAAAAATATCCCATCAAAAATATTTTGTTGAGATGTTACTATGTGTTGACAGAATATGTAAATGTTGTTCTATTCAAGATTCATTTCGGTTCGTATTGGTAAGACTGTTGACATGACAATATTGGTCTATCCAAAGTTATGGCGAGAGATTTGCATCGACAGGACTTTGAACGTGCCAATATTGGTCTATTCAATTTGATGTCAAGAAATTTGTGTTGACGGGACATTGAACGCGCCAATATTGGTCTATTCAAAGTGATGCCAAGAGATTTGTGAAGATTCGCGTTGACGAGACTTTGAATGTGTCAATATTGGTCTATTCAAAGTAATGTCACTGAATTTGCGTTAACGAGACTTTGAACATGTCAATATTGGTCCGTTCAAAGTGATGCCAAGAGATTTGAATGTGCAAATATTGGCCCATTCAAAGTGATGTCAAGAGGTTTATGAAGATTTGTGAAGACTTGCATCGACGAGACTTTGGCGTGCGAATATTGGTCCATTCAAAGTGATGTCAAGAGATTTGTGAAGATTTGCATTGACTAGACTTTGAACGTGTCAATATTGGTTCATTCAAATTGATGTCACGGAATTTGCGTTGACGAGACTTTGGGCGTGCGAATGTTGGTCTATGACGAGATTTTGAATATGCCAATATTGGTCCATTCAAAGTGATGTCAAGAAATTTGTATTGACAAGACTTTGAATATGCCAATATTGGTCCGCTCAACGTGGTATCAAGAGATTTGTGAAGATTTGCATCGGCGAGACTTTGAACGTGTCAATATTGGTCCATTCAATTTGATATCAAGAAGTTTGCATTGACAAGATTTTGAACGTGACAATATTGGTCCGTTCAATTTGATATCAAGAGATTCGTGAAGATTTGCATCGGCGAGACTTTGAATGGACCAATATTGGCACGTTCAAAGTGATATCAAGAGGTTCATAAAGATTTGCATCGGCGAGACTTTGAATGGACCAATATTGGCACGTTCAAAGTGATGTCGAGAGATTTGTGAAGATTTGCATCGGCGAGACTTTGAACGTGCAAATATTGGTCCGTTCAAAGTGATGACAAGAGATTTGTGAAGGTTTGCATCGACGAGATTTTGAACGTGCCAATATTGGTCCATTCAAAGTGATGTCACTGAACTTGCGTTGACGAGACTTTGAATGTGTAAATATTGGCCCATTCAAAGTGATGTCAAGAGATTTATGAAGATTTGCATTGACGAGATTTTGAATGCACCAATATTGGTCCGTTCAAAGTGCTGTCAAGAAATTTGCATTGACAAGACTTTGAATGTACCAATATTGGTCCGTTCGAAGTGATGTTAAGAGATTTGCACTGATAAGACTTGAACGTACAAATATTGGCTCATTCAATGCGACGTTAAAAAATTTGCGTTGACAAGACTCTGAAGGCGCAAACATTTGTCTATTTAATATTACTGGCAAGAGATTGTATTGCCAGAAGATTTGAATATGCAAACATTAGTCCATCCAATGTTGCTGGCAAGACAGTTCATTGCCCGGAAATTTAAAAACGCAAATATTTGTTTATTCAACGTTGCTGGTGAGAGATATCAGACGATTTAAAAATACAAATATTCGTTTGTTTAACTTTACTGGCAAGAAATTACATCGCCAGGAGATTCGAATATGTTAATATTTATCTATTCAATATTCCTGGCAAGAGATTGTGTTCTCTTGAGATTTGAATGTGGAAATATTTATCTGTTCAATGTCGCCGGCGAGAGATTGTCTGGAGATTTGAATGTGCGATTGTTTGTTCGATGTCGCTGACGAGAAATCCCATCTCCTGAAAATTGAATGCACAAATATTCGTTCGTTCAATGTTACTGGCAGGAATTGCATTGCCGAGAGATTTGAATACATAAATGTTCGCTTGTTCAAAGTTACTGGCAAGAAATTACATTGCCTGGAGATTTGAATGTGCAAATATTTGTCAATTCAACGTTAATGACAAAAAAATGAACCAAAAACTCATGCTCAAAATTTCAATGTTAACATCAAAAGGCTCTATAAGATCCGAATTTTAATGCAAACAAAATCATAGACTTCGAACGTGTCAATATTTGTCTATTCAAAGTAATGCCAAGAGATTCGCTAAGATTTGCATCGACAAAACGTTGAACTTGCCAATATTTGTCCATTCAACGTGCTGTCGAAAAATTTGCATTAATGAGATTTTGAATTTGCCAATATTGGTCCACTCAAAGAAACGTCAAGAGATTTGTATTGACGAGATTTTGAACATACCAATATTGGTTCATTCGATGTGATGCCATGAGGTTTGCCAAGGTTCGCATTGACAGGACGTTGAACGTGTAAATATTCGTCCATTCAAAGTGACGTCAAGAGATTTGCGTTGACAGAACTTTGAACATACCAATATTCGTCCATTCAATGTGATGTCAAGAGATTTGCTAAGATTTGCATTGGCGGAACTTTGAACATACCAATATTCGTTCATTCAATGTGATGTCAAGAGATTTGCTAAGATTTGCACTGGCGGAACTTGAACATACGAATATTCGTCCATTCAATGTGATGTCAAGAGATTTGCTAAGATTTGCGTTGACATCACATTGAACATACCAATATTCGTTCGTTCAATGTGATGTCAAGAGATTTGCTAAGATTTGCACTGGCGGAACTTGAACATACCAATATTCGTCCATTCAATGTGATGTCAAGAGATTTGCTAAGATTTGCATCGACATCACATTGAACATACCAATATTCGTTCATTCAATGTGATGTCAAGAGATTTGCTAAGATTTGCACTGGCGGAACTTGAACATACGAATATTCGTCCATTCAATGTGATGTCAAGAGATTTGCTAAGATTTGCGTTGACATCACATTGAACATACCAATATTCGTTCGTTCAATGTGATGTCAAGAGATTTGCTAAGATTTGCACTGGCGGAACTTGAACATACCAATATTCGTCCATTCAATGTGATGTCAAGAGATTTGCTAAGATTTGCTAAGATTTGCACTGGCGGAACTTGAGCATACCAATATTCGTCCATTCAATGTGATGTCAAGAGATTTGTTAAGATTCACATTGACAGAACTTTGAACATACCAATATTCGTCCATTCAATGTGATGTCAAGAGATTTGTTAAGATTCACATTGACAGAACTTTGAACATACCAATATTCGTCCATTCAATGTGATGTCAAGAGATTTGCTAAGATTTGCATTGACAGAACTTTGAACATACCAATATTCGTCCATTCAATGTGATGTCAAGAGATTTGCTAAGATTTGCATTGACAGAACTTTGAACATACGAATATTTGTCTACTCAAACTGATGTCAAGAGATTTGCATTGACAGAACTTTGAACGTGCCAATATTCGTCCATTCAAAATGACCTCAAGAGATTTGCTAAGATTTGCACCGACAGGACTTTAAACATACCGATATTTGCCTATTCAAAGTGATGAGATTTGCTAAGATTTGCATTGACAGAACGTTGAACATACCAATATTTCCCATTCAAAGTACTGACAGGAGATTATGCAGACAGGACTTTGAACCTGTCAATAGATTTGCGTTGATGAGATTTTGAAGATCCAACATCGGCACCTCGAAAAAATAAAATACACATTGATAATTCTAAACAAATTAAGAATTATCGATCCGAAAACAATGAAAGTAACGTTAATTTTAAACAGTGATGCGCGATTTCTTCTCCCGGGGTCGACATCTCTGTACCCAAATTAATGATAGAATTCGTAATAATGTCCCTTTCTACAGGGATCTTATCGCAAAACTGCGCAGTTTCTTTGGATGCAAAGTGAGGATTGTGCATAACGTTGTAAGATGGCGTATAAAATTTCCCAGATACCTTCTTGATAACCTGAAAACAAGTAACGCCGCATTCTTAAATTTCCGATGTATCAAATCTACAAATAACTGATCAGGCGTTTTAAAAAATTTCTCCCCAAAATCTTTGCAATTTATCAAAATATACGGTATTTTGATTTCCATTTTGTCATCTTGTTGTTCAACATATTTAACCGTTATCTTTTCTAATACTTCTAAATACGTATCTTTTGCTTCTTTGTATGGTAATTCGACGCGAAAACCGTTCAAACATAACCCAGCCGCGTTCCTATGCCCGCCACCACCATGTTTGACCGCTATTTCGCTAACATCAATTTGTCGATTATCTGCCGAGCGTAAACTAAAACATGTTTCTTTCTTGTGTAATTTGTAAAGGCAAGAAACAAAAAAATCAACTAAAGGATATTTATTAAGCAACTCGCTTCCGATTTCGCTCCCATACGTAGGGTAACTAGAATACGCGATAACTACATACATACCATCAATATTTTGAATAATCCGCGATGCAACTTTCACTGCCTTGGATACTTGTAGTTTCTTGTATTCTAACCAATAGCGACCGATTCGAATAGCTTTTTGACACTTTGCATCGTCCATGTACTTTTCCCACAAATGAAAATCAAATTTCTTCTCATAAAAATATGTCACAAATTCATTCGTTCCCTCCAGCGAATTCTTCCATAAATCTCGATCTTGGATGTGCAATAGAAACTGTGGTACAGGTCTATCTTCAAAAAAATGATTCCATGCAATGACAGCTCCTGATCGTGCCATGTCAAAAATTTTCAATTCTTCAGGTATCGCCACTAAATCTTCTCGTGCAGATTTGTGATGATCTAAAATGACAAACGTTTTGGCAACTTTAATTATTTTCTTCAAAATAACTAATGGATAACTAAAATCAACGATCACAACATTCTTGTCCTTAAATTTAGTGTAAAAATCTTCAGTTATTGGTTCACCGTGACTTGCTGGCTTGTAATATATGCTATTAGCCCGATCCTCGCCAAAGTTCGATTTATTAAAATACCAAACCGCAAAAGCTCCACCTTGCCCGTCAGGACAACGTGCATGATAAATCACAACTTCAACGTTATTTTTATCTAATCTTTTGTTAATAAAGTCCATACTAGTTCTTCGTAACCCTATTCTAATGATTTAGCATTTGTAATCATCAAAATATCAATTTTTTTAGTAATTGCAACAATTTGTTAAAATTACTAAGGCAACATTTGTAATTGGTCACATCCAAGAGTGTATTTTTTATCCCCTAGCGAATCAAAAAGCAATTCTAGATCTCCTTGATCCTTTTCAATTCCTTCTGTTGAAGCTTTGAACATTTCTTCATCTACAATGAAGAACTTTGCCTCAAAATTCCAGCCCCAAACACGTAAAAATCCCGTAGATTCTTCTAACGCGATACAATTGCCTTCCGTGGTAAACCAGATGTAGTAGCCGTTGTATTTTTGACCCGTTTTTCTTCTTTGCTCTTCCTCAAGAAGAAGACCGTATTCTTCGTCTGTAAAATAAGAAGATGCTTCTTTAGCTTTTCTAGCCATCGTTGTCATTGAATCTTGGACTTGTTTTAAGGTGAAGATATGTGCAGACATTGTATTGTATTTTATATAATATTAAAGGAACCTCCTGAAATACAATTTTTCAATTTTTTTTTGATAATGGGTGAAAAAAATTGAAAAATTGATTATTATATATTGATATCAAATGATAAAGGACAAAAAATGATCTCAAGATTGTTTCGTCCGAAAAACCTAAATTTTGCCCCAAGATTTGGCCTATTTACATATACAACGATAACACCTTTAGCAATATATGTTTTCCGTGTCAAAGCAGAATATAACGACGAAATTCCCCGCATATTAAGAGATAATTGTCAATACAATATTGATAATTATAACTTGGGACGCAAATATAATGGCAAAATGACATCCAAATCGTCTTTGTCTCTAAAATCATCCAAAGAATGATCCATCATTTTAAATTTTGAATGACAGTATTTGATATTCTGGTTATTATATGATCCTAATCCTCTTTTATATCTGGAGCCTTTTGATAATTTGGATACTATTTTAACGATAATGTGTTTCAAATCGGGAGCACATATCTGCACTAATCGTTGATGTTGTTGGATTTGATAATCTACGTCCGAGATGTTGTCGACGATCATAGATAATTCACCACGATATCCGGCATCCATAACGCTAATTTTACATCTTAACGATGTAAAATTCATACTGTACCGAGAGACCAAGAAATATGACATCGAATTATTCATATAATCGGTCAATTCAGCAGATATGTTCAATTTTATTACGAATCCAATGCTCTTAGCTGGCACAATTGTTGCTTTTGGTACAAATAAATCAATTCCTGCATCATCAATGTACGCAGACCTATGATTATAATACAGTGGCAGCAAATTTTGATCATGTAATTTGATTTTTAGGATATGGGACATTTTTAATCATATATAAATGATAGATGATTAAGAATGATATTTTTTCAATTTTTTGCGCCATAAGATAGCAGCAAGTCCTCCATCGATTTATTATCGTTCGCCTTGGCCATCATTAATGGTGTTAGGCCAATTGCATTTTTGCGTTCTACGTCTGCACCTTCTTCTAATAAAAATGCTACAACAATTGGTTGATTCCTATAAATCGCATAGTGTAAGGCAACCATATCATCTTCTAATTTGTCGTTAACGAAATCCAAAGAATCGGAACATTTGAAGCGAGAGATTGAAAACATACGCCTAAATGAAGAAATCAAACATTTGAAGGGAGAGATTGAAAACATACGTCTAAATAAAGAAGTTAAGACTTTGAATAAAGTGTTCGAAAACTTGATCAAAGAAATAGAAAGATTGATACGAGAAACCAAATAATTTCAACTTTTATAAAAAAATTAAAATTATTGCTCATTAGAAGGTCTATCATTTTAGCGATGTTAAAAATGTGCCGACAACAGAAAAAAAGAAGCAGCATACAAAGCAAACATCTAACGCATCAGACTTGATTAATTCGATTGAACGAAATCCGTCTAGAGATTATTCATTCGTTGATGAAATCATCAATGAACACCAGAAATGATTTTCTTTATTTATATAAAGAAAATTTTTTGTAGTAATAATGAAGAAAATTGGGGACAATAACGATTTGAAAGTATTGTGCGAAAGATATAAAAATACAAGATTCCACATATCATCTGATCCAATTCGTAAACTAAGAAATGTGAAACAAAAAAAAATTATTTGGTTTCCAAATGGACTTTGGTTTGGCATAGGATGCGCATGGTTAGATTTTATGATTAACGAATTAGAAAAAGATCCTTGTTATTATATTTATCAAGTAATTGCAAATAACGAAATGAAAAAAATCAAATCGATGGAGGAAATGACAAAATTTGATGATGAGATTATTGATGGACATAAGGTTCAAAAAGATGAATGGAAGATTGATTGGAAAACTGTTGCTAAAAAATATGATGGCATTGAAATCGATGTAACGAAAGACAAGTTTTATGAAGATAGCAATTATTATTCACAGAATCAATGGTTTTGGACCTGGGATATTCCAAGTGGCGCAATTTGGAAATTTAATGATGTTATCATAAGATTGATATTTCAGAAAAAAGATAATATTTGGTATCAAGTTAACGATGTGATACCATATGTTAGGTACCAATTCACAAAAAAATGAAAAAAATTAAGTAATATAATTATTTATCATAATGATGAATAAAAAATGTTGTCGTTATGCCAGGACGTATTATGTATTTTATGTGATGAATTAACTGATTCCGAAAAGATGTCACTATTATCGACATCAAAGTTAATATCTTGGTTAAAACACCAATTCATATATCACACACAAATACAAATTCATAAAATACATACTTTACCATTCTATGATAATTTTTCGCGCGTTAAAATGAATGTAACGGGATATTTTGATTGTAAAAAATACAAGGGTGGCAAATTACCGCAATCTGTTACCCATTTAGAATTTGATGATAATTTTGACTATCCTATCGATAATTTGATACCGCAAACAGTTACGCATTTAACATTTGGTTGGAATTTTAACCAAAAAATTATGGGAAATATTCCATCATCAGTTACAAATCTAACATTTGGATATCGTTTTAATCAACCGATAGAACATTGCATTCCATCATCTGTCACTCATTTATCATTTGATGTCACTTGTCATTCAACAAGATCGCATAACTATATAATCTCACACCGCAATCAACATCCGATCAAGGATGAACTACCGCCATCAGTGCGTTATCTGATATTCAATAAAAAAATAAAACGACTTTTAAAAGATGAAGCGCCTATATTTTCACGCAAAATATACAAAAATAGTAGCAATATTTTAATGTGTGAAAAACATATTACGATAACGTTTAATTAGTACTAAATTAGTACTAATTAGATGATACATCATTTATGATACTCGTATGCGCAAACCAAAGAGCTTTAAACATCATTTTTTAAGCCAAAAAATTGATATTTAAACGCAATAAATGATCCAATCAATAACAAAAAAATAAATATGAACACATTAGAAAAAAGAATACGTGCATTGCCATCTGATATTCGCAGAATTCTCTTCACATATTTTACGATTAAATCTCGCAATGAAGGTGATATGGAAATCATTGGTTACATATTCTCTAATGTACCGATGCGCATTTTTTTACTGGCAAAAATCGTCAGAGATTTCTGGATACTTGATCAGTTCAAATTCAATATTGACAACAACTTTGTAGTGACAAAATCTGAATCTAAAATATTCGATGACCATATTTTTATGGAAATAAGAACAACAGAATCGTTACAAATCTTTACAGATGCTGTATTATCGCACAAACTAAATGATTCCACTTGTAGAATCGAAATGAGAAGATTTGCGTATCACATGATTATGAGTAGCCAAAAAAATGATATGATAATGCGAACGAAACTATATACAGGTATTTTTGATAGATTTGGAATCGAAACGCAATCTGATACAAATATTAACATAAACATAAATATGTTGCATAAAATATTACAAACGAACCCCAAAGTTGTACTTATGTACATTACGAATGATGCAATGTATGTGCAATGCGATAATCTGATTGATGGAGGGACAATAAAAGATCTTGGATTATCGATAACATACCAATATGAACCCGAAATCAATTATAACCATTACGTGAGAATATTCAACACTATGGAAATAGGTGAACTATTTAAAAAAATAGATGTTCATGACAAAATGAGGCTAGAAGTTATATCTGGTGAACTTACCTTTATAAAGATAACTGACGCACCATCGTTAGGTAAAATATTTTCTATGTCATGGTCAAAAATAATAATACATTTAATAGATAGAATATCATGTATATCAATAACAACAAACTATGGATATCCATTACGTATCGATATAACATTCAATGATAGTAGGATGAATACGCTTGTGTGTGTCGATCCACAATAAAAAATTTATCAAATAAAATCTTTATTTGATAAATATGTTCACAGATTTTGGAATATCTTTCTTGATGAGGTCATTGCAATATCGATGAAGAGTTAAATCAGTCAATGACGACGGAAGATTTTTCAATGACTGATTAAAGCAAGCTCCCAAAGTAAGATGTGTCATTCCACAATTCAAAATTGGTTGATTAAAATCGTATCCAAAGGATAAATGAGTAATTGATGATGGAAAATTCGTAGTTGGTTGATTAAATCTATCACCAAACGTTAAATGCGTAACAGATGAAGGAATATTTGTGATTGGTTTGTTAAAATCGCATCCCAATGTTAGATGAGTTATTAAATCTGGAAGATCATCTATTGTTTGATTAAATCTATCACCAAATGTTAGATGAGTTACATTTGGAATACTATTTGTAATTGGTTGATTAAAGTGAAAACCGAATGTTATTTTAATGATCGAATCAGGTAAACATTCATAGATCAGTTGATTAAAATTGTAACCAAACGTCAAATGAGTTAGTTTGTCCAAAGTTGCAAGAGATACAATAGATCCATCAAAACGATGACCGAATTTTAAATGGGTTATAGATGCGGGTAACATACTAGTTATTTTTTTGTTAAAATCATATCCAAACGTCAAATGAGTAACTGATTCCGGTATGGAATTTTCAAGAGTTTTGTTAAAATGATCGCCAAAAGTTAGATGAGTAACAGAATTTGGGATGCAATTTGAGATATACTGATTAAAATAATTATTAAATTTTAACTTTGTTATCGAATCGGTAAGATAGTCATTGATCAGCCAATTAAAATAAGGACCAAATTTTAACTTGGTCACTGTTTTGGGTATTATTGCGCCTGGTAATATCTTATTTGTTACTAAATACGTTGTCCCCGGTCGTACGTCACCATCATAACTAAAATATTTACAGGGCTTCATTTTTGTCGGTACAAACAATGTTTCGTGATATACAACGACATATTCAAAATTATTATAATATGGCAATGACATAATTTTATACACATCAGTTTTCTCACAATATGTAAATTCGTATTTGTATTTATCCATTGCGATACATGTCATCGACCAATTAATCTTATCGGCATCTGTTATATATTGACTAATAATTATCAAAATATCTTTGCAGCGCGACAACATTGCTATATGTAAGTATAATATCAGCTACGTATCTAACTGATAAATCCATCAACTTTTTCTTCGAGATATTTATTTAATTGATCCAAAAAATCAATCTTTAATATCTCTGGTTTGTCTTTGAGACCTGTAAAGAAATGTTTGATATACATTGGTATTTTTTTGTAATTATTTAGCATTAGTTCGTTGTTTACATATTCAATAACATTAGTATTTTGCGGTGCGTTGTTTTTGTAATATTCGTAAAAATTGTAAACCATTTCATGATTTTTAGCATATTTATTCATCAAATATTCTTTCAAGCATTTTTTGAGAATATCTTTGTGTTTGTAACTTTTAGGATTGCAAAAGATTGGCCTGTTAGAATCAAATGTAAATATACACGCAACAATTTTTTTATTACTGAATCTTTTGAGATTGTTTTCATCCCGGCAATTACCTAAAATAAACGCGTTGAAGATGACATCGAACATTACTCTATCAAAATTTAGTTTATTAAATTGAGGTTTGATGACAAAAAATATAACGTGGTTTTCTGAATGTGCGACAATGGGAAAACTTTGCATGATGCTCATATTTTCATTTTTGATTCCATAGTAAACGTTATGATACACATTGTAGATAAATTCTGTGTCATCTTTTAAAAATTTTTGGATATACGCAACATAATTTCCATACATTGTTTTGATGTTTTCAATGTTTTCGTAATGGTTGACCATACTAGAGCGGATTTCTTTATGGGATGCATTTTGTTCAAAATTATCTGCTTCGTGAAAAATATTTGCGCATAAACAATCAGTATGATGTTGATGATTTATCGAATTAGAACAATCATCGTAACAATACATGATATTATACACATCCATGATAGTTATCTCTGAATACTTACCCTTTTTCATAATCTGAATCATATACATCATGACTATCGATTCCATAGCACATAATTTAGGCAATCGTTCTCCCTTGATCATTTGCGTAGCAGTTTTAGATTGAATATTTTTCATAAAATCAAACAATGTGTCTTTGTATTTATGATAAATTGAACGAGTATCATCACCCAAACATAAAATAGGTATTTCTTTATTTTTGATGTATTCGCGCTTGCGGTTATTGTTAGAGATTTCATCTAATTTTTTGTAATAATCATTATGAGTATATTTGCCAATTGATAATTCTGATATATTTGCTAAAACAGCTTTGAATTGGTCACCATATTGTTCCATCTTCTCATTCTCAACAATACTCGACATAATGCTGTACCAAAATACTGCAAATCGAATCTGATGATGTCCCCAATCAATTATCTTTTTTTCATCACTAAACTTTGGTAATAATTTGGCAAAATTACTGGGAGTTATGATTTCTTTCTCGATTATTTCGAATAGATCAAGATTATCAAAAGCATAAGTTATCACACCATCGTAACTGTTGTATCTCGAAATATATTGTATTTGCGGAGGAATATTCTTATCTGATTCAATGTTGCACACATTTTGAAATCTATTCCAAACATCGTCATTGTTATTCTGTACTCCCACATACAATGATTTTTTTTGCCGTGTTAACGAAACGTGCAATAACGAATCATACACTAAATTACATGGCATTTTACTAAATTTGACTAGTGTTTTCTCAGTTAGTCCTAATAAAAAAATAACTTCACACCCATTTCCTTTTGACGAATGAATAGACAATATTCGGGTCATGTGTTCTGACTCTGTTAAATTGATAGATTGACCTTCTTCAGATTTATGCAGACAAACATATTTATGAAACTTATCATTCAAATTTTCTTTCCAGTATTCGTCATTCAACAAAACGTTCTGCACATATTCTGGATCCTTGAACTGTTCGATCCAAAAATCTTGCACTTTCGATTCTATCCGATTTGCCAACGTATTTTTTGCAAGGATGGGGAAGATAAACATGAAATTGTTTGGTTTATAATTGTACTCTTGGATTTCGTATTTCATGTAATTGATTATTTTATCAACCAATGCATCAACCTTCTCTTGGTCAGTATCCCCTGAATAGATACAGGGAACTTCAAATACGTTGCATGGTTTTTTATGATCATTGTGAATGTATTTACATCGAGAACCATCACATATCGAATTTATGTGTGGCAGATTATATTTTTTGAACTCGATTATGTTGTTTACAAATTTTATGAAGTCCTCTTCATGAAATCGCTTGACACAATTTTCGCCGGTGCTCGGGACAATATCTGTACTCAAATTATTCTTTTCTAAAAAGGTCATGACATTATGTTCTCCCCAAATGCTTTGTAATTTATCACCAATTACATATACATCGATACCTGTTGTTTCAACAATTTCGCTGAAGGCTTCAATGTAATCCTTATTCAAATCCTGTGCCTCGTCTATGATTATCAAACATCTCACATTCAATTTTACATTCTTAGCCTGTGCATAACGAATGCTGCCAGCATCACTCACTTTTCCACCAGCCGTTTCATGAATATATCCTTGTTTGATAGATTTGGCAATTGCTCTAAAAAGATCGTTGTCACTTACCTTCTTAGTGGTGATTGCAAATATGAATGAATCAATAGTACCAATAATAATTTGAATATTCTTTCCAGTTTGGTTATTATGATATTCCATCTTGTATTGCTTTTTGCCATCATTATCGATGTTTTGTTTGGTGCAATTTAAATGTGACAGATCGCCTCTATTGTATTGTTCTCGCAATTCATTGTAAATGACTTCTTTGGCCGAGTGCATTTTTGTTAAGTAAATGAAAGTGTCTTTGTCGGCTGATATATTTGATCCATTTGTACCTAATAGTTGAATACTTTCGTACGTTTTCCCGCATCCCGCACCTCGTTGATTATAATAAATAACGCCTCGTTGAATCTTTACGTCGTTCCATGTGACCATTCCACGTTTCATTTCTTTCACAAAATGCCGCTCACTCTTGTAATCTGCGACATCGATGATACCACTTTTAACATCTCCAGGTTTGATTCTGTAAATTTTATGTTTGTAATTCAAATAAACGTAATCGTTATCGAACAAATCGTATTTCCATATATCCTTTTTAAAGATTATTCTACGTTTTCTATCTCGTATCCTTTCAACGTCGATAGATTCGTTGCATTCGATGACCCAATATATTTGTTTGTTGCACTGGGAATAATTTTTATTACGCGCATTAATGTTGTCTCTCAAAAGTTTGCTATGTAGAAATTCGATAACAATGTTTTCATGTATTAAAACATCTGCGCGTCTGTTACCAACCTGTTTTTCAGTCTTGCCATCGAAACAATCTAACCATTCCTTTCGCCACTTGATCAACGACTTATCGACAAAATATTCATGATCTTTATGTCGGAAACATTCTGAATCTGCAATCATCTCTACTCCTTTTTTGCATAACAAAACTAACTTTTTATTGCATACCTGTGTTTGCTTCTCAACATCTTTCAAGTAGTCGCAGATAGTGATCATATATCTATCAGTCAATGGGCACCCTTTTTCCTCGACTAAATAAACCATTTGGGGATCAAAATCGCATTCGCAAACTTTCAAATTATTTTTCTTAACTGAAAATACATTTTTTTCGGGACTTGATTGCATCTATTGTTCAACTTATACTTTACTTTTAATATTTTAAATCATGGTCACAGACCTTAATATATTTGATTATTAAAATAACAATCAAATAAATTCATCTATTTCGTCATCATCTAAGCATATTACTGGCATTGGTCTTTTTAGTTGTAAATCTGATTGCATGAACGTATTATCGCGATTATCAACCAAATCAGCATAACATGATTCTTTTCTGGGTCGCACATCTAGCCATTCGTACTTATCTTTCGAAAAATCATAATCAAAATTTTTATCGGTACGTTTTATAATAATAACGTCGCAAGAATATTCTTCCTTCGTTTCTTTTTTGTACACCGCCAAGCTAGAATGTTTATGATCGTGCAATTTGATATCAAAATAATTGTTAAACGGACAATTTGACGGAAAAGAACAACCATTTTCTATCTTCATTTTCATTTGGCCTTTCGTGTCATATGTATCTACAGCATCAGAATTGCAACATGTGTCACCAAGTGAATACATATCACACTCAAAGTAACTGATAATTAGATTATTATTTTCCCAAATATCATCGACGATACGTTTGCCCAGAAATTGAACGTTACAAATTTTATCTTGCTCAGTTACATCGCAAATCACAAATGGCATCACAATATTCGCATATTTAACATAATCGCACTTTCCAATCTTATTAATCTTAAAACCTCGCTGAGTATATTTTCGATATCTCATAGGATGATTTTTTCCTATGTTGGTATTCACTTGAATTTCTTTATTCATAATACTGCTGAGATTATTTGTTTTCAAAATGTGTCTACCATTTTTGATTTTGTACACATTTTTACATATATTAAAATCAAATGTATCACTAAGATACGATCTTACGCTTCTTTTTTTTAGAGAATGATCAAGTGTAATTAATTGAAGAGGACAACCATGCGTATTTATTTTGACATAGTTATCGATTTTAATAATGCCAGTAAGATTTCCATATTCAACGTTATCATCGTTTTTCAAATATACAGAATGATGTTCTGCCCAACCAAAAATATCATCTTTTATTTCGCAAAGTGAATATATATCGATGTCTGACCCTTCCCAATATTCATCTATGGCGCACTGGATAATAAAAGAACCTGAAAGTACCATTTTGTATTTTTCGAGTGTTAAAATAAAATCATCATAATCGTTTCCTAATATTTCTCGCAATTTTTTTGTAATATTTTTGATTATCATACTATGAATTAGATCGTTCGAGATATTGTCATGATGGTATTTATCGACGCACTTTAATCTATAAATGTCGATCGGATCGTTATAAGATGATATTATTTTCAATACGTCTTTGCAAATTGCGTTTAGCATTTCTGATGATCTTTATGATAGGCTATTTAATTAGAATTAAATATGTCAATTTTTTATTGTCATTTTAATACGCAATGTCGTTAGATAATTTAAACGAAATTATATCGATAGCATGTGGAAATTTTTGATATTGTGTTTCTAACGTTGCATAACCAGAATACAACCCACTTAGTATATCTTTTAACGATCCTGCATAACTTATGATTTCTTCATTTAGCAAATAGAAGGTTTGCGGAGTAATCCCCCAAACATAAACATATCTAGTTTTGAGAATCAAATGCTGCTAAGGATCCATTTATATTGTACATATAAAAAATCCCATTGATCTTTGGAATATCTGTCCCAAGAGAATCTTTGACAGACGAAATAGACGCGATTATATTTTCTAGTTCTTGTTTGTCAAAAGTCTGCGGTTGCATCTTACGGTGCATTTTTTTTAAGAATGTATATATCATATTAGATGAGATTTCAATTTTTTTGAATTAGATGATAATTTTAATAATCATCATCTAATTCTTTGAGTGGTGTCCAATCTACATCCCGATTATTTCCCAGATGGATGACAGGATACATTCGTCGCTCATCTTTACCTTCAATATCTAACCATTCATATGTATCTTCCGTTTGATATTCTTCTTTTGTGATAGGATGTTTACACTTGATAACAATAACTTCGCAAAAATATTCTTGTTTGTTTCCTTTTTTGCGCATTGTCATAGTTGTATGTCGATGTTCGTAGAGTGATGAATCATAATAATTATCAATCGGACAACGACATAATATGCTATTTCTTGAATAAATAGGAGTTTTGATTAAAATATTACCTTTTTTATCGTATGAATGCGCTAAACCACTGTGATGACAAGTATACGCTTCTGAGTACATATCTTTATTAAAATATTTGATAGTCACATTATCATTTCTCCATTTATTAGTTCGCATACGTTTGCCCAAAAAATAAATATTTGACATTTTATCGTCTTGCACGTTGCAATATACTATCGGCACTACGCGGCGCATATATTTGATGTAATCATGTCTTCCTTTTCTAAAAATGAATCCTCTATTTATATATTTTTGATCTCTGTTATCATTTTTGCCAATATTATTGATATCAATTTGAATCTCCTTGTTCATAATGCTGCTTAAATTACTAATCTTCAGTGTAGGTTTACCATTTTTGATTTTATAGACGTTTTTACATATGTCATAATCATATGTCTTATCAATATGAGACCATATCGTCGGATGTTTAGGAGATCGCTCTAACTTGATCATTTGTAAAAATAGCTTGTAAACTACGTGCCATTGTCCAGGAACAAAAACAGGTTTTTCATGAAAATTAATAATGCTTAGAATATTCGGAATACCACCATATAGACGCCGAGAATATATTTGACTACCGTCTGTCCAATCAAACATATTTGCCGATATCGGTGAATGCGTATACAAATCAATATCACTCTCTTCCCAATATTCGTTCAAAGCACATTGAACTACAAAAGAACCAGATATCCTAATTTTCAATTTCTCCATCGCCATCACAAAATTATCATAATTTGCCCCTAATTTTTCTCGAAGTTTTTTTATTATGTTTTTGATTATCATGCTATGGATAAAATCATTGGTAACATAGTTAAAATGATATTTATCCACGCATTTTAATTGATAAACGTCTGCGGGGTCAAAATCGGCAATAATGATGTTTACTATGTCACTATAGAAGACGCCAAACATTTTTGTTGAATACTTATCATCCCAGTAACGAAAACGTTTAAAATATCATTTTTTTTAGATACAAATCAAATATTTAATATAACATACCAATTTATGCTCTATGAAACGCAAATTTACCGGTGAAGAAATGGCAGACATTAATCTTTTCATCGTCAAAGATTATATCAATCTGCAGCAGTTGCCTGAGAATGTTAATATGACGATTTCGCAAATCCAGAAACTAAATTTTAACAAAGAGAAAAAAACAGTAGGTCATATATTGAACTATGGATTATTCACATCTGTTGCGCCTAATTTATTTCCATCCAATTCGTTATTCGACTATGTTGCCAATGATTGTGTATCACCGATTATAATCATTGATGATAATGGAAATAGATATAGAATTAATCATATATATTGGCAAATGGTGACGATGTTGCCAGATGATATCTTTCCAATAAAAGTTTTTGTGGATGAGAAACATACTTGGATAAATAATTTGATCAATCAATAATTAATCAAATTTTTTCAAACAATATGTAGTAGGATAAATCACTTGCTCGTGCTGTTGAATCTGCGACAAACGTAAATCCTACCCCTTCGGCAAACTGTCTCAACTCCTGCTTTGTCATCAAACACATATCCATGCCATGGAACCAAGCATCAAATTCAGCGCGAGTTTTTCTTTTCGGAATTTCGTTAACCTCGTAACATAAGTGCATTAAAACAACAACTTCTTTATTATATTTTCTAAGGCGAGTATCTATCTCACTAGTTGCACTTGCTGCGACGTCATGTTCGCGCACTAATAATAGCCCCCCTTTTGGCAATCCATCGTACATTTCTCTAAGTCGTGTCTGTATCATATTATAACAAGCTAAATGATGAAATACATGAGCTGCGGTAATAATATTGACATCTTTAGGAATAATAAGTTCATCAGTTGCAGTTATTTTTGAAAAGTCACAATATTGTTTATTTTCTGCTAACATAAAATCGTCAACGTCGCAACAATATGTTTTTGCAGCACTGATGACGCGACTAGTGGCAAGCGCAGTAGTACCATCTCCTGATCCGAAGTCAAAATGTGCCGGATTTTGTAGAGTCATTAAGCGAGCATGAATTTTAGCTCCTAAAGCATCTCTATTTACTTTTTTACCGGCAGCAGCTATCCGTTGCTCATATGTTCTATTTCCGTTCCAAACTGTTCCTGGTGAAGATACCATATAAATATCGTAAAATTTGTTGACAAGACTTCCTTTACCATCGAGCAAATATTGATATTTTCGTTGTGACTCTTTGGGTATATTAGTTAGTGCGATGGATGTGAACCATTTAGGAGGATATTTGTGAATCTGATTGTGTAATTTCAAATACTCAGTCATTTGCTGTTCCATTTCGTTGTATTGGATACAAAATTAATACATATTTATAACTTTTATATTATCAATTTTTTGATAATTGTTAGGATAATAATAATCAAAGAATAATACTTTGTCAGTGATTGGATCTACATAAGCATAGATGTTACAGTGACCAAATACGATGTAACAATATTCGGGACTTAAGTCGAGTCGGATGCGTTGAGTGCAGTTCCGTTCTACAATGTAGTTGCATTCCCGATTGTAATTGTTGATAATCATGTCTGCCATCTTTTATTGGTCATCTCTTAAATAGATCTTTCACGCGTTCCATTTTTCAATTTTTTTAATAAAAATTGAAAAATAATCACTAACGTGTATCTTTCAAGTATTGTCAAGTATAAAATGGACGAGATAACTCACTTGATCGAACTTGTAGATCAATTTGCTAAAACTCAAGATGACAATTTGCTTTTGCCATTCGAGTTGACAGCGAAACAGCGGGCGGCAATTCACATACATGTCGGGAATATCCCCGGGATTTATTCAGAATCTATCTCCATTAACACTTCAAAACTAAAGTTAATCAAATTACATCGAGGTGATGCAAAAAATATTCCACATATTATCGATACAGATGATATTGATATTTTCACTATTTATTCCGGCATTCCTATTCCATGTCCCCATCCAAAATATATCAATTCATATATTGAAACGTTGGATCCGTTGTATAATTCAATAAGACACTGGGATTTGTATAAAAAAGAATATCAAACCATAAATTTTAGAAGTGAAATCAAAAAGCTTGAGAAAACTATCAAAGAAGATATCAAGAAAAACGAATCATTTGTTAGATTAACTATACATCGACATACTATGCCCACGAATTTGGTTAACGATAAATTATATACATATGACAATCTTGGAAAAGTATTTATTTCTATAGATATCAAACAAGCAAATTTCAGTGTACTAAATTATAAATGCCCAACCCTCTTTAATGGTTTGTCATGGCAAGAATATGTCGGGAAACATACAAAATCTCAATTCATTGCTGAATCAAAGTTTTTTCGTGAATTAATATTAGGCTCCATCGGATTCCAAAAAGTATCTAATATAATTCAAGCACAGATTATTGAATCAATCCATTCAATTGTTAAGCCACACTTTGATTTTAAAATTGTGTCCAAAAAAGGTGATGAGGTAGTTTATGAAATTACGCCCGAGTTACTATCGGATCCAACTTTTGAGTCTAAAATAAACGATCTATATGCATTGATATCCTCGCAACAATTTGGTAAAATGTTTCATTTGCAAGTATTCAAACTTGAAAATATGGAAAAGAAAGCGTTCTATGTCAAAAAATTTATCTGGAATTCCAACAATATTGGATCTATCCATAAAGAATTGCGCTATCACATTGAATTCAAATGTATCCCTAAAAAGTTTATCATTCAAGCACTGCATAAATATTTAAACCAACCTATCAAGAATGAAGAGTTGTATTTCGTGGATGATGGTGTTTTGGCAAAATATGAATATCCTATTTTTGAATACTCGTTGGATATTGGTCAATAATTTATAAATCATTGATCAATAAAATTGAATATTGAAATATTTGGCAACTACAATAATAAACGTAAGAGTATTATGGAAGTAGAGTTGTATTATTTTGATAGATTTGCAAATATTTATCGGGACTTTAAAATATTTTCACAGAGAAACGTTGTTCATTTTGGTAAATATCACAGAATACATTTTGCATTGAACGAAGAAAAAATAATGATAACAAAGATACCTGCGAAACCATTTTTATGTGGATTTATCGCTATGGCGTCAATAAGTAAACCGATCACTGCCACACAATTAAACGCTCTCCATAAAACTATGGGAGCTAAATTCAATCCTGATACTGGGATATTCGAATAAAAATTGAATTCTGAATAGACAGCATGTTAGAACACATATTTTTATCATTATTAATAAATAATGTTACAACTATGCGCAGATATTATTCTTCAGATAGGCAAAGACCTTGAAGATTACGAAAAGATTAGGCTTTCGTTGACGTCACGGTCTGCTGGAAGATTACGGCAAATTTTTTTGTACAGCAAGAGAATGTGGATACCACAAATAATAAATTTACCCTATTATGATAATTTTTTATCTGTTTGGTGCAGTAACAACATTCATGAGGTTCCTAATAACGTTAAATACATTGATTATAGACAAGCGCATTCTGCGGATAAATCAATGATTCCCAAGTTCGTCACAACAAATGGGATTCCCAAAAATGTTACCGCAATATTTTTTGATGATCATTTTGATAAATCTATTGAAGGATATATTCCAGATGGAGCTGAAACTATAATTTTTGGACGTAATTTTGATACCCCTGTCAGTATAAAATGTTTTCCTGCATCTGTCAAAACAATTATTTTTGGGAAGAAATTTAATCAATCCACAAAAGGTTGTATTCCCTCGACAGTTATTTCATTATATTTTGGGGATGATTTTAACCACCCCATTGAAGATAGTATTCCTTCGTCTGTCAAAATTCTACATTTTGGTTTGGCGTTTAACCAATCTATCAAAAATAATATTCCACATTCTGTAGAAGAGTTGGTGTTCGCCGCATGTTTTGATCAGCCAATTAAAGGACATATACCGTCATCAGTAACACGATTGACTGTTGGGAGTCATTATATAAATTCTATAGAGAATTCTGTCCCTGACACAGTCAAAGAGTTGTTATTCAATATCCAATATGATCATTCAATACGTAATTGTATACCGAATTCTCTTACCAGTTTGACGTTAGGCAACTATTTTAACCGACCTCTTTACGATTTGCCACAAACGTTAATCAATTTGGTATGTGGGTACGCGTTCAACAAACCAGTCGATAATTTACCGATTTCACTACTCTATGTATTTTTTGGCGATAATTTCAACCAACCGGTAAATAAATTACCAGATAGTATAATTCATCTACGTTTTGGTCACGGTTTTAACCAGACGATTGATCAATTACCAAAATCTCTTACTCATCTGACGCTTGGAGAACAGTTTGATCAATCGATTGATAACTTACCAAAATCGCTCACTTATTTAAAATTAGGGGAAAAATTTGATCATCCTATTGATAATCTTCCTCCATCTCTAAAACATTTAATCTTGGATGGCACTTACAAACATCGAATAAATCGAAGTGCGATAAACGCCAAAATAGAATTTACATATTCATGGGTTTGATAAAAATTGATAAGATTTATTATATCGTAAAAATCTAATATGATATGATAACAATGCAAAGTACTATTGTCAATATCCGAAAAAATATTCTCTGTGGTCATTATGACAATTTTAAAGATTGGATGGATGATTCAAACAACGTATACATTGGCAAGCCTATTATTATTAATAAAAAATTATGTCCTGCTAACAAATCCGAATGGTACAATCCATACAATGTGTCAAAAAAGATGACATATGACCAATCGTTACAAATGTACAAAAAATATTTAATAGAGATGTTGAAAGATGAAGAATGTCTTGCGAGATTTAAAATGTTGCGAGGTAAGAATTTAGGTTGTTGGTGCAAGCCAGGACAATGTCATGGTGATATTATCGTTAAATTATTGAATGATATAGAACGTAATATGTAACAATGTTACATATTGCGCTATTGTTTTATTTGACATCTATCTATTTTTAGGAATGAAATAAACATCCTATAGAGGATGACACGAATTTTGACATCGAAAAAATGAGGTAATAGTTTGATGAATAGCAAATAATATCGTAGCATTGATTTTCTAATTTGATATAATGCGAACGAAAGTGGCACGCCAGAATAATTACTATCTGTAAAATGCCATGGCATGACGACATCATATGCAATTCTGTTTACATTATTTTCTCGTATTGGTATCTGTTCGTATCCATTTAAAGTGGATATATATTTACAATCTTTTGTGCTCAACATTATTGTTTTACGCAAATTATTCTCATTCATAATGTTCACATTAAAAAAAACAATCTCTTCTGGGAAACTTATTTTTTGATGTTTAAACGCACATTTTTTAAGGCCACAGAATCCCGTTGTCATCAGTTCGTTGCAATCAACATGTCGTTTACTGAATGTTTTGTATTCCATTTTTTTTGGTTGCATTAGTTTCATAAAAAACTGATAAATCAGAATTTTGACATCAAGAACCAAATCCTGGTTCATTATGAAAAAATATTTATACACATACAATAAATTTAGGAATACTTCATGCGCGTATGCCCATGAATCGCCTACAAATCTTTCTTTTTTGAGTGATTGATCTACAAATGTCCATGGTACTATATATGTGTCAGTCGTCGTAGTTACAATCAATGGTTGATACATTTGTTCGACGTTTATTTTTTGTGTTCGACCTTCAGGCGGTTGTAGCATCATCTCTGCATCATTTATAGCAAAAACGCGAATTTGAATAGTTTCGCTAACGATAATCGTGAAAAAATGTACTAACTTATTAATTTTCATCGTTGACTTTTTCTGTTTGATAGATTTTGATACCTGAGCGCATGTGATCGTAACTTTATTCATTTTTATTAGGCATATTGTCTTAATGAATTCATTTTGGTTATTTTTTTTCAATTTTTTATAACAATTTAGTGCGACATTATAATGAGACCATTATAAAGATTGAAATATGAATAATTTCATACGTCATTATAATGGAAGAAACAACAATTGTTAACGTAAAAGTGGCATTTATCCGACCAACATACAAAAATTTGAGTGAGTGGATGGATGATCCAAATAATGTATACATCGGTCGCGCAGGTATTGTTTTTATTGATGGCAAGAGATTTCCACGCAAAAGCTCAGAATGGTGCAATCCGTTTAAAATTACGAAGGATTTGACTCGTGCGTCATCTTTGCGCAAATATCGAAAGCATTTGATTCAAATGTTAGAAGATGAAGATTGTCTTGAACGATTTAGAGCGTTGCGAGGTAAGAATTTAGGTTGTTGGTGCAAACCAACGCAATGTCATGGCGACATTATCATCAAATTACTAGATGAAATCGAATAAAAAATGAAAAAAAATTACAAGATTATATCATTCACATTGTCTATCCAATAAAAATGGATGGACAATATGACATAAATATGGTTAATGACGTAACTAATACTAAAATTGTTACATTTCTGTGTTCAAAATACAAAGATACGTACAGATGTAGTAATAGAGGGATATTTTGGGTTTTTGATGGTATCCGATGGCAAAGATTTTATAAGAATGCTCCAAAATCAAACGATAGTGTCCGAAGAAGTGGATCATTAAAACGACTTCTTTTTCAGACAGATAAATTTGCAGAAATATTGATATTGGATCTTACAAAATATTATGATGATCTCATTGAACGCTATAAACATAATCCTATCATCGTTTCAGGCAAACAAATCAATATTCAATTAGTCTTACGTGACATAATATCCAAATTTCACACTTCTGCGTTTAGGAAAGAAATAACAGAAGATTTGCGTCAGATGATCTACAAGATTGATCCTGAATTCAAAAATAAGTTGGACAGCAAAAAATATTTAATTGGATTCGATAATGGTGTATATGATTTGGAAAAAAAGGTCTTCAGGAACGGTCAGATGGATGATTACGTATCGTTATCAACCGGTTATGATTTTATAGAACAAATATTTGATGATGGATTAATGCAATTTTTAGAGAGCATCGAATGCAACGAAGACTTGCTACATTATATTGCATCATGTTTAATTTCTAGAAATCAAATTTGTATGTTTGGATCGAATAACAAGTTACTCTTTATCGAACTAATAAAGAGTACGTTTGGAGAATATTTTATGATGTTTCTTGATAAACCAGAAGATGTGTCATTATTGAAGAAGAAACGATTCGCATATTGTATGTCAAACAAGATTTCTCCTTTTATGCAACGTTTGATGTGTGGTGAACCTATTGAGTATAAGAAAGGTAAAACATTTAAGGCAGATACATCGATTGCTATTTTGTGTGATGATAAGTTAATAGATTGTGCGGTCGAATTTATTGGAGACGCTAAAATAAATGTCAAGGAAGTGGATGATTGGAAACAGAAGTTTATGTTGTTGCTATTGAGATATGTTTAAAAATAATAGATCTATTATTTTTAAAAAAATTGATAATATGTTTATCAGCAATATTCATCTATACTGACGTAGTATTTAACGATTGGTGTACATCAATATATGTCGAAGAAACATTATATTAGGAGAGATTCTAAAATGCTGCCACGCGGTAACCCTAAGAAACAACCTATCGTTGAAAACGCAACTCGTATAGTTTTTGACAAACCACCCAGCGAAAAATATCCACACATTGTAACATTTGATGATCTGTTTTGTTCAGGTATCACTGATGCAAATTGTAATTTTCCGATCCTTTCTGAAGTGCCACCTCCAAGAATATTCGTAGGAGCGTTAGGATCTTCATCTGAGGAACCGTTTGAAAAAATACCCGAAGAAAAGTTTCACAAATTATCAAAGGAATTAGTGACAATACCTGAAGGGAAGGAAATAATTGTCGATAAACCTAACAAGCCAATCACAGTTTTTTGTAAATATTGTGATTATCCATTAAAAGATACGGATGGGAACATGTTTGATCATACGCGTCGAAAAAAACAACTTGGATGCAACAAACTGCAAATGAAAGTTACAACGACAGAATCCGATTCTGTTATTAACATTGCTAGTTACAATAAAGTCCATATGATGTGGGCGATGCGAAATAATATGTACTGTTAAGAAATTTTTTGTTTCATATAATCAATAAATTTCTTATCCAAATCATTTCCCTTATCTGATGACAATATCACAAAAAGAACATTATCTCTAATTTTCTTTTGTGAGTTAGCAAAAAAATTATAATACATATAATCACCAATGCATATTACATTTCTAAAAAAATTAGAATTTCGCAACACTGCATAATTATTATATGGTACTGTTTCCCGTTTTTGTTCGTGTTCATTGATCGATATTTGTCCGTTGACATCGGCATCATATTCCGCAACAGATCGCCAATCTGGAATAACGACAATCACAAAACCATTGCATAATTCTAAGAAATTTATCAATTTGTCAGATGAATCATCCATAACATTCGTAATATATGGTGGATTGGAGATGATGATTTCATAATTGCACGTATCTAGTTGCATGTTCAAAAAGCTCCCTTTGCTGCCAAAAATTTTTTCGATATCATAGAACAAGCTACAATAATTTGGTAGATTTGAATTTAATGTTCCAGCAAATGCTTCTAGTGTGTCGTTCTCTAGTTTATTATCAAAAATAAATTGGTAAACATCATCTGCCGATAAGCAAATGCCCTCTTTCATCACACCATAATATTCATATCTAGTCAACAAAATGCAAATCATAATATTAATGTCCTTCTTATCACCAGTGAATATTTTTTGCAATCTTGTGAAATGTTTTTTGGATATCTTAAATTTTTTAGAATCGATCACCAATTCAACATTATCTTTTTGACTTATTGTCACTTCTAATTCGCTATCATCTATTTCCGCCACCTCTTTTTTTATACTGCGCTTACATGAATGATTGATTAGCACGAATATCTCTAATATCACATGAAAATCGTCATCTGACATCTGCCAATTATGTAAAATATCATCTTTGAATGCGGATTGATATTTAATAATGCAGATTTTTTTGGGAAATATGACATAACTTGATAGATCACATTTGCCGATGATGTAAGTATTGTAATTTAGAATCTTTTGTTCTAGTTTGTATTTTTGTATTTCTGCGTTGGAATTTAGTAAAATTTTTGTCATTTCTGTGACGCATTTGGCTAAAAAGACGTGCCAGTATTTTATCCTTATAGTTTCGAGTTTGTATTTTTTTGATAGATACATATAATTTACTTGATAAAATATGAATTATCTCCTTTATCTGTCAACGCAAATATCTTGATATTACTTTGAACAGACAAATATTTGCACGTTCAAAATCTCGTCAATGCAACCTCTTGACATCACTTTGAAGAGACCAATATTGGTATGTCCAAAGTCTGGTCAATGCAAATCTCTTAACGTCACATTGAATCGACCAATGTTTGCACATTCAAAGTCTGATCGATGCAAATCTTCACAAATCTCTTGGCAGCACATTGAATGGATAGATATTTGCGCTTTCAAAGTCGATGCAAATCTCCGTAGATCTCTTGACATCACATTGAATAGACTAATATTTGCGCTTTCAAAGTCGATGCAAATCTCCGCAGATCTCTTGACGGCACATTGAATAGACTAATATTTGCGCGTTCAAAGTCTAGTCAACGCAAATCTTCACAGATCTCTTGACATCACATTGAATAGACTAATATTTGCGCGTTCAAAGTCCTGTCAATGCAAATCTTCACAGATCTCTTGACATCACATTGAATAGACTAATATTTGCGCGTTCAAAGTCCTGTCAATGCAAATCTTCACAGATCTCTTGACGGCGCATTGAATGGACCAATATTTGCATGTTCAAAGTCTAGTCAATACATATTTCTTGACATCTCATTGAATAGACCAATATTTGCACGTTCAAAGTCTCGTCAATGCAAATCTTCACATCATATTGAACGGACCAATATTTGCATGTTCAAAGTCCAGTCAATGCAAATTTTCACAGATTCCTTTACATCATTTTGAATAGATCAATATTTACGTGTTCGAAGTCTTATCAATGCAAATCTTCACAGATCTCTTGACAGCACATTGAATGGATAGATATTTGCGCTTTCAAAGTCTAGTCAATGCAAATCTCCACAGATCTCTTGACAGCACATTGAATAGACCAATATTTGCACGTTCAAAGTTTTGTCAACGCAAATCTCCACAAATCTCTTGTCAGCACATTGAATGGACCAATATTTGCCCTTTCAAAGTCCAGTCAATGCAAATCTCCACAGATCTCTTGACGGCATACTGAATGGACAGATATTTGCGCTTTCAAAGTTTAGTCAATGCAAATCTCCACAGATCTTTTGACAGCATATTGAACGGATAAATGTTGGTATGCTCGATGTCTCGTAAATGCAAATCTCTTGACATTGAATGAACCAATATTGGCACTTTCAAAGTCTAGTCAATGCAAATCTTCACAGATCTCTTGACATCACATTGAATAGACCGATATTTGCACATTCAAAGTCTGGTCAATGCAAATCTCCACAGATCCCTTGACATCACGTTGAATGAACCAATATTGGCACTTTCAAAGTCTAGTCAATGCAAATCTTCACAGATCTCTTGACATCATATTGAATAGACCAATATTTGCACATTCAAAGTCTTGTCGGTGCAAATTTTCACATCGCTTTGGATGGACCAATATTTGCGCTTTCAAATCGAATCAATATAAATCTCCACAGATTTCTTGACATCACTTTGAATAGATCAATATTGGCATGTTCAAAGTCTTATCGATGCAAATCGTCATAGATCTCTTCACATCACTCTGAATATACCAATATTTGCACGTTCAAAGTCTGGTCAATGCAAATCTCCACAGGTCCCTTGACAGCACATCGAACGGACCAATATTTGTGCTTTCAAAGTCTTCTCAATGCAAGTCTCCAGAGATCTCTTGACATCACATTGAATGAACTAATATTGGTACGCTTAAAGTCTTGTCAACGCAAATTTTCACAGATCTCTCAACATCACTTTGAATAGACCAATATTTGTACGTTCAAAATTTTGTCAATGCAAATCTCCGCAGATCTCTCAACATCACTTTGAATAGACCAATATTTGTACGTTCAAAATTTTGTTAATGCAAATTTCTTGACAGCACATTGAACAGACCAATATTGGCACTTTCAAAGTCTCGTCAATGCAAATCTCCACAGATTATTGACATCACATTGAATAGACCAATATTGGCACTTTCAAAGTCTCGTCAATGCAAATCTCCACAGATTATTGACATCACATTGAATAGACCAATATTTGCACGTTCAAGTCTAGTCAATGCAAATTTCCACAGATTTCTTGACATCACTTTGAATAGACAAACATTTGCGCGTTTAAAGTCTTGTTAATGCAAATTTCTTGGCAGCACTTTGAATAGACCAATGTTGGTGCATTCAAAGTCTTGTCAACGCAAATCTCTTGACATCACATTGAATAGACCAATATTGGCGCACTCAAAGTCTTGTCAATGCAAATCTCTTGACATCATATTGAATAGACCAATATTGGCGCACTCAAAGTCTTGTCAATGCAAATCTTCACAGATCTCTTGACAGCACTTTGAATGGACCAATATTGGCGCTTTCAAAGTCTCGTCAATATAAATCTCCACAGATTCCTTAACATCACTTTGAATGGACCAATATTTGCCCCTTCAAAGTCTAATCAACGCAAATCTCCGCAGATCTCTTGACATCACATTGAGTGGACTAATTTTGGCACATTCAAAATCCTGTTGATGCAAATTTCAATAGATCTCTTGACATCATTGAACAGACCAATATTGGCACACTTGATGTCTCGTCAATGCAAATTTCCGCAAATATTTCGACAGTACATCGAATTGAACAACATTCGCATGTTCAAAATCCCGTCGATACAAATTTCTTGGTATTACTCTGAACGGACCAATATCAGCACATTCGAAGTCTTGTCTGTGTAAATCTCTCGATATATTACTTTGAATAGACCAACATTGGCATATTTAAAGTTTCGTCAATGCAAATCTTAACAAATCTCTTGGCATCACTTTGAATGGGCTAATATTGGCACGTTCAAAGTTCTCATCGATGCAAATCTCTGCAGATCTCTTAACATCATGTTGAATAGACCATATGTTGGCACGTTCAAAGTCTTGTCAACGCAAATCTTCACATCACTTTGGATGAACCAATATTTGCGCGTTCAAAGTTTTGTCGATGCAAATTTCCGCAGATCTCTTGACATCACTTTGAATAGACTAATATTTGTATGTTCGAAGTCTTGTCAGTGCAAATTTCTGCAGATCTCTTGACGTCACTTTGGATGAACCAATATTTGCACGTTCAAGTCTCGTCAATGCAAATCTCCGCAGATCTCTTGGCATCACTTTGAATAGACCAATATTTGCACGTTCCAAGTCTTGTCAACGCAAATCTCTTAGCATCATTTTGAATAGACAGATATTGTCGCGTTCAAAGTCTTGTCGGCGCAAATCTCCACAGATCTCTTGACATCACATTGAATGGACCAATATTGGCACGTTCAAAGTCCTGCCAATGCAATCTTTCGATATCACTTTGAATAGACCAATATTGGCACGTTCAAAGTCTCGTCAATACAAATTTCTGCAAATCTTTTGACATCACATTGAATAGACCAATATTTGCATTACCAATAATGAATTATGTTTCATACTTCATTATTGCACATAATATGCTGAATAAATCTCCCACTTGAATTTACCATACAATTCTTCATTGTCAACCAATAATGCTTTTGCAAACGCCAACTTATTTTGCATTTTTTCGGACAATGCATCAAGTCGTTCATGTAATTCTATCACTTGAATTGATTCCTCATATACTCTCAATTTTACTTCTACTTCAATTTCCTCAACTATTTTTGTATACACATAGTATCCAAATAGTTCTTTTTTGAATTGATACCCATTACTTACTAAGATATCACCATACTTGTCTTTATTAAACGCTGCTTTTTTAACTAACAATCCAAAATCAATGTCAGAAGCTAAGCCTTTTAAGTTCATCCTTGCACCAACTGATGACATCAACCGTACTACATCTGATGGGAAAAATTTTGTCAATTCGTCTTCTATGTATCTCCTTGCATTGTTGATTTGTACAGCAGTCTCGGATGCATCCCTTTCTTTGCAATATCGTTCTACTTCCTCATCGTAATCGTCCAAAAACAAACATACTTCTTCTAAAAATAATAGAGCAGATGGATCATAAACGATTGTCTTTTTATCGCTAGCTTGAAATCTCCCCCCAAATTTGGCGATAAATTGACTCATTATCTGATCCATCAGTGTTCTTGATATACCTTGTTTGTAAGGAATACCGTAACACTCTGATTATCAATTTTTAATATAAAAATTGGATGATATACAGATATATACAGAATGCAACAAAACAACGACGTCAAGAAGCCTTTCTCAGCAGGTTTTAAAAGATCTACGAATACCATCTATGACGATTCGAATATATCCCCTCATACAGTTGGATCATTGGATCTTGATTTTAGTTTTGAATTGATCCCCGATTGCCCAGCTGCCACTGCTGCCGGGTATACCGCAGTAGATCGAGCAAAAGCGCAAACATGGTATGGACCTACTATGGATTTAGACAACTTCTACTACACCGCATACACTGGAGGTTTGTTTTTCCCAACATCTAAATCTAGCATCTTCATCGCTCGCAGCAGACATGATGGTAGTCTGAAATATGCTGTCAATTGCAATGATTACAACTTAGATACTGGTTTTAACATGTATGGCCCAGCTAGAACTATTTCCAGAACAGCCCCAGCGATACACAACGATACGATCTATTTGACCAATTCTTTGTTCAGTAATATTGGGCCCCAATTATACGCCATTGATAAATATACAGGGACGTTGAAATGGGCAATAGGTTATTATCCACCTAACGAATATCTAGTTGATCATCCCGGTTCAAAAGTTGTCAGAACAAAAGACAATTATTCTAACTACATTGGATCAAACGTAAGATTATCAGATATGAACTTGATCGTTATCGAACGACAAGGTAAGGAATTGATATTTGCGGGTGTTTCGTCGTTACAGAACGCAATAAATCCTGGTGTGATTCCAGGTAATTCTCATTACAATTCTTATCCATACTTTGCAGATCAGGGATTTTTATTTTGCATCGAAAATATTGACGCGACTGGTGAAATTAAATGGCAACTACCATTATGTGCTCCAGAATTAACAGTTGGACAACAACTTGTCAAAAGCAATGGTGATCCTGAATTAGCTAAGTTTGATCCCTTCCCTCCTGGCCAAAATTATGTAGCCGTTGCCACATACACCACTACTGCATATGTATCACCATATATATTTGGCGCTTCAGATCCCAATCCGAATACCAATTCTATTGCCCAGCGAGTTTCCATCACTCCAAGTACTGTCATCAATAGTTCCCTCGTTTGGACCTTTTGGCAATCGTTAGGTGCACAAATATTCATAGATGCATCAACAAATCCATTGAATCTAACGCAAATTCTGGCATCATGGGGTCAAAAGCAGGCACTTGGACAACCATTTGTGTCGACGATCTATACATTCTTGGACGCGACACAAATCTCACAAGCGCAGAGTACGCCAGTCACCGGTCAGTTCCCTTTATTTTATCTGAAACAATTGAACAATGGAGACGTTATAACGTCTAAATTTGATGCGATGGGACTAAATTATTATGGTAATAGCACATGGGGCGCTCCATGTAGTATCGTTGATGATGTTATTTATTTTGGAACAGGACAAGCTCATTCAGCACCTTTTTCAGAGTTACAATACTTTGCAAAACCTAGTAAAGCATATCGAAAATTAAAAATTCCAGTCGTTGATGCTATAAGCGCCTTCCAAGCAGCGCCATCTAGTACAACTTTAGCCGCAGCAAACAATGCCAAGAGTAATTTTGAACAGACAATTATTGATTTATCCGTTGAAGTAAGTAGATCTCCACGAGGTCAAATGTCCTATTCTGATGCAATTATCGGTGCCAGTGTTGACACAGGCAGAATGTTATTTGGTGTCCGTACTGTACCTGCTGACACTTACACATTTTTGGGCGGTACTAATCCAGTCAGCTTAGTCTATCCGAACATCAATACTATCGACGGCGACCCAGCGTCAGGTATACATTTTATCAAGAAACAACACCGAGAATACGTAGCAACCACAACTAAAAGCGGAAGTGGACCTATTCTCGATATTACGGATCTAAATCCAAACGCCATCTTTAATCATACAAATCCGAGCGATGTTGGAGTGACATATTTGGCGTCATTATATTTAGGATCTAACAATTCATCTGGCGCTAGTAATTATCAATGCGCAGTTGATAAAAGTGACGCCATTATTTGTTGTCAATCTAACATCAGCGCTGCATACAATGACGGAACAATAGGAAGCGTCGGCCAATTTGAAAAATTCGTTACCTCCAGCGGCCACTTTATCCCCGATGCTAACTCATACCTAGCATCAATCAATGTTGACACACAACAAGTAAATTGGTACACTGAATTTCAAAATTTCTCGATGAACGAACCAACAATTTGCAATGAATGTATCTTTTGTGCAGATTCGGTTGGATCATTGTATGCTTTTGATGTAGCAAATGGAGAACTATTATGGAAATATGGTGCCAAAACAGCAGATACGCCGATGAATGGAGGTATTTCTTCAGCATGTGTTGGTGATGGCCAAGTTTTCTGGATTTCAAGCTACACTCTACCAGGTGTCGCAAATAGTCCTGGCAGCCAATATGGTATGTGTTTCAAACTAAACAAAGATATTTACATCAAACCAAATCATCGCACTACTTACAAATTCGCAAAAGATTCGTTAGTAGACAATGATTTTAAATCATGGGATTCTTATCCGAAAATACCAAATCCGCCATCACCATTGTTAAAATCTAACGATACGGTCACGCATAGTTGGCGACTCACGAACGGTGCCGTATATGTAGATGCAATTCACACAACATTAACTCCCGCAACTACTATCAGTGCAACATTACAGTTGAAAAATGAAGATTTTGAAAACAATATTCTCACATTCGACACTCAAACTACTGATCTCATATACCTTGATATCAAAATGATCAACACTCTAACATATGTCCTACACTACAAAACATTTGATTCAGTGACTATGACATGGTCTGAAACAAAATTCGCATATCTCTACATCCAGGCTTAAATAACATTAATAATTTTATTTAAGCGATCGTATACTTCGCCACCAACCATTTTTCATCATACAGCCTAATATCAATATCATCATGATTTTCGCACAATATCTTTTTATCGTTCTCCCAGTCATATAAACCCGCATCTGTGTCTGATTCTAATCCATAATCATTGAATTCGATAAAATAAACATTCAAATCATGCACTGCAACATCAATGACAATATCATCGAATGGTATGTCATGTACTACCTGGCTAATATAATTTTGAATTAATTTGCTAATCAACTCCGGCTGATTCATGTATTCTGGCAAATAATTTCCATATTCGTATTGTGAAATGGCGACTAATTTTTTATTTTTGATGAAACATCTAAATTCCTCTTCTACATTGTATTTAATCCATTTTCGGAATACAATATGTCCATCTCGTCGAATGCACGTCGCGATCCTTTCACTCGATAATAGATATTCACATAATTTGTCTGTAGATTTGACAATTAATTTCTTGCTTTGACTGTTCATCGACACCCAAAACTCAGTGACGTCATCGCAATAATCTTCCGTTGCGATAACATCCTTTCCGCTGATACTTGATATTTTGACGAAATAGTCATCATTTACTAAATCAATATGGTTATCTTTGGTAATCTTTTCTAGTTCGATTAATAACTCTGTTTTATTCTGGGATGTATATGATTCTATCAAATTTTGTGATATTGGAACTAGTATGAGAGGGTTGTTGCATTGATATTTTTGGCCAACAATGTCTGTGCAAAATAGGGGTTGCGCGAATCTATTCCAGTTCTCAACTTTGGCGATGTAGTTTTGCATTTTGCTAATATCATTATTAAGGATAATAATGATATTAAATTTTTCAATTTTTATTTGGGATAATCTTTAAAAAATCCGCAAAAATTTCAATAATATGTTCAGCATAAATGTATGTATTTTCGACATAGAAATTATTATTTTCAAGGACCACCTTATTATTTTCATCCGATGTCGGATCTATGAAATAACTAAATCCCCCGTTTTTTGTTTCATACCATCCATTTCTCAATACGCTCAATAAAATCATTATCAATCTGCTATTTTCATTGATATCATCCTCCGATTTTGTGATCATTTCAGTTATATTTGCACATGATGATGTTACAAAATTATTTTCTACCAGATCTCTGTTAAGATTTTCAAAATAATGTTCCATAAATGTTTGTTCTGATATCATTTTAGAGTGTATCAATAAATACCAGATGACAAGACGAAGAATTGGATAATCATATTTTTCGTGGTAGTACAAGTTATTGATTTCAATATGATTTTTGTCTATTACTATCATGTGTGGCAAATTTTGAAATATGAACATACATACATGACTGTCATCAATTTGCGTCATATGTGTATTATCGATGATCAATTGTATTAGGGTGCGTAGAAAATGATTACGATGACACATATGATATTTATCGGTTATGAAACAACGATAATAGTTAGTAGAAAGGTAGTTTGTACCGGGACATCTTACAAAATAAGATGTACGACTATCTATCTCTTTAATGAATATGATCGGATGTTTCATTTCATCTCGTAACCATTGCATCTTATTTTGAGATTTGTAATACAAAAATCGGTTGAATAAGATTCGTATGTTGTTTTCAGAATCCCTCATTACATCAAAATATATGTTAGGCTTAGGAATTAGACGATATATATGCTCAAGGAAACAAAAAAACAATTTTGGATTGAGTGTGTTAACAGCATCAATGACTGTTTGAATAGGTTTTGACAAAAGTTTTTTCGATTCCAATGTGGATAAATTGATATATCGGGTATTGATGACATATTGATCTATTATGTATTTAGTGACAAGATGAACTTGATTTTCGGATATATTTGAGACCGATATTATTTCTTTGTCGACATCTTCAAAAAAATTAGCGCCCGGATAAATTTGTGCGTACTTAATCATAATATATTTCCATTTGATATATAGTACCATAGTTATTTCAAACGCCATCTCTACTGGCAATATAGTTCTCATAAGCATATATACTTTGTTAATATTGGCGATACAGTGATAATATTTTGACATTTCTTTTATGAATAGGCCTTTTGATAGATTATGTAACTAATAATTTCAATTTTTTTAGCGTTAAAAATTGAAATTATTTTGATCAGATAGTTATGTTGTATTTAGTTTCTCCAAAATGAACTCTTTGACGATCAAAACAAAAGAACAATTATTTACCATTTTGGGAAGATATTTGGATGCACTATTTGGCAAGATCGATTCAGACTCAATCACATTTTGGGCAACGTATATGTTTTTTGTCATCAAAGAAGATAGAATTTGTTTTCGGAACAGATTAGGTGGTTATTGCTTGGTTATCGTGATAAATAAATTATTTATCTACAATATCATTTTTAAGAAACGATTTATCATACTAGCGATATGAGGTGCATAGCGATAATGATCAACTCGGAATTTGGATTTATTTTTTAACTCGAGAGCGACTTTATTTTCTGAATCAGTCACAAATCCACATCCATTTTTATGATCACCCGTCCAGCCATTCTTAAACATGCCAAATAAGACAATTGTAAGTCTATTATTTTCGACTATATCATCTACCATACAATTATCTATCATATCCGCAAAATTTAGACATCGTCCAATGATAAAACCGTTTTTCAACAAATCTTCATTCAATTTTTCAAAAAAGTGATCCATGAATATTTGTTCTGTTACGATTCCAGTTCGCATCGCCAGGTACCAAAAAATGATGCGAAGTATTGGATAATTATATTTGCTATTGTTGTACAAATTATTGATTTCAATATGGTTTGCATCGATGGTTATCATATGTGGAAATTTTTTAAAAATAAACATGCAGACATATTTATCTTCTATGAATGTTAGTTGTGTTTTTGATTCGCATAATTTTATTATACAATTAATAAAGTAATTTCCGTGACACATGTGATACTTTTCCCGGCGAGGACAGCAATATTGCTCGCGATTTAGATAATTTGATGATGGGCATTTTGCGTCATAATAATGTGATAGTATCGGGGCCGGATTTTTTAACATTATGATCGAATCATTTGCTGCATCTCTTAACCATTGAGTTTTATTCGGAGAATTGAAATATGTAAAACGATCTAGCAATATTTGAAGATTGATACTTCTCGTTTCTATTTGTTGCATCATTTTATTTGAAACTGGATCCATCGGATAATCGGTACTTATTAACAGTCGATATACATGTTCTAAGAAGATTAAAAAATACGTTGGACTTAACATATTTAGAGCGGTTTCAATTTCGGCGATTGGTTTGGACAATAATGCATTCACAGAAATTGATGATACGTTTCCTTGCCATTCTGTAACTTTACGATGAATACCTTCCAAATGAACAAATTCAATATCCAGAATCTCATCCGTCATAAATAATACTCTTGTTACTATTTTTTTTTTATCTGTGTACATTATTGCGTTGGGATAAATTTTGGAACATCTCATCATATTATTTTTCCACGCTACATATAAAAACATTACTATTTCGAATGACATCTCATATGGAATAATTTCTTTCATTATCATGTACGCTTTGACTATTAACTCCATTGTTGCTGTTCTTATCTATTAACAACGGCAACATCATCCCAAAAAATTAATCAATTTTTTTAGAAATCATTTCTAAAAAGTGTAGCGATACATTCGGGTGTTATTTCTTCGTACGCGTCATTCAAATCATTAAGATCATCAAATTTGATTCGAATACTACTATCAGATAAATCTGCTAAACGACAGTCGCCAAATCTGCTGAACATATCCAATATTCCTTCAACGTGTGGGCCAGTGATATTTGCTAATCCAGTGATCAAAATATATTTTCTCGTCAATTTAGTTTCAATATTTTTGATCAAATTCTCCCGCGAAGATAATTCGTTATTTATCACGATAGCCATTTTTTTGAGCTTTTCAGTTGATATATGTGATACCAATAACATTAATTCGGGATTCATTTTGGATCATTGTAATTGATATATTCAATACGTATTAAATATGTCAATTTTTTTATCTATCACAGCAAAAACGAACCAACCATCCTTCACTTACCATACATGTGTGTTCTTCAACATCAAATTTTACTATCATTGAATTATGATCAAAAAAATGTAATCGGACTGTACCAAAAATTGTGAATTCTTCTAAAATTCGATCCATGATCTCACTGGTCAATTGAGGTATTCCATCTAATCGCACCATATCGCGTAGTAAGGTCATCTTAATGTTCGCTGCTTTTTTGAGAAAATAATTCAAACGTTTTACTGTCATTTCATTTAACGCTCTATCGTGATATTGTTGAGATGAAAAAACAAATGTCAAAACACCATCGTCAAACGAATGTGACCAATTACCATAATGTCTAAACAATTCACGAATGAGTCTAGCTTGTTTTGGTGTCAAAGTAGGAGTTGCGGTTATGATAATTCTAATTGTTGTTGACTTGATTTCGACGTTTGGACTCTCACGAGATGAAATTTCTTTGTTCATTGCGGAAAATAAATTTTTTAGTTGATCTGTTGTCATTTGTGCTATGAATTGTTCAGAATTCATATTTGTAACATCTTTACTAATAACTTTTTATATCAAAAAAATTGACAAAAAAAGTGATAGATAATGTTTTTAGCAATATAACTATTAAACAAACGATGGCAGCTAATTTGTTTTGGGAATGTACGATGCTCGATGAAGTATATGCTTTATTACAAAAAGGGCACACGACGGAATGGAATCGATTTAGGACAATTTGTCATGTTGATGCTTTAAAGGGAGAAAGTGGGCAGGTTACACATAAACGCAGTGAACAAATAATTATGGAAATGATACCTCATTTAAATTCATTTGATTTGAACAAGACCTATTACGAAATAGGAAATATAATAATTCCCAATGGATCAACGCTTGTTGAATATGCGTGTGTGTACGATTCTGTAAAATTATTAGAACTGTTGATTTCTTTAGGCGCAAATTTTTGTTTGAAAAAGGCATTAGAATCTGTAAGACTTTGTATCGGAAAAACAAAAGTGTTAACATATTTAATAAAACGTTACGACGCCGATCCTAACCATTTGATCAATTCAGAATCATTCTTATGCCAATATTTACGTTATAATAATTGCAACAAGGAAACGATTATGATGTTAGCAACCGAAATTACAATACAATTCGGTGATAATTTAGCAAAAGTTACTAAATACGTCGATAATATCGATGATATACGTAGTTTATCAAAATCATTAAAAATATCATTTTTTCCTTCAATCGCACGATTATTTGAAGCTATAACAATTAACTTCAGTTGTGTAGAAGAAATTCCCGAATCGATAAATTTATTACAAAATTTACAATCTTTATCATTGACAGACGGTCGCATAGATTCGATTCCGAATTCGATAGGCGATCTTGTTAACTTGAAAAGTTTATCATTAGACAACAATAAGATTAGAAAGATTCCAAAAACAATCGGAAATTTGATAAATTTACAAGCATTTACGATCTGTAGAAATCCGATTACCAAATTACCAAAATCGATAAAGCGTCTCACAAATTTGCAGACGTTTAAATTTGATTCATATAAAATCAAAAATATGGACAGAACAATTAGGCGGTGTAAAGATATTGCTGAGGCGACGAGAATCGATAATTTTCCATTGGAGATGTATATGAAAAAGAGATTCAATACGGAACCGGTGAGTGATCCCTATACGTTACCAAAATTGACTGATGCATATGGAAAAACATATGATATGTATGGAGAATTAGCAATTGCATTGTGCGAAGTATCTTCTGAACCATTACCGCAAATGTATAGAATGTTTATTAAGCCTAGTGCGATAAGGTGTTTAATAAATCAAGAGGAAATCAATAAATATTTTGGCTGCGGAATTTATATTGAGATTCCATTGCATAAAGAAGATATGCAGAGAATCAAATGTCATATATTAGTGATCGAAGAGAAAGGATTGCGCGTTAAATTTCTAGATCTTTATGTTGATTAATGATGAATAGTTTATTCATTGTTAACCAGTTGCGTCGCAAAAATTTGTATTGATGAGACTTTGAACATGCCAATGTTGGTTTATTCAAAGCAATGTCAAGAGATTTGCATTGATAAAACTTAATATGTCAACATTTGAGCGTTCAATGTGCTGTCAAGAGATTTCCATTGACGAGACTTTGAACGTGCCAATATTGTCCATTCAATGTGCTGTCAAGAGATCTGTTGAGATTTCCATTGACGAGACTTTGAACGTGCCAATATTAGTCCATTCAATGTGCTGTCAAGAGATCTGTTGAGATTTCCATTGACGAGACTTTGAATGTGCCAATATTAGTCCATTCAATGTGCTGTCAAGAGATCTGTTGAGATTTCCATTGACGAGACTTTGAACGTGCCAATATTGTCCATTCAATGTGCTGTCAAGAGATCTATTAAGATTTGCATTGACGAGATTTTGAACGTGCCAATATTAGTCCATTCAATGTGCTGTCAAGAGATCTGTTGAGATTTCCATTGACGAGATTTTGAACATACCAATATTGGTCCATTCAATGTGATGCCAAGAGATCTGTTGAGATTTCCATTGACGAGATTTTGAACGTGCCAATATTGGTCGATTCAAAGTGCTGTCAAGAGATCTGATGAGATTTGCATTGACGAGACTTTGAACGTGCCAATATTAGTCCATTCAATGTGATGTCAAGAGATCTGTTGAGATTTCCATTGACAAGATTTTGAACGTACCAAGATTGGTCCATTCAATGTGATGCCAAGAGATCTGTTGAGATTTCCATTGACGAGATTTTGAACGTGCCAATATTGATCCATTCAAAGTGCTGTCAAGAGATTTGCGTTGACAAGACTTTGACGTGCCAATATTGGTCCATTCAAAGTGATGTCAAGAGATCTGTTGGGATTTGCATTGACAAGACTTTGAACGTACCAATATTAGTCCATTCAATGCATTGTCAAGAGATTTGTATTGACGAGACTTTGAACGTGCCAATATTGCTCCATTCAATGTGATATTACAAACTAAATAGATCAAATAATAAAATTATATCATCTATTTGTGATACACACTAAAAACATTAGGTTTACTAACATCCGGTAACCGAATCAATTTTCCTGTCACATCCATTATATGAAATCCTCGCCTGATCAATTGTACATGCATCCCTGCTGTAACATTCATCAACGATTTTTCTACATAGCAACATATCTTCTTCGTTGACGCATCATTTATGCATCTGGCCACAATACTCTTGTCTGCATTAAATAACAATTTCTCTTCTTTCAATATATGACCATATTCTGCAATTTGAATCTCATAACAATCTTCAGAGGATAACCAATGCAATTTTTTTTTAGTTGTTTTAAAATCTCCATCAAATTTGGGTGCAAGGATCAAACTGTGATCGAAATGACAAATATATTTGACTATCACATTACCTAAATTCATTAGTGTAATCTCTTCTCCAACAATAAGTGTCGCTGCATCTTTGCCTTCCAAAAATATATTATTTGATATCTTAACATTCTTCTTCCCGAATTCAGAAAGTTTAGGATGCAAATCTACTTCGATAGTCTTTTCTTCTATTGTTGAATCAAATATTGTCAGATACGCATGTTCTTTTTCAACAGCAACATACCTATGTGCTTTATTCTCTAACATAGTTGCGTTCATAGAAACCATAATAGGATATGTACCTTTTTTTGTATTATTAGTGGACAGATACATCAGATCAACGTATTTAAGAATACATTCCACAGTAAATCCTCGTTTGATCAATCCTTTAATCGTACACAATCGCGGATCGTCCCAACCATCTAAAATTCCTGATTGTATCAATATTCTGATCTTCCTTTTTGACATCACAGTGTAGTCAAATCGCAAACTACTGAACAATTGTAGAATAGGTTTTCTAAGGGCCAATCCATCCAACACCCAAAAATATAAATCGGTCCTGTCTGCATACTCGATCGTTCTAAATGTATGTGTGATGTTTTCAATACTATCCAAAATAGGACAAGAAAAATCGTATGATGGATAGATGTTATATTTGTCACCGGTCATATAATGTGGCTCAATGCAACGACGATACAAAACTGGATCGCGCATACATGCATTTTTATGTTGCATATGTATCTTCGCTCGTAAAACTAAATTATTTTCGCAGGATTTTGACGCAAATATCTTCCATAAACGCATATTATCATCTACAGAATTATCGCGCGACTTGGACGCTATGCATATTTTTCTATTTTGGCGAATCGTTTCTACAGACGAATCATCCATATACGCATCCCCACTTTCTATCAACTGAACTGCAAACTCTTGCAAAAGGTCAAAGTAATTAGAGGTGTAACTTATTTTGGTCGTTTCGTCAGCCAATTTCAGAGTGCGCAAATCATCTAAGATAGACGTTGCATATTCCTGCTTACAATTTTTAGGATTAGTGTCGTCAAACCTGATCATCATCGTCCCTTCATGATCTTTGGCGAATTTGAAATTGGAATATGCTGCTTTGGCGTGACCAATATGAATATGACCGCCGTTTTCTGGAGGAAATCTTGTTTTGACTTGCATTTATGTATAATTTGCTAAATAGTAGGTTAAACTGACATTTAAAATATCAATTTTTAATTAGTAATTAAAAAGTGATATTTTTGCGAACATACATGTTAATGTATTTGTCCCTGGTTCTGTTGGAAGTATCAATATTTATTTGATTTTCGGTGACTCTACCAATATTACAAATTCCAAAACATTTGCCTTTGTTGAAAAATCCATATGGCCTATCTAATCTAACGGGTTCGTTGTTAGAATCTGGCGGAAGCAGTTCGCACAATATGGCAATATATTCTACGCCCAAAGTCGTTGTTTCATTCGTCGGGATTTCAAAATCTTCCAAAGGTTTGAATTTTTTCTCGTTCACATGTTCTACAAATATTTTAATAAATTTTGGCGTAATATCTTTGAGTGTTATTGTTCTGTAGCCTTCTTTATATGTTCCATTGGGAGCTATCCAAATTTGGCTATCCAATCTGTTCGTTCCTGTAAAATTACTATCGAGTTGGCTGATAATATCAAGTAGCTTGTCACTGGAAATTAAGGTTGATTTTCGCACATTTTTTAACAAAAAATCCTGAGACATTGTTTCGAATCGAATGTCATTTAATATCGAATTATTTTGATTCATAGCTGTAAATTCAGCGCCAACATAAAAATTTTTAAACCAACCCAATTTGATTCGTTTGGCAACAAATTCAAATAACTTTGATTCACTAACATTTATAATTTCGCTTTCAGTTATATTTTTAACCACACAATAATTCATTGATCCTAAAATATCCTCATCTGCCATAATTGTGTCAATATGATGATGAAAAATAACCAAAAAGTTATTAAGAATATCATCGGTTGCTTGTTGGTCAATAGAAAAGTTCCACAACTCAACGATTCTTCTCGCATCCAATAAATTTAACATCAGTGGCACGTTCTCTATAAATTTATCCAACGACAATTGTGATACAGAAATTGTTAATACCATTCCGTATTTAGTTTGGAACATTTTCCTCTTTTTTTCAGACTCAGCTTGTTGCAAATTGTCAAGTCCAGACATTTTTTATTGATTAATATGGATTGAAGCAATTACTTATGCATTTTATTTTCAATTTTTTTATAAAAAAATTGAAAAACAGATACATAGAATATATTTAATAAGGATATTAACATCAGCAAACAATGTGTACTAAAAGTCCAACTCTTAATACTGTATTTTTTTGTATATTAGCGCTCATAGGATGCGCGGCGGGTATGGTTGCGTGTTCGCTCATAACTTATGGAAGTATATATGCAAGATATCACGATAAATATGACATGGGTACTGGTTGTCTCAAGAATAATCCGCAGTGTTACAATCGAGATAAACTTTCCTGTTATAATAATAATTTATTTCAATGTGGTGTATGGGGGATTATTTTTTTCTTAGGGAGCATTCTGGTAGGAGGATTCGTATTTTCTATCGTCTGTGTGTCTCTGAAAATATATTATGAATGCACCGTGAAAGAAAGAGCAGAAGATGAAACAGTCCTTGAAAAAATAATATCAAGTAAGGTTTAATTTTTTAATCATTATCATAATAATTAAAAAAATTGAAAAATTATTCTTCACAATGGTCCATTAACATAGTGAACATATCACACAACCGTATGATGGACAAACAAGTCAATAAAAAGATGACCATCACTGAATTAGAACAACGAATTGCGACAATTGAATTTAACAGTTCCTACACAGAAAGACTAGTAAAAAATGCGCTCGCACGTTTTCGCGAACTGTTTCCGAAAAAAGAAGAAGTCAGTGATCTGTTAAAATGGATTATCATCAGCGGACCGACAAGTTTGAAAATTACAGAGCAACAAATGCTCATGACAAGAGGTCTCGTCGTTGATATCACCACTGGATGTGTCTTTGGCGCTCCAATTGTTCCACCAGGAAAAATAAAAGATGAATGGCATATACGTGATCTTGACGCCTTTCTATTAAAAAAATCAGTCGCATTAGGTGATCATGAGACGACTATCAAATCAGCTCTCGCTCGTTTTCGTTTCGTTATCATGGAACGATTTTCGACGACCGCCAATTTTATCTCATTCTTAAGAACAAACTACGACGCACAAGTTTTGAAACGTTTTGTGCGCGTGCTAAAACATTAATCATTGATTATTAATTTAACACAAAAAAATTGATTAATAAATATCATACATGTAAATCATTGCTATACAGATTAAACAAATGTATCTCTTTACTTTATTTTTAGTAACTTTTGCCGCCAAAGAAAAGTGTAACGCTTTACATAGTACATTCTTTAACAATAACTATGGAAAAACATCCGCAAGATTTTTTGTTAAAGAAACCTTTGCATACACGGATCCCTGTGGAGTAATTACCAATGCTGAATTTAGTAAACAATATCCGCAATTTAAAAGTGGTAATGATGTGGAACATATTATTGATACAGCATTTAGCGAATATGAGCTAAGAGACTGCGACAAAAATATTATTGGTAATTTGGTAATGGCAGATAGGTCATGGAATAGAGGGGTGGGTCAGCTTTGTTGGGAAAATGTAAAGACAGAAAAAATGATAGTGTACGAGGATATATTCCAACAAGCAATGAATAACGTTCGCAAGTGCTGCAATTTAGAACAAGACGATCCAATGATGGCAATAGTTGGATGCATAATATTGGGATTGATTATTGCTGTTTGTATTGCGTGCATTGTGATAAAAAAATATTGTCAAGGAGATGATTTATATTAACTGATTTAAAAAATGTAGTATCTAAAAACTAATTAATTATTAACTGGTTTTTATTTCATAAACGCATCAATAAACGTATTTTTATTTATCACATTCGTACTGGCGATATATATCTTTTTTGTAGGATATGATGTTTGTAGTTCATTAATATCATGTATCTCGTCATATGTAATACCACCGATAACAAATATCAATATTTTGTTAGATTTATTATCTACAGAATTATCAATATGTGACGTTTCGAATTTGTTCGCTAGAGATTTTTTTTGCAATATTTTCGTCACTATATTTGGTAGGGTATATTGCGCTATCTCTTTTTGTCGTAATAAATTTGCATGGTGCATTCTTTCATACGCAAGAAAATTTTTTTTGTCATGTTTAAAATCAAAAAAGTTGAAGCTGTCATTTGAACAATGGGACATCAAACATAATAAGCGCAACATTTGTGGGTCTCTGATATCACTAATGAATTGTTTGTTTTTGCCCTCCAATATATCGTCTTCTAGAATGTGTACATCTTTGTCTGCTTTGTATATTGCTATCACTTTTGTGCATAAGTTAATGTTGAATTCAACGACATCTTTTGGATATTTTTTTAGACAAGAGACGATACCAGACAGATCTTGAATGGATGGATTGTCATTTTTGTTCCTAGCTTGTTCTATTTCTCTAACTATTTTGGCTAAATGTGCACCAATGTCATAAAAATACATATCTTTAATTTCATTGTAAACGTTATCCATGTTGTTACTTACTTTCATATTAGTTTTGTTTAGTGGATTTTCTTTGAGTTTTTGTAAATGTTCATGTACTAGTTCTTGATATGTTGTTTGCATACAATCTGATATCATCCCTCGATATGTTTTTTGTGACAAAAGCGGAGTAACTAAATCGCATTGTCTGTCAATAATAATCATATCATCAAATGTTGCATAATTATCTTTTGATTTTTCTAATAATGATCCTACAACTTTTGCAGTTTCACCTACACAATGAATGTTCGAAATATGACCCATATTATTCAAAACATGTACAACATTGGGTATGTAATTTTTAATATCCACAAAATTAACGTTTAGTGGAATTTCCATACTTAAAATATCAAAATCTATCGGTAACAAACAGCATTCACTTAATTTTCCCTTTGTATACTTTCCAGCTAAACCATTCTCTTCAAATATCCCATCATGATATATTGAACACTTTGGAGCAAAATAGATGTAATATTTATGATTGGGAAATTGTGACATCTGTGAAATTATAGAATCAATCTTCCTATTTTTGTTAGAAACAAAATAAACGACGTTCTTTTCAAATGTAATGTTTTTATCATCCAAGTAATATGTACTGATTACTCCTAATTTTTTGATTTTATTCGTTTGAAAATCAATCGCAACATGTATTAATTGTGCTAATATTCTATCAACTATTAGCACTATTTTTTTTTCGGGAATTGACTCAAAAACTCGTAATATTTCGTTACACGCTTTGGCGATCAATGTTGATTTGATACCAAATTTGTCATTCATTTTTGGTTATTATTAAGATGATGACATATTTGGTACTAAATATTTCAATTTTTTATGATCTATAAACGTGCGTCCGAATGATATAGCAAATTATCATAAAAAATATAATTTTTTATGTTATTAATATATATCAATGTTTAGTGACAATACGTGGTACATCATCGTTGCAATTATTGTAGTTCTTGTAATTTATTACGCAACCAAAGATAATAACTTGGCTATTATCGAAACATACAACGGCTCGAGTAGATCCGGAAATAGAGCGGGTGGTCGATCTAGATCAGGCAGTATTGGAGGAAATAGAGGTAGTCGATCGGGCAGCGTTGGAGCAAATAGAGGTAGTCGATCGGGCAGCGTTGGAGCAAATAGATCACGATCTAACAGTGTCGGTCGAACTCGATCAAATAGTATCGGTGCTAATATGACAAGAGGAACTAGAGATCGTAATAACAACGGTGTTCCAGATAGATTAGAAGGTAGAAATTTTAACAGATTCAATAGATTTAATAGAGGCGGAGATAATAACAATAATGGCATTCCTGATAGATTTGAGAATAGAAACAGATTTGACGGTGATCGTAATAATAATGGTATCCCAGACAGATTAGAACGTAGATTTGATGGAGATCGTAACAATAATGGTATTCCTGATAGATTTGAGAATAGAAACAGATTTGACGGTGATCGTAATAATAATGGTATCCCAGACAGATTAGAACGTAGATTTGATGGAGATAGTAACAATAATGGTATTCCTGATAGATTTGAAGGTAGATATAGAAATAGATTTTACCGAAATAGATACGATGGAGATTTAGATAATGATGGTATTCCTGATGTTTTAGAATACAGAAATAGATTTGATGGTGATTTAAACAACAATGGTATTCCTGATGCATATGAATTTACAGATTATGCTTATGATGGTGATTTAAATAACAATGGCATCCGAGATGATCTTGAGTACTCATATATTAATAATGTTGATTTGAACTATGATGGTCTTGATGATTACATTCAATATTTATTTAATAACCGATATGGATCAAATTTATATGGTGATATTGATTCTTTTATTTCCAGATATGGTGGTGGATTTGATCGAGATGAAATTGTTAGATGCATAAATAACTGTTTGAGTAACAATCCAACCGTATCAGAATTTTACAGATGCGTTAATGTTTGTCTTAACAGAACTCCAGTTACCATCCCTGTTTGGGTTCGCTAATTTTGATGATTATATATTGTATAATCATCAAAAAACGATCTCCATCCTCGTGCTCCAGCTAACATTCAAATTTTTATCAGCTGCCAATATATAAAATGCACGTTGCATGGTATTGTACAAATCACATAATCTTAACCTTATTTCTGTTTCTTCAACTGTGCTACTAATAACAACGACTAAAATATCATCGACAATTTTGATAGTCGAAGCGATATTATTGATTGGTGTTAATGTAGATGGATATAGTTTCTTCAATTCTTCTTGATAATAAGATAAAAATGTTTGCCATCCAGATAAAAGGACATAATCTGTCATAAATTGTTCATCTTTCGCAGACAAAAAGTATGATTCACCAATAGCATCATATTTTTCAGGCATGAATGATATCTTTATTATTGCACCTGGAGGTATCTGCGTATCAGAACATGTTTTGACGTCGCCTTTAAAATCGAAATAAGTAACATCACGTTTGTTCCCACCAATTTGTAGATTCTTCTTTTTCGCTTTTTGATATTTAGCTTTGTACTTTAAATATTTAGGAAAATAGATTTCATTTGACATTGATATATTAGTATATCATACAAAAAATTGATAATTTAATAGATTGATATAGCTATACAAATCATATTTATCAAACATGTTATCTATTAGAACACTTTTGAGACCTACTGTGAGTAACCTTAGATATTGCAGACTATTGCATACAAATAACAAAACAAATCCTGGTAATGTCAAAACCATCATCAATATCCCAGGAGTTGATAGTAACTCTACAAAGGTCTCACTATTCAATAGAGTGATACATAAATTTAGCATTTCATTCTCACTCATCAAAAAAATAATTGCTTGTGTTATTTTGTATATTATGATGGATTCGATATTTATACCGTTATATAATTTCAAACAAAATGCAAGCAAATGGATTAAGGAGAACAATATTGAATTCTGATTATAATAATTTTTATTATAATCGTATTTATGAATATAATGCGGGTTGTATCATATATTATTTTGGCTATTCTCGTTTTGGTGTATTTTACAAATATGAACATGTATGAAACGGGTTCAGAAATAATCAATTATCAATTACGAAGTTTTTATCATGCAAATTTGCAACACTTAGCAGCTAATGCCATCTCGTTTTACGGATTATCATTCATAGAAGATGTTATTGGAACTTCTCGATTTATTGTATGTATTGTGTTTTTATGGATCGTATCAAGCACATTATTGTACATTTATCATGAGATGTTTTCGTCACGCAAGATTCTCACTGTTGGATTTTCAGCCGTTATATTTGGATTATTTGTTGTGTACTTTTCTTTGATGCACGAAAGTCCGAGTATGACAGTTGCAAAATTGGTGATAAGTATTCTGCCACAAATGATAATTCCAGGGGTCAGTTTCGAGGGGCATATTTTCGGCGTCATTGCTGGTTTTTTGTATGTGACGTTATTTCCAGTGGGCTAAAAAATTGATACAAATAAATCTCAAAATAACTACATATTTGTATCAGTATTATCATATGAATCCGCATAAACATAATAAATTAAAGGCAGAATTCATCAAGTATTCTCAAAAAAAGCCAAAAACAGAAGACGTAGAAGCGATTATGGAAAAATATAACATAGACATCGATTATGATGACGGATTATTATTATTAATGGCATGTGCTGTGAAACCTAATTTGGTATTGTGCCGACTTTTGTTGGATTTAGGAGCTAATCCTTACTTGATATCTGACCATAAATCACTTGTGTATGATACACATATTACTGATCAAATTAGGTTAGATGGTCTGTTTAGATCATACGGATTCGAACTTGTATGGATGGGAACGATGGATTATACACCATATTTAAATTTTTATACTGAGCCAAGAAAGTCGCAGGTGGCAATTATTCCACACGAATCAGAGGAAGAAGTTTATATTCAACCGAAGAAGAAAGATCGTACCAAAAAGAAAAAGATAGAGTTACAATTAGAAGAAGAAGAAAGTGATACGACTTTGAAGAAGAAAGATCGTACCAAAAAGAAAAAGATAGAGTTACAATCAGAAGAGGAAAGTGATACTGCACCAAAAAAGAAAAAAGCTACATTGGAGCTGAATTAAAATTTATCATATCATTATATGATAAGTTTTGATATTTTTTTATGATCAGCAACTAATTTTTTGAGATCATTGGATGCAAAATGGGAGATTATTTGGAACGTGTTATATTGCAATTCAAAACTGATAAACATAGTATCGTTTTTTTTGTTTAATAGGACTGATATAAATGAGTCATTCCTCTCTCGCGTGATGTACATATTATCTTTATCTACAGCTATAGCTCGTCTCATTGCGCCATATATGACAAAATTAGAAACGATCTTCTCTTTTTTATAAAGTTTCGCTTGTTCGCGCATATATATTTTGTCATCGATAAATAATCCACCGTATTCAATTTTATGAATAGTAACAATCTTCACAAAGAAAATACGTTTCTCCTCTTTTTTTGTCAATACCAATGGCATATTAATTATTTCTTCTAATACCAAAATATCGATATGCAACGGTTTCCCATTTTTGAAATCGATACGTATATTGATGTCCGGCTCAAAAATATATTCTAAAATGCAATAATGACTAACTTTGTAAAGTATTACACGCCCTACTTCTAATTTTTCTTTATCTGGTACAAATGATACGTTTGCGATCATATCGCTTTCAATAAGTTGCTCTTCTGTTTTGTATTTAAAAAATCCAATAATGAGCTTATATTTTCCAGGAGTATGCAATTTTAAATATCGATGATCGTTCGTCATAAATGATTCTATTTCGATCTTGTTCTGATTATTCGTTGTCACATATGTTTTCTTATCAGCATTACAATGTTCAAATAAAAATTCCTGTTTTATCATTGTTTTTTGAATGATATATTTACAATAAATTATTCAATGATATCAAAATGTCATTTTTTTTATACGATAAAGGCATTATTCAGAGGTTGGATAAATATTGTATGTTTCATGGTTTCTCGTATTTTAGTCATTTCGCTTACTATGTCGATTTCGGCATATTTCAAAGCAGTTATCAAAGCTTCATCGATTTCTGATTGACTAATTTTAGATTGTCCAGCCTCCAAAACAAACGATGATCGTATATTTTGAATTGTCAAAAACATACATCTGATGATGTCGACATTCGTAAAACATTCAGTTATCGATTTAATTGGCCCATAACCACTTATTTGATAGTAACAAGGAAGTTCGTCATCCGGAAATTCTTTAATTGGTGTCACTAAACATTCAAAGCCTGATCGTTTAGTTTCGTATTGAACTTTATTTCCGTCAAAACTGCATGAAACAAAGATGTTATGAAAGAGACTGATATATAAACATCCAGATTCCTTGCCGCAATGAAACTTGACTCCAAATGTTCCCTTGAGTGACCAAACATAGGCAAATACTTTGCGTAAGCATTTGTAATAATATACTTCGCGCGCAACAGGACTCATAAGTAACTTAGATTCAGCCAATATTACGGGATTCATTTTTAATCAATCATAATAATAAAACTACGTGATCATCAATATTTCAATTTTTTTTGAATTATTGATTGATAAACTTGATGGCAACAGCACATTTAGAACAAATATAAACGATGTTAGTCTGGGTTTTATCACGAACCATGATATCATGATTACACCCATTAGGAATTTTGAACATAATCGCCGATTCGATATTTGACAAAAGAGATTTATAATATCTTATCATTTCGGAATACATTTGTCGATCATTGTTAAGCTTTTTAAGTTCTGACCAGAACATCTCATCATGTTTTTTTTCAAGCCCAGATTTGAAATTTATGCGAATATTTTTAGTACACAAGTTACAGTAATAATCACTTCCCCAATTATGTCCATAATCATATTCCTCTTCGCGATATTCTAAATGAATACATTTTTTGTCGATAAACTCATCTATCTCTTTTTTCTCTTTTTCATATTTATCAACGAGATTAATAATTTCATTCGTTTGCATTTCTGTTTAATATGATTGTTTATAACTATCATATTAAATATATTTTAATCAATTTTTTTAATGGTGCTTGGAGCTGTGGCAACAACTTCCACATTCTTTGACTGGACATGCTTCTTTCAATACTAACGCAAGTGAAGCGTTCATGTCAGCGAAGATCAAGTCCAAAATTTGAGACAATGACAAAGCTGGTTCTACAGCAATGATTGGATTTCCTAAATTCAAAGTACCCTGGTATGCGAAGTGCACAAATGCAATTCCGATGTTTCCAATTGCATTAGCCGATGCTTCACAACAATCTCCTTTACCATTTTTGGTACATCTGATCAATTCAGAGAATACTTCTCTGATTTTTGCATTGACTTTAAGAATGAATACTTCCAACAATTGAGTTCGTGTAACCAATTCATCTGGCGGAATAGTGTTATTCATAACTACTCCATCAACGATTTGGCCGCAACGAAGAAAGAAAAGACCAATGGCTTCTTGAATCGGAGAACAACAGTTTGGATGTGAATGTGGCTTACTCATGATTATAATTTATACTAACAAATTAAAATTATAATTGGAAGAAAAATTCATAAATAATTTATTATTATTGATAAACTTTTAGCAATGCCATAAAATGTTGACGAATTGCATCTCGCGCACCCATACCACCAAAAAATAAATTTTCAAACCAATCGCCGTACGTTTTAGATGTTGATGGAATTAATGCATTCTCTAATGAACAATACATGCCTGAATCACCTGGAAATGGGACATCATCATCATTCATTCGTTTGACAATCTCCAACGACGTCAACAGCGCGCCCATAAATTTATCGATAGCTTGCATATCTGAAACGAATCGTAATGTTACACAAAAATGAACAACTTGTTTGCGCATGTTATTCATTACAATATGTCTCTTATTCATTTCATGTGCCAAAGCATAGATAAATCCAGGACGATATTCTTTCTCGGGATTCATTGCAAATGCGATGACGTTGATATTATATCTGTTCAAAACGATAAAATCATCTATTTTGCTAATCCTATTTGATATTTCAGTGACAGTATTTTGTATAGATATTGCATTATACATATATGTTTCTTGACCGTTCGCTAACATAGCAACCAATGCAGTCAATGAAGGAACAGAAGTTGTCGATCCGTTATCCTTAATAGATCCATATATTCCGCCACTCCAATATGGGATTGTATAGATTGAATACTCCATTAAATATTTGCCACTATCCATTTTTCTAGTGACGAGAACCGAAGATCCTTTTGGCGCCAGACCGTTCTTATGTGTATCCGCGGACAGACTGGTTACACCATTAACTTTCAAAAAGTCAGTGTCTATGTTCAAGAAATTAACAACGAATCCGCCCAAACAACAGTCAACATGGAATCCACATCCTAATTCTTTCGCCAAACAAGCCATCTCATAAATCGGATCGATATTTCCAGTTACATAACAGGGCGCTGAACCAACGATACATACAAGTTCATATTTATGCATCTGTGCAGTCCATATCAACACATCTATATCTATTGCGCCATATATGTCGGTAGGGATTAAGATTACTTTGATATTATAAGCTTCACCCGCTTTCATGACAGCAGCATGGACTGTATCTGGTGCGATGATTATAGATTCGCCGGGTCGATGACCTCGTTCCATCATACCATAGTTTCGATAAGCTCGCATAGCACACATGAGACTTTCTGTGCCACCTGATGTGACTGTTCCTGTAACATCATTATTCGCGCCAAACATATTACCAACCATTTGCACCACTTGGTATTCAATCAGAGTTCCGACGTTGAACTCCGTTTGATGCAACGAATTCCATAAGTAGCTAGCTTCAAATGCATAACTGAATATATTCGTCGGCATCTCGCATGTTTCTTTAACTAGTAAACTATTGGAATAAATAGTTCCCGATATATGATAATCAATAACGTTCTTCATTGTTCCTGACTTGTACGCATCAATTAAATCCATTATTTCTCTGTCAGACCACTTTTTTTCTGGAATGGTCAATATGCTAGGATATTGTGACAACTGTTCTTTAATTTTTTGTAACGATTTGTCATAAATAGCGTCCATTTTGGTTTGATATATTTTTTTGCAAAAAGGGATATTCATTAGAAGGCGGCCAATGTAACTGGTTGTATTTTCGTGACATCTCTTTCTCAAGATGGGAAAAAAATCGCCTAGTTTATAGTAACAGAAGAATCCTGCTGCACCTATCATTATAGGATGTATATTACCGGTAATTACAATTGCGTCTGTATTCATTTGTTGGTATATGTTATATATATATATATATATATGTTTTTAAATAGTTGTTTTATTCAATTTTTTTAGCACACATAGATCTTTGGTGATATTGAATGATATCTGCGCGTTCGAATCTCAAGGCAGTTCTCTTGCCAAGCGCATTTAAATCTCTAGACAGTTTTCTTGCCGAGCACATTGAGCGAATCAATATTGATAGATTCAAATCTCAAGGCAGTTCTCTTGCCAGTAACATTGAATGATCAAATATTGATGCATTCAAATCTCTCGGCAGTTCTCTTGCCAGTAACATTGAATGATCAAATATTAATACATTCAAATCTCAAGGCAGTTCTCTTGCCAGTAATATTGAATGATCAAATATTAATACATTCAAATCTCAAGGCAGTTCTCTTGCCGGTAATATTGAATGATCAAATATTGATGCATTCAAATCTCTCGGCAGTTCTCTTGCCAGTAACATTGAATGATCAAATATTAACACGTTCAAATCTCAAGGCAGTTCTCTTGCCAGTAACGTTGAATGATTGAATATTAATACATTCAAATCTCTCGGCAGTTCTCTTGCCGGTAATATTGAATGATCAAATATTTGCGCATTCAAATCTTAAGGCAGTTCTCTTGCCAGTAACATTGAATGATCAAATATTTGCACATCCAAATCTCAAGGCAGTTCTCTTGCCAGTAACATTGAATGATCAAATATTTGCGCATTCAAATCTTAAGGCAGTTCTCTTGCCAGTAACATTGAACGATCAAATATTGATGCATTCAAATCTCAAGGCAGTTCTCTTGCCAGTAATATTGAATGATCAAATATTTGGACATTCAAATCTCAAGGCAGTTCTCTTGCCAGTAATATTGAATGATTAAATCTCCAGGCAGTTCTCTTGCCAGTAACATTGAATAATCAAATATTTGCACAATCAAATCTCAAGGCAGTTCTTTTGCCCGCAACACTGAATAATTAAATATTTGGACATCTAAATCCTAGGCAGTTCTCTCGCCAGCACATCGAATGATCAATATTTGGACGTTCAAATCTCTTAACAACACAATGAACGAATAAACATTTTGTGTTCAATTAGTAATTGAACACAAAACTTGCGATTCTGCGTAATATATCTCTGGATAAGACTATCAATTTCGGATTATTTATCAAAAATAAAATTATAATTGCTACATGATAATATTTGTAAGCGGGAATTGTTATTTCGCTTTTGGTTAAACATTCTAAATTTTGCCGAAAAACACACAAATGACGAACAGCATTATTTACGTGTTGGTCTTTGTCTATCAGGTTAAAAGATTTGATAGGGTCGATAAAGGCTATTCGCATTAAATCTATGCTGAGAGGGAACTTTCGGATATTCCTTAACCATTCTTCAAACGTTCTAATATTTTTGTATTCTTTTTCATCTAAGTACTGTAAAGACGATATTTTGCCGTATATTAAAATATGTTCAAATATTTTAGTAGTATGTACATCTCCATAAGTTCTTTCCCGTGCGTAACCAAATAGACCCTTCAGATCATAAAAATTCGTAGTATGAGACATAATAATTTGGAAAGCATCATCATTTTCAACAGTAAAGTATAATTGTTGACCACAAGAAAGCCCAGAAAGATGTAATTCTATATTTGCGCCATATTTGATAAACGTTGATATCATCTCAGCATATTGCGGATGTCGTTGATAATGGCTGTTTTTTTTGACAAAATATGCAACTGAATTTTTTTCAATAATATTATCCGGATTCCATTTATGATATTTTAAAATCGTCTCCAGAGTTTCAACGTCCATGTACAAATATTCATCAGCATGAAATATCATATTTATTAGTGTTCCTTTGTTTTGATACATTGTAAAGTCGATATTGGAATGCGCCAATATTTTATTTATATTTATCCGTAACGTATTGCGTGCATCTGTCTTATAAAATCGTTTTAGTTCCAACAGCATAGATGCAATAGTATTATAGTCAACACACGTATTGATGCTATCGAATTTTGATAAAGCAATGCCACCTGGAGATTTTTTGATCAATTCATTGATTATTTCTACGTTGACTAATTGATGCTCCATTTTTGCAACTTTTTAGAATTAAGAATATTGTAAGATTTTATTTTTCAATTTTATTGTTGACATTGACATATTTTTGTATTCAATTAGTAATTGAATACAAAACTTGCGATTCCACGTAATATATCTCTGGACAAATCTATCAATTTCGGATTATTCATCAAAAATAAAATTATAATTGCTATGTGATAATATTTGTAAGCAGGGACAGTTATTTTACGTTGAGTTAGACATTCTAAATTTTGACGAAAAATACACATTTTACGAACGGTACTGTTTGTGTTTTGATTTTGCGGTATTAGATTAAATTCGTTAATCGGCTCGATTAAAACTGTTCGCATTATTTCTATGTCGACTGGTAATTGTCGAATATTTCTTAGCCAATCTTCAAATATCCTGATACTTTTACGATCTTTTTCATTTAAATGTTGCAGGGATGATATTTTGCCACACATTAAAATATGCGTGAATATTATGTCAATATATTCGTGCGTGTAATTTCCAAATATGTACTTTAAACCATAAAAGTGTGCGGTATGATGTAGAATAATTTGAAGAGGTTCTCTATTTTGTGACATACCATATAGTTGTTGATCACAATGGAGACCAGAACGATTCAATTCTATATTTGCGCCATATTTGATTAACGTTGATATTATCCCAGTGTATTGTGGATGATGAAAACTATTGGTAACAAAAAGCGCAACTGAATTATTTTCTGTAATAGCGTCAGGATTTATTTTATGATATTTTAAAATTATCTCAAGAGTTTCAACGTCCATGTACATATTTGCGTTGGCATAAAATATTATATTTATTAATGTCGCTCTATTTGCCTGTATTAAAAAGTCGATATTAGGATGCGCTAATATTTTATTTATGTTTATGCGTAACGTATTAAGCACGGTTATTTTTCTGAACGTTTCCGTTATTCGCCGATCAAAATTTTGTAATTCCCATAGCATCAATGCAATAGTTCTATTACCAACACAAGTATTAACACAATCAAATTCCGATAAGGCAATACCATACGGACTTTTTTTAATTAATTCATTAATTATTTCGACATTGATCAATTGATCTTCCATTTTACAACATTTTTAGAATTAAGAACGTCGTAAGATTTTATTTTTCAATTTTATTGCAAATTTCTTGATGACACATGTATGTTATTTTTGCGCAAACATTTTTGTACTCAATTAGTAATTGAACACAAAACTTGCAATCTTTCGCAATACATCTCTGGATAAAACTATCACTCTCGGGTTATTTATCATAAACAAAATTATAATTGCAATATGATAATATTTATAAGCAGGGACTGTTATTTTGCTTTTGGTTAGACATTGTAAATTTTGTCGAAAAATGCACATTTTGCGAACAGTACTATCAGTGTATTGGTCTTTATCTGTCAAATTAAAAGCCTTTATGGGTTCTGTAAAGATTGTTCGCATCAAATCTATATCTGCCGATAATTTTTGAATATTTTGTAGCCATTCTTCAAACTTTCGTATATTTTCGTATTCTTTTTTATCTAAGTATTGAAGGGATGATATTTTGCCATGCATTAAGATATGGTCAAATATTATTTTAAAATGATTGTCTGTAAAAGTTCTTGTCATACCTATATTGAACATGTTGCCCAAATCATAAAAGTTCGTAGTATTAGATAGAATAATTTCAAGAGCATTCATGTTATTATGTCCCATAATATACGGTTGTTGAACGCAAGAAAAGAAAGAGCAATTAAGTTCTATATTTGCCCCATATTTTATCAACATTGATATCATTTCGACATATTGTGGGTGATAAAAATTTTTGGCCATAAATTTTGCGACCGAATTGTTTTTTATAATATTATCTGGATTTAATTTATGACATTTTAAAATTGTTTCCACCGTTTCAATATCCATGTATATTTTTTTATTACCTCCGAACATCATGTACGCTAACGTTGATTTGTTTTGATCTATCGAAAAGTCGATATCTGGATGCAATAATATTTTGCAAATGTTTATTCGTAACGCACTATACACAATTGATCTACCAAATTTTTCTGCAATTCGATTGTCAAAATGTCGTAGCTGCAGTATCATCGATACAACAGTATCATTGTGGACACGGCTATTAATATCATTAAATTTCGACAAAGCAATACCATATGGACTTTTTTTAATCAATTCATTTATTATCTCAACATTTGTTAGCTGATGTTCCATTTTACAACATTTTTAGAATTAAGAACGTTGTAAGATTTTATTTTTCAATTTTAATGCAAACATCTTGATGACACCAGCTAACTTGGACAGGATCTGATTCTAATATACCACAAACGTATGTCCCTTTTCTTCCAATGATTTCGCAAAATCTTCCATCTTTTTGTTTTCTTGATCTCGCCATTCGGAGTCTTCATCTTCATATATTATCTTTTTCGCAACCACATGAGGATCGTCGCATTGAACGACAACATCGATATCTTCAGTTGATTTGGAAGAGCTAAAGTAGGCGCCCATTTTGTTGATGATTGATATTATCATCAACATGTCTGGCATTTATTTTGTCAATTTTTTTGACAAAATAAATCACATCAGAACATAATTGTATGTATATCATTATCATTATCGGTGCATGGTTCTTGTTGGCACCAATGCACTTCAGCAGGGTATGAATCAAAAACATATACACAAGTATGACCTTTCCTTTCTAATGATTTTGCAAATTCCTTGTTTTGCATATGTTCATATTCTGCGCTACATGAATAAAACATTCCCATTGTTATTTATTGATGACATGTTAGATTGCCATTGCTAATAATTATTTTATCATTTTTTTGTATTCAATTAACAATTGAATACAAAAGTTGCAATTTTGCGTAACATATCTTTGGGCAGCACAATCAATCGAGGATTATTCATTAAAAATAAAATGATAATCGCTATATCATAAAATTTGTACGCTGGAACAGTGACTACACTTTTTGTCAAATATTCTAAGTTTTGCCGATATATGCACATTTTTCGAACTGTTTCGCTCACTTCATTGTTATCCGATAATTTGATGCATCTAATTGGTAAGTCGTAATATAATCTCATATTTTCGATAGATGTATCTTGAGTTCTAATTGTTTTCAACCAATTTTCATACACTCTTATGTTTTTGTAGTCTGTTTCGCTTAAATTTTGCAACGACGATATTTTTCCATGTAATAAAATGTGTTCAAATACTTTTCTAATTTTTTGAATATCAACAGATCCATAATAACGATAGGTATCAAAAATACATCTCAAGTAATAAAAATTATTTGTATATTGCAAAATGATATCGAAAAGTTCCGCGTGATTTCTTGCGATAACATATGGTTGATCAAAATTTCGCTTTGTTTCCAATCCTAGTTCTAAATTCGCCCCATGTTTGATAAATATTAATATTTTTTTGTATAAATCAATTGAATTTAAAATAGAACAAAGAAGTATATGTATTGAATTATCTTTTACAAGAACATCTGGATTGAAATTATTGCGAGTTAGTATTTCGTCTAGCCTCGTATTATTAATTCAACAACGCACTGAATGTGTTTTAACCAACAACATTATTGTAACAAATGTATCTTTATTTTCTGGAATAGTAAAATCAATACTTGGATGAGATAATAAGTTGCGTATGTTAGTTCGAAGTATCTTATCTGTTTGTTTTGATCCTAATATCATAATTTGTTTCCATTCAAATGTGGGATTTGACCAAACACTTGTGTCAAAATTACATAGGTTCCATAACATTGACACAAGTGTTTGTCCTTGAACGATAGAATTTATGTCATCAAATTTGGATAATAAAATTCCATTCGGGGTTTTTTTGATCAAGACGTTGAGAGTATCAATGTCTGTTAATAAAGACGTCATATTAATATTTATTGATATAATAATGCGCATCATATGTTTTTTTAATTCAATTTTTTGTGTTCAATTAATAATTGAACACAAAATTCAATCTGTTTTATCGCAACTATCCATCCAAATTATGATGTGCGCATTTCTACGAAGTCTGATACAATCAAAATCAACAACTTCGCCTACATATTTTATAATACTAGTAACATCGGTTGTATTTCCCCTTATAGAATCCATCTTATTGACACTTGTGTACATAAAAAAAATCATACCTTGTAATAAATCCTTAGGATTGTAATATGCAGTCGCTCTATCAAGTAATATTTTTGAATCATTGGTACACCAACCATATATTTGTAAATATGTACCACAATATGAAAATTGCATTCGGTCAAACATAAAATTTGTGACAGTTATACGGCTTTTGCGAAATTCTTTGGGTATCTTGATTATTTGATTATCATTTGATGGTAATGATTTGTATTTGAGAGGTAGATTACCCATTTTGGTTACTAAACTTGATTATCTTGGTTAGGCTAAATAAAAATCAATTTTTTTAATTGATTTTGATTAGTATTGTAATTTATTAATTCTTACTAATATGTTATCACCATATACTGTTAATCTATGATATCTAATTTTGTTATTATCTTTCTGTTCTTTGGGCACTTCAACATATACGCCATGAATAAATTCTTTGTCACTCTTTGTTCCATCGATGTGCGTTAATGTCAAAACACTTGGTTGTATGAACATTCTTTTCAAGTCATCTTTTTGTAATACATCATTAACGTTGAAAACAGCTACAGCTAATTCGGCAGGATCAGTTCCAACAATGTTTCCATATGTATCTACTAAATTACCAATAACTGGATCATCCATAAAAGGCATACCCAATGATCTTGATAATTTATTTACAAATGATTGACTAAAAAATGAGCTGATATGTTTCTTGTTAGCATCAAGATTATCCTTAGTTGCCAACATTAGTATAATTTCTTTGCTTTTTCCTAATCGGCCGTTGCGCATGTATATACATAATGGTGATCGATTATCTTTTTTGATAAAGATTTGTTCATTACAAAGATCTAATAATAACTTTATCATCTTATTATTTCCGAGTTCACATGCTAATATCAAAACAGTTTCATTCATGAAGGGAGAACTTAACACCTTTTTAGAAATATCGACTCCTGCTGCTTCGATTAATCTTTTTAGAAATTTAGTTGATCCCAATAAGACAGCTGTTTGGAATATATTTGCGAAACAATTTTTATTGCCAATGTGCGTCGGCATGTATATGATGCATGATATATTTAGAACTTCATCCCATTTTGAAATCATAGGAATAAATTTCATCATTATTTGATCGACGGGTTTTTTGATAATCTTTTCAAGATGATTAAAATTTAATGGTGTTGCCCAATTGACGACGTATTTGTGTTTTATCAAGATATCGACTTCCTCTTCTGTTTGACATAGTATAAATAATGAGGTACAACTTGGAAATTTGGTAATATCATATCCGTGTGGTATTAACTTAATAGCTTCTGCGAAATTAGTTGGATGCATAGATGTATTTATTTGATAGATATTTGTATTCTAGCGTTTATTAAATCAATTTTTTTGAGAATTGAACTTATTGGCGGTTGCGTGTAATTTGATTAGATCATTGAATTATCATGCAAATCTTGGCAGTAATATTGCATCCAAATTTCAATAGATCATCATGCAAATCTCTTGCCAACAATATTGCGTCTAACTCCAGTAAGCCATTGAATTATCATGCAAATCTCCAGCCAATCGCAATCCTTGGCAGCAACCTTGTATATAACTTCAATAGATCATTGAATCGTCGTGCAAATCTCTAGCTAATCACAATCCTCTGCAGCAACCTTGCACATAACTTCAATAGATCATTAAAATGTCGTGCAAAATCTCTCTAACCAATTACAATTCTATCATGCGAATCTTTTGTCAATTATAACATCTCGGTTTCTATTATCTGTTAAAATTGATAATATATTCATATAAACAAATATATGACATTTATACGACATCAAACATGTATGCTTACAACGGAACTTTATTAAAAACAAATAGAGATATCATATTAAGAAAAATAGATAGAAATATGAACATAACCAAAGAAGATGTTATGAACAAATTATCATTTATTATCGACCCTGTCACTGCACCTCATTTGCATTATTCTAATCTCGAACATATGATCAAAATATTAAAACGTACAGTCATAGATAATACATATTTGCCATTTGCAATTCTATGTTCGCAACTATATGATGAACGTAACGAAACCGAAAAAATTGCCATATGTATTCTTTTCGAAGAAGTAATGGACCAATATAAAAGATATCACACTTAAACAACAAATATGAGTGCATGCAATGGAACGCAATTAATGATGGATAGAGATGCAATGGTATGTCGATTATACCAAAATATAGCGATAACCAAAAAGGATATCTGTGATAGCTTGCATTTTATTAACAATGTTAACAAATTACATAACTATTACGATGACGATTTTCATAATACAATTCAAAAAATGAAAATTGAAATACCAAACGAACAATATGCACTATTTGCAGATCTATGTTCGCAAATATATGAAAACTATGCAAATGATTATTCCAGTAGACTTGCACTTTGTATTTTCTTTGAACAAGTAACAAATCATTATTATCCATATCATACATTGCAAAAAGAACGAGAAAACTACAAAGTTCCCGAAATTGATGTTCAAAAATATTTAGAAAAAGTCAGAAAAAAGGATAACCGAACTAAATAATTTATCATTATATGTAATATGATGATAAATCAACAAAATTCACGCCATTTGCCTTCGTAATAAAGTTTATCGAAGCGAACTAACATATCCTTATCATAGATTGTTAACATGTGAAATCTGACTTTGTTATCGTCGTTGCTGCAAATTGGTATATCGATGTATAATCCATTAATAAATTTTTTGCAATGTCTTGTTCCTTCTATATCTGTTACGATCATTTCGCCCGATTTTATAAATATTCGTTCCATTCGATCTTCACTCAACTTATCACTTTCATCAAAGACTGCGATCGCTAATTCTGCTGGGTTTTTGCGAATTATGTTACCATATATGTCAACCAAATTACCAAGATCTCTTCCTTTTTTGCTAGAATCTATTTTAATTTCTTTTTGAACGGGATCATCTTTGAACATTTGTTGTAATTCAGTTACAAATTTATCATCAAAATTTTTGCGAACGGCTGCCATAGTATCAACCGAATCGGTATCTTTTTTTGTAACTAACAATTTTACGATCTCTCTGCTATACCCATGCCATCCGCTATAATTCTTAACATAATTATATAGGGGCGAACCAAACTCACAAATTATGTCTTTTTGAGATTCACAATAGTCCAATAAAAATAATATCATGTCTTCATATCCATGTCCACATCCCAATACTAAAGTACTCGGTTTTCCTTCTATACTGAAATTTAAGATTTGTTTGGAAGTATAATCTCCCACTGTTCCTGTAATTTTTTGTAACAAAAGAGTCGATCCCATAAGAATAGCCGTATGAAATAAATTAAAATAATGTCCGCATTTTTCGTAACACGTAGGTATCTTATCATCAAAAATATAAAAAGAATATATTCCGCACAATTGATCTATCGGAATATTCGGAACAAGTGCCTCCAGTATATCACTAGGAGGGCGCCTTAAAATTTTTTTGATATGCTCAAATACTTTTTTATTGTACCATCCTTCAATGTATTTATGATGAAGTAACAACTCAACTTCGTCGCGTGTTTGACAATTGAGAAACAGATTTTCGCCTGGATTTAATTTTGCAACATCAAATCCGTTATTTCTCCAATCTTCAACAAGAGCGATTTTTACTTTGTATGTTGATTGCATGTTTTTATTAGCTAATAAGTATATTAATTCCTGGTAATAATAAAATCAATTTTTTTTAATTACGACGAACAAGAAGTGAACGTTTTCGCAGCACATGAACCACCATTCGATTTATCATACGCGGGAGATAGTTTATAATATTTTTCAGCTAATCCATCACTAACATGTTCATCATATGGCGTTTCAAATAACTTCTGTAGTTCATATATCATCGAAGAATCACCACTGGCAGCTAACGTGTACGCCGACACTAACATCCATTCCCTTGGAATAAATTTCGGTGACATCCTTTTCATATTATTCGATATTGTTTGATACGGCGGCACTTGGTTCATATACGTAGCCGATAATGTACTGATCCAATTATTAATCCAAGTTATCCACTCGCGCTTATTTTTATCAGTTAATGGTTTGTAAAAACCATTTTGGATCAAATCTAACATCAAATCTTCTGATATTATTTTTTTAACGATTTCTGACAATTGTCTCCAAATTAATGTATAATCCGCTTCACATTTTTCCATCAATTTGAATAAATCGTCTCTCAATGTACCAACTTCATACGTAAAATTCTGAAAACCTAACTTTGCCGCCCACATTTTATTTATTTTATTCATAGTCACGCCAAGATGACTATTTTTGATTTTTTCGCATTCGTTTTCATATGCAGGATCATCATTAAACAATGGTACTACAGCATCAACAAATGTATAAAAATTTTGCGCACATGCATCGATCTGATTAATAAACGCAAAATGTGCTCCACCGTCAATCCAAGGATTCCATAATGGATCAAAACTACTCATAAATCCAAACGGCCCATAATCTAACGTAATTCCAGCAACGTGACAATTATCGCTATTAAAATTACCTTGAACATAACCAACTCTTAACCAGTTACACACTAAATTTGCAAACTTATGCGACGTGCTTCTTAACATCATAATTACTTGATCTTCAAAAGATAACGATTTATTGATATCATTATATTCCCTAAAAATGATATATTGCACGAGCATCTTTAGTTCTCGCAGCGCATTTCTATCGTTAGATTTCAAGAAACGTCTGCTGAATAATTCAACGTGGCCTACCCGCAAGAACGAAGAAGCAACTCTACATAATACAGTGCTGCCTGATGATTCCATAATATCATGTTTTTTAATTACGTCACGCTGATGATCACTGGAGAACCAAGGTCTTTCGACCATATCTGTTTTAGAAGATGTTATTGTTAATGCTCGCGTGGTTGGTACTCCTAAATGATACATTGCTTCCGAAACTAAAAATTCGCGGACACTAGAACGCAAAACAGCTTTTCCATCTCCTGATCTACTAAATGGAGTCTTACCACAACCCTTTAATTGTAATTCCCATCTTTTTGATTGAACGACTACTTCTGCCAACGATGTCGCCCTCCCATCTCCATAACCGTTACCATTCTTGAAAGGGCAGTTGCTATACATCTCTTTACCATAAATAGACAGCGCATATGGGGTAGACCATGACCTTTTATTATTGCAACCAGAAAAGAACGATAAAAATTCTTGTGATTTTGCCATTCCAGTAGTAAAACCAAGTGTATTCATCATATTTTCACTAATCGCCACGGAAAATGGATTTTTTAGAGGTGTACATTTCACGATAACATAATGTCCACTTTTGACTTCACGCATATGCTGATTAGGATAATATTTGTCTGATTCTGGATCGGGTACTAAAAATTTAGTGTATGTAGTGTCTTCAATTGAATCTAAATAATTCAAAAAATTCATTGATACATTTGTCTGCGATTTTATATGTTGCAAAATAACGCACAATATCTTAAAAAAATGAAAAAAAATAGTTACGAATATGAATAAATATTAATGATATCAAAAATGAACAGAGTAAATGAGATCATTAATATCGAAAAAGAGTGAAAACGCAACAAAGTGAAAAAATACGTTGAGCAAAATATCAGCGAAATACGCTTAAAAGATGAAACTAAAATCAAATTGAGTGAAATGTATGATGCATTAACTCCTGATAATGCATTTGTGAAAGAAATTTATATTCGCCAAATGATATACGCTGTCAAAAATATATTGACAGACAATGATAGAAATGTTATCAAAAATAGGATACAAAATTATGGCCACGTTTGGATATTTTTAGTGATTATGTTGCTAATTTATTTGGTCATACCATATGAGGAATCTATCGGTGCAATATATTGCATGCGTTTTTTTCAAATTTTGTTTGTATGTGCAATCTTCTTCGTATCATGGTTAATAAAACGTGACAAGTCAAAATTAGATCGTGGTCTGTGGGAATAAATTATTTTCGTTGATCAGTATGTCTATATTCTAATGAATGAAGATGTTTGAATTTTTGATTATCAACACATTACCAATAACATTAAATGATCGAATATTGATGCGTTCAAATCTCCTGGCAATATATTGCCAGCAACATTAAACAATCCAATATTGATATGTTCAACCTCCTGGCAATGGAATATCTTGCCAGTAACATTGAATGATCCAATATTGATGCATTCAAATCTCCAGGCAATGGAATATCTTGCCAGCAACACTGAATGATCCAATATTGATATGTTCAAATCTCCAGGCAATATCTTGCCAGTAATATTGAATGATTCAATATTAATGCATTCAAATCTCCAGGCAATATCTTGCCATTAACATTGAATGATTTAATATTAATGCATTCAAATCTCCAGGCAATATCTTGCCAGTAACATTGAATGATTCAATATTAACGCATTCAAATCTTGAGGCAATATCTTGCCAGTAACACTGAATGATTCAATATTAATGCATTCAAATCTCGAGGCAATATCTTGCCAGTAACATTGAATGATTCAATATTAATGCATTCAAATCTCCTGGCAATATCTCGCCAGTAACATTGAATGATTCAATATTAATGCATTCAAATCTCGAGGCAATATCTTGCCAGTAACATTGAATGATTCAATATTGATGCATTCAAATCTCCAGGCAATATATCAACATTGAATAATTCAATGTTGATGCATTCAAATATCCGGGGAATGTAACATTTTACCAGCGATGTTGATATGTCCAAATCCCAGACGTGTAATATCTTGAATATGCAACATAAAAAATTGAAATAAATAAACCCAGAAGAGTATATATTGAATATTTAAACAAAACTAAAATGGAAAGGGTCAAACAAATAGCTAATATTCAAAAAACGCGCAAGATTGAAGAAATCAAAAAATATATCGAAGAAAATATCGACGATGATCATCTGACAGAAGAAACCAAAATCGAACTCGGTAAAAAGTACGACGAACTAACTTTGGATAGCGAAATTTGGAGAATTAACAATGATGTTCATTTTATGGTACAACGTGATAAGAACATACTGACAGGTAACGATAGATGGAATTTGCAAAAAAAATTTAAAGGTGACGCATACATGACAGCAATTGGCGCTATTGTTTTCCCATTGGTTACATTTTTTGGTTCAGAAAAAGAAGTCGTTGGCGTCAAATTTTGTCAATTAATATCTGCAATGATGGGCTTAACAGGTCTCTATTTTTTGATATATAACAAATTGAGGTTGAAATATGGAACATGGCGAGTAGATTTTTAATTAATAATTAAAAATCTATTCTTTTGCGTCATATAATTTGACCCAATTATTGAATTGATTGACAGAAACTTTAGCTTTACCAGTAATTGCTGCTATTGGAATCCATCCATTTGGATTAACATTTGCAATTCTTCTTATTCTTGTTGTCTTGTCATTATTTGATTTAAATTGATATACTGATTGCATAACATTCGTTCGCACAAATACATCTGATTTAAGAGGTGCTCCACGGTGATCGACTGAGTAACCAACGAGCCAAGTAGATGTTGCTCCTTCGAATATGCTTTGGATGAACACTGTTTCACGATCCCATATAATTCCGCCCAAACGATCAACTTGTCTTCTGATTTTAAAATTAGGAGATGATTCTAAAAGATCAAATTCAATGATATTCGGATTGTCTACTATTGCTTCTTGTAAAGTAGAAACACCAAAGATCTTATTGACAAGTTCTGCTCGGGGTGCTTTTACAGTAACATCCAAATAATAATGTGGCAGTGCGCAATTAGGAAATTGTTTTGATTGCAATGACGTCGCACTGTTTGCGTCCTTGCTGACGACCGTTTGCCAACCAGGAAGTTTGAACATCCATTTTGTCATAGATATTAACGATTTCGCATATTCAAAATCAAACCCAGATGATTTAGGGCGCATATTATGAACATTTGATTCATTGAATGCAGGTTCCATGTGATTGTTATCATATAATAATTATAGTTATTCCTGGTACATAATTTATCATTTTTTTTGATGATAACATAATATATGCTATCATTAAATTCCATGCATGATAAAAGATGAAGAAATTAATAACGTACGTAGTTACACATACAATACAGAAATCCTTTAATTTGTAATATAATATCAATGCCAATTGGAGACTTACAAACATCGAAAAGATAGATGCAATGAATAATAACGTTTCTTGGTATGGCACTGTTACGAAATTATATAATATGATACCCGAGTAATACAAAATACCGTAGTATGTATTTGGAACGTTAAGAGGATGATTGTCTGGAAGGTCAAAACACAACTTCATCATACGACCATATGGACTCTTTAAAACTCGCGAACATGATGCACGATTATTTATGTCACACATTGCTGTCACCCCAGGAGCCAATCTTTCCACACAGATCGCGTAAAGAGCGATTAAGATTCCACAAATTCCTAATAAAACGAGGATCATTGTTGTTTTACTTCAATTCTCCATAGAAATATCTGGCTTTACAAAAATCAATTTTTTACTCTTGTCAAAAAAAATGAAAAATATATCGTTAACTGATGACGTAGTAGTAATATATCAAAAAATGAGCAACACAGATGATTTGATTAAAAAAGGCAAGGAACGCATCATCAAAACTGCACAAGAATACGTAGAAAAACAAATTGCACAACCTTTTTTGAAAGATGAAACTAGGATTATGATGACAGAATTATACGATTCCCTTGATGAAATAAATGCTAGAAATACAATGATCATAGTGGAGACTGCTGCTTTGAAAGATAAAAATGTGTTATCAGAATCAGATGTTAATGAGATAAAGAATTGTGTACGTTTTTCGAAAATTACAATACCGATTTGTATAATCGTTATCTTCGCAACATATTTGTTCATGGAAGCAACTCAGTGGTTAATATCGGTGTGGTTATTATTAGGAATAACAATTGTTTGGTGTGTGATTTTTATTGTTCATTATTCTACCATACTAAATCAAGGACATTGGAATATCGGTTATAATATACTAACAGGGCAACGGTTTTAACAAAATGATTTCCCTAAATTTTATGAAAACCATTTCGTATCAAATGTATACACATGCACCATCAACATACCTAATGTCAAATCTGTAAAATTAAGTAACATCATTACTCCAATATGCATCAAGACCAATGCACACCAATACCATTTCCTAGTATAATAATAACAACCGAATAACAATGATGTAATTTCTAAAAATAACGAACTCCATGTTGCAAATTTGATTAATGGTAAGGGTAAATTGATGAAGATGTGTGTCAAGATGTTATTTCTTGCAATGGGACTTGAAACGATGTGCAATAATGCTGTTCCATCAAGCCAGGTTTGACATTGCAACTTATGAATTCCACTGACAGTATAACCCATCATCATCAAGAACCATACGATCCAGATTGTATTTTTATGATATGGTAGCGCACAAATAAGTAACAATAATCCAACGTACGGAATTCCTGGATTCGCGATGATGATGTTACTGTTGAACAAATAGACCCAACCAAACCATAATACAGGACTTACCAGTTTTACGCTGTTATTCATCGCCAAGGCAATTGAACAGACCATCAATATCATGATAAAGATTTCAATATTGTCGTCGATGAGCGAAAAATATTTGACGAATTCATACGTCGGCAACAACGTTCTGTTGCTGATCATACCTTTGGAGGTAAATAATTCTTCAGCATATGGCAATATCCGATAAAAATGCCAAAATAAGTAGGTGCCAAAGATGGGCTTGAAATATTTGAATTCTTTCGTTGATCCTCTTAACATCTTTAATAGATATATTTTATCCAGTTATCCTGATTTTGATTTTTTCAATTTTTATTCAAAAAAATTGAAAAAATTTTCGTTAGAGCTTCCATTGATAACTTTGGATTAAGAATTGCGATGTTAGACGGGGTTATTATTATTGTTGGGGTTATGTTTGTGTTGATGTTTTTGGAGTATCTGTTTCCGGACAGAGATTTGCCAAAAGTTAATGGATGGTGGTTACTTGGCCTTAGTATTAATATTGTTCAGTTGATTATTGGTTTGTCAGCCTATTTATTGGAAGATTATCTAAATTTCCCGAGCAGACTGAATTTAAAACTATACGTCAGTGATTTTACAGGCGGCGTTGTTGCATATTTTATTCATATTATTTTGATGTATTGGTGGCATTATTTTAGACATATGATTCATGTACTGTGGATATTATTTCATCAATTCCATCATAGTCCTCAAAGAGTAGAGATACTTACATCATTTTATAAACATCCACTCGAAATGATCATCAATTCTGCACTTATGATTCTTTTATCATATCCAGTGTTAGGTATTAGCGGAAGATCGAGTATGTGGTTATCGATATTCGCAGGATTTGGCGAGTTTATTTATCATATGAATCTCCGCACGCCTAAATTTTTAGCGTACTTTGTGCAAAGTTCGGTTAATCATACATACCATCATAGAGAAAATTCTAGAATAAATTGTCCTAACTATGGTGACATTCCATGCTTCACTGACATATTGAATGGAACTTTTCATAACGCACAGACAGAATCTAAATCTGGATTCAATAACTATCGAAAAGGAGACACTCATGCAATGTTACGTTTCAAAGACGTTGGAAATAGAGAAAAATCTATCAAAATCACTTTTAATGACGTTTGTCATATATTATTATTGATACTCGGCAGTTTAAATTTGATAGGTTACATATTTTTTTCTCCAACATTACAAGGAATTGCGTTTGCATCGGCAAGTTCGCCACTCCCGTTTGTCTTCAGCGCGTACGAAGGCATAGAAACTTATTCGCTAAAATATTCTGATATATTGGTCAACAATGAAACGATGATAGATTTGAACGATGCATATTCAAAAATAGAAGGGCCATATAATCTGCGGAATGTTTATGGTGCGATGTTTACATATGGACCACTGTTTAAAAATGAAAAACTTGTACAACTGCGGCAGGATATACTGCGTTGGGGTATTTGTGGCGAGAAGATAATAATTTTGCCATTTGCTATTCACAATGCATCAACTATCATCAAAACGTTTGACGGAAAAGAATTTTCTTTGAGTATCAATTGCAACGTCTAATTTTTAGATATTACAATTGCAGATAAGTATTAGTATAACGGCGCATAATTTCATCGGCAACTTCTTGATGTGTACCGCTACATTTGAATGGTTCTATTTTGTCGCAATTATCAACATCAATCGATTGCCATTTACCAACAAAAACGAGTCCTTTATTGGTTATATGTCTGCAATGATAAATGTTCAATTCTTTTCGAATAGAAGGTGTATTCAAATATTTTAAGTGTTCGTTGATAATAGGACAACCATCCAAAATTAATATTTGTATATCATCAAAATATCTAAAACAATCAATCGTTCGACATATTGAATTAGTCGCTAAAAATTCATGACATTTACTCAGATATTTGAGTCCATCACCGAGTATATTACCGCAAAAATATATAGTCGGTATATGTCCAACATATTTTAATGATTTATCATCGACGTCGGAACAAGCATATAAACTTAAATGCTGAATATCTATATTTTGTAATGATTTGATACCATAATTAGTGATATTCCATCCACCGATTTCCAAATGCTTCATCGACGATCTAAATTTGAAAAGATCATGCAAGTCAGAGTCATATATATTTCCGCACAAATGCAAATGTTCTAAAAATTTATATGTATTCAAATGTCCACATATTTTGATGACAGCCGGCCCTTTTAAATATAAAAATTTGGTTGTGTCGCTGCTTATCAAATTTAAAACTCCGTCTTTCGTTATCTTATCGCATTCAAAAATCGTTAGCGAATCAAGTTTGCTTGTAATTGCCTTTGAAATAGCAACAAGTCCAACATCTGTAATATTTTCGCAATCGCATAGAGACAATGACCTAATATTTTTAAAATTTATATCGTTCAATTTGTTATCTGGTATGTCTAGACTATAAATTTTTAGCGATTCCAAATTATCAAAAAATTCTAGTAGCTTATCTATCGTTGTAAAACTTCCCAACGTCACTATGGTAAGGCTTTTCACACTATGTACGAACGATAAATTATCATCGACCACCATACAACTATCTAATCTTAATCATCTAACATTCATTGTATCAATATATTTCATTAACAATGCATCGATATCACAACTATCAAGAAACATTTTTTGTATTCTATATTTCTGCATCCCTTCATCAAATTTTCTATTCGCTTCATATTTAAAGTTCCATACATGCGTTTGCGTAATCTCAATAAATTTTTTAGCAACCAATTCCATTTTCAACATATTATACAATCCTGCAAAATATAATATGTTAGTCCATATATCTTTGTTTAAATAGATATCCGACTGCATTTTGATATATCTACATATATTGGATATTTGTGGAAATAATTTTATCAATTTTTAAAGAAAAAAAGTGATTATCAAATTTCTAATGTTATGTTATCATCAATATCTCATCAAATGCTAACGTTATCTGAAGATATTCTCTGTTATATTGGCCGTCTAATAACAGATAAAGAAAAAACATCCTTGTCCGAAACGTGTATTATATTGAATACCATAAAATGCAAATTCATATATTCAGAAAAAGTTCACGTTGATAAAATCATATTATTGCCATATTATGATAATTTCGAATCAGTTGAAATGACCTTATCTACCATGACGCACAAATCCCCTAAAAATATCAAACACATTTATTTTACAGGAAATATCATATATATTCCACAGTGTGTGACTCATCTAACTTTCGATAGAACTTTTAATGAACCTCTCTATGGTTGTATTCCGTCGTCCGTCACTCATCTAACATTTAACAATGATTTCAATCAACCGGTGGAGATTGGCGATATTCCAAATTCAGTTACGCATTTGACGTTTGGCGATTCTTTCTCACAATATTTAAACGATTGCATTCCGTCTTCAGTCACTCATCTGAAATTTGGAGTTAATTTCGAAGGGCCCATTGATGGAGAAATACCTGCATCAGTCACGCATTTAACATTTGGTTTCTATTTTGATACGCCAGTGCGAAATAATATTCCACCGTCAGTAACACATTTAACGTTCGGTTTTTATTTTAATCAATTAATCGATAATGCCTTTCCGTCATCAATTACTCATTTAACTTTTGGAAACAGTTTTAATCAACGTATAGAAAACAGTATCCCCGCATCCGTAACGTATTTAACATTTGGAGAATATTTTAACAAACCGATTTGTACATGTATTCCAAAAACTGTGACTCGTTTAATATTTGGCCATCGATTTAACAAACATATTTTTGGATGTATTCCTAAATCAGTGATTTATCTAGAATTTGGAGAATGTTTTAATCAATCGATAGAAGGCAGTATACCATCATCAGTAAAACACGTAGTATTTCATTCAAATCATCAATCTCTAAAACACATACCAACATCTGTAACTCATATAACTTTACATGGCGAAGATCCAATCCTATCTGACATGCCACCTACAATAACACACCTAACATTTGGCATGTGGTTCAAACAACCTATTAATAACATCCCATTATCCGTAACAGATCTAAATCTCAGCAGCAAATATCATAACATTATACATCAAAGCATCGTCGCACGAGTTAAAATATCAATATTTGATGACTAAAATTATTTATTCATCAAAAATGAGATAAGCATCATATAAATATATCATTAATGAATATAACAAAGGATGGATACATTAATATATAAAATAGATACTCTGACGAAAACATGTTGTGTGACCAGATACGAATATGATGAGTTTAATAAAGCTAGGACGTTACGCGATGAACTTTTACTTCGGATATTTGATGGAGCTCTCGATAAAAAAGAACTCAAAAAAGTTAAAGCCAATTTGAAAGAAATTAAACCGATAATTGAGAAACACAATAATCTTAGATTTTATGATGCAAGTTATGGTAATATGTGGTTGTGCGATATGTATATTGATGATTTACATAGATCAAGAAACGATGAATTAATAAGTTATCCTAAAACCAAAAATATGGAAGATCGTGAACAGCAGAATTTTATTCTTGCAGATTTGGAACATTCTAAATTATTTGGTATTCCTGGCGGTGGAAAAACAAAATCAATTATCGATAAAATAATTCATCTCAAAGAAACAGAAAAATATGGTTCTAACAATTTCATAATTGTTACCTTTTCCAGAAACGCGTGCAATGATTTTTTAGAAAAAGGAAACAAACGTTGTAGCAAATTATTCACAAACCAAAATGTTAAGACGATGCATTCTTTAGCCGGGACTATTATGTTCACTTTGCGAAAAAAGAAAACGAGCTGCTTGCACACTATTATCTTATCCGCCACAAAATATGTTGATGAAAAATGCAGAAATGGCGAATTATCAAGAATTAAATGTTTAGCCAATTGTAAACTTATTGTCGTTGATGAATCACAAGATATTTCTGAAAATCAATATGCATTTATTATGAAGATAAGTGAGATTCTAAATATTCCAGTTATTATGGTCGGCGATCCTAACCAAAATATATATCAATTTCAAAATGGTTCCGATAAATTTTTATTAGAGCATCCTGGATCACAAATATCATATGTTAATAATTATCGATCAACTGTCGAGATTGTGGATTTCGTTAATGAGATACGGATTCATAAAGAACTACCACATATGGTATCTGCGAAAAATACTCATAATAAAAAGCCATATATTTATGTTGGTAACGATGATGACATCATGAAGAATATAATTTTAGAAATATTTTCATCTAAATGTTCTTTCGACGAAATTGCAATCATTGGGCCTATCAAGCGGTCAAACGAAAATCGCAACGTTGGTTTAAACAGTGTTGCAAATATGTTAAAAAATTATAAAATACCCTTCTGTGAACATTATTCTCAAGGCAAAGATAGTGTGTTCGATAACCAAAAGAAATCAATTCGATCCGGGCATGTGAATTTATATACTATTCATGGAAGCAAAGGTTTGGAATTTAAGAAAGTATTGGTGATTAATGCGCATTTTGCCACGATGGGCCGCAAACCCACAATGGTCGAATACCAAGAATTCAAATATTTATGGTATGTCGCATTTAGTCGGGCAATTGACGAATTGACGATCTACGTGAGAGACGACAAAGATCCATATCCTGAATTAACTTTATGTGATTCAAATTCATACACCACAAATAATCCTAAAAAATTACAAAAATTTGACTACGAAAGCAAATTTGAACCCGACCACAAACAAATCAAATATCCGATCAAAGATACTATCGGCGATAAAAAATTATTTACAGAAGATATGTTATTGAAATTTGAAGAAGAATCAAAATACAAATTAAGTGAATCTATCATGTTCACGCAGCCTAATGATGTCACCGTTAAAAACAAAGATGCTACATTGTATGGCGAATATATGGAAAACATATTCCAATTTTATTATTGTTCTGCTCATTCTAAAATTAAACACTTTACAAATAGTATTAAAAATTTTTTTAGATCACTGATTATATTAGCTCCGAAATATCACGTTGGTTATTATGTTATGAAAAAAATGGGATGTGCAAATATGCTAAATTCTGTTATGCTACATCAGATTAAAGATAAAATTGGCTTGGAAACTTTTATGTACATATCTGAAAAGATGGCGAGCAAATCAATGTATTATAATTGTGCATTACAATCATCTACGCAGGAATATCCAAAAGAAACAATTTATCGATATTGTAAGAAGTTACGGAAAAATATTGACGATGAGACAAACAATAAATTAGTTTATAAAATCTCACTGATAATGCATTGTATCCAAAATGAAACCAAATTTATGCTAGATAAAGAACATAATATTAGCAAATTAGATAGTCATATTCGGAAGATTAAAAAATACATTAAAACATTGCCACAGGGATATAAGTTTCAGAAAATTTGCGAACATCCTAACATACCACTGATCGGTAAATATGATATTTTGACTGCGAAAAACAAAGTTATTGAGTTAAAGTTTGTTAAAACGGTGGGTGTGTTGCATGTGTTACAAACGTTGATGTATTACAACAATTTATTTCCTGATTGGAAGGAAGAGATGAAGTTAGAAATCTGGAATTTGTATTCGGGTAAAAAATACAAGATAACATTGGCGAAAAAATATACAAATTATGATTTTTTGAAATATGTTTGCGATGCATTGAAAGTTAAGATGGTGAATAATATCTTTGTGTATGATCTAGAAACTGATGGGACAGAATATGTCAATCCGGAGATAATAGAACGACATTTTCAAGAGTTGTATTTAGATTTTTCACCAAGTACCGGATTAGTTAAGGCCGATAAAAAATTAAAATCATTTATTACGAAATTAACTGGAATAACAAATAGGATGATGGAACGAGGTGATAATAAATCTAAATTGAAGAGTGATATGGATATGATCTATAGATATTGTCACAAACCAATATTCGTAGCGCATAATGGTAACAGTTTCGATCATCGAATAATGTTACAGAAAGGATTATTGAACGATGAATTATCCGGTAAGTTTTTAGATAGCAAGAGTTTGATTTCTATGATTTCAGAAAATGATTTGCAGAAAAAGAAATTGGGCGAGATTTATGAAATTGTGACGGGCAAAGATTTAGCGAGTGTGTCGACAACGCTAAATGCCCATCGTGCCGAGTTTGATGTATTATTGTTGATCGGTATTTTCAAAGCTCTCAAACTAAAATTAAATCATTTTATTTAACTAATATATTAACTAAATAAATTGAATAGATCAAAATGCGATACTTCTCGACAATCATTAACAGTCCAATCACCATAATAGCCGGAGAGTTGTAATTTGTAGATAAATTCATTTCCTTCAATCAAAAAAGTGTTCGCGATTTTAGGAATTTTGTACATTATTTTACGCGAATCTAAAAAAATTATTGTTTCTTTGACATACATTGTATCAAAGTATTTACATAAAGCGTTCATTTTTGCGGGATCTGTTTCACTACCTTTTATCGGGAATTTAGAGATGTCCGGTTTTGTTCCAATGTATCTCAAAAAGGTGTAGAAACTTATTATATTCTTTTCGATGTTTAGCATACAATCTCCGACAATTCTCACTTCGAGTTTTTTTGCTTTTGAGCTGGATAACTGAAGCTGAACAAAGGATACGCGATCTTTAATTTTCGTTTTAATTTGAACAGTCACGAGACATTTTAGGAGATAGTTGGCAAGGGTCAGTCGTTTATTGCGTAAATTTTGTGCGTGTTTGACATGCACACGTTCTAATCGTTGGGATTCTGTTTCCATTAGGTTTTGATATTATCCAATTAATAATAGAACTTGCTGAAAAATAATATTTCAATTTTTTTAATCAAATATTATTGATCTTCTATTTGTTCGTAAGATGTACACCGATAAACAATGTTAGTAAAAACCAATAATCCTAAAGATGTCAACTTTAATATTACACTACAGATCTTGTTAGAATCAAGGAAATTGTCCTTCGCAGTGCAATTTTTAAAAGTCATGAACCAATTATCGCCATTATAATAAAAATAGTTTCTCATATCGCAAACTTGTTTTACGAGCGTAAATTGATCGTAAAAATAAACGCCCATCTCTTTATCCGATGCATTCGTTAGCCATTTACTCGGAAATACTTTGCCATATGCGTCATACGTATTTTGATAAACAAACCCATTCAAAGCATAATAATCCGCTGTACCAAGAATATCAAATCCAACACTAATGATCCACATCAAGAGCGATAGATTGACTAAAAAATTGACTAATAATGGTGTAGAAGATCCTGTGCCGAAAATCAAAATAGATAAAATTATGAATATGATCGTTTCGACAACCAGGAATGAATATATATTTTTGGTCTGGATATCTCTTTCATAAGTTCCTACTGGTGCACCTAAATAAAATTGAATACGTGTTATGTTGGGATATGTATTCCATATATGACATGTTTCTTTCATGAACGTATTTTTGTTGAACACTATTGGTTCGTCAGAATTATTACCCGCCCATGGAATCAATAATCCGAATTGGTCGTCTATCGCTATCTGCGGAAATCTAATATATCGTGGCGCAATGAAGAACGACACAGCATATAATATAAAGACAATCGTTATTACGTGTAATTTATTCATGATTATTATTTGATAATATAATATGAGTGTATAGTACTTTAATTTTCAATTTTTTAATACATTCGATAGTCATGGAATGTATTAAATTTTTTTAACTTTTCTGATTTCTACAAAATAGACTAGACTATCATTAAATTTTTTTGCACTGTTGGCAAAACTATTCGCAAAACTGACCAAATTCGATGTGCTTTTTCGACGTAAAAAAGAATAGCTAGTATTCTTTCCTCGGAAATACATCTCAAACTCACCATAGCGAGTAAAATTGTTAACAACATCCACGAGCAAAGGATACTGGCTGTTATTTTTGTCAACGAGTGTGTATATTTGAATCGTCGTGAACAAATCTGATTGTATGATTGTCTGTGCGTATTTTGGGACACTAAAAATGGCAAGGATGCATATTAATATAGCGGATACGATAGTGTTAATGTGACACATGATTTGATTAATAGTACATTAAATGATGTTGCTATGAATTAATTTTTCATTTTTTTTTAATAATTACATTTCAGTAAAATATCATATTGCATCTTGGTGTCTGTCACCATCTTCAATATCTTCTTAGTATTACTATCTATTTCTTTGCCATAGAAACATATCGTATACAAATCTTCTGGATCTTTATTGAAATTATTAATTGCATCGATTAATCTCATAATATAAAATCCATATTCTTCTTCTGTCGCAAATTTTTTACGAATACCATATGTCTGGATGTTAAACCACGATTGAGCCCACAAATATCCTTCTATCACTTTGATGATATTAAACGCATGCATAAATATTCTCAATTTAGCATATTTAAACACAGAGTTTGCGTATCCAATTTTATCTATTCCAAACTGTTTTATCAATTTATTTTTTTCAGCATTATCAAATATATTTTTTGACGTTAGAGTCAATTCAATGTTTAAGATTGGATATTTCATCATAAAATCGTAAAATTTGTCAGTGTCATAAAATTTGATCTCTAAAAAATCAGGTTCTAATAATCTGTACATTATCTCTGAAGTGACGTAACACATCGTAATTTCTGATCCTTCAGAATCCTCGCCAAACGATTCATCAATTTTGCGCACGATGTCTTTCTCTTCCATATTTTAAGCACTTATATTGACAAAAGATTTAATATCAAAATATTGACTCCATTTCAAATAGTATTCCTCTGCATATTTTTCGACATCAGCAGTTGCATACAAATCACTATATGCATCAAATAATGTTTTCATTTTCGATATCTGCAAATCAATAACTACATTTGAAACGTGTTCCATATTATCAATAAAATCAGCCTTCATTTGATATTTATCTGATGGGATCTCTCGTTTGTTCTTTAAAATAATAAAAACATCATCAACGATCGGTGATCCAACTAGCGGTTTATAAAAAGAAACATCATTGAAATGCTCACTTATCGAACCGATCTGTTGTAAATTAATGAACGGAACCGTCAATTTGAGAATAGCTGCCCCACCAATTTTGACAGTTGTATTAATCAAATCTACAATCGTTTCATCGATCGAATCACTGTCAGACGTAAATAAATCGATCGAATTAGCAAATGATGCCGTATCATTTACTACTATATGCTCCTTATTCACAAAATTTATGGCCTTGACATATTCATCGTTATGATGGCATATGTGCAAAGTTTGCAGTTTTTTGTTCATTAATTTATTGACATAGCAAACTTCATACATTTTGCAAAAATCGACAGTCTTGTTTAATTTTATAGGTATTAGTCTAGTGATATCCAGTTTTTGCACGATAGTTTGCCATTTAATCTGATCCATTGAATCAATCCCTGACTTATATAGTTTCAATTTCGCTCCCTGATCAATTAACGTATCAATATTTGTAATTTTGTTAGATATTCTCAGAAAAGTAATATTGATAGGGGCATCAAATGTAAAATTTAACTTTTTTATTTTGAAGACGACATCAGGCCTTAATTTTAGATTATATTTTTGCGCAACGAGAATAGAACGATGCAAATTTACTTTATTATTATAAGTATGGTGCTTTATCATTTCGTCCAAAGATAATTTTGCAACGTCGTCGATTTTGGAATCATATATTAGTTCTTTTTTGACAATTGATTTATTGATACGATTACGAATTGCGTTTAGGTTTGGTTTGATATTTGGATCTTCATTTTGGAATAAAAATAAATTTGTAGCGGAACTGTTCCATATGGCAATCGTATCAGATAACAATTTTACATCTGGTGCGTTTGAGAAGTTGGTGCAAAATACGTATGCAGATTCATATGGTCTGATTTTTTGCCGAATAATGGATATGTTATCGAAATACTTTGATAAATATGTGCAAATTTGTGTTATGTACATAGTTGAGTTATTGTGAATTCGGAACATATAACTGCCACCTACATTTAATGTATTGATAGTTACTATGACTGATATAAAACAGTAAATATCAAGGTTTTTTACTTTGGAAGATCTGAAGTCGCAAATGACTAGATCTAACTTTTGATCTTTGTAATTTTTGCAAAGTCGCGCATAATTCTCAATAAAGCTTGGTTCATTCAACGTATCGTGATATAAGATGTCAATGTCGGCAAATCGCGACAATAAAGCCCGTGATGATTCTTCAAATTTTTTATGACATGGAATTTTGTGCAAGAATATTGGATATATACTGACTTTAACGTCTTTAAGGTTATTTTGGTCATAAAAATACAGGAGCGATTCATCAATATTAATATCATCACGAAAGATTAGAATATTTTTGCGGTTAATTAGATGTGCACGATTGTCGACACAGAATAGATAATCAGAAACAAAAGTAGGCGATAAAGATTTATAAATTAATCCGGATGTGTATGTCTTGTTGATAAGGTCTGCAAATTTTTTGATTTCTGGTTGATTAACTATTTCGCCAGATGTTTTGTAAAGTAAAAAATATTTGCTAGCGAACAGATTGATAGTATTATTTTTTTTTTCGTCATATTTGTTGATGAAGTATTCAGTTATTTTTCCCGATTTGAAGTTGTTGGAGATTTTTAGATTTGTATTTTTTGTGTCGCTGATATTCATATATATTATGATTGATATTTATTGAATAAATTAATATCAATTATAAAGGTTCATCTTCAATTTCGCCATTTGACATCTCCTTTCCTTGCCACTTTACCGAAGATTTTTGCTTATCAGTTTGGTTTTGTGTCATCTTTGTCGGTACATTAATCCTACTTGGTTCTTCCAATTCTTTTTGTATTCTTTTTGTATCTTTTTCCAAAAAATCTTGAAATTGAAGTTCTTTCATCGATGTTTCTAGTTTTGATCTTGGTAAAAATTGAGTTTGCATCATCATTGTACCCACTATTGGTTTTTCTTGTACAAACTGATGTTGCATCATTTTTGTATACATCACAGGTTCTTTTTGTTGTATAAACTGATGTTGCATCATTCTTGTATACATCACAGGTTCTTTTTCGTCATATACTCTAGATTTATTAATTTCCGAAACACAGTTCAAACACAAATCTAATTTATCGCCATAACCAATGCATTCTACTAAATTAGATGTTGTGCAACGATCACATCCCACACTTGTTTCTCTACCATAATGTTCATGTGCAGGATAAAAATATATTCCTTTATTGCAAACGTCAATAAATTGTTGATCGGTGCCAATAGTTGTTGCACTTGAACGTTGCGAAAATTGTCGTTGCATCATTAATGTAAGCGGTTCTTCTCGTGAAAACTGAGTTTGCATCATGAACGTAAGAGGTTCTACATCGTTAATCTTTTTAGGGATTCTAGATTTATTGATCGTTGTTACGCAATCCAAACATAAATCTAGTTTATCACCATAACCGATGCATTCAACTATATTTGTCTTGCCACAACGATCGCATCTTACGCTGGTTTTTCTCCCATAATGTTCATGGGCTGGATAAAAATAGGATCCCTTATTGCAAACATCAATGAATTGCGATTCCATTTTGGTTGATTATGTTATCCAATAAATGATTATGGGATTATATTTATCAATTTTTTTACGTAGCAATAAATGTTATTGGTTGTTACGCTAATGAGGAAAGAAGATCACTGCATAAGGGGGTTGTTGAACGCCGATAGTGACTCTAACTGTTGCATAAGGTGCGGGGCGAGGATGAGGTATGTAATTTGGCGGAGATGTCAGAAATGTTGACGCATAAGGCATCTGGGTTTGGTATGTTGACACACTAGATGAAGCTTTGATGCGTTGAATTGCTGCCCGATTCGTTGGATCTCTTTTGATTTGATCGACACACCCTGAACAAAGATCGATTTCTTGACCAAGAATTCCAGTATATTCTGTCAAATTACCTCTGCGACATCGATCACAGGAAATGCTCGTGTAACGTTTTCCTGGATAACGATCTTCTATACGATAAAATTTTTCTCCGTTTGCGCAAGCTTCGAGATAGTTGTAAGATTCCATGATTGTTTAATTGATCATGAAAATTACTGATGGACTTCCCTAAAAATAATAATTTCAATTTTTTTGAAACTATTACTTTTCAGGACAATTAAATTCTTCCTGCTCTATCAAGGTTAACATCTCTAGGTCTTCATATCCACATTTGAGAAGTACGCTGACTTTAATAAAACATGAATCATATAGATCTGTTTTTTCGTGACGGTAACATGTTTACCATTTGTTGTATGACATCTATCACAAGTAACGTTCGTATTGGTAATGAAAGCTCCTTCGTCGCAAATTTTAGTGTAGATTTGATCCGTTTGTGCGCGTTGATATGCTTAATATTGATATGTTCTCCTAACTCCTAACTATTAATTTTCAAAAAAAAGTGAAAACCAAACAGCCAGAAATATATATAATCAAAATAATCCTTTATTATTAGAACTATGGGTGTATCTGAACCTGGAGATACTAGGCCATTCACACATGCAGATGTTAAAAACAAGCCGCTTGTCATCAAAATGCTAAATTATGAAGAAGAGATTACGAGGAGTGATGTTGGTCGGACACTGTATGCAACTAAATTGAATCGGCCATTGGTAAGCTTGACAGTCGAACATACTCTCAACCGATTAACTCTTACTCATTTTGGTTTCGATACGAGCGACGAAAGTGTCGAAATGTACAGAACGATCTTTCGAAACTATTATACATCCCCGACAGAGTATGATGCTGAGGTATTGAATGCGGTACATTATATGCGCGGTAATAAATGCGTTTATTATACAGAACAGCCGTTACAAATAGGGGATGCGATACCTGATTGTCCCCTGTTTATGATTAATGGGACGGAGATTACATCTTTGTACGATGAAATTAAGAGAGGAGGGGCGAAGAGAACAATTATTGCTGCTTTTTCATTATCATGACCTCCGTTTCTCGTTCGAATTTCTCGCTTGTTCGAACTAGCAGATAAAGTGCGAGAGCATAATATTAATATTATACTGATACAGATTTCGGAAGCGCATTCCAATGAATGGCCGGTGTATATCGATGAATTATTTGGTGTAGAACAACCTGAACAACACAAAACATTCGCAGATCGTGTCGCTCGAGCAAATTATTTTATTGAAAAGTACAATCCTCCATATCCAGTTTTCATTGATGGATGGGATAATGACTTTGCAAATAAATTTCGTGCTTGGCCCGATAAATATCATGCTATCACTGACGATTTCAAAGTAATCGCCAAAGCAGAATATCATACAGATAAAACGAATGAAGCTAAAGTCATGGTTGACTATGTTGATCTGTTGAAAGAGTGGTTCAATGAATGAGATTAAAAGAGATATTGATAGTGAATGATTGATTTATATGTAATTACTTAAGTAAAATATGAATTATGACAAACTGTTAATGATTTTTTTAATATTATTTTATAAAACAATATTAAAATAATTTATTTTGTTATTATTAACAATGCGAAAAAAACGATCGTCAATATTTTCCGGTTACAACGCTATTGATTGTTCCAAATGACACGTTATATTTTTCTGCCAAAATATTTTGTGTATATTCGCCTGTTTTAAACAAGCGCCGGATCTCATCTACGTCACATTGTGACAATTTCTTTCCTGCCCCTGTTTTTGCGGATGTAAATTCGATATGATCAGCATTTACGCATAATTTATTACCACATTTGCGATAACTATATTTATTTTTATTGTCCAAAGTATTATTTTTAATACAACAAGCTAATACGTTCGGAGCAATATATCTACCGTGAATACCTATAGCACGCGGGGATCCATCCGGTTTGAGTTTTCCTTGCCATACTCGACAATGTGAAGAATTATATTTTGGACTCTTTTTGTCTATAACAGAAAGACCCAATAATTTTTTATTTGCTTCTTCAAACATTTTTTTGTCCCATATTCGTTCTTTCGCTTTCTTGGGATTATTTCGTCTTCTTTCTCGCAACTTTGCTGAAGCTGCATTGTCCATTCCAAAGAGATGACCCCACGATTGTCCAGAATCAATACTTCTTACAAGAGAAATCTTAACCTTAAATTTTTCAGCCCTCGCAGCTTGTGTCATATACCTTGCATCGTCTTTAGGATATCTGGACAATTTTATTTGAATTGCCTTTTTTTCAGAAATTGTACTTTTGGGATGATTTCCGCCTCGCCTCAAAGTACCCGCAATTATTTTATCTTCGTAATTATTTTGGCTAGCTGTCCCTAACGATAAATGACACGGTTCAAAACATAAAGAATTTGAACAAAGATGTCTTATATGAAGATCAAAAGTTCCGTCGTGACGAGGGATATCATGTATTTTATCATATTGATCGTTTGCTATCCAAAAAGAGAGACGATGAACCGGGTATGTTTTATGATTAATTCCGATACAACCGTATCCAGAGTGTTGATTTCCCGTCCAAATAAAACATTTTTTGTTGTTATATATTTTGGTGTCATCAAATTTGCCTTTTTTAATTAATCTTTGCCAAACTTTTTCTTTTGATAAAAATTCACTTGTTTCTTCCATTTTGCTGTCATCATTTTTCCTTTTTTTAGACGATCCTTGCCAATTTCCCTCATTTGACATCAATTCTATCATTTTAAGATGTTCTATTTTAAAGCATTTGGGATTATTGCAAGTGTGCACAATTTGATTCAGATTATTACATAATTGATCTGGATGATGACGCTCCCAAATAAATTTTGTAATGTAAGTCCTTTTTCGAACGCCATAACAATTGTGTCTGATAAAACATGAATCGCCATTACTCGGCCCTTTCCAAATCGAACAACCGTTTTCCTTCACTGATCTTTTTTTGATCGCATCAAAAATTTGTTCTTCAACATCTTCATTTGTTGTATCCGTCATTATACTGGCCACTAATTATAATAGTAGCTTTATTTTTATATCATAAATCATCTCATCAATTATCATCAACATAAACTTTACTCGACGAACATCACGGTCGATTTTTAATATTATTTTATAAAACAATATTAAAACGATTAATCAAATGCAAAATTGATAGCAACATGACAACACAAAAAATAAAAATAATCGGCGATCGTTTATCTAACAGTTCATGAGAATTATTAGTAAGAAATTTAATGTTTCTCTTGACGATCTCTTTGTTTACATGGACAACGTGTCTTGTTATGGGTGCTGCATTGGGTGGGAATATATGAAATCCATGTTCAAGCGTCTTGATGTGCGTAATGTTCGCGAAATCCTGTGCATTTATTTGCTTCGGCGTGACAACAATAACATTTGACGCGCGGTTACTTACGGATTGGATATCGATATTACACGGTCCAACATGTCTCAAAATGTGCGCTGTCTTCTCAACTATGCTTCCTTGTAACTCTATTGTCTCGCTTCCAATAATCACATTTTTTTCGACTTTCGAATGTTGGTCGACCAACAAAGCAATACCAACTGCAAAGTAAGCGCTGTTCGTTTCATATATATCCTTGGATAAATCGATTATACAAACCGAATCAGAAATTATTTTGTCCAAAGAATATGTTTTGCAAAAGTTATTTTTAGACCATACGTTTTCGATCATTTCCGGGCCACGATTGCCCCTTATTATCTCTTTCATCAATTCATCTAAAGTCATGCTCAAAAGTTTACCCAAGATAAATGCCTCAAAGTTCACCTTTGTTATTTCACTTGCCAATAATTTTGGTGTATATTTTTTTAATGCACGTGGTGCGACTTTTTCATATTCAATTTTATCAAGGGTCTTTGTGCATAATCTTGATTCGATCGTACCTATCTTCTCATTTAATTCAGTTTTCATTTTGCGATATAACCGTCTGGCTGAAAATTTATCGTTGATTTTTCCAAATGGTACTTTACGACATAACCATTTGGTCACAAATTGATCTTCATTTTTAAAAAAAAATAATTCATTGAAGGTATCAATAAAATTACGCTTTTTATCTGCACCAAATCCTTCTCTGGGCAAATATTTTCCTAACGTTGAAATATCTTTACCTAGTTCTAAATTTTTAAGATCATCACGTAGCTTTTTCGTAATTATGTTGTATAAGTATGTATCTAATCTGGCATTTTGTGAATGTTTGAGTATGTGAAAATAATCTTTGTAATATCCTAATGTTTGGATATTGCTAATTATTTGCTTTATGATTTCCGGATATTTACCGAATATCAAATTAATATTTTTGTATAATTTTTTATCTTTTTGTGTCCTTCTTGCCTTAAATGAATCTTCAATGTAAGCTTTGATTAAAACTTTGTCATTCAATTCTTCAAGAGTTAACACTTTAGTAATCCGTTGCATAAGATAATAATAATAATATGATAATGAGTATCCTACGAATAACAAAATCAATTTTTTTAACATCATAATGATATTAAAAAAATTGCAGAAACTGGATTAAATGGCAATTATTATTACTATCAAAGTTTCTTAATTATATAGCAAAAATCGATAACATACGGGACATAAATCCAATATCTTTGATTTTTTAAATTATGCGAAAATCTTTCTCATCAGTTGATCCACAAATGATCATCGTATGATTTTCTTATTATATGCAGGATTAATAATTCACATGGACCACTAGTGTCAATCGTCTAATCCTTAGTTTATCATCAAAAATTTAAACTGAATTCTGGCGGAAATAGCACATCATAAATTTTTTTTATTAAGCAGAAATCAATAATACAACATGTTCCAATGTTATATGTCGTAAGATTTCTTAGTTATATACAGAAATTATTTGCAATCGTAAATTTCTTTTTATTCAGCTGTATGCAGAAATCATGTGTACATAATGCAGCAAACATACAATCATAGATTTCTTTTTTATCGCAGAAATTATTTGCAATCAATTCGAATATCATAATTGCAATCGTAAATTTTTTTTTATTCAGTTGTATACAGAAATCATGTGTACATGGTCATAAACATACAATCATAGATTTCTTTTTTATCGTTATTTACAGAAATTATTAACAATGTTCAAGTGCAAAACATAAAAATCGTAAATTTCTTTTTTAGTTATATGCAACAAACTATGTAAATATTATCGATGAAGAAATAAACTCATAAATTTGTTTATCAAATATTAATATGCAAAAATGAATGTTAATGACATACGTTAATAAATGTTTGTCTATCATTTTTATGATATGCAGAAATTAATTGAACATTATGCCTGATACAAACAGTCATAAATTTCTTAGAATATGCAGGAATTATCATTGTTACAGGTGTACCAAATTATCTTAATTCCTTAGTTATATGCAACAAACTATGTAGATATTATCGCCGAAGAAATAAATTCATAAATTTGTTTATCAAATATTAATATGCAAAAATGAATGTCAATAACGTTCGTTAACAAATGGTTGTCTATCATTTTTATGATATGCAGAAATTAATTGAACAGGTTGTTGATACAAACAGTCATAAATTTCTTAGAATATGCAGGAATTATCATTGTTGTAGCTGCACAAAATGATCTTAATTCCTTGATATATGCAAAAACAAATCTTAGATGATCTTAAATGTGTATGTCCTTTGTTTTTTGATACTATTATTGATAGTTATCTTGTCTGGCACTTTAAAAGTCAATTTTTTTTTATCAAAATATTATCAATGTTTTGGTAAAAATTCTTAGTTGTCAGCTATCAATTCAAGGGCATCTATCTCTGCATCTACTTCAAATTCATCATCTACTTTACCGTATCCAAATCCAGCACACGGGTTTTTGAAAATGTAATCGGATATTGCGATGTCATGTTCCAACGTATCATCTCTACAAATATTTTCAGATATTATCCCTTGGATAACTTCATCATTGGATGTTGACATTAAACCGATGAGATCACCAAACAAGTTCATAGACGGTACATTCCCCCATTTTGTCACATATGTTTTGATAACAGATGCTATTTTAATTCGTTTAGATGTACCAATATCATACATTATCATTAATTTCTTCTGCACTTGCGGCAAAATTAATGTTTCGAACATTTTAATTTTATTAGCATTGTCTAGCTTTGGATTATTGTTCAATCGAATAAGTCTGGCCATTGTTATAGTCAATAACATCGCATATGCTTCAGAAGAATCTCCGTTGCTCGTCAAATATTCGCCCAAATATTTGTATTTATCCACTTTTTGAATCGTTGCCAAACTTTTAATTGGCACAGTCGGCTCATTGATCGTCATAATACCGCATTTTTCTTTATTAATTTGTAATCCCAACATGTCAAAAAGACCGCATAAATCATCAAATATCAATTGCGCCGATGCGACGTTATTACATACAATCGCAATGTCATCCATAAAAGCTGTCAACAAAATTTTGATTTTATCCGTAAAGTCATATCCACATACACCTTTATATTTTTCATCAATTGTTTTGAGTATATAATTCAACGCAATCACGAACAATAAAGGAGATAAAGAACAACCTTGAATCAATCCATCGCCCCACTTATATAACTGCCCTACTGAATTAATTTCAACATAATACTCCAAATTATCATAAAACACCGATAAATATCTAATCAAACGTTCGTCGACATTGTACATTCCTAATATTTTGTAAAGTACCGATTTGTTAATACTACCAAATGCATTGGTTATGTCTATAAATACGACAACACATGGTTTCCCATTTTTGTTTGCATGTTTGATCACATTTTTAAGTTTAAAATATTGTGATACAATTGGCACCGCTTGTCCTGAAACACCACCTTTTTGAATGTTAACATCAAGATATTTGTTAGCCAACATGTAATTACTTAATCGAATATTCAAAATACGATGAAATTGATTGACAACATTGGGTAATGATGAAATTGGTCTGAACGAGTTTATATTATCAGTTGCCCCCTTTTTGGCTACTTTATAAACATATGATCCTTTTGACAAACATGATCCTTTAATTAATTCTGGATTATGTAATATTCTATTGTAGACATTGATAAACCGCATTTTTAGATATTCAGGTATATCTCGCAAAATCCGCTTACTAATTCCCATCATATCTTTCTTTGCCAAAACATCATTGAACGATTCATCATACTCATCTAATCGGATATCTGCGGTTATCATCGCAAGATCTGGCCTCTTAATTTGTAAAAGTTGATCATTAAATGGTGTAAGTTGCTTAATCTTAAACATTTCCATATCTATCTTATACTTTTCGTTTACTTGTGTGGCACTAAAATTGGGCTTGATAAAATATATCTTTTTATAAAATGTGTTCTTTTTAGGTCCCGTATTATGATATTCACCAAATATTTCGAACAGTTTATAGTATAATTCCATGGCCATTGGTAACAATTTGGTGTTATTTAGTTCTATCATTTTCATGACGTTCCTAAAATTTTCTGGAAAATTGATATTTTTAGTTCGATGCGCTTTGATATATTCCATAATTTGGAATTTAGAATAGTCACTCATATCGACAAAAGTCTCTTTTTCTCTGACATCTTGATCGAATAAAGCTCCCATTTTGATGATTAATGCTTAAGATTAAGGCTTTATATGAGAATATAAAATGTCAATTTTTTTTATTTATTTTCTGAGGAAATGCTTGTTCATCGTATCAATCGTGAGCACGTCCATTGGTCTCGCTCCCAAACCTTTGATATCACAATCACTATCCACCGCGCAAATTACGAGAGCCTCATGCTCTGTACGTGCCTTGACAAGATAAGAATAAAAAACGTTGCAATCCTCTCGATCGCCGTTTTCGTCAGTATATACCAGCCAATATGATTTCTTAGGTACTTCTTTCTTTTTCTTGTTTTTATTTTTTGATGCAATAAAATCGTGTGCAATGATTTTCAACAATTGCGTGACTTCAACACCAGGATGATTTTTAGTAAGGGTTTTGATATTTTTCTTAATATATATATCATATTCCTCGCCGAAATCTGCTTCGTCTTCATCTGAATGATCTGAGGAATCTAAATCTTCGCTGACACTTTCAGAATATTCTGAACTAGATGGTTCGTATTCAAAATCTTCGCTTGATTCATCTTTTTTAACTTTTGTCGCGTTCTTTTTTGTCGTAACAGGTTCACTAATTTTAGTTGCGTTCTTCTTTACAGTTTTTGCTTTAGGCTTGGACATTTTTGATATTTAGTATTAATGTATATACACTAGAGTGTTTTTTAATCAATTTTTTATTCGCTGACCTAAAAAAATGATTAAAAAATTTCTACCTGCAAGGTTGTTCATTAGACGAACACATATAGATGATCAAGACAGTAATTAATTTTTGGAATGTTCGTGATGTAGTGGAGTTGATAATCCATTTTTCGAACATTCGTGATATAGTCGAGTTAGTTATGGTAAATCAATATTTTCTAGACCTTATCAAAAAGGACTCCAAATTTATCAATTGGAAACATATAGAAAAGGAAATCCAAAGATTGCGAACTTCCGATATATATTTTATTTCAACATATTTTATCCAAGCATGTCGGTTTGGATATCCTGATTTATGCATAGATTTATTCGAACATCGACCCGAAAGAATTGCCAAATATGATTGTGTACCAGGATTCCGGACAAGTTGTAGAAATAATCATTTCGAAATTGTAAAATGGTTATATCGTATTTTGTTGATGTCAAGAGGACAAGAAAAAGATTATTTTATTCAATTAATAAATAGTAACGCAGGGGATTGCGATTTTACAATTAGAGAATGGTTATCTTGCCAGATATCGTTGCTTTGATTTTTTTAATAATAACATATCATTAAAAAAATTGATTTTAAAATACATATAATATCTTATCTATTCGTTGAAACTAAAATGGCAAAATTTTCCCTTCACAATAATATCAAAGGATTTATCATTTTCTGCATCACTGTACCTGTATATTGCGTATGTATTGCATATATACTTTTTGGAATTTCAATCTCAATTTTTCCAAATAATAATAGGTACTCGGGATGTCCTGGCAATGAACAAACATGTGATTTGAATGTAAGGTTACTATGTTCTTACGATAATATGTATCCTTGTTATCTCGTTGGCATAATATTGGTTGTATTATCACTTTCCATAATTATGCTCATCGGTTTATTATTTGCGATGGTTTCCGTGATAGTCATAAGCGTATATGATTTGTTAATAAATATATGTTCTGTTGATGAAAAGGAAACAGAATCGGATGACAATATGATTTTGTTAGAAGACCATCTACAATAAAAATTGATTATAAAATATCTAAACTTATCTGTTTTATAAATCAATTTTCAAAATGGTAGATATTGGACAGCGTAAGTTAATCATGCGCGATGTTATAATGGCAATAATAATGGTAGTATGTTGCGGAATATTATATGTTTGTTCGGTATATCTATTGTTTGGTTTTTCAGTAGCCGCTCATCCAGATAACAATAGAAATACAGGCTGTCCTGGAAATGAAACAGAATGTAGTTCAAATGTACGTTTGTTATGTCATTATGATAATATGGGCCTTTGTTTTGTAATTGGAATCCCGTTTAGCATGTTTGTGGCTGCTTTATTATTTGTGATCATCGGCATGGTATTAATATTATGTGAAAAGGTCACAGACATCGATTATTCCATCATCAAAGATCAAGAATCACCAGCAGATGACGTTATGATACAATTGAGAAATTTGGATGATTAGATTTGTTTCTAAATAATATGTCATATTATTTAGAAAAATTAATTTTGGCAACACATTCACTAACTTTCATAATATTTGAAGATTTACATTTGCGAATCCAAGTATCCTCGCGTAGTATGACTTCGGTTGGATCATTTAATGTTGCTTCATGTGGCGATATTAATTCGATCCCTAATTCATAACTTCGGTATATAATGGTTTTGATCGGTAACACAATCTTATTATCGATGGCCTCTTTTGGCGTAAGATCCAAACCATCTTTTGTACTTGATACAATAACTGAAACATCATCAATCGTCACGATGGATCCATTTGGAATTTTGATATGGTCATCATAATTTTCGATGTTGACGTTTGACGCCAAATTGCCTGGTCCTTTAAATTTGATTTCGGCGCCAAACAAAGGAGGAAATTTTGCATATACATAATCAGGATCTAATGGCAAACCCATGACAGGAATCGATGGTGGCGAATAAGTGATGCGTTTTAGATGATTAGGAAGAGTCACGACGTTTGTTTTGTACGACAAATCTAGATGCGAAAGAAATTTAGGAAAAGTGTCTATTAAATTTTGGTCATATTTGCAATAAAGATTTAAGTGGGATAACTTTGGTGGTAATTTATTAGCCAGTGAATATTCATAACTTTTACCGATTATCAAGTACCAAACTTTTAATGGTATATAATCCAATTTTTTGTTGAAATTATTGCCAAAATGGAGTACTTCGAGATCTTCTGACAAATTTGTATCTGCTTGATTGTAATCATTTCCGAAACGTAATTCGCTTAGATTTACGGGCAATTTCGTAGCTGGCTGGTTAAAGCTTTTACCAAATTTTAGTTCGTTGAGACTATCCGGCAACAAACCTGATATTGGATGATTGAACATATCGCCAAATTCTAATTTTGAAAGAGTATTAGGAAATGATCCTTTAATGGATTGATTGAAATTAAATCCAAATCTGATTATTTTGATACCATCTTTAAAGATAATGGGATGATTATAATCTCTGCCGAAATAAATTTCCGTAACATTTTTTATGTCCTCTGGATCAATTGGTTGATTAAAATTATTACCAAAATATATGCGCTTAACGTTTTTTTGGATAGAACCATTGAGAGGTTGGTTAAACGAATTGCCAAAACGAATCTCTGTCAAATTAGTAGGAAGTCTGATTTTTAATTTTTGATTAAAATTATTTCCGAAATGTAATTGTGTTGTTTCTCCTGGAATGGCAAAAAACGGTGACTCATTTTTGTTATATTCATAAACAACCTCTGGATCCATGTTGGTTGACCTTGTTATGATTAAAATTATGATCTGACACTTTTATTTTCAATTTTTTCGAAGTGCAAATAAAAAAATGATTATTGAAATCTCACGGAGCTACTTTGATGAATATCATTAGTAAAAATGGTGACCCAATCGACGATAGACGAAAAAAATATGCAAATATGCACTAAGATCATGCACATCGCAATTGTCATAATAGGCCTCGCTGCATTATATGCTTGCAGCGTCTTTGCAACATTTGCATTAGTTATCTCAAAACATCCGAATAGTGATAAAACTACCGGTTGTCCGAATGATTTGCCCGATTGTCCGCCCGAGAAAAAAATGGCATGCTATTACGATAATATGAGTTTTTGTTGTGGTTTAGGTGTATTGGGTACTATATCGTCATTATTGTTCATAATAGCTATCGCCAATGTATACATATTAATCCGCTACTTGTGCGGTGACGAGGAATTAGCAAAAAATAATATGTTCGTCAATATATGCATTCTAGATGGAACAACGAACGATATAGATGAACAGACACCTATCAATTATTAATGATAGACTATTATTAATAATTATGAAGGATATAATTTGTGCCACGTCTGCTCCTCAACACTTTTTTGAACGATGCCTCTGCATGGTTCTTCTTTGCACCATACTATCTTGACAGGGAATGTTTCTTGTTCATAAATACAGCTATGATTAGAATCTATTAATATTTGTTTGAACGTTTGCCGTCTATTTTCTTTTTGTAACAATTTGTCATATAAAATTCCATCTGGACAGATAGTTTGACCGCACCATTTGATTACATCATTGTTTATTTTGACGATGCAAATGCAACGATGATTTTGCTGTAGTAAGAAATCAACGATTGGATCCATGGAGAGTCATAATTATTATGATAATCTATGGAATGTTATGATATTTTGATTTTCATTTTTTATGAAAATATAAAGTTTTTACCTGCATGTTTTTTGGGACAATGATAAAAAGTCTGAACAGTTGGAGGTATAATTGGTGCGATATCTCCTCTTTTTTGAGTAAGTGTCGTAACTGACGCAGGTAATCCTGTAAGGTCTGAATGGAAATAATAAATAACGTGCGTCACTGATGAAGGAATTTCAGAAATATATTGACGATGCCATCTTCCTAATTTTAAACAAGTAACAGATGGAGGGATGCAATTTTTGATAGAACCAGAATAATGATAACTTAATCCTAAATGCGTAACAGACTGTGGTATAATTCCTTCAATCGCGCAGGTAGATAGAGATCCAAAGGATAGATAAGTTATCTGCAGAGGCATATTTTCTATGTTAAACATATTTTTCACTTTTAAATGCGTAATTGATTTAGGCATAATATTATTTTCTAACAAAATATCGATCCGATCGCATTTTAAATTAGTCACACTTTTAGGAAGCTCGATTGATACGTTATTCCCACAAAATAACTTTGATCCTAACATTTTTTCAAACTTCTCATTAGTTCGAATTTTTGTAAAATTATCATAAAATGGTAATGCACATATTTTTTCGATATCAATTCTATCAACATATTTATAAAGATACTTCAATTGATCCATTTTTTTAGAACAGGATGATAAGCTTATTTTGCTGAAATCACTCAAAAAGTGACTAATATACATGTGCATATCAATGATTATCCATTCCATCATATTTACTGTATCAATAATTGAAATATAGATGCTATGATTCAATTATTCAATTTTTTATCGCAGATCTATTAAGTCCGAAAAAAAGAGATCTTGATTATTTTTCAACCATTGCACCATGAATAAATTATTAACTTGTTTGGCCATCTCTAACACCGATTTATCTAATCTGCAACCATTTTTTACTAACATAATTATCGCGTCGGTATGGTTTGCCAACATTGATAGTATACAAATATCTGGATCACATTTAAAAAATCTATCTAAACCCCATTGTAATATATCCAACGAACCACCACTCGCAGCTCCATTCATAATTGATTTCTCATGCCAAATTCGTTTCCCTGTAATTGATAAAATATGTTTAATCATATCCAATTTATCGAATTTTGCTAATCCATATAACACGCAACATATGTCGTTTCTTGTTAACAAAAAAATAGTTTTACGAACATTGGTTGTTACTAGAGAAACATAACCATCAAACATTATTTCTAAAAAATATACATAAGACACTTTCATCATATCTTTTCGTTTTATTTTGAACGATTCAATAAATTTTTTTTCATCACAAATATTTGGTAGCAACGTCTTTAGCTTGTTATTTTGCCTATTTATCATAGTAAGATTACGCCGGCATGTATATGACAAAAACGCAAAGATGCATATATTGATGTCTATTTGGTCCATATTGTGCTAATATTATGATATATCATTTGCGTATAATTTAGGTTTTCAATTTTTACAAAAAAAATTGAAAACTTGATTCATTGGTACTTCCTTCATATTCAAAACGATTAATACAATTAATACAATGAATTGCAATGGAGATAGATGTCAAATCGTTGATTGTCCTAATCAACATCCTAACCCGATTTGTATGACACCAAATTGCGGAAAACGATGTCCACCGATGCGAAATAGGCCAGGAAGATACTATTCAAATTGCCACCCGGACTGTAAAGAAACATCTAAATCTGCAACCGTTTCGCAAACCAAAAAAGCAGTTGAAGATATGATACCAGCTTGGCAAATCAAACAAAAATTGTCTGGTACAGGGAATTTAAACGAAAATTATAATACACCAGCATATATTAATCATGGATTTATGCAATTTTTATGGAATCAACCTACATCGCGAGGCGGTACCAACATGAGTTTTTGGGGACATCTTCTGTCTGAGACAGACAGACAAACTATTTTTATTCCTATATTTTGCGGCATTTTCTTTAGTGAGATGTCGGGAGATCCGAATCATTGGGTCAAATATATCAACTCAGGAATTGTCAACATCATTCATTCGGTAATGAACGATCCATCAAATTTAAACAGAGAATTAACTATTCGCCGTGTTCTCGAGTTCACATATTGATTAAAATTTTTTAATATATGTTACCAGTAAATGCACAACCGTGACCAAGCCACACAAATCGCTCTGAATCAACAACTTGACCAACAACCATGCAGTCCACAATACTTATCCTGCCAAATTTATTGACAAAATATCCAGCGACTGCGCTACTTATTTCGCTACTGGTATTAATCGTAAATTGTTTAAGGATGATTGATGTATTCGTAGATACATCTTCCCAAAGTAAATGTCGTAATGTCTCGATCGGTAAAAAACTACTTACTCCATAAGTTGGCCCCACAACAACAATACAGCCGTTTTTCTCGTAAACATCAACGTTACTATTATTATCAAAAGTTATCTGACAAATTTTGTCAAATGCGTCAGTCGGCAACCCATATTTATTATTAAGTCCAGTGACGTGATCAGATATCATGTTCTCCATTTTAATAAATTCATAAGCTATGAACCTTGTAAAATTAAATAATTCAATTTTTTTTCAAATAATCGTTTGCAAAATTAACGATATCTTGTTGTGTTGGATTGTTATCCAAATGAGTGGATCTTGGTTTTTGAAAAACTTTTTCACCGTTGTAATTTGCAGGAACATAATCCTCCTTGACATTAAGTCTCCCTCTTGGATATTTTGTCGGTGTTCCAGGTCTATCCTGACCATAAATTTGTTCGTGCCACTCATCAAAGTCAGGATCCATATCTCTATCATACCAATAATTACTGCTACGATGTTTATTACGCCAATATTCCCGACCTATTCTACCAGATCGCACTTTATCATTCAAGTTTTCAATACCATCCCGCTGATATTTAAATTGTTCATAATCTTTGTCATATAATCCACTCTCTACTATTTTTTTCAAAAATAACCCCCTTCCGCTAGATATTTCTCGCTTATACAATTTGAGATGTTCTATGTCGATATCGATCAATTTGATGAATGATTCGATATTGCATGTGTTGATATATGAAGGAATATAATAATGATGTCCTTCGCTAATATATTTCCAAAGAGTTTGATCAATCGTTGCGTCATTTAGAATTGATCGTCCAATTAATGGAAAATCATGACCGAAAACGTTTTTAAAGACAATCAAATTGTCGATATTTCCATTACAACAATCGTGAAATAATTTTACAAACTTTTTTTTGAAAAGTTCAATAAGATATTTATGTTCGACGATAATTGCTTGCCACAAAAATGATATTTCTTTTTCCTTGAAGAATCTATTTTGTGTCAACATGTATGCTTCATGATTCCACGATAAATAATATGTGACCGCCTCGTGACTTTCTTTTTTGATACCAGAGATATAATATTTATCGATGACCGGCCATAGCTTTTCATCAGGTGAATTATTATGTTGCGCTTCGTAATAAATAGCAACGCAAAGATCAAAATCGGGACTTGACGTTTCAACATCCCATTCAGGGTGGATGCCATCGCGAACCAAATACCATATCAAATATGTTTCTTCCCAGTTTTTGAAATGAGGATAAAAACCAACCTTCAACTGACGATAAAAATCCTTTATGTGATCTTCGACCAATTTAAGAAAGTATTCCATTTTGGTAATATTTTGATAAATTAACCTGCCAGATGATTAAATTATCAATTTTTTTTATTCGTAAATCAATTTGAAAAAAGTTGATTTATGAACTTAACCTCGCTATGATGTCCGCGATGTTCCTATTTTTAGAGATCAATATTTTATAAAGCGAGCGATATGATATTTGAATGTCGTTAGGTATTTGATCATACATGTATGAAGAGGTATCTAAAGATTGAAACAGTGAGTTGTTTTCGATTAATGGGAACAATAATTGGTTGTTCAGATTTTTCTTAGCTTCCTTAATAAAATTTTCTAGATATTCCACGATCTCTTTTTTACCGATCAAATTAAATTCATATTTTTGAAATCTGTCTAGGAGGGCATCAAATTTAGGATCAAGATTTTGAAACAATCTATCATATCCATTCATATTGAGTATGACTACATATTTTCTGGTATCCGATAATATATGACCATTGATGAGTGAGTACAGTTGTTCAAAAAAATCATTTCTAAGTTGAATCTTTCGTTCTTCCTCTTCCTTTTCTGTCAATTTTGCGAATCCTACATTTGCTCCTTCTTTTGCTTCTGTTTTCGACCTGGCATCCTCCCGCATAGAATCAATTTTGGTATTAATTCTAGACTCAACCCATTTATCAATTTCGTCCAAAATAATTAACACTTTTTTTGCTTCAAGTGTTTCATTTTTAGACGCTTGTGCTATTTGACGCTCCATATTAACGAGAAAATCTTTAAAATTATTGGTCGTAACAGGAACCATGTTACATAATATTACTTTATCAAATATGCCGGAACTTGATATGTATGATCCAAAAGATGTTTTACCAGTTCCGGGCAATCCACTAAAAATTATCCCCAATGGTATGTTGTTAGATCTCAATAGACTATCCATTAAAAAATAATTTTTGATCGTTTCTTCCAAATCCCTATAATTCGCCGTCGCGAACGCATTCGAAGGTTCCATTGGTTCTATTTTTAACACACTAGTTTGGCATGTCAATTTATAAATATGTGTCTTTCCTGACATAACTATCTCTCGGCATGGATAAATGATCTCTTCCATTACATATTTATTTAGCTGATCCAAATCAGGATATCTAAAACTGATCATATACTGGTTGACGTTGACGTTGATTGTGTACAAAAAACAGCTATAATAATACGATCCTGGCATGTTCGTCATGATTCCCTTGCGTCTCATGGATACGGATAATAAATCCATTGATATTGGAATAGTTTTGTCTTTGCTATCAAAATACCATTTATCTTTATTTTGATAAATTTCAATACCACTATATCTGTATCTAATTCGCTGGTATAAATATCGTGTATATGTAGAATCAATAATTTGTAATTTATTAAGATACTCCGCAGAATTTTCGACGATCGTTTTAACAGTGATAAGAACGATTACAAACCCTGACATTTTGGCAAGTTCAGGAACGCTAAATACAGTATCCTTTGCAAAAAGCCATTGAATAACACAACTGATGATTGCGGTATTTGTTTGCTGTTTAGCCATTTGACCATAATCAGGCCCAATGTTGATAGTTGTTTTTTTCTCTTCTTCGTTATTGTCCTTTTGCATGAGATGATATATATTTAATATATACATCAATCATGAATGTTTTTTTATCAATTTTTATTTGTTCAATTCATCAACAATGTCTAATCGCAATCCAACAAGAGCAAGATTGTAAATAAACGAATTGATGACTGGTCTTGTAAGCTGGTCTAATGGAGAAATTTCCGATTTCATCCCGTTTGCTTTTTTGACCATTAAATCATAATGTCTATTTGTGTGCTTGACATGGTGCACAATCCACCAAAGATATTCTGAATTAAACTTGTGCTGTTGCAAATAGGCTGTGATGTGACAATCTATTTGGTTCACATCAGCGACTACGATTTTTCTGAAACCATTAGTTTCTCGAAATTTATTACAAATTTCACATTTAATGTTATCTAGTTCCATTTTGTTAGATATTTGACTAATAAGTGATGTAACCATCAATGAAAATTAAAATCAATTTTTTATTTTAAATATAGTTTGTATATTATGCATAAAATGTCTGACTGTAAATTACTACCACATTGTTTATGTTGTCTTCAACAAAACGTGTTATTTCTTGATCTGGGGGATCAACCGTTGGCTAATAATTACTGTCAAAAAAATGCAGTATGTGATAAATATCCATTACGTCTAATGTATTGCCCCAATTGTTTTCACTGTCAACTTTCGCATGCTGTAAATCCTGAATTATTATTCAAAACCTATAAATACGTTAGCGGAACATCACAAACCGGAATGCTATTTTTTAAAGATAATGCTCAGTTTATACATAATTACAAGGGAATTGCCGGTAAAGTTTTAGATATTGCGTCAAACGATGGAACACAACTTGACTATTTCAAAAAACTAGGTTGGCAAACGTACGGAGTTGATCCGGCGACTAATTTATTCGAGATTGCAAAATCTAAAGGACACAATATCACGTGCGATTTCTGGAACGAAACCGTCGCTAAATCCTTACCTATTATGGATGTTATAACGGCCCAAAATGTCTTTGCTCATACTTGTGACGTCGACATTTTTTTGCAAAATTGTAAATTAATAATGAACGACAATACCTCCTTATTTATTCAAACATCACAAAAAAATATGATAGTTAATACCGAGTTTGACACAACATATCACGAACATATATCTTTCTACAACGCCAAATCGATGAAAACCCTCGTTGAACGGAATGGTTTAGTATTAAATAGAATTATGGAAGCGGCTATCCATGGTAGAAGTTATATATTTGAAATTGGCAAAGTCAAAAACGATATCGTATGCAATGTCGACGAACATATCAAAGAAGAGACAGATAAAAAAATATATGATGATTTAACTTATGCCGAATTCAATGTCAAAACACAAGACATCATCGCTAACTTAAAATTAGAACTTTTGAAACATAAGAAACAAAATTACAAACAAATCGGTTTCGGCGCCGCAGCAAAAGGACAAACTGTATTATGTTACGGAAACATTGAATTGGATTATATTATAGATGAAAACCCCCTCAAAATAGGGCTATACTCACCAAAAATGAACATTCCTATCGTTAACATCGATCATTTTGTGAATGATAAATATGATAAGTTTGTGATAGTGATACTAGCTTGGAATTTTTCGGCGGAGATTAAAGAAAAGATTAACAAGTATAAAAATGATAAAAAAGTTGTCATCATAGAGGCGTATTTCCCATCGATAGTAATTAGTTGATTTATTATAATAAATATTGTTTGTTATAATATTATGGATTCTCTAGATCAAATTTCCAAAAATTACTTTTTGGACAAAAACGGTTATCATAATTACGTTGTCGGATACGCATCACTTTTTGATAATATCAGATCAGATGTGAAATCTGTTTTAGAAATAGGTATTGGATCTGTAGAAAATAATCAGATGCATCATGTTTCGGTACAAGGATACAGAACAGGAAATAGCTTACGCTGTTGGCGAGATTATTTTCCTAATGCAAATGTTTACGGAATAGATATATATGACGTCAAAGGGCAAATACAAGGTGAGGATAGAATTACCACATTTGTAGCTGATCAAGGCAATGAAGCGAATTTGTTAGATGTTGTTAAAAATATCGGTGCAATTGATGTGGTTGTCGATGATGGTAGTCATATATTGTATCATCAAGTTTTTTCGTTTATGGTTTTAGAGAAATTTCTATCTGACAAAGGAATATATGTCATCGAAGATATCCAAGCCAATAATATCCAGCATTTCTTAGATTTAACATGTTTTGCAGATGATTATCGCAAATATGTTTTGGACAAATATGAAATAAAATATTTTGACACGCGTAACACACATAAATCTGACGATTTTATGATTGCGTTTATTAAAAAATAATCACTTTTAATGAAAGGTAATTATTTTGGAACAAAAGTAAATGATGATGGAAACATTCCACATTCTTCGATATCTAATTTTAATCCGTATGGTCCGAAGTGCAAAAAGCGAGCTAAATATCTAAATTCTGGTGATACGCATTGACTCTCTAAATATCTTATACAATACTTCCACTTAATCGCAAAAGATCGTGGATTATTGATCCATTGTCGGATGATATACGGATTAAATATTGGACAAGTTAATCCCTCCTTACCAGATAATGTTTTTTCATCAATTACAACATTACCAACATAACCTTTTGAAACTAGATTGTTGGAAAAATTAACTTCTAAAATTTGAATGTAATCCCCTTTGGAAGTACATTTTTCGATCGCTTCTTGAAAAAACATTACAACGTCCTTTATCATCTTAAATTTAAATTCGACAACCGCACAAATGATATGCGGTACACATTCAGGAGAATCCCAATGGCCCCAAAAATCAGATTTTTGTCGCATTTCATCAATCGTATTTTTAAAATTATTGATCCCATTTATAGGTAATAGCAAACTGTCATTCAAAAACATAATCCATTCATATTTTGCATCACTAAACATAATATGCTGACATGCTCGTAGCCATATCTTCATATCTGTACCATGTCCTTCATTTTTAACAAAAAAAGTCTTGCACGGTAAAATACTAACATTTTTTAATGTATCGGATGCTGTAAAAAATAATACTTCATACCCTAAATATATGAGTGTATTTATTGCTTGAATGACATAATCTTTTATCAAATTGTCTTGGTCGTAATGTGCATAGATGGCACATGATCGACAATCTTTGCCAGATTTAACGTGCAAAATTAATTCTTCCGCGCATAGAAAGTCTTGGTAATATTTTTCTCCAGTTCCATATGCAACATATTTTTCAAGGGGTAACAAATCATACCTGTAATCCACGTTAACATCTCTAAAAATATCTACCATTCCTAACTTTCTGTGTACAAAATCTACGCATTCATGATATAGTACGGGTAGCGATGCGTATGATATCACGTCCCCTGACATTCTCCATACATTTTTGATAAATATTGTTGATAAGGGCAAAAAAACGCCATTGAACGATCTAAATCTATCTGGTTCAGTAAAATTATTTATGCCCCAATTCGATCGATCATTGACATCAATATTGTCATCATACAATAAACTTGTCACTCTATAACCGTTATCTATCAATATTTTGGACAAACCATATTCACCTGTTAGAATAGCATCTTCTTTATTCTTTTTTGGCCCAAACACAGTATTGTAATATTCTTCGCCACGATACAACGATTCATTATTAATATTTTTAACTTTGTCGTGCATCAAATGTTTGATAATTTTTTCATCAATTTTGATTAACGTAAAGATGGGAACAACTCGCTGTCCTGGTCCTGTTTGATGATATGGTGAAAAAAAAGAAATACATGGACTACATATGACTGCATTATTAATTTTAATTTTTTTGTAGAACGGGAATAACCAATGATCATTAGTATTTGATTCCATGATAGGGCCGATTGTACCTGCATTGATAGTGCATAGATAATCAAATGATTGCCATATCGGGCACTGAAATGTCTTCTCAAAATATTTGATTCCGTTTGCCCATCCTTCCCAATCACTACAATTATCTTCCTTGAGAATATGCACATTGTGATAAGATGGTATTACAACTTCACATTGATGTCCGTTAATCACGAACAAATACGTAATATCCAAATCATACCATAAATTTTTATCCATTGCATATTTAATGAAGTATGCCAGGTTTGTTTGATTTTTTTGTTCATCTATTCGTTCATAATAGACATATATGACAGCTATCTTTGATCTTATAAAATCGTTCAAACTATCATTCACCGAATTATTGAAATCGATTTTGATATCAAAATTGCATCTTTCCCCGTAAAATTTATGATATACTTTACCATTTTGACAATATTTAACAAAGAGAGTCTTAGTTTGGCCGAAGTGAGGATCGCCTCCAAAGTCATTAAAATCAGTTCCTCGTTTGATAAGTAAAATATTATCATTCAGACAAGTTTGCAAGACAGCTTGAGTAATATCGATAACATGATACTGGTTAATACCATATGTAATCGTAATGTCATTCATATTATATATATTGTTATATATAATATAATATCCACGTTCAACACATTAGTTTGCCGCAATAGTATTCTTTTTATGAGTAGTCTTATTTGTTTTTGATCCTGATTCTTTGCTTGATAGTTTCTTACTCGGAGCGCTCTTATCTGTCTTGGAATTAGATTCTTTAGCAGGGACTTTTTTAGGTTTAGCGACTGGCTCTTTCTTTGTTTTAGATCCAGATTCTTTTACTGGTGCTTTCTTAGTTTTAGAACCAGATTCCTTGGTTGGTTTCTTGGTTGTTTTAGAACCAGATTCTTTAGTCGGTTTCTTGGTTGTTTTGGATCCAGTAGTTTTACTTGTCTTAGTTTTTTTCAACGTTTCTTCTTTTGAAATCTCTTCTTCATCGTCGTCATCATCTGCAAATTCTTTCTTGATTTGTTTTCTTAATATTTCTAAATTCAAACCAGAAATCCATCCACAGCCGACGCATATTTTAAACTCGCATCCATCACTTCCAGTAATTGATGAGAATTCTGGCAAATATCCATTTTTAACTGTACTATCTCCATATTGATAAGAACTATTACCACATGCCCTATCTTGGATCACAAGAAAATTATTTTTGAGTTTGCATTGTTTACAAGTGATTGCTTCCATTATTAGTATCTTTGTTATTAATAATGAAAACTAGCATTTGAGGCCATTTTTTAATCAATTTTTTTGTCAAAGATGATAAATTCATGATTAATTAAGTCACTGTAAGTTGTAATAAGTTTATGATCCATGTCGAAACATTCTGTTATGACACAATTCTCGATGTCATAACAAAAAGTTGTAATATGTTTATGATCCATGTTGAAACATTCTGTTATGACACAATTCTCGATGGAACAAGACCTGTATTGGTAAGAAATAAATGATGCGTTTATTTCTTTAAGATCTTTAGTGGTACATCGTGTATAATAAATAGAATCCCAATCGATGGGATCTACAATAATAACCGATAGCGAATTTATCCATTTTTTATTCAATTTAAATTGCGATAAATGATCGAATGATGGAACATTTTTGAATGCAATCCCTCTATTTTTATATTTACAATATCTAGCAAGATTCGATTGAATATCTATTTGTTTTATGTTTGGCATTTCAAATGTAGTTTCTTTTAAAAAGATTTCATCAAAGTTATTATTTGAGCGAATATGATCATAGCCATCATAGTAATACATATTTTTGCAAATGTTAAAATCGAACGTTTTGACGATATAATCGAACATTGAATTAGCATTTTTGGCGACGTCGATACCAATTATTTGCATTTTTGGATTTATTTTGATTAAACGCGCATCGAACCGCATATTTCTTAAATGTTTATAAGTTCTAACATATTTTATCGGATTATTTTCGATATCTGCATATTGATCATCTATGGAACCATCATATCTCATCACATTATACATAAAATCATCAACGGCGCTTTTATTATAGCCAGAATTAGTTTTTGTAATTTCGTTTCCTTGCGTTGATACATAAAAATCGATGTCACTATCTTTCCAAGTTTCATTTAGCAAACATTGAATAATAAAAGAGCCAGATATAACACAACCTGTTTTCTGCATCATTTTTTTTAAAGCAGGCAAATTGTCACCAAATATAGATAATAATCGTTCGTTGATTTTAGTCGTGATATGTTTGCTATATTTAGGAAAAAATTGTTTGCATGTATGAGAAAGACTATGTAAGCCGTATGAGTCGAGATTAGATGTGATATGATTGTATATTTCGATTGGAAGAGACTGCATTTTTGCAGTTGATGAATAAATAATTTATTTAAGCTATTTATTTATCAATTTTTTCGCAATGCAATATTGCTGCGAAGGATTGTAATTTGCCGGGGATTTGCGTGTCACATTCAAAGGATCATTGAATGACGAACGTAATGCTACGGCGAAGAATTGTAATTTGCTGGAGAGTTGCACGCCACATTCAATGAGTTGTTGAATGACAAATGCAAAGGATTTTAATTTGCCAGAGATCATCACGTCACATTCAATGAGTTATTGAATGACAAATGCAATGTTACTGCAAAGAATTGTATGCTGGAGATTTGCACATCACATTCAATGGATTATTGAATGACGAACGCAATGTTGCTGCAAGGAATTGTAATTTGTCAGAGATTTGCATGTCACATTCGATGAATTATCGAATAACAAACGCAATGTTTTTACAAAGAATTGTAATTTGCCGGAGATTTGCACATCACATTCAATGGATTATTGAATGACAAACGCAATGTTGCAGCAAAGAATTGTAATTTGCCGGAGATTTGCACATCACATTCAATGGACCATTGAATGACAAACGCAATGTTGCAGCAAAGAATCGTATTTGCTGGAGATTTGCATATTACGTTCAATGGACTGTTGAAAGATAAATACAATGTTGTGGGTAAAGAATAAAATCTTCCATTTTAGTTTTGGAATGACCACTATGATCTATTGTAGTAATTTCATTATCTCTTATCGGAACATAAAAATCAATATCACTATCCTCCAATGATATATCTATCATACATTGAAGAACAAATGATCCAGATATGACAGATTCAGTTTTTTTAAAGCAGGTAACTTGTCACCGAACAGCGCAAACAAACGTTTATTTATTTAATCGATAATATATTTGCCACATTTTGAAAAAAAAATTGCGACGTGTTAGTGATAGAGAATAAAAATCCGATGAGTTTAGATTGTTTGTGATAATACTATGAATTTCGGATGGCAACGATTGCATCTTTACATTGTAATTGAATTATTAATGATTAGTTATTCAATTATCAATTTTTTTGGAATATTTTAGCAGATAACATATTCGGTTCTGAAATAGTCAGGTCCTGATCCATGAAAATATATATGCTCGTGATAATTAGAAATACCAAAAAAGATCATAGGACATAAATCATATATACAATATTCTTGTGTAAAATGATATACTTCGCCTGTTAATTTCATCGTTCTGTCACCATGAATTTGATAAACTGTGTTTTTATCTTTCGCAAAAGCAGTTGCATAAGGTAGTCTTTTTTCTATAAAAAACTGTTCAATACTTGCAATTTCTTTTTCATTTAATTTTATTTGCGATAATAATCCAACGTTGATATCATTTGTAAATTTTATTCCTCTAGCAACATACTTTTTGTATCTTTGGATATTGGCGTCTATGTTTCTATGAGATTCACCACTCTTGGCTCCTAACCGAGAACACTTGAATTGTGTTTCGTGTAACAAAATACTATTCAAATCATGCGTGCGAATATGATCTTTCCCATCATAATAATATATGTTCTTACATATGTCAAAATCAAACGAGTTTACGATAGATCCATAAATGGAATCAGCATTTTTATTAATGTCTAAGCATATTATTTGCATATCCGGATCTAATCGAATATTTGAATCAGATCGCATCGAGTCATACGTTCTAATCCATTTTATCGGAAAATTGGTCGTATCTTCATATTCACAATCTTTCATTCCATTATACATCATATCATAATACATAAAATCTTCCATCTTAGTTTTGGAATGACCATACTCATTTATCTGTGTAATTTCATTATCTCTCGTCGGAACATAAAAATCAATGTCACTATCCTTCCAAGTTACGTCCAACAAGCATTGAAGAATAAATGAACCTGATATGACACATCCAGTTTCTTGCATTTTCTTTTTTAAAGCAGGCAATTTATCGCCGAATAAAGAAAACAAACGTTTATTGATTTTACCGATCATATGTTTGCCATATCCAGGAAAAAATTTATGACATGTTAGCGAAAGACAATAAAATTCATGTGGACTTAGACAATTTGTGATGATACTATGAATTTCAGATGGTAACGACTGCATTTTGATACGACAAATAAATAATTAATGATTAGTTGTTCAATTATCAATTTTTATTTTTTGTACAATATCGCAAATTCTATTGCACATTGTTCGACAATAAAATATACACATAAATGAACATGTTTCATCTGAGCCTTTAAAAAATTAATTACACACATATCTCCATTACAATCACCGCGAATTGAACTATATATTTTGTTATATTTCTCGATAACATTAATATCTCCACTTAGTTGGTACACTGAATCCCATTCAAAATCTGTAAATCCATATTGCATTACCATTTCTGTTTGTTTTTGATCTAATTTGATAGGAACTATGTGGTCTAACGTAATTCTGTTTTTAAACTTGATACCTCTCCGGGTATACTTATGGTGTCTTGAAATTGCTGCTTCGAATCCATATATTGTGGGAAATCTAAAATTTGTTTCCTTCAACAAAATGTTATCGAAATTATTGACATGCAAATTGTCTCTTCCATCATGGTAATAAATATTCTTACATATATCAAAATCAAACGTTTCATTGACAAATGCACATATATTACTTGTATCCACGCTGACAAATTGAATCCTATAAATATTCGTAATATGCTCGTATGTTTTTACTTTCTTTATCATGTTATTTTTGATACTATGATAAGTTTCATCCGGGTTATAATTCAACCATTGATAACCCAAAAAATCCGTCACTAAGGATTCATAATTTTTATTATTATGCATGTGTATAAAAAAATCTATGTCAGAGTATTCCCACGATTCATCAATCAAACATTGAATGATAAAAGATCCTGAAATGACACATCCAGTTTCTTGCATCATTTTTTTCAGCGCAAATAATTGATCACCAAATACTTTCATCAATCTTTTATTTATCTTACCAAATATATATTTCGGATAAACTGAAAAAAAAGATTTGCACGTTTGTGAAAGAAAATGCGAACTTAATGGTTCAAGGTACCCCACAATACAATTATAAACGTCAAATGGCACAGTTTGCATTTGATGCAATAAATAAATATTTTTACATAAAAAACATTTATTTATCATTTTTTTTTCGCAATGTCAATATCACCTTTATGATAATGTCATAATACTCTTCATATTTATTGTTTACAGCATACATTAATCCCGAATAAATCTCGCCAACATTCGCATTAATTGCAACCAACTTGTTATAAAACTCTTGGAATCCTTTGATCGGTTCGCCATACATTGTATAATCAATCGATTTTTCTGCCTGCGCTGCAGCTAATAATTGAATGATCGACATAAACTGATAATTCCCACCAAATGCCCCGCAACCCCAATGACCCGTCGCTATCGATTTCAAGTTATTAGCAGAAAAGCCCAAAAAAGCCTTATTCAAATCAGTATTCATTTTTTTACTTAGTCGTTTCACATCTGATCTATCATGACCCCTAGTCGCATCAATAAAAATAATCGTTACATCGTTGTCATCTTTTGAAAAATCTCCAGTATATCTGAACGTTTGCTTATATCCTGTATAATTATTCGTCCGTGTTACGCCAGATACTATAACAGCTTCATTCATTTCCATATTTGGCACCGTCAGCTGCGTAATAAATAGTTCTGGATAAATCAAAAATAAAATTTCTTCTTGGACAATGTCAGCATTCGCAGATGGCAATGTACCACCTGGTTTTGGATCTGCAAAATTAACTTGCGCAGAATCCCTAAAATCTTCTATTCCTTTTTTGTCCGTATTAATCGTCACCTTGTTCAACTTCTTAACACTCATGATCCAATTTGGCACAGCAACTGTTTTTCCTAAAACTCGTCGCTCTATCATAATGATTTTATGCGCCCATGCATTGTCAGCGTTTATTTTTTTCCACACATGTTCAAAATAATTAGCAATACATAAAATAAATTGATCGTTTGCTAGCATTGTTGCATATTCGCCAGGAAGTAGATTGAAAAAATATAACGATTGCAAAATAAACGCTTGAAATTTTGTAATTTTGATGACGGAAGCGACAGAGGTTTGAGTGCATACTTGTCCGTTTGGAAATACTTTGTCGCCATTAATAATCGCCTTAATCATCAAATCAATAGGACCTTTGTAAGTATAAAATGTACTGTGCAAAACTGATAATCTTGGATTTTTGACTCCCAACATAACAAGGATATATGCTAAATTTTTTTTCCGCGCATCAACGTTTTGTTCATTTAGATTCCATTTTTTCAAGATTGCAAGAGTTTTATCCCATTGGGGATTCTTCCACGGAAATGACACATGTGTTTTTTGCGTTTGCATTAATAATTTAGGACATATTATAATATTTTATCTTTGAACGATATAGATGGACTCCAAACTTAAAAAATATCGCACGTACAAATTCAATCCCAAAAAAATCAGCAACATTAACTTGCTACTAAATGGGGAATTTTTTTATCTCATCTATGAAAAATTATTTACGGACAAAATTTTATCAACATATTTAACAAAAGAGTACGTTAACATCGAACTGGCAGATTATAATGCAGCCTTGATCCATGAATTGCAGCCTATGCAACACATTGCCTTTAAAGTTCCTGATCAAACGAATATTCCAAAAATAATAAAAGAATGCAGATCTATCGAAAATGTACATTACATGGGCAATATTTTTGTTGCAGATGCTAGTTTAAATAATCCAACGTCTCTTCTCATTTTTTTCAACAGCACACAAATTCCGAGGATATTATACGACCCATCCATCGTCGTCAAGCAGATCAGCTATAAGAATCTCAAATTGAATATTGTCAGTGATAACTTGATAATCGGTGGCTCGAAAACTAGATCTATACTGATCTATCTGCAAAACTTACTAAAACAGAAACCTAATATTAATACGTTAATATATCTAGGAGCATCGAATGGTTACGCACAATTAGCGTTTGCTTATTCATTGTATTTACTAAAATCGAACATTAAACTAAAAATATATTTTCAGGATACTAACTTGGACGAGGCAATTAAGTTAAGACATATTACAAAATATGTCTATCCGAATGTTGAATATGTTATTTTAAAGAAACCATTTCGAGAGATTTGGCCGTTGATTGATAAAGAAATTGAAAATAATTCTAACGCATTTTTGATACCGTTCGGTTTAGATGATCCAATGTACAAAGAATATTTTTATGAATCTCTTCATGATCGTCTGCAAGATTATGTCGCAAAAATCAAAACGTTATGGATAGTTGGTGGTTCAGGAACATTGTTTGGTACTCTCTACAAGATTTTATCAAATACGCATTTTAATATAGTCCAAGTTGGAAAAGAAATACATACAGATGAAAATCAAGATAGGATTACATTATACAAATCTTCCTATCCACTATACTCTGCGATAAATACAGAGATCCCATATCCTACATTGAAAAGTTACGACGGTAAGATATGGGAATTTGCAGATAAATTTATCAATGGAGATTATATATGGAATGTTGGTGGAGTGCATGCGATTTTATAAAAATTGATTTATGTAATGTTATGGTAACATAATTATGATGTTGAATAAATGATGAATTATGACGAGTATGTTAAAAATAAGATCAAAGAAATTGGGCTAAAACGACTGGAATATGACGGTCTACAAGCGATGTTTGCAAAGTATGGCAGCGAAATTGATGAAAAATATCGCAAAATATTGGAAGAGAACGGAATTCCTTTTGATTTTGTAACGCGAAAACAAGAGGATTCAAAATGTTGCTGTAGCGTTCCTGCACAAAACGACGATCATTTTACCGTATTGAGCGAACACGAAAAGCTGCGAACCGATTTATTTAAACATCTGGCATTGGTCACACATCCGGACAAGAATAATGAAAGTAAAGATGACTTTTTACTTATTCATGCCGCCTACGAAAATCATGATACATTTATGTTACTAGAGTATGCTATCAAATATAATGTACGAAAGGAGAATATTTGTGATGAAATGATGACGTTAATCTTGGAAAAAAAAATGAATAAAATCATACAGAAAATTGAGAACACTAAGAAGACAATTGCGTATCATTTGTTGGTGCATGGCAATGTTGATGAACATATTGCGAACTTAAAAACCCTACAGCGAATTGACGCAGAAAATCAAGAGTTGCGAGAGAAGAATCGAAAATTAGAAGAAGAATTAAAAAACAAATAATGTTATTGTTCGTTTTTAAAAATTGACTTTTTTAGTCATAATATGATTAATATGAGATATTGATAATAAAATGCAAGAATGTTTAGAAATAAATGGATTGACTGGTGCGTTGTTTGGAGCTAAATTAACAAATCAAATTCTTTTTGATATACTTTCCTTTTGCAATAGCGATAATTCTAAACAAATTAAAAGTGTTCTGCCACAAGGATGGTGGACTATTCCACATGCGTCGTTTTTGAAAAAAATAGAACATTTGGATGATGAAGCGTTCGTCAAACATATTGCAAAAACGAAAGAAATTTTGATATCAATTATTTACAGGAACTTTGTTTATTCACGTTTTGTAAAATATAAACAAATAAATTGCAAAGCATTATTTGCTGTCGACGAAAACTCTTTGCGAAAAATGATCGAGGCAATAACACTCGGTATTATAACATACCAATTATATACAGATGGAGTTATTTTTTATGAACCAAAAATAATATCCATGTGCATTTGTATTTACATCGCTGATTTATATCCTAAAAAATCTCGACAGAGGACGATACTCGAAAGATTGTTCAAAAAATACAACGAAAAACAATACGTCGATGTTAAATTATCAGATTTTGAAAAAGATATCATCTTTGTTGACGAATGTGATATGGATCTGACATCATTCCCACGTGGAACATTGTTGAAATATAATATGGACACGTATCGATGTTTCGGAAAACATACTACTTATATCAATAAGACGTTAAAAATAATAATAAATTATCTAACGACGACCGATATGATTTGTCTGTACCAACATTTACCAGAAATCAATAAAAAGATATATATTTGGTGGATAGTTAGGGAATCTATTTCATTACCGAAAGAGATTGTATCTATCATCGTCTCTAATATTGTAGAATCTGACGCTAATTAAAAATAATATCTCATATACTCAATATGTTTTTTAACGAAAAGTACATTGAATACATCAAAAAAAACAAACTCTTAACAGAATGCCAAAAAAAAGAATTCATAAATACCAAAACTAATTTATTTTACGTTAATATGAAGTCCGACAAACAAATCATAACCTACATTGATAATACAACTGGATCTGAATTTGCAAAGTTACCTAGGTTGTATATTCTATTCAATCATTTTTTAAAATTTGATTTTGTAGATAAATTGATCAATGGTATCAAGATCAAGCGATATTCTGATAGTCATATTTATGAATATATCGTCAAACACAAAGAAGAACATCAAAAAATAAAAGTCGATACCAAGATTTATTGCTCGCCATATGTATATGCATTTGAATTGATTGCGTTGGAATTAAAAGATAAAAGGAACAGTAGAAAATATTTGGATGTTGGATGCGGGAATGGATTTAAAGCTCAGTTATTTGGCAATAAATTAGGATTACAAGCGCAAAATGTTTATGGAACTGACATAGAACAATGGGGGCCATACAAGGAAGATAAATCTAAGATGCCAATTAATTTTAAATTGATACAGGATAATACATTAGATTTTGCGGACAATGAATTTGATATTATTACATTGATTTTTACGCTACATCACATTGAACAGACAAGTATGGCGAAAATATTAGATGAATGTGTCAGAGTGTTAAAAAAAACGGGAGTTTTAATTGTGATTGAGCATCATATCCTTAACGATTATGATCATCTTATCGTCGACATCGAACATTCGCTGAATTCGCATATATATGATGGTAAAGCAGATGATAGTTATGCACAATATTATAACTGGTTGCAAATGGATTATATTTTAGAAAATCATGGTTTTAAATGGGTCAGTGGTAATTCGTTGACAGATACAGTTGGATTTGATGTACGATTTGATAACCCTTATTATGCGATTTATGAGATAAATGATTTATAAATGATTTATTTATTTTTTGATTGTCGTTTTGCGTTTGAATTTTAAGTTAATGAATCCAAAATACACCTCAATTTGAACATCTGTATAATCGGTTTCGTTGCAGTGATACATTTCAATTTTCACAGAGGAAGTATGGGGACGGACAATTTTGGTATCTTTGAAGGCATTTTTAGACACATATGCACTTTGGTATGAAGATTTTGGTTTAGTAACTGGTAAGAGGTCCTTTGCTTCCTTTGATATTTTGTATATATTATACTTAGTTTGATTCTCATTAATTATTTGTTTTGTTTTAGCTGCTTTATTTTCATAATCACCGTCGGAATGCTTAATTATGTTAAGTGTGGCCAAATATGTGATTATCGATTGTACATAATCATACCCGTTTTCGCTATAAATATTTTTAGGTGCATAACTTTCCAACGCTTCTATAGCTCTGACTGCAAGTTCTGCTTTTTTTGTTTGACGTTTAGCTTTGTTTGCTTCATCATCCTCTTTTGGAATAGGATCACCATCTTCCGACGTATCATAGCTATCTGACTCTGTATCGGTTCCTTCGCTACAAATATAAACACCATCAACAGAAACATCCTGCTTGGTAAATAACATTGTTCGTCTAATAAAATTTACGTCGCATATTCCTTGTTCTTCGTGTTCATGAAACCAATTAAATTCAGAAGTGTCCAAACCAGTATAATAAATAGGAATACCATCGTACGTGTTCATGCATATCAATTTATCTTTATCAAAAATCACGCTGATCGGAACAATATGATCATATTTACTCAATATCTTCTTGAACGATTCGTAATCACCTGCATTTTGTGTCAAATATGTTAACTCGTTGTTCTCAATAAAATCATTCACTTTTTGCGTTTCTGCTATCTTCTTCTGATGCATTAATTCATCTATCAAATGCATTGTATCATTAACAAATCCATACTTATTTAGCAAGTCTAATGTTTCTCTACTTGCATCTGGCCTTTTTTTGGGATCAAACAATATTTCGTAAACTTTTTCAAACGCACCATATTCCTCATCAACTATAATCTTCTCATATGCCGGAACAGCAACATCTGTTTTACACAACGCAACGAATGAATTCTTAAATTTTTTAATAACACTATTTGGAATGATAAATATTCTGTTATCTTTATTGAATCCAATTACAACAAAATCATCATTTGTAATCTTCTGTTTGTGGATACGTAATGGAGTAATGAAAATATTCGCTTTGAGTATTATCTTTGTGCCAGATTTTAATTTCTCACCGCTATGATAAACTTCATTTCTCAACAACAAACAACCACCAACAGTTTTAGTTTCTTTGATGACAATTGTTTTATCCGGAAAATACAATTTAGTTGTTCCACCTTCACAATCTGCATATAAACAAATCAATATAGTTGCGCATTTCAAATATTCACAATGAAATTTTACAAAATCTTGATGTTGTGCAAAGTAATCATTTTTTACATACTTAATGATATCCAATTCATCGCGCACAAGAAGAAATTTATTTTTAGTATGTTTTGTATTCAATTCTTCTATGATATTTGTATCAAGCCAATCAAATACTTTTTTGTCTTTAATATTAGCGCGCGCCGACTTTCTTACATTTTCGTTAATTTCGTTTTCTTTAGTTTTAGTGTTCATCACCTGCGATTTGGAATATTTCAAGGTGTCATATTTGATTAACTCGTTGAGCTGACATATTTTTTTACTTGATAGTTTGAAGTTATCATAGATAGGATAGTTTTCGTTTGTGAAATCGTAGTGATCCATTTTTGAATTAGATGTTGTTAGTTTTAGAAACTGGAGTGAATAAAAATCAATTTTTTTTGTAATATATATTATATGGATTCTGTTACGAAGCAACATATTGTCGAGAAGATTAACGATCGATATTATAAAGATATCGAATTAGGTTTGATGGGCCGATCAGGATGGAAAACTACTGGGGATATTTCTGAGACGCTAGGTTATATATTTTTGGGAGTTTCTACGATGATATCTTTTTCGGCAGGATTTTTTGATATTAGAATGTTATCCTTTGTAGCTGGATGTGTGGGCATTTTTTCTAGTTTGTTGTTTAAATTTGCATTGTATTCAATGGCACAGAGTAAAGAGAGAACTGATGAAGTCAATAAAATTTTGATGAAAATTGGTATTGAGAAAGTAGTTGATATTTCGCCAGATCAACTTTTCGATGCAACACATAAAACAGCACCTGTCCGTAACAAAGAAACAGAGTTAGCACCTAATGAAGAAACGATAATCATAATCTAAACTATAAATTATGATTAACCTGAACACCATACTTGTCCTCTATTATCATCTGGACCTTTTCCTTTGTATATGCACAACTTGCCATCTTCGTTTAAGACAGCATAGTTATCTTTGACATCTGATTTTGATTTGCTGCACCACACACTTGCCCCTAACGGCTGACCTGCTGGTTGTTCTAAATATGTACATAAATTACCATCTTCTTGCATTCTGGTAAAAAATTTACCAGGTGGTTCTTCTGGATAGGAACACCATTTATTTGTATTATCTTTTGATTTTACACATATCTTTCCATTGTTCAACATTGTCGCATTATAATCTCTGTTTCTAGAATAAAGTGGATCATCTGATGTTATGATGGCATTTGTTTTTAGGAAGATTGGCATAGATGGCAAAAGAGTGACTGTAGCTGATGCAGATTTGCTAGGATCTTCGACACTCGTTGCGGTTACGATTACGCTCCCTGATGATCCGGTAGCAGTAAAGTTACCATCATCTATTCTAGCCGACGGACTATCTACTTTCCATGTTACGCTGTCATTTATTGTTTTACCGCTAGTGTCTCTTACGATGGCAGTGAATCTGCGCTGCTCGTTTTGCATCAACGTATCTGTCAATGGAGAAATAGAAATAACGATATCCTTCTTCATATAGTACCATAATCCTACACCGCCACCAATCAGCACTAACAAAACAACTACAGCAATTACTATCCACAATGTTGTATTACTACGTTTTTCAGTATTCATATTTATAACATTATATAAAAATTATTAGAACGATTAGATGTTCAATGTTCTAAAAACGCGTCCAACTCCACTAACGAAATAATTATTTTATTACATATAAATATATTAATGTCTTTAGTTAAAATTGTTATCATAATCGCTGTAATCATTTTCTTTTTGTATATGATGAAGGGTAATCGCGTATCGACCGATTATGTCATCCCCCAAAACGTCCCCGCCAAAAATAACGTTCTGATTGAAACTCTCATGGAGCAAACTCTTATGGAGCAAACTGCACCAGCCGAATTTGCACCATATACATCCCAACCAAACGATTCAAGATATGTATTGGTCCCAAATTTGGGCGTATATTTGTTACCATATGAATATCTCAATTTATCGATACCATATCATCAATGGATGTATTCTCATTTTCCATCTTATTACGGTGAATATTATGATAATTATTGGCCGTTTGATAATTCTGTTGGAGGTGCGAAATATATCAATAGTTTTAATAATTCGCACTGGAACAGACGTCAAGGTAATCGTCAAAATAGACAGGATGCTGGCCATTATTGGGACAGAGTTGGCTCTAATTCAGATGATATAAACGGTAACCGTTGGAGTAGTTTTAATAGAAACGAATCAAGAGGCAGATGTAGACAAGAAATGTAATATAATTTATTTTTTTGAAACAAATTATATTGCCAAAAAAAATTGATTTTTTAATGATCACGATGACACATATCTAAGGAATAAAAAAAAGAAAGAAATCACATGGAAAAACGAATTGCATTCGCTACTTATGACACTCTGTTCAAAGAATCGGACCGCTTTTTTTCACAAAAACTTGACCATCATCCGTTTTACAATAGAATGGGGACAGATATCATAAATGGGGTAAAAGATCGTTTAAAAAGTCAAGCAAACATTATCACATCAATTTTGCGTGATTGTAACAACATTAATCGAAATTCACGGTTACCTACTGTTTTGCATGGATACAAATATGAACGCGTAAACAAGCGTGGTCGATATGACGGTGACGTTTTTTTGCATATGAGATACGGGCACAAATATCATTGCTCGCTAAATACTGAATTCAGTGATAGTCACGATATTCCTTTTATTGATCTCGTCATTTACATTTTGTTCTCACGATTGAACAAAATTAAAAGAGGGTTGATAAGAGAAAAGATACACAGTGAAAGATCTTATGATAACTTTATAATCCAAACATTTAGTAAAATGACTGATTATTATCGCGAAACATTACTCAGTTTCTATGAGTCCCATAAACAAAACGGAAAAGCGATTAAATCGTTCATATCACCGAGGGCGTATGATCAAATAAGAACATTAGACGACCATTCTAGACCTAGATGTAGACGAACGGGGAATAATCGCGAACGGACCAGAGAAAGAGATAGTTCGGAATCAACTAAGGAACAGGAAAAAGTTAATTATGAACGAAGTAAAGAACGTGATCGCGAACGGACCAAAGAAAGGGAAAAAGGTGATCGCGAACGGACTAGAGAAAGGGAAAAAGGTGATCGCGAACAAACTAGAGAAAGGGAAAAAGTTGACAGTCGTAAACCAAATAGAGAACGGGGATTAGTTAAACCAGTGACCAATGATCCAATTGATGATTTTTTGCATAAAGTCCGCACACAACACAATTCAGGACAGCCACCTTTGTTTGCTACACGCAGCGTTTCGGTTGATCTCGAGCCACAAACTAAAGAGATTTCGATCGTTGAACCTATCGAAAAAAATTCTTGCACCGTTTCGGGAACACATCCAGGATTAGATTTGTTTCATTCGAAAAAACAGCTTGAGTTATTGTACGTGAATGTGATCGATCGCAAAGATAACAAATTATCGATCGAAAAGGTCCTGATCTATGAGGTCTTGATCGATGCAATGCGAAACGGTACTCACGAAAAATTCTTAACTTACGATGGTTACGTAAATTTTTATTTTATCAAAATGGCCGTGTTGCAATATGATGGATTAAAAATAATGGAAGTGTTAATGAATGACCAAATGAGTGATACGTTGTTGGTGGATATGATTCAAATCAAAAATAATGGATTTGATATCGAAAAAGTTATGATATTCGAAAATGACATGGCTAAGATTATGAACAGTAATCGAGAAGATGGCCCTCGTTACGCTGAATTAATGACGTTTGAAAATGAAAAGCCAGTATCGCGAAAAGTTTTATTGATTTGCGACCCTAATGTAATGACATTCGTGTTCAAATTTAGGCAAAACACAAACTGTTTCATCCCCCAACAAATTGAACGCATATGTTTGTTCAATTCTGATGTTCCAAATATTAAAGAGGGAAAATATGAAGGCGTTCGATTTCAACAAATGTTAATGAAAACGGAAGATAATACAGTCTTGATCGATGTTCTCGTTGATTCGACAAGCGCATAAGTTACGAGTACAAAATTAATAATTTTATACTCGCAAAATCGCAAATAATTATATAATCTTTATTTACGAAACAGATGAACACAGAATATCTATTAATTATTGCCTTGATTGCAATTATCTTGTTAATGTTAGTATTTTACAACGTCAAACAAAAAAAAATCGTTAAAACACCATCAATACAAAAATATATTAACAAAGATGACTTGAAAGACATTCACAATCGAAATTTTAGATCATTGCCACGAGCAATTTCGAATTCGAACATGGACTGGTACTATTCCGATACGGATAAAATATTGGCCATTATGGGCACAAGAGGTGGCAATGCATCGTTTCAATCAGGTCGAAGATATGAAGGATTTGATACGATCAATGAACAATCGTGCAATGAAGATGGATGTAATGTCATCGAAAATATTGATGGCATTTTTGTAGCGCTAGAAAATCAAATGTTTCCGATTAAGGGAAAATTAACTTTTGGTCATCGCGTAAATAATTCTGCTACTGGAGTAGATGATGTTTTGATAACAAATGATATGAACGGTGTTGGGGCGGATGCAGAAATGGATGATTTAGCAGGCAATGTGATGCCATATGGACAAGGCAATGATTTATTACCCAATAATGGGGAAATGGCTACGATACCACTCGAAAACGTAAATAATTTGTTGCCAGACGAGAACGCGATGATCAGCAATAATTTAACAAACATTAACTATCCACAACGAAATTATGATAACTCTTTGATAATCACATCACCTAATGACGTTTCATCAAATCTTGGTATCATTAAAAAAAATGTGTATCATAACGGTGATGAAAAGGTTGTTGAAATTTTTCGCAGAATTGGATAATGCAAATATTAATATTTGATGTTAATATTTGTATTGGAATTATTATCTGTAATATAATTAATTATGCTAATCGGAGGTAATGTTGCGACTCATTTTAATATTTTTACAAACGATATTATCATCGAAAAAATAGAGAAATCCAAGAGTAATGATATTTCTGACATTGTTACCGCGATGGATTCGGTTGATAAAGATATGTATGACGTATTATCTTTTCCAACGATGATTTTGACTGAATCGGCCAAAAAAAAATTAGAGATGTTGTTTGATAAACTAAATGGAACTAAAAATGATAATGTCAAAGAACTAAAACGATTACTGAACAAACAATATTTTATGAATTATTTCGGTTCTGTTTTCGTTTATGAATATATATACGTTTTGAAATTTATTGGTCTCCACAAAAATGATAAAGTATTATTCATCTCATCGAACGCTAATTTTGTGCATGGATTTATTGAATATGCCAACGATAAATACGAAAATAAATTTGATACCAAAAACATATTATTGTTACTTCTTTCAAAAAATACCACTAATATGGACGTTATTGAGCAGTATCATATTCCGTTTCACCAAATGGATCAAAATACATACGCAAATAAATACAATATTGTAACTCTCGATGCATCTGATATCACAAATAGTGATTTCGGTAACATATTTGTCATGATACATAACGCACTATTATCACTAGAAACAAATGGAACATTAATCATGCACATACCGTATATTACACAAAAATATGTATTCTGTATGATTTCCGCAATAAGTAAGATGTTCAAGAAACAAGCCATCTTTAAAGAAAATGATTTTGCTACACCTGGATCTTTTTTTCACATGATCGTGTTCAAAGGATTTAAGATGGATAACGACGTGATGGATGTGCTAAAAAAGGTTAACGAATTGAATAAAGAGGATTCTGGCGTTTCAATAATTTGCAATTTGAAAGAAAGTGACTATTCTGTTTATAGTAAAATCATTAAAGAAGAGATAAATAAAAATATTACTAAAGGCAAAAATGCTGTACAAACAACGTCAAATATATTAGATTTAGACAACCTCATTAAAGTTACCAAAATGAATTATGATTATTCAATAAGTGTGATCAGGAATAAGTTTTCAGATATCAATATCATGCATCCATTTGTGTGGGAAAAAACAGACACATATATGTTGGATATATTTAGTTCGATCGAAAAAGAAGACGTTAAAGGTCATATGTATATTATCGAATATCGGAAATCGGATATTGTTGATAGTGAATATATTGACGTCGTTAAGAAGCAATTAAGATATATCAATGAATATACCTACCAGTATGTTAGCAAATCTAATTATAAAAAATATAAGCAAGCGGAATTGTTTTTTAATTCAGAATATAAAATTTTGAATAAAAAATTGGCGATAGAGTATGACATTACGATAAATGGTAACTATGTATCGAGGGCGTGGATGAAAATGTATGAAATGATAATGCAATGTAACTTTGTGGAATCTTTTGGTCATAAAATTACAGGATTTCATATTTGTGAAGCGCCCGGAAATTTTATCAATGCCATGATATATCACATACATTCAAAAGGGAAACAATATGAGTGGCATGCGCAATCTTTAAATCCTGATTTACCGGGGAATAAAGATGCGTTTATGGATGAATATGGATTCATTAAAAAGACAAGAAAGAATTGGGACTTTGGTGTTGATAATAGCGGTGATATTCTGAATCTTGAAAACTTTAGGTATTATATTAACAAGTATAAAGGTGTTGATGTATTAATTGGAGATTGCGGGGAACAATGGACGGGTGAAAAAAAGAGAAAGTGGCCTGATAAAACTGACAAGCGTGGAGTGAGAGATTTGGGGACCGGACAAATGTTATATGCCTTAAATATACCGCGACAAGGAGGTAATTGTATTATCAAAACGTATTCTGGAAATTTAGATCCTGTCTTTTTAACTTTATTAGAACTAATGGCAAGTTCATATTCCAAAATCATTTTTTTTAAATCAAACTTAAATTTTTGGTCAGCAGAAGTATACATCGTCGGCATCAATTTCCTAGGTCCAAGCAAAGATATTGAAAAGATGACAAATGATTTCATTGATGGCAATCTTTCCCCGCTACCCAAGATATCAAGATATACATTCAGTCAATATGTTACTTTATCAGAAAGAATATTACATCAAGTGTTCATGTACAAAAGTTTCTTCGTATATTGTTCGTTGTTTCCAGTTGATCTCGAAAAAAATAAGTTCGAATTTCAAAAAATTATCAAACACAAAATGGATTTATGGATGCAGATTAATTTCAAAGATCTCAAGTAAATATGAAAATAATAGTATTACTTTCATATTTGCGTTAAATAGTATTTGTTGATATTTTCAGCGATATCACTCTTTCTGCGTTGTACATCGACACTTGCCACCCATGGAGTTGGATTATTAAACATTTCATAAAATATATCATCCAACGGGACTGGATTCTCTTGATCTTCTATGAATGTTCGCGGTATGTATCTGTAAACTGTTTTTTCTGGTGGAGGTTTGTTATATACTTTTACTATGCCAATAATGACCAATATGATACCAATAATGAATAATAATTTAACGACAATAGCAATCGCACCCATCAATGTAACTATATGACATATTTTTAGTTACCTTTGGTATAAAACAGTTGCCGCATTTTGGTGACTCTTTCTTCGCCTAAAAATTGGTTCTGCAACATATACGTTTTAATTTCTGCTGGCTTAACGGTTTCTCTTTCTGGCTGTTTCAATTGATCATTAATGATTTGTACACATTTCAAACATAAATCTAACTTTTGCCAACCAATCGAAATATCTAAATTATGCCTGAAACATCTGTCGCAAATGACATCACATTTTCTTCCATAATGATTATCAGCAGGATTATAGTACGTCCCGTACAAACAAATATTTCTTAAATTCTCGTCCATTACTATACCAATCTTATTTTTATTTTTTGCTGAATTGTCGTTGAACCATCCTTTTGACTGGCCCGCCAGTTGGTTTAAAAATGTGTTGTACCATCTTAGTTTGACATTTTATCTCTTCTGTATTATCTTCCACTACTGGCTTATTTAGATATCGATTAACTGATTGTGCGCATTTCAAACACAAATCATACGTCTGCCATCCAATTGACACATCTAAATTATGTCTAAAACACTTATCACAAATGACATCACATTCTTTGCCATAATGTTTCTCGGCAGGATTGTAATACGTTCCGTACAAACAAATATTTTTAATATTTTCATCCATTAGCTACATAACAATTCATATATTTATATGATTTATGCAACCATCTTTGCGATTATTCCTGGATAGGAAACATAATCTTGCATGATCAAATCATCAAATACAAAATCTGTCAGGACATTTAATTTTCGTTTGAACGAAATTTTCGGAAAGACAAAAGGTTCGCGCAAAATTTGTCTTACCACTTGGCTATAATGGCTCTCGTATATGTGCACATCTGCAAAATTCATGATTAATCTTCCAGCAGTAAATTTATGTCCTGTGTAATTGGGATCATTATTAACAACTTCGCAAAATAAATTAACTAACAATGCATATGATGCAATATTAAATGGAACTCCACATACGATATCTGCAGATCGTTGAGTCATCATACACGACAATCTGTAGTTATTATCCACACTGAAGATAATCGATAGGCCATGACAAGGATACAATACTCCTTCATGTGCTTTTGCAGGATTATAAGTCGTCATAATAATTCTGCGACTAAACGGATCCGTTTTTAGCAAATTCAAACAATACTCTATCTGATTAAATCCTTGACCATCATAGTTTTTGTCCATGCCATCATACTCCGCGCCAAAATGAACGAGATTAAATCCATACATACTACCCATATCACCGACAGCATAATGATTCAATTTATTAGCATCCAAAAACTCTCTATTTGTATTACCTTCCCATATCTTCACATTTTTTTCTGCCAAATGATTTGCATTAGTATCTCCTTTCAAGAAAAATAAAAGCTCTTCAAAAATACCCTTCATAAACACTTTCTTAGTCGTTAACAACGGAAAACCTTTTTCTAAATCAAACTCCATTGTCTTGCCAAACACAGACCACGTTTTTGCATTTCTCGTTTGCTTAAAATCACCAACTGACAGAATGTTCTTGAGCAAATTCAGATATTGTGATTCTTCTACATTCATATTCATCATTCCCTGTCTTATAAATGTCACCTTTACTTTCTGACTAGAATCGTCCAACATAAATGTATCTCTCGGATCATCATCTTTCAATTTTAATAAATTAAGCGGGAAAAAATTATCACACTGATAATCATGATCTATTTTTGTGAGATAAATTTCATCGATTTGCAACGTTTTCAATGCTTCGGCATAAATTTGACTACCACCGCAGATAAACGGTTTGCCAATACTTAATTTATTACATAATTCCATAGCATTAGGCAATGATTTTGCTAAATATGTTTCCGATCCTGTTTTGTTGTCAGATATTAATTCATCATTTGTCATGCTATTCGACACAACGATCGTAATTCTATCTTTAAGTCCTCGGGAGGAATCTGGTAAAGCTTTCCATGTATTTTTTCCCATAATGAGAACGTTCTTCTTATTCAAAAAATATTGACGCTTGGTAACATCCAAAAAAAAGTTGTAATCTTCTTTTATGCGCCACGGGATCTCACCACATCTTGAAATACCTCCTTTCAAATCAGTCGCTACAATTAAGTTAATTTTACGAAGAGAGAACATATTTGTTATTGGTAGTATTTATGGTTATATATTCTGGGATTTTGATTTTCAATTTTTTAGTTTGTCAAATATTTTGATAAACTAAAACGCAATCTTGACGTCGCATAATCTATCGACAACATCAAATATAGAATGTCTATAATGTTTGCTCAAATATATATGTTTGATCGATTTGGGAAGGTATTTTTCGATAGGTTGATTAAATTCTTTACCAAATTGTAAATATATCACTGAAGATGGAATTGCATCTATTATTGATTGATTAAATTTTTTGCCAAATTTTAAATGTGTTACGCTGTTTGGAATTATATTATCTATGGATTGGTTAAAAAAATAACCGAATGTTAGATGTGTAACGCTGTTAGGAATAGTTTCATAAATAGGTTGGTCAAATGCGCCTCCTAATACTAGGTGCGTAACTGAACATGGTATGGCGCCGTCGATAGATTGATCAAAATTGCCACAAAGTGTCAGATGTGTCACAGAACAAGGAATGACTTCATAGATAGGTTGGTTGAAAAAAAAGTCGAACATTAAATATTTAACAGTCGGTGGGATGCAATTTTTAATGCAATAAATCATATTCGCTCTAAATACTAAGTGAGTGACAGAATTTGGTATGAAATATTGTATTTTATTTGTTTCTATTTTTTCGTGCATTGGCGCATTGAAATTCTTTCCTATTGTTAAATGCGTAACGGATTCTGAAATAACATTTTTGATTGGTCTATTGAAATTATTTCCAAATATCAAATGAGTTATGTTTTTTAGAAGACCAGGATTGATCTGCTGGTTAAAACTATCGCCAAACTCCAAATACGTCACAGATTTCGGAATATAATTTATCGATTGGTTGAAATAATGGCCCAATATCAAATGGGTTACTGATTCAGGAACGCACCTATCAATGGATTTATTGAACGAAACGCCAAATCTTAAATATTTAATCGTATCCGGCAAACATTTTTTAATACTACTATTGAAATAAATACCAATGTTCAATCCAATCATATTTTTAGGAAAACGAACCATGTTAATCTTGTCGTCTGAATTTCCAAATATAACACGCGTAAAACTATCATAGTAGAATAATTGTTCAAGATGCTCAGAATAATAAACCATTTGTTTAAAAAGTACCTTGCTTTTGAGTTCATGCGATTGAACTGATATAGATAAAAAATTTAGAGTCGCCCTATTACCTAAATATTCACATATTCTGCAATAAATATCATCCATACTACACATAATCTATAATTTTATGCATACATATTTTACGTATACATAAAATCAATTTTTATTCTGTTCTTCTAACAATCATTTCTGAATTTATTCTGACATTAATATCTGTCTCATCAGGTTGGTTGAATACTTCGATGATCTCTATCGTAAAGGAATGATCAATACCGTTAAATTCGACTAATCTACCATCTGGATGACAAAATGCTAAATTCAGTTCATACAAAACTGATATAGGATTGTCAAAGACAGATATTGTTGGTACAAACGAATCAATGATGACATTATCTTTGTTACAACATTGATCGTCAAAACTTAAATCATTTTCCCATCTCACTTTCGCAAAAACATTCACAACTGGCTGGGTATTATGATATATTCCTAACTCTGGTGAAGTGATGTAAAAATAATTAGGCCCGGTCATGTCCAACTTTCGAAGCCGTTGTATATAATCGTCACCTAACGATGCATAATCATAATCTATTTTATATGGTGTGGTATTTTTAATAGTATGTAAGTATGGAGTGATCGCATTTGGCTGGTCTACTTTGTTAAAACTTAGTTTATTGCCCAACGTATCCGGATAATTAAAAAACATTTGAAAAATATCAGGATATTTGATGATGACTGTATTTAACGTTGATAAAGATACCACAGGAAAGGCAGTTTGTATTTCTACTTCATAATTATCATCATCTATGATCTGTGTGATAACATGTTCAGTATTAATAATGTCAGTAGGAACGTTGTTGATCGATTCTGACCCGCTTATTGTGATTTCGTCATCTACATTTAACATATGATTAGGTTGGTGCACCCGCATGATTGTTTTGTTTTCGTCAGTTGGCGTGATTTCGATGAATGACAGTGTATTATGATTGGCATTAGGCGCTACTGGCAGAATTGGATCGGTTGCAAGTATTTGATCTAACCAATAGTAAGGACTTGCACCATCTGGACTAAAATTAATGATAATACCGTCATATATAAATTTGTATTTAGTGCCATGTGGATATTTTTTGACGATAAATGAATCAAAATCAATAATTGTTATTATTTCGTATACAAAAAGTTCTGTAGGTGTAGATGGATAAATAAATTGATCAGTGATGATGAGATCGCCAACATGCAAATCATTATCTGCCATTGTGACAATTGCATTTATGAAATCGAACGTAAAATTTTGTAAAAGTGCTGTTGTGTTCAAAGACCGTAATTCTTGCGTAGATATGACATTTGGATAAACTGATTTAGTTCGGTAAAAGTTGAATAACAAGGCCCTATCCGTTTCTAGTGCGACTTGAAAGGTATTATCCCCTTGTGATGTAGACGTACTCGAACCTACAAATCCCACGTACTGATACAAATTATAATTAGCATACACATAATCAAAATCTATTCTGATATGCGTATTTGGTGTGAAATAAATATACATTACCTCGCCACATTTTGGGCTAAATGGATTTATAATTTGCGGTACAATTTGTGTGCCTGTTATACCAAAATTAATTTGAAAATTCTCTGCGGCAGTGAAATTGATAAAATAATCAGGAATAACCAATATTCGCGTATCTAACGTATCTTGCAAACGGATCTGTCGAAAGGCACTAAATTCAACGATATCTGTATCTGTATTAATATCTACTTTGACAATATGATATCTATAGTAACCATCGCGATCGTACAATGCTCTACTATTTTGTCGTAAATTAGTGCGTACTATCCTTTTGTTATGTTTCACTAACGAATTAGCACATCCAATACTTGGTTGTTGATCGATATATTTAATCTTTTTTTGTTTTACGATATCAGAACAGCTAGTATTTTGAATCGCAATGTCAGAATCGATATATACATGCCTTAGTGTATTATTGAATTGATACTCAATCTCTTTTGCTAATTGTTCGTATGTGTAATTTCCTGGTGTGACTTCTAAATGATAGATATAATCTCCTTCTTCTAGATTTCTCCAATATAATCTGTTATTTATCACGTCTGCAGTTTGGTTGTTAATCATTCGCTGTGAATTAGGAAAGGAAGAGCTTATAATCCGCGCTTGAATGATATTTTTATATGATTTATCTAACGTTATTTGATATTGATTGGGATTAGGATAACCAGTGATGATGTATTCGATTCTGCGTGTATAAGCTTGACTGCCTCCGCCGATAAAATTGTTTATCAAAAGTTGAACGTCAATATCCTGGCACATGGCATCAGAATAATCATAGAAACTGTATGTTGGATCAGTGATATCATAAATAGCATTATATCCCACATCAACCTGAAAAGTATTGTCAGTGACGTTTAAAACAGTAAAATATTGAAATTTTCTGCATTCGTTAATGGGTGTCCCGCGATTTATATAATTCAGGGGAACACCAAACAGGTTATAATATTTGATTAGCACGTTATTGTGACAATCATTATTATCTTGGTAATTGATGTTAGATTTTATGGGAATTCTTATCAAATAACTATTTTTATCGGGAGTAAATTCTGTAGCTGAGGATTTTGTAAACAATAAATACACTGTTTGTTTATCGTTCAAAATATTGACCGGAATGTTACCTATCTTCGTTTTTGTAACGTTTGATCCTTTAACACCGGATAATTGGATTGTCAAATCTATTTCGATGTTAGTCCTTAGAATGTAATATTGCGTCGTAGTATCCGGAATATCTTCATGATTGGTGTATGACTCTGGTAAATAATCAACATATTCTACACTCTCGAATGCAGATATATCGGAGGGATCGTACAATCCAAATAACGACAAACCATGATTTTCGTGTTTAATTCGTACGAATGAGCTGTTTTTCTTGACCATAATTACATCTCGCAACATAACATTTTTAGAAGTTACGTTGTCAAGAATAACACGATCATTCTTTTGAAATGGATGATTTTCTAAATTAACAGTGACCATGCTCGAACCATTTGTAAATATTAGAGGAAAAGGGGGCAAATTGTAAAGTATTTGATCATAGTTATTAATTGGCAGTCTATTTCGCTGATTTGAATCAATATTTACATAGCTGGTGTATGTTTGTGTAAAAATTTGTCCATTTGTAGGTCGTCGGCCAGCCAACCGTTTCCGGAAATTATTTAATCTATCAGGATCTAAATTAATTTTCTCTTCTCCTTCTGTATACACACGTTCGTCAAATAATTTATTTGTATAATTCTTTGTTTCCTGATCGTCAGTTACTTTATTTTGGTAATATGGAATGACAGAAATACCGCCGCTGGGAGAGGGAGTAAAATCAATTTCTTCGTTGAATTTTATCGATTTTTGTTGCATAAGATTTATTATTGTATCTATAATAAATCTTATATTGTATATTATTCGGACAAATATATTATTTTGTTCGAAATATGTTTAGAATTGTGACCTACTGCATTAATACCGCTACAAAAAAGATCTTTTCAAATTATTGGAACATTTTTGTTGACATCAACGTGCAAGTCAGATACATATTGGATGTTAATGATCCGAATTTGACAAATTTTTATGAGCTATAATGTGTTCGAGGATGAACATATGTATGATATGATAAATTTTGAGATCTTATTTTTTCAATTTTATGATAAAATTGAAAAAAAATGTGATATATAAAGTGTTATTATAGAAAGGGCAAATGCCAACAGCCAGTTTATATTCTCCAAAAGTTAGGTTACCTGTGCAACCACCAGAAGGCAGAGATTGTTCAGGCAGTTTGCGTTGTGGTGAATTAGAAAGGGACGCTAATTTATTCAAAAAGGGAGAAAAACGCAATTAGATATTATAATATTTATTTGTGTTCTTTTACATTTATTGCGGACATATAAAATTTTATTCCACGCCGACCATCTTTTTCCCAAACTATTGTATTGCAAGTTAAGTTTACTTGGGACGATGATTTTATCGAACTCACATATTTGTCATCTTTCGTTTTTTTATTCAAGTACACTTTTAGATGATAATTTATGTTATGATTATACTCGTTCAGATAATCATTTTTTGTACCTTTATCTTCACAATAATCTTCGTCACTGTCAAAAAAGTGATTGGACTGAAAGATATGCAACGGTATCTTTCGTCGCAAAGGTTCTAATTGCTCTATCACTCGGTCTCGAATATCGAAGAGTTCCAGAGTTTTTTGTGTGCCCAAAAAAATGACTAAATATTTGGAATTGAGTCGCGAAATTTCACAATAATCAGTGCAGAATGTCATCCTATTGTGATTGAACATCAAATGACACAATTTCATATTCTCTGTATTACATCTTTGCTTTACAAGTGTATATCCGGGCACACATACATTTGCTGATTCTGATACGTAATCAGCAATATTAAATTCTAATTCGGAATCAAGTTCGATAACATCTGTAGAGACTTTTTTTACAGAATAATATAACTTGATCGTTTCAATGATTTCATTTGTTTCTAATACTGGAATCACTTTTCGAATGATCTTACTTTTCGCAAAAATATTAAATGACGCTCCAATATCAAAATCTTCCATATTTTGATCAACAAGTTCTAATCCTTTTTTAATAGCCTTGTTACCTCTGTGATTGATATCAATTTTTTTATTTATGCGAATAGCAACTTTGTATTTGATGCTTACCAATCCAGCTATATTCGTAAACACATCAATACCATTATAATATAGCATAACATAACTGAAATCAAATTGATCAATGATATCAAATGGAGTCATTTTATTTACAGGAACAATTTGGATATCAAAACGAAACGATTTGATAATGATCGTTATCACTGACTTATTGATCGCATAAAACGGATTATGTTTCGAAAAATATTTGTTGATGTATGCTATTTTATTTCTAATCTGTTCGTTATTTCCATAAACGAATAAATCAATATCAGTTGAATCAACGATCGAATCATATGCGTTATCCAATAAACCATATATGAATCCGCCAGCGATCACAACATTTGTCCAATCAAAATTTTCAAACAAATTATCTGTTAGCTTTCTAAATTTGATGTCGAATTCTTTTTGGGTTACGATCATATGTTTCTTTGCATAGTTTTGTTTGTTAAGAGTTTCAAATTGGTGCTCTTCATAATACATCATATCGTAATAATGAAATAATCGCAGTTCTTCATTTTTAACAGTGATTATGTTTTTAACTTTTTGCAAAAACAAATAGTTGTCATACAATTTTACGCGACCGATAGAGTCTCTAACATCAAATACACATGAGTCATGATAAATATCAAAATATTTAAATGTTAACACACCAGATGTTAGTTTATGATTTTTTATTTCTTTCACTATGTCATCGAACGCCTCTAATTTATTTGCCATTTGGAAGGAGAGAAATGTGTACAATATTTCGTCAGCAAATTCTTTTGTCATGACTATTTTTTTGTAATCAACTAACTCATCTAATATGGAATCGATTTCAACATTGATATTGGCATATTTTTTAATATTAAGTGTCATGTACGATATGTTTGATTCAATATAATGGTTAGCGTTCGCTATTTTGATAAAGTATCTGCGGAAATTTTCAATACTTTTAGTTACTAACTTCGTAATTTGGTTAAACATGAAATAATTACTCACTTGGAGTACAGAAAAGAGATAAGAAATACCTATTTTTTCAATAAATTCGTCCTCAAAGTTATGAGTTATGGTATCAACACCTGTTTTATTAGAATTAGTTAGAATGAATTCGAACTTGTCCTCAACTGACTTTAACTTATCTTTGCTTATCGCTCTACTAGTTGTTATTTCTCTTACAAATATGTTATTAAGCGTTGGATCTCTTTTAGTTGTCGCTACCTTTTTTGTAGGTTTTTTCTTTGTGGCCGTTTTTATGCGAGATGGTGTGCGCTCGCACGTATTAGATTCTATAATTTTCGCATCTTCGCATTCTTTGACTAACCTCTTTTGTTCGACAGAATACTTAATAGCATAATCAAAAACAAATTTAATACAAGTTGCACTTATGGGATATGCTAGACACGTTAAATCATAGCGGAACGCATCAGATTTGACAAATCCGCCAGACAATTGTGTCTTCAAGTATTCTGAGGCGTCAACAATCTCCCGTTCCAGATATTCTAACGCGAGAGATTTTTTATCGCCTTCAAAATTGATATATGTGAATTCTAATTTTACTAGTTTATCACTCATTTTGGTCATCATTTTTGAATAAATGTTGCTAGATATTTATTTTTCATTTTTTTAATCTGATCATATTTATGATTAGATTAAGAGAATGCAACCAGGGTAATTTCGATTGTGGTAAGTCCAGTTGTCCAATCTGCGCCTGACGCAGTGGTAAATTGATTTGCCGGCGGTGCAGCAGATTCAGCTCCTTTGATAAAAAATTGGGCATAATCGGTTGTTACTGTAGTTTTGTAATAGAATGGGATAGAAACTGCTTTTTCTGTACCGGTTAAATAATCAACAATCAAAAACTGCGACGACCACTGTTGTAAACCATTTATAAAAAATTGAACGAAAAACGCATTGCCTACTAATACATGTGTATTGAACAAAAATGAATACAATCCAGGTGTATTTAAATTTATCCTATCTAATGTTACCGGAATAGATACATTTGCCGTTGCGGGAACGACAGTGTTATTGGTAAATGCAATAATTTGACCAACGTTTGATGGGCCAGTGTATCCTACAATGGAAGATATTATCATATATAAATCGTTGATAGCTATTAATGGTGCTCCAGTTGGTCCAGTGGCACCTGTTCGACCAGTAACACCAGTAACACCAGTTGCACCCGTCGGACCAGTTGCTCCAGTAACACCAGTTGGTCCAGTGACACCAGTTGGTCCAGTGACACCAGTTGGTCCAGTAACTCCTGTTGCGCCGGTTACTCCAGTTGGTCCAGTTGCACCAGTTGCACCAGTTGCGCCTGTTAGTCCTGTTGATCCGGTAACTCCAGTTGCACCAGTTTCTCCGGTTGAACCTGTCGCACCGGGTAATCCTCTTGGACCTGATTGAAGTTGGCAGTCAGGAATTTCACATCGTGGACGGCAATTAAGTTTTGGTTTGCAACATCTGCGTGACATTTATAATCACACAATATTTTTATAGAATAATTGGACGAAAAACTAATACCTAATCGATCTAACGCACATTAACAATGCACGTTAAATCGTAATTTTGATCCACCTCTTGTTAAATAAAAATTTGGTGGTTCCATCTATGTAAATGTCCGATTGTATTAGATAAATGATGTCATTTAGCGCCCACACGAATTCTATGTTGTATAATTCTTTACCTATGTCGAACTCAAAAGAATAGTCATTTTTGTCTGACAACATCGGATTTAGTTTCTCCATTATTTTCGCCAATCTTACGTTATTAGATGTACAATTTTTTTCAATAAATGTATAAAAAATAGAGTCCTCTAAAACATTTTCATGCATATATGGTTTACATTTATTTTTCTTTTTGCATATGCATTTTTTAGGAACAAGTTTAGAAATTTCGAGCTTTGAACATAACACTCCATTAATATAAGACAGTTGTTTCGTTAGCAGTTCATTCAAATCCGAGTGTTTAGTCAAAACTTTTTTCTTCGAGGCAGTCTCTATTTCTTGATCCACTGTGTCGTGTGATGATATCAGATTTGATAATTCTTCCCGCAACGACTTCCGCATGTCTATCATTTTGCGAGCTTGAGTTTCTAAAAGTGAGAGTGAATTTGCGAGATTTAGTAATTCGTTACCGACATCATCGCCATTTTGAATTTGACTGTTTATAGAACTAAGCGTTTCTTGACTTTCTAATAATCTTGTTTGCGCTGATTTACATTCAGTGTCCATTCTTTTTAGTTCATTCTGTAACGAGTCCCGTGAGATGCCGATACGCTGTATCCGTTCTTGCAGAGAGCTATACATACTATTATCAGTATGTTCCGAAACTCGCGCAGTTTCCCTCTTCATCTTCTTGATTCTATTTTTTTTTTCGCACCGAATTAATCGTTTACTATCATCGTTATCAGTTTGTTCGTTAATAATATTTCGCTTGACCCTAGTTATTTGTGTCCCAACTAATGTCATGTTTACTACTATTTTTGTCACCGATTCACATGCTAATTTTTTGCAATCTTGTTCTAGACTATCTGTAGATGATTTTTTTAATAAATGATTTACCATACCAGGTTTAACACATTCCATGATAATATCTAGTTTATTATTATATTGTCCCACTTTTGTTAGTTGCTCAGCGATTTCCTTGTTAAGGAGTTTACTTACACGTCTGCGATCCATTGTTTGTAATATATGGCATATATTACAAAGAATAATCATATAGATATATAAATCAATTTTTTTTGAGTATCTTTCGCAACGCTTCTCTAACGGGTAACACTTCAGGATACATGGCTGTCAATTTGCTCGAATCTAATTCATTATTAGATCTCCCCGCTAATAAAATTTGATTTTGTTCTTCAACGCTAAAATTTTCATATGTCAAATTTGGATCAACTAATTCCTTTACGATGTCTAAAATTTCATTATGCGTAATCAAACCAGGATTAGTTAAATTTATCGTTCCAGTTACCTTTTTTTTTGCCATATCTAACAAAATAGGTAACAATTCTGGTAAAATGGTCATGCTGTTTGGCATAGAACAAACCTTTTTGTATGACCTAATTTTAGTGATGAAATTGCGCGGATGATCATCTGCAATAATTGGCATTCTAATACGCGCATTCAATACACTGTCTTCAAAAAAATGCATCAATTGGTCTGTTTTACCCTTAACAGCCGAATATTCTGACCCAAAAAAATTGGGTTCTGCTTCTTCATCGTACGCATCGTATCCGTAAAAAATACATCCTGTCCCTAAATACGTAAAATGAATATCATACTTTGTACATAAAAATGCTAAAACCATCGGCCCATATAAGTTGTCTCGCAAATTTTCAATCAATTTTCCTTTTTGTTCAAGATAATCTATCGTATTATATCCAGGGCCAGATGTTCTACCAATAAATGACATGACTCTATCAGGTTGCACACTTAATAATTCCTCTGCTACTGTCTTCTTGTCATCCACTCTTGCGGCTCCACTAATGACAGTCTCACCTTGATTGCGCAATAATTCGCAGGCTTGTCCGCCAATCCATCCGTTTGCTCCATATATTAACCATTTCATAATGAATAATATATATACATATTTTAATTATACGCTAACTACGTAATCAACTTATCATGTATTATTTTTCAATCAAGATTCACAATAATACATTCATCTATGATTAACTAGGTATAATATCTTAAATTTAGTTATGCAAACTATTGTCATAAATTTACTTGCATTTTTTGTTGAGCCAAATACGACCCTCAGAGTGCAGGATTATTGTCATTTCCACCAATCAAGTTTCTCTGTTTAGCCTCAAAATATTTTGATTTATATTTGATATATTTTTCTTTATAATATCTTTCGTTATATTTGTTTGAGTTTGGCATATATACATGAATGTGATATTTTAATTATCTACTTTTTGTAAAAATAGATAATTAATAAGATTTGATAGAACATTTATTTACATGTGGTATGTAGATCTTTTTACGTTGAAAATCAATTGGCGGCGCAATGAATCTAAAATCATGACTGTCATGTTCTGAAAAATAAACATCGTTGTATTTGTTCATTTGATCATTGGTAATGATGGGCATGTTTAGTTCTGTCGCGCGTATGTCATCGCCATTGGGTTTGTTTCCAGTGTACGAGATTACTATGATTCTTCGAGAAAGTTTTTTACATGATTTGTATAATTCACGAGCTATTATGTCAACAATTGCTGGTCCTAATAAATCACTTAGAACACAAAACGTGCCACATGATTGTGGAATGGAACGAATTAATAGCATTGTCTCTTGCGCAACATCAACTGCGTTATGAACAGTAATCATTTCCCCACCTCTTTTTGGAACATATTTTCCGTCGTAATGAAAAACATTTCTGCAGTCAATAGTGACGTTGGGAATATCATATAATGGACTGTTAAAAATGTAACTGTCCCCTATTTTATCAAAATTGATAATTTTAGGATCCTGCTTTCTTCTGACGATTTCTTTGCTGAATGTTCTTTTAGTGGGTACAATGTTGTTTATGGTAATGACAAGATCGTCATTATCTGATTCAGAAATCATACGGCGTTCTTCAGATGATCTAAAAGGTTCTCGCAAATTAACACTTTTATCGGCAAACAATATTATTTCATCTTCGGAATCGTCTGCGATAATAATTACGTTACCTTTTGTGTTATCTGACATGAAACGTTTAACCGGTCGATCTGTGTACGAATCGCTCGCCAGTTGCCGCTTCATGATCGTGCGTTTTTTGTTATTCATAATAATGACGCGATATTATATCTCTTCATTTTTCAATTTTTTTTAAAAAAAATTGAAAAAATAAAGTTAACGACAATCCGTTCTTATACAAACGAGATTAACCATTACCAATGGAAGCTTCTTCCGAAATTAAATATCTGTCTACGAAAAGTAAACAATGGGCCATTCAAAGTGGTCAGACACCGCACATTTTTAACGTATTAGGAGATCCTTCTGAATTAGGGAAGGCAATTAGAGATGTGCGGAAAGATCAAATTGAGATCACAATAATATTTTTAGAACTTAAATCAGAATCTAACACCGTTTGTATTGGATTAGAAGGTATTCGGATAAACTCCGATGGAAAAATAATAGATCTCGTTCCTGCAATAAAGAAAAGAAAAGAGATTTCTGAAGAAGGAAACATTGTATACATTTCTTACGCTATAAATTTAGATACATTAACTAAAAATATAAATGACATTATGAAAAAATCACGTACAGAGAATGGTTAGATGTATATCGAATATATTTAATTATAAAAAATGACATTTTGTCAGAGTCATTTCAAATTATTTAAACAGACCTAGTTCTAAAAAATTTAAAACTAAAAATGTTGACCTACAAAAATAATCAAATTTTGCGGTTTGTACCTGATGTAATACAAAAACGGATGATCAGCTATGAAATTTATCTTTTTTGTTTCAATGTGACAATTAAGAGACGCCAACATATTAGTATACGCCACCGATTTAGTCCCTGTATCATCAACTATTATCACTGCACCATGTATGATATATGATATCTCAACAGGAACGTCAATCAAATCAGTTTCTAATTTATGAAATAAACTGTTCAATCCATTTTCGCGAAAAACATTATCAACTTTATATTTGAACTCGTGTATAAATTTAGGAATTTTTAATGTATTTATTTCTGTTGAAGCCAATCGTTGAATATAATGTTCCACATCTTTGCTCTTAAAATCAATGTTGCCAGTTGTCTCATGGGGCAATATGAAGCCCATAGAAAAAAATCCATCGTTATAATCCATCTCAAGTATTTGGTGTGTATCGTCCTCGTAATAATTAAAACGACCATCTCGTTGTGTCATCATATTAACTTCCATTGAATTGCCACCATAAAATCTTGCTCGTTCTGTCAAACTCGGATCAAATGGCAACTTCCACTTCGAATAAAAATAAATTATATTGATCAATACCATTTCAGTTGGATATTTTAACATACTATCATTAACAACATTTGTTATCATATTATTTGTTGTTTTTGCTGCAATATCATTGATTATCTTAACACATTTACCTGCTGTATCATAATTGTAACGAATAATATTTCCAACATTACTTAGTAATTTGGAATATTTATCATCAAGTTGCGTAGTTTCTGGAATGCAAATAACGTTAGAATTCACGAATACTCTAGTTTTGGCAAGATCAACGTTCAATTGCACTAATGATTTGAACGTTTCTGCTTTGTCTGTAAATGAGAAATATTTTTGTAAATCTGTATCTGTCCGTCCTTTTGCGGTGACATATAACATGATAAATAATTGAATCATACTGAACGGGGAAACGATGACCGATTTTCGATTTTTGATATTACGTATAAATTGGTTTAGAAAAACAAAATTAAAGTTATTGCATATGGATGATAAATTGTTCGTTGGCGGTTTTTTAGTTTCTAATTCATAGAAGTTTCTGGACGGTCCAGCAACAGTTGATAATTGGGCGTCCGTGGGAAACGATGATTTTGATTCGTAATCTCGGGAACGTAATTTTGTACTCATACCAAACATACTTCTTTCGGTCATTACTCTATCGACTGTTGTATCATGAACGTAAGGTTGCATTAAGAAGCTATACATTTTAGAATCAAATTTTAAATAAGCAATTTAACTTATGATTTCGTGTATTTCGATGTTCGGAATGACTTCGTTTGAATTAATTTTGACATTACATTTTCGGAAATTTGCAAACCCTAATTTGTCGGCAACATATTCCATCACTATAGGAGAAGGAAACTTGGCATCGCCACCATTATTGACCGATCCAGATAATTTTCTGATCCGATACGTAATAGGCTTTGATGAATGCGGAACATTTTCAATAGAATAAACAAATCTGTATCCTACATCCAAATACAAAATATGATCAACTCGATCACCTATTAATGGGGCTTGTTTGTTATACATCAACATGAATTCTTCACGCGTTATTTCATGCTCCTCCGCATATTTTTTCAGCTTTAATATTTTATCGTCATCGATGATACATGCATTCATGATATTTGACATAAATGATAAAAATGTAACATTGTATGCTATATTTTTTCAATTTTTTCAATAATAATAACTAAAAAATTTTTTTATCATTATTTTTTGCCCAAATATTCGAAAATCTCAAAATGTGATACCTCTTCTCCATTCACATCCCAATTTCCATATTTATCTAACTCTATCTTCATATCATATAATATAAACATACCGGCCTCTTCGAAATATTCGATTTTTCTGCTATCCAAATACTTAATCATCTCAGCGTTATAAAGAGCCTCTTCCTTTTCAACGATTCTGTCGCCCCTCAGTGAATGTAGGAATTCATAAAAGCTCAAGGTTCTCGAATTTGCCTTTACTAAGCCTTCTTCTGTAAAGGTAAAGACTATATTTTCTGCCAAGTACGTTAATCTTTTTTTATTATGGTATTTGATCCCTGCGTTATTGAATGCGTATTCAACATGCTTTTTGATTAATTGTTCCATTGTTTTGAGATATGGACAATAATAATGGGACAGCATAAATTTTTGAATTTCAATTTTTTTGTTATTATTACGTTAATGATAACAAAAATCTAGTTTTCTAACAATTTGCGGTTGAAAAAGCTTTTGGAAACCAATGATAACTTGTAAAAGATAATAAAACACACGTCAGTATTCATGTCATCAATCGTGTTAAACCATAGTTTCGCAAAAATATACGTTTGATGTATTTTTTTCAATAATAAATCCAGTTCACCTGATGGCAAATGATGAATGCTGTTGTTGGAGTTGATTAGTTTCATCAAATTAACAAGATTGAAAAGATTATTCTTACCTATCGTCATATATTTAAAATAGGACGTTTGATTTTCTTCGATCAGGCAATATGATATTTCATTCTTTTGTATGACATAATTTAATATATCATTATGTTTATTGACAAATGGTACTATTTTATTATCATGTAATGTTTTGTTAATGTCATCAATGTTACATGAAAATATATGGTCATACATTGCTAAATTGGTCTGTTTTGACTCATTATAGTTGATGACGACGATTATTGTGCCGTATTTTTTAGCGAGATTGACATTTTTGATCAGATTAAGCTTCTCATTCTTTTTGATAAGAGTCTTTGATTCAAAAATTGTGAATATATTGTATGCGTGAATATCCTTGAATTGATTATATTCATCAATAATATTATATATACTTAGTCGAACGTTTAGTTTGTTGATGTTATCATAGTGTGTATGACAGTACGATCTATTATCGGCTAATTTGATTTTGGTAATAAAGTTTAGGATGTTGGAAATTGCTGAAGATTGTAACATATTTAGATTTATTTGTTGTTCTTGTATCGGATCTATTTTTTGCGGTAACTTACATGTAAGATGAATAAGACTGCCAGATAATAATTTATTCAAATCAAATAGTTTAGCTTTCATTATCTTAATGATAAATTATCATTAGGATATATCAACCACTATATTTTTCAATTTTTTCGCATAGATAATGTACGTTCATATATCTCGGATTGAGATGTGACCTTTGATAATCGAATTTCTAAGGCTCTTTTTTCTAATAACCACCGATCATATTCTATTCGGTCTGGCTCTGTGGCTTTATCAAGAATTTCTAATCGTTTCTTGATTTTCATGTCATATATTATCAATTTATTTGTCATATTTTTAATTCTTCGTTCATATGATAATTGATGACGATTTTTATTCATACATTCACTCATTTCTCCTGATAAATTTTGAAGAGGTAAATCTCCATTATCCTGATCTTCAACAGTAACATTTTCATAACATATCGAATTCATTACTTCCAGATTTACTTTGGCAAAATTTACATGCTTGTTTATCGCGACAACGATTTTGTTGCTATCATTAAGAGTATGGATCAATTGTGTTAACTGTGCAGGTGTAATTACAATGCTTTTATCTAACACTGTATTAGACGGATCAAAATCTTTAAAGTAAAACTGAAGCATAGATAATATTTGGTTAGTGCATGACGGTATTTCAATGATGACGTCAATCCTACCAGCCCGCACAAGAGCACTGTTTTCACGCATTTTTGAAACATCATTCGCAGTCAAAATGGTGATGCGGCCATAATACTCATCCAAACTATCCAATACGTTCAAGAAGCAGTCCATTGTAATATTATCTCTCCCCCATCTGCTGCTAATCAAACTTGTCCTATCAATATCTTCGAATACTACTAAATATTTTTGGTCATCAACTATTTGTGAATTGATATCCGCAAATAGTTGATGACTAAATATTTTTGGTCATCAACTATTTGCGAATTGATATCCGCAACAAAAAAGTTAACATTTCTTGATATATCTAAAAATGCTTACTTTCCTCTTATTAAGGTTTTCGTATCCGTCTCTAGTTCCCTTTTGACGAACCTTCCTTATCCACTTGCCGTTTGCGGGGTCGGCTATTGACCAAAGCCAATATTTCTTTTTTCAATCCTAGCTTTAAATGCGTCTTCGCTGAATTCTCATCTCTATCTGCTTCCATTCCACATTTTCCACACTTATATATTTTACTGCTTCCTATTTCATACATATTTCCACAATTCGAACATGTTTTTGTTGTTAAATATTCACTTACTTCTTCAACTATACATCCATTTTTGTTTCCCATGTGTTTTAATATTTGTTTGAATTTATAAGGAGCTAATGCTAAGATTGTTTTCTTCGTATTTTTTGTTATCGTTACATTATTTCTCGATACTATTTTTCTGGTACTCAAATTCCCTATGTATATTCGATCATAATCTTTGACTAAAAAATTCGCTGCTTTATAGTGCATATCTTTTACTAAATTTTGTTTCTTTATTTCATACTTTTTTAATGCATGAGTTAAAACACACTTGTTTGGTTCTCGTATAATATCCAAACAATGCGTTATGTTTTTCTTAGCACGCCTTGTTTTGTTCGTAACATTTCGTTCATTAATGATATCAATCATTTTATGCTTTTTTTCTTTGTTTACGTTAATTTGTTCATCTATCTCCTTTTCTTTGCATCTTAACTGTTCCTTTTCTGAATTTGAACGACTTTTATTAATACGGTCCATCAGAGATATTTTTCTGTCTTCTAATAATTTCAAATCAAATTTATTTTTTATTCTAGTCAGTGCCCTTTTAATTCCATCAATTTTTCTAATATAATTTTGTAACTTCCATTGTCTCGAATGACTGCAAATTGACCAAGTCCGATTTTTTGAATAAGCTGTAATAAAAGTCCTAACTCCTAAATCTATTCCTAAAGCATCTTGTTTTTTAATTCGATTTTCTTTTGGTTTATTACGGATAGGCACAAGAAGTATATATTTTTTAGAAGCTTTATCGTGTAATAATGTAACCGTCGAACTAAACTTTTTAATTTTTTCTACCGGTTTTATTTGATTAAATATAGGAAAGCAAAACGTACCAAGCCTATTAAAACAGGCAGGTTCAAGTTTCAAAACTCTTCTGGGTCTAGAATGCTTCAAAGGTCTGATACGGAAAGTAGGAGTAACAGGGATTGGTTTGCTAGGATTATCTTCAATGAACTTGTTTTGTTTTTCTGAAATTTTGTGCATCGTAGTAACACTAGTTTTAAAACAAGCAACAGCTTGTGCGATAGCTTCATCCATAATATGGGTTCTAATTTTATGTTTCAAACTCTGAATAATTCCATCTCGTTCTGTTTTGAGAAAAGAACGGACTTTTTTAAAATCAAGTAAAATGTTCTCAATATTGGGGACGAGAATTTTATGTCCAAAAATATCTAAGATAAAATAACCGTCGTAATCTCTACAATAAATTCTGCTTTCGATAAATTTGACAGTGATGTTGAACATATCAGTGCAGGCTCGTAACCAAGAATCAAGTATAAATTTTTGTTCTTTGGTAGGGTGAATTCTAATTTTTTTAGTGGTGATAAAAGCAGGTTCGAGTTTATCACGGTTAGTAATTTTAAGAGGAGGTAATTTTTTTCTTTTTCGTTTAGCGTTCATTCTTTTGAATGAAGCCTTCTTCCTCCCGATAGATTTATTTTGTTGAATCAAAGAATCGTGGGGAATGATGGGATAGGAAATTCGACCTTCATCAACCAATTCAGGAACAGTTCGATCGAGGATTTTGACGTCGAACCAAGATTTAGAAGAAACATAGTCACCAATACGCAGAACAGGAGGAATCCAGTCGGTAAGTTTACAATCACTGTTAGTTGAAAAAATAGGGGAAATAGTATCGTGAGAAGCAATTCTACGACCAATATTCATGTTAGAATTGAAAGTATGATAGTAAAACGAAAGTCCCCTGGGCGAAAAAAAATCAATTTTTTTAGGATAAAACAAAGGGAAAATATCAAGAAATATCAAGAAAAATGTTACTAGTAACAACCCCCATCAGTTTGATAAATTCTGCGTTGTCGTTGACGATGTTCAAATCGACGATAAAGATCGGTAGCTTGTATTGATTCGCAATTGCTTTTACTAAAGATGTTTTTCCGCAACCTGGCTGTCCGTGTAAGATATATCCTCGTTTGTATGGTAATCCTCTATCCAAATAAAACTGTTCATTGTTTATAAAATTATGGACATCATCGTAAAAACTTTTCTTGACAGTGTCAGATACAATTGTATTTTTAACATTTTTGCTCAGTTTAACGATAGAACAAGACCAATCAGCTGTTCTTCGATCAGATGTTTTTTTGATATTTATCCGATAGATTGGTATCTTATTAGAGATGTTATTAGATAAACTAGTAACATGATGATTAATATATGATTCAATTGCGGCAACAGAATTGGAACTTATCTGAATAGATACCTTCTCTGGTTCTGTTTTATCGGCGTTTGATTTTGTAATCAAATTAATTGTCATATTATATTTTTTGTTATCATAATCGTATGTTTCAACAATATTTTTCAAACATTTTGTTCCTATTAATTTGTTTTTACCAGATTCATTTTTAAATACAAAATCTCTAATTTTTGTACCATGTTTCTCATAAATATGCGTCGATAATTTGTTAAACATAAAATTGTCTTCGTTCACTGTGACAACATATTGTCTACTAAAATAATTCATGATACCATCCAAGAAGAAAACTGAATATATCCTTTGTAATATATTTGTAACGATACCTGACAACGCAAGACTAATTGCAATTCTTGATCCCATATCATGTATAGGTAGATAGACGCTGAACAGAGAACTTAGAAGTGTATTGATAAGATTATCCATGAAAGAAATAGATTATTATATGATAATATAATGATCTATTGTATATATTATTTTTTCAATTTTTAAAGTTCGGTAGAATGATAACCTTCACAAGAGTTTTCGTATGAAATAACAGGTGATTCATCGTCAGAAATGATGATCTTGTTTTCTACTTCAGTGATTTCTGAAGAGAATGGTAATTTGAACGGAATCATTTTCCATAAATATACTGTTTCTACAGCAACATCATTTGAATTGTATATATATCCTGGACGTACGGTTGTTTTTCTAGAAGTAAGCGTAATTTGATTATCTAAACATAATAAATAGAATCCATCTTCACATTTATTGTTTGTCACTAAGTGATCAGCGTTTTCAGCTACAACATACTTAATTTTATAAATATTATCAATTATGTCGCGCACTGTTGAAACAAATGCATCAGAACTCTTTATGTTTGAGATTATATTCTCAATTCCATTTTGGACTTCTTTTTGGTAAACGCAATACATTATGTAATTAGTAAACATAATAATTTTTTATATGATTACAAATTATATTTTTGACACATATCTGTCTTGCTGATCATTTCCTTAATTAATTCCTGGTCAGTGTTGAGAATGAATCGAGGCTCATCTATTAACACCCAATTAGGATCTATCGCATCATCTTCGAATATGTAGTCATCTTGATCATTAACGACAACTTTTTTTACGATGTGACAAGTTGCCATTTCATTTATATATGCGGCTGAAAATGAAAACGTACTATGACTCAGGATAAGGAACTCTGCTTTTGTTAAAAGATAAAATGATTCTACAAAACCGCTGTCCATCAAATGCACTTTGCGATTATTAACAAATGTGGGCATAATATATTCTGTTACAAGATCAATTGTATCTGTAATGATATATACCGGGACGTCGGCGTCTAATAAATTTTGTATTTGTAATTTGTAGTATGCCGGTGTATACACTGGATATTTATATTTTGATCGACATAATTTGTCGCCATATCGAATATGAATACATCCGTATGATGTGTTTGAAATATCTTCTACTTTTTTAGAAATCAGTTTAGAATTGATCGTGAAGTACTGCTTATCTGTATCGCTAAATGAGGAATACATAACGTATGCAAATTTATGCAAATTGATAAATCGAACGTGTCCAGTAACGTTGTCAGGTAAATCATCGAGATTGTTTATTAATATTTCATTGATGGGCAATTCTGCCTCTAATTTTTTGTATTTATTCATAAACATAAATTTGATTATTGCGTCGGCAGATATTTTGGGAAAGATTTGGCCAAAGAAGGGATCTTCATCAGTATCATAAATGGATTTATCTATGGCAAAATAAACTTCTGTATCTGGATACTTTCTTCGCAAATATAGTGCACTAATAAAATCAAACACCTTATTGCCAAAACCTTTGAAGCATCTAACGTACACTCCTGCGTTCATATATTAGAGGTAATATTTTTATGCGATGAAATAATGTATAGTTTTGGAAGGTCGTGGTAAAAATCCCACTCTATAAAAAAAAATAAATGTGTCTAATAATTATAAAAGATGAGCTGTAAATCATGTCATAACCACAACAACTGCTTCAACGACTACAAACCATTACATGGTTGTAAAGCAGATGGATGCAGATGCGGAATTCCAAAAGCAGATTATTGCTGTGATGGTGGTTTCCATAATGGCTATGGAAACTACGGTCACGGATGGAATAACTACCGTGTTGATAATCCATACTACGATAATATTTACGGACGACGATATGGAGCAGCAAGCTACTTCAACCGCCCAAAAAACCCAGTCTATGGTGGATATTACAACTACCTCGGTATTCCAAATATCAATACCAGATCTGACTACTTCACTACTTTCTAATTATTCAATTAATAATATTGATTGAATAAAGATATTTTAATCCAAGAAAGATCGTCCGACGATACACTCAGTTTTATCAAGGAATGATTTTGATACTTGCTGTACAACGAGTATTCTTTCATTTTCATATGTCAACTCATCGTTTCCTTTCAATATATTTGCTGTTGCGGTATCAACAAAAACGGTTAAATTTTCATTTTTGACCTTGAACCTGAACATTCTCAAAAGTCGAATAATGCCATAAGATGTCACCACTTTTACCACTTTGATAGCATTTTTATCAATCGTCAAAGTATAGGCAAACACCGAATCGTCATTACCTTCTCCGTAATCAAAACGATATTCGGAAATATCATCGGTGCAAATTGCTGGCGAGAGTTGAACTTTCTCATCTTTCAAGTGCATCATTGAAACTAAGCGACATTCAACATTTTTACACTCTACGGGTTCTTCAAAAATTTGCGGAACCTCTTTTGCAACATTTTTAGGAGCTTCTTCGATTTCTCGCTTCATGTCATTTGCAACCATTTTAGCGTAACTGGTCGTAGGTTTGAAACACCGTTGCGGTTGAATGTTGACAGATTTCTGCGAGTTATGACGGACCAATGGAGTTCCTTTTTGGAAAATCTCTGAAAAATTTTCGTGCACATTTTTGAACCCCTCAAAACAATCGCACTCTCCATCGTTCATTTCCAAATCTTGGACATTTTTGATCAATTCGGAGAGACGTTTGCATATTTCGTCTAACACTTCCTTGAAGGTCGCATCATAGAGATTTCTATGCGGTTGCGGTTGATATGGACTTGCCCATGACATATCAAGAAAAGAGATTTCCCTAAATTCTTCAATTTGTTCAGGTGTCTGGTTTTTTAAGTCTTTGATGAATCGTTTTGTTTCAAACCAAACTCCCATAACCGAATTCCTATTGATATTAGCAGCGTTTATGCAACCAACGACGTCGACACACCATTTAAAAAAATCAGATTTGAATCCTTGCATCTTCTTTTCGTCAGCAAAAAGAAGTTTCAAGTGGTCTAAAAGCCTGCTCCAATCAACAAGAAACAATGGGACTTTATTTTGGTATGATCGTTTATGTTGCATATCGTATTATATGAATATGATTGTGGTGTTGATATTAGATGATTATCTTAGGTACTCCTGGTACTCCAATAATCAATTTTTTTTTAATATAAATATTATCCATTGATATATACTTAATGGATTACATCTATTTAGTACCTGGGAATTGGTTTGAGTTAAAAAATATTAATGCAGCTAAATCTGTACCATACGACATAGAATCACTGACTGCCGAAATACTGAACCAGGTTCATAACCGAGCTGAGAATCTTAAAATCATTGATATAACATATGGCAAGGTCTACAAAAATATTAAGGACGAGGATATTTGTTTTCATCTAAACGAAAATAAATTCCAAAAAATAGCTGAGATGTTGACAACCGAAAAGAGACATCCCATTATCACCTTCCATGGCACCGATTGTCTAAAAACAGTGGAAGCGATAATGAACGAAGGATACATTATTCCCGGTACCAAGAAAAATGTTCGCGTTAAAAATGGTGCTGTATATGGAAAGGGTATTTATTCCAGTCCTCATTTCGATAAAGCTCTGGCTTACACACGCGTCGATGATAAAGGATGTATGTATGTTTTGATAAATTTTATGTTACTAGGAATCGCAAAAATGATTTCACCACAAGCGCGCGAAGAAGATAATAAATCAGTTGATAATAGAATAGTTTTTGGATTAGATCAAATAATAACCAAAGACGCTAATAAAATTATTCCAGTCGGATACATAAAAATGAAAATTTAATAACCATAATATATCGTTATTAAGTTTTAGTAAGAAAGACGAGTATAATGTATCCAAGTATCTCGATCAACGATCCAAAATTCAAAGGCAAGTTGTCAAAGTTATTTATGGCAGATGGAGTTGTTGTCATAAATGATGTTTTCACGTCTAAAGAGTGTAACGAATATATGGATAATATAGTTGATGAATTTGTCAATTTAGGAACCGGAATAGATAAAGATAATATTACCGAAACATGGACCACCTATAATTTGCCACCACAAACTAGGCCAGGATTATTTCAAGCGTTGATGTCAAACACTGAAACAGTTTGGACAGTACGAGCACATCCAAATGTCAAAAAAATATTCACAACATTATACTCTGACTTATGTGATGAGAAAGTAGATGAATTTATTGTTTCCGGTGACGGAATTAATATCAAACCGGGATTTGTAGGTCCATTTATGAAAGAAAATACAAAAGATTGGGCCCACGTCGACCAAACCATTCCAGATGATATATATAAATGCATCCAAGGTCAGGCTGTACTGACAAATACCTCAGCGTCATTCGTCGCGTCACCCAAAAGTCACCTAATATTTGATAAAATGCTAACCAAAATAGAACACGATCCTAAATCTATTTGGATAAAGTTCAGTGACGCAGATATCACGAAAGTTAAGAAGATGGTATTGGATGTTGGTGGTTCCTGGCAAATCCCCATTATAGCTAAACGAGGATCCTTTATAGTTTGGGCATCAAGTGTTGTACATTCTGCTAGATTACAATGTAGCTCTGTGATGCCCACAGCCAAAGATAGATATAGAGGCTGGCGCGGCGTGATATACGTTTGCTATAGACCAAAACAAGAGTTTTCTGCAGCAGACATCAAGCGCAGGAAGAAAGTGTTCGATGAAAATCGCGTGACGAACCATTGGGGAACTAAAATGTTTGGCAAGAAACCAGGTAACAGATTCAGTTACGTAACTCCAAAACATGATGAAATAGAGAAAATGATAAATGATCCCAAACTAGTTTATGATAAATTGGGTATTCCAGATTTAAACGACGAACAGTTGGAGTTATTAGGCTATTAATATTTATTTTAGATTAAGATAAATATTAACCAGACAATATTCTATCGATCTCATGGCAGTAATCCGCTATAGTACCAGTATTATAGATAATGTAATCATATGGTATTTCTTTTTGATCTGTTTCTGATGGATGTGAGTCGTTAACTTCAAGATCTCTATCTATTTTGATAATAATTCCACCCATACTTTTAATACATTCTGCTTCATTAGAAAAACGCACGTCAGAGATTACAATTCGATGATCCGGATGCAATTTACTTTCTCCTTCATATCGTAACTTGAAATTGTAAGTGAATATGTCGTTTCCCAAACCTGGCATTATTTGGTCTAAATTATTACGCAACAAATCGGTGCCTACAAATTGCATGGCCGTTCTTGGGGAACAATTGAACCATCTAGGATCTCCCGTTTCTTTTTGCTCTTGTGTCCCAAACAATTGTTCATCGCCAAATAAAAATAATGCCTGGCAGGCTTTTTTTAGCGGATCAGCGAATGCAACTTCTTTGTATTGATATTTAGAAATCAAATATTCAGAACCGGTACTTTTACCAGATCCTTTAACGCCCATTAAACCGATGATCTTCATTATTATTGAAGTGATGAATAATGTTATATATGATATTGCATTATTCAATTTTTAATCGATATTGATCAAACGCCATGAAAAGATTCTCTTTGTGCAGTTCAATCCTTTCTTCGATCTCTGTTGAAGAAGATTTCGACAAACCAAAGAACTTTGCTATTTTTTCGATCATAGTGATGTTGAGTAACATGTCTGTATGAAAGATTGGATTTTGCGAGGTCGGGAACGAATCGTCGTCGTAAAAATCAACATGCCAAAAATAGCGACAGTAACTAAGATACACTCTTTTTCTTTCTGTTTTAGAAGAGACAAAAATTGTTCGGGGCGATTTTTTGATCAATTCAAATCCATAGAGAGCTTGGACATTAACGATGTTTGACCAATAATGAATTAGTTCCTGGGTTGAATATTCTTCAACTTCATCATTTTTGCGTTTATTACAGAATGTACGATAAGCGGTTTCAGTGCTTGAATAATCGTCTTCCATGTTTTGGAGAGACGAAATATATAATGGATCCACCTGGGATTGTAGATTTCAATTTTTATTCCAAAAAATTGACAAATCGTTTAACAATATATGTATGTTATAATATATCTAGCACATGATGCAACGATTTGATTATTCCGTAACTGACGATAACACATATCATATTCAGTGGATAAATTTGCCTATCCAACACAAAATTTATACACACATCAAAAAAATGTTGTCAAAATCAAACGACTACACGATACTTAATAAAAGGAACGAACGGAGATTATTAGGAGAATTTCAGGGAATTAATAAGTATTATGGGACGAATATCAAAATAGATCAGTATATATCCTTGCGCAACACTCTATTAAAACAAAAGATGATTAATAATTATTATCAAATCAAACGAAGGATTGGGTCAGCAACTGATGAATATAACGGAGGAGAGAACATAATGATTCTATCTAAGCGATATGATCATCCACCATGTAATCTTTTAAAATCCATATTCATATGTCAAGGATATGATGAGCTATCTATTAACAAATTGTTTCGTCTCAAAATGGATGACGTTGAAGTTTTATCAGTTTATGATTGTAAGCAATATGGTCTGGCTGAGAGATTTGATATCGATAGTATGACTCAACAATTAAAAATTGCAGAGGTGGCGACAAGTAATGAGATATTATTTGTTGATTTTTTCAAAAAAATGGGTATCAATTTATCTACGCAGGAAGAATTAGTTAATGAACAAATGGAATCGCATGGGCGCGCAGTTGTGACTCCAGATATACTTTTCATCGATGTTATATATATCAATAAAGTTCGGATACATTGGTTAGAATACAAAGATTACGCTTGCACGACTGTGCAATATTTGCTTCCTCGCAACATCAAACAGGTTGAAAAATATACTAAAACATGGGGTACTGGAGCGATATGTTATAATCATTCGTTCGTGGACAACATTTCAATCCCAGGTACTGTAATTCTTGATGCAACAGCATTAGGAATTAATTTTGCATAATACAAATCATAATCATAATTTGTATTATTTACCAATCTAAAATTGTTTTCGGAAAATATTTTTCTATTAAACCGTCATAATATGTCTTAACTTCATCAATATTAACTGGTACATCCTTTTTAGAGTATAAATCACATAAACTGAACTTTTGACACATGTCCCTAATTTTATAATCGCCATCGATCATAAAATGTTCATATGCACCATGATTATGCCAACTGTAAAATGAATGGTAACGGATAATTTTTAATCCATCTTCAGGGATCAAGCAACCATTATGTTTGAACACTAAGTAAGCGTATATGTCATGGGAGAAGCTGAATAACAAATGATCAATACCGCAACCTGGAAAATAATCGCCAAATAACATTTTTTGATGTTCGGGATTATCCTTAAAATATTCAGGGTATACAATTTTGTCGGAGTGTTTACATCCTACAGGGAAGGTATCGCCAACAACACTCCATTGCGGCAGACCACCAAATTCATCCAACAATAAAACTTTACCACAATCATGCAACAAACCAACTAGATGCAAATAATCTTGATCAGGAAATTGTTGTCGCACTCGTTCGGCCGTCTGATACGCATGCACGATTTGAGCGTTTTCCAAGTCAGGATCACTTTCATCAATAATTTTATCTTGTAACGCTAAGATATCATTGATACTCATCTTACATTTATCAAATCGTGTGCAATGAATATCTAACATTGACTTTACATAATCAGATGTCTGATTGCGATGATTTAGTTTATACGTTTGAGATATTTTTGTTTCGTCTGTATAATTTCGCATTACTATATCATAATAATATTATTCTTGTAACATTTCTGATACAGAATAAACATAATTGGTAGTTAATCCAATATCATTATGTTCCCCATGTATATCAATAAATTTAATATTTGGATTACGATGTACGCTATGATATAATTTTCGCGCATCTGGATAAGGAATTATCTCATCATTAGGACTATGAGCAATAATGATTTTGATAGTATGACTAACATATTTAATCCATTCGATTGAGTCATATTCTAATTCTACAAATGTTATTAGGGATTCTAGAAAGCCATAGTTATATTTATTGAACATATGATTGACGATTGATGATAAAGAACTAAATGGAGAATTTAGTATGAGAGAGTGCGGATACGTTTCGTTATTGAAAGTTTTACTTAAATCTGCAGCTAATTTTATTACTATCGAACAGCCAAGGGATTCTCCGAACAATGTTATTTTATTTGGCTCATATTTCAACTCGGATGTGACATATTTCCACATAGCATATCCATCTTGATACAATCCTTCTTCTGTCAAATGAGTAATATTCCCAGTCGAGCGCCCGTAAGATCGATAGTCAAATATCACAACTGATCCAAAGTTGTACAAAAATTTTATCATATCATATCGCATTGATAAATTCCCAGCGTTACCATGGAAAAAAATGATGCATCTGTCTGTATGTGGATTTTTAACGTAAAGAGTATCCAACACAAAGCCATCTTGTGTTCGCACCGAAATATTTTCTATCAAATTACTTGATTCCACTAAATATTTCGTTAATTTCGCATAAAATTTTTGATACTTTGTAGCGTTTGATGTAACTGGATGATATAACATTATGGTTTTCAAAATGCGGTATGAAATTATCATTAATACCACAAATATGATGGTAGAAATAATTTTATTAAACATGATTATTTAATAGTGATATTTATATATCGATCATTTGGATGTAAATATATCTGGCACTATTTTGAAACTAGACAAACCTGCTTAAAAAATAAAATAATGATATATATTATGAAAGAATGTTTTTTGTGGTTAAAAATAATATAGATAAAAACGGAGGCTACGTTTCAGGAGAAATCGTTGCCCACGCTTCTGATGTAGCTCCTGAAAATATGTTAGAAAACGCAGTTTTGGCATTTGTTGCATATACAAAAGGGCAAGAAATGATCGAAAACATGAAAATTATTGATGCACATTCGCTAAATCAAGTAGCAGAACCTCTCGTCGATACCATCTTGCTATACCGCATTATATCTGAACCAAATCAAATTCACGTTTACCAGCGTATATCAAGACAAGTACCAGGATATGTATTCGGTCAATCCATTGTCCCAGAATTTACGCGTATTAAAATTTTTGAACTTGTAAAATACGCAGCAGAAGTTGAATTGCCGATTGAAACTAAAACGCCAACTGTTGAAACTTTAGATATTGAAGTTCTAATCGACGAAGAAAGTGCGCAAACAGATGAAATAAAACCTATTCAAGTTCTAATCGACGAAGAAAGTGCGCAAGCAGATGAAATAAAACCTATTCAAGTTGAAATGCATCCTTCTATTATTGTTGAGCAAATTGAATCTGTATGTAAAAATTCAGATATATTAAAATTACGACCGATGGATTTGATGGCGTCATTAGAATCCTCGCCAAAATTTTTGAGAATGAAAGAAAAAAACGATTAATTAAAATATATGATCATACTTTTTAATTATTCTATCATGATCCACACATCATACAACCTTCTCCATTCTTTCGGTTTGGGTTATATTGGCAAGACTTAACTATTAGTTCTGGTTCTTCTACCTTTTCTATTGGTACAATTCCATCTCTTTCTTCTATCATGCGGATAGTATCAATATCAATACCAAATTTATTAGCTTCGGACGCAGGTTTGGATCTTAAGTAGTACATACCTGTTTTCAATCCGCTCTTCCATGCATGAAAATGACAAGAATTTAATTTTGCAAAGTCTGGTTCTGCGATGTGTAAGTTTAAGCTTTGTGTTTGATCAATAAAAGGTCCTCTATCAGCAGACATGTCAATTATCGAACGTTGATCAATCTCATACACTGTTCTGTATATTTCTTTGATATCTTGTGGAATACCTGGGATTTTTTGAATAGATCCTTCGTAATATTTGATCATATCAATCATCTCCGAGTTCCATAATCCTAAATCCATGAGATCTGACATCAAATATTTATTGATAACGTAATAATCCCCCGCAATTGTTTTACGAGTGTAAATGTTACTAGTAATCGCTTCAATAGTTTCAACGTTACCCATTATTTGAGATGTACTTGCGGTCGGCATTTCTGCAGTCGTTAAACTGTTACGGACACCATATTGTTCGATTTCTTTTTGTAACGAATTCCAATCCCACATCAAAGTATCTCGTGACACGCCCCACAAATCGAATTGAAATTTTCCTTGTGATATTGGACTGCCAGGATAAGTAGAATAATATCCACTTTCTTTGGCCATAAGACACGACTCGGTCATTGCGCCAAAATAGATAGTTTCGAAGATTCGTTTGTTGAGTTCTCTGGCTTTTGGCGAATCAAACGGCAACTTAAGTTTGAAAAATGTATCTGCCAACCCTTGTACCCCTAGTCCAATTGGCCGATGTTTCATGTTAGAAATTCTCGCTTTTTCGACAGGATAGAAGTTGATGTCGATAATGTTGTTGAGATTTCTAGTTGCTACTTTGGTAACTTCGAAGAGTTTTTGATGATTAAATTCATTGTTTTCGACGAATTTAGGGAGACAGATTGATGCTAAGTTGCAATTATGAACTACGTGTCCGTTCGCGATGAAGTTATGACTGTGTTTGAGAGATAGATCATATACATCTCTTACACCAACTTTTTGGATTGACACAACTGCGCTATAATCATCCGTCTGGGCATTTACGACATAATTTTTCAGTTGTTCTTTCTTAACAGGACAGTTTGCGAAACCAATATAAACGTCAAAGTTAACGACTGATCTGCCACTGATTAGCAAATTCCATTGATTTACGATATTATCAAATTGCACCTTAGATTTAATTCCAAATGGAATCAACATACCCTGTATTTGATATAATTTATCTCCATCATCTGAAAATGTATAAATACATGTGTTGGATTCTGTTTCGATTATTTGGCCGTTCACTGAAAAATAATCAGATAAAAATTTAGCTTGTTGAAGGGAGACTGCACTTTTAGATTTATAAGAATCTAAAATAGATATCTCCGGAGTCATAATTTTGTCGCCGATTTTTAGATCCTTAACTTTTTTCCATTCATTGCCTGCGATTAAAAATGGATGATCTTCTGTGGCATTGATTGTTTTGTTGCCGATTGTCTTAAGTGCGTAAACTTCTTTCTGGCCATTATGTATCAGTGTAGCTTTTTCATAGTGTTCAGATTTTTGGAGATCTATGTCATTGTTAAAGTAAGACAGTACATTTTCGCCGTCACATTCAATGATTTTCTTAATACCTTTGTCGGTTACGATTTCAGTATCTGAAGTGAAACAAACGGCATATTCGTCGGAAGTGGATACTTCTAAAATTTCACAACAAAGGTTGGATCCGTTAACCACTCCGATATTAATCTGATTTGACTTTTTATTAACTGCATTTTTGTACAACATATATGGTACTCCTGTTTCTATCTGTGCCTCCATAATCTTAAACCACAATTCTCTAGCGGATATTTGTCTTACGAATTTACCCATCTTCTCATATGTTTTGTATATTTTAGAAAACTCATCGCCAAATTTATCCAGCAAATTCGGACAATCGTGCGGACACATCAATGACCAAACACCATCTGCCTCAACTCGCTCCATAAAGATATCATTAATCATTAGTGCTAAAAACAAATCTCTCGCTCGTTCAGTTTCTGCACCAGTATTCTTCTTCAAATCTAAAAAGTAAAAGATATCTGCATGCCATGGTTCAATATAAATTGCAATCGATCCCGGACGTTTGCCGCTTTGATCAGCATATCTCGAGATTTCATTAAAGACTGACAATACTTTCAATCCACTGGCTGTACCCTGTGTCGAATTAATATATGCACCGTTAACACGTATCGGTGTCATCGTAATACCAATACCACCTGCATGCTTACTAATTAATCCGCATTCTTTCCAACAGTCGCCAATCTTACCCATATCATCTGCAGTTCCTAACAAAAAACAGCTTGATAATTGTTCATACGATGTCCCCGCATTAAATAAAGTAGGAGTGGCATGCGTAAAATAACCTTCTGACGTGAGATTATATGTTTCCTCTATTTTCGCCAAATCATTTTTTCGATGATGTATCGCTATTGCCACACGCATGAATAAACATTGAGGTCGTTCAAGGATCTTACCATGCGATAACTTTTTGAGATATGCTTTTTCTAAGGTTCGATATCCAAACAATGAAATATTATAATCGCGATTCTTATTCGTCGCTAATATTTTATTGATCGCATGCTTGTTTTTGAAAACATATTTTGCGAATTTATTGGAAACCAATGGCGCAGATTCACCTTTTGGATTAAGGTTACTTCTCATTTGCTTCACCGTTTTAGAATAATCATCCAATGTTTTGCTGTGTAAATCATATAACAGAATGAATGTTGCAATACTTGGATAGTCATAATGTTCCGTAACCATTTCTGATGCGGTTAAGATAATTTGTTTGTTGATATCATCAATGGTATTAAACTTTTTCATATAAGAAAACACCCTATCTGCTAATTTGGCTATATCCAAATGCATCAAATTGTTCAGCGTACATATCTCTTTCAAAAGCGAAGATATCAACTCTTTTTTAAGTTCATTGACCTTATTATCAATGACAATGTAGATGTTATCGTCATCGTGAATCGGTTCTTTTAGGGCATTATTTGCTTGCATCGTGATGATTTCCTATAAAACATAGTGTTTATATTAAATTGATTTTAATAATCAATTTTTTATATGATTTTTTTGTGGCACTTTGGCGTATCAAAAAAATTGATAAACGAAGACTGTGATGTGTTCAATTTCATGGTCATAATCAACAATGGAAACCAATCCTTTTTACGAACCACTCACACAAGATGAGTTAGATGTCGATAATAATTTGGATTCGTTTGATGAAGAATATGATAAACAGTCAAAATTTGTTGAAAATGAGACCAAAAATATTACCATCTTTAATCATCGAACTATTTTCAATGAACCATTTCCTCTTTTTTGTTATTTGGTGTATGAATTGACATTTGTTGTGTTATCGAGTACATTGAAAAATGGTAACTGTAACACCAATGGATTTTTATTAACATTATCGAAATACGTGTTCGCATCATCATTAGGAAATTTAATATTGTACATAACTACGTCGTTTGTGATCATTACTTTTAATTTAAGCGGCAAAATAAAATGTTCTGTTTCCCTTGCATCTGCTGTTTTAATGATATGGCGTTTCTTTGCAGCTGCTATTATTGGAGCTGGTATATGTTCATTGATTAATTCTAATTGCGTTTCCGATGATACAAATTATTGGACCTACGCAGCAGGAGTTTACACAGGCATCAAACTATTTTATTTTTTGCTGGATGTTTTCTGGACGTTACATCCATGTGAATGAATTATCAATATATTATTAATAATTTATCCAATATCACACTTCAATCGGTAATTGAATTTTGGTTCGTCGTGTTTGGATGAAAAATGCGAATCTTTTTTAACGCACATATCACTTAGATAATCAAATGGGTCAAATAAATCCTTCTGGGGAGGATTAATAATTTCTGCACAAGAAAAACACAGTTTGATACTATTAGATTCTAAATACGTCATCAAAAAACTATTTCCACAATTATCACATTTATTTTCCCATTTTCGTTCAGCCACATTGACACGTATACCAAATTTTGCGCAATAATGAATTCTTTCTGCTTTTGAAGGTTGCATTTTGCTAATATTCTAATAAATGTTTTGATGAGAATATTTTTTATCAATTTTTATTTCAACGTCAATGTATGAATGTCTCGAGAATGATTTTCATTATGGACTATTTCTAACGTTGATTGTCCTCCATTTGCAATTGCATCATCGAATATTTTGATCAAACCATTATCTGTTAATTTTGTAAATCTTTCTTCCTCGATTGTACCATGGGAAGGAATTTTGATTTTATGGTGTTCTTCAGTGGTTTCATTTAGCATTTTGAGTTTCTTGGTGATGCGTACGCTCTTACCGTTCGATAAATTCTCAAGGATCAGAGTACATACAATAGCGACACCCACTTCTAAATTTTTTCTTTCGATATGAAAATCATCTTCGAGATAAACTTCTGCAAGGTTAACGCCATCTGTCACCGTCATAATTACTAAATGACCTTCTTGTTGTTCTGTAACTTCTAATTTTCGCTGATTTGGAATAAAATCAGGATATTCAATTTTAACATCTACGGAAGTTTTGACGTTTGCTGTCATTAGGATTGTTATTGTCTAGATTTATTAGATAAATCTGGTGCTTCAATAATCAATTTTTTAATATCAACCAATAATATTGATTGATATTATTATGGATAAGTTCCTTGCGCTAAGCGATAAGATCCATAAATCGCACCACAAATACCACCAGCACCAGCAAGTACAGCTATCATTAAAAGATCAAAAAATGTCCTTTCCGAACTTTTAATTATCCCACCTAACGCCCCATCATTTGTTCTAGATTCACGAAAACGATCAGTAATTCTCACAATCACAGCAACTACGACGCCAACACCAATTCCGAAAAATGTGTAAAACATGTTTGATAATGATAAAATTATAAAGTAAGTATATAGCATTCAATTTTCAATTTTATCTAATAAAAATTGAAAATCAAAGCCTTATGCAGTCATAATCTTACTAAGACTCCAATCAGTGACTTCTAGAATGAGAAACGTCAGATTTTTTGGTAATTATCAACCAGATAACGAAGACACTCCAAAAAAGTTTTCTCTGCACCGAATGAATTTCTTGCCGTTCGTAGCCAACGCTGGAGTTAGTAGCGCATGTTTGGTGGCCGCATATTACAATACCAAATCAATTCCATACATATCTGGATTTTTTTTGGCTATTAGTAGCAGCAGCGGCAAAATTGTTCCTTCACTTTTAGTTGCACCGGCTGCAATAGGCTTGGGGCAAATAGCATTGACTGCCGTTTTATTATATGGTACTAAATCGTTTTTTATGAACGCATACGACATCTGTTACAAACAAAAATAAATTATTGTTGTTTGTATTTGTAACCACAAATCATACCCAAATTACTTACTAATCCATCTCCATTGCCAATCAATCCAACGATTCTGCCGTCAGCTCCACAATCTTGCACGTTCTCGTTGCCAATTAATGTTCCGATCGTATGAAATTCGTTGCCATTAAAGACGTTCATTCCATTTACACGATTATCATACCATACATTGACCTTGGTAAAGCCACTTTCGCTTCTTACATCGTTACCTGGGACACCGGCTAAACTGCTGCCAAACGGACCAAGAATTTCTTTGTTTGAGCATGCTGCAGATAACTGATTGATACCTTTATCGACGTTACTATTAAATGACGTGACAAAAGCTCCATCATTACATTTTGCGTCATAAATGTTGGTGCCTGGCGTTGTGCTGTTTGTCATGGGTAAATTTTTTGTAAACGTATACGGCGCATTATCATCTTTGTATGTAATAAAGAAATATACGACAACTGTAAACGCTATTACAACTAAGATTAATATGATTCCCGTAAAAATCCATCCATTTTTTCCAGCAAATAAACCTTCCTCTTTCATTATTATAACTGAATATTTTAGTTGTTTGATTTTGTGAGTGTCGATAAATTTTTAGACGCGCAATGTTGCTGGCAAGGATTTGTGTTGCTGGGAGATTTGAATGTTCCGATATTTGGTCGTTCAATATTAATGGCAAGGAATTGTATTGCCAAGAGATTTGAACGTTCTAATATTTGATCATTCAATGTTATCGGCGAGAAATTGTATTGCCAGGAGATTTGAATGCTCAAATATTTGATCATTCAATGTTATCGGCGAGAAATTGTATTGCCAGGAGATTTGAATGTCTTAGTGTTTGATTGTTCAAATCTCTTGACAAGAAATTGTATTACCGAGAGATTTGAATGCCCGTTTGATCAATCAATGTTGCCATGAGATGCGAACTCTCCAATATTTGATTGTTGAATGTCGCCGACGAGAAATTGTATTGCTAGGAGATTTGAACCTCCCAATATTCGATCATTCAATGTTGCTGGCAAGGAATTGTATTGCCTGGAGATTTGAATGTACAAATATTTGATCATTCAATGTTGTTGGCAAGAAATAATGTTGCCGAGAAACTTGAACGTCTGAATATTTGATCATTCAATGTTACTGGCAAGAATTGTATCGCTGAGAGATTTGAATGTACAAATATTTGATCGTTTAATGTTACTGGCAAGAAATTGTATTGCCAAGAGATTCAAATGTGTAAATATTTGATCATTTAATGCTGCTGGCACAGAATTGTATGGCCTGGAAATTTGTCCATTCAACGTTGCCGGCGAGGATTTGTGTCGCCAGGAGATTTGAACGTACAAATATTTGTCTATTTAATATTGCCGGCAAAGAATTGTATTGCCGGGAGATTTGAATGTACAAATATTTGATCGTTCAATGTTGTCGGCGAGGAGTTGTATTGCCTGGGATTAGAACGTACTAATCCTCGTCAAAGCAAATCTCTTGACATCACTCGGAATGGACCAATATTGGTTCAAATCCCAGTCAACGCAAATCTTTTTACACCACTTTGAATGGACCAATACTGGCATGTGTTCAATGTCCTGCCAATCCAACTCCTACAAATCTCTTGACAGTACTTTGAATGGATCAATATTCGCACGTTCGAAGTATTATCAATGCAAACTTCTGCAAATTCCTCGACATCATATTGAACGGATCAATGTTGGCATGCTCAAAGTCTAATCAACGCAAACCTCTATAAATCTCTTGATGGCACTTTGAATGGACCAATATTTACGCGTTCAAAATCTCGTCAACGTAAATCCCCCATAAATTTCTTGGCAGCACTTTAAGCGAACTAATTATCAAAAAATTGAATTTGTCATCACCAGACAGGTTCATTAATATTGCTACTTATCAGATTAAAATGGCAACGTGTATAATAAATGGCGTCAAAATTTATTACACCTCAAATTTTACCGATTTTAATCCAGAGCGTCCAGTATTGTTCTGTTTTCATGGCAATTCATCAATTGCGGAAACATTTTATCGGATCGCAGAATTAACGTCAGGATTCCTTCAAGTTATCGCACCAGATTTACCCGGTTGTGGCAGATCAGCCAGATTAGCTTCCTATTCTATGGAATCAATCGGTGAAATCGTCTCTCTTTTTGTAAAATCTTTTAACTCAAATCCAAGAACAACCTATTCTTTTGGTCATTCGCTTGGTGGCCATCTTATAGCTTTTATTGATTATCCGTTCGCAAACATAATCCTTGCAGGAACACCACCATTATCGAACGCAGACGATTTCGTGAAAGCTTTTTCTCCAGATCCTGAAGCTGTTGAACTCTTACCTTTCTTGAGTTCTCACGAACAATTCACATCGGAAATCGCGCGAAAATTTGTTGTACATACAGGAGTCACTGGAGAATTGTTGATTCTGATGTGCGCGCACGCAGAATCGACCGATGGTTTATTTAGGTCCGGTTGTTTAACTACTTTGGCAACAAAGAATCAGTTTGTTCAAATAGAGGCTATGAAAAACGTAATTATTATTCATGCAGAATCTGATGGAGTTATCAATTTAGATTATCTTATGAAAATTAACAAAGAGTGTCTATTTGAGAACAAAATTCATATAGTACCCGGAAAACATATGTCACCCGTTTTGCAATCAGAATTAATAGTTAAGATTTTGCGTAGAGCGTTTAATTTGTAAATAGAATATTGACAAATTAAAAAATTGATGTTTTGAACTATCTAATAAATTAAAACTAACATAATGATCAATAAATGGGATCCTACAATTCAATCGAGAGTCAGAACTGTAAAAACATCATTTATTCTGTATTTCTAAAACTATCTGATTTAGAACATGACGGCAAAATTACAGGAGACCAAGAAAGTATCCTAAAGCAATTAAACACACCAATCAAAATTAACATTGACATCAATACAGATGATTCATTGACGACGATGATGATGACCGATATCGAAATTGCACAAGACATAAGAGTTATCTTTGAAGAAACGCAACCATTGACTTGTTATTGGATCAGAACTGAATTTTATTATCTTCACAAAAAAGATGATGATCATTTTACCAATTTACAAGTTGATGTGATAAATCTAGGCATACAAGAAGCAAATAATAAATTAAGATATCCAGTCGTACACAATGGTAAAATATATTCAAAATCATCCAAAGATATGTTAATACTATAAAAAAAATTGAAAAAAAAATCGTAATAATTAATTTTTACTTAAATATTACTGTTTATTATATCATAATACACATGTCCTTCATTGAAAATTTTCTGCGCGAACAGATACAACATTCATCAAAATTAGAACGCGAAATATTGTTTGAACCAGATACAGATATTGCGATTCCTAACGAAACCAAAGAAGAATATGTTGATATGTTATTCATACCCGAATCAGAAATAATAGAAGAAAAAGATAATGAAGATGAATATATGCCATCTTACAAAAAATATTCAGCTGAATTTATTAGCAGTATTATAAAACAAGAACCTATTTTGTCATCCAAAAGTTCACAAGATACTGTTTATCCAATAAAATATAAATCAGTATGGGACAATTACAAATTGCAACAACGTTTGCATTGGGTCGCAGAAGAGATCGATATGTCAAAGGATATTGTTCATTGGGAAACAGAACTAAGTAATCATGACAAAAAATTTATTATGCACGTTCTTGCATTTTTCGCCGCAAGTGATGGTATTGTGAATGCAAACATCAAGAAAAATTTGATTGACGCGGTCAAGATTAAAGAAGCTGAGTGCGCATATGGTATCCAATTTGCGATGGAAAATATTCATGGTGAAGCGTACTCTATGATGTTAGATATGTTCGTCAAAGATGATGCGTTGAAAGATAATTTAGTTAATTCAGTCAGAACGATGCCTGCTATTAAAAAAAAGGCAGAATGGTGTAAAAAATGGATTGATAGTGATAAAACATATGCACATAAATTAGTAGCTTTTGCAATTGTTGAAGGAGTCTTTTTTAGCGGTTCATTTGCATCAATCTTTTGGTTAAAAACTAGACCTGGTTCTATTATGCCAGGTTTAATAAAATCTAACAAATTCATCGCCAGAGATGAAGCTCAACACGTAGAATTAGCATGCATGTTGTATGCATTGTTAAATAATAAATTGAAAGAATCTGTCGTCTATGAAATTTTAGAAGAAGCAATTACACACGAAGAAGAATTTATCATATCTAGTTTACCTTGCAAGCTACTCGGCATGAATTCTAAACTAATGTCACAATACATCAAATATACAGCAGATCGATTATTGGTGCAATTAGGATATAATAAAAAGTACAATGTTTCGCAACCGTTTGAATATATGAAAAAGATAGATACGTTTGTTAAATCTAATTTTTTCGAGGAACGTAATGATGCATATTCTAATGCAAAGATCAATAACAAAAGAGAATTCGTTTTCTTAAAAAAATTCTAAATAAATTTTAAACTAAGATTTATTTAGGAACTCTAAAACTCAAAATCAAAAAGTTCATAATATCCGGCCAATATTTATCAACAAATGACATCAAATTTTGAGGCAAAGTGGCATACTTTAGCACTAACCATCTGTATATCCCATATTTAATCTCCATGATTTCATTTCTTTCTGCAAATTCATCTATCAATTCGATGTTTTCCGCCGACAAAATTGAAATGAATGCATGTGCGCATGTTTCAACTAATTCAGGTAAATCAAATCTGTCCGCTAAATAAAATACTTCAATAAGTTCTTCAACAGATTCAATATTCATTGTCTGTACATAGATATATTGGATTATTTTTTGGAATAATTGTGCGCTCGCCTCTGTTATAGTTATGTTACGCGTCTCTTTCTCTGCCATTGAATTACTAAAAAGAGCATCAAAATATTCCGATTTTGCGGCTAATATGCATCGATGGCATTTAATCGCCACATCGTCGACATTAAATGTAACATCACAATATCCTCTCTCAATATATATAGCTTCATGACAATTTTTGATATCATGACCGACAAACGTAGCTGGTAAGGTCATTTTTGATGATGGATCATTGCAATATCCTAATGATATTATTTTAAGAAATATATTAAAATCTTCTTGGTCTACGTTGTCCATCTGTGCCAATTTTGTGACCGCTCGTTTTTCAAGAGACGCTCCTTTCGCGCACAACATCGCATAAACTTCCCATTCAGATATATCCATCTCGGTATATACGACCCTTTTCAGCTCCGATATTAATTTATCATTATCTACGGCAATATCCCATAATCTTTCACAATCAATATCTGTAGTCCTTAAATTAAACAAGACACGAACAAAATCGGTGTGCGAGAAAATTATCAATACCAATCTTGTTTTTCTAGACAAACGTGTTACCAATTGCGCAATCATTGATGGATGTTTTCTTAACCCTTCAGCAAGATGTGATAAATTTTCATCATTGTAAAATACTTTGTAGCATTCATCATAATTAATAGTTAAGCGCAAACAATTACAACATAAGCGAACTACTGTTTCATCTTTATGCACGAGCAACTTGATCATTTCGTTCATAAGATTTTCATCTCCCAATATTAAAACTCTATAATTCTGAAACTGCAATGCTGTATCAATATATTGACATAAAAGTACTAATTTTCTAGGTTGTTGTCCTAAAAAGATTGATGAAATAATATGGGGCAAAGTTTTAATTGAATTATCTCTATTTATGTCAGCGTGTAAAAATTTGATAGCATTTTCAGATATGTTGTCATCGTGGTGTTCTAAATAATTCGTCATCATCTTATGGATTGGTGCGAGGGCTCTTAATGCAAAGGAATAGTTTGAAAGGATAACTGCAGATTCGCAAATACATCGAATTGTCCCCTCTTGATCATTTCTGCCTAATTTTATAAATATTTTAGTGATATCCAACGAAACTAAAAATTCCACATTTTTCAAAATTTGTTCTTCTGATCCGATAGTTAAAAAACTACGCAATAAAGATCCTATCGATGAATTAATAAATTTGTTTCCACGAAATACCAATTCTGTGCATTTATTTATTGCTCGTTCAGTTAACTGATTTGGATCGTCCCATGGCCCTTGTTCGTTCATTTTTTCGTATAATTGTCTGAAACATTCCAAAGAGAAAGAAACTTCTACAGGATTTTTTGAATCAAGTAATATAGACATGTCAACTATCTTGAAACAGTATCTAAGATTGTTCAAAAAATGATTTAAATGTACAAGATTATCGAACGCGTGCCCCTTTTTTTCTGCGGAAATATCTTTAGCACACGCAATTGTCATCATTTTTTCAATCAATATTTTTACATTATCGTTTTTAGCACAATCATCAAATCCTAAAAGCAGTAAAGATTCAATTATAAAACTGGCGTGTTTATTTGCACAATGTTTGATAGCGGAAATATTGAATAGATCGAACACACGCTTTTGCACTCCAGAATCAATAATATATGATATGTATAATTTGGTAGTTTTTACCCGTGATATTAAAGCTCCAAGTGAGATCCACATGTTCGTGATAGCAACATTCTTGAGAGGACATATTTCTCCGTCTAATTGATTTGGTATCACATGTGTCAAAATAGGAAAATTTGTAATCTTTTGCGTAACGTTATTTGAACATTGTGATCTACATTTTAACGTTTCAAACGTTAAGAAATTGATTATGGTATCAATCATTAATCCCTTATGGTTACAAACAAACTGATCCCCAATTTGACACAATCTACAAAAGCATTCAATCGCAATCACATACACCGACTGATCATCATTGGTCATCAAATCAATAATTTTAGCATAAAAATCATCTCCGTAATTCACAGCTAAATCTTTTGATAATATTGTTACCGTTACATCTAACAATTGGAGTGTATTTTTTTTGGTATTAAACGCGTTCGTGATTGAATCTATTACTGCCTGTGATGAGTATGACTCTTTATTGAAGATTTTTTTACTACAACAACAAAATAAAATTTTTAACAATATGAATAGTTTTTCAACGATAGCTATGTTGTTTAACATTCTGATATTATTTGTGACGAATGCGTATATTTGATCAAAGTATTTTTTTTTCGAATTGCGGAAATTACAAAATACAAAATATGTAAAACAAGAAAACGTTAAATTTGCAATTGCAGAATTATCATCCAACATCAAATACAACAGTTTGTTAACTAGTTCGGTATTATCTTTTGCGTCGTACAGAATGATATTCAGTAATATGGTTAAACTTGACTTGACAATAGATAGTCGTCTATGTTTAATAAACTTAATGATATGATGTGGATCAATAAAATTTTGATGTTCTCTTTTCGTATCTAATACAACGCACGATAACGCAAAATCAAGAATATTATCATCATCGATATTTAATAATTTGTAAGGTTGCCGCAATTTGTCATTTTTTATGATATCAGGAAATGTAGTCGTATAATGCAATGATTGTAATATGTCAATGAATATGCATGATATTTCAATAGTGTATCGCACTAGACTTAGGAAAAACATTCGCAAAAGAGATGTTACATTCGTCTTTGCTCCTTTTTCGATCATCAATTTGAGTAATCGAATATGATTTGTCGAACATCCGTTTTCTATCATAGTTAATATTTGTGACTCATAATTTCTCGTTTTTGAAATTGTTACGAGCTTTGGATCATGTGACGTCATACACAAAAATTTAGAATTACAATTTTCTAAGCAATTACGAATATAAAATGATATATCTATACGATCTGTTTCTCCTTTTTTTAGAAAATCATCAGGGAATATATCTAACATTGACTGTAATTCTTTAGTAATATTTTCGATGAGACGCGGAACGTCATTCGCGAACGTTTGTGCAACGGAGTCAATTACTATTTTATCTGAAGTGAATTTCAAAAGGTGCAATATTTTTGAACACACATTTGTGAAATATCGTTTGGTATCAAATTCTGGTTTTGGGTCAAAGCAAATTATTGGATCGTTATTAACAAATTTCGCAAGTGTATCATAACATTCTAATATTTTTAGCCATTCATTTTTAGAATCATAAACTTTTATTCGTTTGATATTATCCTGATTAGTGATCAAATTTTTCCTTTTCATCAAATAAGATTGTTGTTATATAATACATGGATACATTAATCTAAAATTTAATCAATTTTTTCTAAAACATTTACATCATAAATGTTTTAGATTAACGATGATTTGACCTTATCATTTGCGTACAATTGCCTTATCATCGCAAACGATATTTTTAGCTTCCCAATTTGGTTAGAGCGCTCGAACAAAATAGTATTCGTAAATAGTTTCTTAATTATATAATTATAATTAATTGATAAATCAATATCATGTGATAACATATAACATAATAGTTCATCATCCATATAATCAATTACATAATCACATAACTCGTTTCCAATAATTCCAGGACAATCGTTTATTAACGTCGAAATAAGTTTTGTACATCCTTCATTATCTCGCATGCATGGGTCTCTGATTTTGATCATCATTTCTCTTAATCCTATTTTTTCGATCGTATGTTTTATTGCTGACTTTTTTATATTATTGTATCTTTTTTCCTTTACAAGATCAATTAAAATATCTAAATGATTTGTTGTCATAAGACCAAACAGATTTAGTATGTGTTGGTTAATTGCGTTAGTAGATGTCGGAAAAGCATGCATTATTTGAATAATACAACGAGAAGGATCAAATGAAGGATCATTGCGTACAAATTTTAGAATATCAACATATTTTAATTGAGGAACATATTCTCGTATCTCTATTAATTTTTCATCATCAAATGTGCCACAAACCAAATGTTTAATACCAAATACATAAAGTTCACAGAGTAAACATTCTAATTTTGTTCGTTCCATCTTAATATCCACTTTATCTAGCAATAACATCACCGTGTACACGTTGTTAGTCTTCATCGCACGCCATAAAATTTTACAACAATCGATAGTTTTGAGTAGATCTGGATCACTGAGCGCAATGTTTACGATTCGAATGTTATTATAATGAACACCAGTTATTGCGATATTATATGTTTCATTGAACAATATTTTAGAGGTAGCACTTGATTTTAACATCAAGTCTATCATCTTGTAATGATTTTCGTTAAATACATTTCTAGTTCTATGAAATAATGCAAAAAGAGTATTATAAATTATCGTATCAGAAATATCATAACTATGCGTCAAGTACTTCATAACATCATATTGCTGATATTTAACACATGTTTGCATCAAGTTATATAAAAGATACACAAAATTATAATCACGAATTAGTGTGTCAATAACGACAAAATTACCCATTCGAACAGCATTATCGAGAACTTTGTACCTATACCTCATACTTCTATGGTTTAACATATCCGAATTCAAAAGTATCAACGCAATTTCCGTGTCATCCATGTTTATCGTTTCGTTTATCAGCAACGGATACAACTTGTTATCAATTTTACTCTCCATAATTAATTTGATCAATTTGATATCCCTATTTTTAATTATTTTTTTGAACTCAGGATATGTCGGTGGAAACGAATTGTATTTTGAAACTTTGTATAATCCTATAAATATATCCTTTGCATCATATTTCTGATATTGTAGATTATATGTTGCGTCAAGCAACCGTATCCATATATTTTTATCTTGACATGCATGATATATTGGCTCATTACAAGTTCTCAGCAAAGATTTAATTGCGTTTATGTCTAAATATTTAGTTATGTTGATAAAAATTTCATGCGGTAAATATTCTTTTCGAAATAGACTCAGCATGTTTGATAATATATATGTAGATAATTATGAATATGATTAATTATTTCATTTTTTTTGATAAAAAAAATGAAATTCTAAGTTTTACGATGTCTGTCAACATCATTATGTCACTATTATCAACATGTCTGGCTCTTTTCGAAAAGCTATCGATTTAATAAGAAACAAGAACACGTCGCGGCTACAACAATTAATATCGCAACCAGGATTTAATCCAAGTCATCAACAAAATAGATTATTAATATTCGCGGTGACGTGTAATAATCTAGAAGCTGTCAAATTGTTATTGGCAGATAAGCGAGTTGATCCTGTTAACCCGAGAAACTCTGGCGCGCTCAGAATTGCCGCAAAAAATGGATTCTCGGATATTGTCAAAATATTATTGGATGATGGACGATCGGATCCAGCATCTCTTCAAAATTATGCAATTAAGATAGCATCAGAGAATGGATTTGCAAATACTGTCAAATTACTATTGCAAGACAAGCGCGTTGATCCATCTGCTGAAAATGATTATAGTCTGCGCATGGCGACAGCTAATGGTCATATTCGGTGTGTAGATTTATTAACATCCCACAAAGATGTTGATCTGACAATCGGTCAAAAGATAGTTGGTCCTGAAAACGTTGTGTTACGACAAAAATCCACAGCTACGCCGATTAGAAATTTTAATGATTCATGGCGATCCAAAAATATTAAACCGAATAAAACAAATAATTTTTCTATTGATTTATCGCAATTGTTGATAAAACACGTGAGTGATATCAAACGATTTGAATATACTGAAAAGGATGGCAAATCAATATTAGTTATTGAAATGTAAACTAATTTTTTAAAAAAATTAGTTTGCATTGTAAATCAAAAAGTAGGGGGTAGTTTGAAATATGTATTTTCGTCCAAAACAACATTGGTACAAATCAATGTTTTTGGATCGTAAATATTGACATTAACAAGATGCATATCGATCGGAAATTTTACTAACGCGTATTCATAATACACGCCTGCGGAAATAACGCTAATAATTGGTTTCATGCATACTGTCTTGTATTTATCGTACATTATATTAGCTAATGTTGTTGAATGAGCCAATATGTCAACGATTTTAAATTTATTTCCGCCTATGCTGGTGACCATAGGCGCAAATTTATAAAATAACTCGTTTTTCTTAATTGAACGAAATGTAGTTTTGTCAATTAAAATTTTATGAAGTTCAACAATACCATTATCAACTGTCATATAGTCAGTCGCCATCATTCCAAATACGGTGAAATTGTTTCCTTGTTGTTGGATAAGATCATAAGAATATTTATCGATTAATCTTTTTTCGAATATTATGTTCGTTTCAGAAAGTTTCGTATAACCAACGCATAATAAACCACACTTTTCATTTTTAATATCATTATACACATCTTTATCAACCATAACATATCGTTCAATTAACTTGTTATCAGCGATAACCAATATTATTACAGGTGGAATATTTCGATCTATCATGTTGTTAATTTCGAGCCGCGATAATTGAAGTTCGCATACTTCTAAATTTCCATTATTAATTTTTCCAACACCTACATCATATTTTTTGTCAGGAATTTCGGTTATAGGGACGTTAAGATCCAACTCAATTTCGAATGGGACTTCAAATGGCTTTATTATGATACGATGTGTCATAGGAACATCGTTTGGCCAAAATCCCGGTTGATATAAATCCCAGGACTGTGCTGAATTATCATGTATCCTTCTAATATCATTATAAAAATAACCCTTTCCTGTATCTCTTTTCGTTTCGTTTATTTCAATAAATATATCTTGATATATTCGATATTTAGGTGAAATATATTTTGCAACATCGGTGTAATTATGGCAATGAAATTGTTGTAACTTTTTTAAAACTGTTTCGAACGTTTGGACAGCTTTATCAAAGATGGTCATTGCTTTTTTCGTCGGTGCATCGAATTTAGTAATTAGGGTTTTATTTTTGATTAATCTAAAACACACGGTTGATAATATTATGTCTATCGCCGGAACTGCCCCATATCTATTAATTTGTATTGCAATGTGAAAATCATATTTGTATTTCCATCGCGTCAACACGAAAGGCATTGGGTGATCTGATTTGGCCTTTAAAACTTCGTGGATTTGCGAATCTTTGTATTCACCGAATCGATCATTAATACTGATTAATAGTTTACATATTTCCTTCATGTGTGCGACAACTTCGATGAGACTTTCACGGATATCTTTTTGAAGCTTTTTGTATATGGCGTGTAATTTGTCATTTATCACATAACATAGTAGCATGTAAAGAGTATCGTACGATGCATTTGCAATATAGACATCATTTTTTCTACATATGACATTTGGATCAAATTTACCAACCTGTTTTCTTAGGGCCATTTTGCTAAATTTATTAACATTAGGATTCTTCTAATCTTAATAAAATCAATTTTTTTGTTCACATTCCAAAAGGTTCGAAATTATTTTGTCAGCTTTACAAGTCAACGTCTCGATTGTCGCAGAAACCAAAAGATCATGATAGCTTTCTAGATCAAACAACAAATTTTTAGATTTAGTCACATCAAATGCTTTTATTTTTTGAATGATGTCGATCATTTCGCATTGTGCGTATATGTATTGTTGTTTCGATAGATATCTTACAACAGTTTCTAATGAATATTTTACAGTGTCAATTAATGTTACTTGGCGACATATGGATAAACATTCTGAAATGGTTCTGGCGCCATTGTTTGTTTTGTATGACATTTCGACACTAAATAAATCATGTATAACATCAAAGCATCCATGTTGTTTGTCATACCCCTCGGCAAATTGTGACAACGAATTATCACATTTAGACAGCGAAAGACGGAAATTGATACGAATTACGTCATCATGTCTAGAGCTGCCAACATAGACAGAATACTTTTTAGCGACAATTTGTTCAGAAACTTTGTGATAACCGTTGGGCACAAGTTCGATAAAACGAACTCCTTTGTTTGCACACATTTCAAAAGAAAGATCTTCGCAAGGCCATCCTTTTTCAACATAAATAACGCCACCAATTATCCCATTCTGATTTAACGGTACTGCATTGTCGCAACAAACAATTAAAAATGTGTAATATTTGTGCGCATCCATGATTATATACTATATTATTATGGATGCAAACATTTTGTGATAAATTAATCAATTTTTTATTGAAAATCATCGGGAAAGAAATCATCTAAATCACCAAAAATGTTCCATGGATCGAACGATAACGATAATTGTGTAGAACGGGATATGTCCCATTTCAAATTCAATTTCGCTGAATTATCCCTAGGTGACTCCATAAAAGGTAAATTAACAGGATCCATGTCATCCAAGTCCATTAATTTTTCTGGACTATCAATCGCTTTGAATTGTCGCAATTTTGTTACCAATTTTAATGTGTCAACGATTTCTATATGTTTTTCTTCTCCGATGTCAAAATCATTTTGTCTTTTTATTGATATCATTGAGTCTACTTTTCTTCTTTTGCTCGAAGAATCTGGGGTAGGTTCTAAATGTCGTTTAGGGGCTCTCTTGAATTCTTTTTTACTTCGAGTAGTTCCACGTGGAAAATCATGCGCCTGACCACAGATGTTAACTTCATCATCTTTTGATGGGATGATTTTTTCAATTATTCCGGTTCTTTTCCTTGATAACATAATCATTTTTTGTGGTCGATTCATTTTGTTTTAAATTGTTAATGATAGACCATCTTGGAAATAAATAAATCAATTTTTTTTGCGACCAATTGCTTAAAATATTTAACGCAAGTTATATAATAATGCCAAAAATTGTGAAAGCTACATACGGTACAAGTCAAAAATATTCTAACGTGACACATATTTTAACCTATCTAGTATCAAATAATGATACTGTTCATGTATCAAATAATTTTTTTGACGATCCTGATCCTGGAGTTCGCAAGAGATTATTTGTGCAGTATGATGATGATATGTGTGCGTTATATGACGAAAATGTTATCGTACAAGTTAATCTTAACAATGAATATCCGTTATCTTAGCTAAATTTATAAAAATGTTAATAATAAAATTTTTATAAATCAGAATTCGACTGTTAACTTGTTTTTTCCAAATGAATTGCAAATAATACTGAATTTAGTGATGTTGATTCGTTTATTTCGCAAAATTTGAGTTATATTTTCGTATAAATCAGGTTGTGGTTCTGGAACAAATGATATTTTATTTTGAAATTCTTTTAACAATCTGACCATATTTCTTTCGTGTTCTGCGCATGTGATTACTGTCATATATTCTTCGGCGGTGATACATAATTTTGGATGACTGAGTAACATATTGGTAATCTTAAAATGATTATTTGATGCAGCCCAACACAATGCTTGATTATTCCGCGCTGATGGATTTACTCGTTCATCATCTAAAAGTATCTCCACTAAGTCAACATTGCCATTTTCTGCAGCAACAGATAATATCACATCTTCTTCAATCGACGGATCCACTCTCGGATCACACAACAACAATTTTACAACTTTATTATTTTCATAATAAGCTGACCATCGAATAGCATGATTATCTACATCTGCGGCATTAGTTCGCGAATCCATCATTAATAATTCAACAACGTCAACGTGATTAAAAATGGCAGCATATCTTAGCGGGGCGTTATATCCGACGGTGGGATCAACAGATACATGATTTAGTAATTCTTTGACTACATCAACATGACCATTTTGTGCAGCGCATACTATTGCATAATTATCACATGCAGCCGGACACACTCGCTTGTCATTCAACAAAATTTTTACTACTTCGCTATGTCCAAATTCACTTGCTCGTCTAATAGCATAATCTCGATGCTCAGCTGGATTTGCCCTCAAAAACGGCAAATATTTCTTCACTATCTTATGGAATCCTCTTTTTGCTGCAAATCTGATCAATAAATTATCACAATATCCTACTCCATATGGAATATTATCAACAACTAAATCAACTAAATCATCATTACCTGATAGAACGGCATCTTTCAACATTTTTTTATAGATCACTCGCGACATTGTATAATATCAATACTGTATATTTTTTATATAATGCTATTTTCGGTAGAATATGATGTTATTGGGACGTTTTTCTATCCTACTGATCAAAGGTATTAATTTTTGTTTTATCTCCATAAATTTATCAAATTTCTGTCCTAATGTATCACTATTGATCATATCTAGTTCTTTTTTCTCCTCTAATTTTTGTTGTTGACTCTTAATTAGACCGGGCAACTGATTTGGCTTGCTAAGAGTGTTGATCTCAATAAGATTGGTAACAACTGCGAGAGATTTATCCAACTTTTCATATCGATTTTTGTGTTCACTTAACATTTTGATGATATAATCCTCCTTTAATTTATCAATACTGGCATCTTGGTCAAAATACGTGGCAAAATGTTCAACTGAATAAAAATCAATTGGTTGGACGATGTCTTCGATAATATACATACCTCCAGAAATTATTTTTTCAAATAGCAATTCAAAGTTCCTGCATTGTGAATCAGCATTGTGGTTACCATCATCGACAATAATATTAAAATCAGGTAGATGTTTGATGACTATTTCGAAATTATCGTGCAAAGTATTACATTTGATTATTTTAACGTCGTTATTTGGCAAAAAATCAGAAGTATGGAGGTCACATCGTCTCGCGTAGATATGTGTCAGTTTCTTTGTTCTAAATGCCCCTTGTTCGAATAATACAGACAAATTGTATTCTAATTTGACCAAACTCTGGTCAATACCATAAATTGTTCCATTAGGAAAATAATCTGCCCACATTGCAATAGATTTGCCATTAAAAATTCCAATTTCCAATAATTTAACATCATTATCTCGTAGCGGTGACATTATTTCATGATAGAATTGCGTAAAATTCTGCCCATCACTTAATTTATCACCACCTTCATATTTTCCCGATTTAGAATCAGGTGTATGATATGCCATACCTATTTCATCCAGAGTTTTAGTTGGATCCATTTTTAAAATTATTGTTGTATTGGATGTATTAGTGAGTAATTTTTTCAATTTTTATTTGATGAGAGACGCGATATATTATATTATATAAAATTATGTCAGTAACATATTATGAATACCAATATGATACAGATTAAGATAGTAAGACACTCAGAAAGATTAGATTACACAAATCCTGTGTATTGGATGATCTGTTTTGGTCAACATTGGTCCGATTCACCATTGACCTCAAATGGTTACAAAATGGCTAAAATTAAAGGTAACTTGTTGAAAAAGAATGGTTATAATCCGACGCATATTTATACCAGCCCATATACTCGCACGTTAGCAACTTCAACAGAAATAAAATCATCATTTGTTAATTCAGAAATAATAATAGAACCGTTAGTTGCAGAGTATCAACCGAGAATGAAAGATTATACCAATTTGTATCCATATGGAATTCCAACTATCTATAATGGCCAAGAAACTGGCTTTTCTTTTCCTGAATCTTATGCCAATTTTGTCCATCGAATACATTTTATTGTTTTTAAACTGTTAGAAAAACATGATTCCGATATTATGATTGTTACACATGGAGAAGTATTAAAAGTATTAATAAGTCATCTACAAACATCTTTTCCTAATATAATGTTAAACGCCGGTAGCACGCCATATTTAACGACATTATCGTTCAAATATGATAAAATAAATAATGCGATCGTAGAAGACTCGATATGTTTAGAATAATAAAAAATGTTATCTCAATATAGATTAACAAAAAATGTCGTGTAACAAAAATCAATATGATAGACCTGAAAGTCCATCTATGGTGGAACCGATGACAAAAATGCGTTCCAATTATACTTATGAATCTATCGGTTTGCCCGGCGATGATCAGTCTCAGTTTGCGGATTTGCAAAACGCGTACTCATACACGCCTACCATGGCGGAATTTAAAAACAATTTGATGCAGAAATCACTTTTTGGAGCTCCTTCTGAGAAACCTCTTTCCGAAACTGCCGAAATCAACGCAAATTTGAATAATTTATTATCAAGGACAACTTCATCAAAAGCAGATCAAATTGATGACATTATTAATTCAGTATATATTCCACCACAACAAAAAAATAATATGTTAACAAAACAAAACTATTACAGAAATATGCCGATTATTGAGAGAAAGAGAACAAGTTCACTAGAATGTTTCGTATGGATTATTTTATTCCTTGTTGTTTTGGGCGTTATATATTGGATGTTCAGTTCTTACGATTCGAATACATTTGATCTCCCAACTGATACAGGAAATTTCGTAGTAACTTTGCCAGAATAATTTTATTAATACATAAAAAAAATGTGTTAATAAGATCACAATAACATAAAACCTTATCTATGTATAATTAGCAAAAAATGACAGAGTGGTTGAAAAAGATGTGCGATATACCAATAAATTATGGTCTTAAACACATAAATTATCTAATCTCAAATGCCGCCCAAATATTTTTAAATACTTATGGTGACAAATTGTTCAGTCTCAACGATGTAAAAATTGAGAAAAATGAGTGCAATGGAGATGAAAATTTATTTCATCTGTATCCAATTGCCCTGAAAGAATCCACGCAACATCTTGGTCTTAATACATTGAATATCAAGTCAGGTAACCTTGCAGGCGTCGTTATTACAACTCCATCACTTGGAGTAAGTGCAACATATTCTACGAAAATAACGGTCAGTAGTATAAATCTAACGATAGATATCATTGATGCATCGAATAGCTTGATGCTAATGACGACAACATTGACTGCTGAATCGTTCAAAAATGATCACAATATCAACAATATATTCTTTGAAATTAAAAAAATTATATTACAATATCTTAACGCAATATGTTGCAAAGTACAAACGATAACCATAAATGTAGTAAATAAAATTACAATTATGATCTTAGATATATTTTTTGATAATGATCATTTTTCATGCCGGGAAATTAATATCTCAAAAGATGACATCGTTACCAAAATAAAGGATGTTAAATTTGTCGCTGATAAAAATAATCTTTTGTCGATCGATATCATATATATTAATTCTAATATCATCGAGTACTTACCCGAAATATATTTAGAAAATGCAAATGATGATATCATAACGACAATTTGTATCGTTAATAAAATGATAATTGATGAAACGTTGATGCAAATGGATAATGTCGAAATAATAATATCAAATGATGAAATTATTATCTCTAAGGTTAAAAATATTCATACAAGTGCACAGTCAATATTTTATGATCAAAGTAAGGGATATATTGGAACATTTAAAAAGAAAACAAAGACGTTTGAATTGAATAAATATGTAACACTAACGATCAATGATGTATATAATTTTAGACACATGATAAATCTAATGAATTCTTTTATTAATGATCTTTTGACAAAAGTAATTGTCGCGAACGATGATTGCGACAGTTGTTTTTTTATCAAAAATATTAATTTAATGGTAGTTTCTGATCCGCACATGATTGAGTTAGTCATCGATCATGTATGTATCGCGACCAATATCGATATTTATAATTTGCAAACCAAACATGAGAATATGATTTTAACGTGTCAGAATATGATGTTCGACGTGCAAAATAAATCGTTCGTAGATTTAAAATTTTATCCATCAGATGAAGAATTCTTATTATTGGTCAAAAAAATCAACATTGATGCAAATGATATCAGCTTTTTTGATGCATCTGCGAAGAATTTATCGCCCATCATATCATCAATTGCGAACATAGTTACAATGTATCAATCAAAATTTCCCACAACAGAAAAATCTGAATCTGATGTAATTATTCGTATTTATGAGTCTAAAATTCTTCATCAGCATATGGATTCGTGGATTAATATAGCAATACATCAGGGTGACATTAATTTTACCAAAAAAGAGATCGCTAATGCTAAATTTGATATTATTTTAGATGAACACTTATTGGCAAATGTGATGGTTAATCACGTAAACCGAATAAATAGTATCATTGATTCTGTAAAAATATATATCAACCCAGAAATATTTGATAAAATTAATGGATTACTTGGAATTTTAAACGAGACAACTGATGAAGATAAAAATAGAGCATCTCAAATAATGTCACAAACCTCATCTGCCAATAACGCGCGTGAATTTGAATTGTATATTCAAAAAATGTTACAGGATGAAAACGCTGAATCGTTGATTCATTCAATTCACAATTTGTGTGCTGCTATAATGGATGATTATGAATTGAATAAATTAGATGAAATATGGATTGTCAGTATTCCTTTTGTACATATATATTTATCAGACGGGGACGGTACGGCTGGATTTATGTCAATCGTGATCAAAAATATTAAAATAAATGCTTATCAAAAGAATGTCGACGATATGTGTTATGAATTGAGCATTCGGTCACTGACAGTCATCGATGTGCTATGTAACAATCCCAAGAACAAATATTTCTTAAAAAATACTTACGAAGATGATGTAACATTATCGATCATTTTGGACATCAACGGTAACATCGATAATACGGTTAAGATTCAAATTGATGTTCGTCCTTTAACATTTAACATTAACGAAGAAACATTAATGAGATTGTTAAGTTTTTTTTCTAACTCATACAAAAATCCGCAACAAAAAGAATCAACTAATATTATTAATTTTTGCATGAAAGCGTTGATATTAACTGTCAATTATTATCCTTTGAACAATAATGACATATTATCGTTACAAGATTGCAAGTTGTTACTATCGTCACAAAAAATTACGAACGCAAACGGACTAGATGAATTGTATGTTATATTCGTTACCAATTTGAAAAAAGAGCTCAATTTATTCAACATGGTCCAATTTATTCCAAATATTAAAGCGATACAACCAATAACGTCTCCAATAGCATATATTTACCAAATAATCAACAAATATTTTTCTAGTCAACATAACAAGAAAAAATTGCGAAGTATCATCAACAATATTTCTGAGGGTACAACGTTTGCATCTGTATTGATTCAAAAAAGAATTTATCAAATATTGGATATATTTTCATAAAAATATGGCAATAATATATAGATGGAAACAAAGTATATTACGTTAGGAATTCAATTATATGGACGTCAAATTGATATTTCATATTATGGTTTCGTAGATTCAAAAAAGCCGCATCCGTTTGCCGTCACAGATATGATGACTATTTATCCATTAGGGCGAAAAATTACTTACATGATACAAGATATCGAATTTGCAGGATTCATTGACATTCCTGTATTGATTTATTATTCTAATAACACTATCAAAATAACAAATGAACATAAGTTTAATGAAATGCTTGAATATTTAATAGGTCAATTTGATAAAAATAACTTAACATTGTATGAAAACGTAGGTGTTGAGATAGAATACATTGATATTCGTCCGTTAATAAATCCGAATAATCGAATTACAACGTTAGTCAATGATCAATCGCCCAAACAAGACAGACTACGAGTTTTGTATGATACAATTGATCAACTTGTAAAACCAACTTCAAATGTCAAGATAATTTATAAATGCAATGATTCAAGCAACAACATACTTATTTGTCAAATCAAAACTAGAATGATGTATCGGTACGGTGAAGGATACTTTTTATTTTACAATGATGCGGTCGGTACATGCAAGTATGATATCTATACAGGACACATGGATATGGCATGGCGGGACAGCGTTTTACATAACATTAAAAGTGAATACAAGAAAAGTTATCCTAATAATTTTAGATATAACGTGTACGACGATGTTGAGGAAATAGAAAGTATCCAGCCAACGTGGCGATTCAATATCGATGAGTACACTACAAATTTACCTAATTTTGATAATCGCATCAATGTTTCATTAATATCGATGGAAATTGATGTTAATTTCATGTTGGATATGAGTTAATATTTTCATAATGTATGTAAATATTAATTGATTAGTGATTCAAAATATTCGTCTGTTAGCTTATCTGCGATGAATAAGTCGATCACTTTGAGCAATGGATCTAAAGATGAAATTTGGATTTTTTTGATATACGGATTATCAGTTTCAAAATTTCCCAGCCGAAGCAATTTATCATAATAGTGATCTATCATACTCGAACTCTGACCATTATACTTTGCATATCTCTCTTCAGTTGCAATGTTCCAGACGTCGTCAATGACTTTGGGTTTAAGAGTTTTATCTGTAAATAACGGGGAAGATTTAGTTTTAGTGTATTGATAACACCTAATGACTCCAATTATTCCAACAGCTTCTAGCCGATCTGCATATCTAGGAATTAATAACCATGGGAATAGTTTTGCCCTATTCGGAATCGTATTACCGTTGACGGATGCGGATACATATGAGATCATTTCAATTACTAAATCCATATCTTCGTTGCAAACATGTCCAGTAAGAATTTGTTTTGCATTGGCATATGAAACAGTATCTACAAATTTAAGATCATCGACATCATGCAATATGGATGCCAATCTTATCAAAAATTTTGTTTTCAACGATAACTGTTCATGAACTAACGCATTGATAGTATGATCTAAAACTCGTTTGATATGATCAATTGAATGGGATTTACAAATATTTAGTTGGACAAACAGCTTTTCTACGAGTGCAAGAACATCAAATTCTATTTTACCGTAAGAATCGTTTGATAATTTATCCATTTGGGGTATAAATTCGATGACAATTTGAGCTAATTTATTTTGGGCAATATTGCCGTTATCGATGGATGCAGTCAAATCATTGGTCCATTTTTCATCCAATACATCTGATACCGTAGCTACATAACCATATGATAAATTTAACATCTTACATGATGCAAATAATGGAGCGGTATCCATATTAACCGCACGACAGTTAAATTCCTTGGCTCGTTGAATATCATGTTCATATTCTCGATAAATACCATTTGTAGTCCATATGTTGCACGATTCTAGTTTATTATTAAACATTTTTTCGATGATGTCATCACTTTCGATCATATCACAATCAGATGTGGACATATAATGCGGACAAGTCCCTTGCTCGACCAAAGAATTACCAGAACATATATTTTTACTAATTGGTAAGTCAGCAGTTAACGATCCGACGAATCCCAAGCCAATTATATTAGATATACCATAATGATGCAACTCTTCAACGACAGAAACGGATACTGGACCGCCATAAACTTCTGCTAATACTATAAAATGATGTTCTTTGTACTGGCAAAAATTGACTTGGTCAGGGTGCACGTGTAAAAATAATCGGTCAGGGGATTTGAACGGAAGATAGTATTTGAATTGTTCGGGCATAGGACAGAAACAGATTATAGCAGCGTTACATGGTGAGGGTAATTTTTTGTTTCCAAATATTTTGGCGGGGGTAACAAATGGTTTTGAAGTGTACGTTCGCATTTTTGTTAGTAAGAATATGATGGTATTGAAATATGATCGTTAATTTATCAATTTTTTGATAATTATTGAAAAAATGAAAAAAAAATTAGTAGCGATGCTCATAATAACAAATATTAGCCAAATGGCGACAAATAACCAGGATAGAAATGATATCAGTAATATTTGTGCTGCAACAAATGATATGATACAAACATTATCTGGTTTAGATTCGGAAACCAGAGAGAATATATTACAAAAAATGGAAGAGGAATTATCATCCCCAAATTTTAAGCCCATCATCGAACATGTTAGGAGTAAAACTTATGCGTTGGCGAATATAATACTAACATTATGCAAATTGGATTCAGAAAACAAAGAGATGTGTCTCCAAAAAATAAAGGAAGAAGTCGGCCCAAGATTTTGAGATTATCATCAAACATGTTCGGAATAAAATTGCGTTGGCAAATGATGAAAATACTTTGTCTTCGTTGTCGGACACTGATGATAGTTTTCAAACGACATCTGAGGATGAATAACAAATAGATCATTAAAAATAACTTATTTTTAATGATGTTGAGAAACAAATTATGTTTTTTTGAAAATTTGAGCGTGCCAACATTGCTCCATTCAATATGATGTCAAGGGACTTGTATTAACAAGACTTTGAATGTGCAAATATTTGTCCATTCAGTGTGATGTCAAGAGATTTGCGTTGGTGAGACGTTGAACGTGCCAACATTAGTCCGTTCAATGTGATGTCAAGAGATTTGCATTGACAAGACTTTGAATGTGGCAATGTTGGTCCATTCAACGTGATGTCAAGAGACTTGTATTGACAAGACTTTGAATGTGCAAATATTGGTCCATTCAGTGTGATGTTAAGAAATTTGCATTGACAAGACGTTGAATGTGCAAATATTGGTCCATTCAATGTGATGTTAAGAAATTTGCATTGACAAGACTTTGAACATGCTAATATTGGTCCGTTCAATGTGATGTCAAGAGATTTGTGTTGACAAGACTTTGAATGTGGCAATATTGGTCCGTTCAATGTGATGTCAAGAGATTTGTGTTGACAAGACTTTGAATGTGGCAATATTGGTCCATTCAATGCGATGTCAAGAGATCTGTAGAAGTTTACATTGACGAGACTTTGAACATATCAATATTTGTCCGTTCAATGTGATGCCAAGAAATCTGTAGAAGTTTGCATTGACGAGACTTTGAACATGTCAATATTTGTCCATTCAATGTAATGTCAAGAGATCTGTAGAGGTTTGTATTGGCGGGACTTTGAACGTGCCAATATTGATCCGTTCAATACGATGCCGAGAGATTTGTCAAGACTTTGAACGCGCCAATATCGATCTATTTAATGTGATGTCAAGAGATTCGTCAAGGCTTTGAACGTGCTGATATTGATCTGTTCAATGTGATATCAAGAGATCTGCAGAAGTTTGCATTGACAAGGCTTTGAACGTGCTAATATTGATCTATTCAATGTGATATCAAGAGATCTGCAGAAGTTTGCATTGACAAGGCTTTGAACGTGCTGATATTGATCTGTTCAATGTGATGTCAAGAGATCTGCAGAAGTTTGCATTGACAAGGCTTTGAACGTGCTAATATTGATCTGTTCAATGTGGCGTCGAGAGATTTGCATTAACAAGATATTAAACGTGCCAATATTGATCCGTTCAATGTGATGTGTAGAGATCTGCAAAAGTTACATTGATGAGACTTTGAAAGTGCCAATATTAGTCCATTCAATGTGACGTAAAGAGATTTGCGTTGACAAGACATTTATCGTGCCAATATTGATCCATTAAACATGATGCCAAGAGATCTGCAGAAATTACATTGACGAGACTTTGAACGTGCCAATATTGGTCCATTCAATGTGATGTCAAGAGATTTGCATTGACAAGACTTTGAACGTGCCAACATTGGTCCATTTAATGTGATGTCTAGAGATTTGCAGAAGTTTGCATTGACAAAGACTTTGAACGTGCCAATATTGGTCCATTCAATGTGATGTCAAGAGATTTGCAGACGATCGCATTGACAGGACTTTGAATGCGCTAATATTGGTCTATTCAATGTAATGTCAAGAGATCTGCAGAAGTTTGTGTTGACAAAGACTTTGAACGTGCCAATATTGGTCCATTCAATGTGATGTCAAGAGATTTGCAGAAGATTGCGTTGACGAGATTTTGAAAGTGGCAATATTGGTCCGTTCAATATGATGTCAAGAGATTTGCAGAAGATTGCATTGACAAGATTTTGAAAGTGCCAATATTGGTCCGTTCAATATGATGTCGCGAGATTTGCATGGACTAATATTGGTCCGTTCAATATGATGTCAAGAGATTTGCAGAAGATTGCGTTGACGAGATTTTGAAAATACCAATATTGGTCTATTCAATGTGATATCGCGAGATTTGCATGGATAAAACTTTGAACGTGCCAATATTGGTCAATTCAATGTGATGTCAACGGATTTGCATGGATAAAACTTTGAACGTATCAATATTGGTCAATTCAATGTGACGTCAAGAGACCTGCTGAAGTTTGTATTGACAAGACTTTGAATGTACCAATATTGGTCCATTCAATGCGATGCCAAGAGATCTGTAGAAGTTTGCATTGACGAGACTTTGAACGCACCAATATTTGTCCGTTCAATGTAATGTCAAGGGATCTGTAGAAGTTTGCATTGACGAGACTTTGAACGCACCAATATTTGTCCGTTCAATGTAATGTCAAGAGATTTGCATTGATAAGAATTTGAACGTATCAATATTGGTCTATTCAATATGATGTCAAGAGATTTGCGTTGATAAGAACTCAACGTGCTAATATTGATTTATTTAATGTGACGTCAAGAAATTTGTGTTGACAAGAATTTGAACGTAAAATATTGGTCCATTCAATGTGATGTCAAGAGATCTGAAGGAATTGCATTGACGAGACTTTTAACGTACAAATATTGGTCCATTCAATGTGATGTCAAGAGATTTGCGTTGACGAGACTTGAACATATCAATATTGGTCCATTCAATGTGATGTCAAGAGATCTGTAGAAGTTTGCATTGACTAGACTTTGAAAGTGCCAATATTAGTCCATTCAATGTGATGGCAAGATGTCTGCGGAAGTTGCATTGGCGAGACTTTGAACGTCAAAATATTGGTCTATCAAACGCAACGTCGAGATATTGAACATGCCAATATTGACCTTAAACGTAATGTCAAGACATTTGTAGAATATGGATCATTAAAAATAACGATTTATTTTTAATGATTATTTTTTTAACCAGCAAACCAACAAAGTTGCAGCAACACTGATGGCAGAACAAGATATTCCAAATAATGCCAGCTCTTTCAGATTTGAAAGTGGTTCAGGGAATAATTTTCTTTCCCGCATATTTTCTTCGTCACGTAACCTATATAAAGCGTTAGCAAAGCATTTATTTTCACATGATCTGGCTACTTCTATTGGCGTCTTATTTCGACTGTTTAATATGTTTAGACTGCATCCATAATCTAACAATTGTTTCAAAACGATACCCATTGGAAAAATACAATGATTTGTAGACGCAATAATATGAAGCATTGTACCGACATTAGTTTGGAAATTTGGATTGATCTTTTTAGTTAGAAAAAACTGTAAAAGTAAATCAAATAGTTTGGGTTGTTTTTTTAATGTTATTTCTGCTAATGTTCGGAACAAAAATTCATCTTGATTATCTAACAAACCGTGATATGTCAAATAACCTATTATTTCTTTTTTTAATTTTGGTTTGATAGTATCGTTTTCCATAATGATACTGATAATTTGTGCTGCTTGACTTTTTTGAATCACATAAACGAACATCCTTGTGTTGATATAATCTGCTAACAAAGCATATGGATCCACAAAACATGAGTCCCAAATATCCTTATCAGATAACATTTTGATAAAATCGACATATAATTCTTTTGCGCTTTTGACAGTCATTTTATCATCTTTTATTTCTGGTATCTCTTTTTCGTTGTCTGATCTGCAGGTTTCAATTGGTTCGCTTTTTTTTCTTGTCCACTCTTGAATTTTTTCAGCCAATGCTGACTGATCAATCGGATTTTGATTTAAAGGAGCTACCAAATTAATGCATCTGACCGATTCTTCCTCATCGCCGTTTGATTTGCTAGAATTCCCTTCAATCTGTGGTTTGCTACAATTAAGTTCAGCCTTTTTCTTAATCCATTCTTCACCAGCCAGCGCTAATATTTGATTTATTCCCATACCCGGATTCTTTTTTTTAAGAATAGGTACCATTTCTTGCATAAAAAGTTGATATGGTGTTCTGTGATCGCTCGACGATTCACTGCCCTTTTCAGTTTTATCATCTTTTTCGGAGGAAGAGAAATCATCAGATTCTTCCTCTGTTTGTAACGGTTTGCTAGAATCGTCCGTTTCAACTGGTTTTGAATTTAAGGAATTATCATCTAATTCTACTTTTTTTGGAAAATATCGTTCGGCAAATTTCTTAACTTCACCCATATCATATGTCTTAGGTTTTTTTGGAAGATATTCGCCAATAAATTTATTCGAAATTTTCATGTCTGACTTTTCGTCAAAATTTTCCTGTTCCCGAGCGAGTGTCGCAGTAAATTGGTCAACATCATCATATTTAACTTTTTGCATATATTTTGGATAATAGTGATCAATATCGATAGGTACCCTCTCTTTCTTTTCAGCGATCATGACTTCATCGTCGTTTGAAGATTCTGATTTAGAGTCACTTCCATTCATCTTATCTTCATCTGACCCAGAATCACTTGCACTTTTCTCATCATCTTGATTTTGTTGATATGGATCAATAACTTCAATAGTAACGTCTTCCATTTTAGCAATGTTAGCATCTTATTTTAATTTGACGTCGTAATTGATCAATTTTCAATTTTTTTATGATAAACTGATTATCAATTTATCATAACAAATTACTCAATATATACATCATCAATCCATTGTTATTTTCATCTATCTCTTTATTATTTTTTCTAGCATATTCAATTGTTGTCGTATCTTCTACAAAATCTGAAACATATTCTGGCGGAATATCTGGATGACATTGAACGCCATAAATCTTGTTATGCTTGAAAACATACAACATCGAATCATAATATTCCATAAATTCAAATGTAACGTTTGGAACAATATAATTAGTATGACAACGCAATATATTTTTGAACCCACATACTTGCGTATCATAACCTACGTTCAATTTTTGCGATGATTCTATCTTACATCCTAATGCATACGCTATCAATTGACAGCCTAAACATATACCAATTAAAGGTTTATCTAAAGAAATGCATTTCTTTATCAGATCAATAACATGCGCTAGATTTTGATCGACAGCATCACATATAGAATGATGCCCCCCCAATATGATAACCGTTTTATATCTATTCAAATCTATTACAGAAACATCTTTTTCAAATGATTTTATTATTTCCACATCATCTAAATATTTATTTATATGTGTAACCACATTTCCATTTTGAATCACAAGATTCATATCTTCTACAAATTACAATATAAATAATTTTAGGAAATGAGTGATACTTCTATTGTGCTAATGCTGATATTTTCATAAAATCATCAAATCTGTTTGCGAGAATATGACTGTCAGTTTCTAGCGAATCCAAATACTTCTTGATATTCATCTCTCGCCACGAATTGAACCATTTAGATTGATGATATTCAATTTGTTGATTGATGAGTGTCAGATCATTGTGTATATCACAAATTACGGAAGAAAGATACATTAAGCTCACTTGTAATGGATCTGCTGCTGTCCTATATTTTGTTGATTCTGTCAAAGATCTATCATCTACAACTGTAAAAATAACTGACTTATCACAAATGTGTTCTTTGATATCGATCGTTTTAATTTTATTGTATTTTTTTAGAATGGTACTTATTAAATTGATACGATATTCAATGTCCAATTTTTTGATAAAATTATCAACATCTGGATTTTTATGACTATATATCGATTTAATAACTTTACACATCCCAAATGTCATCGTACTGATGCCTGATATTAGGCCACCGTATAGCCCTTGCGTTATTATTCCATACGGAATCATTGCCATTTTTGATTATTAGTAAGATATTATATATTATTATGCGTCACACAACGAGGTAATAATACAATTATTTGATATTGGTGCTCTAAATTTGGCACCACATACAAATTAAGATCTGGTATTTCTTCCCTATTCTATATTGATCTAAGGTTGATAATCGGTGTGCCATAATTGTTGCAGAAGATAGCAATGATGATGTATGATATCGTTAAAAATAATGAATTTGATCAATGTTGTGGCGTTCCGAACACCGCTTTGCTATTGGCGACGGTCATTTCGATAAATCAAAATATTCCATTGTTGATGATCCGAAAAGAGGCCAAAGATTATGGTATAAGCAGATTGAAGTGATTTATCGAGAGAATGACAAGTGCTTATTAGTTGAAGATTTAGTAACAAGTGGCGGCAGTGTGATGAAAATTACAGCAATCCTTAAACAAAATAATATTGATGTGACAAATATTGTTATATTTGTTGATAGGGAACAACGTGGTAAACAAAATATAGTTGATGCTGTTTTTACAATAACCGAGATTATTGAAATTCTTGTTGCTGAAGAGAAGATAACATCACAAATAAGGGATGATGTTAGAAATAATAAAATGATATCATTATATCATTTTATTATGTTTTTTTTGGAGCACATTGTCTGCTATTTTCGTCACGGAAGCAGATGTTGTCGACATAGTATTGATAACCAAAATAACCGCCAGCACCTAATATAATTAAAAGTAGTATGATGACTACGACCCACCATACAACATTGCTGCCACAAATTTCATCTTTAAATTTACCGCATTTGATTGATTCTGCAGGAGTTAGGCCAGACATTCGATATTCTTACGCAATATTTTATTTTATATCATCTATTAAAAACATCATTTTGTACTATTATAAACGATATATGCTCCTGCCAAAATGATAGCAATATCAATTGCAATAGGATCATATTGAGTGTATGATTTGTTAGCGATATATGCATCATCTGGATCTGCTGGATTGACCCAAACGTCCACGATTGTACCAGGCTTCAAAACGTGAGATTCATATTGCGGAATAGTTGGATTATCGTACCATGGTTCGTGGTATGAAAATTTATAACTAGTATATTCCTTCCCATTATATGTATAAGTGAACGCAACTCTTACGCGATATAATAGCATTCTGTACGAGTTGGACCAAATCAAGCCGCTAAAACCGTCACTTTCCGATTTCGTTTCAATATATGTTTCAACTATTTTACCAATTCCTTTTTGTTTTTCCCATCCATTTATTTCGTTTATTTTATAAAACATTCCTAATTCGGATAGCAACATTACAAAACCTACAATCATCATTAGTATACCGGTTATGTATCCTGCAGATAACAATACTTTTAGTAAATCATTTTTGATTCTGACGATGCTTTCATTGATTTTCTTAACTTCATCCATATTAATAATTATATGGTGATAAATTATTTTCCCATTATGATATATAATCTATGGCCGGTAGAAAAAAAGTAGCAAATTTTGCAATTTCAAATAGAGATATCAAGCAAGTCGGCTCAAAAAGGTCACATCATAAATGTGCTCATCATGCAAATTCGTATAATTATTCAAGCAACGTATCTATGCATAATCAAATCGTCAATGATCTTGTTGCTAATCAAGTCCAAGTTGATATGACAACACCCATAAATGCAACGATAGCTTTCCATTTTTTAGCCCAACCTGGCACATTTGATACAGCTGACGTATTTAGTCGCGCATTAGAAGTTGTTGCTGTGATCAATGATGATTTTAATAATTATTCGACGAATCCGCGTACAATGAACAATCTCAAATACACTAACGTTGTGAGCCAAGTTTTTACAGGGGATTTGGAAAAACAAGATGTCTATCTGAGTGAGGATTATTTGGACGTTATCCCAGAGGCACCGTCAAATATAACGTTTGAATTAGGAGAGATTTATTATTACCCAGTGACATCTTTATTGAATCTGGCTGCGTATGATGATATTAACGAAATAGAATTAGAATATCAAGCGATTCGGCAATTCATATCCCGAAATCAAGCGTTTGCTATCCGACCAGATAATTTCCTGAACATTTGGATCGTCGATATGGTCAATACAGATATTTTGGGATTTTCTAATTTCCCTTGGGAAGTAAATGATTTGCATAATGGAATTATTATCAATCGTATCGTATTTTTTCCAGAAGAATTGGTAGCAAATGGATTATTTTTTCCATATGATAGATTTAAAACTTTTTCGCACGAAATAGGACATTATTTTGGTCTCTTGCACATTTTTAATAATGATAATGATAACGCACAATACGCAGCGGTGAACATCAATGAAGGAGAACAAGTAGGATTTGATGGTGGCGGTCAATTTACAGGTGATTACATCGCAGACACTCCAATTCAGTTTCAACCAACGTATGATCCGACTGATATCTTGACAAGCCGGGAATTATTGACAAATCCAGATTATAATCCTCTGTTCATGAATTTTATGGATTATACATATGATAAATATCTTACTAATTTTACATACAATCAAATTCAAAAAATGCGATATATGATCTTTACATACAGACCTGGTATCGTCGAACCAACAAGTGTTCTTCCGACTCCGGTATTTAATCCAGTAACGAACACTATAATCGAAGATGATATTATCGATCCGGAATTTGTAAGACGATCAACTGAGCCGGGATCTTTTAAAAATCTCAGCTATCCAGATAATTTTGGCAAGGCTTCCAAATATGCAACCCGTCTCAAGCTAAATAGTGCAAACAATGTAAATCAGGAACAAAAGTATAATAAATATGGACAACTTAATACTATGAAAGAAAATCCTCCACCTAAACTTCAAATAGAAAGACCGCAAAAAAGATTTACAAGAACGAAACCATTGTAAAAAATTTGCTATTGAATGTTAATTATAATTTATGTCGTAAGTTATAATTGACGCAGCAAATCCAATAAATAATCGTGAGTGTAATTATCAAAGTGATATCTATCATAATAAATGCAATCGCTGATGAAATTGAATCAATACCTAGCAGCAAAACAACGCACAAAAATTCCAGGTACATGTACCTATTGAGGAAAAACGTAAGATATTAGATAAAAATATTGCCCAACCTCAAAAATCCCAAACGCAGGTACCAATTGAGCGAAAACGTAAGATATTAGATAAAAATATTCCCCAACCAGTTTTGATTCGTAAATTACCCACTAAAAAGTATCCAATAATAGAATATAACGCAAACGACGAAATAATTTGTTCGGACTGCAAAGTAGAAACAAATAGGATCGATATATCTGGTAGTGGCAAAACACCGCCGGTAAAAAGAAAATTGGCACAGAGTAATGACACGTATGAAGATAAGCTAACACGATATGTTGAGAATATCAATAAACGTGTCTCGCGAAAGAAATAATTTATATCATTAATGTAAATTATTTTTCGATATGTTTGTCAATTATAACATCAAACGGTTTTTCGCCATTACCGATATTAATAAAATCTTCATTTTCGTCTAATCCTTTTGATAATACGTGTATCAAATTAACAGATGATAAGAACTGATAATCTATCTCTGTTTGTATTCCACTAAAATATTTATCTACATCTTTCAATGTTAAATTCTCTCGAACAACGTCGATATGAATATCCAATGTTAAATGAATCAATTTGTTCAATAATATATGTGGACTGAATTGTGCATAATATGACATTTCTAATATATTTGTAGTTTCCGCTGTGACAACTTCATTTTGTAGGTTTATATAACATTTATTGTAAAATGATTTAGTGCATTCTACGATCATATCAATTATTGTTCTGTTTGTTGTCGTTAATATCGATTTATCATAACTATTTTTAATGACAATATTATATATGATCTGTTCATGATGAGTAATAACTGTTGTTAAAAATTCTCGCACTAGAACTTGTAATTTGATCATGTACGGATTGATTTCTTGTTTAGGAAAAACAATTGGTACATCTTCTTGCATTACGAACGGTTCTACTTGTTGAAAATCAAAAGAAATTTGGTTAGTCGGTTTTTCTTCAGGTATTGTAGGATTTTTGGATTGGACTGTTTTATCTTTTTTGCACAATAATTGATGCATCTGTACTGTTTTAATTTATTAAAAACATATTTATGTGTTATTAATAAATCAATTTTTATTCCCGATAAGCAATTATCCCATATGTCATAATGGGACCATATGATAATGCAATACTTCTACCAACTAAATTGATGTCCGTGGAGATGGTATTATTATCGATTTTAATAAGTTGCTTACCAATGGCATTATTGCACGTATCTCCAAATTCATGAACATTTAGCTCGTATGGTTCTTTTGGGGGTATAAATGACACGGTATCAACTTCCACACGACTAGGATACGTAGTTAACAAAAGAAATCCATGATTAGGCAAAATGCAAACTGTTTTTATTATTTTGAAAAAGGAGTATTTCATTATTATATTATTACATTGGTTTTAAGTTCGTATAAATCATATAATTGACTTTGGAGAAACACAGTGGACATACCCATTTCGCTCCTTTTCGGATCCATTCACTCCAAGTTTCGTAACCATACGAATGCAGAACTTTTTCGCACAACACATATTTATCGCCTTCATTTATTGGTTCTTGCATGATACCACAGATGGCATTACCGATAAATCTGTGTTTAACTTCTTCTTGCAATCCAAATCTTATTTTATCATCCACAGAAAGCAACGTTAGGATCTCATGATCAAGTTGTACAAAATATTGTATTATCTCGCACCTTTCACATTTCTTAGCCATCCCTACGGCTTGATAGTTTTGTTGTTTGATTGATATTCCTCCGTCAACAAAATACTTTACGATGTCCAAATGTCCGCCAAATCGAATACTGTTAATGAAAAACACGAACATTTGATCTGGCGCTGATTCGAATCCAGACGCGGGGCAAAAAAATTTTAGTATATCTAAATGATTATTCATGATAGCCTGAATTGAAATTTTGCTAGCTACTTCAAATATATTCGGAAATTTATATTTTTGCAAGATTAACTTTAATAAATCTAGCTGTCCTACATGTGCCAAGTAATATATGCACTCGTAGTTATTTGTATCAATCATTACTTGTTTGTCAATTAAATAAGCCAATAATTCAAACATCTTCATTTTTGCACATAACATCATGATACTACTCACATAATTGGACAAGGTAACTTTATCCGCTAACATTTTGATTATGTCCGGTCGATTATTGTTCAATGCGTTATGGATGACTGATTTGATATTGATCATGATAGGTGTAGGAAATATATCTGCAATCTGTAAAAAATTATCTGTCAACGTACCTATTTCGAACATATCTGCATCGAGAATATCAACATCTAATGTATCGACGATAAATTCTGGCAAAACACCTGTACTGTTCATATTTTCGAAACTTTTTTGGAGATTTTCGCGAAAGGATGGTAAGTTTAATATTTTTTTGATAATTTTTTCTTTAATGTTATTTTGCATGTCAATATTCGTATTATATAACATAATTTTAAGTATCTTGTTAAATTGTTTACGTATTGGATCAGCAAAAATTATGCATCAGAAGTTCACAAACAAATATTTGTGTGTTCAAATTTTGTGATAATAGTTTCTTGGAGCGATAACACTCGAAATATTATCGAAATATTGTGTTGGTGGGATTTAAACACGTAAAAAATGTTAATTTAATTTGTATGATTGCTATCATACAACAACATATTTTGTGAGGACATTATGTATCATATAAATTTTAATTTCACTGGGGGAAACCCTAGTGAATTTTTTTCGTATCACTAGGAAGAAAAAAGATTTTTATTTCACTGGGGAGAAAAATCCCCAGTGAATTTTTTTTTATGCACTGGGGGGAAAAATCACTGGTGATTTTTACGACCGACTCAATATCAACTACGTTTATCTATATTTCATATATTTCGAGTCTTGTCAATATGGGGCTCTCAAAAGTCGTCACATTGAATGGACCAATATTGGCGTATTCAAAGTTCTGCCAATGAAAATCTTCACAAATCTCGTGACATCACATTGAACGGACTAATGTTGGCATATTCAAAGTCTCGTCGATGCGAATCTCCACAGATCTCTTGACGTCACATTGAATGGACCAATATTGGCACGTTTAATGTCTCGTCTATGCAAACTTCTGCAAATCTCTTGGCATCACTTTGAATAGACCAATATTGGCACGTTCAAAGTTTCGTCGACGCAAATCTTTTACAGATCTCTTGACGTCGCTTTGAATGGGCCAATGTTGGCATATTCAAAGTTTTATCAATGCAAAACTCCATAGATTTCTTGGCATCACTTTGAATAGACCAATATTGGCACGTTCAAAGTCTCGTCAATGCAAAACTCCATAGATTTCTTGACATCACTTTGAATAGACCAATATTGGCACGTTCAAAGTCTTGTCAAGAAAACTCCATAGATTTCTTGACATCACTTTGAATAGACCAATATTGACACATTCAAAGTCTTGTCAATGCAAACTTCTTCAAATCTCTAGATGTTACTTTAAATGACCAATATTGGCGTGTTCAAAGTCTCACCGATGCAAATTTCTTGGCATCACTTTGAATAGACCAATGTTGGCACGTTCAAAGTCTCGTCAATGCAAACTTCTTCAAATCTCTCGATGTTACTTTGAATGACCAATATTGGCACGTTCAAAGTCTCATCGATACAAATTTCTTGACATCACTTTGAATAGACCAATATTGCCATGTTCAAAGTCTTGTCAATGCAAATTTCTTCAAATCTCTCGATGTTACTTTGAATAGACCAATATTGGTACGTTCGAAGTCTCGTCGATGCAAATTTATTGACGTCACATTCAATAGACCAATATTGTCACGTTCAAAGTCTTGTCGACGCAAACTTCTTGAAATCTCTCGATGTTACGTTGAATAGACCAATATTGGCACATCAAAATCTCGTCGATGCAAATTTCTTGACATCACATTCAATAGACCAACATCGTCACGTTCAAAGTCTTGTCAATGCAAACTTCTTCAAATCTCTCGATGTTACTTTGAACAGACCAATATTGGCATATTCAAAGTTTCAACAATGCAAATCTCTTGACTCTACTTTGCACAAACCTCTCGACTTTGAATAGACCAATGTTGGCATATTCAGAGTCTCCGCGACGCAAATCTCTTGACTTTAAATAGACCAACATTGACACATCCAAAGTCTCGACGCAAACTTCTGCAAATCTCTTGACAGCGCTTTATCAACATATTTGAATGCTAAATAACACAATCTTATAGATAACACTTTGAATGACAAATATAATTTATTAAAAATGTAACCAATTAGTATTAAAATGTGCGATTCATGGATTCGCGTTGATTCAAATATGTGCGTATATGAAAATAGTTGTCTATACACAAATTTTAATTTAGCATCATCTATTTTTGATTGCGATTTTGACAGAAAAACTATATCGTCAGTCAGCATAATTAAAAAAGGAGATGAATCGATTGATATCAATATCGTGTTTGGTGATGGGAGTTGTTGCAAAGATGGCGATAATATAGTGGATGTCGTCAATTCTGTTATGAGCACTGAAGTTAATTCTGTATTGTGCGTCAAAACAAATGATTGCAATTTGATGAAAATGAATTTAACATCATCGATATTCAATTCAATATTTCGTTGTAAAACAATAATATCTGTTGATTTATTTAAAAATTATAATAATTCAGTTAATTTCGATATTGCGTATCAACCAAATGGTCCAATAATGAAATGTAAACCAGTAGATTCAAGAATGTGCGTCAAAAATAGCGCTAGTAACATATTACGTTTCAATTTAGCATCGAGTGTTTTTGATAATGTATTCGATTTGAAACCAATTTTATGCAGCGAAGTGGTAAAAAAAAGAGACGGCTCGATTGATGTCAATATTACGTTCCAATCTTGCACTATCACTAAACAACATTTTCCGTCAAATCCTGCTTATAATGGCTTAATCAACAATCCGATTTATAATTCGATCTATTATAATAATGCCTACACTGAATCTATTACTTCATAATTATTTGTATTTTGAAATCATGTTTTCTAATGTAATTTCGTCAGCTCCTTCCAAGCGCGATAAATATTTACCATCTTTAAAGAAACAAAACGTTGGTAACGATTCTACTTTTAATAATGCGCATGCTTCCTTGAGAGCAACTGTATCATAATCTATTTTATAAAATTTGATATCTGGATATTTAACAGACATCGCTTCTATTTTTGGAAGTGCACGCATGCATGGTCCGCACCAAATGGCAAAAAAATCTATGATGATCAATCTATCCGAATCCAATGCATTCTTAAGGTCAGGGAGAGTTGTAATCTCGGTAATCATGCGATAAATTATACTATAAGATCATAGTATAATTTATTGATCAATAACTTATCAATATCTATTTTTTAGGTTTGCTGGTTTTAGATCCACTGACTTTTTTCTTAGGTTTTGTGGTCTTTTTAGTTGTAGTTTTTTTTGTCTTTTTAGTTGTCTTTTTTGGAGTTTCCCACATTGATTGCATTGGTTTCTTTGTCTTTTTAGATGTACGTTTCTTTGCAGATTTTCCCACATGTTGTGTTTTGGAACCACTAATATGTTTCTTTGTTGTTTTCTTTGCGGGTTTTCCTCCATGTTGCGCTTTAGAGACATGTTTCTTTGTTGATTTCTTTGCAGTCTTAGATCCACTCGCTTTTTTCTTAGATCCACTCGCTTTTTTAACAGTCTTGGATCCGCTAGCTTTCTTTGCAGTCTTAGATCCGCTAGCTTTCTTTGCAGTCTTAGATCCGCTAGCCTTTTTGGCAGTTTTCTTTTTAGGATTAGCGGTTTTGGATCCGCTTGCTTTAGGTTTTTTGCCACCAGTTTGTTTTTTCTTGTGAGTCTTTGTTGATTTCTTTTTAACAATTTCATCCAATTTGTCTAGCATTGCTTCATGAGTTATTGCTCCTCCTTTCGCCTTTTCTTTCTTTTTATCAGCTTCTATTTGTTTTACATGTTCAACGACTTTTTTTTGCGCTGCGATTCTTTTCATAAGGTTTTCTTTTCTTCTAATAATACTTTGTTTTTTTCCGTTTGCTGTTTTAAGTTGAGAAGGAGTAGATCTATCATCTTTTATAACAACATTAACCATTCTAATTTCCTTAGTTAAAATACCAATTGTATCCTGTAATCTTCTTAATTTAAGTTGTTCATCGATAAGATTATATCGTTTACCGCTCTTCTCTTTCTCCGTAAGGAATCTTGGGGCGATAGCTACTCTACCAAACCGCCTAACTTGATTAGTTTGAGCGCAGTATTCTGCAGTACCCATTCTTCTACCCGGAGGAGCCTGTTCTTTAACACCACAATATGGTTTATTTTCCGACATTCGTTACTTATTAATAGTGAGATTTTTTTTTGAACGCATTTATATATTCATCAATAATTTATTGATGAATATGTAATATTATTTATTCAGATTCTGTTTCGTTTTCGTTAGAATCTTCGTTAGAATCTTGACTATCATCTATCGCTTCGTTAGAATCTTCATCTGCATCAACTGGTTTAACTGCCTTTTTAGCAGGCGCTTTTTTAGCAGGCTCTTTCTTAGCAGGTTCTTTCTTAGCAGGTTCTTTCTTAGCAGGCGCTTTTTTAGCAGGTTCTTTCTTAGCAGGCGCTTTTTTAGCAGGCACTTTCTTAGCAGTTTTAGAACCACCTGTAATTATTCCTCGTTTGAGCTTTTCTTTCGCCCAAGCATCTGGCATGACCTGTTTCATGATTTCCTTTTGAGTTAAATCTGGATGTTGTTTTTTCAACTCTGTCATCATTTCTTTGACGAAATTGTTATATACAGTTGGTTCTCTTTTAGGTTTATCACCTTTATCTGCTTTTTTAGCTGGTGCTTTCTTAGCAGGTGCTTTGGCAGGTGCCTTTTTAGCAGGTGCTTTTTTAGCAGGTGCCTTTTTAGCAGGTTCATCTTCGCCATCTTCCTCATCATCTTCTTCAGGTTCAACGTCCGCTTTCTTTGGAGGCTTTTTTGCAGGTGCTTTTTTTGCAGGTGCTTTTTTAGCGGGTGCTTTTTCTTCCTCTTCATCGTCATCACCAACATCTTCCTCTTCAGGTTCAATATCTGCTTTCTTTAAAGTTTTTTTAGCAGGGGCTTTCTTTGCAGGGGCTTTCTTTGCGGGAGCCTTTTTAGCAGATTCATCTTCACCGTCATCCTCTTCCTCATCATCTACTACTTTCTTGGCAGCAGTTTTTTTAGTGGGAGCTTTCTTGGCAGGTTCTTCGTCTTCATCCTCTCCACCTTTCTTAGATTTTGCGGGAGCTTTCTTTGCCGGAGCCTTTTTAGCAGGTTTTTTAGCAGGTTCTTCCTCTTCGTCGTCTTCATCTGCTTTCTTTGCAGCAGTTTTCTTGGATGGAACTTTTTTAGCTGGAGCTTTTTTGGCTGGTGACTTTTTTTTTGGAGCTTCATCGGAACCATCTTCATCGGCGCTAATATCCTCCTCATTTGAATCGTCTCTTTGGCCCAATGATTCATCTTGGGATATTTGGTCAGAAATATCTTCTTCAGATTCTGGGACAACTTTGCTGTTTTTTTTAGACATATTGAACTGATAAGTTATGATGATTATTTATTTATATCCTTTTGGTCTCTGGCAATTTTTTTATCAATTTTTTTTGGATTTCATAGGAAAAATATATGTTGTGATAGTATAAATGTCTGATCATCTAGGTTTTTCTGATAAAATAGGTATTATGGATCCGGAGGGCAAGAATAACAACCCATTGACCCAAGAGCCATATAGCGACAGATATCGACAGTTAAGCGTCGATCCGGATAAAGGATGGTCGTTTTATCCAGCCTACGATAAGGCTAAAGAAATTTTGAAGTCATTGCATGATAACCAATTGACTTTGATTATTTCTGGTACTGGATCAGGGAAGACGGTATTGCTGCCTAAATTTGCCCTACATTATACTAATTACAAAGGCAAGGTCGCCATAACGTTACCAAAAAAAAGTGCGACAGCATCAGCGGCAGAATTTGCAGCGTTAACGCTTGATGTCCCCATTGGGAACGACATTGGTTATGTACATCGAGGGTCACCAAAAGAAGCCATAAGTCAAAATACCAAAATGATATATATGACAGACGGCACATTAGTCGCAAAACAAATACGAGATAAATATTTATCTGAATATGACGTCATTATTATCGACGAAGCTCACGAACGTAAAGTGCAAATTGATTTTATTTTATTATTTTTGAAAGGGATATTGGAATCAGGAAAAAGACCAGATTTGCGTGTAATTATTATGAGCGCAACGATTGATGGCAAAAAATATCAAAATTACTTTAGCGGCATCAAAAGTCATATTATCAACATTAGTGGCAAACCTAACTACGATATAGATGTCAAATTTCTTGATCATCCTATCACTAATTATATGAAAGAGGGGCCGTTGTTGATTGAAACACTCTTAAATGAAGGAGTTAAGGAGGATATCTTATTTTTCATCACTGCATCTGAAGAAGCAAAAAAATTGTGCAAAATGATTCGACCAAAATATCCAAAAGTGTATTGCATTGAAGTATTTTCTGATATGGATCCAAAATTAAGATTGTATGCGACGGATAAAAATCAATATCATGAATTAGGAAATTATGATCTCAAGATGGTGATGGCGACAAATGTCGCAGAATCATCATTGACGATAGATGGATTAAAATATGTGATAGATTCTTGCCACGAATATCATAATTCCTATGATCCGTATGCAATGGGATATGTTATGGAAAAAAAATTGATCACAGAAGCACAAGCGTTACAACGTAGAGGTAGAGTAGGTAGAACTGAACCCGGTACTTGTTATCATCTGCTGACGAAGAAACAATTTGACGCACTGGAAAAATATCCAGCGCCAGATATCTTAGAGCAAGACATCACCATCGATTTGTTAGGAATAATCAAAACCACCGACGATAAATCTTATTTTGCAGGCATAGAATCAATAAATAAGCTTATGGATGTTCCTAAAAAGAAAATTTTAGAAGTAGCATATGATTTATACAAATTATACCATGTTATTGATGCGAACGGAATATTGACACATATTGGCTCTGATATTACAGAATTTAGTACTTTGAAAATTCAACAATCATTGTTTTTGATTTATTCTTATCAGATGTTTTGCGCCAAAGAAGCTAGCATCATTGTGACAATGATCGAAATATTAAAGGGTAATTTTTCGAATTTATTTTACAAATCATCAGATGATAATGATCATGGTAAAGCATCCAAGCAGATACTCAAAAAAATTATCGTCAAAGATAGCGATCATTTGTCTTTTTTGAAAATATTCAAAGAGTATGCTGATGCAGCTGATAAGAAAAAATGGGCGAACAAATACGGTATCAGACTTGATATTATGAATAAAGTGAAAACCGATGCAGACAAATATTATTATCGAATAATTAATATTTCAAAGGCTTATCAAGAAGCAAGAGTTGCAGATGTTGCTGTTGAAATTAGATTGATTCGTGCATTACGTAGAAGTCACGATCATATGCTAGCCGAAAACTTGACTCCTATTTATCCTACAAAGAAAAATGAAGGAGAGGTTAGTAAGAATTCTGTCGTTAATTATTCGTATACCAAAAAAGATTTGGCGAGGAAAAGATTTATATATGACGAATTGATACAAACAAACGGAAATTGGGAATTTTCATGTGTTACGTTAATTGGTAACACAGATTAGATCTCTCACTATGCGACAGATTATGTATATATATATATTATTAGTCACGAGTCGTAGAAAAACAGGAGCAACTGGACTAATCGGAATTGATTGAGTTACGGAACCACAAGGAATTGATGGGAATACAGGAGCAACAGGCCCACAAGGATTCCTGGCGGACCAACTGGATTACAATGTATTCACGGATAAACGGGTCCAATCGGAGCAATGCCGGATCTTCAAGCGGGGAGTACTAATATCTGTTCAATTGGCGTGTCAGGAATATACAATACGCCAATAGTATTCCCAATTTCATTCTCTAGTGCACCAGTTGTCTAATCCCACAATATTACGCCATAAACATTGATTCTTATATTATCACAACAACTGCAACTGATTTTACCATTAACAACGCATTAGATATACAAGTGATAATAAATTGGATCGCAACTGCCCCACATTCATACCATAATGTGAAAAATAAAATCTATTATTCACATTATTTAGCTTCTAAAGTGGCAACTCTTGCGATGAGAGATGCCGTTCCTTGTTCTGCTGTTGCAAGACGAGTTTGGAACGCATCATTTTGAGCGCGCAATGATTGTGTTTCTTGTTCAAGGGCAACGATGCGATTTCGCAACTCTTTATTTTTGACGGACATGCACTCTTTATGATTGTCCAAATTCTTACGTGTTTTTTCTTCAAACGATAAAGGTTTAGGATTTATTTCGATATTAGTGGTCGCTTTGTCCCCGTATTTGGGAGTGACGATGATTTGAATGGTCAACGGTTTGTATTCGTCACTCTTTGATGGAAAGACAATTGTGTGCATGTTATCTAATTGATTTAGTACAAAATCATTGATAATTCGATATTTTGTGAGAGGAGGATAATTTACATAAAAGGAACTAGTTAACGAATCATTTTTTGAATTCGCAGATTGTTCTGATGTGATTATAGTTTCCCAAACAGCATAATCTTCCTTTCGAACCACGCTAATAGATAAATATTGGACATCAACATGAGTTACCATTTTAAAGGTATATGTTAATTCATCGTGAGTGTATGAGAATGATTGGTCTTCGGCCATATGAGAATGATTATTATTATTAATTACATAGTTCCTGACTGTTTTTTTGTCAATTTTTTTTGAAAAAAATTGATTTTAAAAAGGCCAGAGGATAGTCAACAAACTATAGACATACGATTGATCAGATGAACAGTAACGTCGAACGTAAAATTATTTATGAAGAGAATGACGTATCATATACCTTTACATTATTTGAGAACGTATTACATATTGAAGCTGTTTGGCAAACCGACTATGCAATGTGGACCACTACTATCGAATGCACCGCATTGAGTAACGAAAAAATCGCTGATGAATCAAAAATAGATACATCGTATATTGTAACAAATTATACGCCTACTGATAAATTTAACATCATAAATGATTATGTCAATAAAATGTTGAACCCTAAGGAATATGTAGTATGTTTCAAAAAAGTTAAAAATGCGGACACCGCGTTAGTCATCGAAATTATTACAAAATATCAATATAGTGAAAAAGAAGATGTTTCAATGATTCTGATCGATCCGAAACCAATTGGATTTAATGACAAGATCCTCAAAAATGTAGACATTCATAAAAACTCTACCAACATCAGATTTTCACAATTGAAGGATGAAATTAACACGAGACTGGTTGTGCTCGAGGACGGTCATAAAGCATTACGGACAGACGTTTCTTATATGTCAGACGATTATATAATTAAAGAAGAATTAGATGAAGCGCTGGCTCAAAAGCATAAGGAGTTAGACGATATATTTGCAAAAGTAACTACTGTTGATGATATAATTGTTAAATTTAGTGAAAAAATGAAAACGGAATTAGTGGGAATGGAAAAAAATTTAACAGAAAAGATGACTCAAATGCAAAGTACATTTGATACAAAATATGCCGAAATGGAAAATAAGATGAAATCGATGCAAAGCGCATTTGACATAAAATATGCAGAGCTAGAAAAAACAAATGCTGATAAAATTACGACAACGTTAACAGCTTTACAAGGTCAGATGACTAAATTACAAACTGATCTAGAAACATGTATGAGTAAATTACCACAATGATTTTTTTCAATTGTTTAAATTAAAAAATTGAAAAAATAAATTATAACACATCCTAATATAATATTTGATAAACAAAATGAACATCTACGAACTGTTCGATCTATCTCCAACTCACGGTTTTCTTTCAAAAAATCCAACGCCAAAATCAATTCGGCCCCCATACGATATATATATGCGCATCGCTAACCAATTACCCGAACTTGTGCGAACACGTGAGATCCAAAAGGTAATCGGCGATTTGCCACTTATCAAAATACTAGAAGATACATCAATAGAAGAATATCGAACATTGTATTCAATGTTGACGGTCATTCAAGCCGGTTATATTTGGTATTTAGGAGAAGGTAATCATCATCGTCAAATTCCAAAACAACTTGCCGTACCACTACATCATGTATCTAAATATCTCGGCCTACCACCTCTTGCAACACATGCCGCCTTAGATTTATATAACTGGCAATTGATCGATCCTAATGGCAAATTTGAACTAGAAAATTTAACGAATGCATTTACGATAACAGGTGATAAATCAGAGTCGCATTTTTATCTTGTGATGGTAGCGATTGAATATATTGGCAGTGATATTTTGAACGCAATAATTTTGTTGATATCTGGCCAGACAAACATTACTGATGCTTTACAAAAAATAAGTAAGAGTATTACTAGGATTATCGATATTATGAATAAATTACGTGCGGGATGCGATCCAAAGTTCTTTTATGATGTGTTACGAATTTTTTTGACAGGTTGGACGAATGAGATCTTATTTCCGAATGGGATGGATTTGGAAGATGTTGAATCGCATGTGCGTTGGTCGGGTGGTAGTGCAGCACAATCATCAATCATTCAAGTATTAGATATTTTCTTTGGCATAAAACACGCGCATCCGTTTCTAAACAAAATGCGCGAGTATATGCCAACAAAACATAGACAATTTTTGACATGGCTAGAATCTTCTCCTGAATGTCCGTCATTAATTCACGATAATGAAACTACAAATTTATATAATGAATGTATTACAAAATTATCGTTGTTACGATCGATTCATATGGGTTTCATTCACACTTACATTTTTAATCAATCAAGTGATAGCAGATCAGCAATTGCCAATGAAGGGACTGGTGGAACTCCATTGGGTAATCAAAATCCAGGTAACGAACTCATTAAAATGTTGAAAGATTTTCGCATAGAAACGGATGATGCAAAAATTATTTAAGAAACGTATGGTTTCTTAAATAGTTATGAGGGCTATTTTATTTTAACATCTATATAATATGATCACTAGAACTAAATATAGTTTCACGCCAGCAAAATCAGATCTTCACTGTACTTGCGCAAATTGTAGGAATAAAATTGCAAACTCTCAGGATAATACGGTAACTGCGCCAGTAAGAACTAGATTTGTCAAAGATTTGACAGTACGTTCTAAAAATCCAGTTATGCATACTATTCAACGCGATCTGATAACGAGATCATCTTCTCAACCACAATTGCTTACTCGAAATTCACCTATCAACGATTTATTACCTGTACAAATTTCTTCGAGATCAAATCCGTCAGTTCGAGATCTATCTGCAAAACCTCTTGCACAAATTTCTTCGAGATCAAATCCGTCAGTTCGAGATCTATCTGCAAAACCTCTTGCACAAATTTCTTCGAGATCAAACCTGTCCGTTCGAGATCTATCTGCAAAACCTCTTGCGCAAATTTCTTCGAGATCAAATCCGTCAGTTCGAGATTTATCTGCAAAACCTCTTGCACAAATTTCTTTGAGATCAAATCCGTCAGTTCGAGATTTATCTGCAAAACCTCTTGCACAAATTTCTTCGAGATCAAACTACATCACGCGGCAAGGTACTCGAATAGATTCAAATATTGTATCAGCAGGAAATAATAAAGGATTAGTAGGATTGATGAATTTAGGAAATACATGTTATATGAACGCATCATTACAATGTTTGCGCTGTGTTGATACGTTAAAAAGATATGTTCAGACAAGTGATTATTCTAAAAATGATGTTACCGGTCATTTTTTAGAATTCGTTAAGGATGTTTGGCAAGCGACTACAATATATAACCCACAGAAAATTAGAACTGGGACAGCGTTAGAGAATGATCAATTTAGAAATAATGGTCAACATGATGCGCAAGAGTTTTTGAATACGCTGATGGACGCGATGCATGAATCGTTGAAGGAGAATAGAATATCGATAATATCAGATACGTTTTATGGCAAATATGAAACGATCGTGAAATGCAAAAGTTGCGACGGAATGACAAAGACATATGAAGATTTTATGTTTTTGACTTTGCCTGTATCGGATAGTGATATGGATGATTTAGATGGATTGATAAAGAAGTCATCACATTCAGAAGAGTTATTCGGTGAAAATCAATATTATTGTGAGAAATGTAAAAAATTGAGCAACGCTTTGAAGGTAGTCAGTATTTCGAAATTGCCAGATGTATTGATCGTTCATTTGAAAAGATTTACTAAGACGAATAAAATAAATAATTTTGTAAACGTGCCAAATAAATACGGCGAACATGAACTAATCGGTGTTATAAATCATTCTGGTGGATTGAGTGGTGGACATTACACTGCAAACGTTTTGATAAACGACAAATGGTATTTGATGAATGATAGTTCATGCAGGGTTATGACCGAGAATGTTATTACACATCAAGCATATATATTGTTTTATGAAAAAAAATAAAAATAATTGGTCATTGTTTTTATTTTTTACTATTCTTTTGTAAGAAATTTTGTATCAACATCGGATCAATTGCTCCAGTATCGTTTGTATTTAGGCTAGATACGTTAGCACATTGTTTAAGATGGTCCGCCATTGCTTTATCTTTTTCGGGCCCATTTTGTTCTTGTTTTTTAAGATTCAAGAGAGATCCCATCATACCTTTTATTTCTGGCGGTACTTCGCCATTTTCGTTTGTGGTATTATTCATAGTATCTTCAAATACTTCTGTAATTGCGCCAATAGCACTTTGAAATGCAGCAGGATCATTCTCTAAATCCCCTCTTAACTCTTCTGCAACATTTTGTGCGATTCCGAGCATTGTTTGCATAATATTACCACCAGTTAAATCTTCGCTTTCTAATTTCTGTCCAATCAAATCGATCATCTTAAACATAGAATTATTCCCATCCAAACCCTTTTTAGAAAAAATTCCTTTTACTTCCTTTGTAGCATCTCCAACGTTGTTTGCATTTATTCCAGATTTAACGATTTTGTTGTTCAAAAAATTATCTAATGACATCATTTTATTGATATTATTTTCAGCTTCCTTGTCAGCAATAACGGTCAATGTTTCTTCAATAAATTTAGAAGCTATCGTAAACACTTGTTCTTTTTCAGGATCGCTATTATGATTCTTTGCCAAAAGGAACTGTGTCATGTAAAATATTAACCTAGTATGATCCCATAATAGTTCGCTATATTTGTTTTCAGTTAAGAAAAATGATAAAGTAATGTTGGGAAAAGTGCATATTTTATGTTGGGAAATGTGTGCTAACATATCATTCATATTATTGTTACATAACGATGAATGTTCTCGCAAAGATAAAAGCTTGTACTGATTTTCTTTGTCTTTGAGGTTCACAGGATTATTATTACCGTCTAATTTGAGGACAAGATTAAATCTTTTTAGAGTTTTTCTGATAAAAAGTTCGTCTTCGCTTGTAATTTGATCAATTCCTGCTATTTTTTGAATCTTGTTACATAATTGAATGGTTCTCTCGAGCATGACGTCATGGCGTGTTCCTTTGTTAGCAAGAATACAAATCTTGAAATAAGTAGATAGCTGATCGACGAATGCGCGAATATTGATAATATTTTCCATTTGTACTATATATAATTGGACTATCAAAATATTTTGAATTTATACGCACTTGGTTTTTATCAAAAAAATTGATAAATAAAAGATCTTGAAAAAAAATACTACAGGAACAAAGTATCTGTCATGGAAAGATATTTGGTCAAAGTTAAAATATCGAAGTTTGCACAATTTTATATTACAAACAGAAAAGAACTGGAAATTATCAAACAATTAGATTATTACAATGAAGGAGGTTGCTGTGGCCAATCGCAATGTGTTGTATGCAAATTAGGTGGTTGTAGGTTTAAATATCTTGACGATATCGAAATAACTGATAAAAACGAGGAACTGATTGATTTTGTTGACGATGCACAATATTACACATTATCGAACTTAATTGACATCACAAAGGAGCAGGATGATTATGATGACGGGGCAGAATTTTATCGTCTGGTGCAGATGATTGGGAACAAAGATATACAAAATATTGGGATATTAACAAATGAATTTTATTTTGATGCAAGTGAAGGCGAGTTAGCGAAAATAAATTAGATCATTTTATATATTTTAGGGATATGATTCAACATTTTACATATGCAGAGTATATACAAATATTAAAATATATGAAAGAGAAAACGAAAAGAAAATTATTTGAAAAGGTAACATTGATTTATGACGATGATATGAATTCGTTGGTTGAAATTTATCAAAGATTTGGATTTAAGAAATTGGTTGATGTGATCAAAAAATATTACGAGGAGGAGTTATTTTGTTTGACCCAAATGGATATTGCACTGTTTGATAAAAATGAACTGGTTGCGTTAAAGAAAGAATTAAAGGGCTTTCCAAATATTCGAATACGAAAAACGGAAACGCAAATAACGTTGGAAATTGATTACTGATATATTATCAGTGATCAATTAATAGAATTTGAATATATCGGCGTTTGATCTCACAGCAATTCTCTTGTCAGCAACATTGAATAATCAAATATTGGTGCATTCGAATCTCTTGCCAATAACATTGAATGATCAAATATTGGTACGTTCAAATCTCTGGATAATTCTTTCGTCAACAACACCGAATGATCAAATATTAGTGCATTCAAATCTTTTGGCAATTATCTCGCCAGCAACATTGAATGATCAAATATTGGCACGTTCAAATCTCCAGTGACGTTGAATGATCAAATCTCCAGGCAATTCTCTTGCCAGCAAAATTGAATAATCAAATATTAGTACGTTCAAATCTCTCGGCAATTCTCTCGCCAGTAACATTGAATGATCAAATATTGGGACGTTCAAATCTCATGGCAATTCTCTCGCCAGCAACGTTGAATGATCAAATATTGGGACGTTCAAATCTCATGGCAATTCTCTTGCCAGTGACATTGAATGATCAAATATTTACACGTTCAAATCTCTCGGCAATTATTTTGCCAGTAACATTGAATGATCAAATATTGGTGCATTCAAATCTCTCGGCAATTCTCTTGCCAGTAACATTGAATGATCAAATATTGGTGCATTCAAATCTCTCGGCAATTCTCTCGCCAGTGACGTTGAATGATCAAATATTGGGACGTTCAAATCTCATGGCAATTCTCTCGCCAGCAAAATTGAATAATCAAATATTAGTACGTTCAAATCTCTCGGCAATTCTCTCGCCAGTAACATTGAATGATCAAATATTGTCACGTTCAAATCTCTCGGCAATTATTTTGCCAGTAACATTGAATGATCAAATATTGGTGCATTCAAATCTCTCGGCAATTTTCCGCCAGCAACATTGAATGATCAAATATTAGTGCATTCAAATCTCTCGGCAATTATCTTGCCAGTAACATTAAATGATCAAATATTTGTGCATTCAAATCTCTCGGCAATTATCTTGCCAGTAACATTGAATGATCAAATATTAATGCATCCAAATCTCTCGGCAATTATCTTGCCAGTAACATTGAATGATCAAATATTAGTGCATTCGAATCTCTCGGCAATTCTCTTGCCAGCAACGTTGAATGATCAAATATTGGTACATTCAAATCTCAAGGCAATTCTCTTGCCAGCAACATTGAATGATCAAATATTGGTACATTCAAATCTCAAGGCAATTCTCTTGCCAGCAACATTGAACGACCAAATATTAAGGTATGCAATTCTCTTGCCATCAACATTGAACGATCAAATATTGGTATATTCAAATCTCTCGACAATTCTCTTGCCACAACATTAAAATGGTTAAATTTTCTGGCAATGCAGTTCTTATGGCAACAAACAAATATCATAAATATTTGTTTATCGTCTAATTATTTTTGAAATCAAACCTTTACGAATCGTAGCATCGTACCTTTCAGGCAACTCGATTTGCATGACAGTTTCAGGCAAATTATCAAGAGATTGATTAAAATTTTTTCCGAATCGTAAATGCGTTACTGACGGTGGTATGGAATCATATATAGATTCATTGAACGCGTCGCCAAATGTAATGTGTGTAATCGTTTGCGATATTTTTAGATTTTGATGATGATTAAAATAACCATCAGACGTCAGATGTGTAATAGATGGTAAATATTCCAATAACCACGCGTTTCCCATGCCGGTATATGTGTAGTGCGTAACTGATGGTAAAATACAAGCGGTCGTTTGATGATTTAAATAACAAGTTGTCAAATGAGTGACTGAATGAGGTATGTTCGACATATTAAAACCATAAGAGAATTTCAAATGTGTGACAGATAATGGTATTTTAATATTATGAGAAACAGAACAAAATCCTACATGTGCAACAAACGGTGAAATATTTGTATCGATAACTTCAAAATGAACATATTTTGCACGGTTTGGCTGAGCATTTTCGTAATGATTTATTTCTATATTTTCAAAATTGTCAAAATATAGTAACTTACCTATTTTTTCGACATTTATTTTATCTAAATATATGAATTTATATTTTAACGCGTCAGTCGATTTTGACGCCATGCAAAGATATATTTTTTCTTTATCGTTCAAATATTTTCCTATCTCAAAGAACGCGTCTATCATCTTTGTTTTGTAAAGATGATCATCATATTATTCTGTTATTTTCATTAGTCAATTTTTATTGGCACTCGGATAAATAAATATTGGACCTCCAAATTTTATGGTAATATATTGTTGATGCTAATATTGAATGAACAAATATTGGTGGATTCAAATCTTTCAGGAAGGGAATTGTCAGCAACGTTGAATAGACAAATATTGGTGGTTCAAATTTTTCGCCAACAATATCGAATGGACAAATATTGGTGAATCTCGAATCACTTGGCAAATATTTTGCCAGTAACATTGAATGATCAAATATTTGCGTATTCAAATCTCACGGCAATTATTTTGCCAGCAACATTGAATGATCAAATATTAGTGCATTTAATTCTCTCGCCAGTGACATTGAACGATCAAATATTGGCGCGTTCAAATCTTTCGGCAATTATTTTGCCAGCAACATTGAATGATCAAATATTAGTGCATTCAAATCTCTCGGCAATTCTCTTGCCATCAACATTGAACAATCAAATATTGGTGCATTCAAATCTCTCGGCGATTCTCTCGCCAGTGACATTGAACGATCAAATATTGGCGCGTTCAAATCTTTCGGCAATTATTTTGCCGGTAATGTTGAATAATCAAATATTGGTGCGCTCAATTCTCTTGCCAGCAACGTTGAATGATCAAATATTTGTGCATTCAAATCTCACGGCAATTATTTTGCCAGTAACATTGAATGATCAAATATTAGCGCGTTCAAATCTCTAGGCGATTCCTTTGCCAGCAATATTGAACGATCAAATATTAGAATATTAAATCTCTCGGCGATTCTCTCGCCGGCAACATTGAACGATCAAATATTTGTACGTTCAAATCTCTCGGCGTTTCTCTCACCGGCAACATTGAATGATCAAATATTATGCATTCAAATCTCCCGGCAATTCTCTTGCCAGTAACATTGAACAATCAAATATTGGCGCATTCAAATCTCACGGTAATTATTTTGCCAGCAACATTGAATGATCAAATATTGGCACATTCAAATCTCATGACAATTCTCTGCCAGCAACATTGAACAATCAAATATTGGTGCATTCAAATCTCACGGTAATTATTTTGCCAGCAACATTGAACGATCAAATATTAGCACATTCAAATCTCTCTGCAATTCTCTTGCCAGTAATATTGAACGAGCAAATATTAGTATATCTAAATCTCTCGGCAATTCTCTTGCCAGTAACATTGAATAATCAAATATTGGCACATTCATATCTCTCGCCAGTAACATTAAATGATTAATTTTATCGGTACATTCAAATCTCTCGCCAGTAACGTTGAACGATCAAATTATCGGCGCATGCAAATCTCTCGCCGGCAACATTGAACAATCAAATATTGGCACATTCAAATCTTATGGCAATGTAATTCTTGTGGTAATAAACAAATATCATAAATATTTGTTTATCGCCTAATTATTTTTGAAATCAAACCTTCACGAATCTTAATATTGTATGTTGCAGGCAGCTCTATTTGTACAATAGTTTCAGGCAAATTGTCAATCGACTTATTAAAATTTGCTCCAAATCGTAAATGAGTCACTGACGGTGATATGAAACTATCTATAGATGTATTGAATTTGTCGTTGAATGTGATATGCGTAATTGTTTGTGGCATTTTTACAAATAGACAACTATTAAAATTATCATGAAATATTAGATGCGTGACAGATGGTAAGTGTTCTAATAGCCATACATTACAACCTCCGTTATATGTATAATGTGTGACTGACGGTAATTTGTGATTGGTTATCATATAATTTAGATAGAAAGTTGTCAAATGAGTAACTGAATGAGGTATGTTAAGTATGTCGAAATAATATGTAATTTTTAGATGTGTGACGGATAATGGTATTTCAACAACAGAAAAACCTGCATAATAAAATTTAAAATGTGTAACAAACGATGGAACATTTGTGTCATCTGTTATAAAATGAACATATTTTACCCGATTTGGTTGAATATCCTCATAATGATTTATCTCCACATTCTCAAAGTTATCAAAATATGGTAATCCCATTATTTTTTTGACATTGATTTTGTTTGAATACATGAATTTATATTTCAACGTATCTGTTAATTTTGATACCATGCAAAGACATATTTTTTCTTTGTCGTTCAAAAATTTTCCTATTTCAACGAGTGCATCTATCATCATCTTGATCGCAAATATAACTATTGTGTCCTTCTATTGTTTCATTAGTCAATTTTTTCGATACGTTTGAATGTTGGTCTAATTAGATTTCTTAGAGATACAATTCTCACCAGCAATTTTGAATAAACAAATATCATTAATATTTGTTTATCGTCTAATTATTTTCGGAATTAATTCTTCGCTGATTTTAACGTTATACCTTTCGGGCAGTTCGATTTGCAACACAGTTTTAGGCAGATTATCAATAGGTTCATTAAAAAATGGTCCGAATCGTAAATGAGTCACAGATGATGGTATGTGATCATTCGGAATCGGATCAATCATTTCGTCATCAAAATAAATATGCGTAATCGTTTCTGGCATTTTCAGGCGTCGATAAGCACCAAAATCACGATTAGATACTAGATGCGTGACAGATGGTAAATGTTCCAATAACCACGCGTGACCCGAACCATAATAAGTATAGTGTGTGACTGATGGCAAATTGTAATTTGTCGATTGATACCTCAAATTTTCAGTCGCCAAATGAGTAACTGAACGAGGTATATTTGATATGTCAGAAATTTGTTTGAGACTCAAATGTGTGACAGACAAAGGTATATTAATATTATGTAAAATGTTGCAATCAAATTTCAAGTGCGTAACAAATGATGGAATATTTGTATCAGTCGCTTTAAAATGAATATATTTTACACGATTTGGTTGGACGTCTCCATAATTATTTATCGCCACGTTCTCAAAATTATCAAAATATGGTAACTCTATTATTTTTTTGACATTTATTTTATCCGAATATATGAATTTATATTTTAATTCGTCGGTAGATTTTGATATCATACAAAGACATATTTTTTCTTTGTCGTTCAAAAATTTTCCTATCTCGAAGAACGCGTCTATCATTTTAGTTTGCAAATATTATCATAATATTCCTCTGTTATTTTGGTTTGTCAATTTTTATCGACATACTCGAATGATCAAATATTAACATATTCAAATCTGGCAATACAATTCTTGCCAGTAACATTGAACGGACAAATATTGTCACATTCAAATCTTCTGGCGATACAATTCTTGCCAGTAACATTGAATAGATAAATATTGGCACATTCAAATCTTCTGGCGATACAATTCTTGCAAGTAATATTGAATAGACAAATATTGACGTATTCAAATCTTCTGGTAATACAATTCTTGCCAGTAACATTGAATAGATAAATATTGGCACATTCAAATCTTCTGGCGATACAATTCTTGCCAGCAACATTGAACGGACAAATCTTGGCACATTCAAATCTTCTGGCAGTGCAAGTCTTGCCAGTAACGTTGAACGGACAAATATTGGTACATTCAAATCTTCTGGCAATACAAATTTTGCCAGTAACATTGAACGGACCAATATTAACACATTCAAATCTTCTGGCAATACTGACACATTCAAATCTTCTGGCAATACAAATTTTGCCAGTAACATTGAACGGACCAATATTAACACATTCAAATCTTCTGGCAATACAATTCTTGCCAGTAACATTGAACGGACAAATATTGACACATTCAAATCTTATGGCAATACAAATCTTGTCGGTAACATTGAATAGACCAATATTGACACATTCAAATCTTATGGCAGTACAATTCTCGCCAGCAACATATTCAAATCTTCTGGCGATACAATTCTTGCCAGCAACATATTCAAATCTTCTGGCGATACAATTCTTGCCAGTAAAATCGAACAAGTTTCTAAATAACATAGTCTCTTGTCAATAGATTTGAACAGACAAATGTTTGTATGTTCAAATATTTATTTACAGCATAACTATTTTTGTAATTATATTTTCGCTAATCTTCAATCCATAAGTTTCACATAACTGAATTTGCACTACTGATATAGGGATCTCATCTAGCGCCTGATCAAAATGCATACCGAATCTTAAATGTGTCGCTGATTGTGGTATAATATTAGCGATTGATTGGTTGTATCGTTCGCCAAAGGTAATATGTGTTATCGTTGAAGGTAATGTTGTAGTAATCAGAAAATTAAAATTATCATCAAACACTAAATGCGTAACCGATGGTAGATGACTAAGTAATTCTATGCTACCGTTTCCAAAATAAGTATAATGGGTAACAGCCGGTAAGTCATAATCTCCTTCTTGAAAGAACATGCCATGGGTTTCTAAATGAGCAACTGAAGGAGGAATATGATCTTTTATAGGTTGGTAAAAACACAAACTGATACACAAACTAGTAACTGACGAAGGAATACTATTTTTAATGGGCTGATTAAAATCATAACCGAATCCGAGGTGTGTAACAGACGCGGGGATTTTGCCAGTTATTGATTGATTAAAACGAAAACCAAATATTAAATGTGTCACAAATCGAGGGATATCATTTTCGAGTCTTTTATTGAAATCAATGCCAAATTTTAAATGAGTAACAGATGATGGAATACATCCGTTAAGTTGTTCATTAAAAGAATGAACAAATATCAAATGTGTAACAAAATGTGGTATAAGTACGCCATTCGAAACAAAATAAACGTATTTTGCATTACGTGGAGGATTATCTGTTCGTTTATTTATCTTAACGTATTCAAAATTATCAAAATATGGTAATTTTATTATCTCTTGAATATTTATCTTTTCAATGTACATAAATTTATACTTTAACATATCCATCGATTTTGATATCATCGAAAGATATATTTTTCCTTTATCGTTCAAAAATTTCCCTATCTCAAAGAATACGTCTATCATATGATTTGCAAAAACTTATCAATATGTTCCCTATTGTTTTCATTCATCAATTTTTATCAATATACTTAAGCTAAATATATTGATACTATTTATGCAATTCCATTATTTTTTGAATAAAAAAGACATGGCACCAAGTTGTCAGTGTAATAACTTTTTCCTTAACCAGTTCTTTGTTTTCAGGACTGCCCGTTTTCCACAAGTTTTTTATCTTACCCGATTTGATGACATTAAATTCGTTGCCCGATTTGATCTCAGTGTCAGGAATATCCATGTTCAAAAATTTATCTTCATCTTCAGCATAGATCTCTGCGGCATGTTCTAAAATCGACATTGTAAATTGATCTATCGGCATACTTTTATTAATACCTATTGCAGTTTCAAATAAACTTAAATATCCTTTAATACCATACTCTCGCTCTTGTCCCATAGATTGCGTGATTTTCAATACTGTTTGAAAAAAATCCAAAGCTGCTTGATTAAATAATGAAACAACCTCTTGCCTCGATACTTGTTTTGCTATATCCATCACTATTTGAGTAGTTTTATCATTCACTCTCTTCAAAGAGTTAGCTATCAATACGATATCAGGTGTAGATGCTTTTTTTTCCATTATAATATATACTTTTGGAATTTTTATATTATTTCTAATCGATCAGATCTCGAAGGATAGCCCCCTCTTGGCATATTATCCCGCCATACTATATGTCTTGTATCTTGCGGATCAAATGGCAACAGTTCAAATCTATTTATTTCCATCCCCGTCAATCCCCTCTGACCCGGTCCATGTGTCAATTCCCGTTGCAAAAGAGAACTCTCAAGATTTACATTCCTAATAGCGCCAGGAAATTGTTCATCATAATCTACTTCAGAAAGTCCCATATCCTGCAACGTTGATCTATTTAATTTACATCTACCCATATATTCAAGATCCCTTAATGGCCCCAACTCATTCTGTCTTGATCCATACTCATAAGGATTAAAATAACGAGTGTCACTTGGCGATCTACTATCATAATAAGCTACTGCGTCCTGCACATCTCGATAATTATTATCCGTCCAAACTAAATCCATTTGTCTTCTTTGTTGATCCCTTCTTTTACACGTATATTTATCGCCTATGGACATACACTGTGGTCTTTCTGGATATTTACCTTGCGAATTTTGATATTCTGATCCTTGATGTCTCATCTAATTGTATAGTTATATAAAAAAATACGAATAAATGCATATATCAATGGATTTGCGTTCACAATACGAACGAGAGTTAAAATATTATCAATATGTTGAAGAACAACGAGAAAATTATGTTACGTTAGCAGAAGATAATAGTTCTGTTAGATTATTTGCTGACTTTTTATTTTCCAAAAAAATAGATGATTTGGGTGGTCATCTGTCGGGCTTGTTGTTTGACGATGGAATAGAATTGTTGGACGCATTTTGCATGTTGTTAGAAATAGTATTGTATGGATTTGATAAATTTGATAAAAATATATTTGAATTAGATGATCAATGTGATGATTTTATTTATGATATCAAGAAATATTTAAGATCAATGGGATTTGATATGTCTATTGATGAAGTGTTTCATTTTTTAGACAATGTTAATTTATTTGCAGATAAGAATGATTATTACTGCCAAATTACTCCCAAACCGCATCCTTTTTTCTGTACTAACGATTGGTTTGTATCAAATCATCGATTAGTTATTAATAGAAATTTTGTATCTACGGATACATCGCTGAACCAGTATTATGCATATTTTGTTAGCAAAAGTAAAAAAATATTTTCGATTAGGTTCATTTTATTGATATAATATATTCACTAAAACTAATGAATATATTATTTTTTAGTAACAACTGTGAAAGTTCCAAAGCGCTGATTAGTTTGATGCAGGGGGAAAATTTGATACGATTTTTTCATATGCATTGTACCGACAATAATAAAAAAAATCCCCCACAAATAAAAGTAACCCCAACTATTATTATCAAAGGAGTACCAATGCCGTATGTTGCTGGTGATGCATTTGCGTGGTTTGCTAAAATAAAACAATGGCGGATAAATATGCAGATGCAGAAAATGTCGCAAGCACAACAAAAATATATGCAAAGTGTTCATCAGAATCTAGGTAATCCTCAAAATGAAATGAAAGTATTGGAGTTCAGCAAGGAAGAAATGGATGGATTATCGGATATGTTCGCATATTTGCAGGATGGTGACGCAGCTCTTCCTCATTCATATTTTTCATGTAATAAAGTTGGCCAGGATAAAATTATTACTCCGCCACAAGAAATTAATAAAATAGGTATCGATAGGTACAAAAAAATAAATGCAGATATGGAAAGAGAAAGAAAAAAACAAGATGAAACTTTCAAACGTGACATCGAAAATTTTAAAAAACAGTTTATTTAATCATCATTCAGTAAATAATGATTAATTATGCTCGGCGATTATTCATGCGTGGTCCGCATGGACTTGTCGGTGGTAATGTATATCCGGGTCCGTTTGGCATTCTCATATTTGTTGTTATGACCGCCCGTTCACCATTATGACCCCAACTGCATGCTTCAGGATCAATATTGACAGGAACTCTAACATCATTTGGTAATAAGCAACCAGACGCAGCACAAAATGGATATTGTTCGCTATCGCATCTGCTTGCAAATTTTGTTCTTCCTGTCAAATCCGATTCTACATCAACCAATAAAGCTCCATCAGGGGGATATTCTGTGTATTTCGTGTTATTTGATGGTTGACATACGTTGTTACAATGAATATATTTTGTTGGATCTAGCAATAATTCTAACTGATCAGTACTTTGTTTTGTATCTTGCTGTAATGCACAATTATCATACATTTTTCTAGTATATAAACCTGCCATTCGTTATATTATTATCAAAGATTTTATTACAAAAAGATTTATACATTGAATTTTATTCATATTATGTTAATATGAATAAAAATCATTATAATAATGAAGCCAGGTCTCCCGGTAACTTTTCCATTTTATTTTGTTTGGAAAAATCGTTGATAGTATTTACTGCCAACATTTCATTCGTTTTGGGGTTCACCATCACCAAAGTAATCGCAGTTCCCTTTCTACCATATCGACCAGATCGACCTACACGATGAATATATGTAGCTTGATGTCTCGGCATATCAAAGTTTATGACAATATTTATGGATTGTACATCAATTCCTCTCGCTAACACATCTGTCGCAATCAATAATCGATAATGATATTTTTCAAATTTTCGATAGATCTCTTCCCTTTCTGTACCTGATAAATCTGCATGAAAGGCAACAGATGCAATTGGAATATCTTGAGATTGCAAAAACTTTTCCAAATCAATGGCTGTCTTCTTCTCGTTTACAAAAATTATTCCTTGACCGATTCGTAACCCTCTTAACAAATCAAGCAATATATCTTTCTTCTCAGCGTATGTTTGCGATTCAACATAATACTGTCTAATTCCATCTAACGTGAAATCATCTTCTTCGAGTAACGCTATCATAGGTTCGCCTATTTTGGGTGAATATTTTCGAAAATAATTTTGCGTAATTTCCAAAGTATATGAAGTGACAGTCGCCGAAAAAAAGACTCGTTGGGTGTATGGCTTCAATCTACTCATTATCGTTCCAATTTTATCAACGGAAAAGTTATTAGATGGAGCTACGATTAAATCAAACTCATCTACGCAAAAAGCTTTCAAATAATCTAAGGTAGGAATAAATCTCTTTTCGATAAGAACATCATAAAATTTACCTATCGTGCAAACAATTATCTGCGCATGTTTGATCTTTTCTGCCTCCTCACGCATTGATAATCGCCTTTCACCGTTCAAGCTTGATGTTCCTTGGACACTTGTTCTGAATGCACCATTAGTTGTTGTAGATTGCTTTTTAGCACCAATGCAAAGTGTTACGTACTGTCTAGATTGGGGTGGTACTATATCTAAGACTTGAGCATACGTTTGTTGGGCTATTTGTTGCGAACTTGTCATGAATACATATTGTAAATTATCTCCTTTCTCTCGTTTGAATTCTGGTTCAAATCCCCATAACAATCCAACTAAAAATGCAGATGTTTTTCCAGTTCCGGATTTAAATTGAAACAATGAATCCCTGTTGTTGATCAACTCTGGAATAGCCAATGTCTGAATCGTCGACGGATTTTCATAACCTTTCGCATATATTCGTTCTATCATATGATTCCAATAATCTTTTCTGTATTCTCTGTATCTTTCTAAAAATTCTGCATCCGTTTCATCTTGAACATTGGGCAAATTGATGCACATATTTTTAATTATTTCTTTATTCAAAGGGAATTCCGTTCTCATTCCAGTCAAATCACTTTCCGCTGCTATGGAAAACCGATCCGTTTCTGGATCATATGTGGGGATCATATCATCGAAAGATCTTAAAAAAAATGCTTCTTCTTTGTTTGTTTTACATGTTAATCCGCCAACTTTAGTGGTTCGATATGTCATGTTTTCGAGGTTAATGTTGTTTGAGTCCATACTAAGTATATGATATTATCGAGGTTAATCTTTATATTTCTATGTAAATTGATTTTATAAATATGAATTATAAAATCAATTTTTTTAGGAGGTAAATGACGCCAAATTACAATTGATTTGCGCCCGACATGCTTCAGGTTTACCTAGTCGTTCTGTTGGCAACAAATCTCTTTGATCATACGGAACTTGCCAGGTGGCTCGATGATTATCCTTCGCTTGCAAACGCGTGTCCACAGCAAAGTTTTCAAAAATTTGACACTGTGGATCGAACAACGGATAATCAAATCGCAAATCTCGAACGGTCAATCCTCTGATGTCATATGCAGGATATGTATAACGGGTATTCTCTGACTCCAATGCAGGAGAACAATCCCTTCTCATTCTAACACTATATTCGCTCATTGGTTCTGGCATCGATTGTTTGTTTGATTTTGAATTGATTTTGTTGACTCCGCGTAACAACGAATCAACATCTACTTGCAAACCCGTAGTCTGTATTGATGTCTGCCCACCTAACATACCATACGGAGCGAAACATTCATTACAATTATTTGCAAAATTTGGATCCAACATGTACGTCAATGGTTCCGTACTTCTTTCTAATTCTTCAACATATGCATCTTGATCATACATTAATCGTGTATATTGTCCTGCCATAGCGTACTTATATTATATATATTATATTTTATCAAAAAATTGATTATTGAATAGTCACAATATTCATGATTTAAAATGGATCAAAATGGACTTCCCATCTGATGTTGTCGTTTTAATCGCAAATCATATGAAAAACCGCTATAAAAATAATTATTTATCAACAAATACAGCGTCGTATAAATTGAAGCAAGTAGTTTTTTTTAATCAAAATGTAGGATTTAGCGATGTTTGCGATTTGCCATATTTTTCGCGCTTTACTAATATAACATTCGGGGCCAGAGATAATGCCGAATTTATTTCGAGCAATGTATCAAAAATTACATTTAAGAGCGGTTACACCGGCAGCGTAGAATTTCTGCAGACTTTGAATATCAAAAAAGTAAAGTTTGGGATGATGTTTAACCGTTGCGTAAAAAAATGTTTCCCAGTGAGTATTGAATCTATCACCTTTGGCAGCGCGTTTGATCAAGATGTACAAGGATGTTTTCCGATGGGTATCAAAACTATAAAATTTGGCTCTCATTTTAATAAATCGGTCAAAGGTTGTTTTCCTGCTGGCGTTAAATCAATCATATTTGGTCGTGATTTTGACAAGTCTGTTGATAATTGTTTCTCACCAGGATTAAAAAGTGTAGCATTTGGAGAGTATTTTAATCAACCGATTAACAGTCGTTTTCCGGCAGGAACCAAAAACGTAATATTTGGAACACGTTTTAATCAGTCGGTTGATAATTGTTTTCTAGAGGGAATTAAAAACATCACATTTGGTTCCGGATTTAACCGATCAATTAATACCACGTTCCCTACTAGTGTTAAAAAATTGTTTTTGGTTACACGTTCAATCAACCAATTAAAAATTTTATCCCTGACAATACAGAAGAACTTGTCTTTGGTTATTATTTTAATCAACAAATAAATGAATGTATTCCTAATAGTGTTAAAAATATATCATTATGTGGCATACTAGAACATTTGATAATTCCATCAAGCATAACTCATCTTACTCTTAGCTATATGCATACCAAAAAAATAAATAATATCGTAAAAAATATCCCAAGTAACGTAACACATCTTGAATTGATCGAAATTAAAAATGTTAACATAATTGTTCCATCATCAATCGTTCAACTAAAAATTGATGGTAATATCTTAACATTATCGAATAACCGACAATAAATATATCATTATTATATATACATTATATATAATAATGGAGATCGCGTTGATAGCTGCAATGGGATTTGTTGGCTATTATCTTAACGATAATGACCACAATACCAATGATGATAAAAGAAAAAAAAGTAAAATCCTATCTAATGACGTTCCGGACGGATTTGACGTTTATAATCAAAATAGATTAAGTTTGTCCGAAGAAAAGGAAAAAGTATTTGCAGGAATATCATACAATAAAAGTCAAGATCCGCGGAACACTAACATCATCCCTAACTATTACAATCAATTAGGTCCACTGATAAATAGGTCACGTTTAGATAAGAGCGCCAAACAAGCTCGTAACATCAATCAATTATATGACGCAGATGAAGATTTAGATGATATTTACAGTGATGACCTAAGCAGCTCTTATTCCACCAAAGCAGAAACGCCAAATAATGTCTTCAAAGCAAATTATTATGACCGAGATCATCGACTATTAAGCGATTTATATGAAGAACATCAAGAGCAGAATAGACAAAAACCACTCGTCATACCTGGCGTTGCAAAAGTTCAAAGAAAAACCTTTGTTGACCCTGCTACCAACAGACCAGTCAACACGCCGAAAAAATTTAGAACTGATAGTGATATTTTTGTCGTTGAAAGTTTTGGTAAAACAAAACCAGTCGCAGATTGGCAGTTAGATTCAAATGGTGAAGATCCAGATTTGTTAAGTGTTAGTGAAAGTTTAACAGATAATTCTGATGCGTTGCGTAAAATTCTTACGGGTAAGCCTAAACATCCGAAAGGCGAATTTGGATTGGGATCTCCCGAATCGCAAAAGAAATACAAACGATTAATTGGTGTCAAGCCAGATTATCAAGTACAAATATTGGATGATGAAAACGCTAAATATCCTCGCTATAAAGGAGTTCCAGAGACATCCTATCCTCAAATCAAGGAATTCAACGAACAATTCCCTCAATTTAGAGAAATTGAAGATGTGCCCGAAATTGTACCCGATTATCCATCGTACATTGCACAATTTGATGAACAAACGTACGATACAAACGGATTACCTTCTGCTCCTAATGACATATTTAACACAAGTAATAAAGTTCAATTATCAGATTTGGAAAGACAATTATCTTATGACGGAGGCTGGACTCAGTATGATCAAAAAGGATCTATGGCTTATGGTATTGTTCCAGATAATGAATTGATACATGATAATATGATGCCATATTTTAGTAGAAAAACAGGTTATGGTACAAATGATTTATTGAATACACATGCAATGGATTACAAAAAAGAGTTATTTACAGGTAATTTATCAAGCGAATGGCATAAAAAAAATGAAATACCACGTATGTTCCCTGTCGTAGCTGATGCGGGATATGTTTATGGTACCCCTATCCGTCCAGAAGGAGAAGAATCAAGATACCAAATCGGTCGTTGGTACCAAAATGAATCATTAAAAGATCCAGAAAGAATTACTCCTGGTTTGAATTTGAATTACAATGAGATTGGTACTGGGGGTTATAACGAAATGGTCAGAGTGTTGCCTAAGACCGTTGACGAATTACGCACAACAAATAATCCTAAAGAATCATATGAAGGACGTACTATCATGGGTATGAAAGGGCAAGCTAGAGCAGTGCAAGCAGAAGTAATATCATACAGACCAGATGGCTTCAAGGTTACTACAGAGGCTGACTTGTTACCCAAATCTGTTGATGTTTCTGGGCCAAAAACAAGAGATAATTATGTCATGAAAGAAACTGATCGGGCAAATCAACAGATGGAGTATACTGGAGGAGCATTCACAAACGCTGGAGCAGTCGATCAAAATATGCCAGAATATATGCGATCTAAAGTTAAAAACACGACTAAAGCAACATTTACGCTACCTAAGCCTCTCCAAAAATTTGCAAAAGGTGAAACAGAATTCAATCCTAACTTTAATTCTTACGAAAACTTTTCAACTATTCGTTCGACAACTGAACAAAAAGAACACATGGGTATTGCATCAAGTGCTACAAACGGTTTTACAAATATTCAAGATAATGCAAAAGAAACAATTAAACAATCGACTGCTACAGTTGCACACAATGTTGGACTCGCTAAATCGAATACTATGCGAGGAACCGTTCACGCGATGGATGTAGCTAATCCTACAATACAAGAAATGACTATCGAAAATCAACTAAATCCACATGCAACTAGTCTGAACACTGGTCACGGAGTTTATAATTCAGATCTTGCAAGAACAACCACGCGTGAATCAACAGAAAGTGCAGTTGAACCAAATAACGCGACATCTGATTTTAATATTTATGCGAATTATTTAGACAGTCCGAAGATTACTCTCAAGCAAACAGTCGTGCAGATCCCTCAAAATACTCAAGTACTTGCTATCGGTCAGCAGCAAGGGGCAACAGAATATCAAGATCTTGCCCGTCCAACAATCGGTGAAACGACTGTCAACATACCTTACCAAACAATGACAGTCCCAGTTAATAGACAACAAGGAGCAGTAGGATATAGTGATACCGCAAGACAGACTATTAAGAGTACAACAAGCAATATCCCGCAACAAACTATGACAGCGCCAGTAGGACAACAACAACGCACTCCAAATCTTCAAGATAAAGCTAGAACAACAACGAATGAAAGTACAAATAGTATTAATAGAGAATCATTTGTTACACCGGTAAATCAGCAGCAACGTACTTCCAACTATACTCAAAATGCCAAAACGACACTCAAACAAGACACTGTTCAAATCCAACAAAATACTTTTTCGGTCCCAGTTGATCAAGCGCAAGGAGCTCGAGGATATCAAGACACTGCAAAGCCAACACTCAAATCTGTCACAACTCAAATTCAACAAAATACATTTGCTGTTCCGGTCGGTCAGTCGCAACGAACATCTAACTATCAAGATAATGCCAGAACTACAATTGGTGAGAGTACTAATAGCATCCAACGAGAGACATTTATTAATATGTCAAATCAACATCAACGTACTTCAAACTATACTGATAACGCGCGAGCAACTCTCAAGTCCATAACGGGACAAGTGCAACAGAACACTTTCTCTGCTCCGGTTGATCAAGCGCAAGGGGCAAGAGGATATTCAGATGTTGCCAAAACAACACAAAAGGAAGGAGTGCAAATTCCATATCCAATGCGAGCTGCGGCGACTGGTCAGTCAATTCATTCAAATTTGCAAGACGTCGCAAAAACAACACAGAAAGAAGGAGTGCAGATCACTTATCCGGTGCGAGCTGCTGCAACTGGTCAATCTATTCATTCTAATTTGCAAGACGTTGCGAAGACAACACAGAAAGAAGGAGTGCAGATCCCTTATCCGGTGCGAGCAGCAGCAACTGGGCAATCAATTCACTCAAATTTGCAAGACATCGCAAAAATGACACAGAAAGAAGGCGTACAAATTCCGTATCCAACACGAGCAGCCGCAACTGGTCAATCTATTCACTCGAACTTGCAAGATGTCGCAAAAACAACACAAAAGGAAGGAACTCAAACTCCTGCAATGATGCGAACTACCGCCACTTGTCAATCTATTCATTCAAATTTGCAAGATGTTGCTAAGATGACTCAAAAAGAAGGAATCCAAATTCCATATCCAACACGGGCGGCTGCAACTAATCAATCTATCCGCACAAATTTACAAGATATTGCCAAGACAACAACGAAAGAAGGTACAATAGATCAAGAATTTGTAGGTATGCCAACTAATGATGTTAATTCAAAGGGATATGGATATATAACCGAGAAACCATATGTACCAAATACAACTCGTCAATTTACAGGTCAAGAGATGTTCGTCAACGGACCTGAGGGTGATGATAAACCTAGATCATATTGTGACGCATACAATGCAAAGAGAGATGATCGTAAAGAAATGACACAGGTTTATCACGCGCCTACTCTCAGCAACGTAGATTTAGGACCAAATAAGGATATGAGTATGTCGTATGTGCGTGACGATAATAATAGAACCGCGTCGTTGATAATGGGATCATCAGTCAATAATAATTTAGATAGACCAGTACAACAAGGTTCTGTTTCTGCGCCAAAATTGAATGTACCAGCAACTATGTATATGAATCCAGGACTGGCTGCACAGCTCAACAATAATCCTTACAATATTCCTTATTATGGGACGTATAAAATTAATTAAATATTGATAAAAATTTAATTAATTGTTTTATATTAAGCTTTTCCTCTTCTCGAGAAAATAGTTTGCTATTTCTGCTCTAACTGCATCTTGATCCAAATCAACGATCATTATTTGCTGTTTATATTTCGCTATGATTTTTTGAATAAAGTCATATGACGCAATAATATGTTGTAAATTTTTTGCACCAGTAATGATGATAGATCCAGTTTGAAACACAAAAATGGACGGACTCTTGTTTTCATCATATTTAAATTTGATATTAACGCACGAATGACTACTGTTAGATGAATATTTATGTTCTACATATCCAATATCTGTATCTTTGGTATATTTATTATGATGTTCGACCAATAATTGTGATAATCTTTCGCGATATATTTTGTATTGAAATTGGAAATTAGAATTAATCATTCTGATCTTAGTATCATACAACCCAATTGTATCTGGGTTGGTAATATAATTCAAATGACGAGTAATTCTATTTCTTGTTATCGTAGTACCCTTTATTAGCAGCTTTATCAACGTATGTACAACATTGTTAAAATCGTTCATATCTTTGCACCCAGTCATTTGCAACGAACCATTTTTGAAAACTTTGATGTTGATGTAATTACGTTCGGCATTGTTGGTAGGTTTCATCAGAATTGTAACTTGATTAAAGAACATTTTACCACTTGATTTTTTTTTCTTTGTGTCCAAATTTATAATTGTCCTGTTTGTAGCAGTGTCATTCCTGTTTCCGTATTTAACGCTTGCAATCTCATTATCTTTCAGTTCTACGTTTTTTGAAAAGATATTGACATTGATCAGCGTGTGTAATTTGCAATCTAATGTTATTGTCGATATAGATATTCCGTTCTCTTCTAAAAAATGACGGGCTTCTTTGTAAGAATTGAACACTTCTTGACTGTTTTCATTGATATTATATGTGGGCTCACTTGTTTGATTGGTCGGAAGAATGACTTCCGTTTTCAATTTAGTATCTCTCGTTTCCCGTTCACTATTATTTTTCATTATATCGAACACTTTATTGATATCTATTGACGACTCCTCAATTGGTTTCTTTTTGGCCGATTTTGATCCCGAGTTACGAGAATTAGCTGATTTATGTCTTATTATTGCTTGCTTTTTCTTTTTGTTAGTTTTAGAACCAGACGACATGATAATATGACATATTGATAAATAAATCTTTATATCAAGTAGGTTTCAAAGTCAATTTTTTGGTAAAATTCTTTACTATAATTATAATATGAGTAGCACTTTTATTGATAATGAATTGATCGTTGCGTTAAAAGAAATCATCCGGAGAACAAATGATATGAAGAAACAAACAGGAGGGAACGATTCAGTTTCGAGTTCTATTTCGTCTGCGGGTAATGACACTAATAAACATAGCAAATCAGGTTCATTCTCGTCTGCTGGCAATGCTAAAAAACATATCAAATTAAATAATTCTATATCAAGTTCTATTTCGTCAGCTGGCGGCGCTAAAAAACATATTCAGTCAGCGTCAACTATATCATCTGATTCGCACAAAAAATCAAAATCTTTTGGTGGAATTAAAAAGGGTAACGAAATATCATCGGAATCATCATTTTTTACAGAAGATACTCCTAAGCGAACTACAAAAGATAAGAAAAAACAACCATCAACAACATTGTCTGACATATCTTCCGATTCGATTTCAAGTCCATCATTCGGACAGCAAGGAGGCACTATTAACAGTGAGAAAGAGAAGAAAATGTGGGATGAGCTTGACAGACTATTAGATAATTAAAAATTTTATTTATCTAAAATCGATTGCAACAATTTAATTTTGTCAGAGACGTCGCTCATTTCTTCCAAATTTTGTTGGACATCTTCGTCTAATTCTGATTGGAGAACATCATAATTAATCTGAGAATTGCCAGATAAAGTGTAACTCTCCAGTATGGGCTTTTCAAACTCGCGAATTTGTTCTGCTATATTTTTCAATTCGGCTATTCCTGATGTAATGAACCGGTCCAATTCTCGTGCAGTCATTGCGTAACCGAGGTAAAGGTTATGATTATGCATATGATCCGAATTTAAAACGTCGTAATAGTCCTCGCCATCTTCTCTGTGAGGCAAATCGAATTCTTTTAGTTGGTTTAGCATCAGACATGTATAATTGTAGCCTGAAACTATCCCTCCCAATATTTGTACAAGACCCATATATCGATGTTTGAAGACAGCTAATTGGATCATTTTTGATTATGAAATGGATTAATGGAACAATCAGATTTTTAAAATATCAATTTTTATTTGATTCTAATATAAATATTCTGCGCATTAATATTAATATAAATGATCGTCTTATCATGGGATGTTGGAATAACGCATTTAGCATATTGTATCCTAAAAGATGAATATGATGTTGACAAAGATAAACATGATGTAACCATATTAGATTGGGATAATATCGATCTCTTGCTTGATGAACGAATCATCATACCTTGCTGTGGTATGATGAAAACCAAAAAGAAAGGAGAAGATGCCAAAAAGTGCACCAAAAAAGCCACATACTGTCAAAATTTATTATCTGGCGAACAAATTGGCTTCTGTAAAATGCATTTACCGCAACATGAATCTTATTGGACAAATGCAGATACATTGAAAATGTTCGGGCAATTAGATAAGAATGATGCGCATACGTGTGATTATGAAAAAAAAACGGGTGATTTATGTATGAAAAAAGCTAACACTGTCCTTCATTCAATTAGTGACACTTATTATTGTTCGGCACATGCGAAGGCCATGATTAAAAAAATGACAACAAAGTTATCGCCAAATTTAATCAAGAAAGCTAAAACAAAAGATTTTTCAACGGGATTTTTTCAATTAAAGTTAGTTAACGAACTGGATAGTTTGATGGAACGTTTCTGTAAGCTTGGTGTGAAGGGAGTAATCATCGAAAACCAACCTGTTAAAATAAACGCTCAGATGAAATCCATTGCTAACACTTTATATGATTATTTTTTGATTAGGGGTTTAAAGGATAAAGTAATAACTCTTGATTTCTTAAATTTTTTTGCCGCTAGTAATAAATTAAAAATTAACGAAGACAATACTTTGGAAGTTTTTAAAGCTAATAAAAACGAAAAGGATAAATATAAGTTGACCAAAAAACTTGGCATTGAATATACGAAGAAATTATTACAAGATGACGACGTTAGTTTATTTATTTTAAGTCTTTACACAAAAAAAGATGATTTGTGTGATTCTTATTTACAAGGTCGTTATTATTTGGAACAGCGACATGATTTTGGACAGAAAAAGACTAAAAAGAAGGCAGCAATTGGCGGATCAAAAACTACAAAGAAAAAGAAAGTAGCAATTGGTGGATCCAAAACAGCAAACAAGCGTAAGAAAGCATTGGAATTATAAAATATTTATAATTCCAATATTATAATTCGTCGTCGTCGTTATCATACGCTGGTAACTTCATAGAATTCATGATAGAATTTTTCTTTTTGATAGGTGTTTTTCTTTCAAGAACATATTTTTTATCATCATTTTCGTTTAATCCAACAGTCCTTTCTTCAATAACAGGTAATATGCATTTGAATGGCGGCATATAGATGATATATTCTCTATTGACATTCAAAAATCCTTGTCTAAATGCCTCTATAGAATCTGTACCACCAAAATTAATCAATGTTCCTTTAGGTGGAGCTTCTACCAACTCGATTTTTTCGTCCATACTCAAACCCATCATTTCACGGTACATGCTGTATACCAGCGTTTTTCGAACATGCACCTTTGAATCCTTGATAACGAATAAATTATGTGCTAGAGCACAATTTGGACTGCAAAAATATCCGGTAACATAATATTTACCTTTATGTAACATTTCTGGCAAAGGAAATGGATCACCTGGAAATGGATGGGCATCCCATAAGCACCAAACATTCTTCTTTTTGACAAAATTGTTACCTTGTGGATAAGATACTAAATTTAAATTACTAACATATGCTTTATTGGCCTTAATAATATTTTCTTTTTGTTCATATTTATCAATCTTATTTTTCAACGTCGCGATTATCTTTTCATTTTTGATGCATTTTTTACACACAAGATCGCGAGGAATATCGTTTTTGAACATACCTTCTGATGAATCATCGTCAATCAAAATTTTTTTGGGGGTACTATTTTTTTTTAGTTCGAGATTGCGCAATCTTGCAGGATCTATCTTCATTTGTAATATAATCGCAGAATCTTCAGATTTCTTATTTGTGTTTTTTTCATTATATATCGCATCATTCTCAACAATTTTTTTTGGCCGACGACCCCGTCTTTTTGGAATAGTTCCTTCAGGTCTATTAGACAACACTGATTTTGACCCCGATATACTTTTAGTAGGTTTTTTACTCATATTGTTATCATTCTCTCCATGTTTGACATATATATTATCTTTTGAATTATCAATTTTTTTAGTCATCATCATCCAACAGGTAATAGTAAGTATCTTGTAAATTTTATATTAATATTTACAAGACAAGAGATTTCTTCTTTCCCCGACTCAATGTGGAAAGATTATCTGACTGGGAATTAACACTTCGATTAGTCAATGTTCGGTTGTTTTTAGATTTTTTATTATTTGTTGTTGATTTCATATCACTGATGTCAGAAGCTATGGAACTTTCTAATGAATCTATCAAATCAAATAATTCAACAGAGTTTTCATTCATTTTCGATCGTGATTTGCTTTCTGCTTCAAATATATTTTTACTTTCTGATTTTCCTGATAATACTCTATTAACTGGCACAAAATTTGATTGCGTTTGATCTCTGACTTGTTGATTTCGAGTTTGTTCTAACTGTGCTCTATACATCTCATCTTGTTTGCGCATTTGCATTTCATACATTCTTGTCTTCTCTGCCAAAGCATCTCGTTCTTGTTTTATTCTATTATCTGACGGTCTTTCTGGAGGTCTTACTGATGACATTTCAGATTGAACAGTTCTATCTACGCTCATCGGTGTCATTGGTTCCTCTCTTTTTGGTCGTACTTCAGTGTTCTTTGGTGCTTCCCTATTTGCTTCACGGATTTTTGATAGCATATCATTCGTTCTGGACGGAATATTTTCAACAGGGGCCACTGCCGCAGGAGCTCCTCGGTTTGTAAAATTCTTCAATAATTCAGCCATAATATTTGGATTGTTCGTCACCATCTTATCGACTGTGTTGTTGTCACCAAATATTGTTTTACTCAAATGAAACGTGACACCACTCATGACGATCATAAACAACAATCGTATTTCTGGCGGCATCTTACCTCCCCTATCTTTGTATTTTTCATACAACTCTTCCAAAACCTCGGTGTAATCATCTTGATCAAGTGCAATTTGTTTAGACCAATCATTCAATTGAATATTAAATGGATCATATTTAGTATTCAAAAATTCTGTACCACTTACAACTCCTAATAATATCTGCTTATAAAATTTAACTTGCACTTGTTTATTCTTTCTCTCCCGTTGTATCGCTATCTCCGCCTCCATTTCGTCAGGATCATCCATTGATGTGTAATTCTTGGTAAAAAAAACTCCCTTGCGTTTTAAATCTTCAATCGTACAATGCGCTTCTCTAGCTCGTGCCCTTTTTTCTTCAGGTGTTTCTACTGGTTGTGGCGACGGTCTCGTTTCAGTTTTCGGTCTTGTCTCAGTCTTCGTTTTGGTTTCTGTTTTAGGCTTTGTCTCCGTTTTTGGTTTCGTCTCAGTTTTTGGTTTCGTTTCTGTCTTTCCGGGTATTTTTTTCATGTATGGACTCGTTGCATTATCCGTCGCTGATGAAATTGAAAGAGAATCTTCTTCACTTCTAGCAGAACTGTTGCTTTTGGTACTACTGTGATTCGATGGCAACTCCATCTTGATAGATGTTTCAGAATCAGACGAATCTTCTTTTGCCAATGATTTGATCGATTTTGTTTCGGTGATATTGCTGTCTAATTTTCGCATTGGATTTTTAGCCAAATGATTTTCCAAGTTTTTATTATCTTCGTTATCCCACTCTGGCTTTTTTTGGTTATCAAATTTATCAGGATTGACAAAATAATCAAAACAATAATCTGTTTGCTTATCAGTTACCATTTTTCGTTTGTTTCTTGGTTTTGCTGACATGCTAGAAATATATGTATAACTTAGAAAGTTATATCAAATTAATTAACGATAATTTGATATGACAATAAATTTCTGTTTTATTTATAACTATAACAATGTTTTCGAGTTGGGATGACGCATGGATAAATGATCCGGTAAAAGCTATGACCAGAAAATTATCTGGGAAACCAAACTCAGATACGGAGCCCGTAGATAAAATTTCTAATCCCAGAACAGATATCTACAATTTCTCCTCCCCATCGATTAATTTATCAGAATTATCAGTCAACACGACACCTTACAAAAAAAAACTTTACAAACGAGATGATATATTTAATACCTCCGATTTTGTTGAGCGTGATGAACCAGGTTGCACTGCAGTCACCAACCATTTGCAAAATTGTGATCGATGTTATGCGCAATTCAAAAAAATGGTTGATAGGAAAGTGAATGATCGATTACACGATATTATGCTATTCAGTAATATTAATCGTCAAACGGATATTAATACTACACAATCAGATTCCTGGAAAGAAACCCTTATTATTGTTGTAGGTGCAGTTATCGTAATATTCATTCTATATTTAATGACAAAAAGTTTAACTAAATGATAACTAAACATCAACATCTCTGCGCCAATCAATTATCAAAATGTCTGGTTCAACAAATGTTGTTTTCATTTGTTTTGATATTTTTTTTAATTTTTCCGTGATATATCTGGCACACGAAGGTATATTTATTATCGGATAATCGCTGCCAAATAAAAAATTAGGAATTTTAAATATGCAAAATAGTTCGCCAATATCTGCTGTATATTTGATAGTGTTGGCGCACCTTTTATATATTTGTTCATATGTTTGCCGTTTAAGATTAGCTAACTGGTCATGTTTTCTATACAAATCTTCGTGAGCTAGTTCCATTTATATATTGGTAAGAATAAAAATATGCGAGTTTGTTGGATTAATATAAAAACCGTCATTAAATTATTAACAAAATATGGATGATCCTATTGTTGATAGCACAACTCCCATTGAAGTACAGTCAGTTATTGTTGATAATGCACCCCCGGTTGAAGTACCATCGGTGACTCAATATACAAATCTGGTGTTAAGTGGTGGCGGAACTAAAGGAATTGCACATATCGGTGCTATTCAAAAGTTGATTGATAATGGATTATTAGATTTATCAACGTTAAAAGGAGTCGCTGGATCAAGCGCAGGGGCTCTTGCTGGTCTGTTGATTGTCTTGGGATTTGACATGACTAACATATTGAATTTCGTTATGTGTTTAGATATGAAAAAATTGATCAATCCAGATGTATCATTATTTTTAAACAAGTGTGGGGTCGACGATGGGCGTACTATTTTTAATTTGATAGAAGAAATTCTTACTAAGGCAACTGGAATCAAACACATAAATTTCCGACAACTATTCGAACTGACTGGTATTAATTTTACCGTTACTGGTACATGTTTAACTGATTCAATTGCTGTCCGCTATAATCATGTTAACACTCCGAATTTTAAAGTGTCAGTTGCGATTAGAATTTCCATAAGTGTTCCTATTTTGTTTGTTCCTGTTGATATTGATGGGAAAAAATACATTGACGGCAGTGCTCTCGATAATTATCCAATGGAGTTGTTTGCTGATGAAATTGATAAAACTATCGGAATATTGCTCGGTATTGAATATGATACGACGTATAATTGTCCTGAACAATTCTTTAGAGCTGTGTTGCATTTAATTATGAAACATTATTATGCTGAAGATCACACTAAATATGAAAAAAATACAATTCATGTGACGAAGACCAAAGAATTTGCAGAAAAAAATAAGTCATGTGACGATATGATGTCAGATTTCTCATTTGATATCAATAATGATGTTAAAAAAGCCATATATCAAGCTGGCGTTGATGCAGCTGATAAGTTTTGTACTAAATAAAATTAATTAATCAATTAATTTTATTTTTGTTTCTTTTTGTCAAGCATAAGATCTTCCATGCGTCTCTGCGCCATCAAATTTTCAAAGCGCTGAGAAATGTCATCCTCTGTATTATCGTCTAAGCATAATCTGTCTTCGTAATGAAGTCCCAATTGATCATGAATACCATAACCTGCAAAATCATCACGCTTGAAATCATCAAACTGCATACTATCATAATTCATATTATTGGACTCTCTATTTCGCAATCGTTCTTTGATGTCGGCAAAATAATCATCTCCTAGTTCATTATGACCAGCAAAATAATCCACACCTTCTAAGGTATTTACCTCTTCAGCTGTAAATTTATGTTGCGGAAGATTACCAAAATTTATGTTACCGTATTTTTGTCGTTCAGTATCAACACGAGAGCCATCATCAACGTACAAGTTACCAAGATCATCGAAAGCAGAAAAGTTTGCCACCGCCCCTTGACAATTCCATGCAGAGGGAACACCACCATGTTCTACTAACGCATCATCCTCGCGTTTATGCGATAATTCAAATGCTCTATTAAATTTTGCCCCATTCCAATCCATACCCTTAAATAATCGCTCATGTTTAATTTCATTATCTTGTTTAGATCTATCTCGTGTTAATTCTTCCAATCTTTTTTTAGCTTCATTTTTTGGTATTGGAACCTTACAGATAGATTCGTCAAAGCCATGTTTTTCATTTTGTAACACCATTTGCGCACCGAAACTTAACTTTTGGGCGTCTGTCGCGGGTGCAAATTCTCCTTGTGAGGTCATAAAATTTTCTGTTTTCTTCTTCAACTGCGAAAAATCGCTAGAAGACTCGTTCATCATCGCCATTTTATGGTTGTATTCAGTCCTCTGTTTTTCGTTTTTAAGAATATCATAGGCCCCCGTTATCAATTCAAATACTTCGGCAACATCTTTTCTTCCTGGATGTCTATCGGGGTGACAGAGCTTAGCTTTTTTGAGATATGCTTTCTGGATCAATTCATTACATTTTTGATCTTTACATACATCGATTGTCAAACCAAGTATGCTATATAAATTTATAGTTTTGTCCTTCTTAATTCCATATTCTGTTGCCATACTAAAGATAATAAATTATATCTATCTTTTTTTTTATTATTATAACTTAATTTTTTCCGTGTTAATATTAAATGAATGATGATAACGATGATAAAATTTTAGAGAAGGGAGCTGAATATCGAAATAGAGCTGAACAGAAAATCATCCAAAAAATTCAAAAAAAAACAAAGGGCAAAATGAAGAAAAGCGATGTCGACAAAGTAGCTGACGAAATTTTTAAGTCAGTAGAGTTGATTCTCACGAATGTTTCCGTGATGACAGGGCCCATCGAATTAGAAGATGATAATCTTAGTCAATGGATTTTTGTAAACTCAGTGATTCCTTTTTATCAAACATTGGGGGATACTATTGGGTATCACGATGGAAAATGGGAGATGAATTCTGGTCTTGTGCATGTCGATCCTGAGTCTGCGAATGATATGATATACGAATATATATCTCTCGGTGGCATCAATGATATGAGTATCGTAAATTGGCGCGCGTCGGATGATACAATTTTGTATATGGCAACATTTGATGTACTTTGCGATAAAATAACAACTGTTGATGAATATGGAAAAAAGTTACGAAAAGCATACTTGGAAGTAGTGCCACAGATGACTGGTAGACATCCAGGGGCAATGACAACGAAATCACTTAGTAATCAAGAATTCATCGAATGGAATAAATTGCCATATAATGCTAACGCAACGGGATCTGGATCTGCTATGCGATCTGGTTGCATCGGAATATTTTATCCAGGCAGGATAAATCGCAAACGATTGATAGCATTAGCAGTCGAATGTAGTCGAATTACACATAATTCAGCAACAGCGATCTTAGGTAGCATCACTACAGCATTATTTACATCTTATGCAATTGAACAAGTACCAGTCGCAATTTGGCCGCATAAATTATTAAAGACGTTAAAATCTGACAAAATAGATAAGTACATGAAAAAATCAAGGCCAGATGAATATCATCTTTACGCAAGGGATAAAGTATTATTTTATTCGCAATGGGAGAAGTATGTTAACAAACGCTTCTCTGGTTTGACACCGTTATTGGATATTAAAATGTTCAAACATCCGGTATTACGGATCAAATATTTTGCGGAAAATTTTAGCAAAGGACATCTAAATTTTCCAGGCGGAGATGCTGATGATGCTGTGATTATGGCATATGATGCGTTATTGGAGAGTGGCGAATCGTTAGAAAAATTAATTGTATATTCGATGCTACATCATGGCGATTCAGATACTGTTGGATCTATTGCGATGAGTTGGTTTGGGGCAATATATAATACTCCTAAAAATTTTGATATGGTTTCATTATTGTTTGAAGAATTGGAGTTTTATCCTGTTTTAACAAAAAAAATGTTTGAAGAAACTAAATTTAGAGATAAAATGTTAAAGACATATTATTATGATATGTATCTACATTACGGTTACAAAATGATACGGGATATCATTTCGAGAAGTCCATATTAAATAAATATTTGATGAAACATTTATTTATTATTGTATTCGGTTATAACATTACGAACGAATTTATTGATATCAGCGGATGTTCTGTTGCCGTCGTATTCGATGTGTCTATCTGGTGTTGCGAGAATGACTGTCGGGAAAGCTTTGATGTTGTAATAAAAAGTTAGATCGCCATTTTCAGATTTTGATGAGTCGATTGGTTTGAGGGATAGATCTTGAACATCTTCGAGGTCATTTACTAATTTGTTCCAATCTGGCATAAATCTTTTGCACCAGACGCAATCGGGATTATAAAAATTGTACAATGTAAAATTTTTTGGTCCATTATCTGCGCGTTTGTTATATTGTTTAGGTGCACAACCAGTTTTGGATGGTAATTTGTGCATCAATTCTTTTTTGTTGTTGGAAAAATACATCGATGCAAATAAAATTACTGCGATGACTACAATAAATAATAGAATTTGTGTATTGCTGATGTTATCGAACATGTTATATATTAAGGGCATAATATAATTATTATAATTTATATAGAAAATCTGGTATAAAATTTTTAGATAGTATAGAAATGGATGATTTTTATCTTTTTTTTTCTTCGTTATTAATATATTCTTGTCATGAGTAAATCGTCACATACCAAACGACACGCAGGCAGACCTTCACAAAGGGGAGGTGCATTGCAATGTGAGCAGATTATAAATATTGTTAAAAAAGCACCAAACTTTTTTATGTTGGCTAACGCTGGATTAGACGCATTTACGGGTGAAAAAAATACTGCATTTCGACGTGGTAATGTTGGACCCAAGGATGTTGTTCCTGAATATATGGAATATTTGACTGCGTTTGGTCAAGCGCTTAATCAAATTGAGAAACCAACGAAGGCAAGATCTGAAGCGTTATTGAAAAGTGGCGAACCAATTAGCAAAGTAATTGGTGCTATAGTGAGTAATAAGCCTCAAACGGCTACTAAATATGACGTTCAACAACTATACGTTGAAACGTTTGTGTTCCATGATGATGCAGAAAAAAAATTCTCCGACATCAAATCGTTACTTCCTGGAGTCAACTTACTTGGAACTAGAATTTGGGAAACAGCTACGAATAATACTCCGATCCAATCACTCATATCTTTTTTGTATATGTTTATCGCGCAGTTAGATTTGGATAAAAGTCCGCGCGGAGATTCTATTATTAAATTTTTATATCGACACGATACTATTAATTTTCACAAATTAATAGCGGCGGTTGTTAAAATGTTTGATGATGTACACTACAAACAAGAAAATAAGTTATCTGGAATTCTCAGTGTTGATAAACTCGAAATGGCAATCCTAGCTTCTCTGATGCCAATTGCCGAAACAATCAAAAAAGAAATTAGCGCTAACGAATCTGCTGTCGCTCCTTCGACAGAACTTAAATCTATGATTACTGATTTGGGGACAGCTAACTGGGATTTTAGTGACGGCGGTGACAGCAAGAAGGCGTTGGCAAGTATTTTCAAATCAACAGGTGTAGATCATGCTAACCTCTCCTTTTTTTGGGACAATATTGGCGAACCTATTCATCGTGAAATAATACCTCCCGCTTTGGCAAATTTGTATAATGATGATGCAAACGTTACCAAAAAAATCATAAGAAATGTATATCTAAATTCTGGATTTATGCCATATACATCCAAAAAAGTAGTTTCATTAGATGATCCGTATTATGCGTCCGCTGGTGTTCCGCTTACATCCGCTGAAGAAGAATCTGCTTGGAGAAGTCTTTTAAAAGCATACTGGAAAACAATAGCCACCCCAGCAGAATCGGGATACAACGATGAAAATGCATTTAATGGCGCGGCCGACGCGGTAACTATATACAACACAATGAAAGGAAATTATGATATCGGGGCGGCTACGGTAGTGGCCGCTGGGATGGTTCCAACTAAACCAGCTGCCAGCACACACGCCGCATCATCTGCACCATTATTTATGTATATACCAAAAATAGATTTAGGTAAATATAACCGCACGGACTCCGTTGGGGCAACGAACAAACATGATGAAATAAACAATTTTGTGGACGAAGTTAAAACTTATAAAGTGTTTTCGCAAATCGCATCTATCGCATTGTTTAATGCAGTCATATCAAATCCCGGATCATTTATCGCTAACCAATCTGCTCGAGGGGGTGTATACGAGAAGAACATAAATAATTTCCTCCAAAATTATGTAAATTTTTTTGCCAGTCGTATTGATTATGTCAATCAAAAGATTGGCGATGATAACATTGAATCAATTGTTGACACCTTCAAAGATGCTATGATTAACAACTTCATTAATTATACTGGTAATACAATCCCGCCCAATGTTAAATCAAACATGGACAACGAAACTGCCTGCCAAAGCCGAGTATTTAACGAAGTTATCTCTGGCAATACAGCTAAATATAATGACATATTTAACGTCGTCGAAAACGCTACCGGACAACCTCTCACTCTCGAAGCGTTTGAAAAATACATAAACGGTCTCCCACAAGCACAACGTAAAGCAGAATTCGCAAAATTCAGACTAAACGTTAAAAAATTAGACCAACGAATGACTGGAGGCAGACGCAGACACAGAATGCATGGTGGTGTCGGGGAAGTTGACGTCATCAACGCTTTAGGTCGCCTTCCAGCACTTCAAGCAGGCAGCGCACGAAGAATTTGGTTAACAGATACTGACTGGATCACTGAAGGTGATTTATACACAACAGAAGGTCCATACGGATTAAGAATTATCGCCCAACGAGTCTTCACATCTGATCCATCTGACCCGACTGATGTTGTTAATGTCCAAAGAACCAATGGCGATCCTATCCCTCTCAAAAAAGACGCTGCTGCTAGAAATATTATCACAATTCTCGGTGATAGAATTTTTGAATTGAAGCCGGACGATATTATGGCAATCCTTGATAGAAATGCCGGCGTATCAACATCGATGGCTAAATCAGAAAATGATTTGAAAGCACTCATGTTAAACAAAGAAACCCCATGGCGTCAAGATGAAGGTGGAAAATGGTTCAACAAAAACAACACTGAATTTGACATTAACGGTCAATGTGGATTTATTGATGATGTAACTGGTCAAAATTGTCTCGGATTTTTAAATGAATGTGCATTAGAACAAGGAACTTATTCAAAATGTTTTGAAGTTGTTAAAAAAATCGATAAAAACAAGAAATGGGGCGAGAGTCTTGCAAACAAAGAAACAATCATGAAAATTCGCCCAACAGTCGCATATAATATTTTGAAGAAATTCAATTTCGATACTATTGCCGAAAAAGATACTGGTAGTGGTCCTCTTGCTAATATTTCATTGATGAAAGTAGAACCAGTAAGCAGATGGTTCAAACGATTAGATACAGCTGATTTCCGAGACAAATTCGCTGTACTAACTTCTGTTCCTCCAGTTAGTGCTGCTGATGCAGTTAAAACAATGAAAGAAAATCCATATTTTATCAACTACTTATCATTGTTGGTTGAATGGGTCAATGCGCATCCATCAGTTCTCAATAAAGGTTGGGTTTCTGTCAAAGATGTACCAGAAGGTCCAGAGAATAAACCAACGACGATCAAATTTGAAGACATGAAAATCTACGAATATTATCCAGCTGCTAAACCTGGTACCAAAAATGCAGGCAACTTGCAAATGCTCTTGCGTGGTTTGAGACAGTTAGGTGGTAACTTTAGAGATGGAGTGTATGCTTACAAACGCAGAGCATTATTTAATGATATGAAACATCATCGCTTGGTGGATATTGATGCTCCATTTAGTCGAGGTATGTTTGATCGTGATATGCCACAACAACAATATGGTGGACACGATGATATCACTAAATTTCTCGAGGGAGGCAAGGACGGATCTGCTTCATTTTTGAAAAATTTGTATGATCAAATCATCTTGATGTTGAAGAGACAACGTGGAGTTGAACTGTCGCTGAACAGTAGATCAAAAATGGATGATGTTCTTAATAGAATCGCTGAAGCTGAGAAAAAAGCAAACGAGATTCTTTTGAACGGAATCAAACGTTCAGAAATCTTAAAAGTAACTGACAATCGTATCGATGTTGATGGTATCGAAGGCAGTGATCTTAAAGATATCGAAGAAAGATATTTAAGCAAGACTAAGGAAGCAGAACGATCAAGTGCTAAGTTTATTGAAGGACTTGTTGCTATGTTGACAGTCACCGTAAACGGACGTAAATAAATTTAATATTCAATCATCATTAAATATTAAACGAATGCGAGTCCCCCTAAATTAAAAAATATTCGCAATACATTATAATTGATAGTATATGACCTAATGCGACATGTAGTTTTTGAATTAATAATATTATTCAATTGCATCTGCATCGTAATATAATCTATCTTACTCATGTTACAGGTCGCAGAAGGCTGGTGATCTTCTGGATACAAACAAAATGAATACATGTTTATCCCAACTTCTGGTCCCCGATAATGATGCTGATACGGTTGCGTCAAATTAAAATATTCTGAATCTCTAACACCAAATCTATCTCTGCCATTCAACAACAACGTCGCATTTTCTACAAGATTAGTTCCTACCAACTCACCATTTCCGCCCAACGCAATATCAGGATCTTCTTGATATCCAATAGGCAAAGATCTGCGCAGATAAGACGTCGTATAATTGAATAGATCATTAATTGTACCGGGTCCTACTAACATATCTAACTGCGCAATCCAATAATGTGACTTACAAGGATGATCTAATGTCAAATTCTGTTTAATATTCGGACTGTTTATTCCTATCTCTTGATTGTACTGTATTTGTTCTATCAAATATTCATGATTAGATCTTGCAAATTTTAATCTCTCATCAGTGTCCAAATATATGTAATTGACATATAGATACGAATTTACAAAGATTGGTTTGTAAGGTAACTGTACTTGTTCTATCATCTCGATCGATTTTGGTTTAGGAGTACAATACGATCGCGGTAGATCGAGATCGTCCGTGGAAGTTTTGTAAATTCGAAACGGAATACTATTTGCTGCTCCACAAATTGGCGAACTTTCAAATCTTTTTTTGATAGCATTTCGATCGACTATCTTAATGTAATATATTTTTTTTAGTAAATAGTCGAAGCCCATGAAATATCCTGCAATTTTTTCACCATTAACTGTTTGTTCAATATAATCGCCATAAACAAATGGCACTACATTGTCCTCTACTTCTATGGATGATGTAGGACCGATACGGAAACATTCTTCTAATCTTCTAAACATGATATTAATTTTGACATCTGAAGATGCTAATGCTATCAATGGTAACGCTAGACCGGACTCTTTACAAAACCAAAATTTTAACGGAACATACAATTCATATCCATCTTTACCGTTACTAAACTCATACATCGACGGAACATTACCGACCATTTTATCTATTCCTCTATCTTGTCGTCCACTAACTTGTTCCCATATATATAACCATTCACCATACTGTCTGTCGATCAATTTGCCCCCGATTTCAATTGTTATTTCTTGTATTAACGCATATCCTAAAAATCTTACCCATGCAAACTTCTTAATAGGATCTTCTGCACAAGTTACCGGATTTACAAATTTAGGAATGGCGGGAATGTTCATATACAATATGATCTCGCCAACCAAATCTCCTACCCTTGAAATTGTACATGTTACTGTGTCACCAAAATTTGCGGGGGCAGAAAAATTTTGTAACACTGATTCTACAGAAAAATTGGTGTGACGACGATAAATAATTTTAAAAAAAGTTATCTGTGGATCCCCCGTTAAATAGAGATCCTGTACACCATATGCAACTAATTGTATTATCGCTCCTGCCATTAATTATAACTATAATTAATGGCTTATTTATTTTACATCGAAAGACCTTAGAGAAAGCTGCTGTTTCATTAACGAAATCTTACTAATATACATGAAATGAATGATTTTAGATTAAAAACTACAACAATACCGAAACATTATCACGTTATCATAAAACCAAGTGGGAATATCTTTGGTGGCATATGTTATGTTACTTACGAACAGCAAAACGACAGTCCAGAAATGATACTACATGGCGCGGATTTGCAAATAGTATCGGCAACATTAAATAATGTTAGATGCAAAAAAATTATTTACGTAACAGAATATCAGCAGGTTAAATTAATATTTGACCATCTGCCACGACAGGGAACAATAAAGATTAGTTATGTTGGCCAAATCAGCAGCGATAAGACTACGGGAGTTTATAAATCTATCAGAAAAGATGATATCATAATCTCTACTCAATTTCAATCGCATTATGCGCGATATTGTTTTCCCTGTTTTGACGAACCATGTTTCAAAGCGACATTTCAGCTAGAAATATTTGCTCCAAAAGACAAAATAGTATTATCAAATACACCAGAAATATCACAAAAAAATTACGGTAAATATATATTGCATACGTTTGCAACGACTCCTAAAATGTCAACATACATCGTTGCATTTTACATCGGTACAGATAATTTTATCGAAGATTCAATAAATAATATTAGCGTTCGTGTGTATAGCTACAAAGATCCTAAATATTCTCAATTTGCGCTGAAAGTTGCAATAGAATCTTTAAGGTACATGACCGAGTATTTTGGAATACCATATCCTTTGAAAAAAATGGATTTGGTATCACTTCCGAAGTTTATGGCGGGGGCGATGGAAAATTGGGGATTAATTACGTTTACTGCGTCGGCATTATTGTGTCAGGATAATACTACTCCGGCTGATAAATTGGTAATTGCGACTACGGTAAGTCACGAAATTGCACATCAATGGTTTGGTAATTTGGTGACGATGGAATGGTGGTCAGATCTGTGGCTGAATGAAAGTTTTGCTACATGGATGAGTTGGGAGACCCTAGATCATATCTTCCCCGAATGGCGCGTTTGGGAACATTACTACAAAAAAGAGACAACTGATGCATTTGAATTAGATAGCATGACTTGTTCTCATTCAATCTGCAATAATGTCACCGAAACGGATAAAATAATGGAAGGATTTGATAGCATATCATATGCTAAAGGATCAAATATCATCCGATTGGTGATAAAATTAGTGGGCGTAAAATTATTTCGAGAAGGTATCCGTCACTATCTACAAAAACATAGCTATGGAAATGCTACAACTGATGATTTATGGGAATCGCTAGAGTTTGTGTCGCAAAAATCTATTAAAAACATGATGCATAACTGGCTAAATCAAAAAAATTATCCATATATTCACATTAGTTATCACGGGGTAGCCGATAATTACTTAGATATTACTCAGTATTCGTTCTGCCAAATTGATTCGAACATATTATGGTCCATTCCATTAACAGATGAAGTCATTCTATCAGATAAAAGATTGATCATTGGTAAGGATAAAATATTTACCAAAATTAATAAAAATGTATGGGGATTTTATCGTATCTGTTACAGCAAAAAAATATTATCAAAAATATTATCAGAACGGTTCACATCTCTATCAATGATCGATCTATCTGGCATGGTTGCAGACCTATTTGCATTATTATTTATTAATCAAACTAAATCAAATGACTATTTTGCGCGTCTAAAATATATCGTCGATAACATCTCTACAACGGACTTGAGGTCAATGCATTTATTGTTGCATGTTATCTATGAGCACTTTATTTACACCAAATACGTTAACAATAGAAGATTCTTAACGACATTCCGTGAAATATTGAAACCATTTGTCATGCGCTTGGAAGAAAAATATTCGGGAAATAAATCAGATGATCTTAATGATATGTGCGCGCACGATGTGATTTTCAAGTTGATGTGCGAATTACGAACACCATTGGCGATAAAATATTGCATAGATGATGTCGCCGATTTTTTTGCAGATCCTATACAATCATTGAACAAATCTATGACAGTCACTTTTCCTTCTATTATTGGTGATAATAATGAACTGTTTGACAAACTATTCGTTAACGTTAAAAATAATCCGTCAGTGATTTATGTATTAGGTTTTACAAACGATTTGACGCGATATATCAAAACATTGGATTTATTTAATCAACATATAACATCTGATGCAAATATGGAGATATTATTTCGTGTGGCTGGTAAAAATAAGAATCTAAACAAGCATATGTATACATACATCAAAAAGAACTGGGATATGATCTGGCAGGTATACCAACATAATTTTTTTGGATTAAAAAGTATTATTGGTACATTGGAGTATATTGTTTGTGATGACGAAATGCTCGACGATATCAAATCTTTTTTTAAGGATAAGGTATCTATCCAAGGATCTGTACAAAAAATGATCGAAAAAATCAATATAAACAAGCGTTTCGTTATGGTAGTATAAAAAATGTCGAACTCTTACGTGTCTAGGAAAAATATTGAGAAAGAAACATATTTCATTCACAATAATGGTTTCAGACCGTTTGAGGTGATAGTAACTGCTAAAAATATTATCATTTTAGCATGTGATGCTGCATTGGACGAAGATGATGAGAATTCGTATTCATTTTTTATTTCGGCGATTGATGAATTTGAAGGTTATTGGTATGGATATGATTCGAGTCCAAATAGAGGCCATAACAATACGTTGTTGATTAAGATATCCGATCACGATTATATGCACATAGGACCAGTGATATTTACATTTAAGACTACAGATAAAATTATTGATTACATTTCTCCACTTGGTAATAGCGACGTTGCATATCCTGTAGCATATGGTAAGTCCAACATTTATTTTATGAACGATTTTAACTATGTCAATAAAAAGGATATAAGAGAGACAACGGTCGCAAACGCAATGGATCTATATGTTGATTTTAGCGAACTCAATATGAAACAGAAAAAAGATATGCGCAATATTGTTTTATTGGCAGAATCACAAGGATTGGAGATAACGAAATACTAATAAATAACATTTTTTGAATATTATTTATTGCAATAAAAAATTGATTTTTTGATTACATAATATGGATAATCATTGGATTACACAAAATGATCAATTCCTTCATCTTTCGAAAAAACATAGGTGAAGTGAAATATGATATCTGCAGGAATAAAATAGGTTTTTTTTCGGTCATATTAACCCAAAATGATATTCGTATTATGGGATATGATAATACTGGCAATCAAAAAATGTGTGTATTGATAAATAATTTCGAGGGATATTGGTACAGCCAAGATCCATTTTATACAAGTAGTACTTTATTGATTAAAAAATCAGCATACGAGTATATACACATTGGATGTACCGTGTATGAATTCAGAATACATGATCCGATAATCGGATACGTTTCTCCAGTAAATGATATTATGCATCATCCTATTTTACTTGCAAATAATTATGCGTACATGTTAGGTGACACAGGATATTTAAAAATGAAACGAGGTAAATTGACACTAAAACATCCTATAGAGTTGTATGATCAATTTTATAGTAGCAATTATGAAAAAGAAAACATTGTTGTGAAAAAGGTTATGGTACAATATCGATTATAAAAATTAGATAATCATTTTGATGATCTAATTTTTAACTATTTTTATGTCGTTAATATAAGATGGAAAAAAAAGAGAGTGTCGCGTGGGAAAAAAGAACATCCAAAAGGAAACTTACCACAAGTAATATGCATAATACTAAATCATTCGTATCTAACAAAGAACTGACAGAAAAAAAGCGAAAATATTTGATTCACGATAATGAAAAACGTCCTTATCAAGTTGTTGTCGACAATACTGGCTTATATATTTACACATATGCAACGTATGAAAAAAAATACACCATATATTCCAAATTACTAAAAAAGGTCACCAATTTCAAAGGATATTGGCGAGGTTATGATCCTAGTCCATATGCTATGCACGGGAATTCCATATTGGTACAACTATCTATTCATAAATATTTGTATGTGGGGCAAGATGTGTACACATTTTCGACGAGTGATGAAATAAAAGATTATGTTTCACCGATTGGCAAGAGCGATGTTCCATATCCTGTAGCGTATGGGGTCGATAATGTATATTTTATGATCGATAATTGCTACGTTCACAAAAACGAATTAGAAACCCCTGTAACAGTTAAAAATGCAGAAACTATTTATGGCGAATTCTATGGTATTTTTGGTAAAAGAAACTTTAAGGCATATTCGATGAAAAATTTAGATATGATATTGTTAAATTCGTTGGTAGCCGATTAAAAATGATCTTATTCATTGACAATCTCATGGAAATTGGAACGTCTCAATATTTTAGCGATTTCTTGCCTTGAGATTTGAACGCGACAATATTTGATTATTCAATGTTACTGGCAAGAGAATTGCCGTGAGATTTGAATGCGACAATATTTAGTCATTCAATGTTACCGGCAAGAGAATTGAATGCGACAATATTTGCTCGTTCAATGTTACCGGCAAGAAAATTGCCTATACAATTGCATTTATTTGTTTTAATATCTTCATCAATCATAGTATGTAACTCCTCACTGCTCATGTTCAACATAATTGAATACGTAATCATATGAATTACTTATTCATTTTTTTATTAGAGAAAAATAAATATTATTAATTTATATTTTTAGCCAAATAATCTATCAGCAATCCTGCAAATATTTGTGTTGCCTTCTGGGTGACATATGCGATAGTTATATTTGGCCATTGATTTATTACATATATCGGACACTCTGTTGCAATAAGTAAACATATCCCGACGGGGAACGTAATAGCGGAAAAAATATTGTGTAGCTTAATGATGATAGATGCTCTTTGTACTGATATTATTCTCCATTGCGAACAAAAAACACTAACTGACGTCATATAAATAAATATTATACTACATATTGCGAATGTAGATACATATTTTGGTAATGAAATAAATGGTTCACTTGTACATCTATTTTTTACTTCGTTAGTTAGTAATAAAAATATAAATTCGAATATGAAAAAAGTTGTCATACATGCATATATAAACATATAGAACACCAATATTTCGGGTCTGGAATCCGATTTTGTATCATCGATTTGAGAATATTCTATTGTAGCACTCATTTTTTAATGTAGTATAAAGAAAAAAGTTATTGTGATGAAATATTTTTCAATTTTTTTAAAAAATTGAAATTTTGATTTTTAGGAGCTTCCATTATTATCTACAATGAACAAAACACAATGGCATATCGGTATTGTAACGATACAGCAGTCAATTTTCATGCTTGCAAAAACAGCAAGAATTTGTGCTATGACGAAGAATGCCACCGGTGTAAGCAAATTTTTACACAAATGAGAGAACTAAAAAGAATCAACGACGAAATGTTACGTTTGGCAGAAGAATCCAATTCAACACAATCCAACCCGGCAAAAATTCGTTACTAAAAAGAATTAAAATTTTATTGATTATCAAATAGATAATCGATAAATATTAAGCACTCGCATTAACCTCTTTCTTTAGCAATTTTTTCCCATTTATTATGCGCTTTCATAAAGACATCTAATTCTTCATTCCACATATCATTAGGAGTTTGCCTCTAACGTTTGAATGTCTTCTTTATTCTCCAATATCTGCCTAAGTCGCTCGACCTCTTCAGTAGTCAAGCTGAACAAACGAGTACTGGTGATATATTTATAAGTTGCCTTGAGAATTGAATGCGACAATATTTGGTCATTCAATGTTACCGGCAAGAGATTTGAATATTTTATCGTTGATTAAAAATTAATGTATTAGTTTTTAATCATCATTTTCCCTATTTTAAGAATATTTTTAGCAGCGTTCACATCACGATACGTTACCAATTTACATTTATTGCACATATAAATTTCTCCTTTTACATTTACGATGTTACCACATCCAGAACATGTTTTTGTTGTTAAGTATTCATCAACCTCATATATTTTTGATCCATATTTATCAGCTAATTGGAACAATCTGATCCTAAACGTGTCATGATCAAGAATTCTCAATATCCAACGTGCCTGTTCTGATAAGTTATTTTTTTGCGCCAATATTTCCATCGGCCTGAATTTTCCCAAATATATGTTTTCATATTTTGTTACCATCAAATGTGCAGTTTTGTAATGCAGCTCATCAACCATATTTGCAACCGCGTTGTAATATTTTTGACATATCCTTTTCATTTCGTTTCTTTCTCCCGTAGTTAAAGTATTATCATGAATACGATTTAAAATTTCTCGTATTCTGATGTAATATTTTTCTAAATGTTTTGTTATTTGTGCACCGATTAAGTAAACATCGTCGTTAGAGAATGTTGTCATAAACGTTCGACATCCTGGATCTACTCCACATTCAGCATTTTTTTGCAGTAATGTTTCAGGTATAAGTAATTTGTATTCTTTGGTATGCAAATCATATTGCAATGTAATTGATTGTGTTACATCGTTCAAAATGGTTGCAGATTCAAAAATTCGGAGACAAAAGGTTGTGTCGTTCAAAAATCTGCAAGGAATGACCAATACCTTTTTTTTCTTAGAGGCACTTATCTTTCGTATTCGAAGTTTCCCACCATTTTTTATTGATTCAGCGATCCCTTGAACTGCACGTCTGATAGCTTCAACCAATAACGCTGGCGGCATCTTATTCACCATAGTTTTAATGATATAATTTTGAACATCACTCATTTGGTAGCGTAATTTGCAAAAATCTAAAATTTGTAAATTCCCTTGTTGTATATGATCAATTGTTTCATTGTACATTCTGATAAACGCAGAAAACCATTCTTGAAGAACAAATCGTTGATCTTGCGTTGGAAAGATTATTTTCTGTAACGTGTGATAGTTTGAACATGCAGTCACTTTATCCGGGATATTATGAGATATATTCTTTGAAATATTATACATATGCGCTTAATATTATCCAGTTTTTAGCGTTTATATTGTTGTCAGAGAACACATTTAGTGTACAATACGATGATCAATATTTTTTATTCTAATCAATATTCATAATGAATTACTCAACAGAGACTATAGTCATATTTGTCGTTGTGGCATTTTTAATCTTATTTTTCTTGTACAATCTAAACAAAACAGAGAATTTTGAAGCATCGTACGTTAGAAAATCAGACAATCATCCCGAAGATGTCTTTGCTGATTCTAACAGCGAATTTTTAACACCAGATCAGATTACAGATCCAGATACACTTGATAAACTAAGACAGACTATCTTGCGCGCCCCATCATTAAGTGGAGCCGCTGAAGTTGCATATAACGACATCGTTTCATATCGTCGTGGACAAATTAGACCATTCAACGAAGGTAATTCCTTAGTTTCAGAAGCGTTGGCAGAAGCAGACAGTTTTAATGCTGATATGTTTGGTAACACATATTATTTATTGTGGCAAGCAGATAAAAAACGAGAATCAGACACCGCGCAAAAACGAGCGGACGAAATCATCGAATCAGGGAAGAACTGTGTCGATTTTCAAAACATCAACCAATGTATGTCCGTTTGTAATGATTCAGCTTATTGTACTGGATTTTACATTGATTCTCCAAATAGATGCTGCATGATGATTGATCCTCCGATCGATTATGACAGAGACAGATACAACCGTACTCCGAATAACACTGAAGAATATGGACAGAAAACGGTCAATAATATGATCCGCAGTAATGGAAATAAAATTATTTTTGAACATGTCGCGAATAACGATGGTAACAGTGCTTATCGTGTTCCTGTAAGTCGTAAACAGTGCAAGAGATTATGCCCCAAATGTATTATGGGCAGATGTCCCGATAACTATAGATGCACAAATATGACTGCAGATCCTAGATATAATTATTCATGTATTATTACTAATGAAGATAGATACAATGAAAATACTGGAAATACTTATGATGCGGATTACATTCCTCATTTAGATGCAATTTATGCGCTCAACCAGTACGCCGGATATGATGATATTGATGAGGATCCTGTCTTGATGATACCTGAACCTGATAATTTAGGATTAACAGATAATATTGTACCGACGCAAAAACAGTATGAAAAAATTAATAAAAGATATGACAAATATCATATTGGTCCAAATACGTTTCAGGATGAATTGGATTATGATATTGCACAGAAGGCTATTAACGCCAACATTAAGCAAGAGATATCTACATATAATGCAGATAAGGAAAGTGATAATATGGATACGATAGCGACGAGAGGAGAGAATGATCCGATAGCATTAGCATCATATTACAAATTTGCAAATCAGCCTGTTACAGAGAAGCCGACCATAATGAAAGAACAGATAGAAGCATTTGGCCCTGCTTCGGCGCCACAACGTCGAATAGTAAAATCACGGGATGAAGCGATGCGATTATACAGACGCAATTTTTTCTAAATGTTGAATAAATTATTTAACATTTATTTACAGCATCGTCTACAATATTTCAGCTTTAGATATTGTTTGCGTATATGACATTTAGTGCATAACTTGCGCGTTATTTGTTCACCATGGCGATAATTAACGTTTAAAATGCGAAATACGGGAGGCTCAAATCCTGGGGGCGCAGAAAGATCGTCATTGCGAAGAACATCGTGCCATGGATTCGGGGGCTGACTAGCTATTTTAAAGTGCGATGTATATTTGTCTATTCCTAACATTTTGTCTAAGTTATCTACGCTGCGATATTGGGAGAAATAAAAATCAACGAATTCATTGCTGCTTATTTGCATGTTTTTTTGCTGAATTGATAAGATAGGAAGCGTCGGGATATATATTTTCAATTTTTTTTAGCTGCACAAAAAAATGAAGATATATTCTCGCACTTTCTATCGTGGAATAATTTGCTTAATCATCCATTTTTATCATTGTAATGATTATCTTACCTAACGATATAATTTTTTTGATAAAAAATTGAAATACAGTTCCAGGGAGATTCTTTAATATTCACGCCAAACAACCACAAATGGCATATCTCCACCGCAACAACGTATGCAAAAATAACAAGAACTTGTGCGGTGATGATGACTGCGATCAATGCAATCAAATTCACAAACAAAGCTAACAAAAATAAATTTTTATTGATTATCAATTTGATAATCAATAAAACAATTAAGCACTTGCTACAGCCTCTTTCTTTTTGACAACTTTTTTAGTCTGTCTCTTCTTAGCTGTCTTTTTAGAATTATCGACCATTTCTTTGGCATATTCTTCATCGGCAATCTTTTCCCACTTATCATATGCTTTCATAAAGGTCTCTAGTTCTTCACTCCACATTTCGTTAGTAGTCTTGCCTTCCAATGTTTGAATATCTTCTTCTTTATTCTCCAACATCTGTCTAAGTCGCTCAACCTCTTCAGTTGTCAAACTAAATAATCCAGTACTAGTGATGTATTTATAAGTTGGCTTTGTCTCGGCGCCGACCATGAACTTTGGAAATTCTAATTCCTTCAATCGCTCTTTGATCACTTCCATCTTTTTGGTCTTATTCTTTTCAAAGATGATAATCGTTCCATCAATTACACTATCGATAAATTTCATTTTCCATTTCAAAATATCGCATTCATGACGCCACTTACCTAACAAATGATCTTTTCTGGTTTGATACATTTCTATTCTGACTCTAGAAAAGTTATTGAGAATGGCCCCGTAATTCGAATACTTGATAACCTTACCTTCTTCATTGAATAAATGCATGTTAGATAACTTGACAGTCTTCTGAAGTTTCAGATCCTTTTCTAATTTACCGTTCTTGATAAGTTCATTCAATTTACCTGGATGAAAAATGATCGTAAAACTCACTCTGACGTTGGTACAATCTTCAGTGAATGACTTGACATATTGACTGATAGTATTTGACTTGGCTACTTTTGCGGTGTTACTCTTCTTACTATCTTTCTTAGGTGCACGAGCTTTACTGCCGCCTTTACCTTTTTTAGGAGCCGGTTTCTTGATTTCAGTTTCTTTAGCACTTTTCTTAGCTTTAGTTGCACCTAAAATGATGTTATCCAAAAACGCTTTGTAATTATCGGTCCAGACACCAATTGGTAGATCGGAAATATGAATTGTGTCATCGTCAACAACTTTGTATTTCGCTCGAATGATAAAATTTGTCTTATCAATTTTCTCAACGGTACCTTTAAAGTTACGATACCATGGTGTCATTGGTTTTGGTTTCAATCCATCATTAATTCGTAGCAAATTCTCATAAATATCACGTGGATTACATGGTGGAATAGTTGTCGAATAACCAGTACCAATACCAACGACTCCATTTACTAAAATCATTGGGATGATTGGTGCGTAGAATTTTGGTTCTATTTTTTCTCCGTCGTCTGTGAGATAATCCAATATGTTGTTATCATGTTCTACAAAAATAGTTTTACCAATATCACTTAACATAGTAAAGATATATCTCGGACTTGCACTATCATGACCACCAGATAACCTGGTACCAAACTGACCGACTGGTACTAATAAATTAAGATTGTTACTGCCGACAAATGTTTGCGCCATACCGATGATAGCTTCTTGTAAGGAAGTATCACCATGATGATACGCTGACTTTTCGGCGATGTATCCAGATAATTGCGATACTTTTTGTTTGACGTTGTAAATGTTCTTTTTTACGCAACCGAAATAGATCTTTCGCTGCGAGGGTTTGAATCCATCCATGATATTTGGAACAGCTCGTGCGACGTTGTAGACAGAGAATGCTATGAGTTCTTTGTGAATGAATTCTGCATAGGAGACGTTTTTTCGGTTGTTATCAATGAAAAGATTCTCATCGTACAAATTCATCCAATCTTTTCGGTCATTCTCTCGTTTTTTGGCAAATGCTAAAGTTATTGCATCTTCGCAGATGTCTTTGCATTTAGGTTCATAATTTTCAAGAGTATTATCGGTATCGTCTTCGTCTAATTTTTCTTTCCAACAATACTTGATCGTTTTATCATTGTAATCAGTAAAACATTCCCGCGCTTCTTCATTGCCATTAGTACCTAATCCTTTGTAATACATGAGATCCCATCCTTTTCCATCGTTGTTCTTTTTCTTCCAAAGTTCGAGTTCGTTAAGATTGTAAAATGAGACAGATTGTTGTTTTACTCCTTTTCCTTTGGTTAGTTTGACAACTGGGGTCGTTAAACATTCAATGAATCCGTTTATTTTGAGGAGAGATGGCCAATAATGATGGATGTAGCTCATAATTAATCCTTTAATATGGGAACCATCAGTGTTGTGACATATTGTTTCTCCTATGCCGCTTTGAAAATGATGATTCTCGGTTTCAAGATCGTATACATATTGTTCAGTTTGTCCAAGGTTAAATATTTTTTTGATGGCATTCGGATTTTTACGTTGCTTACCATCTGTCAAAAATAAACGATAAACTTTTGGTTTCTCAATGTCGTGATTAATAGAAACATCATAACCCAAACTTTTACATAAGAAGAAAATCCCCTGCGCTCCTATTTTTCCATCAACCGCAAAACATCTTCTTCCATATTGACTATCGTATAAATCATGTCCCAAACCGTCCCCTTGATAAAAACCTTCGATAAAATTTTTTCGGACATCATGAGGTGCGTTAAGAATTTCTTGCGGAATTTTTTTTTTCTTATTTTTGTCGTAAAACATCGATCTATATTTTTCCACCAACGGAAGTATTTTTTTTCCACCATTTACCACTAATTTGTAAATATCTTTGGTAGAATACGAATTCTTTTTATGGCACGTTACGATGGTGACGCTATAGTCATATAATTTTTCTAATATTTTCTTAAATTTTTCCAAAAGACCCAGATTCAGATTAGAAAGACTCCAACTATAATTTGTTCTATTACGGGTATATGTTTTGGTACCATCTTTCGATTTTGGATAACTCACAAATTTGTATATACCACATGTACCATCTGCCCAGAAAAATCCCATCAAAAGTGCCTCATCCGTACTGATACCAGAATCGTAGTTGAAATTCATCGTGTTAATTTCATGAATTTTTCCAATTTCTCTAATCAGTTCAGATTTATTCATGGTTTCGCAACCATATATTTTATGGACTTTCGCATGTATTTGCAAATTTTTCTTAGTTAAATTCTTAAAATTCGACGGGATGTTTGTATTATCGAATTTTGGAAAACTATGTAGAAGATGATCACCTACTTTGCAATCTTTCGGACTAATTTTATTACTATCCACATCAAGCAATGAATGGTCTTGGGTTACATCAACAATTCCAGTGTGCGACAATACACGATAGATCGATTTGTTGATTTTATGTCGGATCACTTTTACAATCTTTGTCCATCCTTGTTCTGTCCAAATCTCATAATCTGTAAGACTATATTCTTTACCATCCTCTGCAATAAACCAGTCATTCGATAAAGTTTCAATAGTTCGTATGTCAATTTGATCTTTAATATCCTTCAATAACAACGGAGTATCGCCGGTTACACTGTCTGCATCTGTCAAAACTGCGATCTTACCATATCTCAATCCTTCGACTGACGTATACTTCTTTCCTCTAACAAGACCCATAATCTCTCGAATGGCTTTGATTTCCTTATTTTCTTCCAATGTATCAATGATGTTAGCATCATCTTTGCCTTTTCGGACATTTTTAAGTTTACCTCGCAATGGAAAAACACCGAAATGATCTCTGCCGGTTTCATTAAATCCAGCCATTGCAAATGCCTTTGCGGAATCTCCTTCTGTGAGCATTAATGTACACAGGGCAGCTTCTTTTTTGCCAGCCTGATGTGCTTCAAAAAGTTTATCGATTCGTACGACTCCTTTTTTAGATCCATCTTGTTTAGCCAGATTCGATTCTGCCCTGGATCTTGCGTTCTCAATAATTTGATCGACCACACCAGTCGCAATTATTTTCTTGATCAATGCTTCTGTCACAACGTATTTAGATCCAAATTCAGCAACTTTAGATTTTAGCATATCTTTAGTCTGACCATCAAATTCTGGCAGTTCTATCGTCGAATCTACAAAAAATATCAAATTCTCTTTGATCTGATTAGCCTTGACGGTTATTCCTTTGGCTTTTTTCTCAACCGCAACTTTTAATTTGGCTACAATTTGACTGGATACGTGTTCAACATGTGTCCCACCATGATGAGTACAAATACTATTAACGAAAGAAATATTTTGATGTTCCATATTATCTAATGGATCAAATACGACACATATTTTCCATCGAGGATTACTTGTCATTTCAACAACCTTCTTGTGTTCTGAATCCTCTGGAAAGTAAAGATCAACATATTTCTGGAACGGCAATGGTGTAATTGCCTCATCATTGAAATATACTTTTACTCCTGTTGTCATTGCAATGTCATACACTCGTTTTTGAAATAATGCAAAAATATCGTCAGTAAAACCGTCAAGTTTGAATCTAGCAAAATCAGGAGTGAACGTGATTTTAGTAAAGGGAGCTTTCTTTGCTGCAGTAATAGTTGGTTTTCCTTTCTTGTACATGTTGTCATTAAAAACTTGCTTGAAATTTTTAGTACCATCACACGTTTCAACGATGAATTCTGTAGAATAAATGTTAGCTAATTTGGCTCCGAGACCATTCTTGCCACCAGTTATTCTTTTTTCTTTTGCGTCATCCTCATCATCGTCAAAGTTTTCACCTGACAATAATGTTCCGAAAATCATCGTCGGGATATATTCTTTTTGTTCTTTGTGTTCTTCAACGGGAACACCTGCACCGTTATTCCATACAGATATCTTACCAGAATCCTTATCAATATTCACCTTAATCATGTTCATCATCTTGCAACGAGTTTTTTGATCAGCAGCATTAACTAAAATTTCATCAAAAATCTTGTAAAGTCCAGGCACATATGATATTTCTTTGTAAACCATTTTGCTATCACCTTCTTTGTTATATACCCACATATGTCCGGTTGTTTCTTTCACAGTGCCAATATACATGTCAGGTCGAAGCAATACATGTTCATGGGGATCGATTTTTTTGTATCTTTCCTCTAACGTCTTGGTTGAAACTTTGCCCTTGCTCATGATGATGCTTGTATCTAGAAGGCGATTTCTTTATATTACTTATTTATTTGTCAATTTTTTTTGTTTATTTCGTCAATGTGTTCGCTAGAATAATGATGTCTGTCAATGTTAACAGATATTCCTGTGATGCTAGTTTCTGAATCGGATATGTAATTTTTTGCGGGTGCTTTTTTGATTGTTTATTTTGAGCTTCCTAAAATGATAGATCTGATTCGAATGATTCTTGCTTCCGATGTTTGCGTGATCTGACTGGCGATTCAGATTTAACACTTATTTTTTGGAACCGTTCTTTGCGATTACGTATAACGTATTATTAGTCTGAATATCTGACGCGTTTGGATCTTTATCGATCAAATTGATACTTATGTTAAGATATTGGATAAATTTATCTATTTCTGTTTCGTCCTGTGTTTTTGGGATTTGAGTTTCTTGCAATGAATCAAAAATATTGCTTGTCGATATTTGTTATATTTTTGATAGATAAAATTATCAAAAATATAATATTCGGAACACCAAATCGTCTGTTATGAATGAATCGTAAAATTCTTGGTCCATTTTAACTTTTTCAGAATCGAAAATTCTTGTTACTTGTTGCCTACATATTGGACAAGGAAAGGGATTATTTACGTTGTTCGTTTTTTTGAATAAGTTGAAACAAGTATCATCACAGATTGAATGACCACAAGGAAATACATTATGTGGAAAATAATAATTTACGTCCCGTATCTCTTCGCCTGAACAAATTGGACAATTAGCTTTATAGTTCCCATTGATACTTAATTTTGCTAATAGGATATAATCGGATGATATATGTGTCGCCAATATTGCTGTTTTAAACTCACCGGGTACGATTTTTAACATTTGTTTGCGAATTCTTGACAATTCAAAGCAACCATATTTCGGTTCTGCCATTTTAAGCCAATAAATACAAGTTGGAAACTGATCTTTGTCACAGTGAGGATTTTTTACCATATAATCACAAAAATTATAAATACATCGTTTGATGCTTTCATTTCTTGATGTATCCATGTTTTATCGTTGGATAAATTTATGGGCATATTAGATATTTTTTATTCAATTTTTTAGATTTAGATTAATGCAATTGTCAATTCATGTTGGTCTGTTCAATGTATTTTAACGGCAAAAATCGTTGTCTGGATGTTTGGATGTCCAAATATCAGATCATTCAATGTTATCGGCAAGAATTGTATCGCCAAGAGATTTGAATGTCCAAATATCAGATCATTCAATGTTATCGGTAAGAATTGTATCGCCAAGAAATTTGAATGTCCAAATATTTGATTATTCAATGTTACTGGCGAGAATTGTATCGCCAAGAGATTTGAATGTCCAAATATTTGATCGTTCAATATTACTGGCGAGAATTGTATCGCTGAGAGGTTTGAATGTCCAAATTTTTGATCGTTCAATGTTACTGGCGAGAATTGTATCGCCGAGAGATTTGAATGTCCAAATATTTGATTATTCAATGTTGCTAGCGAGAATTGTATCGCCAAGAGATTTGAATGTCCAAATATTTGATCGTTCAATGTTACTGGCGAGAATTGTATCGCCAAGAGATTTGAATGTCCAAATATTTGATTGTTCAATGTTATCGGTAAGAATTGTATCGCCAAGAGATTTGAATGTTCAAATATTTGATTGTTCAATGTTACTGGCGAGAATTGTATCGCCAAAGATTTGAATGTCCAAATATTTGATCATTCAATGTTGCTGGCGAGAATTGTATCGCCAAAGATTTGAATGTCCAAATATTTGATCATTCAATGTTGCTGGCGAGAATTGCATTGCCTGGAGATTTGAATAATTGATCATTCAATATCGCTGGCAAGAATTGTGTTGCCAGGAGATTTGAAGGTCCAAATATTTGATCATTCAATGTTGCTGGCGAGAATTGCGTTGCCAGGAGATTTGAAATCATCAATATTGATTCGTTTAATATTGCTGACAAGAGGTGTATAACCTGAAAATTTGAGATCGCCAATATGGAAATTTGAAATCGCTCACATTGGCGTTCAAAATCCTGTCAATACAAACTTCCACAAATCTCTTGGCATCACATTGAATAGACCAATATTTGCACGTTCAAAGTCTTGTCAATGCAAATCTTCGCGAATCTACTGACATCACATTGAATAGACCAATATTTGCACGTTCAAAGTCTTGTCAATGCGAGCTTCCGCAATTCTCTTGACATCACATTGAATGGACCAATATTTGCACGTTCAAAGTCTTGTCAATACAAACTTCCACAACTCTCTTGACATCACATTGAACAGACCAATATTTGCACGTTCAAAGTCTTGTCAACGCAAATCTTCACGAATCTACTGACGTCACTTTGAATGGACCAATATTTGCACGTTCAAAGTCTTGTCAACGCAAATCTTCACGAATCTCTTGACATCACATTGAATTGACCAATATTGGTACGTTCAAAGTCCTGTCAATGCAAATCCTCACAAATCTCTTGATATCACTTTGAATGGACCAATATTGGGCGTCCAAAGTCTCACCGATGTAAATCTTCACAAATCTCTCGACATCATTTTGAGTGGACCAATATTGGTACGTCCAAAGTCCTGTCAATGTAAACCTACACAAATCTCTTGATATCATTTTGAGTGGACCAATATTGGTACGTTCAAAGTCCCATCGACGTAAATTTTTGCAAGTCTCTCGACATCGCTTTGAATGGACCAATATTGGTACGTTCAAAGTCCCATCGACGTAAATTTTTGCAAGTCTCTCGACATCGCTTTGAATGGACCAATATTGGCGCGTTCAAAGTCTTGTCGATGCAAATTTCAATAAATTTCTGACGATACTTTAAACACATAACATTTGCATATTCCCAACGCAAATCTCTTTACGACACACCAATATTGTCCTTTTTAAAAAAATCTTGTCAATACAACCACCATAATATCGCGCAGAATAGATCAATGCCGTCATATTCAAAATATTATCAATGTCAATAGACACTATATTTTACCACTTTAGTACAGACAATTGTCGGGTAAGTTCGTAAAAAATATATAAAGTTATGATATATGAGTCATCAAAATTATTCATGCTATAATAATTCCAACTACTATAGTCGATGCAAACGAGGTCACAGTGGATGTAAACCAGAACCAGAATGCTGCACATTTTATCAACCATATAAAGGACCAACAGGTGCCAAAGGAGCTACAGGTGTAACTGGTGCAACGGGTCCTACTGGATTCACCGGTGCTACTGGAGTTACCGGCGCTACTGGATTCACAGGTGCTACGGGAGTTACAGGTGCCACAGGAGTTACAGGTCCAACTGGACCATCTGGTGCAACAGGAAATACAGGTCCAACTGGAGTAACAGGTCCAACTGGAGTAACAGGTCCAACTGGAGTAACAGGTGTTACTGGAAGAACTGGTGATACTGGAGCTACTGGAGTCACAGGTCGAACAGGATCAACTGGTGATACTGGAGCTACTGGAGTCACCGGTCGAACAGGATCAACTGGAGCTACAGGATCAACTGGAGCTACAGGACGGACAGGATCAACTGGCGCTACGGGAGTTACCGGCGCTACAGGAGTCGCTGGGAGCACAGGACCAACAGGAGTTACCGGAGCTAGCGGTGCAACAGGAGTTACTGGGGCAACAGGTAATACAGGAGCTACTGGTGCAGCAGGAGTTACTGGTGCAACAGGTAATACCGGAGCAACAGGTAATACCGGAGTTACTGGTGCAACAGGTAATACAGGAGCTACTGGTCCTGGAATAACTGGAGCTACCGGACCAGGAATAACCGGAGCAACAGGAGTTACCGGATCTACCGGAGTTACTGGATCTACAGGTAATACTGGAGCTACCGGACCAGGAATAACCGGAGCAACAGGAGTTACCGGATCTACCGGAATTACTGGATCTACAGGTAATACTGGAGCAACAGGTTTTACTGGATCTACAGGTAATACAGGAACAACAGGAGTTACTGGATCTACAGGTAATACAGGAGCAACCGGGCCAGGAATAACTGGAGCTACAGGTTTTACAGGACCAACAGGTTTTACAGGACCAACAGGTTTTACAGGGCCAACAGGTTTTACAGGGCCAACCGGCGCAATTGGACAAACAGGATCTACTGGTCCAACTGGCTTTACAGGATCAACTGGTTTTACAGGACCAACTGGTGCAACTGGACGAACTGGAGCTACCGGCGTTACCGGTCCAACTGGTATAGGAGCTACAGGCCCGACCGGACCAAGTAATATTACTGGATCAGGCGGAGGTATTATTATTTTCAGTAGTGGTGGTCCTATGTCAGGAAACACAATGTTCCTTCGATATGGTTCGACAAACAATACAGAACTCAATGCCCAGTTTATTATGACTCACACCGGTTTTGTCAGAAATTTAACGGTCTTCTTAAGTTCTGCACCGGGCGTTGGAGCCACTCGAACTGTTACTTTCCGCATAGGTGGTGTTAATACTGCGCTCAGTGTAACTATATCTGGGGCAGCGACAACCGGAGTAGATAATGTTAACTCAATTGCTGTCAATCAATTAGATTTAGGATCATTAATTATGACTTCAACAAACTCCCCTACTAATTCTGTTATAATTGCCAGTATAGATTTTGTTAACTAAATATAATTTTTTTTTATTACATGATTATATACAAAAATGATAAACTGGAATAGTGGTGCAAACTTGTCAAACAATGGTACGTCTGATTATTTAAGAAATGGTAGCTTTTCGCCATCATTGGAAAATACAACTAAAATTATCATGCCAAAAAATGGGTCAGTTTCCAAATTAGTTGTACAATTAAATACTACTACAGGTACATCAAACCCTGCCCCTGGTGCAGGACAATTTAGAACGTTTGTTGTCAGAAAGAATTGCGAAGATACAGAATTGTCTGTAACGATACGTGGTGATGATGTTATTGAAGAATCTAAACCTGGTATTGTGATTCATGTAAATAAATTTGATGTCATAACATTGGCCCACAAAAGTAGCGTGGGTATTAAAAATCCTGCAATTGCAATTGCAAGTGTGGTCGTTTCTTAGAGACAATATGTATAAAAAAATATATAGCAATAATATATAAATGTCAAGTCTTTACATATCTTGGGTCACGTCAAGCACAACAATCGATTTAGGATACAACACTTTTTTTGTTGATGCAACGAGTGGTAACATTTTAATAACCATTCCCGAAAATCCTGGAGAAGGAACTAATTTCATGATCAGTCGCACAGACTCATCTGCTAACACCGTTACAATTATTTCAACCGACGGAGACATTAACGGTTTATCTACTCCTGTTTCTCTCAATTTAGGTCAAAACGTTTTGCTAGGATCATCAAATGGTCATTGGCACACTGTTTTAGGAACCTTTGTTCAATAATTTTGATAAATAAAAATTTTGTTTATCAAAATAAAATTTATGCGTATCTGCAAAATAAATATATCGCAATAATATATAAATGTCAACAACCCGTTTTACAAGTTGGATTACTTCAAACGCAACACTTAATCTAGGATACAATACTTTTTTAGTTGATGCGTCAGAGGGCAATATTGTTATGACGATTCCTCAAAATCCCGGCGAAGGAACTAGTTTTACAGTCACTCGCGTGGATGCAACAAATAATACAGTAACGATCAGCTCCATAGATTCAAACATAAATAATATAGCTAATCCCGTTTCGCTTGGCCTTCACGGGAATGTATTATTGAGATCATCAAATGGTCGATGGTACTCAATATTAGGAAATTGGACTCAATAAAAATGATTTTTAAAGTTCCAGATGGGCAAATCACAATATAATAAAAGAGCAACGATGGAATCAATCATAATTTTGATCAACGAATTCACCGCATCCGAATTTACTAATGCAAAAAATTGGTACGAAGAAGCATTCTCTTTCAAAAATGCAGAAAAATATGATGACTATTTTGCATATATGACAATGTCTGCTAATTCAGGTTACAAACCTGCAATAAAAGAATTAACTAATGACTATTACAAAAAACTGCATCTTAAACAAAATCATCAAAAAATGTTGCAATTTTATTCCGTTTTCAGTATATATCCTCATTCCGCTAATTATTTAGCGTATATGCATAAAAAAGGATTCGTTGTCCAAAAAGATCTTAAGCGCGCAATTGAGCTTTATGAATCTGCCGATATCGAAAATAATACGAACGCGATGGTGGGATTAGGAATTATATTAACATATGAAGATTCTGAATTCAATGATCACAAACGCGGAGATGAATTACTCTACAAAGCATACAAAGAAGGAAATATGAATGCTAATTTTTATTGCGCAAACTCATATCAATATGGAGGGCTTACAATTTATCCTGATTTTACGCGAGCGATGATGCTACATATTTATAACGATGAAATAAATGAAGGAAACACAAATGCTATGTGTGAAATGGCCAAAATTATTAATCAAAATAAAGATACATCACATCAGGAAGCAGTGCTCAGATTATGTAAACAAGCAGGTGATGATGGCAATGGATATGGGTATTCATTGTATGCGTTGTACATTCAAGATAAGAATACTGAAGAAGCGTACGATTTTTACATTAAAGGAATCGAATTAGGAGATCATTCTTCGCATATATGGGTATGTGAATTAGCGATCAAACATTCTGAATACGAAAATGTATTGTTAGATTATGCCATCAATAATAAAAATGATAAATTGTTTCAAATGTTCAAAACCAAAGCAAATTTATCAGATGGTTACATTGCTTCGTACGTGGAAGTTCATGAACTTCGTATAAAAAATCAGCAACTTTTAGAAGAAAACGAAAGACTTGCCAAAGAAAATAAAGTTCTTAACGGGGAAAATATAAGACTCATCAAAGAAAATATTATCATTAAGGAAAATAATGCGCAACTTTATGAAACGTTATGTTTGTTTAAGCAAAAAACAACTACTGATTTTGCATCCATCTCAAATTTACTACTCAAATAAAATTAATCTTGATCCAAAATTAATTTCATTCATTAAATTAAGATTCACAAATGCAATACTCTTGCTCATTTTCAGAATTTAATGTATCTGCCACCAATAGTATCTAATAAATCCATGTTCTGATACAAGTTTTTTGTTATTCTCTCTGCAAAATATTTTTTTAGCTTTTTCAAGATATTTATTTAGCTCTAATGCATAATTAATCGAAGAATCATCCATAAACTATTACTTGGTTATATTATTTTTCATCACTACTATTATTGTCACAACTAATAACACCAAAAAAGTAAAGGTCAAACTTTTTTCCAAATAAATATATACAAAATAATACACTGCTATATAAATTAATAACACATCAAAAATTTGAATTCCATGGATCTGATACAATCTGCTAAATTCAACTAATGACATGGATTCATCTTCAAAAGTTTCTTTTTTATCATCATCGTCACTTGAAGAATCATCCAATTTTCGAATTCTATTGTTCGATGTTGGTTTGGTTATTAGATTCGTGGCAACGAAATCGCTCATAATATATATATGTTAGAAAAAAATGATATATGGAATGTTAATATAAATGTTGTATCATAATCAAGTAATAAAGGATGTTTTTAGTTAATAAATATAGTCCTCAAATATTGAGCGAATCGTTAACAAATAATGATGTGCTAAAACAGTTAATACATATAGCATCGTATGAAGATATTCCACATATTATCATTTCCGGTCCACATGGCGGAGGTAAGAAGACGATCGTTAAATTTTTTTTAGAATCGATATATGACAAAAACATAAATAATCTAACTAAAACAAAATATCGTATTCATGGAGCGTCCAAAAAAAATATTATTGAAATAATGCAAAGTGATTATCATATTGTCATCGAACCAACAAGTACGAACAATGATAAATATATCTTACAAGAAATAATAAAACAGTACGCAACGCATAAAATGTTCGAAATTTTTGAAACTAAACGGAAATTTAAAACGATCGTGATACATAATATCGAACTATTGTCTCATAATTCGCAAGCAGCATTGAGAAGAACAATGGAAATATATGCGCATAGTTGTCGATTTATTATGATATGTAACAACACTTCAAAAATATTTGATGCACTGCGAAGTCGATGTCAAATATTTTGCGTATCGTCTCCAACATTAAAAGAAATCCGACAAATAATTTTACACATTTCATTGATGGAAAATATCGAACTGTCAGATGATAAATTAACTACCATTCTTTCAAAATGTAATAATAACGTTAAAGAAGCAATATGGATATTAGATGAAATGCGTTATGGTGCGTCTCATTATTTACCATTATACAAAGCGTATGATAACGTCGTCAAATTGATTTTGTCTACAATCGAATGTAAAAATGTTGTGACAGTTTATCAAAGTATTCGATCTAACATTCATGATATATGGACAAATACAATCAACGGTGATGATATTATTATAAATATTATGGAAAGATTGATTGAAATAATTAATATCGATCATATTAACATTAAGATCATACAATTTGCGGCGGACGCAGAACACAATATCGTACCTGGACGACGTGATAATCCGCATATGGATTGGTTCATTGCGAGTGTCATCAAAGAATTGATCATCAATAAAAATCTGTTAACACATCTAGTTCCTAAGAAACCACCGCCAGTCAAGGCTATCAAAGCAAAATAAATTATTAATAACACATCAATAATTTATTCAATAACATTTTAATACTGTCGCAGATGGATCGACCACTTCAACCGATTGAAACCTCGGCAACCAATAATGACTTATCACATTATCCCTCTCTGGATAAATAGAATTAAATATCCGCCTGAAATACAGCGCATCTAATGTTTTTGGTTTGTTAATTTTAAAAGGATTGTTATCCAGTTCTCCCGATGTAATTATTTCGGCTGCTTTCTTTTGGATCGTTTTATACCAATTTATTTCAGTTGATGAAACGGCGTCTGAAAAGGCTTCTTTACTTCGATATAATATTTCTGTAGGTAAGTAGCCAACAAAGCTATCGCGAATAATTTTCTTTTCCATATAATCTGTACGATACATAAGCAAGTTAGGATCAATTCTTTTGATAAATTGGACATATTCAAAATCTAAAAATGGGACTCTAACTTCCAATCCGTTGCCACTCATCGTTCGATCTGTCCGCAAATTATCGAACATGTATAATTCCTTCAACAACCTAATAGTTTCCCGGTGAAATTCTAATCCGTTTGGCGCATCTCTGAAATAACGATACGATCCATGTATTTCATCAGATCCTTCTCCACTCAAAACAACTCTAATGTCAGTTTTTTGACTAATATATTTAGCCATAATGTATTGTGGTACAGATGCTCTAATAGTTGTAATATCGTATGTTTCTGTTGCCCTGATAACATCTGGTATCGCTGTAATTCCTTCTTCGACGTCAAACTTGATAATATGGTGTTTCTTAATCCCCAAATGTGCAGTTACTATCTTTGAAGCAATGACATCTGGACTGTCTTCTAAACCTATCGAAAAACAAACTATGTTATCAGGACCCAAGATTCGCGCAGCAATCGCAACAATCAAACTGGAATCTAATCCACCGGATAATAAAAATCCAATTGGTCTATCTGAAAACAATCTTTTTGCAACAGCTTCTGTAAAAATATCTCTAATCATATTTTGAATATATTCAACAACATTGATACTAGGATACGCAATAATAGATCTGTAATCATAATACTCTTTTATTTCAACTGATATGGTTGGTAGTGATAATTGATAAAATTTATTAGGTTCTACTGGTTCAATGTGTTCCATAATATTGTGGAACGCTTTTATTTCTGAAGCAAATCCGTATGTTTTAGTGAGCGAGTTGTAACCATAGAACAACGGGCGAACACCGAATCGATCTCTTGCTGCGTAAACTGCTTGATTTTTTTTGTCAAATAAAATGAGAGCAAATTCTGCATCAAACAGATTGATCGTATCTTGAAAATTATTTTTTTGGAACAACGGCAAAATAACTTCGCAATCGCATTTTGTAATCAATTTCAAATCGAACGTTTTTGCAAGATCTTTGTGGTTATAAATTTCACCATTGCAAATTACAATATTACCATCATTGTCAGAAAAAGGTTGTAATCCATCATCACTCGTATCCATAATAGACAATCTGCTAAATCCAAAAAACATATCTGCGTTAGATTCTTGGATTCTAAACGAGTTCTGTTTATCAGGTCCCCGAGGTATCAATTGATCGTGACTATGTACGATAACATGCGTATCTAACTTGTCATCATATTTTACCAAAAAAATTATTCCACACATAATATATTTATAGGTGCGTTTTATATATTTATAACAATAAAATCATTGATTGTATTATTATCTAATTTTCCAAATCGTCTAAACATTCAGTTAAAATAACGTCGTTTGATTTAGATTGCGAAATGTACTTTTTGTAGTTTGCGAGAAAAACATCTCTGCCGACCATTTGAAAATACATGAGTCTGATAAAGTCTGCAACACTATCATCTGCTCTCAAAAAATTATCGAATTTGAATGATGACAAATCTGCCGTTTTTTCTACTCCCAGTTTATTTGCTAAATCATAAAATCGTTTGTTAACATCTTCCATTGATAGAGTTTCATATTCATCTATATCGCATATTCTGGTCGCTCTGTCAAATGATGATGCCATTTGAAAAATAAACGTACTGTCAGGAATCGATCCTTCACTTACTGGAGAAGGTGTTGGTTCTTTCTTCGTTGACCTATGACCGTTGAATAAATTAGAAATAGCATCTTTTGATATTACATTGGCATCAGATGGGCAAGACATCGTTGGTTGTAATAATTTCATGAGCTGTCCAAATATTGGAGCAGTGTCTGTATTTTTGTTGAGGACGTTGCCAATCAAATTCATTAAATCAGATGAGTCGTCCTTGGTAGGTTTTTTTTCTGGTGCCGCAGCTTCGGTGAAAATAGGGGCATCAGAGTAGTTTAGTTCGTTAAAATTGTTTTCAAAAAGGTTACGGTCACGCTTTTGCGGTCGTTTATTTGCCACTCGATGTTTGTTAACTTTTCTACCTCTTTTTTTTCCTTTATGTTTAACAATGTTGTCACCTATTTTGATTTCTTGGGGACAAATAAAGGGATTATCGATCATTGGACATGGACAAGGACACTTAAAATCCACCGCACATGGGCATTCTGTTGGATATTTTGTAGGTTCATAGAAACATGTTGCTGGACAACCTACTTCATTAAAAACGCTAGCTGGATAAATGCGGTCCGTTCCCATGAATGGATTATTTATTGCTGGATACAAAAATGGTTCGGTCGGATAAGAGCATTGGGACTTAAATTTCATCATATCCATCGCTACATAAATCATATCCATAATTTTTGGCAAAATAACTGATACCATACTGTATCTATAAATATGAGATTCGACGGTTGAAAATAAATTACTAAACCATGTTCTATTCTTTTTAAAAATAGAAGCATATTGATCAGTTCTTTCCATACTAAATCGGTGATCCAATGTTTTGGACATAATTCTGTAGAAGAAATATCCAAAAACTATCGTTACGGATGTCATAGCCATAACGATGTTGCCTGCCAAGTACGAATCAATTGTTATCATAGTCATAATAACAAGTAATATTATAATGTTTATATTATTAACGAAAAAAATAAAAAATATGATTTATATTTTTTATTTTACATATTATTTTCATTTTTATGCATGTAATTGATGCGTTCAACATACGACAATTGATCTTTCATCGTTAAGAATGGATCTGGTTCGTAAATTTTTGTGCCAAAATCATTCTTGCGTATGGCTTTGATATCGATTAAATGCAATATGTATGTGTCAGTATCATTGCTCAAAATATTATCTGTTCGAATAATTTCACCATAATATATCACCTTTACGTGCATAGTCCGCGATAAATATGTCAAAGATGCAGTTGCGTGGATAATGAATTCCGCTTCTGTTTGTTGAATGGACGTTATATGTATCGCATTAACTGCCAATAATTGTCTGTTAGTATCATAATATTTTGGAAATAGCCTATTCCACGATCGCATGTCCTGCAAAATATGACTGATATATATCGGATCATCGTCATTGTATTTGAACGATACTGGCAAATTTACGTTATTGAACTTATATTGATCAGTACCATATTCTTCTTTGATCAGACTTATCAAATCTAATGGGTATGGCAAGTTGCTGAACGGATTATTTTTAGTGGGCAATGTTTTGAATTCTTCTTTTTTATCAGGATCAACCGAAATATGATTTTTTAACAATCTTGATCTGGTTTTATTTCTTTCTTTTAATTCAGTTTGTTGTTTGTCAGGCAACGATGAAATATGATAAACTTTGATTTGCGATGCTATGAAATAAATTATGAACAAAAACAATACGAACGTAATCATTATATATTTATTATAGATATTATTATTCCGATTCATATTCTACATTGTCATCATCATCGTATTCATCCGCTTCTACGTCGAGTGCCTCAGCTTCTTCACGGATATCCTCCAAATCATCACTATCCATTTCGTCGCCTTCTATTGGCTCAGTTGGTTCGCCAGTTATTTCTTCAATCGTCTGATCAGCTTCTATATTTATCAACTGTTTTTCCATTTTTTCTACTGCGGCTATTCCTTGACCTCTACGCAACATATCAACCGCAATTGGTGAGCCTTTCAATATGTACTCAAATCGTCTGATGTCGGACGTGTTCTTGATCTCATCAATATTATTGATAGAATAAACATAATTCACAAGATCAATGTACAGTTTTGTGATGTTTGTTTTAGTCACCTTCTCTGGATTGTCATTCAATATTTTGGAAAGCTGATCAATCAAATAGTACATCATAACAGTACTCGCAACATCATAATAATTAATTGTATCCGTAGAAACATACGTAAAAACTCCGTCTTTGTAGATACTTGATACAATGTTAGTTTTGGACCAATCAATTTCTTCATATTTAAACATATTACGAATATTGCGCCAATCATCAAACGCATCATCGTTTTCTCCAAGTCTGATCTTATTGGAAAATATATTCACATACCTGTCGATTAATTTATCTATCTCTTTTGATGACTCCAAAAACGTTGCTGCCTTTTGTACTACAACATAATTTTTGATTTTGTATATCATCCGACTAATAATATCGATAGTATTCCTGGTTGTCAATATATGTTTCTCTATCAACTCATTAATGATTTCGTAGTAGGTTAAATTGATATCATCGATCTTTGCTTTATTAATAGCATCGGTTATGTCAATATATTTGTTTCTGTAAGAAAACACGAGCAATTTATTTTTGATAGATTGATTAACTTTCAAGAATTGATTCGATTTTTTGTACAAAACAAAGTCCTTATGTTTTGCTTTGTATCCTAACAATTTGAACGTAATCGCGTCGTAAAAAACATTAATTTGCACTGTTCTATTATCTGCATAGTAGTAAACGTCTGTTTTGAAGAATTGATGGTTTTCTTTGAATATGATTTTGTTCTCGCTTTCTAACATGATGATCGGAGAAGGTAACTGAACTTGATCATATGAATGATCGATAATATAGACGTTATCATTCAGATAGATAGGATAAGGGTTTTTTTCGATCATCGGTTTCTCTTGGTCAGGAGCAGCTTCCTCGTGGATATTTAAATTTGTTTTTGTTCCGAGTAACGTAGCAAGAGTTTTGATAAAATCATCGACTATATCGTTAATGATTCCGTATGTTTTGTTATATTTTTTTTCTACTTGCGCATACAAATTCTCAATAAGTGCTTCATTCGTTGTAGTTTGCGTTTTCAACATTTTTTGTTCTTCAATATTGCTTGTGATTTGCTCTTCTATTCTGTTTAACTTTTCTTTTTCGCTTATGGTGTTAAATTTGTCAATGTAAGTATGTGAAAACAGTTCCCCTTCTTTGTGATTGCTACAAATGTTAAAAAGAGGGGACTCCTTATTATCCATTTCTTTTTCACATTCTTTTTTGAGATTCTTATCTTGATAAAAATAATAATTAGTAATAAGTTTATCGACGATGGTATCCACTTTGGAATACAATGCGCCACATTTTCTACATACTAAATCGTTGTTCTTCCATATCCAACTATGAAAGTCTCCAGAATCACAAATTATTTTGCTGGTTATTATTTTATCATATGGATATTCTACTTCTTCTGGTCTGTCATATGCGACTCCAGTCGATACTTTAAACACCGTAATTTTGTAAGGAGTACTAACAATGTGCCAATCTTTGCCAATATAATTTGTTTGAATTTTTTCTACAGTTGTAGCTTTATTTGGTGCGTCAGAATATTTAGAATGTAATTTTTGCAAAATGGCAATAACACTGTTGTCGCTATATATTCCATTCAATTGCGAATAGAATTTGTTAGAAAACAAAAGATATACATAATCATTGATAGTACCACCAGAATTTTGTATTTCACATTCAATTAAAATGCTATTCAACAACTCGCACAAAGAATGAATTATGTTTTTCAAAATAGCGGGATTAAATGTCTTTTTACTTTTTTCGTCACTTGCAAACTTCCATATCAAATAGGTGTAAAGAACATATGCGACAACGTAAATGCAATAACAAAAAACTGGATGACTTAACAAGGGGATGGTCTCATTGTCAGTGATATTTCGTTTGAGTAAAAGTCCGTCGAACAATCTTTTACCATATTTTTCAAAAAAATAAATATTCAAATATTTATCGGTGTTCATCATAAATATTTGCGACCCATTTAACTCTGTTAAAATAATTAGCGAAACGTACAGTGTGATATTATTAATCTCTAGTTTTGTGATATCTGCATCAGCCTGAATGATTTGTCGCTGCTCAGGACTAAAAAGATTGTCATTCAATTTGAAAAAATATACACTGCTAAATCTTTTATCAATACCAAAATTTTTCGCATAAAAATCTAAACGTACATCATTGTCAATATTTTTTCTTAAAACCATCTGATTGTGTTTAATTAACAGATCGATCATTTGTTTTGTCAAGGATGTTTGTTTTTGCTTAACCATTGGTCCTGATCCTGACACAATATTAATACCCATCAAAAAAGATACTCTCTTTGTAGATTTTTTTAAATGTTTCAACGTTTTTACATACGCAACGTACTCTTTCATGTCTTTTAATTTGATATCTGACGAAGAATATGATGATACGTATTTCTGAACGTTGTTATCAAATTTTCCATCTTGTACATATTGTAACACCTGCAACGTTTGACCACAAATTTTACAGACAAAGCTAGAATCATTTGATTGAATTGCATACATCGCAATAAATTTGTTGATTGCTGATTTATATGCGTCTCCACTTTCATAAAGTTTGACAATATCATCCCATTCGATTTCATGTTTACATTTACTATTCTCTATAAATTCTCCGAAGTTTGCTGCTTCCTCCGGCATTTCTTGGTCCATTTTCTTAGTGATTGCCTTAGCAGATTTAGGATGTAATGGATCGGTAATATCTATCTTTACAATGATTGGAGTTGGTCGAGGAGGTAAAACTATTTCTGGATTTTGGATGATATCTTTTTCGGTCACTTGAGTGATATTAATTTTGTCCTTTTTCTCCCAAATATAGTTTTCCCTAACAATAATGTTGACCTCTTTTTCGCTCATATTTAATCCATAAATATTCGAAAACAAATAAACCAATGTGTATGTTTCAAAAATACTGAGACTAATATGTTCTTTGATTAACGTGTTCAGTTTTGTTTTTAACGTTTTAACAATCTTATCATACAAATCAGAGTTCATTTGTTTAATTTTTTCTTGAAAATCTATTTCAGAGTTTTCTGAGTCTGATATTCCTGCCAACAATGACTTCTGACTTCCCAATTCATACGTTTTAGATTTGTAGATATCCGTAGTCACATCATATGCCCAATAAATAACCTTATCAAACAGATCAGGATTAAGTATTTTGATTTTGTCAGTGTTAACAATTATCGATAACTTAGGATCGCGCACGATGGTTATGGTGTCAATATATATACGTTTGAAACATTTGATGAACATTTTATACCCGTTATTTGACGTTACTGATTTTTTTTGTTTATTTTTAGTGTAATTAATTGTTACCGAACGGATATCGATTAGTTTATCTTTGGTGACACACTGAATGTAATTACCGTTGAATGGACCGAGCGCCAGACCAACTACGTTAATGGGATTATTAATAGCTCCTGTTCTGACATCCAACATTTCAGTGGTACCTTTATTCAAGTGTTCAATGTTGCAATATCGAAGCATATTGATCGTTTTTCCATACTCAATGTTGACATGATTACCGTATTTGAGGAAATCTTTAAAATTAAAATATGCATGATTGACCGCATACAATAACTCTAAATAGTATTCGTCAATACTGGTAATATATGTTTCCATTTTGTGCATTTTGTTCAAAATTTCTAGTTCTTCCAAATAATTATGCAAAACCATTTTTCGATGAATGTATGGTTCAAAAAATAATTGTTTTATTTTATCATAGACTGCCGGATTATTTTTGACGTTATTAGAGTACAAACTTTGGATAGCATCAATTTTGTTGATTATCATTTGCGCTTTGGTGTTCTCCTTTTTCTTTCGTTGTTGGGATTTTAATAATAATTGAATGTTTTGTTTATTGGCAGTGTTAGAAAAAATTATGGGTACAGGTTCACTGCCCTCGAGCTTGATAGAATCCTTATGGTATCGTAAAAAATCATCCACGATTGGGATTACTCCATAAAAATTAATTAATCTATTGATTTTTTCATTGTCTCGATATTTTACGGCACTATCTGTAGCATTTAATAACTCAAATAAATTATTCGCCATCTTCTCTGTATCCCCTTTGTAACCCAAAAAGATTTTACGAATACTATCAAAATCAAACGCGTCTGCCATAACAACAATATCAATGTACGTAAATTCACTTTCATTCTCTTCGATTTCACTCAAAATACCAAAAATGACATGTCTTTCTTGAAATTGATATAATTCTCCAAACACAATCGTCTTAATGATACTATGAACGTTTAGTTGAATAGTTGCGTCATCATTTTTTTCTGGATCAGGAGTAATGATAAGAAAGTATTCGTTAACATTATCTTCCCCAATCTTATCCAAAAACGCCAATGCGTCTTTCATTTCATTGATGTCGATTGATTTTTTTTGTAAATCAGTCATTAAAATAATTTTTATGACATCCCGCATCATTTTATAGAACGTTAGGATGCGATAATTATTTTCTGTATCAAAAAAGTTGATGATAGAATACAATGATTTTTCTTGTAATTTTGAAAATTGGATCAAATTGTTACGAAAATCTTTAAACGTCCCGGTGTAATAGAATCCGATATACAAAAAGATATAATAGGCCACATAACGCGTGATGATATCTAAAATACGTTGTGTATTTTCTTTACTGTTGACCAATTCTTGAATCTTTGATTTATCGATTTTATTGGTAAAATCGCGGATACAATTGTTAATACCATCAAAATATTCAACAAAATTGATCACATTTTCCTCCGTTAAAATTTTGATTGTTTCGTTGGAATTTAATTCTTCTAGATATAACTGATCCAACGTTTGATCAATAATGTCATCAATTTGGTTCACTGACATCGTATTATGTATACATATAGTTAACAAATATTTTTAGTTTTTCCAAAGAAATTTATATCTAATCCAAATGTGTACTATAATAAAAATAGTGTAAGAATGACCGAATTGTGAACATTTTTTGTTATGATTATGTATAAAATGTCGAATACCACTGAAATAGAATTGTTCACAGTAATTTTTTTAAATATTTCCATTAAAAGGGAAGATTTATCCGATCTTGATATAAATTCTGAAATATATATCAAAAAATTTTACGATATGCTTTCCATACTTAAAAAAAATATATGCGCCGATAATTTCGTGCACATATTTAACAAATTTTGCATCAACGATAATGCATACTATAATAGACAAATTGAAAATTTATCCGATAACTTGCGCCAAACTTTTAACGCAACCGACAAAACTTATTTTTATTTATTTATGGATAATGTCCAAAGTACAATAATTGATGAATTATTGATGATATATCATCGTTGTATTCTTTTTCCACACGAAAAAGAAATGTTGGAAACATGTAACATACAAAAAAAAATTATCTCATCGTTGTTAACGATCATAAATGCCATCCACGAACAATACAAAAAATCTAACAAAAAACGTGTTGAAAAGGCAGATATTCAAAATTTGTTGGATGATAATTCATTAATGAATTGCTTGGTGGAAATAATTAGCAATAGAAGTGTTTTAATGAATATCATGTATGATATTTTTTTGATTACAAAAAGTAACAAAATAGCTGCCAAAAAAATAAAGGGCATTAAATGTACTTTTTTTCCGTTAAAAGTTTTTTCGGTAGAATTGTTCATTTTGGAACATTTATTGGATTTCTTAAAATAATAATGTTATTATTCTAAGATTTCTTTGATATTTTTAGGATGTGTTCGAATATCTTCTTAGCATGTAATATTGCCGTAATAAATACTTGAGTTGGTGTGAACGTCACTTTCTTTCCCAATTTAAATTTTATTATGACATGATCTACAAATAAATGTGGAGTTACATAACCAGCTATTTCTGTATAATCACATTTTTGTAAGATCGTAGCCAATAAATTTCCTAAAGTATCATTCTCGCCAAACAATTCGTACTCGCCTATTTTTGAAGTTGGATCTGGTGGATTTGTTTTTTCTAATTCTTCGACGTAGGTTTGTAGCGCGCCTAATTTTTTGATGAGAATTGAACATGCCTTTGTAAAAATAACATCTTTATCTAACTGACCTAACGTATCATATATCAACATATATTCCATAGAACTTATTTCATGATGATATGCAAAAGTAGTAGCTTCGTATGCTGCATGAACGGTACTGTCATTCAAATTAGCTATCGCTCGCAGATGAATCTCTTCTTGTGGTTTCAAAACAATGATGGATAATGAGGGATGTTTTTGATACCCTGTTGATACTTTGTCATTAACTTTCATGACGATATCATGTGTGGTAATATATCTCGGAGTATCCAAAACATTCTTTACGTTTAAAAAAATTTCGATGTTGACTAATTTTTTGTTTTTATCAGTCCCATTTTTTAACTCTTCAACGTCTTCTAAATCAAAGTTGTTCGGAATATCAAATATAGGTAAAGTTTCTATCTGATTATAAATCAAATCATTATTGTACATATAAATACACTTTTCGTTTTCAATAAAAACATTCTTCCGTTCGAATGCGTAAACCAGAACATGCATCAATATCGTACGACGTAATGTATTTACTACGCTACAGTCAACTGACATACCTTTCATAATAATACGAAACGTCTCATCAGTATCTGTCTTTTCGCGCACATGTTTAATATTGATATCAATCTTATCGTCAAAATTAATGTGATCGTTTTTAACGTCAGAATCAAAAACCATGCCCTCAAATTTCTTCATGATGATATTTGCTATTATATATGTGATATTGTTTATATTCATTTAAATTTCAATTTTTTATAAAAAAAATTGATTTTATTTAACGTTTTAATTCATAAATTTAACAATACTTTGCAACAAATGATTACTTGGAAAGAAACGAACGATTACTTGTTAGGAATTAGTAATTCAGAAAAATACGCTGTCCCCAAAACTCTAAAGATAGCTGCGTTCGATTTGGATGATACCATCATCCGGTTACAGCGAGGAAAGAAGAAAAACGATGGATGGGAATTCATAGATGCAAATGTTCAACAATCAATTCACGATTTGGTCGAGAAAAAATATATGATTATCATTTTTACTAACCAAGCCGGGATGACAGTGTCGAAAAATTTTGACATCAACGCTTGGAAAAAAAAAATTGATGAAATTGCGATCGCGTTATTTAGTGCAAGCAAGAAGTACTATTTTGCCATCATGGCAGCTAAATGTTATGACATATATCGAAAACCAAACATTGGGATGTGGAATGTGATAACCAAAATGCTGCGTGGAGAGATATCTGAAAAATCTTTTTATTGTGGCGATGCTGCTGGTCGATTAGAGAAAGATATATATGGTAAAAAAGGAGATTTTGCAGATACAGATAGAAAGTTTGCAATCAATATTGGCTTATCTTTTTATACACCTGAAGATGTTTTTATTCGAAATTTTGAAACTGCAAACGATAAATACAAGTTATCAGGAATAAATCCTAAAAAATTTTTGAAGAGCGTATGTGATCCCGATGAAGAATATGAATTTAAACCAAGAAAAAAGGAATTGATACTAGTCGTTGGATTTCCTGGTTCAGGTAAAAGTGAATTTGTAAAGAATCATATTGTACCCAATGGATATGAGTATGTTAATAGGGATACATGCAAAACGAAGGCTAAATGTCTAAAATTGACAAGAGATGCGTTAGAAAAAAATAAATCGGTTGTTATTGACAATACCAATGTTGACTACAACAGTCGTATGGCATACGTTGCGTTGGGCTTAGAGTTCCAATATAAACATATTAGATGTATTTTGATTGATATCGATTTTGATCTGGCAAAACATTTGAATAACACGAGACATGTTTATTCAGATGGTGAGATCCCGCTCGTTTCAGACATCGCCTATAATATCATGAAAAAGAAGTTTGAAGTTCCGACAAAAGGAGAATGTTTTGATAAAATAGAAACCGTAAAATTTTGTTTTGATTCTGAAAAATTGGAAGATAAAAAATGGAAAAAAGCGTTCATGCAACTATCTTAACTTATTATATCGATAAATATAATATATTTTGGATACTATAAATGTCATGTAAAGACAAACCATTTTACCAATTCGTACCTAGACGTGCAACTATTCTTGTTTTATCATGTATTGATTATCGATTGATCGATAATACCATGAAATTTTTAGAATCTGCTTGTCATACAAATAATTTTGATTTTACTACTTTAGCTGGAGCTAGTTTAGGATTCAATCAAAATAAATATGGATGTTGGAATCAAACGTTCATACAACATGTGGAACTTGCTATCCAGTTACATAAAATCAACAAAATAATTGTGATTGATCATATGGATTGTGGTGCATACAAATTATTTTATCCAGGAATAGAAGACAATTCTCATGAAGAAAGATCTTTGCACATCGAAAATATTAAAAAATTTGTTGATGAACTAAAAAAAATCTTTCCACAGTTAGGATATGATGGTTATATCATCAATTTGGGGGGTGATGTTGAGAGAATATCAATTGGTTAATAAATATTATCTCACAGTCAGTCTATGGACGTTGTTTGCTTGATTTGTTCTTTTGAATGTCACGCATCCATTCTTGAATACAAACCATTCTCCGACCAATATAATCGAGAAATTAATCTTTCCTGAGATTAAAAAAGTTTTATCTTTGTACAAATATTTTACCATTGCAAGATCTAGAACTTGTTTTGCCGATTCAACCATTACATTTTGGTTAAATTCCGTCTTTGCAAGATCATAAACTTGTTTGGTTGAATTGATCGTCCCAAGACCATTTTTTGCAGCTCCAATAGTCATCATCGATAGATTAAAAATAAAATCAAAAAGGAAATCTCGCAATTGCCGAGAATTTAAAAACTTTGGTTCATAAATATTTCCTAGAAACGTATTTTCGCCGGTTAGTATGAATTTTTGCTTGTCTTCCAAATACAAGCAATGAAAAAAAGTGTTCGTAACTTGAAATTCAAGTGTGTGCCCGACGACCGTCAAATGATGAGCGTATTTAATCTTCAAAGCATTTAACGAACTGACAATTTGTTCAAGATCGTTCCCCATGGACGTACCAATAACAGGGAAGTTGCGTGAATTAGGAACCAACGAGAATTGCATGGGAATACTTTGAATAGTAAACTGCATGATTACCCGTTGTTCGTTTATATACCAAGTACAAATATATGCACCTGCCTTGAAATTAAATTTTCAATTTTTTTATCCTGATATATCTAAATAAAAATTGAAAATATAATCTTTTTATCGTCCCAAAATATAACGCATTCATATATCAATGATTAGAAAAAAAATAATAGTAACCGGTGGTACGGGATATATTGGAACCCATACATGTATATCATTGATCACAGACTACGACCTAATCATGATCGATAATTTATCTAACTCTGATAAATCCGTCATCGATAAGATCAAAGAAATCACAGGACACAATGAAATCCTATTTTATCAAATTGATCTGCTAAACAAATTGGCAATCGAAGAAATATTCCATGAACATCACCCTTTTGCTGTTATCCATTTTGCTGGTCTAAAATCTGTCCCAAAATCAATCAGTCATCCTCTCATGTATTATCAAAATAATTTAGTTGGTACATTAAATTTGTTAGATACAATGGATAAATACGAATGCCATAATTTGATCTTTTCATCCTCTGCTACCGTATACGGCAATTCTCCATCTCCTTTATCAGAAACATCAAACGTTGGAATTGGCATCAGTAATCCTTATGGTCAAAGTAAATTTATGATAGAACAAATATTAAAAGATTTGTGTATATCAAACCCTAAATGGCATGTTATTTCATTAAGATATTTTAATCCTGTTGGTGTCCATCATAGTGGATTAATTTGCGAAAATACAAACACTCCTGACAATTTGATGCCAATTATTCTCAAAAAAATAATAAATGAAGAAACTCTCGACGTGTACGGTGATGATTATGATACACCAGATGGGTTTTGTGTTCGTGATTTCGTTCATGTGATGGATTTGGCAGTTGGACATTCTTGTGCACTAGATAGAATGAATAGCTTATCAGGTTATAATATGTACAATTTAGGTACGGGCAACGGAACATCTGTCATGGAATTCATAAAAACGTTCATTCGAGTTAATAATGTTCCTTTGAAATATAAAGTGACAAATCGTCGAGAAGGAGATGTGCCGATTTTATTTTGTGATCCAAACAAGGCAAAAGAAGAGCTGGGATGGTCCGCTAAATTGTCGGTAGAAACGATGTGTGTGGATAGTTGGAGGTCGGTAAACACCTAGAAAGCAGCTTCATCTTCGAAAACCATATTGAAATGCATTCCTCTAAAATATGCATATTTAAGTTCATATTTGTCGTGTAAATATATATTTACGTCATTAGTTTGCACAACAATAAATTCATAATTACGTATACCATCGCTTGCCCTGTAATGATGTTCATGATAATTTACATTCACGGGACCTTTTCTTCCGCTTCGTGGAATGCTCATCATTGTTTCCATGCCAGTCAACGTGTACAGATAACATATATTGTAGGTTATCCCATCATAGACAAAATGTGTCATATCTTCATCCAAATAAATAACCTTGCCATAAAATATGATATTAGCGGAATGTCCGAGTTCGCTACCTGTATTAAATCTTTGCTGCATCAAAATTAGGTACATTGTAGATATATTTATGTTAGACTATTAAAATTATTTATAAAGATAAATAATTTTAATACTATTTCTTATTTTTGGGAATTGGTTCTCGAAATTCTTTGGCCCTATTTTTTTTGTTTGGCGCTTTTTTTTCCGGTTTCTTTTTTTCAAATGATTCTACTGTCACTTTTTTGTTAACAGTTTTTTTAATCGGCTCAACATTCTCCGACTTGATTGTCACTTTTTTGTTGGTCTTTTTGACTGGTTCTATATTCTCTGATTCTGATTTGATAGTTACTTTTTTGTTGGTCTTTTTGACTGGTTCTATATTCTCTGATTCTGATTTGATAGTTACTTTTTTATTTGTCTTTTTGACTGGTTCTATATTCTCTGATTCTGATTTGATAGTTACTTTTTTATTTGTCTTTTTGACTGGTTCTATATTCTCTGATTCTGATTTGATAGTTACTTTTTTGTTTGTCTTTTTGACTGGTTCTATATTCTCTGATTCTGATTTGATAGTTACTTTTTTGTTTGTCTTTTTGACTGGTTCTATGTTCTTTAATTTTGCAGTTATTTTTTTAGTTATTTTTTCTGAACTCTCGTGTTCTAAACCAAATGATTCATCTGAAGTTATATCATCAACATTTGTTTGAGATTCTGATTCTGTATCATTATCTTCTTCACTTGTATCATCCGACGATTCACTTAGATCATTAAATTCATTTGAACTTGAATCAGAACTATCTTCTACACTATCTTCTACACTATCTTCTACACTATACATATCATTAAAACTTTCCATATTTTCACTTTCTGCATCTTGTGAATCTTCGGAGGCACTATCTGAATTATTCGATATGTACGATACATCTGATTCATCTTGCAAAGGAATGCATTTTTTTTTAATGTTATCTACATTATCGTTATTAGATTCTGATTTTGTTTCTTTATGTTTTGGAGTACTCTTAGTTTGTTTTGTTTTATTTAGTAACAGATTATTTACTTTTATCATCTTTTGTGGATCATTAAATATATCATAAAAAAATTTGATAAAACTAATATCGTGATACTTTGCTCCAATGCCGTTTTCTTTTTGTCTGACGGAATGTATAATTTTGTCATTTGACGAACATATGCCAAATTTTATCATAAATTTATGAATGTTGTCAATTTCCTCAAACGTATAATGTCCGATCAGTTTAACATAATTTTTTTTAGTTGTATTGCAAATAAAATTTATTTCTCTTTCTGCGTGAGAAGGATTGCTTTCTTGTTGTAGATTTACACTTTTCATTTAATATTATTTATATATTTATTTGTTTAAAAGAATTGAGATATATCCGTTTACATTTTCGCTATCGGGTGAAGCGTACACTCCTATGACAGTATCTTGATATACAGAATTACCTGATGTGATTGGTTGATTCGGATACGATATCGATTCCCATGTTGCTCGCGTGAAAGATTTTTTGCATTTACATCTCTTGACATTCGCGAAAAATGCTAAATCCGTACTATTGTCTAAGTCTTTCCAATCACCTGTAAGGTTATAACCTCCTTTTTCATCACTTGTGATGCCATCAAAATGCGTAATTAATGTATGGTTATTTCCATAACTGTAATCTCTCCAATTGTGAAATGTATGTGTATGATTATCCCAATCTACTAAATAAGCTGTATCAACAGCTCCTTCTTTAAAATTTGAAAATCCACCGCAAATAGTATATGATGAACATATATTATGCCATATACCATATGCAGTGATACTAATAGCGCCAAGTTTGACAATATCAAAATATTTTTTTGTTTCAATGTCATAAATGAACGCTTTACCAATTTTTGAGTTGGTATCATAATTTCCTACAATCAATCCACCCATTGTTGAATGACAAATAGTATTCAAAACTGGATTTGATGATGTGGGTATTATCGTCGTCCACTTTCCTTTTCCATCCAAATTACCCTCGTATAAACATCCTATTGCAGAATCTCCTGACTCTTCGTTCGTATAATTACCAACGACCTGAATGTGTCTCTTTTTTTTGCCATTATTTGGCCCATATAAACTAGTTGAAGTAACTGTGTTATTTTCAGAACTTGGATAACCTAATTCATGCCATATACCGTTACCAAATATACCCCCTTCATAAACAAATGCTATGATTTTTAGATCATCCACAGTTTTATAAAATCCGCTAATATATACATCCCTCGCGCTATTTTTAACGCCTCTAATTCCGGTCAACAATGTTTTTCCTTGAACTGTTGACAAATAATTTTTTGTAAAATATGCCCGATAATCCATTCATATTATTTATCATTATATTTATGATAATGGTAGTTGGAAAAATCTCCTAGGAACGCAAGTGTTTCTAGGCACAAAATGTCAAAGGGACATTTATGTGGTTATAATCTCGCGCGAGATTATAACACTAATAGGTTATATTAAAATATTTCAATTGGAGGATGAGATATTTTAATATTTTTAAACAAGGCGCTTAATTATATTGTCCGCATAATTTTCGTCGAGTTCAAAAATATTTTTTAAACGAGGAGCTTAATTATGCTGTCCGCATAATTTTCGTCGAGTTTAAAAATATTTTTTAAACGAGGCGCTTAATTATGTTGTCCACATAATTTTCGTCGAGTTTAAAAATATTTTTTAAACGAGGCGCTTAATTATGTTGTCTGCATAATTTTCGTTGAATTTTTCTCGAAGATTTTCATACGTTTTTAGTTGATGTTTAAATGAAGAATTTGGATCTGCTATTTCCCTTCTTGATTTAATGAAATTAAATGTTTGATCAAAACCAACGCCAAATTTTTTCATCAAATAATAGGTTACTAAACTGACTGACCGACTGATACCTGCCATACAATGTATCAATATATTTTCGCGTGACGATATCGCATCATTGATAAAATGATATCCGATTTCAATTAATGGCCGATTTGTGTACAATTTGATTCTATTCTCAATTTCTGTGTTGTCATATATCGAACCGTTGTACTTGTAAATATCTATCGTGTCGTTATTACGACGCCAGAGATTCTGATACAACATGTCGTCATATGGTAAATACAAAATGATAATATTCGGATTCTCCATCATTATTTTATTGTGCGCGCTCAATACGTTCTTTTTTTTGACGCAACACAATATGTATTTGATATCATATTCCCTGATTATTCCTGGATTTAACTCCATTGGCATGACTCCTGATAGATAGATATTATTAGTGATTTTGCTAATGGACGAAAGATCCTTTTTTTCTTGGAAATTTTGTGATTCCTTATTTTGTGGAGAATGTGCATAAAAATTCATGCTTTCTTTTATAATAATATATTACTATTTTTTTGACACTTTAGAACGAAACTTGACTCATCAAAATATATATCTACCTGTTGCAGGAAAAAAGTATTGCGATAATATAATGTCTAGCGAAAAAATAAATCAGTTTCTCCACAAAACTTTTGATTTTATCAAAAAGTTATATACATGGATATATTCATACATAAATAATGTAGTGTGTCCATTTATGATAAACGTTGTTTGGAAATATTTAAAGAAACAAGCTACCAAATACAAAAAAAGAAAAAATGTTAATGAATGTCCGCATGTTCCGCCGCTACAACTAAAAAATATTACTACAAAAAATAAACAAATCATAAATCGAGATATATTGATTGACAACTCCGAGATCGATGCAATAGATTTTGATGTCGAACATAATAAAAATCAATATATTAGATGTGCACATAACAAAAATTGCAACAAAAACTATCATGAAATATTAAATGCTCACGCAAAATGTTTAACAATGACACAAAAAGAATTGATCCTGTATACAATCGGTGTTACTCCAATGACCATAGATATACCTATTATATTTCATCTGGCTGACTCTGTGCTCCGAAAAAATGATACTAAATATTGGACAAAACATATTAATACCAATATCATATCTACACTAAATACAGATTACAATAGGAACGTTTCTAATTTTAGCGCAGAATACACTTTGCAAACGGGCAAATTATTTGCAAACGCAGATAAAGGAAAAAAGGATTATTATTTAAATTTATGCAACAGTTTGCCAAAAAATACAAATGTTACGTGGAAATTTTATTTGAAGGACATTGTGATCAAAAATGTTAGCGGATTATCAATTGATTCAAATAATTTAGACCCTATTTACAAAGCAATGAATGTCGTAGATCCGGATTCGTTTTTAAACATTATTGTCGTTCCTGGAAAGCAACTATTAGGGATTTCTGTTTTTCCTTTTATGGATCGAGATGGCAATAATGAGACATTGATTGATAGCAAATACAAATACAGAAACGCGGTATTGATAAATACGGGTATGTTTTTGGGAAATGTTGCACAATATAATAAATATAGAACATTTACACACGAAATTGGTCATTGGTGTGGATTATTACATCCCTTCGATAATGATACCTGTAAAACGAGTAGTCTTGCTAAGTTTGGTTCTGATGCAAAAGAAAGCGGGGACATGATTGCAGATACTACTCCCCAATTTAGTCCGACATTCGGTACAGCATTCGATACTATCAAAGCAAAACGTATAAACGGAATACTAACGCAAGTACACGTTTCTCCGTATGCATATATTTTTGATAAGAATTTGAAAACACCTAATTTTTTGAATTTTATGGATTATACAGATGACGCACAAATGTGTATGTTTACACATCAACAAATATTAAAGATGACGTACATGATGGCCCGTTTCAGACCTAATTTCGTTAAGTATTAACTGTTCTTGATTTATTATTATGATAATAAATCAAGTTCTGATTGGGCGTCACGAATTAAATATAAATTATTCCATCAATAATTACTGAGATGACGGATATTAAAAGTTCATTTTATCCAAGGATATTAAGTTTGAAACATATCAATGAAATACACAGTTTATTAAATAATCATTACGTTGAAAACGAAAACAACACTTGTCGATTAACATATTCAAAGGATTATTTGTATTGGTATCTTAAACGTGTCCCAAAAAATTTCATAATTGGTTTAGTTTATCAAGATGATAGCGATTCTTACAAATTGATCGGTCTTATCACAGCAATTTACATAGATGTTATCATAAACAACGTTGCTAAAAATGTCCCATATATTAGTCTATTATGTATGCACCAAAAATTTCGCGGCTATGGATTAAACAAGATATTAATTGATTCACTAAAAAGAAATCTTTTTTTGCATAACATACCCCATCCGAATGAGTCCAATGTACCGAAAAAAAATAATGAGGTCATCTTTTTTTCAGAAGCAGCTCTCGGCGAATATGATCCAAGTATAACTTTAAAATGTTACGCTATCCCTGTAAATTATAAAAAATTATATGAGGTCAAATTTTTAGAAAATGATGTATCCGAACTGCCGGATATTCCAGAAACCAATCCGCTACATTTGTTAAAAGAAGCAGATTTACCGGAAGTGACTGACAAATTAAATGGTTATATGCGGAAATTTCCGATCAAGATGTCTTTTACGATAGATTCTGCCAAACATTTCTTGTTGCCAAAAAAGAACATTGTATATTCGTTCGTTAACAAAAACTCGGACGGAGAGATCACTGATTTTATTTCATTTTATAAAAATTATTATTATTGCATCAAGCAACAAAAAATGTTATCAATCGGAGTATTATCATACTATTTCTATGAATCGATGACGTTGGATGAATTAGTTGTCCTTGTCATTGGTAAAATGATAGGCTACGGCATTGATCAACTAAATTTTTATAATAATTTAGATAATATGACAATATCGTTTACCAAATATCTGACTGATACGAACCTAAAATTTTATTTTATCGGCGATCCTGTTCATAAGACACCTGAAAGAGATGTATATTTGTCAGATTTGGGTCTAAACGGTAACAGTATGTCAATATTTCCGTTTTGATTATAAAACAAACGATTCAGGTATGGTCGTCGGAACTGCGCAAGTTGCACCAGGATCTAAATTATTACCAGCACAATATTCTGAAATGGATGCAGGAATAGGATATGGAATGATTCTGGCTTTATCATAATCTGGTGTAAAAGTGTCATCGCGAGGATAAATTTCGACAGGAGATTCACGTCCATCCTGAAAAACGCCTTGTTTGATGAACCAAGGATATGATTGTAATGGATATAGACCTTGCTGATATGCCATCGCGTTCACAGCTTCTTCGCGAGGAATACCATTCATCCAATTATTCATATAATCATGACCAGGGATGTAATAATAATCACGATAACCAGGACTATAACGAACATTCCTTCCGAATAGTACATCTGGTTCATAATAAGGGCCAAATCCGGGTTTGTATGCAAAAAGCGCAGGATAAGCTCGTGTATAATCGTTGTACGGATTAAAATGTTCTTTCTTTTTGTTCGATAATACGAGCGCGATGATCAAAACAACAACAAAAGCTATCGCGATTTCCCAAAAATTCATTATATGTTAAAAACACATAATTAATTTATTGAAGTAACATGGAACATTGCTGCTAAGATTTGCATGTAGATTTAATGGATCATTGAAGGTACGCGCAAAGTTGTTGACAAGAATTGCAATAGATTATTGGAGTTATGCACAATTTGCATGCGAATTCAATAGATCATTGAGGTTATATGCAAAGTTGCTGCCAAGAATTATAATTGGCGAGAGAATTGCATGCTAACTCAACAGACTATTGAAATTATATGCAATGTTACTGCCAAGAATTGTAATTGGCTGGAAAATTGCGCGCGAATTCAATGGACCATTGAAGTTACATGCAAAGTTGCTGTCAAGATTTGTAATTGGCTGGAGAATTGCACGCTAATTCAATAGACTATTGGAGTTATATGCAATGTTACCGCCAGGATTTACAATTGGTCAGAGATTTGCGCGTTAATTCAATAGATCAAATTGCTGCCAAGATTTGTAATTGGCTGGAGGTTTGCATGCGAATTCAATGGATCATTGAAGTTATATGCGATGTAACTGCCAAGATTTGTAATTAGCTGGAGATTGCATAGTAAATTCAATGGATTATTGAAGTTACTGCCAAGATTTGCGACCGGCTGGAGATTTGCATATGAATTCGATGAATCGTTGAAGTTACTGCAAAGATTTGCAGTTGGCCGGAGATTTGCGCGCGAGTTCAATAGATCTTACAATTAATAAGTTGTCTTATTGTTTCTGGTAATTCTGTAATTTGATTTTTAGACAACGATAATTCTTGCAAATTAACAAGTTGTCCTATTGTTTCCGGTAATTCTGTAATTTGATTATAATACAACGATAAGTGTCGCAAATTACTAAGTTGTCCTATTGTTTCCGGTAATTTTGTAATTTTATTATCAGACAACAATAAGTGTCGCAAATTACTAAGTTGTCCTATTGTTTCCGGTAATTTTGTAATTTTATTATCAGACAACAATAATTTTCGCAAATTACTAAGTTGTCCTATTGTTTCTGGTAATTTTGTAATCTTATTATTATACAACCACAATTTTCGCAAATTACTAAGTTGTCCTATTGTTCCTGGTAATTTTGTAATTTGATTATGGGACGACGATAATTCTTGCAAATTACTAAATTGTCCTATTGTTTCAGGTAATTTTGTAATTTTATTATTATCCAACCATAATTTTTGCAAATTACTAAGTTGTCCTATTGTTTCTGGTAATTCTGTAATTTGATTATCAGACAACAATAATTCTTTCAAATTAACAAGTTGTCCTATTGTTTCCGGTAATTTAGTAATTTGATTACTAGACAACCATAATTTTTGCAAATTACTAAGTTGTCCTATTGTTTCTGGTAATTCTGTAATTTGATTATCAGACAATGATAATTTTTGTAAATTAACAAGTTGTCCTATCATTTTTGGCAACTTAATAATATTTCTCGATTGAATATCTAATACGTTCGTAGGAAAAAAATTGAATAAATTAAGGTCTGAATATTTTTTTATAAAACCTTCTAATTTATAACAATCTACATACATTTGTTTGTATGAGCTTTTATAAAAAAGGTTCGCTAGGATGTTCTCATAGTTATTTATTAATCTCGCATATTGTAAATCGCATATATGATTTATGAGTCTATTAATAGTTGAACATCTTACGATATCGTTTAATGATAATTCATTGAATATTTGGTATACTATATCACGTCGGTCCATTTTGCTCTTTCTTAAATAGAATATTTGTCTTGCGATAAAAAATTCAATTTTTTATCGTAAGATCTTACAATTAATAAGTTGTCCTATTGTTTCAGGTAATTCTGTTATTTGATTATAATCCAACCATAATTCTTGCAAATTACTAAGTTGTCCTATTGTTTCCGGTAATTTTATAATTTTATTATTAGACAATGATAAGTGTCGCAAATTGCTAAGTTGTCCTATTGTTTCTGGTAATTTTGTAATCTTATTATGACGCGACCATAATTTTTGCAAATTAATAAGTTGTCCTATTGTTTTTGGTAATTCTGTAATTTGATTATTAGACAACGATAATTCTTGCAAATTAACAAGTCGTCCTATTGTTTCCGGTAATTCTGTAATTTGATTATCAAACAAGTATAATTCTTGCAAAATAACAAGTTGTCCTATTGTTTCTGGTAATTCTGTAATTTGATTATTATACAACGATAATTTTTGCAAATTAACAAGTTGTCCTATTGTTTCCGGTAATTTTGTAATTTTATCATCATTCAACCATAACTGTCGCAAATTAACAAGTTGTCCTATTGTTTCAGGTAATTTTGTAATTTTATTATTATTCAACCATAATTTTTGCAAATTACTAAGTCGTCCTATTGTTTCTGGCAATTCTGTAATTTGATTATCAGACAATGTTAATTTTTGTAAATTAACAAGTTGTCCTATCATTTTTGGCAACTTAATAATATTTCTCGATTGAATATCTAATACGTTCGTAGGAAAAAAATTGAATAAATTAAGGTCTGAATATTTTTTTATAAAACCTTCTAATTCATAACAATCGACATACATTTGTTTGTATGAGCTTTTATAAAAAATGTTCGCTAGGATATTATCATAGTCATTTATTAATCTCGCATATTGTAAATCACATATATAATTTATAAGTCTATTAACAGTTGAACATCTTACGATATCGTTTAATGATAGTTCATTGAATATTTGGTATACTATATCACTTTGGTCCATTTTGCTCTTTCTTAATAGAATACTTGTCTTACGAAAAAAAATTCAATTTTTTTATTGTGTGATCTTACAATTAATAAGTTGTCCTATTATTTCTGGTAATTCTGTAATTTGATTACTAGACAACCATAATATTTGCAAATTACTAAGTTGTCCTATTGTTTCTGGTAATTCTGTAATTTGATTATTATGCAATGATAATTCTTTCAAATTAACAAGTTGTCCTATTATTTTTGGCAACTTAATAATATTTCTCGATTTAATATCTAATGTGTTCGTAGAAAAAAATTGAATAAATTAAGGTCTGTATATTTTTTTATAAAACCTTCTAATTCATAACAAGCTACATAAATTTGTTTGTACGAGCTTTTATAAAAAAGGTTCGCTAGGATGTTCTCATAGTCATTTATTAATCTCCCATATTGTAAATCACATATATGATTTATGAGTCTATTAATAGTTGAACATCTTACGATATCGTTTAATGATAATTTATTGAATATTTGGTATACTATATCACTTTGGTCCATTTTACTCTTTCTTAATAGAATATTTGTCTTACAACAAAAAATTCAATTTTTTATTGTATGATCTTACAATTAATAAGTTGTCCTATTGTTTCTGGTAATTCTGTAATTTGATTATCAGACAACGATAAGTATCGCAAATTAACAAGTTGTCCTATTGTTTCCGGTAATTTTGTAATTTTATTATTAGACAACGATAAGTGTTGCAAATTACTAAGTTGTCCTATTATTTCTAGTAATTCTGTAATTTGATTATTCGACAACGATAATTCTTGCAAATTACTAAGTTGTCCTATTGTTTCTGGTAATTTTGTAATCTTATTATTACGCAACCATAATTTTCGCAAATTACTAAGTTGTCCTATTGTTTCCGGTAATTTTGTAATTTTATTATTAGACAATGATAAGTGTCGCAAATTACTAAGTTGTCCTATTGTTTCCGGTAATTTTGTAATTTTATTATTATACAATGATAATTCTTGCAAATTACTAAGTTGTCCTATTGTTTCTGGTAATTCTGTAATCCTATTATTATACAACCATAATTCTCGCAAATTAACAAGTTGTCCTATTGTTTGTGGTAATTCTGTAATTTGATTATCAGACAACGATAATTCTTTCAAATTAACAAGTTGTCCTATTGTTTCCGGTAATTTTGTAATTTTATTATTATGCAACCATAATTTTTGCAAATTACTAAATTGTCCTATCATTTTTGGCAACTTAATAATATTTCTCAATTGAAAATCTAATGCGTTCGTAGAAAAAAATTTGAATAAATTAAGGTCTGAATATTTTTTTATAAAACCTTCTAATTCATAACAAGCTACATACATTTGTTTGTAGGAGCTTTTATAAAAAAGGTTTGCTAGGATGTTCTCATAGTCATTTATTAATCTCGCGTATTGTAAATCACATATGCGATTTATAAGTTTATTAACAGTTGAACATCTTACGATGTCGTTTAATGATAATTCATTGAATATTTGGTATACTATATCACTTTGGTCCATTTTACCCTTTCTTAATAAAATATTTGTCTTACAATAAAAAATTCAATTTTTTATTGTATGATCATCAAAGTTACATGCAAAGTTATTGCCAATATTTGCAATTAACTGGATCATTAAAGTTATGTGCAAAGTTACTGCCAAGATTTGCAATTGGCTGGAGATTTGCATGCGAATTCAACAGACTATTGAAGTTACTGCCAAGATTTGCAATTGGCTGGAGATTTGCGTGTAAAGTTACTATCAAAATTTGCCTACGAATTAATTGATAACATTTTATCAAATATTATCGATTAACCAATCTGCCTCACTAACTTCCTAGCTTGTTTATCCACAAGCGAAAATATCATCTCATACTTATCTTTGTCAGCCTTTTTAGAATGACCTTTAATCCATTTTACATCTACATTGTTATTTTTTACCAAATCAATCAAAGTTTTATAAAATTCATAATTGCGATGATTTTTCAACTTTTCATCGTACTGTCTCCTTTCTATTAAATTAACAAAATTTTCACAATCAGTGTATAAAGTTATATGTGACAGTTTGTTGGGCATCATGTCGACGATCACCAAAACGTGATGGATGGTTGTCATCTCTGCAATAGTGGAGGATGATGAGATCATTGAAATAGTTTTGATATCGATCGGATCGTCAAGATCTTCAATAATCAAATAACATCCTATCGCAATATTATTTTTTACACTCGAATCTGTAAAGATATGCATTGTTCTATAATAACATTGGTAGTTCTATGATAAAATAATAAAATAATCATTTTTTTACAATATCTCGATAGTATTCAATAGTTACGATAGTTTTCAAGGAACAGCCATTCCTCACTGGCCACCTGGCAAAGATGCTCGAAAGCAACAGGAGTTTTAAAAGTACACGGGGGGAAATACTCATCATCTTCACCGATAACATTAGTTTGACTCTTTTTTCTCTTCTCAGCGTGCCAAAAATTTTTAATAGTATTCGGCGCCAGTGACATTTCTTTTCCTATTTTGGTCCATTTGTTACCCCAAATTTTTCGAAAATACAAGATTTGCTTGATTTGCTTTTTGGTAAGCGGCCTCTTTTCTTTTATTGATGTTTCAACATGATTATTATATCTTTCCACGCATTGTTTTCGATGACGATTTGGAAAAAATTCTTTGAAATCTGCCCCAGTTGGAAATTTAGTCCTCAAATAAATTTTTACCAGTTTTTCATCATCTTCCCTTGTCCATGCAACTCTTTGTTTTCCCATTTTTGACATATTGAAAGCATAAATGGAACTAAATATCAAATAATATTTCAATTTTTTATCATATAGTTATTAAAAAAATTATAAAGTAATGTTATATTTACATATAACAATGGACGCAAATATGTATGCATCAAGAACGATATGGAATAAAAATGATATTTGGGTGGATGATAATATGGTTACTCATTGTTTGGGATGTAATGTTCAATTTAATTTCATAACAAGAAAACACCATTGTCGAACATGCGGTAATATTTTCTGCTCAACATGTGTCAGCAATTACATGGTAGTCCCAGATTTTATAATTGATAAACCTAATCCGAACGATTATTGGAACCTATCACATTATGTAAAATCACTCAAAGGACCAAAAGAAAAGGTTTGTTCAGATTGTTTTATATTTATCACTGGTAAAATCCAATCGTATAACAATATTGCAAAAATATTAGATAACCCAGTATCCATAGATAAAATTAAAAACTTATCTGATGTGGATGTCGATATCAAAAGTCATTACTTTGATCATTTGCGAAACATTCAATATTATCTACCTAATCATGATTATACCCAGCATGACAAAAAGATATTAAGCGCAAATGCATCGTATTTTGCGGGTCATAGTAAATACCTGATGCATTTGATCAAATCTATAAACTGGTATTCTAAAACTTTGTTTATCAGTGGCATAGAAAAATCAGAACTGTTAAATTCAACTAGAAACACAAACAATATTCAAAAAAATTCAGATATGATAATGAAATTATTATCAAGTGAAAAACATGTACAATGTTCGAATTTATATTGTACTCGCACGTGTCAGGAAACGCTATCGTGCGATGACTGTATCAGTATTTTATTTACATGTGCACATGTTCTGCCACCCGATATTCTTCAGTATGTATTTAGTATCATATCAAATTCATCCGATGATATAATTTTAAACCATCTAACATTTTTTATTGGACTAATCAAAAATAATAACGATAACAAACTTTTGCAGACGTTGTTGTATAATCTAATAAATTCTTCGTGCAAAAACATATACAGATCATTCTGGTTACTAAATAATGACAAAAAAAATTCAACTAATCAACAAATTATGAACATAGATCTATTTTTAAACCTGTTTGATGACGAATTGATAGAGCAAATGACAACCGAATACTTGTTTTATGCAGGATTAATTGAAAATTTACACGACCCCGTAAAATATTTATCTCATACGTTCAACCAAATAAAACCTATTACTGTACCATATGATCCATCAATATATTTATTAAACGTAGATTTGGATAGTATAAGTATCAAAAATAGTTATACTAAACCGGTGATAATCACTTTCGAAACAAATGTTGGACATAAACGAATTTTATTCAAAAAAGAATCCATCATGAACGATGTTATTGTGCTTAATTTGATGACAATTTGTGACATTATTTTAAAAGAAACTGTACATCAAAGTTTTGACGCAATCATATATCCAGTGATGCCGTTAACAAACGATTCTGGGATGATTGAACTAGTTGATAATTCAATGACGGTGCACGATATTTTAAACAGTAAGAAAACTATTTTGCAACACATATTAGAAACAAATGAAGATAAAATTGTCGGTCATGTTATCGATAAATATATGTTTAGTTTAGTTTCATACACTTTGCACAGTTACTTTATTGGTCTTGGCGATAGACATTTGCAAAATATAATGATAACAGACGAAGGATCAATATTTCACATCGATTTTGGTTTTATTTTAGGAAAAGATTCTCATCCTATTACATTTGGCGATATCAAGCTTAATACTGGCATGTTGGATGTATTGGGTGGTCAAGATAGTGTTAAATATGAAGCATATTTAGAATTATGTGCTGATGGAGTAATTGTTCTTAGAAAATATTTCAATATATTTTTCATATTATTGTGTCAATTGCGTAACAAAACGTTGGACGAAAAAAATATCGAAAAATTTATATTGTCGCGTTTTCAACCTCGTCAGTCTGATAATTCTGTCGTAACCGAACTATTAACAGTCATTCGCCATTCAAACGACACATATTCAGACATAATTCGCGATTTTTTACATTATCATTCACAAGAGAAAACAGTCCAAAATCGCTTCGGCCAACTCGTCAATGTAGCTATGAGCCTTATTGGTTAGTTTATTTGTCTGAAATATTCGATGCATACCATTGTTATCATAAAATGTGGAATGACTCGCATCAGATTTATATGAAATCCTCTATAATAGTATCTAATCCCACTATCTTTTGGATATAGTTGCTGGTCACTTATTTGACGAATCTTTAAATAATCAATTGGATGTAATATTAACGAAGAAGTAATAGCAGAACATGCTGATGCGATATATATGTTATCAATATGATATTTGTAAAAATCATACAAAGGAAAAAGTAAAGAAGTTAGGACGATATTTTTGGTTAAACTTTTGCTACCTCCTCTATAAAATAATTTAGGACCAACTAATTTTAATTCTTTCAGAAAATTAAAATTATTTTGCTTATGAACTTTTACGACATCAATTGGATGCACAAACATCGTAGATATAATACCACTAATCATGCCATTTATCATATTCCCTAGCAAGTTTCTTTTTTGTGTTTCTCGATATGTCTGGAGATATGAATAAGCTGTGAACTTTGTAGCTGAAGACATTGTTTGGGATAATATTGCCCATCCACTCGAATTATAAAATCCTGCAATTCCTCTAAATCGATATACATCCCATGCTACTCCCCTTATGGAAATATAATTCAAATTGGTTTGATAAATGGTTTTAATAGTGCAAATTGGCAAAGTTACTATCTCTGCAATACTTGCTGCTAACATTGATGTTTTGAAAGTATCCATTATTTGATATTTACTAGACATTTTTTATATATTGATCACCGATCAATATGTAAAAATCAAACTGTACCTTTATGAACACAATAAATCCCATCCATATTTTTAAATTTCGTTTTGAACTTGAGAGAGATATGTTCTTTAACATCTGATGCGTTCGTCCCTAGCGTCAAAATGAAATTTGTTTGATTATTAAATGTTAAAATGATCTTATTTTGGTCTTCTTTTTCTGTCTCGCAACTTGTAATATGTTTTACTGTTTTGATGCCAAAATCATATATTACAAACCGTGATTTTAATAATTTTAATACTATCCTATCATCTTCCGAAAACAGATGACTATACAAATATTTTGCCCTTTCCTGATTATCATCAATTACTGAAAGTACCAGATCGCACGTTGGCTCAAATAATTCATCATTTTTTGTCTCCGTCGGAACTTCCGAAAATTTATCAAAAGACCTTACTTGTTTATACATTTTTTTATTTAATTTATCATACTCCTCGGTATATGTATCATGATTATCCGATTTTTTTTTGAAATTATATATTTTGGCAAGCTTATCCGGAATAATGTCCTTAATTTTGATATCTGCGTGTGACAGACTAATATAGTAAAAAGACTCCCCATTATCAGTACTCAATCGTATATCATGCAATTCTTCATCTATGTTATTTGTTTCATACAGATTGATATCCCCAAGATAATTAAATAATCCTCCAGCAACATGTGATGCATATTTATTGAAATATAACTTTTCATCGATTTCCAACTGACCAAATTTTTTAATCATCTTTTTTTGTAATAACATTGTTCTAGTACATAATGTCGTGCCCATCTTATCGAACATGGCAGCCAAACAATATGAGAACATTTCTTTATCAACAGACATATTATTGTTGTCTTTGGGTTAGCTACTATGTGATAGACAGTTTTTTTATCAATTTTTTTAATGTTTCAAACAGAAATAAAATAACTGGTATTATAAGTATGTTTGGTAATTTATCTTATTATTTTTGTCGAAGTTATGCGTTTATGGGATATTATGTTAACAAATATGTCACTCCAGCCTTCTATAATAACTTACCCGAGGTAGAGCAAGAAGATTCTTTTAGTAAAGAAATAAATGCGGTAACGGTAAATAAAACTGACTATCATTTTCTAGTTTTCTCAGGCGGTGGTATCAAAGGAATATCATATTGTGGTGCGTTGGATGTTTTGGATAGCAATAACATCTTGTATGACGAAGATGGAAATTTTAAAATTATGGGATTTGCGGGCACAAGTGCTGGATCAATAATAGCAGCTTTATTGGCTGTCGATTACAAACCAAAAGAGATCAAAAAAATCATGAAGAAACTCAATATGCGGGATTTAGTGGACGATAAATCAGGTATGGTTAGGGACGGTCTCCATTTGATAGAAAAATACGGTACCGCTCCAGGTAACTTTGTGCTTAATTTTTTGGGAGATTTGATTAAGGCTAAAACAGGTAACGAGGATTACACAATTGATCAATTATATGCTGACAAAGGAATTAAGCTAGTAATTGTCGGGACGGATATGAATATATGTGCATCGCAATATTTTTATCCTAATGATGGTAGTAATATTACGATAAGAAAGGCAATTAGAATATCAATGAGTATCCCATTTTTATTCGAACCAGTTTTGCATAATAAAAATTATTATGTTGATGGTGGAGTTTTAGATAATTATCCTTTGCATGTATTTGACGGCGAATATCCCGGAGAGAAGACATCAAGATGTGGAATGTGCAAACCGAATGATAAAGTGTTAGGATTGCAAATTATAACTGAAGATAGTACCAACGACGATGGAACAGTTACGAGAGAGGAAATTGGTAACCTCTTACAATTTAGTTTTACGTTTATAAAAACATTTATGTTGGAAAATGATCGACGAATGCTTACGCCAACGAACAAAAAACGAACTATCAGAATAGTCACCCCTAACTATCCAGCGACTAATTTTGCCATATCCGATGACGATAAGAAACTTTTAATGGAATGCGGAAGAAAACATACACTCGATTTCTTCAACGCTACGACTTCAGAAATATAAAAAATACATGTTTTAATCATATATACAATGGAATATCTGCAAAAATTACAACAAGTGCAGTCTTATCTCAACGATAAGCTAACTGTGCCCATCGAATTTATTAAAAACAAACTATCTATCGACTCGCAAAAACTTCCGATGATATTGCAAGCCCCACTAAATTTCATGTTGTTTTTTTCCTCAATGTTTTACTTTGTTATCGCGAATGCAGACACTTTCATCTGCAATATAGTCGGAATAACATACCCAATAATGTATTGCGTACATACTCTAAATATTATCCCAATACCAGTAGATAAAATAGTAACTGTCAATAAATATTGGATATTATTAGGAACTTTAACAATATTAGATCCAGTGTTAGGCTACGTTCCATTTTATTACTACCTCAAACTGATATCCATTTATTTGATGGTTAAAGATGATTTCTTGAGAACAACACATGTGTTTAACTGTTTAGAATCACAGCATGTGAGGTTGGAGGAAATGTTGCGGAATTACGATGAAAAAGAGTTGTGTAAATGGCTATACGTTACAGAAGCTGTTAACGAAGATAAAAAAATAAACTAATACCATTAATTTATTTTTTTAGTATGAGTAATGATCGGTTTCACCCAATATGCTTGGAATCGGTGTATGCGGAAGTTTAAGAGTTTGCAAACTTGGAAACAATTTGAATATATTGCGCAAATTGCAATTTCTTTATATTATCGAATTCGTTTAAACAGCTAGTAAAAACCATATCAAATTGTATCAATTGACATTAAGGTTCATTCAGACGTCTTGCATCTTTTTCCACTAGGGTCGGGGCACTAGCCACCCCTTTCTTTTTCTTTTATTTTTGCAACAACAATCCTCTCATTAGGATATTTCGCGCTGCATTTGTGTCTCTATCTTGATCTAACCCACAATTTGGACAGATAAATACTCTTTCTATTCCTACTTTATGGAGTATTCCACATCTTCCGCATGTCTGGCTCGTGTAATCTTCTTTCACTATCAACAATTCACATTCTTTTATGGATTCAACTTTGGCTTTCAGTCTTTCCATAAATTTTCCGTGACACATTCCTATTGTTTTCCTTGCTTCCTTCCTCATCCCTCGCGCCTTCTGTTTACGCGCAATACCAATTGCATCAAATTCCGGAATAACTATGTACTTATAATTATCCGTATAGAATTTGATTGCTTTTTGATGCGCTTCCTTGGTTATGTTTGATTTCTTCTTTCTTACTAATCTTATCCTTTTCTTTAACTTCTTGATCCGTTTTTTGGATTTGTTTAAATAGTAAGAATCTTTTATCTTTACATAGTTTTCATTAAGAAAAGTCAGATTCGATAATTTTTCAATCAGCAATTTTTGGATCGATATTTGTCGTCTCAAATTTTCTAATCTTTTTTCTAACTTCTCGATTAAAGTATTATTTTCCATCAACCTTTTGACCTCTTCATTTTTTGGTAACCTTTTTGACTTTTTGATAAAATAATTGTTTCTTAATATTCTTTTTACGCTCACTTTATCTGTTTTCAAATTAGGCGACAGATTTTCTTTGACAGAATCGTTATTTTTTAATAATTCTTTCATCTTGCTCTGTTCAACTTCCAAAATTGCAGTTAGTTTTTTAATTCGCCTACCTGCTCGATATTTTTTCTCTTTTACAATTTTATCGTACGCAAACCTTTTTAACTTTTTGGGACTTTGTTTAAGATGTTTCAAATTGTTAACTTCATTTGAAATACATGAAGATAGTTTATCTACCCTTACAATATATGAATCAAATATCTTCCGTCCTAAACCGTCACCCATTTTTCCACATTTACCTGATGGATCATAAAATGTTCCCAAAGTGATAACTCCTGGATCTACACTGACAACTGAATTTTTAATTTTTTGATCACCTATTTTGATGTCATATGGAACTTGAAGAAAATATGTACCTGGCTTTTCTCTGGATATTATCATGTCACTTACTTTGCCCTTCAAATACTCTCGTAACCATTTAAAGTCCCTTTTTTGTACCGACAAAGGTTTTGTGAATTTGCTGGAAAAAAGTACTAAATTTTTTTTCAGAGTTCGATGATCAACGTAAAAATAATCGGAATCAATGCCCTTTCGTTTAAAATTCATTTCAAATTGATTTATGTTTCCTCTTTTGAGATTCGTAAACGCCGCTTTAACTCCTCCCATTGCATTTTTAACTACAAGTTGTCTCGTATCATAAGGAATATCAGAAAGCCATTTTTCATCAGCCGAAAGAAACTTTTCTTTTTTGACAATTCTATCTCGCCAATGTATGAATCCACATTTGATGTCATATTTGAGTTTGCATTTAGCATGTTGTTTACAAAAATAAAGACCGTCTACTCTTTTACAACATCTTTTAGATTTAACTGACGCTGTCTTACTTCCTTGTTTTTTTTCGATTATCATTTTAACACAACCTCCTTTTTTCGCTAATTCTTGGTTTTTAAGTTGTTCCTTTTCTACTTCTTTCTTAAAAGCGTCGATTGTTTTATTATAAATGTAACGGGTTGCACCAAAACATTGATTAAAGTATTTAATGTATTCTTCATTGGGAAATATTCTTATTTTTCTGCATCTGGTTATAACTCCATCTTCAGTCTGTTTCGTTCCCGAACACTTCTTGGTAGATGTTGTATCTTCGCTTTCCGTAGTATTTGGCAATAAAGAATGTAATGACTGATAACAGGTCTTCAGATATTTCTTGTTCATAGGTTCGATGTTGGTCGCCTGATATAGCGAATAGTTTACAGTTGAACTGGGATGACAACCAGGCAAAAAAATCGAAGCCGAAGCAAGAGAATTGGTATTGGGAGGCAACCACAATTTTTGAAACATTTCCGTCGATGACTCGTTGTAAAAGTGAGAGAAATTTTTTATGTTCGAAGTTGAGTCCGCTACCGATTTCGGAGATGACTTTATAGTCAGGGAATTTTTGTTACATAAATTTGATTTGCCTTTCGAGATCATTTTTTTGTTTAGAAGAAGAGACTCTTCAGGGTTCTGATTGATTCCCAATAAAAAATCGGAAATGTCCTCCATCTGTGCGTTTGCACTTGATCTTGTTGGTGTGGGCCCACCTTCCGAGGGTTTGGTCAGAGACACCGTAGAAGTCTTGGGTCCGTTGGAAGAGACATAAGACATTTATAATTATAAAAAATAAATTATTTCTATATTTTTAACGAAAAGGGCCTTTTGATATTATTTGATATGATAATCAGTAACAGTTTGATTCTTTGATAATAAAATTTCTAATCGATAACAAGTGATTAAACCCTTTAATACATTTCAGGGTTGGATTATTGCGAATCCAAATGTCAAGTACGGACGCCAGATGTGGGAACGCTTCTAAGACAGTCAACGATGCATTACCAATAATAAACAATGATGATTCTAGATGTCTCAAACATTTAAATCCATCAATACATCTTAATCGCGGATTGCCATAAATGATGATACTATAATCAGTATTAATAAATTCTGTTCTCACTGTCCATTCTTCACAACGCACATCTCTTAAACATGTCAATTGAAAAAACAAGGAAGGTAATTCATATGCACATGCATCACATGCTTCATCATATATTTCGATGACATCTTCAAGTTTGTCAATCACAGTATATCCAATAACGGCAAATGTGTCGGTCCATAGTGGAATAACATTTTCGTTGTTGAAAATGCAAGGGCAGTTGATTGGTTCGCAAGCTCTTGGTAATTCAACTTCATGATTATTGTCGTGAACACAACATGATCCGATAAATTTGATTTTGCAAAATCCTTTAAGTTGATGAAGTTGTTTATTTTCAGAGATCATAAGTACGTGACCAATGTATTTTAATTTGTCAAACGTATCCAATTTTTCTAATCCATCGTTTTTATTGATAAATAACCCACAACTAACTTCTTCTAATTCTGGGAAACAAATTATTATCAAGCTGGCATTTTTTTCTATTTTAATAGTTCCAGCTCGTTTGATAAAACTACATAATGATTCTAATTGTGGATTTGATCTAATAGCAAAACAACCGCAGACTTGTTTGAGTGCGTTAAGTTCTAATTTGCGTAAATATTTGTTACCGATTACAACAAGAGAAGAAACTGATTCTAAAGTTAAGAAGGCATTGATGACGAGATCGTTATTCGAATTGACGTTGTTATCAAGGATCGATAAATTTTTACCGATCAATGCTGTATAGCAAAAGCCAGTAATTTTATTGAGTCGACAATTATTACTGATAATTATATAGTCCGTTCTGTACAAATGCAAAAAACCGCAGATGTGTGTGAGACAAGAATTATCGGCTACAATGATTCCCCATTTCACTTGTCTTAAACTTTCAAATCCAATTATTTTTCGCAAAACTTTATTATTGACGATAACAATAGCTCCTTGCTTGCAGGCATTGTCAGCATCTACTGCATCTTTATTAACTTTTCCAGAAACAGTTAATAAACTTGAAAACGTTGGAACAGCTGTTAATTTTTCATTATTCGCAAAAACAATAGACCCTGTAACAGTTCTTAATTTATTAAAACCAGTGATAGATGTGTAATTTGTGCCTATGATGTATAAATTACCGTTAACGATTAATAATTCAGAAAATATGTTCGCCAACGATGTCAAGCTGCTATCTTTGATGATAAGATCACCGTTCCAAAATTGTATCGTATTGTAGATGCTAAAAAAATTACAACAATCGCTGACACATGTAACTTGATCGCTAATATCCTGTTGATCACGTGGACATTGCGGAATGTACGCTAAAGAATCTTGATTTTTAAGAGCTCCTGATCCTGGAATGGGTATTATTCCAAGGGGACTCGTTGCGTTTGTATAGTAACATTCATCTGCGTTACATGATTGACTACATAGTTTGGGATCTGACGAATCTGAGCATTCGCATGTACCGTTTTCACTGATTCGACTTGTGCTCATATCTAAATTTTATACATATAATTTAGTTTTTACTGGTTTATCCAATCCTCCTACTTCGATTCTTAGCACAAAAATGGGGGAAAATATATGGCACTTTTTGATCGCTTGACTAACAGAAACAGTAATGTATTTGCAATTAAAATGATATCTTACTATAGTATTATGAATTATTCGTTATTAGATTTACCGGATGCAGGAAATAACCTCGTGGTATATATGGACATAACATTGAACGAAGAGATCATCGGCAGGATATTTATCAAATTATTCCGTGAAGTATTCCCTGCCGGAGTAGAAAATTTTTACAGAATCGCAAGTAACAGAACTTATCGTATTGATCAAAAAGGATTTGGTAATTATAAATTTAACAGAGAACGTTTGCGAACATATCAAGGATGTAAATTTTATAATCTTAAGTTTAATAATTATATCGTAAGTGGAGACATATATAATAATGATGGAACAAGCGCGGGAACAATATTTAATGACGAACCCATCCCAGCTGATTTTGGTGAATATTACTATCCGCATGATTCCAAAGGATTGCTATCTCTTGTCCCTTATCTAGATGAACGCACCGGTCTCTTGTTTTATGATTCATCTTTTATGATAACTTTGGATAATGTACGACCTACTAATACTCTAGTCGAGTTAGATTCTGATCAAATAGTGATCGGGCAAATTTATCAAGGACTAGAAGTTATTGATAGAATTAATGAATTGATCAGACCATTTGCCGGCCGTAAGTATCCTGATTTTAGAATAGGTAAAACTGATGTCTACAGAAAGGGCACTACTTTGAGAAGATTAAGACCTATAACCAGAATTGAGCGTCAACGAATGATCAAAAATGGATGCTGTTCCGTTAAATGTGAATGCCGTCTACCTGGATGTCTCCGATGCAACACCCCATGCAAATGTTGCTTGCCATCGTGTGCTAAGTGCAATATCCCATGCGACTGCCATTTACCCGATTGTAACCGATGCAACATTCCATGCAACTGTCGCTTACCCGATTGTGAGCGATGTAATATCCTTTGCAATGAAGAGTATTAATTATTTACAAAGATTGTTTGCACTGTAGTTGCGATTATTATCGTGAGCGCTCATATAATTTCTGTTAGGTAAATCAAACATTGGTAATAACTCGTCTGTTTCTGTTGATGGATATACAATTGATCTTTGGTCAGAAGTAACTGGACTTTCTTGGTACCACGTAGTTTTATCAACTCGAACTCCGTTACGACAAATATATGGAGAATCAGAGTAAGGAACGAACGCATGTCTGGCAACATTATTTTGTGTTCTTGACCTTTTGTTTGATGGAATATTAGAATAATTCATTATATATTAGTATTAGATATTATTAAAAAATTAACCATGTAAATAATAATACCAACCTAGTATGATAAAATCCCTCGAAATGCATAATGATTTGATTTATAAATTGATAGATTGTTATCTAGACCAATCGATTAAACCAAATAAATGCGATAGATAAAATCAATAAATGATTTAGTAGATACAATTTTGAATTTTTATTTGTCAGCGACGAAAAACAACGTCATTGACATGCAAAGATCTGTTCCTGAAATAGATAATATTTTGGATTCCCGCGAGAATTTTTTAAAAAATATACATATGAATATTGATAATCTTTCATCAGATTTTTACAAAGATAAATACATTGGTCCTAAAGTTTCTTTGTTAGAATCCAAATTAAAATCAGATTTTAAAAAAATTGAAAAATGGGTAAGCATATCTTTCGATTCGGATGATTCGAACGTAGAATACGAAATTGATAGGTTAATCAACCGTGTCGATAACCATAAACGTTATATCAATGATAGTATTATTCAATATATTACCATTTATTTTGTTAATGCATTATTACTAAATTAATAATAATGCAAATTAATCAATATTGACTAAATCAGGGACGTCATCATTTGTTTTTTGAACCTTATTCATAAATTCATTATGCTCATCGATAATGTCATCAGCTCCATATGCCGGATCTATTTGTTTAATGACAATGCGCTTCATTTGCATGTTTCCGATCACGATGTAATATGACAGTACATCGTTAGGGATGTTAATTTTATGAATGTTTACTCCTTCTACGACAAGATCAGTAGCTTCTTTTCTAAATTCACAATATTCATACTCATCCTGAAACGATAATCTAAACTTTCCTTTGATATCTTTCATAAAATTCCTAAAAAATTTGTTGCCGGTCATTTTAGCTGTTTTTTTATTGATTTTTGGTTGAATAACGTTGTTTGCGGCGGTCTGGTCTGACAGATTGATAGATTCATCAGCTACTTTCTCGATTGAAGTATCAGTCATTTCATCAGCGACCTCGTTCTCTATCAAATCAGTAACTTTATCTGCAATTTCATTCTCTATCAAATCAGTAACTTTATCTGCAATTTCATTCTCTATCAAATCAGTAACTTTATCTGCAATTTCATTCTCTATCAAATTATCAGTCACCACATCAACAACTTTCTCTGCTAATTCGTCAACAGCATTTTCAGCGATATTAACTAAATTATCAATTTGATCATCAGTTGTATTGGCAGCCTTTAAGGTTTGAAGATCTTTGATAATTTGTTTGTTTAATCTTTCTACTTCTGGTTTTGATTTATTTTGCGCTTCAATCTTCTTTTGCAGATCTCGATTTTTTTTATCGTCTTTGATCTTAACAATATCATAAATTTGATTTAGTGTAACTGCGGTAGACGGACTTTCTATCAAAAAGATCCCATTATTAATGTTTCCTTTGATAGTATTATGTTGAACAGTTGTTATTGTTCCATCGGTCGTTATGAATTGTACAGAACGAAAAGTCAATTCTTTGACGTTGTATTTGTCACATATGGTATTTAAGGCAGTCATATCTTTTTTAAGATTTGATTTCGCTGTCCGTGTGTTTCTGCTTAAATTTTTATTAGCAAGTATTCTAGTTCTCGGTAGTTTTGTGGTCATCTATATCATACATATTTGAATTATATTTATATGATGATTTTATTCGTAAATAGATATTATAATTGATAAATAAAAATGATTCGTTAATAAAGTCATTATGCATCCATTTATTTCATCAAAATTTAATGTGGAAGAGAAATGCAAAAGTAATTTTAGTTCATCGATTGTTGGAGTTCCTTGCCATTGCCCACTCGTTTCTATCGATGGAATTCCTGATTCTCGCATATGATTAATCTGTTTCGCACAATAATGATTTCTCTCGGTCCACATATCTAGTTTCTTGCATTGATAAATATCAACATTCAATTTTTTGAATTTATTGTAAAAATCAAATTGAAAAGTGTCAACTCCTCTTATTTTAGCCAATCTAATAAACGGACCGATTAACTCGTCAGATATAATAGGACAATCTTTTTGATTCAATCGTTTGTATGAATATGCCTTGTAATCTAACGGCGTAACACATCCGTTCAAATTTGCGCCGCTACATTTTGCTCGAAAGCTTTCGTATTTTGCAACATGATCTTCGTAAGTCACACCATACTCAACTCCTAATTTATTGTTTACCGCATTGTGAATGTCAAAAAACCATCGCGTAAGAGTATCCCTATTCAACATGACTGCGTCGTTCAATTTTGTTTCTCCCTCGGCAATAAATTTTTGATATGAATCGCGACAATATCTACAAGGTAAAACGCTACCGATAGATTTAAAATGATCCTTGTATATAACCTTTTGTTCGTCAGTTGGATAAATCGGATAACCAAATGCCACAGAATGGCAAAAGGTCCATCCAGCCCCGCCCCATATCTTAGTAATTAATCCGTTATTTTCCTGACCATCGTGATATATATTGCAAGTTGACATAAACTCCGTACTATTATATCGCAAGATTAATATTATAAATATATTTATACCATTAATCTTCTGTTGTCTTTTTTTCTAATATTTTTTGACAATGAATGTGCATATCTTCTTTTTCATTAACATCACATTTTTCTGTTATGCTATTTTCGGAGCATTTGACACATCGATTCGCCAATTGCCCCTTGCAAAACAGGCAATAATTATTCAAATATTTTGGACTGATGAATCCAATCGGAGAGAAAAATGTCAAATCAAAATTACCGGCCATTATTAATGTGGATAATATATCATACTTATTATGGTAATATAATAATCAATTTTTTTAATAATGTTCACTATTTTTTCTCATACGAATATATATTATAAGATGGAATTCTGTCAACTAAACGGCCCATGTCTATCTGGACAAATAACTAGGAAAGCTTACGTTAAAAAGAACGGAAAAGGACCAGAAACTTTGCCGCCGCTCAAAAATGAATTCCATTTAAGATCGTTTGGATATAGTTACAAAAAAACACCAAAAGCGAGACAGGAAGCGTTACGTAAGGCAGCTCAAAGTGTTGGCGATACTTTGGCGGTCTACAGACGATTAAATCTCGCTAGAAATAAACAAGGTGATGAAAATATTAGAAAGATTATGGGTGACGATGTTGAATACATGAAAAATTATTATCGTCGAACTAAAAAACAATCGGGTGGTCACGACGAAACAATAATTGTGTTACCTGAAGAGGAATATGATGAAGCGTTATATCAACCAATAAACAGATTTCAAGACGAATCTATTTTTGTTCTTCCGGAAGAACAATGGGATGAAGCGTTACATGGAGGAAACGATGAAGAAGATGATGATGTCAATATCATAGATTTACCAGAAGATATTGAATTCTCTGAGACGGTAGAAAATAAAATAATTTGTAACTCAGATAATTGTGAAATTAGAGAATCGCACACTGTTGATGACAAAAACATCACATATTACACTTTAACTGAAAAAGATGCTGCAGAAGTTTTAGAGTTAGATAACGTGTTTATGGATTTTGATAGAACTGAGGAAGACGTTTTGAAAAATTTGCAAATGAATAAGGGATTGCTGATCGGGATTCGAGATGAAAACAGTTTGCAAGGATATTGCCAGTTTGCTCCGTTAGAGAATAAAGAAGTCGAAATAAAATGGTTTTGTGCGAACAAGATGTTTGGAGAAGCATTGTACATATTTATGGAAAAATATTTTCAGGGTAAGAAATACACACGAATAACTATCAAATTTTCATTGGATGGCCGACATGCTATTCAACGAATTAATTTTTGGAACCGTATTTATTTTCGTACGTACAAAATCAATACGGCTAATAACGTTATCTATATGGATAAATTAATTTAAGCAGTAAAATCATCTAATAATGTTACTGATATTTCATTTGTATCTATTCTCAAATACAACAATTGATCAAGAAAGTCATCGTCGGCTAACACTTTTGTTCGGCATCTTACGTTAACGATTCTACGACAGATGTTTGCGGTAGATCGATACGTGATCAATCCTTCGACGTGATTCGCATCATGAACGTCACAGTATCCATAGAGAGTTCGTTGATGATATATTTCTGAATCTGCAGCTACAGGAAAACGTAGGCCATCGAGGAATATATCAGTCACTTGTAATTGAGCAGCAACACATGGATACGATTCAGTTATCCAATCACCCATAACGGCAGTACCCTTTGGAATAACGACCAACGTCCCAACTTTAACATCATATAATACGTATAAAATATCGCCTAAAAAATTTCTATCAACTCGCAGAGCTAAAACATCACCGATATCGGTATATGGGGCAGTTGGACGAGTTCTTGTTAAATAAATTCTTGTGCCACTTAATATTGTTCTTGACATTGTTCTATATTATAGTTTAAGATTTTAGATATATATAATCATTGATTAATTATATCTAACAAAGTGACTTTTTCTTGGGATATTTCTTGATTGGGCCATTACGAACAAACTCTTCTTCACTTTCTGATTCAGACTCTATCAATACCTTTTTCCTAGCCACTTTCTTATTCTGAACCACAACATTCGATTTTACAACAACATCATCCGATTTGGCTGAAGCTTTTACATCTGGAACTATGATCATATTTAATTCATCACTATTCTTAATGCTAACAACTTTACTTTTTGAATCAACCCTTTTATCCTCTGTGTCACTGATCAAATATATGATCGATAAAGGTTTAGTTCTGCCATAACGATGAGCTCGGCCAATCACCTGTGTCTCCACTTCAGATCTCATTCGATGAAATAAGATGACAAAATCTGCAGCTTGCAAATTCAATCCACTACCATAATGCAATGAATCTAATAATAAAACATTAATAGTCCCTTCGTTGAAATTATTTATGACATTAGTGATGTGTGCAGGGACACCCGAAATCGTGGCATATTTCAACTTGGCGTTCGCGATGTTCTTTTTAATTTTGTCGAATGTTTGATGATAGTCAGAAAAGATTAAGATACGAGGAGTTTTAGCGTTCGTTGCAATATATTTCAAAATTATTTCCAATATATCTTGCTTTTCCATATTTGTGAATCCGTTTTTCGCAGGAGGAACAACTTTATCATTTTTTTCGATAACTTTTTTTTCTCCGATGACATGATAACCTTTGTTACCTTTAACGACAGTTCGACAATAAGGACATTTATCATCACTTGTTCGTAGTGCCGCAATTAAACATCCAATGCAAAATACATTTTTACAACAATCAAGAATCGCTGGCGTCTTAAAAGTATCCGCACAAATCAAACAACATTCATCCTTTATCGAATTAACTTTCTCATTAATAGATTCCAACTTAACTTTGCATCTTCCTATGTCCGATTCTATCTTACTAATCCTGGCTTCTTTATTGGGAATTTGTATTGAATTAACATATTCTAACTCTTTTGTCAAATTATGTAGATCTGTCTTGATATTTTTTGTTAAAATATCGACAATGTTTTCTTCGGTGTCGACGTTGCAGTTCAATTTATTTAATGCTTCATTCATGTTTCCTGCGTTTATCAATCTAAGAACATCTGTTGGTACTAGATCTTTTAATACTGAGACTATTTTTTTGGTTGTTGATTCGATCATAAATAATCTTGGTTGGGGCAAAACGATTGATTTATCAACGTATTCATTTTTGTTTTTGACCGTAAAGTAGGGCAACAAACCTGGATTATTACCAAAAATTTTGACGACGCAGTGCCTTGTTGATATATTAAACAGAGTCGTAGGAGTTGCTGTCAAAAACCAATTAAAGTTTCCGCTTTCATTGAATGCAACCGGGATTTTAATCGAATCCATTTCATCAATAATAACACGAGACCATTTTTCATATTTGAAAATTTTTTTGAAGGTATTGTATCTGTTTAAATTCAAAATTATTGTATCTGTGTTTTTCAATAACTTATCCATTTTCTTTTTATTCAACATATGACGTCGATATACATATGTTGCTGTTACTTTAGCCGATTTACTTCCACTTTGCGTTTTGATTTTACCACCTGGTACGTTCTTTCTCATCACCTTATTGAATCTAACATACGAACCATGCGTAGAAAATTGTCTATCTACATAGTCATCATCACAAAACACATCAAAATCAGATATTAAATTCAATTTGATGTACTTCAAAGACGAATTACCCATAAATTCATCCCATTGATTGATAAGGTTGTGTGGAACTACGATCAAATTAATGTTGTTACATTCCCCGGTACTAACTAATTTGACAGAGAAATGATTTGTTCCAATTAAAACTTTATTATGTTCTTGCGGTTTCTTTTGTGCCAACATCAAACCAATTATCATGTAAGTCTTTCCTGATCCAACCTTGTCTGCTAAGATAGCAGAATTAGTTTCCAATACGTACGTCGAATTACATATTTCTCGATTGTCAATGTACGTAAGATGATTAGATGAACTTCGTATCGCGTCACAGAATCCAGAATTTGCAGCTGGCTTATCGACAACAATAGTAGATTGGTTCTCTAACTCCATCATACCAGCAATAGATGTCAATTGATGCTTTCGGAGCGTAATTTTCAAACCATCAGGCTGTTCAATCGTCCGCGAGTTTTCGTCAAGTTCAAAATAACTCATTATTATTAAGTGAATCGAAACATACTTTTATATTGATAAAATTTGATCAATTTTTATCAATATGTGGTATTTTTTCGCTCATCGATGATTTATCAATTCTTGACAGCGACTTTTATTTATCGAACTGGTGGAATCTTTGCACATAACTTTTGATGACAAATCATATTAAACGTGCAAATCTCCAGCCAGTTCTTGGCAATAATATTGCACATAACTTTTGATGACAAATCAAATTTGAACGTGCAAATCTCCAATCACCTCTTTGCAGATAACTTTTGACGTCGAATCAAATTAAACGTGGAAATCTCCAGCCAGTTCTTGGCTGTAATATTGCACATAACTTTTGATGACAAATCAAATTTGAACGTGCAAATCTCCAATCACCTCTTTGCAGATAACTTTTGACGTCGAATCAAATTGAAAGTGCAAATCTCCAGCCAGTTCTTGGCTGTAATATTGCACATAACTTTTGATGATAAATCAAATTGAAAGTGCAAATCTCCAGCCAGTTCTTGGCAGTAATATTGCACATAACTTTTGATGATAAATCAAATTGAAAGTGCAAATCTCCAGCCAGTTCTTGGCTGTAATATTGCACATAACTTTTGATGATAAATCAAATTGAAAGTGCAAATCTCTAGCCAGTTCTTGGCTGTAATATTGCACATAACTTTTGATGATAAATCAAATTGAACGTGCAAATCTCCAATCACCTCTTTGCAGATAACTTTTGACGTCGAATCAAATTGAACGTGCAAATCTCCAGCCAGTTCTTGGCTGTAATATTGCACATAACTTTTGATGATAAATCAAATTGAACGTGCAAATCTCCAGCCAGTTCTTGGCTGTAATATTGCACATAACTTTTGATGATAAATCAAATTGAAAGTGCAAATCTCCAGCCAGTTCTTGGCAGTAATATTGCACATAACTTTTGATGATAAATCAAATTGAAAGTGCAAATCTCCAGCCAGTTCTTGGTAGATAACTTTTATGTCGAATCAAATTGAAAGTGCAAATCTCCAGCCAGTTCTTGGCAGTAATGTTGCAGATAATTTTTGATGTCGAATCAAATTTAACATGCAAATCTCCAGCCAGTTCTTGGCCGTAATATTGCACATAACTTTTGATGAACAGATAATTTGCATATTCAAAAATTTGCCAATCACAATTGTAAATATTAAAATATGATCAACAAATATAAGATGTTAGTGACTGGCGCATTAGGATTTATTGGATCAAACTTTGTTAATTTCTTTGCATCAAAATATCCGGAAACGAATATCATAATTCTTGATAAAAATGATTATTGCAGTTCGATCCAAAATATAAACACGATAAATGCAAACGTAAAAATAATCATTGGTAACATATTAGATACCGAATTAGTGACATCCATATTGAACGACAACGCTGTCAATACGATCATACATTTTGCTGCCCAATCTCATGTTGATAATTCATTTTGTAATTCAATCTCTTTCACAGAAAACAATATTTTAGGCACGCATTTGTTGCTAGAAACTACAAGAGTTTATCACGAAAGAACTGGCAACATTAAAAAATTCATTCATGTCAGCACTGATGAGGTTTATGGTGAGGTACTTGATGATTCCGTGCGCACTGAAACATCAATATTAGACCCAACAAATCCATACGCTGCATCGAAAGCTGGCGCAGAATTTATGGCCAAATCATATTATTATTCATACAAACTACCTATTATCATCACTAGAGCAAACAACGTTTACGGAATTAATCAATATCCTGAAAAGGTAATCCCTAAATTCATTTGCCAATTGCTGAACGGCGAAAAAATCACTTTGCACGGAACTGGGAATTCGCGCAGAAATTTTGTTCACGTTGACGATGTTTCGACCGCTTATGAAACTATTTTAACCAACGGCAAAATTGGTGAAATTTATAACATCAGTGCAGCTGAAAAACATGAATATAGTATGTTAGAGTTGGCACAAATGTTGATAGAATTATTTGATTCTGCCGCGAATTGTAACGATATAATCACGTATGTTGAAGATAGAAAATTTAATGATGTCCGTTATTTTACTGCGAGTGATAAGTTAGAGCGAATAGGATGGAAACCTACAAAATTAGACTTTAGAAGTAATTTAGCAGAATTGATAAATTGGTATCGAGCCCATAAATCTCGATTTGGCATGTAATAAGTGGATATAGTCCAGACTAGTCAGCAATATAATATGTCCTAGGTATCAATAGTTTCACTTGGATATTATCCAATGCGCCACCAAACACATATAATGGCAGATTAATTGGATTGCTAATTCTTGTTGAATAAAAAGTATAAATTCAGCAGCTAGAAAAAATATCAAAAAACATATAATTTAATTTTTTTATCTAACAATAGAATATAATAGAAAGATGTCTTCTTCAATCGATAGATTTGTTTCAGAAAACAAAACTGCTTTAATGATCGTCGGACTTTTAATAGTCGCGTTCTTGATCTATGGATGGTGGCAAGGAAATAAGTTAAACGTTAATGTTGACTACAGTGGTCCAGTCCGCGCACCAGCAATGATGCCTGCCATGTCATATACCAATGGTTATCCAGCCCAATAATCATCAAATTATTTGCCTGTAATAAAAATTTCATATAAATATTTAATTTTTATTATCTTTGTTAAGAATATAAATCAAATGTCAAACGGTCAGGATGATACAATGCAACCCCCACCACCTCCAGATGTTAGTTATATGGATTGGATCAACGACAATAAATTAATGATAATTTTGGTCGTACTCGTTATTGCAGCTTTAATTTGGTATTTCTGGTTCAGAGAAGATTCAGAAACCGTTTCAGTCGTAACTCCAGTTTTATCGACACCAGGAGAACCATTAGTAATCCGAACAGTACGAAATTAAATGCTTTTGATAAAATAATATTTTATTAAAAGCAATACACAATAAATGCCAACAGATTTTGATTGGAAAACACTAAATGAAATGATAAATAATTTCGACGACAAAGTTTCATCGATACGAGGATCAATCAATAAAAATAATGCACCAACGATTTCCAACGTGAAATATGACAACATGGAATTATTTGAATTATTATAACCAATAATCTATTTGCAGAAGCTAATACTATCGCATCATGTATTCCTTTATTCAATGAACATTATATTGAAATTGTTGCACAAAAAAATAGATCCTTTTATTGAAAGAACCGTGTACTGATAAAATGATTCGCTTGTATGAATCGATAGAAAAAAGTAACAGATGATGGATATTTGAATAAAATTATGCCGTCAACTGAAGAATCATTGGTTATAACGACTATCAAGGCTTGTAAAATACCTTTCTTTGAAATGTTGTTGTCTCATAACGTAGATCTTGATGTTGTAGATAAAAATGCCATCATAAACGCACTAGAAACAAAAAACTTGTATCTGATGCAGTTCCTTCAGGATTATATTTCGCAAACGAATAAATATGATAATTATATTGTGTTGGTGGAGAAAATGAAACGTTGAATTCTTTTTCGATGTATGCTGTGTCTAAAATATTAACTACCGTGGAGTACTTAATTAATGAAATTATGTATTATAAAGCAACATAAATATTGAATGATATATACAGTTAATGGATAATTGGTCTGAAATCAAATACATAAATTTTACATATTCATCGCCAAATGACGATATAGAGACATGTATGGGATTAAATCCGGATGGTAATATAAATGTAAAATATACACTGATGGCACTACGCAATAAATTAATGGAAAATGTAGAAATGCTGAATAAATTGTTAGAAAAAACGGACTATATCACTGGAATATTTGCGACGGATTATGATTCAGTTGCGATTTGTGTTTCGTCACAAGAAGAAATGGATGATATGCTTAAAAATGATTTAATTCGTAATGAGATTATTGATGAAGAACCAGAAGAAGATGATGAGATAAGCAGCGAATCAGATAATGAAACGCATAGTGATAGGTTGCGTATGATGAAAAATTTAATATTTTCTAGTGAATCCAAACAAATGTCAGACAGTGATGATGAATCTAGCGAAAACGATTTTGTTGATATTGTCAACATGCAAGGTTTAATTCACAAATATAATGATTTGATTGGCGATGGTGACGAGGAAACAGATTAATTCTTTTATTAAAAAATGAAAGAGTTAATTACATATTATCAACGTAAAGGTATTTTATATACTATAATTAGAGAGATGAACATTGACAACAAATATATAATGGAAACTGTCCAAATCGGTAAGGGCAGTTTCTCTGATGTATTCAAAGGATCAATAATATCAACCGGAGAAGTTGTCGCTATTAAGCGAGTATCTTTAAAGAATTTAGAGAAAACAGGCGAACAAAAGACAACTGAAGAAGAGTTAACAATTGAGATTAACATTATGAGATCATTAAACCATCCATATATCGTCAAATATTATGACGTTATCAAAACTACCGATTATTGGTATATCGTTATGGAATATTGCGACAATGGAACTCTTGCTGATGTTATCAATTATAATAAACAAAATTTGCAAACAGAAAGGGAAGCGACAACTGTTTATTATATGGCGCAACTAAAAGATGCCATACAATATATTAAATCTAAAGGGATTATGCATCGGGATATCAAACCAATGAATGTATTGTTATCTAAACCAAATAAGATGGCATTGTCTGATACTGATATGGGGTTGTTATTTATGATCGATTCTGATAAAAATAAAGAAGCATGGGATAAATCGCAACAATTAGTAGTCAAGGTTGCAGATTTCGGATTAGCCAGATATTACAAAGAAGATGATCAAATTCTTGCGAATACGATATGTGGCAGTCCATTATATATGGCACCAGAAACGCTCGTCAATGAAAAATATAACTCAAGGATTGATTTATGGGCCTATGGAGTTATCTTGTATGAAATGCTATTCGGTGTATATCCTTTATCCGCCAAAAATATGCCCCAACTCAAAATGCAACTGAAACAAAAAAAGATAGATTTTCATTTAGATCAAAAATTTACACCCGAATGTTTTGATTTGCTCACAAAGTTATTAGAAAAAAATCACGAATCTAGAATTAATTGGGATAACTTTTTTAAGCATCAATGGTTTACGCTATGGAATAACCCAATGCCAAAAAGCATAGTCGTTACTCAACCCAAACGCACAGGAACTGTTCCACGCACTTGTTCCCGCAGCATAACTACATCTCGTACTAATATCCCTCGCACTCATTCTGGAGAATATATGCGACAGAAATTAATACAACCACAAGGGACATCAATCGGATCATCAAACTCATCTTCGTCAGATACATTATCAAAGCGGGACAGTTGTCAGATACCAAAGAAAACTAACAATTTATCGAAAATAAATCCATTGTATCAACGATCCGACTCAAGAAGTAGCAGTTATTCCCCTGGACATTCCGTATCACCGCCTAATTCAGTCGGATCACCATACAATCAATTTAGATACTCCCGCCAAACCTCTAGCTCTAGAGAAATTGATTTATTACACAGCGAACAAAATTCACCAACAAATTGTGTGTTATTTAACAGCAAAGCTCAGATTATTGATGATTATATGAATGATGCACGAGAAGCAGCTGATAACTCGCAAAGATACATAGAATACTCAAAAAAAATACACACCGAGTCAAATCCTATCGTAATCCCTAAACCCAAAACATATGCACAAACGGCTATGTCATACATAAGCGGGTTCTTGGGATAAATTCATATATCAGCGTTTAAAAATTAAATGCTTTATATAATTAATGGATGACGTAATTATTTGCATCTGTCATCACCTTGATGATGAACATAAAATCAGTTTTTTATCTACTTGCGTGGGTATGCATAAAATCAAAAACATGGTATTTTATACCAAGAAAATGCACGGATTATTTATTGAATATTTATCCTATTTTGACCAATTTTGTAACATTATTTGTTACAGTAAATTTCCTAAATTTGTTACACATTTACAGATAGATTGGACGTCAACGATGCCATGTTACGATATTCCTTCAACGGTAACTCATCTGAGATTTGGTTATCAATTTAATTTGGATATTGTCGACAGAATACCATCATCGGTTAGATTTTTATCAATTGGACCTCCATTTGATAAATCAATCAAACACCTTCCGACATCTGTAACATATCTAACCATAAATACACTCCATTCAGAACCTGTTTCAACTATTCCTTCCTCTATCACACACCTAACTCTTGGCCCTGATTTTAACCAATCCATCAAAAATCGTATCCCGCCTTCAGTGACGCATCTTACCTTTGGCCGTTCATTCAACCAACAGATCAAAAATTACATTCCTAATTCGGTTACACACTTAATTTTTGGCGATAAATTTGATCAACAACTACACGATTGTATCCCTCGTTCTGTAACTCATTTACAAATTGGAGCCGCATTTAACAATATCGTCACCGACTGTATCCCATTATCAGTGACACATCTTACGCTTGGCGGTTTATTTAACAAATCAATCAAATATCTCATACCATCAACAGTCACGCACATAACTTTTAACAAATATTTTAGGGGCAATATTAAACATCTACCGACGACAGTCACCCATCTAATTTTTAGGGAAATCTATGGTGTCATAATTCCATCATCTGTTATTCATGTGACATATTATTACAGATCAAAGAAGGTACGATTTGATGTTAATTTGCATGAATATATATTGTCACGGCTGTCCCCAAATACAAATTATGTCGTTTACAATGCGCACGACCGCGTGATCGCTCAAAATAGAAATCTTTATTTATAAATATCATTTGTAAATAAAGATGATAATGATCTCCAAAAATAAAGTATTATTATAATATATATAATTATGAATCATGACGTTATGTTTATTTTGATCATCGGTGCTATCATTTTGTTAATCTTTTTCATAACGTACACGCACTATGAAGAAAATTTTGAACCGATATATGATAATGGCAGCGATAGTACTACTAGAATGATGAATAGTTTCGAAATTTTTAGACAACAAATGAATATTCCTGCGATGCAAGTTAATGTAATGCAAAATGGAGTCAAAACTTATGGCAGTAATCACAGTGCCAAGGACGTACAGATTTGGGATACTGTCGTAGATACCCCTGTTCGCGATAATACTTTATTCAGAATTGCTAGCGTCACAAAACCCATAACTGCCATTGCTATTTTACATTTGGTTGATAGAGGTAAGTTAAGTTTGGAGGATAAGATGACAACGATTCTTACTGACGGCAAACTGATTGATCCAAGTACTATTTATGATAAGAGGATGAACGATATTACGGTCAGAGATCTCTTGCGTCATTCTGGTGGATGGGATACTTCATTGGGCTTGGATCTCTCAGCTCCTTTCGCTAAGACTCTTTTTCCTGAAATTATCAACGACAAATTCCTCGCACCATTTGATCCTCAATATGATGCACTCAAACTTGCTAGTCCAGATCGAAATAGCACCGCAAATGCAACTGATCTAATTAAATTCATGATGAGATTTCCATTAAATTTTGATCCAGGGTCTCGCGAAAAATATTCTAACTTGGGCTATAACATCTTAGGTAGAATAATTGAAATCGTATCAGGAAATCCATATGATGTTTTTATTCAGAATAACATATTTGGCCCTGCTGATTTTGAATATCCTGCATTTATCGGTAATGAACAGATCACCAATAAACATATAGATGAAACGTTTTATTTCGATGGCCCAGAAGATAATCCTGAGTATTCTGTTGTCGCCGGAGTGTCGTATAAAACACCTTCAGCATATGGATCATTTATCTTGGATGTCATGGATGCGCATGGCGGTTGGGTAATGACAGCGACAGATTTATCCAAAGTAGGGATGCGAATGTTGAATTTAGGATATTTTAGCCAAGCTGTCTTTGACGAAATACTTAAACGACCATCATATATTGATCCTGGAGCAACAACATTTTATTCTCTTGGTATGAGCGTTACCAATATGCCCGACGGTGATATTATGCTGTCACACAATGGTGCCCTGACATTTGGCACGTTCGGCTTCATCGGTATGATGATTAATAAAAAATTAGTAGTATCAGTGATTACTAACCACATTGACTATAATATCCCTAACTTTTTGGGTTCATTTAGTAAACTGGTTACAAATCTCTTTTCGGGTCAACAATAAACAATATGATTTATTAATTCTATTGTTTAAGGAGAATTTGCGCAAAAAATATATTTGTTTCAATATATAATATGAAAGATCAAATAGAAAACATTGAATTTCATCTGGACGCATATCTATCAGATTTGCATTCCCAAGCATGTAAGTATGAACAGACCGCACTCATATTATTTGATAAAGCAGTTGCATGTAAACCTAGAAATATCAAAGAACTATTTGATTTCATAACTGATCCAAACGCTGATATTTGGGCCCATAGCACTAAATGTGTTACCTATCCAAAACCATTGAACGTTTACATGATCGGCAACGGTAACGGTAACGCTGATGAACTTGTCAAGGAGATCATGTCGGCAAAACAAAATGAAAAAATGGCATCGTACCATAAGCAACTATTAATGTGCACTGTACGAAAAGATTTGAACGGAATCAAGGCGTTGATAAAATATGGTGGAGATGATTTCAATATCAATCACCAAGGAGAATTTGGTCTAACAGCATTGCATATCGCAGTTGCAAACAAATCGGGAACTAAAATGATTAATTACTTGATAGAACATTCGTCACTCGAAATGAAAGATGATTTTGGTCAAACTGCGTTGTATTATGCGGTTCGAACCATGCGATTTGAAATTGTAGATATGCTTCTTCAGAGGATGAATTCGCAACAGGTAAATATTTTAGATAACCGAAATATGTCACCATTATGTTTCTTATTTGATCAAGTACAATGTGAGAAGATGGATGATGAATTTTTGAAAATTGAGAATGCCCTTGTCAAATCTGGCGCAAAATATATTGCACTACGACCATTTGTTGATGCGTTCGATAAAAAATTTGCAGAGCATTTCGTGACGACCAAAAGTAAGATACATGATTCGATTGAGCAAGAATTAAAAATTGTTGCTACTGAAAATGTAAGCTTGCGGAATGATATCATTGATATTGTTATTGAAAACGATAATTTGAAAAAAATGGTTGAAGATTTGCATAAGAATATTGATGATATAGTTGATACTCATCAAAAGCAAATTACGGAGATGACAAAGTCGCAGTTGAGTATTAATGATTGTATGAAGACTATTAGCATACAGGAAGAGATGATTAAGAATTTAACGGACAAGATTAATAAATTACAGGCAAATGCAATAGTTTCGGTTGGTAGGTCTGCGGAATATTATGCCTATCCGTTTGTTGATAATAGGGCAATATTTGGCGCCAATAATGGGTATGCATCTGATAGAGGGATGCAAAATGTTGGCTATGGTCTTATGAAAAGAGGTATGGAAGATGTAGGTTACGATCGGATGTCTGAGAATCGTTTTAAGAAGCCGATGACAGAGTTTATCTGTCATTTGTCTGGTTCTGGCAAAAAAAATTGAAAAAAAAAGTGCCAGGGGACATAAGATTTACAATAAAAAGATCGTTCCCCCGATGGAATTAATAAAGTATATACTTTGCCTGATCAGCTTATTATACTTTTATGAAATCGTGATGGAATTTTTGAATACAAAGCCTAGATTTAGGGTGAGATTTAAGGAGTTTGTTGATGTAAGTATTTTTAACCTGGGCAGTTCTATTTGTGATGACAAAACAAGTCGAGAACATACCCAACCCGGAAAGCTTATAGGAGGAATTGACAAAGCGCAACCTCTTCACTGATTAGTACAAATTCATATTTTTCCGGATATGAATCACTGTACGCTACTTACAAACAAATAAAAGGCAATGGCCTCTCTTAAATTTAACTCTCTATCCGGTATTATTATCCGTGCAACAAATTGACCGTTGGAAGTCACATTTCTTGACGCGATAATAATCTCAGATCTAAAACACCGTTTTTAATAGATACACGTTAATTGGTTATCCAAGATTAATTATCTGTTATCATTAAATAATTACTCCCGAAGTGCGGGTAAAGGCAAGAAGAAGAAGCCCTGAATGTTTTATGAAAAATTAATATTTAAATTTTCATAGAATATGAATGCATATAAAGGTTATTGTGGGTTTGTAAAAAAATACATTATAAAAGAGGGCAACTATAACATATTATTAAAAATGTCCAAACGAGCAGTTGTTAATAAGAAAAAAGTTGTTGTTGAATCATCGTCGAGCGAATCTGAGAGCCAATCTTATGAAGAGTGTTCTGGTTCGCACGGTGATTCGCATGATAATGCCGAGTCTGATGATCTCAGTATCATAATATCTAAAAAAGTAGTTAAGAGTGAATGCATTGGAATGCCACGAGCATATGCAAAATATTTAGAATCGCTTCAAGATGATAATGATATACTTGATCAAATATTAAAGGAACAGAAAAAAATGATGAGAAAACAGGACCGATCGAGAAAGAAATCAGATGATACATACAAAGTTTTACAGCAACAAACGACAGACATAAATAATCAACTATATCAAATTAAACATCAATTTAAGAAGACAAGCGAAATTTTCGATCAAATTAATAAAACAGTTGACGAAATAAATAAAACAACTGATAAAATAATCGAAAAAAACGATAACTTAAAGGGGGAAACTATCAAGTTGACGAAAAATATTCATAAATTAAAAATTGGTAGCTAATTCGGCATCGTTATATCAATATCAATTTATATTAACAAATTGATACTGATTTATGCCAACAAACAAAAAAAATGACAAAAAAAGGTCCAATATAAATAGACTAGCAACAAGACAAACACATTTAAATGCCCAAACATTTGACTACCGAACAACCAAAAAAGATTACTGAGTCAAATAAAAGCATAAAAAATGACCCATTTGATAACGCAGATTCGGAAAGAATAGACGATATCAAAAAAGAAATTAAGGATCATTGTCAAACGATTGACTCATTGTGCAAAGAACTCCGAAATAAACGATATAATCTTGTTATAAAATCAAATAGTAATGATGCAACATATGTTATCGTTAAAAATAACGATCGATTAACAAAAATTGCTAGTTATGATTATTATGATTACACTGTATTCAAAGTTATGAAACAAGTCGCTATATTATACGAACATATTGCGTCGCATCCTGACATGAAAATATTATTAGCAATACCATGCAGATCTAATATGCGATTAAAATGACAATATTCACATAAGATATTAAAAAAACTAATGTTCGTTTTAAAATTATGATTCTAAAACAAATATTATGTAAGCAATATATCAAAAAACTAATACCATTATTTTTCGTATCATCACAATAATATTCGATTGTGTTGATACAAAAAACTAATACCATTATTTTTCGTATCATCACAATAATATTCGATTGTGTTGATATAAAGTAATGATAAAATTATAATAATAAACCCAAACTTATGCCAAAATTATTAATCGTCAAACAAATTGATGCCACATTTAGTTACAGTAAATATGGCGATTTTAGTATCATTATAATGCATGAAAATGGTTATATAAACGCTAGTAAATTATGTTACGAGTGTGATAAACAGTTTAAAAATTGGTTGAGGAATTCGACATCAAAAGATTTGATTGAGGAATTCCGTGCGAATGGAATTTCTGCTGATAAGTTGATGATAATAATCGCAGGTGGAAAAAATATTAAAACACGTGGCACATATGTTCATCCTAAATTAATAATTCATATTGCATCTTGGTGCGGTGCCAATTTTGCGGCCAGAGTAAGCGAATGGATCGAAGAATGGAAAAATTACTCGCCCGAAAATGAATCCCGCTTCTACGCCGCCTTATCAGAAATCAAACCTTCCCCATCCGCTTCAAAAGAAAAAGAAATCCAAGCAACATTGCACAAAAAACTAGGTGGCGAAATCGAAGTCAAAACAATCGCTGGAAGAATCGACCTACTAACCGACAAATACCTCATCGAAATCAAAAACTATTGTGACTGGAAATGCGCCATCGGTCAGCTCATCGCCTACTCTCAAAACTACGAAGACAGAAAGAAAGTAATGTACTTATTCGATGTCCCAAAGAAAAATATCATCGATCACATTACCGAAATTTGCGCAAAATGCGACATAACCGTCAAAATAATCAAATAGATCTCAACAATTATTCAATTATTGAAATCATGCATAATAAGTTCCAAATAACCTATCCATAAATATATCTATCCCAAAATTGTAATTAAACATCGAATGATGATAATCATGAAACTCAGATACCCGCCTAAATCCACTATGTGCCGCCGCAATTGTATTAATAATCGCCACCGCAATTAATATCTTAACCGTAAACGGATGATAGTGAAGTAAATACGCTGGCAAAATCGATGGGATTATATTTCCTAAATACATATCAAGCGGTGTCATATACAACGCAGAAATACCGACTGGTGCGATGATCTCATGATGTTTTTTATGATATTGATACAGATATTTGGTATGGAACAGTTTATGGCATGCGTAAAACAATATGTCTATCATAGGTATGCTTATCAATAAATCAATAACACATTTTTTTATTGAAAACGCATCTTCATAATCTGCATCATATGCCCCTCCAAATATGCAAAAAGGAATCAAAAATACAAACGTATTCAGCAACACTTGCGGAGTTATCCTTCTATAAGTTGGCATTATATCATCTATTTTATCAAACTGTATCTTCTTTTTGATAAAAATATTATAGTAATCAATAGCGAACATAATTCCGCCAACAAAATAATAAAATAGATTTATGTATATGTAATAAAATAATGCTTCGAGTATCATAATATACTTGGTTAGATTAAAAAATTGATAAATTCATTACTTTAATAGTATCATATCGAATATGATATTATTAAAATGCAATTCGTCCAAGAAACATTTATCGACAACGAATTACATACATCTATCAAACAGATATTGTCACAATCAAAGATTCCGTTCGAACAATCCCAAGTTTACAACGTCCTCAAAGAAGAAAAGGAAACGTCACCAGATATCCGGATGTCGCAATTTCGCACACTGATTGATAATGAGTTGTTCGATATCGGCACAAAAATATTGAACACAGTCAATTCTGATATGCAAAAAAGTAAGTTTATAATCTATGCAAACGACGTAATGCACATCAAATACTCTGCGGGCGGATATTTTAAAGAGCATGAGGATTATCTGAGCGTTAACTCTAATATCGTCGAAGAATACACAATGCTAGTTTGTGTTGATGCAGATTGTGTCGGTGGTGAGACTATTCTGACTTTCAATAAATTTTTTAAGCATAGTAGCAAGATGACAAACACGCCTGGAGGATGTTTGATATTTAGAAAAGATATTCCACATGAAGGAGCACAATTGTTATCCGGAATCAAAGAAATTATCAGTTATAACGTTTGGTTAATCAAAAATGACGCCGAAAATATCATGATTGTAGATTTTGAAAATGACAAACTCAATAGAAAGTATTTTTTATCTATCGCTGACATCATTCGACATCCGTCTAATAATATATTGAAAATATTAGTGAAAACATCCAAAGAAGATGATATTTTTGATTCTAAAGTAATACAATACACTGATTCACATACATTTGAAGAGTTTGCGATCGTTGAAAAAATTATTAATGGTAACGCGGTAAGTTATCAGGAATATACTAAATATCACGATATCATCAAGTATTATTTGTTTGACATGCAAAATATTATTATGAAAGCGATTGAAGGTGAAATGTTACAGGATAAAAAGAATGATGTGTATGTGAACGAAGATTATATTATTTTTGGTAATTCGATAAAGTACGTAAATTTTGTGGAGGATATCAAAAAATATCATTTGCCATATGTACCTTTTAAGATCATGTTCGCTGAAGGCAGTGTTTCGAGCGATCAAGATCAAGGGGAACCGTATATGATCAAGATGACACCAGTTTGGGTATCATTTTCAGAAAATGACAATATTGTTTTATTTAGTAATTTTATGGCGCGCAAAGAGATCCCGCAATCATGGTATTCCGATAAATCTGTTGTCAAGGATATTGCAAAGATTAGGAAAGGCAAGAAAATTTATTTGTCACATCCAGAAATAACCCCACCATCAAGTTCTTCAGATAATGAAGATCAACTTTCGGAATATGAAAGTTCTGAGGATGAACCAAATCGACCGAATGTTGTATTTCCGGAAGGTGACGAGGAAAGTTGGGAATGGTATATGGTTTTTATAAATCTGTTAGGATACATACCTGATTTTGATAATGCAAAGATCGTTAACCTTTTGACAGATAGATACGTAAACGAATTAACACTCGATAAATATGACAACTTTGATCTGGCTGCAAGGAATGTCCCTGACAAAAACTTTAGCAATTACTCCATAGTTAACAACAAACTTGTATTACAGACGCAACATCTTCAATCTATTCTAAATAAAATTAAACAAATAAAATTGTATGAATCTATCATAAGCAAATTGAATGATGTCACGATTTCCAGTGCGCAAAGATCAATCGTCAGTAAGCCAGAAATGTATTGTAACGAATCGGTTTATGGTCGATTTAATTTGATAACTATTTATGGTGGTCTTGTTTGTTAATCAAAAATTTTAATTAACAAGCATATATATCGATCAATTGTCGAAGATGTTTGATAAGGTTATCAAATCCATATTTATAAAATTCGGAATCGTTTAACCTGATTTGGACGGTAATTTGATTATATATATATATGGCACTTTCGTTTGTTTTGAATAGTGCGTCTAATTTTTTGTTCTAGCGTAATCCTCTGAATCCACGTTGAATAAGGACTGAATGAAACATCAACAGTTCATCATAATATGTGCAATTAGGTAAAAAATTTACGATCTCTAACAACGTGCCCATATAAACGTGACTTATCATTATTCTCGCCATTATTTTGTCACAATCAAAATGTCCAGATATTATCTTCATCAGCTCACCAAAATATCTTTTTTCGTGATGTTCCCACGAAGATATCGCAATCTTATACAATGACGTATTATCCTTCGCTAAATCCTGGACGCGCCAAGAATTAAAAACAAAATCTTGGACATCATTGTTTATTTTTTGATTAACGCACAATAAAATCAAATCCATAATTGAATATGTAATTCCAAAACATATGTTTTGGCGACGCAATAATACGCGGATATGATTCCGTGTTAATAGTAGCACCCATATTTATTAATTTTGTTAAACAACTATTGCATGAATCATCATACAATGCTCTATCCGATAACAACTCTGTGAACAATCTATTAATCGTCACCATGTCAAAACCTTTAAAATAATTTATAACAATATCAATCACATCATTCATTATCTCTCGCACATAATCTTCTTTTTTGTCCAAATATAAATTTATCGCAGTTTGTAACATACGATGTTTCGACCAAGTGTTTAATTACTATTATATATTTGGTTTCAAGTAACGAAACAACACTTTTAACTTTATCGTTGATCATGTCACGCTTATTTGTCAATAAATGTGTACGTTCCATATTTGTTAACTAAAAATTTTAATTTACAAATGTACAAATTATTCAATTTTTTAAGATTTTCAATAATATCATAATATCCTTTTTCATAAAATTTAGAATTATCTCTATGGAAATGCGCAAATAATTCGTTACATATATTATCGGCTTCTTGATTCGATTTAACTAAAGTATCTAACGTTGCAATATCTTGTTTAAATTCACCCACAGGATTCACTAGCAATATATGACACCTAACTATTACCAAGTATAACAAAGATATTTCATCTAAATATGTATGTTCCATTATATGTCTCATAAAATCTCTCAAATGCGTCATATCGTGCATATGTATCATCGCACGCATAATAATTTTATCATATTCATCGTGATAATATATTATTTGCAATACGTTTGTAACATATTTACGTTGTCGATGATCCATAGCCCAAATTATGATATATACCAACGACTCCCAATCTTTGACCAAATCTTGCGAACACCAAAGATTGAAAATATGATCCTGAATTTCATAATTACGATCCTCGCTCACAATTGTTGTCATCAAACGGAACGTAATTAACAAATCATATTTTGATATATAATACCAAAAAACAAACGCTGGTAACATAACAATACGAGGATATATATATTCGTCAGTTATCATTGCTCCAAGATCAATTAATTTTATAAAACTATTATTACATGGATCATTTTCATCATAATGCGCATCATCTGTCAGAAATAATGCAAATAATTTATCAATAATAATTTTCTCATTTGCGCAATCAAAATCTCCAAAAATGTTTACTACAATGTTAATTACCTCGTTCAGAAATATTCGAACAAAACATCTTTTGCCCTCATCCAAATACGATTTTAAAGATGACATTAATATCTCTCTGGTGATGAATGGTACTCCAACTAACGTTCTAATAGCTATGATATTTTTAGTAATCAATAGTGATGTCACACTTTTAATTTTATCGGTAATCATTTCATTAGGATCAGGTAATAAATGTCCTATGTCGTTCATATTATTTCTTTAAGTTGACCATGTATTTATATGTTTTGGATACAGATTGTACTTTCCTCCAAAATCATCCAGCCATTTGGCTATCAACCATCCTAACAATGAAAAAATAATATCTCCAAGGGAATTGATAAAGCTATCTGCATAGTTTTTGCCACCTGGCCATATATCTTTCAAATTATTGTTTACGAACGCCATGCCCATTGTTGTATTTTCAATAATCTCAAAAGAAGTATGTATCAGAAACCATCCTTCAAATGATATGCCCCAGAAATATGCAATGACACCAGTAGCAAAGTGTAACAGTGAGTATTGATCAAAAAAATTTATACCCATTTATGATATATCATTTCATAATTAAAATTTTTGATATTTCATCGATCACTATCTCATCAATTCTGCAACCTGTAAATGTTGATCCTTCCCAACTACCAATATTATGCAACAAACTACCTGTCAAATTCGAATCAATAAAATTTGTACTTTGAAAGTCACAATAAATAAATTTACCATTGCCGATATCAGCATTTATGAATTCATTGCGCTCAAAATCACAATCATCGAACATTGAATTCACCAAATTAGCACCATTGAATTTGACATCTTCAAATTTACATTCGATAAAATATGCGCTGGATAGATTCGCGTTCGAGAAATCTACTTTCTTTAAGAAGACTTTGAGAAATGTAACATTTGATAGACTTGCACTGCAAAAAATCGTTTTATCAACATAGACTGTGCAAAAATTCCATTCATGTGGCGGATAATCAAAAAAGTTTCGGGGAGAATTTTTTTCTAGGATTAAATTCGTATGTGATAAATCTACATTTATCATATGCGAATTACACAGCTGAATATTGCGCATATGTTGATTTGATAAATTAACATTTTTGAAAATTTTGAGATAGTCTATCTTGATATGTATTAATTTTATGAAATATGATACAATATCTAACAATTGTTTGTCTGCATCCGATGAAAGATAGATTCCTAATTGGTAGAACTTCCATAGCGCATATTTGAATATATGAATTTTGATAATTGTGGACATTTATTCTTAGATTCGGTTTAATTTTGTATATATGCTGTAACTAAATATCAATAATTAAAAATTATTGATATTAATTCGTCATCATATTGACTCGATTTATTAAATTTTGTATCTCAACATCTGTCTCTTTGATCTCATTCGTCAGTCGTTCCTTTTTGATGTTCAAGACTTCAATTTTCAGGAACAGTTTATCAAAGTCAGATAAATTAGCATGCATATCGATACCTATTCCATATGGATCATCCATCAATCCGTCGATTTGATACCCAAAGGTATCTGCATCGTTCAATTTTGCAATGTTTGTTATCTTTTCTTTCATCTTTTCGCAAATATTTTCTTCAACTGTACCAGAACAATATATAATTCTTTGTCGGACAGCTGTTTTAGTGTTCGCACGATAAATTCTGCCTAGACTCTGTAATACATCCTGAGCACTGTATGATGGCGAAATGATTGAAACTCGAGGATATTGGCCATGTGTATCATGCAACGAAATTCCGATCCCGCCACTTTTAATGTTACAAATGATCAATCTCGATCTGTCGTCGTTAAAGTCATCTATATTTTTATTTCTCTCTTGCATACTTTGTTCACCGAAAATGATACATTTTGTGTCAAATTCATCGGCTAATAATTTCAACGTTTGCGTAAAGTTAACGAATATTGCGACAGAATTACCTTCTTCTATATTTTTTTTTGTTTCCTCGATTATCGTTGGTACTTTCAATTGTTCAATACGCATCCTTGCATATAATATCCTGGACAATGCGCATCCAGAATTATCTTCTTTACTTTTTAATCTCGCTACTTCATCCTCGATTAGTTTGTATTCTTTTTCAATTTCTTTAGAATTATCCATATCATAACAGTTCGCTACAATTTGATTATCTGGAAATAATTTACCTAAATCTCGTATTCTCATTCTAGATGCATATTCTGGATAAATTGCATTATGTATTCCAATGCATAAATCTCCATCATATCTTTTACTTGCATCTGTCATCCAAATGTTTGCAGATCGTAAGTGAGGATACAAACCTAACGCGTATCCAGCTATCGCAAAGTTTTCTGGTTTGTCCGATACGGTCGCACTCAACATCAATATTTTGGCAGTTGTTTTGGCGAGCGTATATAAAAGAAGATGACATTGCGTTTTAGGGTTTTTGCATCGGTGAGCTTCGTCGAATACAATTATCATATCGTCTGGTACGTTCCAAACATATGTAAATTCTCCTTTCTCCGAGCCAATGTCAACAATTCTTTTGATAAATGGACATTTTGCTTTTTTGTTTGATTTATCGTCATAATATTTACAATTTTGTAAACTTTCGTAGTTAGCAACGCCATAATATTCAGCTCCTAATATTTTGAACGTTTTGATCCAACTGGTAATAACTGATTTGGGACAGATAACAAATAGTTTCAATTTCATAGATATCGCAGTCGCAATTGAAGTGTATGTTTTGCCAGTTCCAGTATCAGACGCATCAAGGGCCCGATTATATTTTGTTAGAGAGTAGATTAAATTTTCAACGTGCTTGGGTTGAAAAGGTAATAATTTGGCAGCAACAGACTTATCAATGAAGGCCATATTGACTTATTGCTGATTGAATTTAACCAAAGACATTTTATTTATCATTTTTTTGCCAATTTGAAGGATGATGAAAAAGTAGATGTGTGTTTCCATATCTCTGCCGTGTTCGATTTATTTTTGCCAATTTTGAAGGATGACAAAAAGTGAAAAGAAACTTTCACATCTCTGTCACGTTCAATTCATCTTTACTAAATTTGAAGAGATGATTTGTTAGTGACGAAAAAGTGGATCGACATTTTCACATCTCTGTGCGTTCACTTCATCTCTGCCAAATTTGAAGAGATGATTTGCAACTAACGAAAAGTGACAAATGCGTCCATATCTCTGTCACGTTTCGATTCATCTTTACTAATTTACGAGATGATTTGCGGGTGACTAAAAAGTAGATAATTAGTCATACTCATATTGACTAACAAAGAAGGCAAACTACACTCACTTTATTTTTAAATATATAATCTACAATCAAGAATTATGGCAACAAAACACGCGTTACTCATTGGTATCAATTATTATAAAAATCCAGCCAATCAACTAAATGGATGCATAAACGATGTCACTGAAATGGCAATCTTGTTAGCAGGATTGAATTACAAACGAGAAAACATTGTCATTATGACCGACGATAAAACTGGAACATCTGAACCAACAAAGGCGAACATCCTGGCGCAAATCAAAGCCTTGGTAGGACGAGTCAAATCTGGCGATACAGTTTTTGTACACTACTCTGGTCACGGATCTCAAGTTCGAGATAGAAATGGCGATGAACTGAAAAACTTGTACACACCTGGTATGGATGATTGCATATGTCCCTCCGATTTCGGTAACTACTCCGGATCAAATGGATTTATTTTAGATGATGTGCTCAAAGAGAATTTAGTAAATCAAATTCCAGTTGGTGCCAAACTCCGTGCCTTCTTTGATTGCTGTCATAGTGGTTCTATCTTGGATCTTGAATTCATCTGGAAACTAAATGGTATCTACACCAAAGATGGTGCGCCAGAGAAAAAATCTGATGACATTATCATGATCAGTGGCTGCCGTGATGACCAAACCAGTGCTGATGCATGGAATGATGCTAAACGTCAAGCTGGTGGCGCATTAACAATGGCTCTTGTCCAATCTATCACACCAACGATTACCTGGAAAAATCTCGTCACCGCAACTCGCAAATATATGGCTCAAAATGGTTTTACACAATATCCTCTATTGTCTGTTTCGAATCAAACCCTCGGGGACAAAGTATTCGATATCTAAATTGATAAATATAATCATTATTGTATTTATCAAAAAATTGATTTTTACAAACCCAAATGATAGCATCGATTCGATTACCATCAAAAATGCAGGGTACAACTTGTAATGTGGAAGAATTTACATCCTTATTTGAAAAAATCCAAAATGATATATCCAAACAAGAAGAATATGATGATGCATTAGAAGATGGCACTACCATATTATTTTATCGATCAACCGAAGATGATGATGAGAAGAAATCTTATTTACAAGAAGACAAAAGTAACAAAGATCTTTTTGAAACAGTGCCGATAGATTATGAAAGGGACGATATGATCATGATGGTTGATAATATTATGTATCTTAATGACGTAAATATCGTAATGTTAAATGATCCAAATTTCGCAGATAAGATTTTTAACGCTAACAAGATCGTTTATCCATTTTTTAATATGAATATCACTTTTGATTATCCTTGTATGGATAAATTGACGTTTAAGATTTATGGATCCAAGGATAAAGGTCTTACGATGTATCATTTGATCGTACAAGTTATTCAATATTACCGGTTCATATACAAATCACATTTACATTTTGATTTAAAAACAGGTGAATGGAAAAATGACAAAATTAGCGAAAACGAATTATTACATACTTGTATGGGTACCTATTTGTACGATATTAATATTACCGGAGTTGTCTTTCACAAAAAATCAAACTCATGGATCGTGCAATATAACGAATATTGTTAATAAATCTATCATTGATAAATTTATTAAAATTTGTATGTTTCACTCGCGTCAAACGCCCATTTAAATTTCTCTTGCAATGTTTTTGAAAAAACTTTACCGACGTCAATACCATGCTTCTTCAAAAAAGCAATTGTTATTCGAGGATCTATGTAATTAATCTTACTCGTTCCCAATGAAATATTTTTAAGCTCGATCTTCAACTCCTTCTTTGCCTTTAACTTTTTGATCCGCTGTCGTTCATTCTCAATCTTTGCAGCATTTTTTTTCTCATCTTTCTTCAATTTCTTGATCTTTGTGCGAGTGCTTTTAATTTGTTCATCGATTTTTTTTATTTGTTCCACCGACGATTTGGTTACATTCTTTTGATGATTACATAACATCGCTACTTTTGCATTTGCTTTATTAAATTCATCTAAAAGGATGTTGATTTTGTCCGCTTCGTTGTAAGTATCATATTTCTTGGATATTTTTTTGAGTTCTTTTTGAAATAAATATGATGCATTGTATGTTCTGAATACTTTAGCAGTTAATCCGGTCATGAAACCACTTAAATATTTGTTGATGTCGCCAGAATTTATTTTATCGAATAGTTGGTCAGATAGATCTTTTGATTTTATAAATTCAGATATATTTTTGTAAACGACCGGATCGACAGTCAAAACTCGTTTGTATCTGATCGAATCTTTGCCCAAAAAATCCAATTCTATCTTATCTGAATCTAATAATTTGATATGTTCAACCCGCAACGATGTAACTCCCACCGTATCCGTCTCATCACTCCCTTTTTCATTACCTACTCGCAACGCAAATTTATCAATAAAGTAAAAAGCAGTTGATAGTTGTCGCAAAAATAGATCGTCACTTCTTAAATTTTCAATGTTCTTTTCTTCTATCATCTTAATCTTTTTCTTTAATTTTCGCGCCAGATCGAACTTGGCAGCATCATTTTTTCCCTTTTGATCAGATTGTGCAGCTAACCATACATACTTTGTCTTTCCAGTAATATCATCCTTCCACGCAGCTAACCATTCTACTTCCCGATTATGAACAATCTCACCCCACTTACCATCACTACCAGTGTCCGGGATTGGTTCGCCGGATCCAATGTTGATGGTAATATCTTTTGGATATACTCTTCGTTTAATTCGTCCTAATTTAGGGTTACATCCGCGACCAATGAACAAGCCGGGTGGTTCTACACGAAAATTACCTACAGGTTGTTCAACGCCATCGACAATTGCAGTTTTATATTTTTTCTCTATCTCCTCGTTATCAACTTTGGGCGCTGATTTTTTGAGTTCTTTTTCTTGTATTAAATAGTCATATATCAATTTAAAATCGCAACCATCTAAATTTTTGATTTTATGATCTTTGCCTAAAATTTTAACCCAATCTTTCCAGAAATTTCTCTTGAAGATAGAATTTTTAACATAATCCGTTTCTGAATATTTTGCATATAACGTTGCATATTCTTCCGCTTGTTCATCTAAGATAATTGCTTCTAATTGATATATTATGGGGATGTTATGTTTTTTGTAAGGCGGAGGAAATAGGACACCATTGTGTCTCAACGTTTTCCATTTGTATTTTCCTGCTCCAAATTGTCTATCTAACCAAAATGTTGTAACGTAATTATCATACAACTCTCTCATTATATATCTATAAAACATTTAATTCTATCTATGACTTGATTTTTTGATTGAACGCGTATAAGCTGTGTAATATTTAATGAATTTTTTCCGTTGTGTAGCATGATCAACAATTGGACTAGGATAGTCAACGTTTGGATACAAACTATGATATTTGAACCATTTATGAATATGTTTCGGTTCAACATCTGCCAATTCGGGCAACCATTTCTTGATGTAGTTGCATTTTGAATCATACGTTGCGGATTGAGTCCAAGGATTGAAGATGCGTAGAAAAGGGGAATTATCTAATCCGTAAGACGCGGACCAGTTCCAATTACCAAGATTCTGGGCACGATCGATGTCGACTAATGTTCTACTGAAATAATTCTCGCCAAACTTCCAATCTATCAATAAATCCTTCGTCAAAAATTGCGACACGATTAGTCTGCCGCGATTGTGCATAAAACCTGTTGTATTCATCTCTCGCATTGCAGCATCTACAAAAGGGAATCCGGTTCTGCCATCTTGCCACGCTGATAAATAAGTATTATTATGTTCCCATTTTTGATGCTCGCTATTATGATTAATTCCGACATATTGATATCCATAAAAATCATCGTCAAAGTGGAAGCTAACATAATAATAAAAATCACGCCAATACAATCCTCTTACCAATTCCCCTGATTTCTCTGTTAAAAAAATATAATAGGCTTCTCGAATGCTAACATTTCCGAACTTTAGATGTGCGCTTAATTTAGTCGTTGGATATTCAGGATATTGCTTATCATGTTTATAATTTCGCATCTTATGGACGTTGCCTAAAATTTTAAGAGCATGGGTTCTGCCACCTCGAACTGCCAAGTTTTCGTTTATTTCGTAGTAGTCATTATCCAATAAAAAATTATCCAATTTTTCAATGCTCCACTTTTTTGATTTATTGGGTTCAAAATTATTTAGTCTGTTACGAATAGGCTTTCTGATAGGATATTGTGATGCATTTTTATGGAACATTGTAAACTGATGGTAATAGTTACCGTTTTTAGCAGTGATATCATTTCTATCGATTAATAAAATGTCAGTTGATATATTTAATGCGATGTTGTTTTTATGGCAATAGTTTTTAATTTTAGTGTCGCGTTTGATGGCATAGGGAGTGTAATCTTCATTGATGTAGATAGCGCTGATTGGATGTTTCTTACATAAATTATTGATGACTTCTATTTCGTCGCCATAGATAGTCCATAATTTATCGATTTTTTTATCAAGATCGTATAGGGATTCTACCATGAATTGGATAGAGTTGGAGGATTTGAATTTGTTTTTGTCGGAAATTTGAGTGGGCGTAAAGATGAAGAGAGGTATGACGGATTTTGATTCGGACAGAGCTTTTATTAAACCAGTGTTGTCGGTGATTCGCAAATCGCGTCTGAAAATGAATAAAGAGAGATTGTTCATATTATCACTATATTATTGATAACTAAAATTTTTAATTATCAACAGATGTTATTTTTGATCTTTAATCAACTGAACAAGCCATTCGGTCATTTTATCATAATTTTGCGTATGGGACCGCTCAAGAAATTGCGTATATCCAATTCGATAATTAATTTTCTTGCCGTTATCCTCGGCTGTTTGAGCCAACCATTTTGCAACATCTAAATGTCCTCTCAAACAAGCCCAACGAAAAGCATATTCGTCACCAGAATGAAGATTTATTTTCCAAGTTTTATAAAACCATTGTGCAATTTCTAGATGGCCATTTCCGCAACACCAATGAAATGCATGTTCTAAAAATAAATGTCTAAAAACGTTCTCTGTTCCGGCTAAAACAGGATGTAATTCAATAACTTTATGATTTTGGGATGCGGATACAGCATATACTTTCATGACTGTCTCTCGTTGCGCGTGTGTGATTGCATCGTAAAGAGAATGATTTATATAATCATGATCATATCTATGTTCAATTATCATTCTTATCATATCAATGTCGCTGTTGATGATCCGAGATATTAGTTCAAATTTATCGTCGTCTGCAATATTTAGGTTAATGATTCCGGATTTGATTAGATTTGTAACGAGAGATACTTTGTCAAAATCTTGAGCGATTGTTTTTGCGTCTCGTTGTGGTATGGCAATAATCATTCTACGTGTATGGCAATAATGCCGAGCGATACGCAAAGAACGAAGCAACATTTTGATTAATTGATAAAGATTAGTTGTTGTAAATATTTATTTTTCAATTTTTCTATTAAAATTGAAAAATAAATCACCAGCTAGTTTAAAGTACAAATCATATCAAATGCATCGAGTTTCGCATAAAAACATCCAGTCAACAGAATTGGTCCATATTTTATCTCTATTCAACGTACCTTTTAATGTGTGCGACGAACTTCAAGAACATGATAGGCCTGTATCGAATAAAAACAATCAAAGTTTCGTACATGTTGAAATGCCGCCATTAGTATTAACTGATATCTTAAAGTTAGGAATAGAAAACTTTCCAAAGGTATCTATTGGTAAGTATAAATTCCCGTATATTAACGTTCCCAAGACGAACGATTTTGTTGGTAGAATAATTTGTCCGCAACTTGTTATAAAAGATGATCTCATAATATATTCCGGTTATTATATTATCATAGACTACCATTTAGATGGTTCTTGGACTACTTCGAAAATTAACCCAAGTAGAAATTTTTCGTTTTACTCTTTTCCGTTTGAATATTTTTTAGATGGCAGATGTTGGAAACGTAGCGTAAGAATTTTTGGTTCGGGATATACCGTTTGGGCGCGCATAGGAGTGGACTCTTGCCTCTTTGAATATGGTTATGCATCTATCACTGCGCTCATAAATTCAATATTATGTAATTTTAGTATTACGGAAAATAAATTAGAATTATTTCATATATCAAAATGTAGTGAACTATGTGTTGCCAAATTAATATTGTTAAAATACATGTTCAATGACATGTTGTTAACTATTTTGAGATCTATAGCTAAAAAATTGATAAAATTAATCGGACACGCACCATTTAAACTCAAAAAAGTATCTTAGTACTTAAACATCATCGATTTTTAAATACTACTTGATGATAAAATTATCTAGCACATAAATTGCATCTCGGACACCATCCTTTTGGCAAGATTTGTATATGCATGAATGGAGATGACTAATATTTGGATATATATATTTGAACAAACATTCAACATAACCACCACATCTACACGGTCGCATGTCAACAATCAAATCTGTATTTTGCATTTCTAATATTTTAACATATTTTGTTGTTTTATAATGCCCAAATGAGATGATATTTTCTATACACGTAAAATTGTTATTTATGCCGGTCATTATCGCGCCGCATTTGTCATAAGATATTTTAATTGGCGTGACTTTTATTATATCTATTCTAAAATTGTCCCATATGTTATGATTTGTTACCAGATTGTATCTTGTGTCAAGATAAAAATTGAAACCGCGCTTGTGATATTTTATGTATCTATTCATATTCTTTATCAAATCATATTTTGGTGCAAAATTTGTGTGTCTGGTAAATATTTCGTTTATTTGATAAATTTTAACGTTGTTGTTCACATATGAATTTTTACAAATATTAAAATCAAATTCTCTCTTCATGTATGATTCGATTTTTTCGTTCTGTATATTTATGAATCGAATTTGTTTACCGTTGACATAAGACACACCGATAATTTGTTTATCATATTCTTTGCGCGAGTTTTTACTGAGCTCGTATTTCTCTCTCATATATTCCAAAATATTTATGGTTTCTTGTTTCGTTTGCATGATAAATTCACCATATATTTTTGAGCTTACATATATATTAACATTGTTACTCCATTTCTCACCCAAAATGCATTGAACGATGAACGATCCCGATATCGTTGCATCCGATTCTCGCATCGCCTTTTTAAATGAATCAAAATCATCTTCAAACATTTCGAATAATCGTCGATTTATTTCATTAATGGTAGTTAGTTTGATATGTGACATTTTAATTTTTTGTTGATATATTTTGCACGTTTGCACCAAATTGTATAAATCGATAGGGATCAACATTGGCAATATGTCATCAAATATGTCTCCAAATAATATAATTTCCATTTGTTATGATTAGTCAATTATTGATTAATCATAACATAGTTAAAGATCAATTTTTATTAAGACAACGCAATATCAAAATCGTCTAAAAAAAATATAGCACTTTTTCTATTAATTTTTGCGTGAAAATGATCAACATTAGGATGGATATGGTTAAATAAACATTCAGCCCCAAAATTATCTTTATGACATGGATAAAGATCAATACCATCGATCGTTAATATTTTGTCGCACACGTGTAACAATGGCATTTTTTTTACAAATTGTCTTGCGAACGAATAAACGGTATTCATGTAACACGCAAAATAATATTCTTCGTGATTCCTCATTCGGGCTTTGCAAAAGTCTCTTTTCTCTATCGGAGCAAGTTTGATTATATCAACGTTTAAATGTCCCCATATGTTACTATTTGTTACTCTATTCTCCTTGTTACATGAATAAAATTCAAATCCTCGCTTACTATATTTTAAATAACGTTTAATATTCCTTTCTAAATCATACAATGGTGCGAAATTTGTGTACTTGGTAAATATTTCATTGATTCGATAAATAGATAAATTTGTGGGACCATCAAACATATCATTAAATTTGTATGCATTCTTGCAAATATTAAAATCATACCCAGATATTACGAAATTTTTTTGCAACGATTCGCCAATAAATTGAATTTTAGTTCCATTGATTCTGTAATCAACAATAGTTCCAGGATTACCATGATAATCTTTGTGTATTTTTTCAACACAATAATTTTTGTCGTTCATATATTGCAACATATTTATATGTTCATTTTCATATTCGCTTAATTCTGAATCGAGTGAAGATTCAGTGCTAGATTCTTCATCGCTATCGAGAAAACGAATTTTTTTGTATCTTGATTGATCATAAACTGCGGCGTAGTATTCTGGCATCAGGAATTGCATGAACATTTTCTTGTCAACGTACACATCAACATCACTTCCGCCCCAATGCTCGCCCAAAATACATTGAATGATAAATGATCCCGAAATAGTCGCATCTGCTTCTCGCATTGCATTCTTAAATCCATTTAATTCATCACCAAATGTGATATGTAGTCGTCTATTTATCTCACAAATAGCACTTTTTTTAATATGTGACATACTAATCTTTTTTTGATATTTTTTACACGTTTGCACCAGATTATATAAATCTATTGGAATTAACATTGATATCAAAATGTTATCAAATATATCTCCGAATAATATGACCTCCATTGTTGTAATCAATTACCAATTAATCACAACATGACAGATAAAATATCAATTTTTATTCAAAATAAAAATCATCTAAAACCAATACTGCGTTAGTTAAATTTTTTTGTTCCATATGGGATAAATGTAAATGACAAATATTTGGATAATGATAATCAAACAGACAATCAAAACCATTGTTATGACATCTATAAATGTATGTATCCAATAATTTTGTATCTTGCAATTTAAATATATTTTTGGCATGACACGTATCTTTATACATAATTATGTCTTCGCAGCATGTGAATTCATAATCTTTTGACATTATCGATCTGCATTCACGATATGTTTTGCGAATGGGCGTCATTTTGATGATATTGATATTTATTTGATCCCATATGTTACTGCGTGTAATCATATTGTCTTTATTATAAGAATAAAAGTTGAATCCTCGTCGATGATATTTTAGATAACGTTTGATATTTCTTTCCAGATTAGATTTGGGTGCAAAATTTGTACATCTGCAAAATATATCATTCAATCGATAAATGAATAAATTTGTCTCGCCATCGAAAATATCATCAAATTTGTACGCATTTTTACAAATATCAAAATCATAATTGTTGATTATGTGCATCACTATATTTCGTTCTGGGACGCCGATAAATTGGATTTTAGTTTTATGAACTTTAAAATCTATTATATATGCAGGCAAACCATCATAGTTTAACGCGGTGTGTTCTAAAAAATAATTTTTGCGCGTCATATATTTCAATATATTTGCATCGCTCACTGAATCCTCATGTTCACTCAAGTCCGAATCTTCAGATTTTTTATTTAGAAAGTCATACGTCATATGATTTGGATTATGAAAGTCCTCAAACATTTTGGTGTTCACATAGATATCAATATCACTATCTCGCCAATATTCGCCTAATATACATTGAATGATAAAAGAACCAGAAATAATCGCACCTGATCCTCGCATCGCACTTTTAAAATCATCAAAATCATCGTTAAAGATATTGTATAGTCTTCTATTAATTTCATTGATTACACTTTTTTTGACGTGCGAAATTTTGATTTTTTTCTGGCAACTTTTACACGTTTGCGCTAGATGATAGAGATCTATTGGGATCAAAATCGGAACAATGACGTTAACAAACAAATCCCCGAGTAATACAATATCCATATTTATGATTAGCTAAATAGTTAATCATAAATGTTTTTGTAAAATCAATTTTTATTCGTAGCTTGGAATAAAAATAACAGGAATCTTATATATGTAATCTTCAAAATATCTGCCATGATAGTGATTCGTTTCAGGATATAACGACCTTGTAATACAATCTATTTGAGGATCACATTTATCTATGCTCATATTCGTGGCATCAATTATGTTCTCGTTACCTATTGATGTTGTATCAATATAGAATAGAGGTTGCGAGATTCGACCGTTGCTTAAAAATTTTTCAGCATAAATTACGTTATTATCTATTTTGAATCCATGATTACTCAAATATTTTTCACATGCGTTTTTTGATTTCATTCCTTTTATCCAGATAGGTTTATAAACCAGACAATATGCATCATTGACCGACATCATTTTTTTATCGACATCCGATTTATAAAATCTAAATCGTCTATTACACATTTTGGAAAAAGACTCTGGAGTAGCAATGTATCCTTTGAAATATAAATTTGTATATTTCGCAAAAATTTCATCTATTCGGTGGACGTACAATTCACCAGATCGAGGATTGTAAAAATTTTTGGCATAATTACGATCATAACGATCAAGTATGTAATCTTTAGTACTAATCGGTGATAATTTGTTTTGTAACGATTTCAGAGTAAAAAAAGTTTCGCGGACCTGGAATTTTACGCGATTGTGATGGTCCCAGGGCAGATAACTATCGCGGCATATTGATGCCGTTAAATAATCTTTGTCGATCAAAAATTTCAAAATTTCATCTCCATTCTCTTCTAATCCAAAATTTTGTTGCCTTTCTAAACTCGCTGCAAACATCTTGGCTGGATTTTCAACATGTATGCAAACGTCATCATCTTCCCATGTTTCGCCAAGGATACATTGCGCGATAAATGATCCTACCAAAACTCCATTTACAGATCGTAATGTTTTCATGAACTCAATATAATTTCTGCCAAAAATGACGTTCAATCGCCGATTTATTTCGCTGATGATACTAGTATCAATGTCATTTTTTGTGATGATTTTGTTACATCGTTGACACGTTTGTGATAATCGATAGAGATCGATGGGGGAGAGAAAATATTGGATGTTGGTGAATATATCTTTGAATAAAAAAAAATTCATATTATACTGTAAATAATTAAATATTGCTTAAATGTATTATTTATGAATATTTTGGAATCAAGATAAATTTTTTCTCACGTGCGCAAGTACAATGATAATGTTCAAGCTTAGGATATAATAATTTGGTTATACAATCATGATTTATGCATTTGCTTATTTGCACGTGACATTGTGGCAGCTTACTATCAGTCACGATTGTATAGTACGGTGATTTGGTATCAATATCAAACACAGGATATGGTTTATATCTTTCTCTATTTTCTGTAGGTGTCCAACTATATATGATGCCGTTCTTAATCATAAATTTGCCTCTGTTAACATGACTTTCACATTCTTCGCGTTTTCTTTTTCCTTTTATTTTGATCGTTTTGTATATCAAATTATGAATTGCCTCGTTAGACATCATCATATTGTCTCTGTAAAATCGAAATCCTCGCAGATACATTTTAAAAAACGTTGCAGGATCCATCATATCTCCATTATCCCGATACAAATTTATACGTTTGGTGAAAGTATCGTGTGTGTTATTTATTATTAAACGATTGGTCGCGATGTTGTATATATTTTTAATGTTGATATTATACGTATAATCATCGTGCACTAAAAATAATTTTATTAGAATCCCGTTGATGTTGTACTGCATAAAATGCGTTCCTTTATTTGGATCCATAATTGCTTGAGGATTCATGCGATATTTATGCAAAAAAACCATCGTATTGTCCCAATTTTGTCTGTAAGTTTTTGTCGCACCAACTATTGAAACATTAATTTCGGCCTTTTTGATAACGATATGAATTTGCGTATCCTCCCATGATTCGCCAAGCATACATTGTGTAATAAAAGATCCCATAATCGTTGCGTTTGCATCATTCAACAGTCGCATAAATTCAACGTATTTGTCATCAAAAATCGAATTTAATCGTCGATTGATTTCACAGATGATACTTTTTTTGATATTGTCTTTTGTAATTATTTTATGATATTGTTTGCATGTTAACGATAACATATATAAATTAACAGGAAGTAAAGAACGTTGAATATTAGGAAATGTGTCTCCGAATAGCACGATATTCATATTTATAACTAATTGATATTCAGTTAGTCATAAATATTTAAATAATCAATTTTATTGTTGTCGTTTAAAAATTACACAACGTTACTGCCAAGAATTCTGATCGGCTGGAGATTTGCATATCAATTCGATTGATTGACAAAATTACATGCAAAGTTGCGGCCAAGAATTTTAATTGGCCGGAGATTGCATATCCATTCAATTTTTTATCGTAACACACATCCATTGCTCGTAATATAATATATTATAACAATAATGTCGCAAACAAAATTAAAACTAGTCACACTAGGAGAAATATCATCAGGGAAAACATCTATAATTTGCCGTCTCATAGAAGATATATTTACCATTTCTGAATCCACGATCGGCGCCAGTTTCTTCACATATTATTGCAATGATATTAAATATGAAATATGGGATACAGCAGGAAGTGAACGATTTATGGCACTAGCTCCAATTTATTATCGAAATGCAGATATAATATTATTAGTATTTGACCTATCAACCATTGATTTGATGAGCGAAAATTACATAGGGTTCGAAAAGATAGAGACTTACCTCAAAAAAGTTCGAGAAGACATGTATATTCGAGAATTTAAAGTTATTGTCATTGGCACCAAAATGGATTTGGTGACTTTGGACACGTTAGAAAATATTAAAAAAGTAGTCAGTCTAAGATTTAATAATGTTGACGGATTTGCATATGTCAGTTCTAAAAATGGTGATGGATTTGGCGATTTCAAAGAAAAACTCTTTTTATGTGGTAACGAAATGAAAGAATACAAACATCCTACTGATCATATCATCTTTTTGAATCAAGAACAACCCAATAAAATGTCAAATTGTTTATGTTAATTAATAATTTTCAAGACAATTTTAGTTTTGTGGAACGTAAGCAATTTGTTCTTCATCAGTTTTGCTGCGATAGACAACTTTCTCATGCGAAAAATAAGTAAACGTTTCTGGCAAGACAATGATCTTAGTGTTTGGAAGCAATACAATCGTTTTAAACAAATCTACGGAGATTTCTCGAAGTTTGTCCTTGATCCCTAACAATGTTCCTTTTGGAAATGAAACGTTGTAAGCAATTACAGGCATTTCCGGTTTTGTGTTGCTGCTACTGATCAACATTGTCATTTTTTCATAAAAAGTAACTGCTGTGTTGTTTGGAATTTCGCACAATGTTCTTTCTGGAACTATAAGTGTCCAAATCTTGTTGCTATTCGCGATCATTGCCTTTAATTCAGTTCCTGCTGGTAACACAATTGTCACTGTGTCTTTCGGCAAAGGTACTTCTGGCACGGAGAAGATGATTTGTATTCCAGAAACAGAAGCTCCTTTCTTGTTCATAAGTGTACATACGTCAATAGGAAGAGTAACAATTTCAGTGAATTTGCAAGCACACATTGTTGTTGATTTGGTTGTGATATGATGTAAATATCATGGAACCTCCTGAAAATATATTTTTCAATTTTTTTAAAAAAATTGAAAAAATAAAGGCTTTCGCGTACGTTTTACCCTAATATATTATCAAAAATGCAACGACAAAGTACCAAACCACCAGTATATAATTATGGATCAAGTACCCCTGTTATGTGCAAGTTCGGAACATCGTGTGAGAAACCCAACTGCAAATTTGCACACGGTCAAACTAGTGTAACCTGTAAATTCGGATCAAAATGCAACAAAGAAAATTGCCCTTTTGTACACGAAAGTATTCCTTGCAAATTCGGCGAAAATTGTAATAGACCTGATTGTAAATTTGTACACAACAAAAATACACCCAAAGTCGCTTGCAAATTTGGTACTAAATGTACAAATGACAAATGCACCTTTGCACATCCAACTGACACGCAAAAGATTAAAAAAAGTGACACACAAAAGATTAAAAAAATAGATACTCAAATTAAATGTAAATTTGGCGACAAATGTACTAACGAAAATTGTACATATGCACATGATAAAAAAAGCAAAGAGAGAGTGATCCAATGTAGATTTGGCGAAAATTGCACCAACGAGGATTGTATGTTTGCACATGATAAACCTAAAAAAACTAAAACGATAGTCGCAAAAAAATCGACGATAAGTAAAAAGAAGAAACAAGAATCGAGCGAATCAGATGATGTTCCTAAAAAGAAGGTTATTAGCAAAAAAAATAAAAAAGAATCAAGCGAATCAGAAGAACCAACAGAAGAATCATCTGAAGAATCGATAGAAGAATCAAGCGATTAAGCGCTCGATTGTAACGAAATATTTAATGTTATATATTATATAACGATGAATAATTCAGAATACATATTCTATCCTGCATTAGATTCACACGGTTATGATTCCATGTTTGTCGGTAAAAAAAGTATTGATGACTTGAAACATATATGCGATTCTTCCAATGAATATATGGGCTTTAATACATTAGGATTTATCAAATTCAGCATTAACTGTGAACTGCATCCGAGCAAGTACTTTGGCACTGATGATGGATTGTATGTTAAAAAAAGAACAGATGCAGTAACGTTCAATGATTATGATTTCTTTCCTGGTTTAGATTCTCGTGGCAATGACGTTCAATATGTTAACCCAAACAATATATATCATCTGAAAAATCAAGCCGATAGAACAGGATGCGCAGGATTTAATACGTTAGGATTTCTTAAAAGTAAAATGGCTGATGTGCTACATGCAACGAACGCAGAACATGGATTGTATGTACGAAAGAGACATAATAAATTTAGAGTCAAATTATTATGTAATTGGTGCACAAGTGATGAATTATGTAAAGATTGGAATAGAATGTCGCAGGGTGATTATAAATGGAATGATATTGAGATCACTGCTGGCAACAATGCAGATTTTTTTGTCATTGTTAACAAACCATTATCCGATAATGAATATTACGTTCCTGATAGGACTATCATTATAAGGATGGAACCGTGGTGTTATGATGATAAATGTAATTGGGGTGTGAAAACATGGGGCAAGTGGGCCAGACCTGACGACGCTAAATTTTTGCAAGTTCGCTACCATGAAAGATATTTGAACACAACATTTTGGCAACTGGCAACAACCTATTCGCAGTTCAAAAGTATGGAACACATTAGCAAAAATCAAGTGATATCATCAATATGTAGTTCTAAATATTATGATCCAGGACATATTTTGCGAATCGATTTTTTGAAATTTGTAGAAGCAAAGAATGATGAGGATGTTAAGATACATGTTTACAATCATGATAATCACCACAACTTTAAAAACTACATGGGACCGCATCCGCACAATAACAAAGATGCAGCTATTATGCCTTACAAGTACTATTTTATGATGGAGAATAATGCAGAACATAATTTTGTTACTGAGAAAATATGGGAATCTTTGATTTGCGAATGTTTGTGTTTTTATTGGGGCTGTCCTAATCTTAGCGATTGGATTGACCCTCGATCGTACATACTATTAGATGTTGATGACTTTGAAAAATCCTATCAAATTATGCGCAACGCTATCATCACTGACGAATGGTCCAAACGTTTACCGTATATCAAACGAGAAAAGCAGCGAGTGCTAGATTATTACAACTTTTTCCCAACACTCGAACGCACCCTAAAAAATGAATTCAAATTTACATACAATCCATCAGACCTCGATGTCAAATACAATAAATACTTTCATCAAACAATCAATAAAAAAATAAATAACGGTTGCTTCATCCACACATACGCAGCTGAAATTAACTTATTACTCGAAACAATCGAAAAAATAATCGTAAACAGTCTGATTGATGATTTTGATTATGTATATATCATTAACATCGGCTGCAAGAATTATTCGTTGATGTGCGATGTCATTTGGCAAGACAAGATTGTTATGATTAATTATTCTGAAGATGTTGCGTTGACAGAAATTGCTAGTTTTGATCTTATTCATTTGTTTTGCCAGAAAAATGAAGATTGTAAGGTTATGTTTTTGAATACAAATAAATATTGCGATAATATTATTGATATGTATGATACGTGTTCTAAGTTATTATGTGCCCATAATTTTGTAGGATATGAAAACGCATGGCTTGCTAGATGTGATAATATTAAGATGATCGGATTGAAGGATAGAAATATTTTTACTGTTGATAGTATTGGTTCTTATCTTACTTATGATGAAAAAGTTCGCATCAAATGTGTAAATTTAGTTAGAAGGCCGGACAGAAAAAAGATGGTTATGGAACAGTTGATGAGAGAAGATTTATTAGAGCACACCGATTTTTTCGAAGCAGTTGATGGTCAGAATTTAGAGGCGACTGATGAAATCAAAGAATTGTTCGCAGGGAATGATTTTAAATCACGAAAAGGAGTTATTGGATGCGCTCTGAGTCATTGTAAATTGTGGCGCCAGTTGGTGTCAGATGACACTTACGATCGATATTTGATTTTAGAGGATGACATTGAGATTGCGCAGAACTTTGTCCTAAAAATGAATTTAGTTATCGAAAAAATGAAAGATGTAGAATGGGATATTATATATTTTGGTTATCATGACACTAAACAAATGAATGAAGATAGAGTAATAACTATTAAGGAATATGATACAAATCAAAACATTGGAGGTACATTTGGCTATTTGGTGACTAAGGCTGGAGCGAAAAAATTTTTGAATTTTATAAGTGACAATGGGATAAGACATGGGATAGATTATTTAATGTTTCATTATCATCGAGAAATGAATTTGAAACAGTTCCAAGTTATGCCCCAGTTGATAGTTTCTGAATATGTCGCTAGTAGTAAAGCGGTTGATTCAGATATACAATACGATGCAAGTAGTTTGTTTTGAGATATAAATTGGATTATGTAATTGAATTTATATTTCTGTTAGGATGAATACACCAAGGTTACTATGTAGATGTTTTTGATTTGGAAATAATAACTCGGTGAAACATGAAGAACATTGTCGACAATTTTTGAGAACTAGATTATCCGGTATTTTGACTTTATGTATTTTGTATAATCGAATTATTCCAGAAGATGGGTTGCCATGGTAACAACATATTTCATTTTTGATAATCGTGTACGTATAAACATAATCATATGCTCTTATTTTTCGTGTGGGAAATATCGACTCAGATTTTGTTTGATAATCAATTTTTGTCACATTAATTGGCATGCTGAGACACATGATCTCATGCAAATCTGATGTGGATAGTATTTTCTTTTCCTTATCATCTGCCAAGTAAAAATTAAATCCTCTTACGTAATACTTCTTGAAATGATCGCCATGTAACGGTGCATTTGCGCAAATATTTGTACGTCTGTGCACAATATCGTCAAGATTATAGATTTGTAAATTATTCGTCGATAGATCATTTGAATCTGAATCAATATGTTTGAATTGATAAATGATTTTACATATGTTGTAATGATAATGATATTTTACGTGATCAAGGATATTATTTGTGTCGATGCCCATTAATTTTACTTTAAAACGATTTTTTATAAAAAAAGTTCTCAATTCTTTCAAGCCAATTCTTTCTGTGTCAGGATGATCAAGAGGTGGTGGGATTGTTAAACCGTAACTGTCTTTTGTTTCAGGATAACAAAAAAGTTCGAAATTTTTAGGTAAAAATTTGTTTGCGTTAATGGCGACGCAAATATCAACGTTACTGTCCCAATATTCCCCGAGAACACATTGAGTAATAAAAGAACCTACGATAATCGCCCCTGATCTTTTCAACTTTTGTTTAGTTTCGACATAATTCTTTCCATAAATTTCACGCAATCGCCTGTTTATTTCTTTGATAACTTGAATTTTGAAATCTTGGTAGGTAATATTTTTGGCATAATATTTGCATGTGGCAAACATATTGTACAAACCCATTGGTAACAATAATGGTTTTATAGCATCACGGAATATGCCACTAAAAAGAACGTCGTCCATTGAGTTACTTTTATTCATCATATTAGCGCATCCTAATAATACAATTATCAATTTTTTGAAACGTAAATTCGATTATGTAATCAAACTTATGTTTTTTTGAAAGAATGAATAGATTGTTGCCACTTCGCAAATGATCTAATCCAGGATATAAAAACATACACTACACCAAGTTCTATTTCCATGGCAAACTGAAGGATAAATATTAGTGAGAAACCTGTGACTACAAATTTTATATATCAAATTCCATCCATATGATCTTCTGTCGTATATCTCACTGCCAGCTAATAAATTTTCGTAATTTCATTATTTTGTTATCAAAATTCCTTTTTTGTTATCTTTTTGCTAAAGATTTACATGATAGTATCAAGTTACGTAATTCAATTGGAAGTAAGATCGATTTAATGACAGAATATATGTCGCCGTAAAATGCGATTTCCATAATGATATTTTATCGTTATGGAAATGGTTTTTGTAACGTTTTGATTATCAATTTTATTTGTTTTGACGTTGCATTAGAAGAAAATATATCATTCAAAGCAATGTTGGGAGATTTGCTTCTAATGTGACTTTAATGTCAAGAGACTTATGTTGACAAGATTTGAACTTGGCAACATTGATTTGTTCAATGTGATATCAAGAGATTTGCATTGATGAGACTTTGAACGCGCCAATATTGGTCCGTTCAATATGATGTCAAGAGATTTGCATTGATGAGACTTTGAAATGTGTCGAGATTTGAAAAGATTCACGTTGACAGGACTTTGAACGTGCTAATGTTGGTCTATTCAACATGATGTCAAGAGATTTGCAGAAGTTTATGTTGACGAGATTTTGAATGTGCCAATATTGATCCGTTCAAAGTGATACCAAGAGATTTGTAAAGATTTGCATTGACAAGACTTTAAACGTGCCAATATCGATCTATTAAATGTGGATGTCAAGAGATTTGCATTGACAGGACTTTGAACGTGCCAATATTGATCCGTTCAAAGTGATGTCGTGAGATTTGCGAAGATTGCGTCGACGAGACTTTTAATATGCCAATATTTGTCCATCCAATATGATGTCAATAAATTTGCGTTGAGGAGACTTTGAACGTGCCAATATTTGTCCATTCAAAGTGATGTCAAGAAATTCGCAAAAAATTACATTGACGAGACTTTGAACGTGCCAATATCAGTCCATTCAAAGTGACGTCAAGAGATTTGTAAAGATTTGCATCGACAGGATTTTGAAAGTGCCAATATTGGTCTATTCAATGTGATGTCAAGAGATTTGTAAAGATTTGCATTGACAGGATTTTGAACGTGCCAATATTGGTCCGTTCAATTGTGATGTCAATAGATTTGTGGAAATTTGCATTGATAGGACTTTGAATGTGCCAATATTGGCCATTCAAAGTGATGTCAAGAGAATCGTGGAAGTTTGCATTGACAAGACTTTGAACGTACAAATATTGGTCTATTCAAAGTGATGTCAAGAGATTCGCGAAAATTTATATTGACGAGACTTTAAACATGCCAATATCGGTCTATTCAAAGCGATGTCAAGAGAATTGTAGAAGTTTGCATTGACAAGACTTTGAACGTGCCAATATCAGTCTATTCAAAGTCCTGTCAATGCAAACGTGCAAATATCGGTCTATTCAAAGTCTTGTCAATGCAAATATCGGTCTATTCAACGTGACGTCAAGAGAATTGTGGAAGTTTGCATTGACAAGACCTTGAACGTACAAATATTGGTCTATTCAAAGTGATGTCAAGAGAATTGTGGAAGTTTGCATTGACAAGACTTTGAACGTGCAAATATTTGTCCATTCAATGTGATGTCAAGAGGTTTGCGGAAGTTTGCATTGACAAGACTTTGAACGTGCAAATATTTGTCCATTCAATGTGATGTCAAGAGATTTGTGGAAGTTTGCATTGGCAAGACTTTGAACGTGCAAATATTTGTCCATTCAATGTGATGTCAAGAGATTTGTGGAAGTTTGCATTGGCAAGACTTTGAACGTGTCAAATTTGTCCATTCAAAGTGATGTAAAGAGATTTGCATTGACAGGACTTTGAACGCGCCAATATTTGTCCATTCAAAGTGATGTCAAGAGATTTGCGTTGACAGGACTTCGAACGCGCCAATATTTATCCGTTCAAAGTGATGTCATGAGATTTGCGAAGATTGTATTGACAAGACTTTCAATGTGCCAATATTTGTCCACCCAATGTGATGTCAAGAAATTTGTAAAGATTTACATTGTCAAGACTCTGAATGAGCGAACGCTGGTCCATGCCAATATAATGTTAATAAATTTGCATTGACAAGACTTTGAACGTGCAAATATTGGTCTATTCAAAGTGATGTCAAGAGATTTGTAAAGATTTGCATTGACAGGATTTTGAACGTGCAAATATTGGTCAATTCAATGTGATGTCAAGAGGTTTGCGGAAGTTTGCATTGACAAGACTTTGAACGTGCAAATATTTGTCCATTCAATGTGATGTCAAGAGGTTTGCGGAAGTTTGCATTGACAAGACTTTGAACGTGCAAATATTTGTCCATTCAATGTGATGTCAAGAGGTTTGCGGAAGTTTGCATTGACAAGACTTTGAACGTGCAAATATTTGTCCATTCAATATGATGTCAAGAGGTTTGCGGAAGTTTGCATTGACAAGACTTTGAACGTACAAATATTGGTTCGTTCAAAGTGATGTCAAGAGAATTGTGGAAGTTTGCATTGACAAGACTTTGAACGTGCAAACATTGGTCTATTCAATGTGATGTCAAGAGATTTGTGGAAGTTTGCGTTGACAAGACTTTGAACGTGCAAATATTGGTTCGTTCAAAGTGATGTCAAGAGAATTGTGGAAGTTTCCATCGATAGGACTTTGAATATGCTAATATTGGTCCTTTCAAAGTAATACCGAGAGATTTGTGAAGTTTTGCATCGAGGAGATTTTGAATGTGCCAATATTGGTCCTTTCAAAGTAATACTGAGAGATTTGTGAAGTTTCACATCGAGGAGACTTTGAATGTGCCAATATTGGTCGATTCAAAGTGATGTCAAGAGATTTGCATCGAAAAGACTTTAGGCGTGCAAATATCGGTCCATTCAAAGTGATGTTGATAGATTTGTAGAGATTTGCATTGACGAGACTTTGAATATGCCAATATTGGTCCATTCAAAGTGATGCCAAGAGAATTGTGGAAGTTTGCATTGACAAGACTTTGAACGTGCGAATGCTGGTCCATTCAATGTGATGTCGATAGATTTGTAAAAATTGGTCTATTCAAAGTAATGTCGATAGATTTGTAAAAATTTGTATTGACAAGACTTTGAACGTGCAAATATTTGTCCATTCAAAGTGATGTCAAGAGAGTTATGGAAGTTTGCATTGACGAGACTTTGAACGTGCAAATATTGGTCCATTCAAAGTGATGTCGAGAGATTTGTGGAAGTTTGCATTGACAAGACTTTGAACGTGCCAATATTTGTCTATTCAATGTGATGTCAATAAATTTGCATTGACGAGACTTTGAACGTGCCAATATTGATCCATTCAATGTGATGTCAATAGATTTGTAAAGATTTGTATCGACAGGACTTCGAACGTGCCAATATTGGTCCATTCAATGTGATGCCAAGAGGTTTGCAGAAGTTCGTACTGACAAGACTTTGAACGTGCCAATATTGGTCCATTCAATGCCCGAGATTCGTAAAGTTTGCATCGATAAGACTCCGAACGTGCCAATATTAGTCCATTCAGTGCGATATCAAGAAATTTATGAAGATTTATGTGCTCAAGTCTCCAAACAGCTTATTGTTGTTGCAAAAAGAACAAAATATTAATCAATAATTAATATTTTGATTCATTCAAAATAATCACATCTGTACAGTTGCTATGTAAATGTTTCTGATTAAGGAATAACAATCGTGTTGCACAGATATTACGATCTGTGCAATGATACATGCATATGTTTTTGGGTAGAATTCCATCACGAATTTGATATGCAACCGTATCTCCAAATGTATATGGGATAACTTGAATGCGACTTATTATTTTATCGCCATCAACGATAAAATTGTGCAATGGGAAACTAAATTGATTTTATTTTCTGGCGCAATTGGTGTTATAGATATTGATATCGGCTTGTCCAAAAGATTCTGCAATTCAATGTTCGATAATAATTTTATTGTTTTGTCGTTTGATAAATAAAATCTGAATCCTTGCGTGTAATACTTTTTGAAATATTCTAAATTCTTTTTTATCTCGCGTCGTTCATCGTAGCTTCGAATATCAGTGCATCGATACATAAAATTCTTAAAATTATGAATCTGTAATTTTGGTCCTAATTTATTGTATTGATATATATTTTTATGGATATCATATTCTGAATCGTAATATTTAGTAAGATTAAGACATACCAACCCAATTTTGAAATCACCGGCAGTAAAACAATGTATACCCATAATACCGTGTACCCCAAAATCATATCCGACAAAGTTGTAATGGTGTTCCAAAAAAAACGACAATCCGTTTTTTAAACTGGGTGCATCAACAATTATTTTTATTGTGACGTTCTGCCAACGTTCGCCAAATATACATTGCACAACTAGCGATCCCACAACAATTGCGTCAGATGTTATCAACAACTCTAACAAATTTTCATAATTATCACCAAAACATTCCATCATTCTCCTTTCTACTTCATGATCAACTCGTTTTCTAAAATCACTCTCGCAAATATTCTTCGCATAATACTTGGACACGATGGACATGTTATATAAATCCATCGGTAACAATAACGGTTTTATGACGTTAACAAATACGTCGCCAGGGTAGTAATCCATTTTATTATTAACTTCAATAATGTAGATAACTTCTAAGGATGAGAAAATCAATTTTTTTCTAAATAAAATATCAATCATTGATCAATATTTTATCATTTTTCGTGCAAAAAAATTACCCCAATATTACTATGCAAATGCTTTAGATTCGGAGATAATAATTTTGTTACACAATTAACGTTTGCACGTTCGCAACATTGTAAACACATTTTTTTCGTATAACGATCCATCACAGATCCGATATGCAACTATATCTTCAGTTTCCATTGGAGCAATTTGGACGCGACTGATTAATTCATCTTTTTGAACAATAAATCTATGTGTCATATCATTTGTTTTGATATCACATGATGGCGCAATTTGTGATACTGTTACATTCGTTGGCGAATCAAACATATTTTGCAATTCCGCATTTGATAAGATCTTTTTCGTTTTATCACTAGTCAAATAAAATCTAAATCCTTTGTCATGATACGCTGCAAAATAATCAAAACCATATTCAACGTCGATGTTCATCACTCTATTTACAAGATTTTTAAAGCTGTATATTCGAATATTGTGTCCAAAATTTGTGTATTGATACGCATATTTATTTATATCATATTTTTGAACCTGTAGCTGTTTTTGATAAATATACGATAATCTAACACTAAAAATACCAATCGTGAAACAATAATAAGAGTCCCCTTTTTTCATAACGCTACCAAAAGAACAATTATCAAGAAATCGATATATGATGGCATATCGATCTTCGCCATCTGATATTATATCGACAGAAAAATCATGCCAGTCCTCGTCAAACATCGATTGTACCACAAATAATCCAACAACCATCGCGTTAAACTTGCTCATTAACTTTTTGAACTCAACATAATTCTCCCGAAATACAACCATCAATCTCTTTTCAATTTCTGAATCAACTCGCGCCTTAAAATCATTTTCACCTATTTTTTTGGCATAATGTCGACATACGCAACTCAAATTATACAAATCTATCGGACTTAAAAGTGGAACCACAACGTTAACTAATATATCAGTAAAAGAAACGGTATCCATTATGATCTTTTTAATGATTATATGTTCAATCAATACAAAAATCAATTTTTACGCAGATTATCAAGTATAAAATATATATCGATAATATACTATGACAACAAAACCAAGAGTATGTCTGAATATGATTGTTAAAAACGAATCTCATATTATCAGAGAAACGTTGGAATGCGTATACAAACATATCGATTACTATGTTATTAATGATACTGGATCAACTGATAATACTATTCAAATAATTAACGAATTCTTCGCTGAAAAAAACATACCAGGAGAAGTTGTTGTGCATGAATTTCGAACATGTACGTGCCATAAAGGGTTGTACAAAAAATATTCATTTTTTCACTTTGGCTGGAACAGAACATATGCTTTAGAATTATGCGCTGGGAAATCAGAATACATTTGGGTGATCGACGCGGATGATTTACCTATGGGCGATTTCATAATACCACAAAATCTAACTGCAGACAGCTACATGCTCCGAATCGGTCAAAATTTTACGTATATGCGAAATCAAATATTCAAAAACGATACAGCATTAGCATGGCATTATGTTGGTCCGTTGCATGAATATCCAACAACTAAAAAGGCAAATGCGACATGTGAGGCGATTAAAGGCGATTATTTTATTGATTCGCGAAGAATGGGGGCTCGTAGTGCTAATCCTAATAAATATTTGAATGATGCCAAAGTATTCGAAGAGTTTTTTCCAGATGATCCAAATAAGGATAGGAATATATTTTATTGCGCCCAAAGTTATTTTGATCATGGTGATACCCGTAAAAGTATTGAGATGTATCAACGACGAATCGCAATGGGTAAATGGTATGAGGAAGTTTATTATTCGTATTACCGAATTGCCGAAGGATTAGAAAGATTAGAAGAACCTTGGCACAAAATAGAACAAGCTTATCTCGACGCATATAATTTTTGCAAAGACAGAGCAGAACCGTTATGTCGAATAGCGACACACTATCGCATCCAAAACGATTTTCAAAAATGCTATTCTTACGCTAAAAAGGGAGCTACAATACCCTATCCTGAAAAATGTCTGCTTTTTATCACAAAAGATGTCTATACATACAAATGCAAAGACGAATTAGCGATTGCCGCCCATTATTTAGGCAAATATTTAGAATCCTACTCCATATGTAAACAATTACTAGATAGTAACTCCGTTCCTGATCATGAAATCGAAAGAATAAAAGCAAATATGATCTCCAGTGAAGCAAAATTAAATGACAAAAATAAAAAGATGTGCTGTTTTTATTTAGGTAATGAATTATTATCGCAAGATTATGATATTTATAACATCATCGATCATTGCAAAAAATATTTCAAGGTCATCGTAATTGGTAATAAGATTGATCCGTCTGGATTAGAGAACGTATTATGCTTTACTCCAACAGTTTTTAAAAAATTTATGGGTTGCGAAAAGATCGATCAATTAATCCTTGTCAATTCGCTAAATTATTTTTACGACAACATCAAAATTCAATGCGAAAACATCGTTTTATTGCACAATGATGTCCGTTTGAGCATTCATCTTGATAGTGATATGTTAATAGAAATGTGTAACAGAACTTATCTCAACGAATTATTTAAAAACGTCAAGAAAATAGTTTGCTTCAAAGAAAACATCAAAGAATTTTCCGCATTTTATAAATTCGATAACGACATCAAATGCATCAACACAGCTGATGATTATTATCTGATCTATGATGATGATAAATATAATTACATATTTACAGCGACGTTAGAGAATGAAACAAATGGTCTCATATATGTTAATCCGCCGCATATAGTGCACTTACTAAACAACTTGGATATGTTCCAAAATTCAAAATTGATAGTGACTGAACATTACAGAGAAGTTCTTACGCGTTTCCCATCATATCGCGAAAGTCACTATCTCATGGCAGCATTGGAAGACAAAATGAAAAATTATGCATCAGCGATTACTCACATTGATAATGGTCTTAAAATTTCCAAAAAAATTGTTTCTTACGACGACGTATTATTGATTAAGAAAGCAGAATTATTGAATAAACAGGATAGATATGAAGATTCATATAATTGCGCTAATACCGTTTTGTGTCGTGATAATTTACCAATTTCTTTACGCGATTGGGCCGAAAAAATAAGAGATGTCAATGTAGACATGATAAAAGATAAGTTTTTGTCATATCCGAAAAAGAAAATAATGACAATTGCAAACAAGACCGATAGAAAGATCATGTTTTCTATTACCACATGCAAACGATATGATTTATTTGAGAAGACGATGAATTCATTTATCAATACGTGTCTTGACCTAGATATGATAGATCATTGGCTATGTGTCGATGATAATTCGACAGCAGAAGACCGAGCTAAAATGAAAAAATCATATCCGTTTTTTGAGTTTGTGTTAAAAGGGGCTGATAAAAAGGGGCATCCGGTGAGTATGAATATTATTCATATCAAAACAAGCGATTATAAGTGCCAGTACAATTTGCATATGGAAGATGATTTTCATTTTATTCAAAAAAGGAATTATATTTCTGAATCATTGAAAATTATGCAGGAAAACAAAATGATTGGGCAAGTTTTGTTTAACAAAAATTATGCAGAAGTTGAATTGTATAAACGGGGTATTCGTGGAGGTATATTAAATAAAACGAAAGATGGAATGCGATATGTTGTCCATGAATATTATGAGAAAGATACGCAAGAATATGCAAAATTCATAGAAAGACACGAGGGTCACGGTACTTGCGGATATTGGCCACATTTCTCTTTTCGCCCATCACTTTTGAGAGTATCAATGTTGCAAGATGTCGGAATTTTTTACAATACAAACCATTTTGAGATGCAATATGCTTATGAATATGTTTCTAAAAATTATGTCTCTGCTTTCTTAGATACATTTTCATGCATCCACATTGGCAAGAAAACATGGGAAACTAATGTCAGCAATTCGTACAGCCTAAATGATCTTGGACAATTTGATCTTAAAAATAAATTCATTTCAATCAGTATCCTTAGCGATGCCAAAAACGTTAGCCAATGGAAAAAGTTCAAAGATAATGCCCACAATAAATTACCTCATTATACCCGAAAGATATTCAAAACTGCCACAACTCTCAATGACTATGAGAAAAAACTATTTTTGAACAACGAGTTTAACTACTCACGACAAATAATCGCCAATATAATGGATCATGTAAATATATTGAATGATGAATGCGAATACAAGTTGGTATTGCGAGATAAGTTAACTTTAGCAGAAAATTTTGAAAGTTTATTTTCGGAAACAATGAAAACGATGGCCGAACATGGATATGATTTTTTGCTACTCGATCATCCTGACACTATGGATGATAAGATTGCTGCTTCAAAATTTGATTGTCCTAAATTGATCTTAGAAAAAATGGATGGTTATATTATTTCTAAGGCCGGTGCAAAAAAGATTCTGGATCATATTAATGAACATGGAATCAAAAAAACAGAGTATTTGAACAAAAATCTAATTGATGTGTACGTATTGAATAAACAATTATATAAGGTTACTGGCGTTGGGAAGAAGATTGGTGGTTGCAATTTTGTGAATATTCCTGGTTATAAATTTTATAGTCAGATGGATTCGTTTGGTGGGGATGATTGTTTTCATTCTGGAAAAACTCCTGGCGAACTGAGACAACTTTGTGATAGTTTAGAATGTAAGGCATTCAATACGTTAGGATACATCAAAAAGACAGTTGTTGCTGAAAGTGATTTTATATACTTGCCCCAAAGTCAATTCTCGCATGAAGGATTGTACGTTAAAAAAAATTGACAATTTTATTAATAAACTTGTCAATTAGTATTGTTAGGTTCAAAAAAGATGGAGTCAGAAATCCAACGTAAAACTATTGCTCAAATAATTAGTTTTACAGGATACGCTGATGTAGTTTGCGTTTGTATTGGGGCCAAAACAGACGATCAACAGTTTTGGCCGATTATTCAAAAAATTTCCAAAAGGTATCGATTGGTAATCAAAATAGTACTAATTAATTCCAATGTAAGCAAATTATCCAGTATTATGATGTCAAATTCATACAATATGAGTGAGATATTTGTGTTAACTTGTAAATACACGATTTTTTACCATAATTTTTCATTTGGCTTTAGTTCTGAAAGTTCTGATAAATTGTTTCTATCTCTCTTGTTTCAATTAAAACGCAAAAAAGAAATACATCCCTACAAAACTAATTTGTTATTCATTCAAGACTTTACGGGCTACGAGCTCGAAACTTTACGAAAATGTATCATCGCAGAAGGCGAATTCAAAAAAATATTGAAAAACATTGTCATTGGATTTTACGATGATATGCCATTGGAGAGTTATCCATTATTATACATCAATGAATCACGATTAGAGATTTTTTTACCAGAAATCGTTAGTGACGCAGAGTTAGCTTACTATTTTATGAGCGCAGACAACAATACACAACTCCAATATCATATGTTAGACCAAGTACAAAAAAGGATCGTGGTTACCCACCAGTATTTAATACCAGAATGGTTAGATGCCTTTGTTTTTTTATCGAAATTAACTAAAGATAAACCATCTGCCCAAAATTTTTTTATGTTGGTGTGTGATATTGATTTGCAAATGATAGGCAATGATATTTATCGTCATCGCATGATGAGATATGTCACTGCATCGTTGATTATGGAGATAAGAAAGAAATTAAAATTCTTGAGCTCTTTAGGATTTTTGGAGGCAGCGATGAAAGATTTCTATGAATTTTGTAAGAGTACTGTTATTTATCTGCAATTGTGTTATGAAGTGCAGAATAAAATGATAGTATGTTGTAATAATATTGTTAGGAAATTGTGGCGAACAAATCTTAATGTACAACTTGTCGAGGTGACTTTTCCGATTGTAATTCAAAAGATTTTGAGTGAGTTTGCATGGATTTACTAAAATTTTTTCCCATCGCAAATGAACTATTATATTCATTATTAGTATATAATGTCGAAAACTTATGATTTTGAGAAATATATATTCGAAAATATGTTTGATTTTGATTTCATACCGGATGAAAAATTGAGAGGGGATTATATTAAAGAATTCAAAACCTGGATATCATTTATTAGTAAATTACTCATTAATGTGGAAGGGATACGGATTTATGTCAAAGGTGGTACGCCACTCGGGATAGATGTGTTAAAAAGGTATTTTGAGAAATGCAAAAATAAAAATGTTACCGTCATGGATGCGCTAGAGTTAAAATTGATCAAAGATTGGGATTTCATGACGATTATTAGTAGCAAAGAAAAATTTAACGTTTGTATCAGAAGTTATGATTTGATGCGACCATTTTTAAAAAATAAGGATGTGACAGGTTTTATGAACAATAATCCGGATGTGACGGCGACAAGTTCGGAAATGGCACCGTGTGTTACTTTGCATGAGATAATAAACATTGCGCAAACACATAATATTCGGAAAGAAGGATCCAAGATGATAATCATTCGCAAAGCAGAGACCGTTAAAATAGGTGATGATGTGTTTTTTGAGATGATGATTAAAACGGAAGACACACTTGCAGAGGTTGAATTACCAATGACGACGACAAAGGTATTATTAACGAAACGTAACTACAAACAAATATTTTTTTTGAGTAAAATCGTATTTATGGTGACACAATATGGAGTTGACATCAATAAATATTATGACGTTTTGAAATATATTCTCGATCAAACTAAAATAATTATCTATCCGCATGACAAAGATGGTTTCCTGCAGGCTAATAAAAATACATACGACACTGCAGATTTATCAAGTGTCATCACCGGGATACTTAATAAGGTCTTTACTGATTGCAATGATAAACAATTTATCGCGTCACAAATGTCTCATCCTGATTCTATCTTCTATCGTCTTTTCAGTAAAAACATACCAAAATGTGATAAGATAAGAACATTTGCTGAAAATTGCAAAATGAAATATCCAACTTATCTTATTAATGAAACAAGAGCCAAACGAGTGGTCAAAAAATTTCTTAACGAATTGGCCAGAACGATGCAAGGTATTGCCAAAAAACATAATCTCAAAGCAGCTGAATCAGCTATTAAATTGTATTACGATGCAAAAAATGATTTGATATCAGACAAGATTCAAATTGTGAGTGATGCGGATATTGAAGACTTTATTGAAAAATTTGATGCAGACAAGGAAGGAAAATTAGGGGAGAAATTGAGATTATATTTAGACAAACAACAAAAATCGATAGTTAGTCTTAGTAAGAAAACAGTTGACGTTGTAGAATTTGTATGTATGGAAAAAATCAAAAAATTCCAAGATATCATTTTAGAGATGGTGAAAGAATATGATGCGTTATTTGTGGGTGTGAACATTGGGCGACTAAATGCACAATTTGAAACGTTTGTTGAAGATGAAAAGGCAAGAATTCTATTATCCAAAATATCTGTTCGTTTTAGCGCTAACGTAGCAGATAGAATTAAAGTAATGAAAGGAGTCTGTAGTAATCATATACTATATAAATTGTCTACGTTAGAATATGATTCAGAAGCATACAATAAATTACTAAAATATTAATTTATTGTGTGATTTATAAATTTTAGATAAAATGCATTCTTTTGGCAAAACAAATATATCAAATTTTTTAAGACGCATATATATGTGCATCTCAAAATTAGTCAAAATTTTTTGTTCGGAGAGTTTCTATTGATTTCAAAATCAATAACCTATGGCCTAAAATTGAAACGCCCAAATCGTTTTTCAAATGATTTTCGGTTAGTTCCAACAAAACTTGGCCATAAATTTCTTCTCGAACAAATGCCTCCATATACGCTTCCATGCCTAACAATTTTAACCATATTTTGACGTGCTTTTCTGTCCACAACGTCACCTGTTTACTATTTGCCATATCTTTTTCAAATTCGTTTATTTTGATTTCGCCAATTGAAGATGGAGACAATGATCTACGTCTAAATATTCTTTTCTTGAATTTAACCGAGTTTTTATCATCAGATGCATAATTATCTGATATATATTCTAAAAATGCGTCATCATTAGTGGAGTGTACATTTATCTTGACAGACTTCTCATCGTTTGGTGTTCTTGGGGATTCTGTGACAATGATCCGAGGAGAATCGCCATCGTTCGAACGTTCAAGAAGCGATGTCATGTCTATAGGAGGCATTGGGGATGATGAAACTTTTTTGTGCGATTTCGTTCGTTGAAGATGGACATTTCTATTTTCGTCATGTGAAAACGTTCTGCGATGTTCTGCGAATTTGGTAGGCGATGCGTGTTCTGAGTCGGATCCGTCTGATAGGCTGTGTTTGTGTATGATATTCCCAATGTTTAGTTTATTTTTTGTTTTAATGGGAGATCCTGCGTCGGAGTGTGGTGAAAGATCTGTTTTTTTTCTCTCATTAATAATCTCCATTGCAATATCATATAACTTATCGTCATCATCACATACAACAAACGATGAAAACCAATCACATATCCGATCATTATTTTTGATTTTATCATCAATATTGATATCTTTAAAATTATTTATTGTGTCGATTATTTTATGACAAACATTCCAATTAAAATCCTGGTTGTCGATGTCATATAATTCTTTCTCTAAGGTATGTTTCATATCAAATAAAACAGTTCCAAAATACTGCACATAGTTATTTTTGATCAATTTTTTGATAGTAGTACGATATTTTCCAAAATTTTCTAGTGGACTAATAAAATCGCACAATTCGTTGAATGTTTCATAATGTGTTGTCCCCGGTTTCCAAAGTTGGGTCATCTTTTGCACGGCTAAATTATTTAATCCAGCAACTATTGCGAATAACGAATTATAATTATGCAAATGTTTCAGTTCTGAACAAATTTTGAGTAAATATTTGATCGTTTTTAATCGTGATATATTGGTATTATCCTTTAACAAAATCATTGTTGGAACCATATAACTAAGTTTATGAAAATCATCAATTATTTTAAGACCATGTTGTGGATCATTTTCATTAAATTTGAGATTATCGTGATGTGATATGTATATTAGTTCGTGATATGACATATTTTTGATTAACATAATCGTTCTCGCTGTTAGTTCGACTGCAATCTCGTGAGGTGTAAAATTTCGCATATCATATGTTATATTTTCTTTATTTTTTTTATTGATCATGTTGATTAATTGATTCTTCTCGATGCCTCTTGTAGAGCGACCATTTATAACATTAGTTTTAATGCGCTTAATATATGTTTCTTCCTCTCCTGCATCATGCATTACCTTAACTAATTCAAATATATCGCGTGTCTTGTACTCTATCAAATTATGATATAATGCAAGAGTGATAAAATTAATAATTTTATCCCGATTAGCATTTATTTTTTTGGCCCCCATATATATGTCGTTCCATGCTTCAAAGATATTCAAATTTTCTTTGAAGATAGGATAGATTTTTAAAAATAATAGTTGTTCTTTGTCATTGCCGTTGATGATATTATCGGTCAATTTTTTGATAAATATCTGTGTCTTTTCCATCTTGTTAAAATTTATCTAGATATTTGTAAGTGTGATGGATGCAAGATACTTGTAAAATGTAGATAAAATATGTAATAGTTTATCTATATTTTTTAATGAAACTCATCAATGTTTGATTATTTGTTTGGTACAAGAATCCAAGTAAAACAAAACCAGCTAGCGAAGTTAGTGACAATCCTAGTTTAGTATATGTCATCCATGGTTCGTTTTCATATTTATCTACTAGAGCGTATATCATACTTACTACACCACCAATAATAAGACTAAATGTTAACAGCTGATATTCATTACCATCTTTGTAATACATACCTAATCCAACACCACCGACGATCGCGAGAGATGCCATTACCATCATTACAATGAAGCGCGTCTGTAACGCAGCCTTCGTTTCTTCGCGTAAATCATTTTTTTCCTGATCATTGATTTTGCTTATTGAATTATAAATCTGTACAAACGACATCATTGAGGATAAAGCAATTCCTATGACAATAGCATATTGTGCACCGTCGAGTTTAAAATAACTATCTTTCTCGATGAGATTAGGATCGATTGTTTTGATAACGGTTTTAGGAACATCATCAATGATTACGGTTTTTGGAACTTCTTTGGCAATAATCGATTTGGGCGGATCTTTGACATCTAATTTTGCTACGAATGTTTTGCCTTTATCTGACATTTATATTGTCACGGTAGATTTTTTTTATAATTAAAAATTGATTTCTAATGACTTAAAATTAGAGTGATATACATTAATAATTATTACTATGTCTCATTTTTTATTGACATCCAATCAAGTTGACGAATATGATAAAAAATTTATGCGAACGATCAAGAAAGTGTCTGACGAGGTTTGTAACATCGACAATATTGGTAAATTGATGACACAAAATCCGTATGAAAAAATAGTCCCTTTTAATATGTGGTTTGATTGTGCATCCCCATGTTATGTAAAAGACATTTGCGAAAATAATCAACATATACGAACTCGGAATTATAAAAACGCGATGTTGACTCCGTTGTTAACAAAAAGTAACAAAAAATTTACCCAGTTGAAATCATCTTTACCGAATATGTCGTTATATCAACCTTTCTATCCAGAAACATTTTATGGTATGTGGGAATTTTTATCTCTCGATCATTTGAAGGTAGATACTAAAAACATAATACATATTGGATTCGAGAACAGGTTAGGATCAATCGAATCCATTATATTATATTTAGAAAAAAACCAACAAACGTATCAATATAATACTTATCATTGTTGGTTGATAGAAAACGATCAATATGATATCTTCACCGGCGATTACACATTAGAAAAAATTCCAATCGATTATTTAGGACAATCGTACAAGTTGGAATATCTACAAAATACAAATCAATTATTGCCGGTATATGATTTTATTAGCATCGACGTGAATCATCAATTTAAATCTCCGTTGAATTGGACTACTGCTGAATGTGATTTACAAGCGACCTTGTTTTATATTATCACCGCTATGAAACATCTCAGAAACAGAGGAGCAATGTTTATCAGGTTCAATTTGATGGTTCCGAACAATTGGATTATTTTGTTCGAAATTTTAGAAGATTTTTTTGAGGAACATACATTTTTTAGGGCATCTATCTGTAATTCATTTAATCCTGAGATTTATTTATATGTCAAAGGGTTCAAAAAAAATTTACCGTTGGATACTCCTTATTACAACATATTACGAGCATTATATAGACGACAAACGTTTCAATATCTTACGATTGAAACGCCAAAAACGAAAACGGAAAATAATATGTTCGAAAAATACAAAAAGTTGGCAGATGATTGGGCAAAGAATATGAAGAATAAATCCGTACATCCGACACTTGGAATTCCCCCTTCATCACAGTGGCACGCAACGAATAGTTTTCCTACTATTGATTATTTGCTGAATAAGTCATATCTGAAAGGTGAAGATGCTCCTTTTAATTTTTTTCGATCGATAAAACGTGTCCTTGAAACGTCTGCTAAAAAATTCACTATCAAACCGACAACACCTTTTGCGCTGTACGATATTCCTTTTTATCAAAAAATAATTAAAAAACGGGCTGAGTTGAATTTTTGCAAAAGGATTATGGACACAAGACCGAGTAAAAATTTTTGTTCCAAATTCCGCAAACCAAATAAATTGAACGAATTAATAACATGGGAACAATTAACTAACAGTGTTGATCCCCATAAAGCAATCAGATCAATTCTTGCTACAAATTATGAACCTGAAATGTTAACGGGAGCCTGGATTAAAATGTTTGAAATTTTAAACAATAATATTGACATTATCGGTAAACAAAAAAATATCAAAACATTCCATATTTGTGAAGCTCCTGGCGCATTTATTTCTGCTACAAATCACTACATTGATACATACAACATTAATAATCCTGATAAGAAAATTGAATGGGATTGGCACGCTCAAACATTACTTCATCAAAATAATGGTGTCGGTAGGTTTGCGTTGGGTGATCGATATGGATTGATTAAAAAATATCCAGATAGATGGATATTTGGCGACGAAACAGATAGATCTGGCGACATAACCCATAGCTATATCATTAAATATTATGCACAGCACGCAAAATTGCAAGATATTGATTTTATGACGTCTGATGCAGGATTAAAATGCCATCCTCGAGAATTGAACGAACAAGAAGCTTATTTGGCAAAAATAAGTATGGGACAAATAGTATGCATATTGGCATGTTTATCTGTTGGAAAATCTGCGATCTTCAAAACATTTTTGCCGTTAACTGAACCTTTAGATATTTCGATGATATATTTAGTTACGCATTTATTTGAATCAGTGGATATGATCAAACCAATGACCAGTCATAGTTATAATTCTGAAATATATTTCGTGCTAAAAAAATACAAAGGAATAAATCCGGCGACATTAAATATTTTGTATGATATGTTGGACGATCAGAACATAACTTCAAAATCATTATTATTTGCAGAAATAGATAAAACATTTTTTAGATCTTATTTGACGAACATGGTAACATTTGTTGATCAACAAACACTGGCGTTATTACAAATGTATTATTACTATTTCGCAAATGATAAAATTTCGCTTGTTACACACGATGATTATGTTGCTACATGGAAAAAAATGAATCCTATTGCGAAACTTTGCAACAAAATATTATAAGTCATATGATTAATAATTTATTAATCATATATCTTTGCTTTTGCATATGTTATTAATATATGTGATATAATCCAATAATTGAATGTATTCATTAGAACTCATTTTCATTCTGTAAAGAATTTTGCTCGAATACTTTATGATGACTGCTTTTTTGAGATCAGATATTTTGTCGTGGGATAAAATTAATGAAGTCATTTGTGATAAAACGTTATCGATTGGATATCCCAACGCCATAATATTCTTTCCTATTTTGACTAATTCACATACACTTTTCGCAATCATAATTCTAGTAATTATTTTACCAGCATGTTCTTTATCAATATATGCAAACAAATTATAAACTTCCTTCTCTGTAATATCTTCAGTATCGAATTTATCCGATCGATATAGGGTATCAATATTTTTAAGTTCTTTGATCGACAAGTTACAAATCGAACTGGATGATTTTTTTTTAAGATAATAAAAATACTTCAAATTCTGCAACATCATGATAGCCTTTCTCATATCGCCGTTTGAAATTTCCACAATATAATCATATATATTTGATTGTAATAATATGTTTTCTTTCTTCGCTATTAGATTTAACTTTTCAATAATGCACGGAATCTCCAATTTCTTAAAATATACTGAATAACATCGAGACTTGATTGCATCTGTTATTTTACATATATAATTGCAAATAAAACAAAATCTAGTTACCGAACTGAATTTTTCGATTATGACTCGCAATGCATCTTGTGCTTCATCCGTCATGGCATCTGCTTCGTCTAAAATGATAACTTTATATGCCGGGATCATAGTACCATCTGAACATATTGAATTCGACACCATCTTTTTGGCTTCATTGGATATTTTGTCTCTTACAGCATTGATTCCTCTATCGTCAGATGCATTGAATTCAATAACCCTGCTAGAATAATATTCTTTGAAAATTTCACGGCAAATTGCTAGTATCGCGGACGTCTTACCTGTTCCTGGTGGGCCGTAAAACAAAAGATGTGACATATTTCCAGTAGTAATGTAATCAGTAAATATATCAATCAATTTTGGATCTTGAACCAAATCCTGCAAATTTTTAGGTCTATATTTTTCAATCCATGGTAAATGATCATTTTTTGACATTGTGATGATATTATGTTGATAGAATTAATATATGATATTTTTATGTATCAATTTTTTCTCATAACAAATCACGATAATTCTCTTGCCAATAATGATCAATATTTGCCCGTTCAAATCTCTTGGCGGTAACATTGAATGATCAAATATTGGCGCATTCAAATTTCTCGGCAATTTTCTTGCCAGCCACTCTGGACAATAAAATATTGACATATTCAAATCTCTCGGCGATTCTCTTGCCAGTCATTTTGAACGATCGAATATTGGCGCATTCAAATCCCGACAATTCTCTTACCGGTCACTTTGAATGATCAAATATTGGCACACTCAAATTTCTCGCCAATATTTGAACGATCAAATATTGGCGCATTCAAATCTCTCGACAATTCTCTTACCGGTCACTTTGAATGATCAAATATTGGCGCATTCAAATCTCTCGGCAATTCTCTTGCCAGTAACATTCAAATCTCTCGGCAATTCTCTTGCCAGTAACATTGAATGATCAAATATTGACATATTCAAATTTCGGCAATTCTCTTGCCAGCAACATTGAATGATCAAATATTGACACATTCAAATCTCTCGGCAATTCTCCTGCCAGTCCCTTTGAATGATCAAATATTTGCGCATTCAAATCTCTCGGCAATTCTCTTGCCAGTAACATTGAATGATCAAATATTTGTGCATTCAAATCTCTCGGCAATTCTCTTGCCAGTAACATTGAATGATCAAATATTGACACATTCAAATCTCTCGGCAATTCTCTTGCCAGTAACATTGAATGATCAAATATTGACACATTCAAATCTCTCGGCAATTCTCTTGCCAGTAACATTAAATGATCAAATATTTACGTATTCAAATCTCTCGCCAATTCTCCTGCCAGTCCCTTTGAATGATCAAATATTTGCGCATTCAAATCTCAAGGCAATTCTCTTGCCAGTAACATTGAATGATCAAATATTTGTGCATTCAAATCTCTCGGCAATTCTCTTGCCAGTAACATTGAATGATCAAATATTGACACATTCAATGTTACTGGCAAGAGAATTGCCGAGAGATTTAAATGATCAAATATTTACACATTCAAATTTCGGCAATTCTCTTGCCAGCAACATTGAATGATCAAATATTGACACATTCAAATCTCTCGGCAATTCTCTTGCCAGTAACATTGAATGATCAAATATTGACACATTCAAATCTCTCGGCAATTCTCTTGCCAGCAACATTGAACATTCAAATCTCGCGGCAATTCTCTTGCCGATAACGTTGAATGATCAAATATTTGCGCGTTCAAATCCATTACCAGTGATATTGAACGATCAAATATTTGCATGTCAAAACAATTTAGCACTAATGCATACAAATCTGGGTCACATAGTCTACCATATCGTCTATTTATTTATCAATAATTAGTAAACACATGAATCAGCAAATAAATCAGGATATTGTCTTCTCAACTATCAACGATAAAATTATTTACAACAGAGGAAAATCCATGTCATCCATAAAATTAGAGAGTGAATTAGCGAATTGTTATGAATGTGTACATTGCCGAATAACCAATTCTGGTTTGTCGGCAATCAGCATATTGATGAACGCACTATATATCAAACATGTTAACGATAATATCAACATCATATACGCTAACGAACTATACCCATTAACACCAGCAGTTCTATCTGCACCCACAAAATATGGTAACAAAAATGTAAACGTTGATGAATTTGACGTGACAAATGCATCGGAATTGATAAATCTATTTACGCAAAAATATTTTAATGGTATTAATATCCTATTTGCAGAGAGTGCGAGTAATCCACATTCATATATGTTTGATTTCGAAATCATACCACTATTACGAAAATTATCCAAAATATTATACGTTATAATTGATAATACTTGGCTGACCGAACTGATTTTGAATCCATTTGATTATGACGTTGATTTTGTCATTTTATCGTTGACAAAATATTATTCAGCTGGAAATGCTATAGGTGGGGCCATATTAGCAGATTATAACATTGAACATGTTGATATTTGGATGGAATTGACAGGACAGCACACGAGCCCTGTCAATTGCGAAATTATTTATGATAATATAGCGTCAATGGCGCAACGGATTGAGCGTTGTAGTGATTTGACTACTCGAATAATAGATTGGATCCAAATAAATACAACCGTTAAAACTATTCATCCATATAACAAAAATAATTCATTGTGGGACAAATATGCAGAATCATTTTATCCATGTGTCATCGTACTTGTTGTCGATGAAACTGTTATACAAAAATTCAAAAATCAAACATCAATCGATATCAAAGTGTCGTTCGGTTCTAAAATGTCCCGTATCAATCCATTGTCCATACTTGAGACGCAAAAGGATGGATTTTATCATATTAGGTTGGCTATCGGCTACGATGATACATATCAACGAATAACAAACATTCTTGGATCAATTTTGTGTTAATAATAAATTTATCATTAACGCATTAGAATATCATATATTTTTAATAATTTTATAATCGCAATAATTATCGTTTTAATAGTTGATTCTGTCACAAAATAGATCATTTCCATTATCAATTCTATTATTTTACTGGCTTTGCTTTCGACAACCATTTTTTTGGGATAATCAGCAATTTGAGGCACGGGTTCAGTCTCATCGAAATTACATATCAATTTAGGATCGCCATTGTAGTCAATAATTGCTGTTGCGTATTTTTCCTTCATTTCTTCTCTGGACATTGGATCATCTTTTATGACTTTAAATGCAATATCATATTCTTCTTTTGATAACTGTTTAGGGAAAATACATTCTTCTTCAAGAGTAGCTAAAATATCCACATACACATATTTATTATTATGATGTAGATGATACTCTTCATTTGTCATGATTGATTTATGATCAAATAGAATAGAAATTTCTGGAGTTACTATTAGTTTTATGAGGGATTTTATGACGTTTTCGCTGTCAGGAATTGAACCATAATTTTTCGTCGCTCCACCGTTTCCTTGAGTGATATAGTCACAATCACGATATTGCGGCCCCAATAATCCATCTTCGGTAGGATGATATGTCCTGAAATATAATCTATCGGTTATCTTATCCTCCAAACTATTTATTGATCGCAAAATGTTCCGAAAATATGCTGTGAAATTATATTTCATTAAGTTTGGGTTCGTCATATTAGAAATTAATGCATGAATATATTTTTCCCTATCCGATAAATATTGATTTATTAAGAATGTGGGATCTTCTACATCATAATGATAATTTTTACAGATCGAAACAAAACCTGGCGGACGAAATGATTGAGGAAGAATTTTTGACGCACAAAAGCCGCCACTAATGGAATTATAAAAAAAAGGTTTAATAATATCGGAATCATCTGGCACAATAATTGCGGCTGGTGGAGTACGTCCGATGCTCAATGAATCATTTTGCGATTTCGTTAAAATTTGCGTATTGTTCTGTACATCTTGATGTGTTATGTATAAAAAATTATCAACGAACATTATGTTTTCCGATAATGCATCAAACACAATGTCATCATATCGATACACACCTCCATCCTTATCAAAATATCTTGATAAATATATTGTCTTGCATTTTTGTAACCCCTTCAAAACATCGCCACAATATTTTTGATTTTCGCATAAATCATATATCAACAACGAATCTGTAAGATCCAAAACCTCGCAATTTAGATTCAATAAAGAATGTGGATCCATAAAATAACAACCCGTTAGTTTTAAATATTTCCATACTTTTTTGGTTTCAATAAATTCGCCAGTGACATTGACACAGTACGAAATATCAAGATTCTCACATGACTTTAATTTTTTGATGAATGCATCTGTGATGAGGTAACAGTGATGTAGAATGAGAGTGTTGCATTTTAATAATTGTATTGGAAATTGATCAGATATCATAGTGTTACTCAGATCTAATTTACAAAATTTCCAGTCAGATAGAACTCGTTCGATGATTGGACATCGTAAATGATTTAATCGAACTAATCGATCAAATGCAATATGATAGGCAAATATTTTGTAACACTCTGTCCTAGTCAAGGCAAACGATCGTACGTCATCCAAGTTCAAAAAATTTAGTATATGACTAGTGATATCTTGAGGAAATGATAGCATTATAATATAAATTATAAAATAATCAACGTGTTTTTATTTCAATTATATATTTCAATGGTTGAAATATGTAATTAATTTGAATCAATCGGCGAAAATGAAACCTTCATCGTTCCCAAATTCGGAATATCGAATAATAAAACGAGTGGAAAATCTTTATCCATAATGATTTCAGTTTCTTTTTCTTTTTTTATATAATCAATAAATGACAAGATTTTGCTGACATCAAATTCTCCGTCTACATTGACTGTGTTTTTGCCCATATACGTAACGTCCATACTTTTTTCAATGACGCCTATTTCTTTACTTGTTACATTAAAAGTCATTGTATCATTAGTAGCCGTTATCATCACTTTATCCGATATTCCGTTAAGTTCGGAGCAAATCGAACGGAATTCGTTTCTATTTATTTTAAATCTACATCGTCCGTCTAACGACATTTTAGGTATTTGTTGATCGTCAATTTTGATCAAAATAAAATCTATTTTAACAGGTCTGTCTTCAACAGAGCGGACGTACAAAGTATCCGTTGAATTATGGCGCATGTACATATTGACAGGTACATTGTCTTTGATCAAATTTAACACCGTAAAAAAATTTTTGAAATCGATTCCTATTCGCATTTGTTTATCTGTACACGTAAATGGGTCAAAATATTTTGATTCTAGGCGCATATCGACGTATATATTTTTGTCTTCCGACATTTGTTGCAAAACGATACCACCTTTTTCATTATTACTATCTGGTTTTACAAAAATTAAATATCCTTCGCGAACGACTGGATATATTTTTTTGATTATTTTGGTCAAATCACCGACTTCCGCAATTTGTACTTCCAAAAATTTTTTCGAACGGCCACTCATTATATATATACTACTGGGTTAACTTTTAATATATATATAATTTATATCATCAATTTTTTTCTTTGTTCGTTTCTTCTTCAATGGGGGTCAAAAAAACATACATTTTACCTAAAGTAGCAATCGCTATCACTAATACTAATGGAAAATCGTTTTTTAAATATATGTCAATAGTGTTACATAATTTATTGCATTTGCTAAAAGATAATAGATTTTTTAGTTCATATCTACCTTGAACGACAACATTTTTGCTAGGATTTTTCGCACCATGTATATCTTTATAGGTTTTTGTGATATGACCTGCATCGCTTATTCCTTTGAACGATATTTGATCATTTATGGATATAATTTCAACGATGCGGGTATTATTATTAAAATGTTTACAATCTGTGTGAAACTTATCTGACGCAATTGTAATAATATTTTGAAACTCTGTTTGCGGAATTTGTAACTCAGGATTACTAATATCCATCAAAAACAATTCAATGTCTGTTTCTTCGCTACCATCGTTATTTTTGGCTACACTATTGATATATAACCTATTCATATTATCCTTGTTCATGTAAAAGATAATCGGTTCATCATCGTTAATCATTTTAAGCATAGCGTGTAACTGATTAATATCAACACCAATCTTGATTTTTGGTTCAGTGCACATAAAGTAATCAAATTTATCTGAATCTAATGCTAATTTAATCAGAACGCTTTTGTCTTCCGTTAATCTGAGAATGCGAATTCCTCCGCCACATGCTTTCTTTGCAGTGTTTTTTTCAACAAGATTTTTTTTCCTTTTTTTCCTCTCATTGGTCGGATTTGCATCAATTTTTTCATAATAATCGTCATCTTGCGATTGATCGAATGTCTTATCTGGAGGTATAAAAACAATACAACAATCAGAAATGACAGTACTTATTCTTTCGAACACTTGTTTAAGCACACCAGTTTGGGAAGTTCTAACTTCTAGAATCCGTTGTGGTTTGTGATTTTTTTGTATATTTTTACTCATTCCTTAACAAATATAGTATTTAATTCTTTAAATGCGTTCGATTTGCGCGCGAAAAATTATTAATCGTGATTTATAAAAACATATAATTAACATTGGATGTCATGGATATTAAAATTTATATGTTTGAATAAAAATTCTAGTCCTTATCGAAGATATTTACGCAAAAAATATTTTCTATTAATATAGAAATATTATGAGTGTTAAAAATAGTTACCGTTTAATCAATCCTTATGTTGAAGGGTCTATCGACACTATAGTGAGCGCTAAAAATGCTAGGAGCGCCGGCAAACATTTGTATAACGCCGTTTCTAAGTACTTTACCAATCATGTTGAAGATTTTAATTTTGCCATCCAAAATATAAAATCAAAAGATATCACTCACTTCAAAATTAATGAAAAACGAGACGGTACGAATACTAATACAGTTGATTATAATATGATACAATTGCCAGATGAAGTTTTGTCAGCTAAACTAAACGAAAAATTAATGGACAAAGTAGATGAACTAGAAAAGCAAACAGGAGGTAAAGGACATTTTGACGATGATTCATCTATTTCAGATTCATCATCTTCGGATGATTATTTACGTCGTAGAGATAATATATATGTTCATCCAATAACACGGTTCACGTATTTCAATTTGCCATATTTGTACAATACGACTACAAAATTTATCGGATTAAACGCAAATGATTACAAGAGCTTATTTATGCCAGTATTTAGTTGGCCAATCAGTCCAGTTGTAGAAATACGTATGGATTTGTACAAATCATAGATGTCAACATTATAAAAAATTTTAATGTTAACATATATTAATGTCGTCAAAAAAAAGAAGCAAAAAACAGCAAATGTCTGAAGAAATATCTGAAGAAATATCTGAAGAAGTCGAAAGTCCAGTCAAAAAACCAAAAAAAAAGCCGGCTAAAAAACAGCCAGTCAAGAAGGCTGTCAAAAAGGCCAAAAAAGTTGTCAAAGAAGAAGATAGCATTTCCGAAAGCGAAACTGTTATCCGCGAGACAGCTCCTCCAAACGAAAAAGTTGGTAATTTAGCACATGCCCAGCTAAAACAGAACATATTATCCTGGTTAAATGATGATGACAAAATCAAAGAACTAAATGCTGAAACGAAGAAATACAAAGTTGCTAAAAAAGCAAAGGAAGATAATATCATTAAAATGATCAATAAACTTGGTTTGGAAGAAACACCGCTCGTTATCAAAGACGACGATAATAAATTACGAGGACACGTGCGACGTAATAAATCAGTCACTTCTGGTGCAATAAAACATGATATTATCAAGAAAACGCTGATGGAGGTGATCAAAAATGAAAGTCAAGTTGATCAACTTGTCCTCAAAATAGAAAATAATCGTCCTAAAGTTACCAGATACTATCTTAAACGCACCAAAGGAATCAACGAAGAAAAAAAATCTACCAAAAAATAATCATATAAGTATAAAACGTATACATATATAATTATTAAAAAAACATTGCACATGTACAGTACGTTCAAAGATATCAATGATATGTCGGCAGCAGACATACAAGAAAAATTAAATAGCGGCTCATACATGTCATCAAATACTCGAAAAACGTTGACAGATCGATTAAATATGTTATCGGAAAACGGATCCTATACAAAAAAGAAAGAGGCTGGTGCACAAAAACCTCAATCTAAAAGTATTAACGACGCAATGTTCCCAACATTTATAACTGTCGAGAGTAAATCAATGAACAGTTTAGATTTCGCAAAATTCGCCAAAAATGAAAGCAGTCACTCACAAGAATTACTAAACAAAGATATCAACATCAATTATGACGAAATCTCAAAAATTTATGATGACTTTGCTTTTCTGCGCCTTAAATTGTATCATAACGAATTATATAACAAAACTCGAATTCTATGTGCCATCAAATTAGTGAAACATTATGGTGCAAAACAATTCCATGATCATTTTGAATATGATAAACTGAAACAACGCGAAGAAATGACAAGGGAGCGCATCTTAGTGTGCGAAAAGTTGATTTTTTTATGCGAATATATCAAACAAATAGAAAAATTATACACATCATTCAATCAAGAAATGTTCAAATTTGTTATCGAAAATAAAGCCTTTATTTTTCAAATTAAATATTCGTTGGGTAATCATGAATCAATGGAATTTATTGAAGAAACGTTGAATATTCTGATTCAAAGACTAATAGAGCGCAATTTTGATGCTTATTCCCAAGATCTGATACAAAAAATTTTGATAGACAGTCAACGTATCTTAAAAAATATTGTTACACAGTATGATCCTCATCTGGAATGCGAATATTACGTTTCATTAAATAGCACAATTACAAATTATGTCATTTCACCCATAGGAATAAGCACTAACTACTATGTTGACACTGACAATAATTTTGCCCACTATCAGTTAGATATTAGCGATAGGCGGTTACAAGAAATTACGATTTCCCAATTAGAAGCGATATTTAATGAGAAGTATGATTCCCAATGTGATGACTTTTTTGTTATTTATGATGGTAGCAAAAAAATTCGCATGAACTGTGTGATAAGTGGCAGGGATTTCATAAAAGCTGGGACCTTTAATATTTCTAATATGCCTCCACATGTGCGCACTTTTTCGTCGATTATATCAAATAGAAATGGAGAACCATCATTCTTACCACAAAATACTAAAAAATGTGTTTCAAACTGGTATCGTAAAGAAAATAATCTAGGATGCACTAATCAACAATTTGTTGACGCAGTTTTTGACGAATTATTGGAGTTAGATAAACATGGAATTCTAAGAGCAAATATGAAAAAACCATTCAGAGTTTTAGCCAGCAAAACATCGAGAGCAATTTAAAGTTTCATTATTGTTAAATTAATAATAATGAATTACGATTCTATCATAACCGACGAAATGTACGATTGGATTGATAATTTAGATGCGGATTGTAAATATATTGATGCTGTCCGTAATTTGTATCAAGAGCTAATGATGATGGTGAATGACGTCGACAGTCCCATGTTCAATCCGGATATGTTTGCTCATTTGACAGCTGATCAATTTGTAGATTGGGTAGTAAATGTTAATAATCAATAATTATTAACATTATATTGAGTTACAAATTCCTTTGATATTAGTATCAGGTTCGATTGAAGATTGCATCCATGGTCCGACATTGAGTTTTGGATTAACAATATCACCTCTAATATCATTAGGAGGATCGCGCAATGAAGAAGCGACTGTTTTAACTGTCATAGGAATTTTAGGATGAATCAAATGCGTTTCTTTGATTTTCTTGGTGGATTTGATTGGTTCCGCGTCAAACCAATCATGATCATTCGGCATGTCAACATCGAACGGTTCTTCTTGTGTTCTTTGTGTAAATTTGTTCTTTTTGTATTCAAAATTCTGAGAATCATCTTGCTCTTTGTCTGACTGTTTATTTTCCATCTAATTACTAATGTTAATAATTTATAATAATTATTAACATTATGTCGCATTACAAATTCTTTAAGGTTCAACGGTGGATTGCATCCATGGACAGATAATAAATTTTGGATAAACAATATCAACTCGAATGTCGTGAGTTACGTTACGCATTGGAGCACCGATTGTATTAATTCCAACACAACATTTAGAATAACGATAAAAATCATTTACAAGCCTGTTACGTTTGCGCATAGAATATTAATATTAACAATTTATAATAATTATTAACATTATATCGCGTTACAAATTCCTTTGATATTAGTATCAGGTTCAATTGTAGATTGCATCCATGGACCAGTATTAAGTTTTGGATTAACAATATCACCTCGAATATCATGAGTTGCGTTACGTAATGAATTAGCAACTGTGTTAACTCCCATGTGAGTTTTAGGATGGATTAGATGTGTTCCTTTGATCTTCTTAGTAGATTCTAATGGTGTTACGTCGAACCAATCTTGTCGTTCTTGCGGTAACATTTTGTCAACATCAAACAGATCATCAATATCTTTTTGTGTTCTTTGTGTAAATTTATTTTTTTTGTACATGAAATCACGAGGATCATTTTCAACATATCGATCATCTTCTTCTCTATCTAACGGTGATTTTTTTAGCATTCTCTTTTCCATATATGACGGTTGGCGATGGTCGTACACGTCTGATGAGTATGGTTCTTCCATTTTTCGCATATTCAACTGTCTTTTTCTACCATAGTTATCAAATGGCGCATGAGTTTCCGACATTGGATCTGCAGGAGAAAAATCACCAGAGCCTCCGTCCAATGTTCTATCTTCGACAGAGTATTGCGTGATCAAATCATCAATCAAATCTCCTGGAATATCATCGTCAGATCGATTACTCAATACTGGAGGCTGGATAACAGGTCTATTTCGATCTGCACTACGCGGTTCTCCGCCTAATGGTCCGCGTCTTTCCCTGATTAAAGTTTCATCCATGCTGTATGTTTGCATATCATCATCTAAAACTCCATCATTTTGAAATGGTTCAGAATCTAATCGGTTGAAATAATAAATTATAGCAATTACTACGACTATAACCAATAATCCTAATAATAAATTGGAGTCCATTTTCATATTTAATTATATACTAATTTGAGATATTAATATTTTTTAATCTTATATCCTGGCATTTTGAGAAAGATCTTAACTCATATCATTTAAGACACGTTTTTTTGCCTCCAAAAGTTCAGCGCGTTTGGACTAAACTATCTCCATCATCCAAAATTTACTAATTAATAATTCTGTATAAAAAATCTAGCTTAACTATATAATTTTAAATATGTCGACGAATGAGAAAATATTACAATCGTACAACGAAAGTAATTACAAAGAAATATTGGACCGTTTAGACACGGTTATTGATGATATGGGAAATACTATCATTCATCACATCGCATCTAAATTGGATAAAGACTCAATTGAATCATTGAAAAAATTAGACAAAAAATGTATTACGTACACATTGATGAATAAAGCAAACAAAAATGGGGATCTTCCAATTCATTTGGCGTTAAAAACATTGATCGAAAAAGATGCAGATTCGCATGATTTTATTGATTATCTTATCAACGAATGTCACGCCAATCCAAATATTCCTAATAACGAAGATATGGTGATTACACAAAAGAAAGAACCAGTTCATATTCCACAATCGTCCGCACCTCAGACTGACCATTTTGATTTTATCTCAAAATTGATTCAATATTACATAAATTCATTTAATCAGCCAACTGCACAAATCAAAGGAGGATATTCAAGCAAACGCATCATCCGATCCAAAGTATCTGATTTCACAGACAGCGACGTTTTACCCGATTCTGGAGTCAATGACACATTCAGACTAACTAAAAATAAACGTATACATCATAAAATTAATAATGTAGATTCACAAGATGGAGGAAAGCGAGATCCTAAAATTACTGATACATACAATCAGATTCTTAAAAAAATAATAAAAGTACTCAATGTTGACGAGGCGACTGCAAAATTGTATAGGATGGCTTTAAAGAAGAAAGTCATTGATGACGATCCAGATTTAAGAAAAGGGTCTAATGATGCCAAAAAAATGGAGGCGATTGAAAAATTATTGGGGGATGATAAAAATGCCAAAAAAGTACTAAACAAAATTTCACCAGACACAATTGATGGGTTGCGAACTTGGTTATCCGAGCAAGATGCAAAACGTTCAGAGAATTCTGAATCAATCAAAAAAAAAGATGACAAACCCAAAGAAAAAAAAGCTAAAAAAGTAACCAAGAAAGCACATGAATCTGAAAAAGGATATTTACATTCTGACGAAATATTGTTCTCGCCAGATTATTTTTAAATTTGTGTTCCGAAAAAATTTTTCTAATCTCAATTCATATAGCCACTGATGAATCCAAACGAATTTAAGTCGGGTATGGGGCCAATGACAGATAGATTGTTAAATGGGATATTAGATGTCATATCCAAAGAAAATTTTTCACAACGATTTACACAAATAGTAAATGATAGAGTGCAACCTTATGTACATATTGGTATGTTTATGTATGCGGTAGTAATTGTCCTACTCCTTGTAATAATTTATTTATTGTATGATAAGAAAAAAATAATATGATAATATCATTTTTTTCTCATAAAAGTTGCACATTTTTTGGCAACTGATCGAAACTGTCTAAACTAAACGGGGATTTTTGAATTTTTAACATACATGGCATAACAGATGAAGTGACCGATGCGGCCATATATCCCTGCTTATTTCGAGCATGAATCTTTGTTCTTATCCTGATGAACGATTCGCATTCAAAATATGGAACGCCAAATCCGCAAACATCCTGATACGTATGATATAATCCATGACTGCCAACTTGGATGTACTGACAGCCTTTCGCATGATACATCTTAGAAATAAGATTATTGGAGCACGGAAATCGAACATCAGAAAAATCTGGCGAACTTTTCTTTATCCGCAACCATTCATCATGCGTTATTTTCTCATTCATAAATTTTGGTATCTTACCATTGAATATTTTCATGTCACCTATATTTTTCTCAAACAATATCTTAGCATCTTCTGGTATCTTATTTTTCCCTCCTGATTTCCATGATCCACTTGTTCTGTCAAATTGCAGCGTCATCTGCATCCCTTCCACAAACTTTTTTTTGCATTCTATTCCGATCTCATTGACACCATGTTTAATAATGACATCCACTCCTGCTGATGATCCAGCAGTATTTTTTTTTGTTGTCAATGGACTTGAAGATCCCTTAAACTTGATCTTGTGACACACATCGAGCGTGTCCCTTTCATATGCCTTGCCGCTCGCTGCAGCTTTCCCTGAATATTTTTTATGAATAGTGATAAGTGTATTTTCGAATTCATCTAAATTAAATCTAGGAACTGTTTTGATATCTTTCCTCTTACATGACGTTGGTCGTATCTTTTTTGGAGCTCCCGGAGTTACTAATTGCGCTACGAATAATAAAATTTCAAGATCAAATTTGGGGATTCTCGTTATTAATTTCTTACGGCTAATACTAAAAACTCTTTTTTTAGGGGCAAAACAACGTTGCATGTTGAATATATAATAGGGATATAGGATGGATCAGTGCAGAATTAAAGATTTCAATTTTTTTCGTAGAATAGGCAAATAATTTTATCAATTAATTATAGATAAAATGATATCGTTGGAAAATATAATCACTTATTTAGGTGCCGCAGGGATAATTTATTGTTTGATTAAGGCTTTTAGCGATGATGCGATAGATGATGTCAAAATAGGAATCATCATTGCGATTGTGATGATAATAATCATTTTTCTAACGAACAAAAATAAATTGACGGAAGGATACAGAATTGTAGAACCTCCAGTGCAAGATGCTTTATTTGCATCAACCGATGGAACTGTCAGTGGTGTTTTCAAGCCCGGCGTAGAAATTCCTTCAAACGTTGTTGGTCTTCCGAGACCTGAAGTGAATGTCCCCGTAAATATTCCCCCGGCACTCATCGCAGACACAACAGAACCGCAAATAACTCTAGAACCTAAAAGAAGAGTTTTTGACTATCGAACATCAGATCAAGATATGATCGATTTTATGAATTTATCTGGCGTAGATAAACAAAAATTTGAGGAGATGATGTTCATTGAAGACGCTGCCAAAGAAGGTATCAAAGAAAGATATCAGAACGAAATGGTTTATACGAGTAGCAATCCATTCAATACCGTTCCATTAGGACGTAATTTGAATCCATATACATATCTTCCCGAGTTTGCATGGTATAGAGGATATGAACAACCACCAGTATGTATTCCATCTCCAAATGATTGTCCAGTATGTCCCCTCGCTCCATCCGGTACAACGGATTTGATGCATTTTAACAATGTAGATAATGTTAGGGAACGAGCACCTCAAGGAATAAATCTCAAATATACCAAACGCGTACTAAACGGTGATAGATCTTAAGGTCTATATAGTTCAAAAATTGCAAATAATTCTACGACTCAAATATATAGCATATTCAATGATCGAAAGCAAACATATGATTATCGTTGGTGTAATTATATGCGCATTAATGGCGTATTATTTTTATAGCGAATTGACTAAAATGAAAAAAATAGTAGATCCTATTCATCACAAATCCCTTTCTATGGAATTAAGACTCGGTGAATTAGAAAAAAAGATTAATACAAATGTGTCAAAAAGAAAAATAAATACACATTCTCCACCGTTATCGATCACATATAATTCTTCTGATATCGGGAGAAATCAATTGAGTGTGATATATGATGAAAATATTCGAGAATCAGAAGCGAATAGGCTTTTAAAGAACATAGAGAATAAAAATAAGCGGCAAACGGTGGCTCAAAATATGCATTCATGTCCGGCAAAAGAATACAACGATTTGTTAGTAGATTTGAGTGAATCAGATAAACAGTCTTTGAAACAACAAATTGATGCAGCAAAACAAGACGATTTATTTGGGGGTGACACGGCTAGATCGGCAAGTAACTCAGGATATGATTCTGATATCATGAGATATGTATCAGAATCATTGTATTACGCCGACTTACCATCCGACGGTTCACAATTATCTGACATTCCAAAACCGCTAAAACGGTCAGGGTTAGGATCAAATGTGATGTCAAAAATAACGTTAAAACATAAAAATGAATTAAAAAAATAAATTATGTATAAAATCTCATTTAACATTAGACATGGATAATTCAAGAAAAAAAAGATTAGGAGGAAATAATGTGTACTACCCGGATGGTTGTCCAGCGATAATGGATGACGGCAGATTTATTACTTATTTTGGTTCCACAAACGAACTTACTGAAACTATGCAAAAAATGAACGGATTTCGTAGTTCCAATCAATTTCGAACGTTTATGCAAAAAAACGGGCAACGATTTATGGACGCTGAACGAGAATATCAAAACAGAACCAATACATGTTCGCCAAGAACAGCATGCAGTGAAGGATGGTATGATTTATGGACCATTAAAGATGGTTATTGGGGTAACGATTATTCATCCGAAATAACTCTCAATCGTTAATATAATGTATTATATTAACAATTGTCTATTTTTGATTTCTATTTTTTTAACATGCGGTATTTCACCTTTTCTATGTTCAGAACCCTTGTCTAATATTACATGTGTGACAGATTTAGGTATATTACCGCACAACTGGCAAGAAAATTTTGCACCAAATGTTATTTTTTGTACACCTAACGGAATCGCCTTTTTTATAGTTTTATTGAATGCGTTGCCAAATTTTATTTCAATAACTGAATCTGGAATGCAACCGACAATAGACGAATTAAAACGAGTGCCAAATTCTAAATGCGTGACACCATATGGTATAGAGCCAGGACTTATTCCACATTCTAAAATGAATAACATTCTCACTGAATTGGGAATCATCCCCTGTGATATTACCCCATATTCAAATTTAAGTTTCAAAGTGGTCACTGTCGAAGGTATGGATAATGATATTCTAACAGCATGTCCACGAATAGACAGTACTTTAACAGGTGGTATTATTGAATTTTTTACCAAATAAAGACTCCTCAACGATAACCTCTCGACACTCTTGGGAAAACCTTTTTCTAAACTCTGATTAAATGAATCCCCGAATTTAAGAGTGATAACACTATCAGGAATTCCAAATACTGGATTTTTTGAATCAGAATCGTCAATAATCGGTTTATTAAATTCATATCCAAATTTTAAATCGGTTACACCATATGGAATACTGTTGATTATGTTTTGGTTAAATATCATACCAAATTCCAATCTGCGAACACTTTTAGGTATCATACCATCTATTTGTTCATTAAAAAATTCTCCAAAAAATAATTCTGTTACGCTGTTTGGAATATGTATTTTATAATTGGTACGTATTGCTTTGACATTTTTTGGCAAAATACACAATGGAATTTCATGACCACAATAATAATTAACCCCCATGAATTTTGGCAAAATACGTGATAGAATTTCATGACCAGAGTAATAATTAACCCCTATGAATTTTGGCGGACTTTCGATTATGATTCGCGTAAAATTATGATACAACTTGTTATGAATTATTTCGTCTATATACATAGGTTCGTCGTAACAAATTATCACTCGTTTCGGATACATTTTTTTATTAGTTGATGTCAAACATATCTTGTCTTTCGAACTCAATGTTAAACAAATACTAATAAAAGAATCATCAATAATGTCTTCCATTTTATGATAATATATGACTAATACATTATCATGAACTAAATAATTTTCAATTTTTTTAACAGAGCAACAAAGTACCCACTAACCCATTCGTTTCATTATTTGGACCTGACGCAAAGTATATATTACGACCATATGCCAATCCCCAAAGTCCATCAATGATAACATCCACGCCACATCTATCCCTCAACCTACCAACGAACACACCGCGACTGGTGTAAACACCGATCGTACCATCACCAAAATTACCTATCAAAAATATACCGCATCCTGTACAAGTCTGAGCATATGTATCTTCTCTCAAGCGAAGAATGCTCCAGGGTGAATTAAGATATCCACCACTCAAAAATCTGCCTAAAAATACTCCCTGAACGCTAAACATACTTATAAATCCATTTCCAAGACCAGATACATCATCTTCAGCGTTACTATCTTGTTTTGCATATGACACATATAATTTCCCACAAATGTATGTTATGTTAAACGGTGCGTAACCGATTGGCAATGCTGGATCAATAAATGGATATCCAGCCAGTAAATTAAAATTATCATCAAAAACATCAATACGATTATTATGAAAATCTGCTACATACAAATTATTATTAGCTATTGCGAGTCCTTTGTAAATTGCGTTCACACTTGATCGATCAACAACGATGATAGTACTTGTTGCGTTGACAGTTGCGTTATATCCAGAAACAGTTCCGTCCTCTGTGCATGTTATCAATGTTGCCGGTCCACTTACCATCCCGTTCGTAACAACAAAATTTGTCCCCGTATTAACAACTAATCCGGTAGGTGACCCAGTTCCTGTCGACGCTGGTGGTACCGTTATTATAGTTAGTAATGGTACTCCATTAAGATTATATGTGGTGATCAAACCAGTGCCATTGTCTGCTACCCATAACCGTCCTGAATAATTTACGATACCCCATGGATTTACTAAATTTACATCTTGATTTGGTGCAACATTGGGTTGATTCGAAACTAGATTTGTAATGATAAAATTTTCATCCACAATGCATTTCTTTTCTTGGCGACAACAATCATCGCTCGATGAAGATGAAGAACTTGATGAACAATATTTTCTGCATTTGTATCTGCACGACATTTCTTATATGTATATTACTTATAAAAAATATAGCAAGCACGGTGATTACATTAGTCTGTTTGATATTGTGACCAATTGATAAGTATGTAACAAATATCTCTCATAACCAAAAACTGTCATATTTATAGTGTTAATGAAATTTTGATAGGTGTTCAAAATAAATGGGGCCAAATAGTTATTAAAATTTTCAACAAAAATATGATTGTCATCGATAATAATCATCTTAACACTTTTGATGATATTTAAAATTGGTATTAGCAAGTCTTTATCATTCGTTATTTTCTGTTCCGGATCGTTGCTATTATCATATATTTTGGTATAAAATTTGATGGCTCTTTTGGGTAGGATGTTATTCAAATACATATCCAATGTTGTATTATTAAATCTCGTTTGCAGAATTTCGCCAAGTACATTATTTGAAAAGTCATCATTTTTGATCAGGATATTTGTGGCATCCGATTTTTGAATAGAATTATATATCTGGCGCAAAATGATATTTTTGATAGCTGGAGTGATGATTAAGTTGATAAGATAGATAAGTTGGTCTCGTTGTTCTGCTAAAATTGGATTATCATCTAAGGATCGTGGCAAATTGTTGCGAAGTTCGATATAATCTTTAACAATAGCCATGTAATCTGCAATGACGGTAATATTTTCTTTGTTGTTTCGGGGATCAGTTTGGAGATATCGTTCTAATACGTAACCTATTCTAAAAAAGATCAGTGACGGGGTATTCAAAATATCTTTACTAAAATAATTTTCCCAGATACTGATATTCATTTCAACCATACTATCATCATACACTCTATTTGTACCTTTACTTATCTTATCAAACGAATTTTCGTAAAAATTGGTCAAAGTGAACGATGATTCTCTACTCTCAACTGTATCAACGATATTTTGTACCGCGCGCATGTAAAATGATTTAAACAAGTCATTTTCCATATCATCATCTTGTGGCAAGACTATTTCTATGTTTTTGATCTTATTTGAAATCAATCCTTTACGTACGTTTAATGCGGCAATAGCAGAATCAATGACAGGAATTTGCAGAGGTTTAGAGTCCTTCTCTTTCGTCAAACCATCAATTTGATTTTGGATGATCTCTATTTCCTTCTGAAACTTTGATATTTTTCGCTGATTAACATCTTTAAGATCACTTGCAGCCATCTTCTCCAAATTATCACCAAAACTGGTACTGATAATTTTATTTAACCCGGGATCATTTGGGCCGACTTGATACAAATCAACTGGATAGATGTTATTTTTGTCAGAAACATTGCTAATAATTCTTTTAATTTTGTCTTTCAATTCTGATGTGATATTATATCGATAATTTTCGGTATAAATGTAGAACATATGATTATACATTGCAATTTGTATTGGAACTCCTAGTGTGATATTTTTAATGATGTTGTTATTGAATTTTTCATTTCGCAATCTTGAAATCAATACATCATTAAATGGTTTCGAAAATTTCTCCAATGCATTTTTGATGGGATTTTCATTTAAGAAATTTAAATGACGAGACAGATCTTGTATGATTGTATCAAGTGGGGTCTTACCTTCGTTGTTTTTGATTGCAACTGCGCCATTATCGACTAAAAGTTTTACTAGTTGGGGATGACCCATCTCGACTGCCAGATGCAATGGAGTTTCGCCATCGGAATTTTTACTATTGATTGTATCAGATGTTATTGATTGTTTCACGACTGCAGGATTGATATTGTAGCATTTCTTGGCGTTAGTATTTGAAGAATTCTCTGAAAAGTAGTCAATATCATACAGATAATGAATAAATGGATCATCTTTTGTGGCATAATCGAGTTGTGTAGGTTGTTGTTCTACATGTGACATTTGAAATTCCAAATTTGCATAGGTTTTATTTTGAGTCAATATATTTTCTAGCGCCTTTTTTTCTACAGAATTTAATACCATTTGCAAATAATCATTCTGTTTAAAAAATGGAATTTCCGGAATGTTGTATTTGAAGTTATTGACTTTATTATAAACCCAATCGATGACCGATTTTTTGACCGCAAAATCGATGATATCGATGATGATTTTGTCAGTCACTTGTCCAATAACTATTAATGTAGGGATGTCCGATAATTTTGTATATTGCGCGTCACCCAATGCGATGTTTTTGAGTTTAGGATAGAATCCTATTTGGTTTGCAGGTTGGTTGTAGTAAGTGATCGTTCGTTCGAGTATCTCTTGTTTTACTAATTTTATGTGGTCATCGAGTAAAGATTTGATGGATAAGGGCATTCCGGTTGCCCAGATGGCGTCAATATCAAAATCGTTCTCTAAAAAAGCAATGAATGCATCTTTGTATCTAATGGTTTCTGGTCCGGCTCCAGGAATTCCAGGTCCAGCAGCAGGTACATAATCTAAAAATTCTCCAGCGATACTGTTTTGTACCTCTATATAATTTGGTCCAGGAATAACATTTAGTTGGTTATTATCTCCAGCAGCAGGAACATTAGAAATGATTCCTGTTCTTGTAAGTAACATATCACGATATTTATCGTTAGCAAAATCGAATGATGATAACGGAAGAATATTGCCGATTGGTATATGTGCTCCAGCGTAAAAGTTAATCGCATTGATCGTATATTTCTGCAATGTCGCAGTTATTTTGTCGTTGGCCAAGTTTTCTGATAAACTTGTGGGTACATTGATCATTGGCAAATTATTATCGAACACATTTGTTCCTTTCTTAGATAATAACGCATATGAGTTATTTCGGTTAATAAAATCAACAACTTTGTTATGATATTCGGTAATTCTTGCTACAAATTGCGTGCTATTTTTGATAAGCATATTCACGTTTTGCGTTAATTTTTTTTGTCCAGCAACTAATGACGAGGATGTGGGATCCGTTATGTCGACAAATGCGTCATATTCAACTGTGCCAACCTTACTCATATTCTGTTCGAAATCATTCACATCTTTGACCATATAAAATAACTCAGCAATTAGGGTCGGTAAATAGATTTGCGGAATGTAATAATAAAAATTCTTAGAGATAGACCAATTAATATCAGACATTATCTCATTTACTTTTCTAATTCGAACGTTGATGGTATTAATATTTCTGATCACAAGCCTATAATTTGCTCCGATACGTTCTGTGATAAAAAATGATGCGGGTATTTCGTCTCTGCGGACGGCATCGAGTAAATCAGAATTGTTAATTAATTGAATTTGATCGATTATTGATTGATAATTTTTTCGGACGTTGTTAGTACCTAAAAATTTATTGACCTGTTCGTCAAATTCTTTGTTTTGTATCACTTTCAAGAATTCGTTAAATACCGGATTCATTGCTTCGGCGATATCTAGTCGAAGATTATGAGTTCGCCCTAACTTAAAATCATCCGGTTCTAGCAGGACATTTACGGGAAATATTTTTAATAATCGGGCATGTACATTATTAATAACGGATGGATCGACGTTTCCTTGTTCTATAAAAGTTTTAAACCATGAAACAAGAGGATTATTAATATCCCATTTTACCGTTTCATATTTTTGAAGCAGGTCGATATTATTTGGATTCATCATATCTAATCCATCAGGTATTATCAAACTGTAAAGAAGAGAATTGTCTATCTTAGGTAATCGTTTTTTATTGTCGCGGGTATATCCAAATATTTTTTTAATAGATTGATTTATTGCTTTTCTGTTTCGATATTTCCGAAGATTTTGAGAAATTTGTTGACATAATGATGCTATCATGACTTCGATATTATTTTCAAAGAATTTGTAAAAAATTTTCATAGTGACGATCAACAGTGGAAACTCTTTTCTAAAACTTTCAGTGAATACTTCGTCAACGTGCTTCCATAAATCCTTGAACGGACGATCGAAAGCTGTGATGTATGTAAACATACTATAAAAACCGTCATGATTTATGTTATTCGCAACTTGGCGGATGGCATCAAAAATACGGAAGATATCTATATATGTCAGACGTTTTCTTAACGGACTAATAATGTATCCAGATATTGCTGACTCTGGAACGCCTGATAAAAACAAGGGATATCCCTGTGCCAAGACTGGATTATTGGCAGTTCCAGCTGGCGGATTGAATATAGCGAACCATTTATTCGCGTTGGGGCTACCTGCGCTTGTCATATCCCTATTTATTGGTTTTTTTGATAAACCATAATCAATAATCGATCTACTAAAAAAAAGGTCGTCATTTCCGCCTGCACTTACGAATTCCTTCCGAAACATTTGCAAATAAGGATAACGTGCAAATATATTCCTGAATTCAGTATTGGTTAATCCTTGTATATCAGACGGCCGAATAGGGGCACTTAGATTTCCCGGAATGTCATAAGTTATCATCGCTGTCATGTTATTGTTCAAAAAATTTGTCAGTGTTAAGTTACCGTTCAATATATCTATCTCTTCTATGGTCTTTTGTAGATATTCAAAAAGTATTGGTCGGTAACTTTTTTTTAAAAATTTATTTATCAGAACCGGATCTTTAAATAATAAATATGCATCATCAACATTATCTGCTTTAATTTTATCCGGTATTCCAGCTAATCCGGGTTGATTCATCATATTTTGCGCAGGATTATATTGTCTCCGTTGTGTGTATATATTGTATGCCTCTGCTGACATGAACTTCATCTTACTCATAATCGTATCTACCATAACAGTACATGGATTTTCCGTGAACTCCTTATTTGCGATTAACAACGATAATATTTTGCTGTACAATATATCTTTTCCATCTTCAAACGTCATTTTAATCTGTTCCGTTTTAAGATTATTCAAATCAGCGGCGATGTCGATCATCATCTTATTGATGCTACTATCTGTAGGATCCAGAATCTCTGCTTCCTTCTTTTTCAAATTTTCGCCTATTTTTTGAATAGATTGATCAGTTTCGTTAGGCATAATTTTTTCGTATGCAGTTAATCCTGGTCCCCATCCCGTATTATTTGATCTAAACGTAATCGGATTGGTTGCAGTTCTTAATAAATCCTTTTTAACGTCATCTGTCATGTTATCAATTATTAACTCTAATCCATTTTGTTGTTCTTTCAAATCACCAGTATAATTTGGATCCTCAGCCACGTCCGTAAAAATCTTCGTTATTTTATCCTCTAAATCTCGCTCAGTAGAACTGTTTTCATACATATCAGCAACCTTGTCAATGGTATTGATCAAATGGACAAGATCATTTTTAGTATTAGGATCAGTGTTAAGTATCTTCATAATTTCACTTTCGGCTTCTATTAATGCTTCAGAGAGCAGTCTATCATCTATTTTTTGCGATGGAACTAGATCTCCGGGTTTGACGTCGTTGGGACATTCAACTCGGCTTCCACTGATGGCATAATGCAATGGGGTATTATTTGAACTATCTTTCCTTACCATAACAGTTTTTTTATCAACAAAGAACTTAATAATATCTTCATTTTGTAATTGTGCTGCTAAATGGATAGGCCAAACATTACTTGCATCTGGTAGATCATATGGTGCCCCCATTGAATCTAAATACCTAATTAATTCTAACTTTGCGGCGTCATTGGCTATTTTGTCATTCAATTCAAGCACAACATGAAACGGGGTCTTTCGAGTACCACCTTCGATCAAATTTAACCTATTTTTGTGTTCAATAACAAATGATCTTATTTTGTTAATATCTCCACTTTTAAGTTCTGTAAAAAAGTTTTCGGATATTGTATCAGGTATCACTTTTTCTGGATTTTGATCTAGTATTGGATATTGTTGTCTTTTCATCATACCTAATTATACTTACGAACGATAAAAAATGGCAATTTTCAACAAAAAAAATTGAAAAAATAGTTTTCAGGCAGTTACATCAGTATTAGTAGTATTAATACATCCCATGAATAAGCAGACATCACAATCTAAAAAGATAGCTCCTGGTCCATTGGATTGTCCCATTGATTTGCAACGTGTTCGTGCAGCGCTGTTGACAAGAAAACACGAATTAGAAAAAGAATTGGAAGATGCGGGAATTTCAATCAAAACGCCAGACAACGGCACAAAACCCCCAAAGACCCCAATTTGCAAGTTTCACAATTTGGAAGGAGGATGTACCAGAAAGGGTTGTACTTTTGGACATCCTGCTAAGGACGACAAAAAGACCAAAAATACCATCTGTAAATTTCATCTTAAAGGAGGTTGCACCAAAGAAGAATGTCCCTTTGAGCACCCTAAACGTGGAATCTGCAATTATAATTCTAAGGAAGGAGGTTGCACCAAAAAAGGATGTTCTTTTGAGCATCCTAAACGTATAATCTGTAATTATGATTCTAAGGAAGGAGGATGCACCAAAAAAGGATGTCCTTTTGAGCATCCTAAACGTACTGCGACAGTCCTTCAATCGGAAAATGCTTTTATGGACATCTTGAAGAAATTTAAGGATGATTTGGGAGCTTTGTCATTGACAGAATCAGATCCCCTTGAAATTCAAAAATCTTGTTTGAGAGAAATAGAATCGTTTGAAAAAGTTATGCTAACATTTGCGACAAAATAGATTCATGGAACTAAATTTAATAAATTTAATTTCATAAAAAATTGAAATTTTTTTTTACAGGGCATTCCATTATTAATCTAATCATCAACAACCAAATGTCTACAGCAAACGTACCAAAACCACAGAACAAAAAACCTTTTGTTGCAAAACAAAATCATCGACCTGCAAAAATTACGCAAGATAACGAAAAGGAAGATTTCGAACTATTTTTGAAGATGAAATCTTTAGGAATTGATCAATCTGATTTTGACTTGTTCACGAATTATGCAAAGATGGCAGGAAACACTCCCATCACTGTGGAGGGCTTTAAAGAATTCAAAATCAGATACGATGCGTTCCAAGAATTTAAGTTGATGCAACAAAACAAACAAAAGGAAGCATCCGGCCCTAAAAAAGCTGCTCCACAGAAACAAGTTGAAAAAGTTGTTGCTCAGAAACAAGTTGAAAACTATGTCCCGCAAAAACAAGTTGAAAAAGTTGTTGCTCAGAAACAAGTTGAAAAAGTTGTTGCTCGGAAACCAGTGGAACCTCTTTCTGAAAAAGAAAAATTGAGGAAACTGATGCAGGACAACATTGATTCGTTAGAAAAATCGTTAGGTGATCCAAATGCAGAGGATCATGCTACGAAAGAATCGCTTATTAAATTTTTACGACTAAAAATGATTGCGTTGCAATAGAAATGTTCTTTTTTAGATAAATATTTTATTAAAAAAAAAATGAAAAAATGACTTACAGGCAGTTCTATATATGTTCTATGTGCAATAACTCTGCATACAGCTATGTATCATTTTAAAGGAAGATTTGGCGACCTACGTGACCTTGATGAAAGTGCGTTGTATGCAGAGCCCAAACAAGAACACCAATATTCTTCTCATGAGCAAATCGATAAATTGCACGGTGACATTCGTGACCTAGAATTATTGAAAGAACAGGCCGAAAAATCAATGTGTAGATATGAAAACACTCCAGGAGGATGCGCACGGGATAATTGTCCATGGCAACATAAACAACCGAGAATGAACGCATCAATCGATAAATTGAATGCTCAGATTCATTTTCTAGAAGGATTGAAAAAACGGGCAGCGACCAAGATGTGCAAATATGAAAATGATCCAAAATATCCAAAAGGATGCACGAGGGACGATTGTACATGGCAACACGAAAAACCGAAAAAGATGGTGCCTCCACATTTAACTTTTGCTGAAAAGTCACGCACTCAGTGCAAGTGGGAACTCAAAGACGTAACAAATGAAAAAACAGGCGAAATTATAAGAAAAGGATTTTGTACCAAATGGACTTGTCCGTTTTATCATCAACGCAAACAACAACCTCATTTTGACACTGACGATCAACCAGATGTCTCTGATAATTATGTTCTTTTTCCTGACGTTCATCATTCGCAATCTGAATCGATGATGGATAAAATACATCCTGAAAATTTCGGAGTTTCTGAAAAATTCGATATGCCCGTTAAAAAACAAGGAAAGATTGTATTGAATGACGACGACGCAACGTTCTCCAGTTTTAATAACAGCTTGATAGAACTTGAAAAGGAACTCGACGAATTTAAGGCAACCGATGGAATTTTGTTAGATATTCGTGCTAGGAGTCTTGAGTTAATTCGTGGCGCTCTTAATGATGAAGACGAAGACGACTGCAAAGTTGATCATAGTTTACTTACGCCACAAACACATTGCCCCAATTGTGATTTATTTGTTTGCAAAGGTAACTCAACATTGTCGCTCACAGATGCTATAAATTTATGTGCTGGACCTCCAAAAGATATTTCTCCTCCAAAACTTGAACCCGACGAGATGTGGGTTAGAGCTAAAAATATGGATTGGGGTAGATCCGAAGACGAAGATGAAAATTAATTCATATCAAAATGTATCAGAACCTGGCGCATTTTGATAAAAAAATTGAAATAATATTATTTAGGATAATCCTTTTAAATAATTGGGATAACAAACATGTCTTTTCAAGGATCTAAACAAGTTCGAACCGATACCAAGAGCGTTGAAATGTATCAACGATTGGTGGATATGGGGATGAAAAAGGTGACTCCAGTAGATTTAGATGCGTTAATGAGGATGGTTGGCTCGGGTAGAACAGATATAACTCTTCAAACGTTTGAAGATTTTAAAAAAATCCCTCCGTCGAATTTGGACATATTGGTACAGACGAATGATTCAAAAAAAATGATTCCATCTGATTCGGATTTGGACACATTGGCACAGATGAGTGATTTGGGAATAACAGATATAAATCCCCAAACGTTTGAAGATTTTAAAAGTTTCAAATCTATGGCAGAATCCAAAAACCAAGTTGTATTGGGAAGTGAACAGATCCCCATGCTCGAAAAAAAACAACCTTTTGCGACAAAGAAGAAACGACCTACTGTACCAAAAAAGAAAAGACATCATCCGTTTAAGGAGGAAACAGTTCAAATTGCGAAAGAAGAACCAGTTCAAATTGCAAAAGAAGAACCTGTTCAAATTGCAAAAGAAGAACCTGTTCAAATTGCGAAGATCGCGAAAGAAGAACCTGTTCAAAAACAGGCTGTAAACGAAATGAAGAATATGATTTCTACAAAAATAGCTTTGTGGGAAAGGATGACATTGAGAATCGACGATTGTGAAAAAGAATTAGCTATTCAACTGATGATTGCTAATTTTCGGCAAATTTTAGATGAACTAAATAAATTGTAGATCCTGATCTCCATAAATTATATAGATCAGGATAAAAGTTTTTTAATTAGCTCATCTACTAAAATGGAGTAGATTATGATTATCAATTCTTTTGGTAACGGAGTCTTATTTTCTTCGGCCATATTGCAAGATAGTAATCTGATCATATTTTTTACATATGGATTGATAGCAGGAAGAGATAAATAATATGCTGTTATGTTGCGTCTGAAGGATAAATACGCAATTTTGAAAGCACGATTGTTAGATGCGGTGATATTAAAACATATTTTTTGTTGTACTATCTTTTTGATCAAATCTAGGTTACCATTTTGACTACATAATCCGACGATCCGATGATCGGATGGTAGTCGAAGATCTGAATTAGGGGCAGTCATCAGATAATGATGATGGAATTGATCGTATAGATGGTTATTATTGGCGCTAATTATGAAGGACAACATCTCTGAATTCATATATTTCATCATTTCGTGCACTGTATAATATTCGCCAATATTTATCTTGCCTTTCTTTATTATTTTGTGTAATATTGGATAAAATAACGTGCGTTGGCTGACTTTTTTAATTAAAAATCCATATATTTTTTTGTCTTCATCCGAAAGCTTTCTTACAAAATTATGTATCATAACATGAACCGTTTTAACAATAGTGTTGTCACAATATTCGTTATCTACCCCATCGCATTTTTGTGTTAACAAATTTACCAATTGATAATTTCCTTTTGTGACAGAAATAAAAAGAGGATGATCTTCTAGTTTATAATTATGTATGTTGAATGCTTGTTCGCCAAATTGCATAGTTTTGCAAGCATAATTTGTATGGATTTCTTTCTTTTTGAGTAAAGTATCTAAATGTCACATTTTCTTGTTTACATATGAAATTTATTGCAGTCATATCCCATTTAAATGATGAAATGAAATGATCATACAATTCTATGATTCGTTTGCTGTTATCGTCGTTCGATAAATTTTCGATCATCTCAATGTCTCCGTTAAGATACGCGACATTTAATACATTATAAAATATCCTGTTGTGGTTTCTTTTGATTGTCGTGGCAAAAACACTTATCCCTTCGTTAAATGCGTTGATATATACATTTAACAACTTCAAATTTTGAATATTATGCAATTGTTTTATGATTCCCGATAGTAATGGATCCTGAAGTAGTTGCAAATATTTTTTTGCGGTACATAAATCGATCAAATTTATATGGCTTAGATATTCAAATTCTGATATTTTACCGTTAGCTAATAACATTTCAAGGAGTTTGTTTCGATCTTTTTTTGACAAAAATTGTATTATCGTATTGGTACGACCAAATAATTGTATTGTTTCCTTATCATTGGCAAGTTCCTTGATAATAACTGTCGCATCTTCGAATTTTGATGTAAATTTTTGATGATAATAGTCATCGAATAGTAATGTTTCGGCCATTAGTTGATAATTGAGTAATATAAATACCTATTTTGTAGTGCAAATATCAATTTTTTTTGAATATTATGATTTATATATTCATATGAATCATAATACTTTAATGTCTTCTGCAACCACATTTACATTTGCGTTTCTTTTTACAACATTCAACGATGACGTATTCGACGCGCGGTGGTTCGCAACATGGTTTAGCACATGGGTTGCAACATGGTTTTGGGTCGCAGCATGGTTCGCAACATATGATAGGAACGTTACAGCATTTTAATGGAACTTCTTTACAGCATTTCTTTGGACACGGATCACAGCATTTCTTTGGACAGGGATCGCAGCATTTCTTTTTTTCGCACTTGTCACAGCATTTTCTGCCATGGTTGTGATCATCGTTATGGTGATGGGACATTATATAAGTAATATACAAAAAAATATATTTATCAACAGACTTTACCCACCATAATAATTATATATTTTGAACTCATTATTTCAAAAGCAAATGTTTGAACGCATTAAATATGTTAAATGATCGATATTTGCATAAATAAGATATTGGATGTACCAATATTTATCTACTCACGTGCTACCAAGAAATTTACATCGACAAGACATCAAATGATCGAACACTTACACGTTCAAATCTCTTGCCAGAAACTTTGAACGATCAAATATTGGTGGATCCAAATCTCGCGGCAATTCTCTTGCCAGTAACATTGAATAATCAAATATTAGCACGTTCAAATCTCTCGGCAATTCTCTTGCCAGAAACTTTGAACGATCAAATATTGGTGCATTCAAATCTCTCGGCAATTCTCTTGCCAGTAACATTGAATAATCAAATAATAGCACGTTTAAATCTCTCGGCAATTCTCTTGCCAGTAACATTGAATAATCAATATTAGCACGTTCAAATCTCTCGGCAATTCTCTTGCCAGTAACATTGAACAATCAAATATTAGTGCATTCGAATCTCTCGGCAATTTTCTTGCCAGTAACATTGAATAATCAAATAATAGCACGTTCAAAGCTCTCGGCAATTCTCTTGCCAGTAACATTGAATAATCAATAATAGCACGTTCAAATCTCTCGGCAATTCTCTTGCCAGTAACATTGAATAATCAAATATTGGCACGTTCAAATCTCTCGGCAATTCTCTTGCCAGTAACATTGAACAATCAAATATTGGTGCATTCAAATCTCTCGGCAATTCTCTTGCCAGTAACATTGAATAATCAAATAATAGCACGTTCAAAGCTATCGGCAATTCTCTTGCCAGTAACATTGAATAATCAAATATTGGCACGTTCAAATCTCTCGGCAATTCTCTTGCCAGTAACATTGAACAATCAAATATTGGTGCATTCAAATCTCTCGGCAATTCTCTTGCCAGTAACATTGAACGATCAAACATTGATGCATTCAAATCTCTCGGCAAGAGAATTGCCAGAAACTTTGAACGATCAAATATTGATGCATTCAAAGCTCCCGGCAATTCTCTTGCCAGCAATATTGAGCGGTCAAATCTTCTGGCAAATTTTTGTTAGTAATATCGAACGAGCAATTCTCTCGCCAGAAACTTTGAATGTACCGATATTAGTCTGTTCAAAGTGACATCAAGAAATTTGCATTGACGATATTTTGAAGGTGCCAATGTTGGTCCATTCAACACGATATCAATAAATTTGTATCGATGAGACTTTGAACGTGCCAATATCAATCCATTCTACGCATTATTAATAAAATCACAATAATAAGATAAAAAAAGTGAAAATTAGATTCTCAGGATGGCCCATCAATCTGTTTTAGTCACAAACACCCATATGAATCCTAAAATTGTGCCCCAGGAAGAAATTTTGGCAATAAGCGACTTTCTCAGCCAAAATGATGTTCCGGCCAAATCCCGTATTACGTATACGGTCGAATCACATGGGTGTAACATAAAGTTCGATAACAAAGTTGTTCAGGTCACTTACTTTAATAACAAAATCAATTGTGTTTGGGAAGACGGCATCATTGTTCAAGAAAAGTTTGAAAATCTCCTCATGATCCTCATTGAAATTATTACAAAGGGTACATTGATCAATCATTGTTTAGAAACGTGTCAAAACTATTATTGCACATCAATTCATCCACCAACACGACAACAAATATGTAAGAATCTGCAGTGCGCTGAAGACAAATGTTTTAAAATTCATGCAGATGGAAGAGAACGTTGTATGAGAGGGTGGGATTGTTTATTTAAAGGATGTCATCTGTTTCATCCAGTTGAACGAAAGATTGATTTTCCTGGTGATAATATTTCCACAAATCCTTTCTTATCAGCTGTTCCATCGATATCTAACAATCCATTCTTGTCAGTTCCAGTTGCAGCACCTAACAATCCATTTTTTGCATCACCGCAAAATCCATTTTTAGTACCAAGAACACCATCTCCGCCAATGTACGCGCCCGTTCCTCAGCGAACGATTTTGGCGGATGATCTCAAACATGAAACTCCACTTGTACCTATTCGAAATTCGTCGACAAATGTACCTATTCAGAAACCAGTAGAAACAGTTGTATTTCCCGTTAATCAGAAACCAGTAGAAACAGTTTCGATAAAAGTCCCCACGGAAAAAATTGTTGCACCTAACGAGAATGCACAACTTTGCAAGTGTAAAGATGAGAAATGCATCCAGAAACACATGCCATGGTGTAAATACGATGTCAGTTGTCGCGGATACAACGGTTCATGCAAATTTAGACATCACGAAAAGGTAATCTGCAGATGTGATGATGAATCGTGCGTCAAAGTTCACGTGCCGTGGTGCAGATATGGAGACAAATGTAAAAATCCAAGTTGTACTTACAGACACACAATAGCAAAATAATTTGATTAATTTATTATAAATAAATTAATCAAACCACTCACAATGAATTTTAAAATATTGATTAATCACATTGGAAGAAAACATGATAAGTACAATTTTAGGCTACCTATTTGAAATATTTTTTGGCCACATAATTGCTGACTTCATAATCGGAGTTTACCATTGGATTAAAGATACATATTTTGATCCACATACGCCAGTATTAGGAGGAATATTCATTTGGAGCAGTAGATTACATCATATTCGACCGCAATATGTCACTACCTTTTGTGATTATGATTTATTTGTAAGTTCGGCTAAATGGACATTACTATGGATGGCACCTGTTTTTTATTACATAGAATTTTCATCATTTACCGTTACAATGTTTTTGACAATTTCATTGAATGATGTTGTTCATAAATATGCACATATGTCCGATGCGGAAAGACCAGAATGGGCAACTTTTCTGCAAAACATAAATGTCTTTCAATCAGCCGAAGAGCATCATCTACATCATACACATCCACATATTACCCACTACTGTCCAATAACTCCATTTGTCAACGAAACGCTCGAAAATTATAACTTTTGGAGGAAATTAGAAGATCTTATCGAAGCTAAATTTAATATCAAACCTAGAGAAAAAGAAAATCATTTCGTAGAAGACAAACGATATCCTGCTGGGATCAAATTTCTACATAAAAAATAACAGATCAAACTAGTCTGACGTATAAAAAATTTATAATGTTACAATAAATGTTATCGTACTTCTCAATTTTATTTATAGGTGCCCTAATATATCTAGTAGTCACCTCTAAATCACCAGATACAATAGTTAACGAAATGCGACAGCCATCGCCACGAGCATCAGATGATGAAATAATCGTCACATACAAATGTAAAAAATACAATCTTACCGAATTTGCATTGAGTCATCCAGGAGGAAAGGATGTATTGTTAGAAAACAATGGCAAGAACATCGAAGAGTTAATGGACGACGTAGGACATAGCAAGAGTGCTTACAAGATGCTCGAAAAATATTTAATCAAATAAAAATATATTTTCGAAAATATATTTTTATTTAGAAGGATACGAATTTCGCTGGAGAATTCGATATCTTGTAGAACTATTTTAATCGAGATTTTGTAATTGGACGAAAACGTGTTGGAATTATATTTTCGAAAATATAATTTTATTTAGAAGGATACGAATTTCGCTAGAGAATTCGATATCTTGTAGAACTATTTTAATCGAGATTTTGTAATTGGACGAAAACGTGTTGGAATAATACTCTGATTACGAATGGGTCAGAAGAACTGCGCTCGAGAATTCTATACTTGACGCCAGTGATTGATGTATTGTCCGCTGGAATTGCAATTCCAGCAGAATTACTTTGACATAATCCGCCAACAACACAATTTCCATCATCACGTACATAAATTTTTCCAAGTAACCCGACCGGGATCCATTTTGGATCTTGTGATCGAGGTACATATGGTTCAGATCCGCGTGGACGATGTCTATGAGCTGGTACAACAACGTTGACTGCTTGTACACCTTCTAATTTTCCTTTTAATGTGTTTGTAAAGGTCTGAACAATACTATCATTTGAATGAGGAACTATGTCTTGCTTCTTGATTCCATATTGCACTAAAATTGCTTCAATGCTTTGAGTTGGTAATTTTAAGTCATTTTGATTGATAGATTTTGATTTGTTGAGTGGTAAGTTTAATTTAGATACTAAATTGTTGATCGGCAAAGTAGGCAAGTTACCTGCTACATTGTTAACTGGCAAGTCTCCAGTTGGCAAATTACCTAGCACATCCGCAACAGATAGATCTTTAATTAATCCAGACGCTGCCAAATTTCCTACTAAACCAGCTACAGGAGAATTTCCTAACAATCCTGCTACAGGTAATTCAGAAACAGGAATACCAGATACAGGTAAAGCTGCTAACAAACCAGATACAGGTAAATTACCCAACAATCCTGCTGTTGGTGAACCTCCTAGCAAATTAGATACAGGTAAGTTACCTAACAAACCAGACACCGGTGAATTACCCAATAATCCTTTTGCTCCTAAAGTAGGGGCAAGTAAGCTTTCTAACAAAGTAGATGCGGGTAAATTAGCTAAATTTGCAAGGTTAGATACTGGTAAATTTGCCAAACCAGTTAACATATTTGTAAGAGTTACTTGTAATCTTGATGCTAAATTATCAATTGATATGTTTGTCAAATTTAATTTAGGAATTATATCCACGACTGGTAAGTTCAATCCTCTAGATAGATTGACGACAGGGACGTTTCCTAAGTTAAGTAAATCGGCTACTGGTAAATTTCCTAATTGTTCGACAGTTAAACCTAATGTTCCAGCTAAATCAGGGATTGGTAGATGAGTATCTATTAAAGTATCTACTAAGTTAGCAATTGGCATATTGATTTTGTTAGCTAATTCAGCAACAGTTATGTCACCAATGTATGTATTGAGAGCTAAATTAGCAATTTGTTCGCCGGTCAAGCCCAATACAAGAGCAAGAGGCAAGTTCAATAAAAATAACAATTGAGCTAAAGGTATTCCTGATTGTTGAGCCAAATCATGAACTGATACAGGTGTTGATGGATACACAATTGGCAATTGATTGATCAATGGTACTTCAGTTGGAATTATTGCGCCTAATCTGTTTACCAAATCAGAAACTGGCAAATTTCCCAAATAATTGTTTAAATTAACAGCTTTGACATTTGATGCTTTAACTTGTTTTGCGTTTAACAATGATAACAAATCTGTTAATGGTAAGTTGGCAGGATTTATTTTTGCAGCTGCTAATATTTGTTTTAATTGCGATACGACTAATGTTAGTGGATCGACATGTGCAGCTTTCAATTTTGATGATAAATCTTGGATGGAGTTGGCTGGCAATAGTCCTAATTGCGCAATCAAATTTGCAACTGGTAAGCTTGATAAGATGCTACCCACTGGTAAGCTTGACAACACACCGCCTAAATTGAGAGGCTTTTGTTGGATTAAATTTTTATTTTTTACAATTTGTGATTTGACAGCAGCTTGTGGTTTAACAATTGCTTGAGGTTTGGCAACTTGAGGCTTGGCAACTTGAGGCTTGGCAGAGGATAATTTAGACAGTAAGTCTTCAATTGCTTTATTTGTAGCAGCATTGATCATTTCGTTTTTGTCGGTGAACGTTTCAGTTAACGTAGTACCATATTGAGCTAATACTGCGTTTGCGCCGACAGTGAAGCTTGATTGAGTAATTGGACGTCCAAATGGATCTCGTTCGATGAGGTTAGGATCTCCTAATTCAGCTGCATCTGCGTTGACACATGCAGTACGGGAAGTAATCCCAATTACTTTGTCTTGTGATGTTGCATATTGAATTTTGTTGCCGTTAACTAATTCGACAAAATAACCAACTCTATCTTCATTATTAGGATTTCCATCATTCCATTCAAAATATTCAGCATAATCTGCATTACCTGTCGTGAAAACGTTAGTAATCATTTCGCCAGATGGTTGTGGTGTACCGAAGAGAGTAGTTCGAATGATAGCGCTAATTCCTTCTCCTGGAGTGCCAGTTGGAGTTGTACCTCCTGCTAATTGCCATGAAAATGGATCCAATCTTGAGCTACCAAAAGATCCCATGATGTGAGTTCCGACATCGTTGGTTTGGGTGAATAAACCTTCAGCGTGAGAGATTGGCGCATCCGCAGCAGTAAAAATACCTTCAGTGTGAGTAGCTGGTTCCAATGCAAAGGTAAAGATACCTTCAGTGTGAGTAGCTGGATCAATAGAAAAGGTAAAGATACCTTCTGAATGTGATGCGTCGTCTGTGGCAAATGTGAAAATTCCTTCAGCGTGAGATCCAGCTCCTGATGATTCAGTGTTTATTCCTTCAGCGTGTGCAGCATCATCTGTGGCGACTGTGGAGATACCTTCAGCAAAGGATGCAAATCCTAATGCGGTGTTGCTAAAACCAAATGCAGCAGAATTATTACCAACGTTTGCATTATCCCATTCATTATCAACAACTTCGCCAGCACGAAATGCGCCTCTATTTTTATCAAAAGTCAATCTACTTCCTGCTCCAAGATCAGGAATGTCACTCGCAAGAGCGGCGACCAAGTTTTTATTTATATCAGATCTGACTACCAAACCGGTAGGGATGATTTGATCGCAAACGGTTGCAAGAGGAGTGCCGTTTGGTGGCGCAGATATGGTGCAAATATTTAACTGTTTTTTCTCGTGTGAATGGCAACACTTTGACGACATATTTATGATGTTTCTTTATAAATTAATTATTACGATGGGAGACGATGTCCCTCCCCACCCATTTTTATCACCCATAAAATTGATAAAATTATGCCAAACAAGAAATGATTATGATCCATAAAACAAATTCAGAATATTGCGTACGCAAACATTGGTTCGTTCAAGGTGTTATTTCCTTTTTGAATATATTATTATTAGTCGCAACATCACAATTGTAGACCACTGTATTTGCATCACTATTAGATATAACATAAAATAATGAGAACTAAATATTCCTGATGCCAGTTAGATTTATGTGCTGCAAAAAATGGCTATATACGTCGGGGAAAAAATGGTCGGGCCATAATGTCAGGCAAAAATAGCCCAGCTCGTCGGGGAAAAAATGGTCGGGCCATACACATGGAAAATGATCCGGCTATACACCGGGTACATATCAAGGAAAATTTGTCAGTTGTGCACAAGAAAAGGAATACTCCGGTTATATATGGTCACTGTCGGGAACTGTTTCGATCCAGAATGATATCTTTATTAATGTTGAAAAATAATATCAAAAAACCGAAACGGCACTCCCAATGACGATCATATCTGATAAAATAGCTAGGATATATGAATACAGGTTCTGTATTGATTAAATCGATTATGTAATAGTATTATTAAAAAGTAAGATCAATTTAATAATAATAATATTGTTTTTGCGGTAATATTCTGTGCCGAGAATTATTATTTTTGGTATCATTTTATAAATATAATTATATTATGAAATGATATGTTGCATTAATCAACCATAATGTGATTCAGACGTTTATCAAATATATTTTTGATATCTTTTATCAATTTTTGTTCAGTATAATCGCCAGATAGATTAAAATCGTTTCCATTAGCAATAATTTTTTTGTTTTTTCTATTTGCGATTTCGTTACGTATATTTTTCCACAACACTATCGAGTTTGGAACGTATTTAATTTCCATAACAATTGTTAATTTTTTAAATATTTTTTGTTGTTTTACTATCGCAATATTTCTGTTTTCTTTGTTTGTCCGTGCAACATAATAATCATAGTACACGTACTCTGTTTTTCTCTTAGGTTGTTCATTTTTTTTCATAATAATTAATATATTATCATCTTTTTGATTTTCTGTTCGAACAACAACATGGCGGCATTTTACATCTAATTCATCAACAAGGATATCTACATTTTGTCGAGAATGATCTGCTATTATGCGCAATTCACATAATTCCTTATCTTGTTTCTTATTTAATTTGAGCAGTTTATTTAATTTAATGTTCCCTTTTTCCATTTTTTTATCTTGTTCTTTATTTATTTTGAGTAATTCATTCATATCTGATGATAATTTGATAATTCTATCATTTTTCCCTCTCAACAATGAATCATTTTTTTCTCTTTCTTTGGTTGAAAAATATTCGTTGACTATTTGGGATATTTCAACTGCAAATTCAGGTGATGCCCATGAAGCTATGTGTGTGATCAAAAGATTATGCACATATGTACCTCTAGTTTCATTGCCACCTGAATTTATGATAAAAGATAAATTTTTGATATCAATACAAGTATATGATGAGACTGATTTTACTATTTTTTTAGAATTTTTATTTTGAAACCATTTTTTTAATTCTTTTGTTGATCCCAGTTCCCTGCCGATTTCTTGACATAATTTTGTAGCATTAATGTAACCGTTTTTTTTCATAATAGTTACCGTAAATTTATTATATTTTCCGAGACTATAGTGTTCATTTATGTCCCTAAAGCATATTTCACGGATATCCTTGCCATCCTTTTTCATATCAATTTTAACGACTTTTTGTAATTGTTGTTTTTTTGATTCAACAAGAATATGTTTTCTCTTTTTTTCTAAGAAGATATTTTCATCATCATCAAAATTTTGGCTCGCATCCTCGGACGTTTCTGTTTCGCATTCTGATTGATTCGTATCCTCGGAGGTTTCTGTTCTGTATTCTGGTTGACTTGCGCTCTCAGACATTTCTGTATCGCATTTTGATTGACTATCATCATCGATTGTTTCTGTATAGCATTCCGATTGGTAATAATCCTCTGACGTTTCTGCGACATCCTCGCTATCAGATCGACTAACATGTTCGTTTGATTCTGACAAACTCGATTCATATATTTTCTTGCTTTTCTTATTCATTTGTTTCTTTGGCATTTAGCTAATCCTATATATGTAGGTCACGCTCGCGATAACAATTATTATTTCAATTTTTTAATCAAATAATCAACAATTATTTGATTAAAATAATTTATGGATTTACATCAATGAGATTTGCGTTGATAAGATTCTAAATATATCAACATTGGTGTGCTCAAAATATTGTCTCAAAAGAAATTCACATTGACAAGACAATGAATATGCGAATATTAGTCAAAATCAATACTGTTTAGGATTTGTTAAGATTTGCGTCGACGGAAGATTGAATGTGATAATATTGATCTATACCACATGACATAGAGATTTGTAAAGGTTTGCGTTGGCAAGGTTTTGTTTGTCAAGAAATTTTAAAGGTTAGCATAGATAGGACTCAAGGTTGCTGATTATTGGCTTATCCAAATGCCTCTCGAGAGATTTGCTTTGGCGTGACATTAATATACTAACGTTTGTCCGTTCGAACGATTGTTTTTTGGGAGAGTTTTATAAAGATCCATATTGGCGAAACTTTGAACGCGACGATATTTATCGACCCAAAATACTGTTAAGAGATTTGTAGAGATTGACATTGACTGAATTTTGAGGGTGTTTGGTGACGTCGGGTTTACCCAAAGTGTATGTCCTTCAAGAAATTATAAGAATTTACAACAAGTTGCGTTCAACTTTCAACGATCCAATGAATGTGACGTGCAATTTTTTAGCAACACGATGCGTTGCATTCGACTTTCAATGATCTATTGAATATGATATGCAAACCTCCAGCAAACATAATTCTTTGCGGCAACGTTGCGTTTAACTTTCAACAATCCGTCGAATATTACGCGCAATTCCACCACAAACATAATTCGTTGCAGCAATATTGCATTCAACTTTCAATAATCTATTAAATATGACATGCAATTCTTTTGCAATTATAATTCTTTGCAGTGACATTGCACTCAACTTTCGGCGATCTATTGAATATGGCATGCAATTCTCCAACAAACATAGTTCTTTGCGTTAGACTTTCAATGATCTATTGAATATGACATGCAATTCTCCAGCAAACATAATTCTTCACAGCAACATTGCATTCAACTTTCGGTGATCTATTGAATATGACATGCAATTCTCCAGCAAATATAATTCTTTGCAGCAACATTGCGTTCAACGTTCGACGATCTATTGAATATGATATGTAATTCTTCAGCAAACGTAATTCTTTGTAGCAATATTGCATGTAACTTTCAACGATCCATCAAATGCGAAATGGAACTCTTTGCGGCAACATTGCATGTAACTTTCAACGATTCATCGAATATGGCGCAATTCTTTACAGCAACGTTGCATCCAACTTTCAACGATCAATTGAATATGACGCGTAATTCTTCAGCAAATACAATTCTTCACAGCAACATTATGTTCAATAATCTATCGAACATCAAATTTTGATAAAAAATATTCATATTCCTTATCAAAATCAATTCAAAATACTCAAACGATAAATAATATACATAATCAAAAGTAATCCGCAAACAAACAAAACGTTATGAATCATCATCGTATCATCATTGTTTATCGAAAATGTCTCGATGACGGGTTTGGTGATAAAATCAATAACAATTTTTTCTTCGTCTGGTGTTAATAGTGCATCTGGTACTATATTTATTATCCCATCGTTTGCCGTCACCAAGCGCGGTATAGCTTTAATTGGCATGTAAATGTTGACATACTGATCATTTGTATCAACAATTTGCATAAAATCAGGATCCATCTCTTGCTGCCCTTCAACCATCGTATCTCTAACTAATTCCAAGAATAACTTCCATGGCACAAAATATCGTGATATATTATTCATCATTTCACTTTGCAATCCCCTTTCAGCAACAAAATCCCCAACTTCTTTCTCGTGCAACTCCGCACTATCAATAACTTTTAATTCATTATCCACATCTTGATAAAATTTGATCGACATCTAATATATATTATACTGCTATATTATATATTTGCAAGAATCCATTGTAAAATAATAATAATATACCTAACACTCATTTTAAACATACAATACAATATTGCTCGTCTATTATAAGGTTGCGCATTTAGCAAATGTATTTTATCGATATATGCATCTCGAAAGAAAATATTGATATCATCGTCATCATTGATTGACATAGTATACGTAGGTGTCAAAAATGTAATAGCATCATCTTGGTATTCTATATTTATCATTTCTGGTCCATTGAATTTTTTGTCCGATATTTCAAGATAAATCTTTCGTTCGCCAACATTATCCAAATTTATGTAATAGAACTGCTCGTTAGAACTTATCATTTTGATGAAATCTTTACCACTCATACTGTATTTATTTATCGTAGTATGTTGTGTTAGTCCATTATCAAATATATATTGCGCAATATCTTTCTTGGTTAATGTTCGGAGTGGGGTGGATTTGTTTGATGTTCGATATGTTGAAATTGACATTAATTATACGCATCATTAAAAAGTTTCGATAGTCTATCTCTAATTTCAAAAACCTTTGCTAGCCTATTTTTTTTTAATCAAATAAGATCGCAATCTATTCTTGAATTGATGTATTTTGTTTTTGCCAACCAGACTTTTAAACGATCCCTTCTTAATTTGATATTCTGACTTCATTGGAACATGTGCTATTAAACCCGCTTCGTACAAATATGAATTCACATCCAACGTATAACTGATATTATAAAATGGATTCACTTCAATCGAGGAATACAATATCTCCATCTTTGTTTCCATCAAATTTATAAATTGCGGATGATTTTCGATGATGTAGATATACAAATCTTTGACATTGGACGTGTTCGAATCCTGTGCAATTTGATAAATCTCATCTCGATCTTCTTGCTTTACAACTTCATCAACATTAGATCCCGCCAAAATATCTAATCGCCCATAATCAAAATTTGCCCTAACATTAATATTACCATCAAAAAATTTTTTACCATGCTTCAAATATTGATAAATATTATCCGAAAATGTGTATCTCGTTTTATTTTGTTTTGTTTCAATAGTATCTGTCGACTTATTAGGAAACAACGTGTAATTTGAATGAATGATCACAGATTCACTGCCAATATAATACGCAAATAAGCTTAACCATTCTATCCATTCTGTATTGGACAGATTTAATTGTTGCGATGAATCTGTCACGCTATATCTAAAATAATAATTAACATGTATTTCAACGCCTATTTCCATCATAATATTAATATTACCATAAGTCGGGTTCGATGAATAACAAACTAATCCCGTCGCTGTTGAATAATAAAAAAATTCCTTGTAAACTGACGTCGAATTGTAAGATTCTATCACAAACGTGAATTCATTTTTACCGATGGTTGTATTGAATTGATTGTTGTCGTTGAGATAATTTTTTGTAAAGTTGTTAAGACGGTCAGAGATAGATATGTATCCGATATCATCTCTCATTATCAATTGTCTAAAATTAACGTTAACGTTAGTCGGCATAATTGCGTTAGGTATTTCTAACGTAATAGTATCGCTGTCTATGTATTTATTATCTAGCAATGTAAATTCATATTTTTTTTGCACACGCTTGTTAAGTTTGATCACATTATGATAATCTTCTGTTTTTTCGATGATGTCATCTAATTTGTAGCGAGACGATGGCGGTAAAATTATTTCTTGTTCTTCTGGAAAGTTAGAATAAGCTTCTATGCATAACCCGATTCCCTTGATATTACCAGGAATTTTAATCTTGATTAATATGTAGCCGAAAGAGTAATTGTCTTGATAATGGACTGGGTCACGAGTGGTACTTAGGAAACTAGGATCGATGTATATGTCTCCTTTTTTGAGATGTCGCAGGTACAAATCATCATCAATAAAACGGTAGAGAGTGTAGGATTTATCGAACGCAGGGGCATTTTTGATCAGTTTTATCATCAGTTCAATTTGATTTTCGAGCGTAGGATTGCTGATTGCGATTCTATCTTCTTGTTGTGGGGCATCTTCCATCATGCAACATCGATATGTGCGCAGATAATTATTGATAAAATAAGAACCAAAAAGAGAATAGTGTTTTACTAATCCAATTGCCCGATTATCAAATATATACATTTGATGATCCAACAAAATTCTTCCTGGGATATCATATGGTACTATTTTGGAGCATAATTCTCGCATTTCTTCAGGTTGTAACGTTACTTTGTCAGTCAAGTTCCAATCATATGCTAAATAATACAATTCTGCAGACGAATAATATGGTTTTATATGGTCCATCTTTGACTGAAAGCTCGGTCGCTTGCACTGGGTAATATATGAATCTAGAATGAAGCTTTCATAAAATATTTTCAAGTATGTTTGATATAGTGCATCCATATTATAAAGTGATAAGATGCGCAAGTTATTTTTGTCGTTTTCGGTTGGCTGTTGCAATTTAGTTAAATCATCATAGAAATTTTGACTTGCAAATCGATAGTCATTACGAAAGATCCTTGTAAAGATGTTATTTTTATGAATTAGATAAATTCGATTTGTGCGTATGTCATATAACGGAACTCGTTCATCGTATTGACTAACTTTAATTCGAAGATCATTTAGATAATTTGAAGGTAAATTTAGTTTTTTCCGTTGTTCGTCATCGATAAGAGTAATTTTGTTATCGAAGAACATGGCAACGAAATCATCTATTTTATTAGTTGATTCTATGACATGTTTGTCAATTAGTGGCACATAGTGGTACAACATATAATGTATATCTATAAATTATATGTTAGTCAAAATCATGTAATGTATCTCCTGTTTTTAGTCCCAAATCTTGCATAGTTTCATCATCCTTACATACATGATCTCCAAATTTCAATCTCATATTATGGCATAAATTGATATCATATTTGTCAATGAATAAATTGATCAATATTGAAATCGTCGTTTTAGGATATACGCGCATGAATCCAGTTTTGTTTTGATGTTTAACTTTGATGTCAATGCTTCCTCGTTTCGCATCGAAAGCAAAGATAACATCCTCATTATCCATTGCCAGTGTTTTTGGTGTATCAAAAATTGTAATTTCGTTTGAATCTATTGTTAGTGTTACATTTTGAATCAGACCAAATTTATCTTTGTAGGAATCGATTACCCATCGCATCGATGTACAAGTTTTAATTCTAAATTGCACACGGTTATCTGACTGACCAATCACTACAAAGTTAATTTGGTTTGCCATTTTAATGTAATCTAAAATAAGATACAGATTCATATCACTTCATAATTCAATTTTTTTCTAAATTTATAATCAAATCCGATCTCTCCACTAATTCATCGTAGGCGCAAAAATGTTGGATGTCATTGTTCGAGAGATCTAGGATTTTAAGATTTGTTAGATTGCCAATATTAGGTACGACTTTGATTTCATTGTGTGCTAGATTTAATATTTCTAATTTTGTTAGTGATAATATTTCATTAGGAAAGGAGGAGATGAGATTACATGATAAATTTAGTGTGCGCAAATTTACTAATGCTGATATATCTGGCGGGATTTTTTTGATGCGACCGAAATTTAATCCTAACGTTTCAAGATTTACTAATTTACATAATATGGATGGGAAGAAACATTTTTTTTCTAAAGTGATGCTATTATAATCTGTATCATTTATTTTTTTGAGATCTTTTATTTTGTTGAAGATAAAGTATATTTGTCTATTTGATAAATTGGGAATAGTATGTGTACTAAATTCTGTGCGCATTTTTGCAGAATAAAACGATTCGCATGTTTGATAGTAAGATTTATTGATTAGCGCATAGTTATTTACGTCATGATTTAATTTTTGAATTATCTCTAGCAATATATCTTGATTCATTGCTATAGGTAATATTATTTAGTTACAGTTGATAACTAAATAATATTATTTTGGAATTTTCCTATGCCTTAGGAACCTCAAATTTAACACTTACTACTGTTGAAGGAATATGTTTTGGATTGAACATATCATAATTTTTGCTGAATATTATATGTGTAACTGAAGATGGTATGGAATTTTTCATTGATTGATTAAAATAATATCCAAACTTTAGATGTGTAACTGATTGTGGTATGTGACCTTTTATAGGATGGTTAAAACATTCACCAAATTTTAAATGCGTGACTGATGGAGGAATATGACCTTCGATTGGGTTGTTAAACAAATATCCAAATTTTAAATGCGTTACTGATGTCGGGATAGTGTTTTTAATATGTTGATTGAAACCTACGCTGAATTTCAAATGTGTCACCGATGATGATATGCAATTTTCAAGAAACATATTGAAACCACCGATGAAAGTTAGATGAGTAACTGATCCCGGAATACCATCCGCCATTATGTGACTACAAATATTACCTAAAGTTAAATGGGTAACTGAATTAGGGAGATCTTTTTTGAGAGACCAACCAAAAGAGTAACTATCCAATGTCAAATGCGTGACAGTATTTGGAATATTTATTTTTTGAAAAAAGTTTCTCCCAAATATTAAATGCGTGATAGGTAATTTGACTAAGCAATCTACATTTTGATTAAATTCATGTCCAAATGTTAAATGAGTTAGATATTGCGGCAAAATATTATCGATATTTTGATTGAAACAGTCTCCGAATGTTATATGTGTAATCGACAAAGGTAATTGGTTACATATTTTTTGATCAAAACAAGCTCCAAAAACTAGTTCAATCACTGACTCAGGTATACAGTCGTCAACAGACCAATCAAAACTTTCACCAAATCGCAAATATTTCACTGTTGGTGGAATGCAATTTTTTATCGGCATATTAAAATCATCAACAAATGTTAAATGCGTAATTCCATATGGGATCTTAGTTGTATGTGCTAAAAAATGAACCGAAATTGCATTTTTTGGATACATACTTTTTTTATTTGATATTCGCACATGCTTGAAATTATCAAAATATGGTAGCTGATAGATTCTCGCAACGTCAATAATTTCATCATATTTGAAAATATATTTTAATTGATCCATGGTTCTTGAAGTTGACAATAACCTTATCTTTTCCTTATCAGTCATATGTTCACTAATTTTCAAAATGAGATCTTTGCATATTATCAACATTTTTAATGAATCTTATATTTGAAACTGCCGCTTGAATGTTTAAATATCAATTTTTTAATCGATATTCTGACATTTTATTTGATACCTTCGTTAAATTTGACACTTACTACTGTCGATGGAATATGATTTTTATTGAACATAACGTATTTTTTATCAAATGTTATATGTGTGACTGACGGAGGTATTGAATTCTTCATTGATTGATTAAAACGTTCACCAAATGTCAAGTGAGTAACTGATGATGGAATACTATTTTCTATTTTTTGATTAAAGCAATGACCGAATGTTAAATGAGTGATCGGCAATTTAGCTAAGCAGTCTATATTTTGATTGAATCCGTATCCAAACGTCAAATGAGTTAAAAATTGTGGTAGAATATGATCAATATTTTGATCAAAACAATATCCGAATTCTAAATGCGTAATTGATGAAGGTAATCGACTATTTATTTTTCTCCGAAAATTATTCCCAAAAACTAGTTTAACGACTGAATTAGGTATGCAATCATCAACTGACTGATTAAAATATTCAATAAATTGTAAATATTTCACTGTAGTTGGGATGCATTTTTTTAGCGATTCATAAAAGTAATCAAAGAACGATAAATGTGTGACTCCATATGGAATCTTGGTCGTATGTGCCCAAAAATGAATTGAAATCACATTTTTCGGGCACATATTTTTCTTATTTGATATCCGAACATGCTTAAAATTATCAAAATATGGTAATTGATAAATTTTCGCGACATCGACAATTTCATTATAATCGAACACATATTTCAATCGATCTGTCGCTCTCGAAGTTGACGATAGCCTTATCTTTCCTCTGTCAGTCATATATTCTCCAATCTTAAAAACAATATCTACTGGCCACATTTTCGATGATTTGTATGTTTGAAATTGTTGTTTAGATATTTGAATATCAATTTTTTAATCGATATTCAAATATATTATTTTTTTTCAACAATATTTTTGAGAGAGATCACGTTTTTAATTTCGTCATCATATATTATCTCGCTCGGCCGATATGAACCAATATTATCTATTATGATTTTGTATAAACGATTTGCCTCAGCATTTGCACTTATCGCGCCAAGCAATTCGTCCAACTCCGGATCGTTTGCTTCAAAATCACTTCTTCGTCGATATCTCATTGTTCGTGACACTTTTTGTAAGAATTCTATCTCGCCAAAAAAATCATATTTTTCAAAATATGTTGGTATTCCTCTGTTGATATTATGGTTTGTCAAGCAAAATGCTAATTCTTTTGAAACATTATTTGAATGCGCAATTGATATCAAACTATTTATGACATTTTCGTGCGCTTCATAATTTTGTCCAAAGATAATACGGAGCACTTCATAAATATCATCAATATGTAATGTTTGTTGTATCCATAAATTGTATAAGTAATCATATATATTTTTATCCACGAAAGTGCGGTACTCAATCATAAGAACCTCTTCGTAGGGAGTTATTTTTCCATCTGAGTAAAATATCGGCTTGATATTTTGTGTATTAACGACGAATCCATGTTTTGAGACATAATTAAAAAAGTCATCTTTCGATAAAAATATCAAACCATCGTGAATTAATTTATAATTTTTGTGCGTTTCTGTGGTTGTTATATGTGCACCCAAATTTATTAATTTTGTTATAGCGGGACTATTATTTATTTGCGATGGTAAACTGTATTTATCTGTTTTGATTAACGATTCAAACATCCAGTTCAAAATTTTTGGATCAAACTCAATGTTATCCAAAAGCCATTCGGTCATATTTGTGTCGTTGTAGAATCTCTGTTTGTCAATCATCTCGTTCAAAATGACGATGATCGATTCTTTTGTTTTGTCTGACTCATAAAAATATAATTTTTTTATGATCGCAACGTTCGATGTCGATAATAATGATTTGATTCCTTCAATATCGTCCATTTTTAATAAATAATCAAGAAGAAAGGTATCCTATCTATTTTTATTTCAATTTTTGTACATATTGTAATTACATCGTAATTATAATATCAACGTCGCAAAAAACCAGTTCTGTAACTGTTGGTGGGACAGAATCTTTAATCTAGACGTTCGATCATTTTAGTTTTGAATTATAAATTTTTTTGATAATTTAATACCGAATAATTTTTGATGCCAAGTGATCTTTAATCGGATGATTATACGTTTTAGATAATTTGATCACCAAAACGGATGACGGAACACGATTGACAGATCTGCTAAAATATCTACCAAATGTTAGATGTGTTACGGATTTAGGGATACTATTTTTAATCTTTTGGTTATATCTCTCACCAAATGTTAAATGTGTCACAGAATCAGGGATCCAATTTTTGACGTCGTAGTTAAAATTTGGGCCAAAGACAAGATGCGTAACAGATCGAGGTATTGTAAATTTTGTAAATCTAAGCCAACAATCATACGTTAAATGGGTAATTGATAATGGAATGGTGCCAAAAATATCGCCCCTTATCGATAAATCAAATATAGTTGTCGGAATATATTCAACATATGCGTCCCATTTTTCCAGCGTTAGTTTGATCACAGACGGTGGAATGTAATCATCGATATATATATATCGATCAAACGACCAACCAAAAACTAATTCGGTTACAGAATTTGGAATATATCCTTTGATGTGTCTGTTAAATCTGTCACCAAAAACTAGTTTGGTTACTGAATTTGGAATGCATCCGTCAATAGGTTGATCAAAGATATTCCCAAATGTTACCTCAGTCACCGAATTTGGAATGCAACCTTTGATCGGCTGATTAAATTCATCATCAAAATATAAATGTGTAACGTACGATGGAATATCACTAGTTTTTGCAAAAAAAGAAACATATTCTGCAAATTTAGGACAATGATTTGGAACGTATGGCAAACCAATGCTCATAAAATTATCAAAATAAGGTAATTGTTCTATCTTCTCTGTCAAGATAACATAATTCCGAAACATAAATTTATGTTTCAACCCATCTAATAATTTCGACGTTGCAGATAACCTTATTTTTTCCCAGTTGTCTAAATATTCAGCAACTGTGATCATGATATCTTCGCATACGAATATTAACATTTTTGGTATTCCATCCAGAAACTAAGCTCTTTGACTAAAATTATCAATTTTTTATTCGTCATATCATTCTTCCATAATTTCATATATATAATTACACATGAATAACACCTTCGAACAAGACAATACTATTCATTTTATTTTTGAAAAAAATTTTGACCAAAGAACATCTGATGGTCAAGATTTATTTGATATCCCATTCAAGCAGATACTGGAAAAAACAATAAACGATCCTAACATCCATGCGCTGATAAATAAGATGACATATCGGCCACTATCTGCTATTACTGATTATTTATCCAACATTGCATTTCTCAATAAATTTCTTTTCAAAAAACTTAAAAAAAAGATATATGTACAGATACTTTTGAATAATCAGGATGAATTTGCAAAACTGATAGCCAGCGGCAGAGAGATGGATAAGACGGCATTGCGATTGATGATTATTAACGGTCGATATTGGCATGAGTATTTTTTGCAAGATCTATGTTCTAATGATATGTTGATGTACGCTGCTGAATTCGCAAAAGATGATATTTATTTTTATCTCAAAAATCAAAGAAATTTGGTACCAAACGATCAAATCTTTTATAGAGCAGTCGTTGGCGGATCGATGCCCATCATCAAAGATATCAGCGAAACAATCAGTATTTCCGATAAAATATTAGAAACCGCTTTCCAAACAAACAATTCGGAGGTCATAATTCATCTCGTCAACGATGCTCTAACGAACGAACTGCGCGTTTCACAAAATTTGATAAGTTACCCAATAATCAACGGAAATATTGATTTATTACACGAATTGGACAAGTTAATGACATTTAATTATCATACTGAACTATATTTTTCAGCATTACTATCAGGATCAATGAAAATGGTAATGTATATAGAAGGGAAATTTCATAATATTCATGAAAATTATGTTCTTGATACTACAAAGTCTAAAAGAGAGAAGGGATTCTCATCTATTTTATCGGACGAAATGGTGTATACTAAAAATGGTAACAATTATTTTTCGCACACGTTGAACTATGCAATACAATCAAAATCGCTCACAGTCATAAGATATATCATTTCGCTAGGTTACGGAGTATCGTCGTCGAATGTCATTACAGCGATTAAAACGGGGGATGTTGAAATCGTATGGTTAATTGTTGAATACTATGGCAAGAAGTTAGAAAAATATTTCGTGTATTATTTTTCAATGAATTCGTACATTCACAACAAATTTGCGGTTGCGAAATTTTTATTAGATAACGACCACATCGATTTATCTGTTAAAAAGATGAACATTACGGGATACCGCCGTGAGACAACGCATTTGAATTTGATAACTCAATCAACACAATTGATGACAGATGATAATTATGATTCTGATTATTTACTGAAATACAAATTATTCTTTCCGCCCTTTAAAGGATTTAATCTGAATCATTTGTTATTGGTCAAGATGCGACTTTATTTAGAACTTGGAAGGGATCAAGAGATACAAAATATGATGAATCAAAAATGGAATGTGATGGAGTCGCAACATATTATTGATAGCATTTACATGTTTGGCGATTTGAATAAAATTAAAAAGTTTTCTGCTTTTGTGCCAAGTGCAAAAATAATAATGGAGACACTATGTTATAATCAAATCGGAAAATTTTGTTTTTTATTGCAAAAGGGAACTATCGATCGTTATTTGGAGAATATATATCCAATGATTACATTGTTGCAAAATCCAATTTTGAATGGCGTAATGAATAAAAAGAACATTGTTATGCCATGTGATTTGAAGTTTTGGGTCTTGTCAGGTAATTATCAAAATATCCCTACGTGTGCAGTAGATAAAGATAATATCAGAGAATTGATAGCGACAGAGGATATTGAATTTATTAAAAAGTTTGATTTAACAGAACTTGTTAATGAAGATGTTATTAATTGGGCTATTGAAGCAGATTTATTAGAGATTGTTCCATATTTAAAATCTTTGATAATATAATATGGACCGGTTCAAATATGATGTTGAAGAACAAAATGAGCAAAAAATATTTAGAATAACATGGATCAATCAACCGATACCTGTCAGAGCTTATACCAAAATTAAACATTTAATAATGCGATCTAATGATTATTCATCCGTAAGCGACGAGGAAAGAGATGTCATGAAAGTTATTCTGGATAAAATAAATTCGCAATATGATGCAAATATAACTGTTGAACAATACGTATCAATTCGCAGTATTATCATTAAGCAAAAAATTATCCAAAATTATCATATCTTGAAATCTAAAATTACGAAAGTTGTCGATGAATATAATGCAGATGTAGATATTATGGATTTATCTAAGAAATATGATTTTCCCCCAACTAATTTGTTAAAAAATATATTGCTGAAGAATGGATTAGATGATAAGAAAGTGACGGCAATGTTCAAAAACAAATATGATCCAAATTTGTTGTTATCTGACAAAGATCTTAAACAATATCAATGTGCAGAAAAGAATGATGCTAATAGCGTTAGTAATCAAAAAAATAGTGCAAAGATTGCGATGGATAATGAAATGTTAGTTGTTAGATTTTTTAAAGATCTTGGTATTAAATGCATGACACAAGATGATTTGGCTGCGGAACAATTGAAAGAATACGGAAAGATCATTATTACGCCGGATATTTTGTTCATTGATCCAGTTTATATTAATGGAAGTAGGATTTATTGGATGGATTATAAAAATTATGTTGGGACGGATGTGAAATTTATTTATGCGAGTAACTATGAGCAGGCTATGCGATATAATAAGAAATACGGTGGAGGAGCGCTATGTTATCATAATTCGTTTGTGGATAATTTGATGGTTCCTGGAACGATGATTTTGAACGCAGATGTTTTAGATGTGGCATATTATTGAATAATATTGAATAATATGTTTATCCGATTCTATATTTTTGGTTCGTCCAATTATATTTTTCACTTTCGCTTGTTGTTCCGGGCAAGTTCCAATATGCGTAATGTGTAACTTGTTTCATTTTTTGTCCCTTGTCAATGACACTATCGACCAATTCTTTTAATTCGGGATAATTTATGATGATGCGTTCATACAGAAAACTATGAGACCAAAGCTCAAACGAAGCTAACATTCTGCCATGAGCTCCTAAATTATATATTTCGTAATAATACGTGCAGTTGTTATACAATTCTAAAATTTTTTTAATCATATTTCCGTCCTTTATGATTGTAGCGATCGTAAACCATGGATATTCTATAATACCACTACCATGGTATTGTTTTGTAAATTTTTCATAGATTTCAGAGTTATTGTGTTCACTAAATAATTTAGCGATAGATTGTTGTGTAACATCGCTTTGATAATCGCACGCGAACAAATAAAAATAAACATAACTAAGATCCCCATTAATTATCGATGTATATAATTTTTCAAGTTCGCAGTTGCCATCAGAATAATACTTTATAACGTCATATTTGGTTTCGCTATAAATAAAATCATACACAAATACAATTTTGTACTTGTATATGCAAGAAATTAATTTATCATTTTTTCGAAACTTGGTAAAAAATTGTTGATCGCGAAAAAATTCGTTTTGAAACATGGTTTTGATTTTATGATGTTTGGTTAAATCAGGAATTTTTTTGGTGACCCGGTTCAAAATCAGAATCGTTTCCAGTGAAAAATAGTCCATCAAAAGAGTAGAAGTATCATGGGATAGAATTTTTACGAGATTCATGTTTTGCGAGATGGATTAGAAGTATGATTTCTTATCTTTTCGATTTTCAATTTTTATTCGGAACGTTGATGTATGAATCTTCTTGACAGCAACATTGGACGAGCAAATATTTGTGCATTTTGATAGTAACATAAATCGAACAAATATTTGAACATTCAAATCTCTAGTCAATCTTCTTGACAGCAACATTGAATTGACAAATATTTGTACGTTCGAATCTCTAGTCGATCTTCTTGACAGCAACATTGAATAAGCAAATATTTGGACATTCAAATCTCTAGTCAATCTTCTCGACAGCAACATTGAATAAGCAAATATTTGGACATTCAAATCTCTAGTCAATCTTCTCGACAGCAACATTGAATAAGCAAATATTTGGACATTCAAATCTCTAGTCAATCTTCTTGACAACAACATTGAATGGGTAAATATTTGTGCATTCAGATCTCTGGTTAAGATTGACAGCAACATTGAATTGACAAATATTTGTACCTTCAAATCTCTGGTCGATCTTCTTGACAGCAACATTGAATAGTCAAATATTTGGACATTCAAATTTCTTGTCAATCTTCTTGACAGCAACATTGAATGGGTAAATATTTGTGCATTCAAATTTCTTGTCAATCTTCTTGACAGCAATATTGAATGGGTAAATATTTGTGTATTCAAATCTCCGGTCAATCTTCTTGACAGCAACATTGAACGAGCAAATATTTGCATATTCAAATCTCCAGTCAATCTTCTTGACAGCAACATTGAATAGACAATATTTGTACATTCAAATCTCTTGTCAATCTTCTTGACAGCAACATTGAACATTCAAATCTCTAGTCAATCTTCTTGACAGCAACATTGAATTGACAAATATTTGAACATTCAAATCTCTAGTCAATCTTCTTGAAAGCAACATTGAATTGACAAATATTCGGACATTTAAATCTCTGGTCAATTTTCTTGACAGCAACATTAAACGAGCAAATATTTGAACATTCAAATCTCCAGTCAATCTTCTCGACAGCAACGTTGAATGTACAATATTTGTACATTCAAATCTCCAGTCAAGAAGATTGACAGCAATATTGAATGGGGAAATGTTTGTATATTCGAATCTCCAGTCAAGAAGATTGACGGCAACATTCAAATCTCCGGTCAAGAAGAATGACGACAACATTGAACTGATAAACGTGGCCTTCAAATAAAAAATTGAAAAAAATAATACATAGGGTATCCAAAGTAATATTATAAACAAAAATGGAAGACACAACCATCTCTGAAATGACAAGCAAGGAACCAATTGATCCCCCACAAATTGCAATGGATACACCCACCGAAAATAACGTTCCACAAATTGCAATCGATGTAACCAGCGAAAGCAAGTGTACTCGCTGTGGTCGCTCAAATCATGCGCTGCCAAAATGTTATGCGAAAACAGATGTGTTAGGCAACAAACTAGACACTGCGACGGCGACGACCACTAACAACAAAAAGAAACTAGATATCACTGAAAAAAAATACATACGATTTCAAAAAAATGGGAAATGGATTACTATTCCTAATAAAAAATATATTGGTTCAAAAACCAAAACGGACACATCATCAGACAATTATGGGTTGGTGAGTTATATTAGTACTTGTGCAATTTTATAATGTCTTGTTATTGTCATAAAAAGATATTATCATATTGCGTAAAATTTTTGGTGACCTATTGAGTTGACGTGCAAATCTCCAACCAATTACAAGTCTTGGCGGCAACTTTGCACGTAACTTCGATGATCGATTGAATTGATATGCGGATCTCTTACCAATTACAAATCTTGGCAATAACTTTACATGTAACTTCAATGATCTATTAAATTGATATGCAAATCTCTGGCCGATTACAATTCTTGGCAGTAACTTTGCACGTAACTTCAATAGTCTATTGAATTGACACGCAAATCTCTAGCCAATTACAATTCTTAGCGGTAATATTGCATGTAACTTCAATGATCTATTGAATCGACTTGCAACTCTTGACAGCAACTTTGCACTTCAATGGTCTATTGAATTGACATGCAAATCTCCGGCCAATCACAAATCTTAGCAGCAACATTGCATGTAACTTCAATGATCTATTGAATCGACATGCAAATCTCCGGCCAATCACAAATCTTGGCAGCAACATTGCACGTAACTTCAATGATCTATTGAATTGACATGCAAATCTCCGGCCAATCACAAATCTTGGCAGCAATATTGCACGTAACTTCAATGATCTATTGAATTGACATGCAAATCTCCGGCCAATCACAAATCTTGGCAGCAACATTGCACGTAACTTCAATGATCTATTGAATTGACATGCAAATCTCCGGCCAATCACAAATCTTGGCAGCAACATTGCACGTAACTTCAATGATCTATTGAATTGACATGCAAATCTCTAGCCAATTACAAATCTTGGCAGCAATTTTGCATGTAACTTCAATGATCTATTGAATTGACATGCAAATCTCTAGCCAATTACAAATCTTAGCAGCAACATTGCATATACCTTCAATGATCTATCGAATCGACTTGCAAATCTTCAGCCAATCACAAATCTTGGCAGCAACATTGCATATAACTTCAATGATCTATTGAATTGACTTGCAAATCTTCAGCCGATTACATTCAAGATCAATCGAATCGATATGCAAATCTCCAGCTAAATACAATTCTTTTGTGGCAATTTTGCGCGTGCCTTCAATTGTCTGTTGAATTGATATGCAAATCTTCAGCCAATTACGATTCTTGGCAGCAACATTGCATATACCTTCAATGATCTATTGAATGGACTTGCAAATCTTCAGCCAATTACGATTCTTGGCAGCAACATTGCATATATCTTCAATGATCTATTGAATGGACTTGCAAATCTCCGACCAATCACAAATCTTGCCAATAACTTCGATGATCTATTGAATTGACATGCAAATCTCCAGCCAATCACAAATCTTGGCAATAACTTTGCACGTAACTTCAATGACCTATTGAATTGACATGCAAATCTCCAGCCAATTACAGATCGACATATGATTTGATGAGTTACATCAGTACTTGTGCAAATTTATAATGTCTTTTTATCATCATAAAAAGATATTATCGCATCGTAGCTTTGATTTCTAAGAATCAAAACGTCCAAGATCTTTGCACTTTCCGTCGGATACGTCTACATATATCCCTTTTATAATCAATCGGAACAACTATCGATCGCACGGTTGATGATAAACTATTTAGAGATTGATCAAAGTTATATCCAAAATTTATGTGGGTCACTGACGATGGAATATTATTTTCGATCGATTGGTCAAACATGTCGCCAAATATAATATGAGTAACTGATGATGGTATGGCATTCTTTATCGATCTGTTAAAATTCTTCCCAAACGTCAAATAAGCAACAGATTTTGGAATTCCACCTTGAATAGATCTATTAAATACATCACCGAATGTAAGATGAGTAACCGATGATGGAATGTTACCTTTAATTTTTTGATCAAAATTAAAATCAAATGTTAAATGAGTAACCGATGAAGGAATCCCATCTTCAATTGATTGGTCGAAATTGTAACCAAAAGTTAAATGAGTAACAGATCGTGGTATCGCATTTGCAATAGGTTGATTAAATGTGGTGCCAAACGTTAGGTGCGTAACCGATGGCGGAATATTTCCTTTTATTGATCTGTTGAAATTATAACCAAATGTTAAATGTGTGACGTTTGGTGGAATTGCTTTTGTGATTGGTTGATCAAATTGCGTGCCAAATGTTAAGTGAGTAACTGATTGCGGGATATTATCTTTGATTGGCTGATTAAATTCACCACCAAATGTCAAATGAGTGACGGATCCCGGGATGCTATTTTTGATAGAAGTATCAAAATCATTGCCGAATGACAAGAATTTTACAGATGAAGGTATACTGTCTTCAATAGATTGATCAAAACAGTTGCCAAATTTTAAACGTATGACTGACGTTGGAATATTACCCTTGATTAGTTGATTAAAATTGTCACCAAATGTCAAACGAGTTACAGAAGGTGGGATATTATTCTTGATAGATTGATTAAATCTCCGACCGAATTTTAAATGAACAACGGATTGTGGAATTGATCCTTCTATGGGCTGGTTAAATTTCCAACCAAACTTTAGATGTGTGACGGATGCTGGAATATTATCATCAATTGGTCGGTTAAATTTATAACCAAATGTTAAATGAGTCACTGAAAATGGGATGTTATTTTTGATCGATCGGTTAAAATGGTGGTCAAAAGTCAAATGCGTAACAGATTTCGGTATGCCATTTTTAATAGATCGGTTGAAATCAAATCCAAAATCTAAGTGAGTTACAGAAGATGGAATATTATTTTTGATCGATCGGTTGAATCCCATTCCAAAATACAAGTGAGTCACTGATGGAGGGATACTATCTTTAATTGATCTATTAAAATCGACGCCAAATGATAAATGCGTAACCGAATAAGGTATGTTACCGCGTATTGATCGATCAAAACTATCACCAAACGACAAATAAATGACAGACGAAGGGATAGCGTTCTTTATGGTTCTCCTGAAATCTTCTCCGAACGATAAATGCGTTACTGATGGCGGAATATGATTTTTGATATATCGATTAAATGTTCTTCCAAATGCTAGATGAGTGACAGATGGTGGAATACCATTTTTTATTGATCTGCAAAAATATCTTCCGAATGTTAAGTGAGTTACAGATGATGGGATATTTCTCTTAATAGATCTACTGAAATCGTTGCCGAACGTTAAATGAGTGACCGAATCCGGAATAGCATTATAATTTATTGGTTTACAAAAATCATAACCAAACGTTAGATGTGTCACTGAATTTGGAATACTATCTCTGATTGATCTATTAAACAAAAACCCAAAATGCAAATGAGTAACAGAATCAGGTATGAATGATTCTATTGATTTATTGAAATCTTCATCAAACGTTAAATGAGTCACAAACTGTGGCATTTTATTATATGCTGAAAAGTGCACATACTTTGCGCACTTGGGTATTATATCATCTGCATTTTGTATTTTCACGTTCTCGAAATTGTTAAAATATGACAGCCGTTTGATCAGATCAATATCGATTTTGTTTTGATACGTAAACCTGTGTTTGATTTTATCGGTTGATTTAGATATCATTGTTAGTTGTATTTTTTCATAATCAGATAAATATTTTCCTATCTTGATAATAATATCCTGATAGACCGTTAACATTTTTTGCATATTTAGTTGATTATCACCATATTTGTTTTATTATTATCAATTTTTTTTGATTTATGTTATCTTTGTTAGAGTTATTGATTGGCAGAAATGTTACGTGTAATTTCAATGACCCACCGAATCGATAATACAAATTTTTAGTCAGTTACAAATTTTGGCGGCAATATTTGTAACTTCGATGATCGATTAAATTGATATGCAAATCTTGGCAGCAACATTGCATGCAACTTCAATGATCTATTGAATTGACACGCAAATCTCCAGCCAATTATAATCCTTGGCAGCAACATTGCATGTAACTTCAATGATCTATTAAATTGATATGCAAATCTCCAGCAAATTACAAATCTTGGCAGTAATATTGCACGCAACTTCAATGATTTATTGAATTAACATGCAAATCTCCAGCCAATTGCAAATCTTGGCAGTAATATTGCATGTAACTTCAATGATTTATTGAAGTAACATGCAAATCTCCAGCCAATTACAAATCTTGGCAGTAATATTACATGTAACTTCAATGATTTATTGAATTGACATGCAAATCTCCAGCCAATTACAAATCTTGGCAGTAATATTGCACGTAACTTCAATGGTTTATTGAGTTGATATGCAAATCTCCAGCCAATTACAAATCTTGGCAGCAACATTGCACGTAACTTTAATGATCTATTGAATTGACATACAAATCTTGGCAGCAACATTGCACGTAACTTCAATGATTTATTGAATTGACATGCAAATCTCCAGCCAATTACAAATCTTGGCAGCAACATTGCACGTAACTTCAATGATTTATTGAATTGACATGCAAATCTCCAGCCAATTACAAATCTTGGCAGCAACATTGCACGTAACTTCAATGATTTATTGAAT